GTAAAACTAGAGGAGCAACTGGAAGATCAAAGATCATTCCTTTTCGAACTTAGCTTTCAGCTGTTCGTAGAGCTCTCGCTCCTTGTCCAGCTTTGCTGCCTTGCGCCGAGCATTTGCCTCGCGGCGTCGTTCGGCTGTGGCAGCTTGCTTTGCCCTATAGACCTTGAGCTTATCCAACCTTGCAGCGTATTCTTCATCCGTTTCCGGACGATCACGTTCAAGTCGGATAGTTATCGAGCAATCATCATAATACCAATCGGTTTCTACGTAGAAGGTTAACCCTCGTCCGTATTTCTCAATCAGATCATCGATCCGGTAAAGCTCATCCTGTTCAAGACTTGCAACCGGTTCCTTGATTACTTGACGTTCAAGATCCTCTTTTGTCAACAGTTCCATATTTCCCTCCTCTGTCAATCAATCTGACCTTGGAGGGTGTTCTGTAGTGTTGGAGGCGCGCAAGGGACTCGAACCCTCATACTCCAGCTTTGCAGGCTAGCGGACTAAACCAATTCTCACCAACGCGCCATGTTTGGTAGTTTTGTGGAGAACCAACTCCACGGGAACTTGCGAACCTACCACCCAGCAGCCGAAGCTGTCTCTTGGCTATAAGGACGAGGAGTCCTTATGTCAATACCTTTTTGAGCGGGTAAGGAGAATCGAACTCCTAGCATCAGCTTGGAAGGCTGAGGTATTACCACTATACGATACCCGCATGTCCAGCTATCACTTAATGATAGCTGAAACTGTCTTGCCGCTTGCGATGCCTGTCAACGTATCGATGAACCCATTCACTGCATTAGATGCCTGATTAACCTGATCCACTGCCGAGTTCTTTTCCAGGACCAAAGCGTTAGCCTGACCCAGGACGTTGTTGGCTGCATTCACTGCATTATCGGCTTGGTTCTTCGCAGCCTGCAACACCGCAATCTGCGCTGCATCAGCGCCGCTGTCGATGGCATTCTGTAAAGCCTGAGCCTTATCCAGCTGATCAGCTAGAGCATTAGCTTGATCAGCCAGCGCCGTTGCTTGATCAGCAAGGGCGGATACTTGTTCCTCAACAGCAGACTGAAGGCGTCCAGCCACCGATGCTGCCATTGCACCTGCCTGTGCTGCTAGGCTTCCTGTGAGGTTACCCAACAGACCAGCAGCATCAAGGTGTTGCAATGACTTGAACGTATTGTATCCAGGGACCATTCCCATCAGCTTCTTGAGCATTGTCTGCCCAACTGAACTGAAGTTGTAGGTCCTAAGACTAGCAGCAACCGAACCCGATGTTACCGGATTTGCGGCCAATCCTGCAACTAATTGTGAGACACCTGCATAGTTGGCAATTAGGTCATCATCGACCCGATCCAACCTTGCGTGGATGGCTTGCAATTGAGTATTGAGATTGTTATCTGCCATTGTGCTCTCCTGTTCTTAGTGTTTCCACTATACAGAAACAGGTGAACAAAGTCTATATTGGAGCGGGTAGCGGGAATCGAACCCGCCTCGGTGACATGGCAAGCCACTGTAATCAACCAATATACTATACCCGCATGTTCAATCTTGAGGTCCGTAGCCGCGATCCTGTTCTATGCTACAATCTACCTACCCGGACTTGCGTGTCCAAGTGCCTCGCCATTACGCGAAAAGAGGCTTACTGCCCCTCGGCTGCACCAACCCGACCCTATAACTGGAGAATTGCCAGGGTCTGTTTGGCTTGCTGGCTTAATCACGGTGGTCTCTTCCCTTATGCGAGGTGTTAACCTGCTCCCACTCGTTCTCCACGCCAGTCGCGAACTTCCTCAAAGCATTTCTGCCCTGCTGTAGCTCGACCGTCAAGATTGGTAGGCCCTAAGTGAATCGAACACTTGTCAATCCCTAATCAGGGGACCGCATTACCACTATGCTAAGAGCCTATAATCAACATTTTGTTGGAGCGGGCAAAGAGGATCGAACTCTCGACATCCACCTTGGCAAGGTGGCGCTCTACCGCTGAGCTATACCCGCATATTGTTCCTCCATTATAGCGGAGGGTTAAACAACTTGTCAAATTGTTTGGGGTGACCGACGGGGTTCGAACCCGCGACTACGCCTTCACAGGGCGGAATGTTACCACTACACCACGGTCACCATGAAAAACTAGGCAGTTAGCTTCAATGCTCGTTACTGACGATTGACAGTCAGCACCTAGTTAGAACTGAGTCCGGAGTCGAACCGGCTACTTAGGCAGCGCCCCAATTACGTTATGGATTCCACTGGCCCGGCCAGCTACTCAGTAGCGATCCATAGGGGATTTGAACCCCTCATCTCCACCGTGACAGGGTGGCGTCTTCACCAAGCAGACTCATGGACCATTGGGTGGGGAGACCCCGATGACCTTAGAGGTCATCGAAGTCGCCGTTCTTGATTTTCGGATCTTCGTAGAGCTTAATGCCCTTACGCTGATTGTGGGCGCCGTTGCGACCGTGATGAGTCGAGGACTTGCGGTGCCACCGACGCTTACGGGTGCCAGGAATGGGAAGACCCTTTTCCATAGCGTGAGCAACAGCTTCCTTCTGGCGAGCAAAACGCTTGTTCCAGTAACCCTGGACAGGAAAGACCTCGCCATCGGGAAGGACAATCTTGCTCTTGTCGACGGGACGACCATAGTCATCGCGGACAATCCAGTCGTTCTGAACACCGGTCCACCAGTCCAGCGAGGACTCGCTGTAAAGTCGCAGCATCTTGCGATTGCCGTTCCAGTGCATATGCGTTTCGGCCCAGAAGCCGCCGATATTGCCGTTGGAGCGATCACGAGTAAACTCGAGAAAGCTCTTAGCGTCGTTGAAGACGCGAGTAGTGCCGTTGCGATGAATCGCAGTCAGCGGGAACAGATATTCCATTTTTGACCTCCATTAGTGTTACCACTAATGAATGTCGGCAATCCAGAAAACCATGTTGTCCTCCTTTGTTACAACCATCATAGCATAAGCCTAGAGGTTGTCAACCTGTTTTGGAGACCGTGGAGAATAGGGGACTCGAACCCCTCACCTTCTCGCTGCCAGCGAGATGCTCTCCCAGATGAGCTAATTCCCCATGAGAGGTCTGATCAATGCTTGGTCTGTTGGACAGTAGAGCTTCCAAGTAGGTTGCTTTGCCCTCATACCAATATCCATCAAACTTGCAGAAATATTCCTTACCCCAAAGGGTCCTTTTGTAGACACCCTTGGGATAATGAATCCAACCTTCGACCTGTTCACCGGAATGCCTCAGGGCCCAGGGCTCTTTGGACTTCCATGTGATGAACAATGTCTTGGTCTGCGGCTCCACTGATTTAATTCTGTGGAATGTCTTATTGCTTCTGAGGGCAACAGAGAACCGCTTGCGAACAACTTCCTTGCCCTCAACGTCCTCCACATAACCTCCACTGAACACGAAGCTCAAGTAAGAGAATGGATGACTATGAAGGTAAGGAGTTGCATCATTGCGTTTGATATGATGTATTCTCACATGCAAGCGGTCAATCTTTACAATTGACCAGCGTTCCAGATAACCAACTAGGTGTTTATAAGGTGTGAAAAACATCACCGCAAATTACTTGGCTAGGAGCAATCTGTCAATACCTATTGCCCAACCAATGCCCTCGGCGTATCGACCGCCTCCGGCAATCTGTTTCTGCGCTCCAAGCTTCGAGCATTCAGCTTCGAAGCCTTCCTCAACATAATATGTCAAGCCGCGCTTTACAGCGTCATTGAGAACATACTCGACACCGGTGGCATCCAAGCAAGCCCTCAAAAGTTCTTTGCATTCAGAGGCGTCCTGAGGGGCTTCCCCGCCCAAGTATTCGACTCCAAACTGTGTGAACTCTCGATAACGTCCGGCCTGTGGCCTTTCGTATCGGTAGCAGCGTGATACATAGAACAGCTTTTTAGGCTTTCCTTCATACTGCCATTTGTCCCTCCAGAGTTCCTGGATGAGACCTGTTGCTTCAGGGATTAAGCAGACATCGCGGCCTCCCTTATCCTGGAAAGCCCACATCTGATTAACAATTTCTGGTCCGGCTTTATCTATGAAAGTCTGTTGCTCCCATAGACTAGGAAGTATAACTTCCTCAAAGCCTGCTTCAGTGAACCAACCCCCTCAGGAGATCGGTCACTGAGATCATCTCACGGGCGTCATCGCCGGTGAGGACTCGTGTTCCCCTTAGCATATTCTATACTCCATAGGCTTTATTGCCTGCTCCCCGCTAAGGATTCGAACCTTATACTTTCCGAGCTCAAAACACGGCGGCCGGACCTACCAGCTAACGGGGAATGGCGGAGAGCATCGTAGTCGAAACGAATCCCTTGCGGGACCAACCCGTTTCCAGCGGGTGGCTGGTGACCTGCCAGCGTTACTCTCCATGGAGGATGGCTAGGGTCCCGCCCCCTAGACCCTTACGGGTCCCAACTGGTTTCGAATCAGTGCTAGACCTCGTCTAGTTAACCATCCATGTATTCTGCTGGGAAACCTGGATTCGAACCAGGATTGAACGATTAACAGTCGCTTCTCTTACCCTTAGAGGATATCCCAATGAACGATGAGCAAGTGTTGTAAAGGACTTTAAGCCAGCAAAGCTGACCTTGATGGGTTTGAACCATCTAGTTTTGTGTATGAGACAAAAGTTTTACCGATAACCCTTTACTGTCGGCTCATCTTGCTCCCAATGTAGGATTCGAACCTACAGCGACCTGGTTAACAGCCAAGCGCCCCTACCGATAGGGCCCATTGGGAATGTGTGATAACTGAGTTATCAAAAGGGCAAGTAATTGTCCCAGGGGTGTTTCAGTTTGCATAAATGATAACCCTGAGTCTTTCGGCCCTTAGTGCTCTAGGTAGGACTCGAACCTACGCGCTCTCGGCTCGCAACCGAAAGTCCCATCCAGTGGGCTAGAGCATGGTAGTCACGGGGAATTCTGCCATCCCGACCTGAGTCTTGTAAGGACCCTGCTCTACTTCTGAGCTACGCGACCATGGTGGGAAGTTGCAGAGTCGAACTGCGCGCTTTCGCCGCCGGGTTACAGCCGGCTTACCCCGTCCCGGGGCTGAAACTTCCCATGTTCTCTTTATAGAGGAATAGGTGACCTGCGTCATTATTCGTGATCCATAGGGGAATCGAACCCCTGTTCCCGCCTTGAGAGGGCGTGCTCTTAACCACTAGAGGAATGGACCATTGGTGGATTGGGGCGATACCTAGTCGCTTGCCGCTGCCTTGAGTTACAAAGCATCTGCTATAGATTGCACAACCCACATAGTTGGTGGACGATACAGGGCTCGAACCTGTGAAACCTCTTCCATGTCAAGGAAGCGCTCTACCAACTGAGCTAATCGTCCGTTGCGGCAGTGGTGCTCGAACCCACCAGTCGCCCTCATTTGGGCATACAGGCTTATGAGGCCTGCGACTAACCATCTTGTCCTTACCGCGAGTGCAACAGGTGGGAATCGAACCCACTTCCTCCGATTTTCAGCCGGGTGCAATGACCACATTTGCTACCGTTGCATGGTCTGGCCGCTACCCAGTAGTCTATACTTGTCCCTTACGGACTGGCCTAGACTGGCGCTGCGCGGTCCCGAAGAGTTTTGACGCTCTATTCGATATTTTGAGAGCCCAGGGAGTAAATGGGCTCTGGGATCTTGGAAGCTTCCAAGCTTCCAAGACCTTGGTGCGAAGTCAGGGAATCGAACCCTGTTAGCCGGCTTATGAGACCAGTGCGATGACCATCACCGCCCACCTCGCATGAGGTATTTGCATCCCCTGTAGGAGTCGAACCCACGCTCTTGGACTTGGAAACCAATGTGCTACCGTAACACTTAGGAGATATATTGTCAATATTCGCAGGCCCCAGAGGATTCGAACCTCTACCAACGGCTTTGGATCACCGTCATGCCCCCTGTACATCAGAGGCCTATGTTTGTAGACCCAGAACGATTCGAACGTCCGCTGCTGGCTGTTCACACCAGTTTGCTACCGCTACAACACAGGTCCGGCCCCACGCCGGGAATCGAACCCGAATCCACCAAGCGGAACTTGGTATGCTTAGCCTAACAATATCTAGGGGATGGTGGGAAGCAATGGATTCGAACCATTCCCGAAGAGCGGTTTTACAGACCGCCTGCTAGAGCCACTAGCTTTTACTTCCCATAGTAGTTGGCCAGGAAGCGATCGAGACTTCCTATTTCACTGCCGATCTGCAGAACCATCAGAGCACGTAGGTGGAATCGAACCACTTACCGAAGGCTTAAAAGGCCCTTGCCGTTCCAAACGACTTTCGGCTCTACGTGCATGGTCAGGGTGAAGGGACTCGAACCCCCACGATGTCCTCCTTCCAAAGGAGACGACTTACCAATTAGTCCACACCCTGATGAATGTTGGTGCTTCCAGGAAGAATCGAACTTCCAATACCCGCTTATCAGGCGAGTGTTATACCATTTAACTATAGAAGCATGGTTGATGAGCAAGTGGTGAATTGGACCGTTTACTAGCCACCGCGACCAGGCCCATAATGGGCGGACCCGCCGAGAGTCGAACTCGGATCGTTTGATTTCAAGTCAAAGATAACCCAAATCTATCGGCTCATCAGTGCCTGTGGTGGGGGTCGAACCCACGCTGGATGCGTTCTGAACGCATTGCCTCTACCTTTGGGCTACACAGGCGTGTTTGGTGTTCCCCGTGGGACTCGAACCCACAACATTCGGTACCTAAAACCGACGACTCTACCAGTTGGCCTAGAGGAACATAGTTGCTGACTAACAGCTTGAGCTGTTCAAAACAGCTTGAGCTGTTCAAAACAGCTTGGTGCTCTGAGTGGGACTCGAACCCACAACATCTGGAGTTTGAAACCAGCGACTCTACCAGTTGGCCTACCAGAGCATAGTAGTTGGTGCTCGGAGAGGGGGTCGAACCCTCGCTGGATACGTCCTCAACGTATTGCCTCTACCTTTGGGCTACCCGAGCATTGGGTGCTCTCAGGAGGAATCGAACCTCCTATTCGGTCGTACCAAGACCGCGTTATCCCACTTAACTATGAGAGCATGAGAGGAAAGCTAGGGACTCGAACCCTAAGCCCTTTCGGGCTCGCACTCCTTAGCAGGGAGGCCTATTACCTTAATAGTCAACTTTCCATGTTGGCGCCTGTGACGGGGATCGAACCCGCCTATGGCTGATCGACAATCAGCTGCCTTCTCCAGATGGCTACACAGACATATTTGGTGGAGCATAGGGGAATCGAACCCCTCCTACCGCATTGCAAGTGCAGCGTCAAGACCCACAGGATGCCCCATGTGGAATGTTTGGTGGACAGTCTGGGGTTCGAACCCAGGACCTACGGTTTAAGAGACCGCCGCTGCTACCGACTGAGCTAACTGTCCATATTTCAACAATTTGTTGGATGCCCCTCTAGGGTTCGAACCTAGGTTGACGCGCTCAGAACGCGCTCTCTTACCAGTTAGAGGAAGGGGCAATGGTCCCAGGGACACACCACTTGATCAGTTAATTACTCTGATCGCAAAGGCTTAGCCATAGGTTCCGGCTGATGTTTTCAGTCTACAGCGGTCCCTGGAAAATCAACGCCTGAGCAAGTTTATGCGGCGAGGGGGAGTATCTTAAAAGGATAACCCTCATGCTTCGGCTCAAGCTTTAGATCCCCAAAATGGATTCGAACCACTACAGGCAGAGTCAGAGTCTGCAGTCCTACCGTTAGACGATTGGGGAATGATGGAGTGTCATAGGTCTCTACCGCGAGATTAAGTTGGGATCGACTTCCAACTCTACAACCGTCCGGCCTCGCCATGTCCAGCTCTGATCCACTTTCGTGAGACCCGCCGGCCAGCTGATACCAAGGTATCCAGGGATTCGACCCCTCGGACGTTTTAACTCCAAATAAGCATGTAACAGAGAGTAAACTCAATGTCAATAGCTTGGTGACCCATAGGGGAATTGAACCCCTGTTCTCGCCTTGAAAGGGCGCGCTCTTAACCACTAGAGGAATGGGCCATATAGTTTATCGACATCTCGGTCAATCTGGAGGACTAGGTGGGGTTCGAACCCACAAGGGATATTATCCGTCGCATTAAGAGTGCGGTGAGCCAACCAATTGCTCAACTAGTCCATAGAGTTATTCAGAGCGGACAAAGGGATTCGAACCCTCACTAACAGCTTGGAAGGCTGGTTTGCTACCATTACAATATATCCGCATGGTCAACGGGCAAGTGGTGCAAAGGATGTTTTCCCGGCTTTACCAATTTGCCTACCACCCGTCAGTTGGTCGGGTGGGGAGGACTTGAACCTCCAAACAGGGCTTCCTAATAGCGATAACCCTTAACTATCGGCCCGTTGGTCGCGGTGAGAGGATTCGAACCTCCAATCCCTTGCTCCCGAAGCAAGTGCCTTACCAGATTAGGCCACACCACGATTTACCCCTTTAGACAGCTTGCAGGGTATGCTGTCTCTGGCTCCTGAGGAGGGACTCGAACCCCCACGCTTTCGCGCCGCATTAACAGTGCGGTGTATCTACCAGTTTCACCACTCAGGAATGTTTCAACAATGATGTTGGTCGGGATAGCCGGGTTCGAACCGACGACCTCATGTCCCCCAGACATGCGCGCTACCACCTGCGCTATACCCCGATGGTTAGAAGTTTAGGACGAGATCTTCGACCGAAGCCTTAACCCATTCGCCTTTAACCTCAAATACAAGTCTAGCCATTTCCAACAACTTGGATTCAGCTTCGACTCTATTCTCAACATACTTGACCTCGACCATGCTATAATCCGCATGAGGACTAGCCGTTTGATATGCTGAGAGCCTCTTCTCAAAATCACTTGTCTGTCCTACTTTCACCCATTCAGGGTAGGCAGGACTGGTCACTAGATAGAGGAAGCCATCTTCAACTACACTGTTCTTTCGTTCAGTGCGCTGAACTTCTTTTCTCGACCTAATGTCTGAGAGTCTATCCTGGATATTAACTTCAGGTGTCTCAGTTTCAATCTCTTCAATTGGTTTAGGAATCTCTCCCTGACCTCGTAAGATCAAGAGTGCTTCTTCCCGTGTTAGTTGACCACGTTCGACAGCTTCTCGGAGCTCACGTAACTTACCTTTGTGACCTCCAATGAGAGAACGTTTTGACCCCTCAGTTCGAACCCGTTCGAGGCGTTTGAACAGCTTCTTGGTTCCACCCTTTCGGTGACCAGGAAGCTTTTCGGGATTTGCTATTGAAGAAACTGGTAAACTTTTTACGATTTTAGGCTTACCGTCAATAGAGTTATCGACCTTGGCCTTTCGACGCTTTTCGCGTCGCCTTTGTAAATTTCTACTCAGTGTCTTGGACATTCTAAAACCTAATAATGAGGAGTGATACCTTTCTCCTCAGTCGACTTAGCATGTTTCCATACCTTGTCAACCTTTTTGGTTGCTAGGTAAAAACCTTCACAACCCTGGTGGCCGTATAATGGTACCGACCACCGCAGACTCAACTTTCCATCGCCGTCTGCTCGGACATTTTTCAAGCCCCCACTTTTGGCATGTGGTGAGGGATCCATCCGTCCTAATGCGCCTTGTCGCGTTTTTGTTTTAAGTGGGAACGTCGCCTGTCTCGTTCAGCCCGAAGGACAAACCCACTTGACACTTCGTAAGTTCCTTGTTACATTCACTTACGGAGTAGTCTAGGCATTCTTTATTTCTAAAGTTTGCCCGATCTCTTTTTAGCAGCTTCTAAATCCGTTGTCAACAATTATTTTGCCGACCCTTAAACTTTTTCTGCTAGTGTAGGAAACTTTCGTTTCCCGTGTGTTAGTGTTGAATAAAAAAGCCCCGGAGTTTCCTCCGGGGCTCTTGTTTCCTGCAGTGTCTGGAACCTTTAGTCCCTGACTCCTTCCTGGAAACCGGCCCCGGCCGTATCAAGCTTATAATTGCTTTCTGGACGGGCTGGAATTGTGACGCCACGCTGCGACCATTCGGCGCCCATAGCGACGACGGTAAAGGATGCGGCGTTCAGACCGGCCTTTCCGCATAGCATATGAGTTCCTTGATGCAACATTGAAGTCTCGATTCCTTTAATAACGTGGCTGCCGTTGTGGCAACCTTGTTTCGCTTATTGTGCCGTTCAGCTAGGCTGTCAAGCACTAATTTCGCCACGCTGTAGATTTTCTTCTACGTTGTGTTCGAACTGCTAAATGCTGTTCTACTATGAAAGTTGCAGGAGCGTCTATATTATTTTCAACGCTTCTGTTTCTTTGTGGAGCCTAAGGGGTTCGAACCCTTGACCTGAAGCTTGCAAAGCTACCGCTCTCCCAACTGAGCTAAGGCCCCAAATGTTTCGCAACAGCCTCCCGACCCTCCGGTCTTGACCTCGCTTCTCGCTCGGTGTCTGCTGCAGGACGTTGCCGCCCTATGTATGCACAATACGAAAACTGTTTTGCCTTTGCAATAACTTTTTTCATCTTCTACAAATCTATTTATACAAGGTTAATTGTAGGTACACCATTAAGGGTGGAAACGCCTCATTTTACCGTCAAACCGTAGTCCTTGTATTCCTCATACTCCTGAGGTGTAATTTTGTCACCGCTCATATAATGTGTCAGTGCAGGATCATCAACCGTTAAAGTGGCGACCTTGGCTCGGCTTTTCTTATGCTCATCGGGATACTCGCCCTTTGACATAATTGCCTCCCACTCATCATGAGAGATTCGTTCCGATCGAATTGACCAATTCTTAAGGATGACCACATCCTTACCATATCGTACATTATATAGATCAGTGATCGGCATAACGACATCTCTGGTGTTCTTCCAGAGCAAGCAATCCTTATCCGGATTCTGCCTATATAGCTCTTCCAACTGTCCGGGCTTTTCCTTACCTGGCACGATATCTGGATTCACAAGTGGATTGCTTGCTGTCGTGTAGCAGACAAACAGATTGGAAGTCTTTCCCATCGATAATGCGCGATTAAATTCCGCATGTGTGATTGCCGTATTGGGTTCCGCTGATAGCCAGCAATAGTCGTTGAACTTTGTAATGTCGCCTGAGATGCTGCCGTGAAAGAGCAGCGGACCATTCGGTGAGCGAACGTTCTTGAGGTTGATATTCTTCAGAGTCTGTTCAATGTTGCCTACTCGGTCAACAATCCTGCCACCCATCACGGTAGCATATTTGTCACCATCAGTTGAGTAGATAACAACTTCTTCCCTAGGGGAAAGGGCTTCGCCAATGATCTCTGAATATCGCATGCCATATTTATGAGGTTGTGAAGCCCTTCTCATGAAACTTCGCAGCCACGGTGAGCATCTTAGCAAAGGGAACCTGGATTGTCGCCCGGCCGCCGTTCTTGCAATGCTCGATGATCTTCTTCGCTTCTTTGATATGACAACCCGTTACGTCTCGGATCGTCCTCGCGAGACCGGTGGTGTCAGTCTTGCCATCATGCTTGTGAATCGTCAGTTCCGCCATATACTTCATTCCTGTGATAGATCGCAAAGCCGCAAACTAGAGCTAGGCAGAAACCAACGTCAAAGATCATTTCCCACATAAGGTTCTCCGCGCATATAAGTAAAGTATGCGTATTCGAGAAATCCTTCCTGAAAGCTGGTGGAAAGATCTCGATCCCGGTTTCCTCTCCATGATGGGTTATAGCCCAGAGGAAGAAGCTGCCGATCTAGAGGATAACACACTGGCTAAAGATGTGGCTGCTATCCGCACCACTCGTCAAGCTCTACAGGTATAAAGCCGCTAGGGCTTTTTATCAATATCTTTGAGCTTGCGTCGCGCCTCTGCTCTTGCGGTTGCTTCTGCGCCCGTCTTCGCGTGGTGACAAGACTGACATAATGTCTGGAGGTTGCCTAGTTCCCAGAACTTAATATCACCCTTTGCCTCAATGAGGGGTTGGATATGATCCAAGTGCCAGCCGTCTTTGCCCTTCCTTGCACATTGGTGTCCACACTTTGCACAGACAGCTTTATCGCGCTTCAAAACGGTCCTACGAGTAACATTGGGCCAGGCTACTAGCTTATAGGCCTTCACACAAGCGGGATGCCAATTCGCCCTCTTATTAAGCGTCTTGCCATCCGGCTTGAATATCAGTTGACCACACCAACGACATTGTCCCGGCAGGGGATTATGATAATGGGGAGGTTTAGGAGGGACTCTGTGATCTACCATCCAGTATTTACTGGTTAGAAATCGTCTGAGCCAATCTCCGGAAACTTACGAAGCGACGTCATCTTCAACGCGAGTTGATATTGCTTCCATGCCTGAACGACCTGTTCACTCGTCCCTGCTTCGTCCATGATCGTCGGAGAGAGATCCATCCAGACAGCATCTTCAGCAACCTGTCGAACCGACTGTCCATAAAGACGAGGCTGATAGAGCTTGCCAGACAGGTATAGCTTTAGACCAACATCGTAACACTTGCCTTCATCCAAACCCAAGAGATACGTAGGTTCGCGAAGGTAATGGGCGATCACATCATCAACATGAGTTGAATCAAACATGGAGGTTCGACTCACAACGAGATACACATCATCGAAGTGAACCTTTTCAAGGACGATATCGCGAACAGCGCGGCCGAATGAGAAACATATCTTCATGCCACCTTTATGCAAGGTGACGAATGTCTACGTCAATATTCAGTCGCGGTCTTCATCGAGCCACAGGCCGATGATAATCTTGGGCTGGTTGCCCATATAGACCTTGACCGCGAAGGCTTGTTCTTCACAATAGTCCTTACCGCCCTTGTAGCAAACCTCAGCGATCACTTCCTGAACCGGGTATTCCTCAGCCTGATAGTCATCCGAAATCTCGCCGATGTTAAACGGGCAATGCAGTTCAACATCAGCATAATTGCGACGGGTTTCATCGTCCATCATAGTGGCCAATTTATCCACCGTTGCTTTATCCGCATTGTCACAGATGTAGACGCCCTGGTTGATATCGACGGTGTCTGCCTCATAGGAAAATGAGGGAGTTGCAGTGGCCAACAGTAGCATTGCGATGATATTCATATGTCACTCCCTCTTTATATCTGTGATGCCCGCAGATGTCCTCTTAGGCGTTTTCTCGGCGACGAGCAGCCCTGATGCGCTTGGTCTGACTCGAGCGCGCATTGGCGTTCTGCTTCGACCTGATCGCCTGTTCGTTTTCCAGCAGTTCCTTGAACAGCTTGTCATCAGCGAGAACCAGATCACGAACCTTGTCGTTTCCTGACCGGACCAACTGGCTCAGCTTGACCTTATAGAAACGCCCATCAGTGCCCTGAACCTGAAAGCCGAAGAGTCGAGTCCGATTGGGATTGCGCCCCACGATCGTATAGGGTCGATTACCGATCACGACCTTCTGACCATCGAGGATAGTGCCGCCCATTGCCTTCATGCGATCCTCGAAATCATCGGGAATGATGAAAGACTTGCGGAACCACGAATTCGGCTCGATCCGATGATTGATAAACTCCTTCCGCATCTTACAGTAAATTGCACGGAAGAAGGCACCGTGGCCGCTTTCATATTCGCCCAGCCCTTTGATGGTCAGCTTCTTTGCATTTACATCCGAATCTGGATGGATGAAACCAACACGGGCAATCTCGAACTGAACAATATGCGAGAGTTCATGAGCGATGACAGCCGATACGAACAGCTTCCAGTCAGTGGTCGCAAAGCTACCGATTATGGAATTGTGACAGTAACTGGCATATTCCTTAAATCCCTGCAATTCGTGCCGGGTGAGGTTATATGTCGATACTTTGATTCGGAAAGTGCGCTTGCGAGTTTCACTGGCCTGACCCCAAGGGGCCGTCTTCGTATCCACGAACGTCAAATCGGGATTCATCTTGGGCAGCTTGAAAGCTTCACGGGCAAAAATCAGCTGCTCAGCAAGGACGCTGCGAGCATAAGTCTGAATTTCGGCCTGCGTGGGAAGTGTCAAGTTCGATCTCCTGTTTCTGTCTACCACTCCAAAGTAACAGAAACAGGGTAGGAGTCAACCGCTTTTTAGAACTTTCTGGTCGCGATATAATCCTTGACGGCTTGCTGTTCTGCTACCATCTTATTACGATAGATATCAATCTTGTCAGATAGATCGCGATGAACTTTATAGATTGCATCGCGAAATTCTGAACTAGCGACCTTGCAGTCAGTCATGTCGTGGACGCTTGGATCGATTCGACCCATGTGTCCAATGAAATCATCGGCACGACTAACCTGATATCGAACCGAATTAGCCAAAGCGTAGATTGTTGCGTATTCTGCTTTTGCTTTCTTGTAAGCCTCAACATGCACGGTAATAGCCTCGGGGTCAAGATCCCTCCATGCTCCGACATATTTGGTCGTGGCCGTTCCGATATGGTCGTAGTTGAGCTTCAGCCATACAGCATCACGACCCTCAGGAATAGCAATGATATGTCCGTAGAACTCTTCCTGCAGATCCACCCCTTCTAGGGCTTTCTGAAAGGCATATTCACTATGTGGGACGATCGTATATCGACCACCGATACTCTTCTTCAGAAGATTCAGGTTGAAGTCACCACGTTTCGTGTTCTGCTTGTAACGATTGCGGTTGCCCCACTTGTCCGTGGAGTGGCGCGCTGCTTTATAGAGAAAAATGTGCATAACCTGTTGTAGCGAAATAGAGTATGGTTTTGTCAATAAATAGAGTAAAGATTTCCAGGAGGACTTTATGACTGATGCTTCTAATATGCGCAGTTACCTCAAGCTATTTGAGGCAGCAGCACCAGACTACGTGGGGCCTAAGGCCTCTGATACTATCAGCTATTCGGCCGAACAGAGCAAGGGCAAGATTAGCAAAATCACCGCTTTTCTCAAGTCCTTCGATTCCGGACGCTATACCAAACTAGGTCGCAATCTGCTTCGTATCACCGCCCTCGAAACTGAACTCAAGGAGCTCAAAGATTCGACTAAGCAAGAAGCACGTGAGCTAGTCGCTGACCTCTTTCATGCCGAAGATGCTGCCTGCACCCGTGTAGTCGACACCGTCGGCTTTGTATTCCACATGAGCAAGGATCCGGAAGCTGTTGGTTCGGTTTCGTATTCGAAGGTTCTCAAGGAACTGGAAGATCACTTGACCCCAGAGCTCCTGAATGTCCTCGAGATGCTGAAGGCCAAGCATACTAGCGCACCTGTTCAGAAGGCAGCAAGCCTCAAGGCTACTGACAAGAACGCACCAGTAGAGCCAAAGACTGAAGAGTCCATCCAAGAGGGTGTATTGGCCGAAGGTATGTTTGACAAGCTCAAGAGCTTCTTCGGCAAGCTATACCAGGATATCAAGGCATGGGGCGTGAGCTATGACAGCAAGCTAGATATGCTGAAGGCCGAGATTGGTATGAATGAGTCCGTGCTAGAGAGCGACTGTGAACACGATTGGGTGGAGGGCGTAGATGACGATGGTCACCTAGCCGAACCACCCTATGATGTCTGCATCAACTGCGGTGCAGTTCAGCATTAAGCGTAAGGGATACGCCGCAGGGCTGGATTGTCAGGAGCAGCCAGTTTCCTGAACATCTCATACTTCTTGAATGCTTCATCACGATCACCCTTGAGGACGGCAAGTCGTTCCTCAAGGGTTTTCTTTCGCTTCTTTCGGAGGAAGGACCAGAACTCTCGGTCCAATTTCTTCAACTCAATAGCGACCTTCATGAACTCAATATCAGAGGTCAAGAAAGCCTTAAGGAGCAAGCGAAAGTGATCGTTGTCCCTGACGACTTCGAAGAAAGGTTTGTCGAGGACATTGTCCTTTATGACCTGACTCATTGGACAACTCCTCTCTACCATGTTGATGGCAGAGAGGAGGCTGTAGCTGTCCAACGTGAAGAAATCGTCGTCGAACCAGGGTGCCATTAGTTCGCCCGGATCCGAACCATCCAGATATCGACCTTGGTTTCGGTCTGTTCCAGATCCAGTCCGCCTTCGTTCTGAACCTTGACCAAACGCTTGCGGGCATAAATGCCGTAGCCGTCCTTGGTCGAATCCTCGCGACTGACCACGAACACGCCCGGTCCGTTCATCGTCATCGAGCCCTCGACAGTGATGTTGTGGCCACCGACCATCTTCATGCCATCCGGCGTGAGAGTGTCACCGGGCAACAGAGCACGGCCACCCAGTTCACTGTTATAGGGATAGTCCTTGACCGCGATCTCATCGCGCTTCAGACCATTCTTCTCGAGCAGTTCACGAACCTCTTCCGGCAGATCGTCAAACGCCGTCGGATCCTCGTCCTGAACCAAGTCAGCACCACGGAAAATGCCGCGATCACGTTCGCCACGTGCCTTAACATCGGCTTCCTTGCGGGCCTGTGCGCGGCGGTTCTTCGCCGCTTCGGCCTGTTCCGCCTGATGTTCAGCACGAGCAGCTTCAGCGTGATCCGACAAAGTGGGACGGCTCATGCCCTCGCCACGACGCTGGCGGTCTTCGCCCTCAACATGCACGACCGAGTCGGCCGAACCATCGCCGCGCAGGACAGCCGCAAAGTCATCGGGCGAGAACGAACCACGACCCTTCTTCTTTTCGGCCACATTGGCATTATGTGCTGCCTCACGAGCAGCCTTCTCGACTTCGTCGATTTCGCCGCCGCGCTTGTGAGCAGTGATGCTGTCGATGTCGAAGGAGCCGTCCTCGTTGCGCGAACCATTGATGTCATCGACGAAAATGTCACCGCTGCCCTTGGCCTTCTGCGGAACTGCATCGTCATCGTAGACGCCCTTGATATCGGGAACGCCGGCCTGGCTCAGCGCATCCTTGAGCTGATCATTGTCCATAGCGTCGTAGTCAGTCGTATCATCAGCGTCCTGAAAGCTCTTGAGAGCATCAATAGCCTGAGTGCGACCGTAAGCGCCGGGAACATTGTTGGCGCCCGGACGGGCTTCGCGCTGTTTGTCAGCACCGCCGAAGGAGTCGCCCGAGAGCTCGCCGCTCTCACGCATCTTCTTCATCTGTTCCTTGATCTTGGCGTCTTCTTCCTTTTCCTCGTCGGTGCGACGATCCCAAGGATCCAAAACGTCGAGACCGGCGCGCTCTTCGATGGTCTTGTTCCGGTCCTCTTCGGACTCAGTAGCAACACGACGTTCTTCCTTTGCGTCGTGGAGCATGTCCAGCTGTCGGTCACGCAGGCCGGCCGACTGACGTTCCTGGATCGACCATTCGGTCCAGAACGCTTCACGCTGTTCTTCGTCAGTGTGGTAGACGGCAAGGACGGAATGCTTGAAGCCCTTGTAGAATGGGTTCTGCATATGGTCGAGCATACTGGAAGCGTAGGTCTCTTCCCAATTGCGACCTTCGGTCTGACCCTTGACGGCATCGACCCATCCCACAAATTCCACGACCGTATCGGCGGCACCCACGATAGTGGCCACTCGATTACCGTCGAGTATTTCCTTTGATCCGTAAAGCATGAACGCTCCTGCTAGTGATATAGTGCTCTCTTGTAGCACGACACACCAGGGCGTCAATACCTTTGTGACTTTAGGTCAGATTTTCGAATGTGAGCTGGTAGCCGTTCTTGCTGTTCTGCAAGTTCTTGACGTTGAGATAGTAGGTGCGATTGCTGAACAAGAAGTTCCTGTCGTCCTCACTATCACGCTTGAGGAAAATATCAAAGATTTCAACTTCAGTAGTGCGTCGAATAGGACGGAAACGACCGAAGCCCTCTTCAAGCATGATATCATCGAGGGGCTTTGCAGAGATCCACATCAACATCGAGAAGTCTTGTGTGTTAGGCAAGATATGCGCGCAGGAGATCTTTATACCATTCAACATAGGAAGCGTGAATGGGAAGATGTGAGTATGGCCCGGAAGAATGGGATATTGACCCCAAGCATCACGGGCTTCTGGTTCTATGATTGTGTTGATCAGAGTGTCCATAATTGGCACCCCCGGAACGATTCGAACGCTCTCTTTAGGCTTAGAAGACCCAAGTCCCATCCACAGGCGGGGGCATGTCGCTTATTTAGCGAGTGTTCCTAGGTCTGGATCTCTTCTTGGTCATATGGCAATGTTAGCAAAGTGCGACAACAGAGTCAAATAAATACTGACATGCGTTTATGGGAACTCCTTGCACCACGTGCATCAAAGATAAATGAGGATGGCAAAATCATCCCTAACGTCAACACGACTGTTGATGTTCAGCCCGGAGAGACCGAACGCCAAGCTGCAAAGTTTGGGAATAAGCTAGATAGCAAAGGTCGTCCACCGTTGCTCTCGGGAAGCTACGGGGACGACTCAGCGAGGTTCTCAGCGAACCAGGGTGATCCATTCTATGGATCAGATGGCACTCGTTTGCCTAAGAACAAGAAGTGGTCTTAGGTTCGAACGTAGGTGATCTTCGTGAAGCCCTCATCCAAAGTGGGCGCTTGGTAACGCTTCTGCATTGACATTAAGGCTACATAGGGAACGCTCTTCCCGGTCGCCTCTTTACGAGCTTGCATCCGACGCTTCAGTTCAGCATCGTCCACCACAAAAACCACGGCCTCTACCTCGGTTCCCTCAGGGAGGTCCTTGAAATAGTCCTTGCGGTTCTTCGCAGACATCGAAGTGCGGTCGATGATGACATTCTTTCCATCACTCAAAGCATTGCGATAAGCGTACTTGAATGTCTTATTGAACTGTCCCCACGGAGCCTTCGAATGCGCTTCGTCATATGTCAAGCCGCGCTCAGCTGCCCACTCGTCCACGAGATCGTCAGTTGAAGCAACCACCCATTCTTCGGTCGTGCTGGCCAAGAACTTCGCGCGCCATGTGGACTTACCGCTCGCCGGGGGACCGATTAGGATGATTAGCTTTGCCATACTCTTTATATAAGGAATCTCTAACCTAACGTCAACCTCTGACTGGTAGATTTTTCAAACCATTGTCAAGGTCGGTGAGATATTTTACACCGAAATGAGGATTCGCGACATCCAGTGCATCAATGAGATGCTGGGGCAAATCGTTCTCGATATCAGGACAACAGCTGGCTACCGCAACCGCAACAGCAGCCGCGCTATCAGTGTCTCCACCGCGCTGTGTTGCGTCCTTGATGATGTCAGTGAGCTTATCGAAGGTTGTGACCGCGTAGGCCATGTAAGCCGAAATGCTACTGGCCTTGATGCTCGTGCCGAGACCCTTAGCATTCTGGATAACTTGTTGTTCCCAGCGGAACTCGTCATCCTTGCCATCTTCCCAGTCAGCGACCATCATAAGCCAGCTGACCAGTTCCTTCCGATCCTTGCCCATATGAATGAAGTAGTGAGCCGATAGTGCGACCAACTGGGCATGGATTGCTGAAACTGGATGATGGGTTGTGATAGCCTGAATGGTCGCCGCCAGCTTGAGCAACTTAATATCCTGGATATAGCCAAGAGGCGCAACACCCATGACGCTACCATTGCTCGATTTGATTCGACTCACGTTCTTCACAAAGTCGATATTCTTGGTGGTTGCTTTGAGGAAAGCTTGATAGCCTCGGCTATATCCTTCTCTCGGATCCTGCCAATATGCGTCGAGGTATTTCCCCGCATAAACCATAGGATTGATGAGATCTTCGAGGTGATCGATCTTGTAGCTGTAGATGACCGCTAGAGCATTGCCGATTGCCCGTTGGGTATCATCGGTATATTGACCGGGCTTGAGTTCCAGATAGGTCGGATGCTGCACGAATGTGCTCAGATCAATCGGAGCAGGTTGATCCTTTTTCGCAAACTCCCATCCGATCGCATACGCATCAGCCACAGCCATTTCGAGCAGCATAGTGAACTCCTTATAGATGCCTGACCTATAAGGACAACTGGGCGTCCTGTCAAGGGAATAGCGGAGCCGGCCCAACCCAACTCCGCTATTCTTTTAGGCTGCGACCTTCTCGTCAGCCTGTGAAACGATGCTTGTGGATGCGAAGATTTCATTCCACTTGGTCACGTCTGCGACCTTATCGGGATGATTCTCGACGCGTTCGCCCGTGAGCTTTACGCTCTTCACACGGCGCATGTCAAAGCGTCGCAATCCCGGTTCTCCGCCAGTTACCTGATATCCGTAGAGAGATTCCTTGCCGTTCTTGGAACCATAGATCCATGGCTCAACAACTCGGTCAGAGGGAGTCTCGTCCTGGCTGTTCTCGCTATGATAGCGGAAGCTGACCTGAAGACGATTCTCGATGGCGTCTACTAGCGTGGGATGCTGAGGTGACATGCAGTTCTCCAAATGTTTGTGCTGCAGGGCTAATCAAGCATAGCTGCTCTGCCCTTGCAAGCGATTATTTTATTTCACAGGGTTAGGCTTGTATTTGGGATCCTCCCAACGCTTTACACATTTAGGAGTTGGATTGACACCCCTGTGATAGGTCTGCCATTTAACAGGCTTTCCAGAGCGGGTCCTATTATGGTAGACGTTCTCGTCATATTGAAGAGACAACTTGATCATGAGATATTGTTGCTTCGTCAGCCCGTAAGCCGCAAACGCATTGAGGAAACGATAAGGCAGACCTTCCTTATCGAAACAGAAAGGCATATTCCTAAATTCGTTGAGAACCCTTGGGTATTTGCCACGAATGTAATTCACCAGTTCCTTGTTGCGAGCTCGGACAGCCTTACAATAATCAGTCCAACCAGAGTCTGGTTGGTAGGTAAAGAGGTCATACAGTCCATCCTTGCGATGGATGACATTGAGCTTGATCTGCTCGCTCATGCCTCTTTCACCTTTTTAGGGGCAACTTTGTCGGCCATTCGCTTCTTCAAGGTTTCGCTTGGTTCAAGAGGTTCAGTCTGGTCTAATGCCCAAACATCGCCTGCATATGATGCTTTACCACCAAGCTCTGCTTTCTTGGTTGTGAAAACCCAGGCAAGCTTGATTCGCATCATGTCATTGCGAGAGACATTATAGGCAACGAAGCACTTATCATCGTTGATTGTCTTGTAACGAACGCTCCAACTACGATAACGATAGTCTCGCACCCGCTTCTTCGACATATAACGGAACTCAGTAGGAACTTCCTTGAGATTCATCCGAATCCAATTGCAGAACTTCCTAGTGTTATTGGTCTTCGCTCGTTCTGTCAGGTTATGAGCAGAGTTCCATGAACCAACTTGGTCATGATGCACCATGATAGTTGAGGTGCCATCTTCGTTCTCTAAGATGTAGAGCGGGAAGTCTAGGGTATTCACTTACGGAACTCCGCAGTAACATCCTTGATCGCTTCAGGGACAAGATGAACCGTAAAGCCAGAAAAGACCCTCCAGTATTCACCATCTGCCCAAGTGCCGACCAGGTTGTAGAGCAGTTCCATGTAGAAATAATCGTCATCGTCCTCGTCAATCTCTTCATCGACGTTTCGGATCCAGTCCTGTGGGACGAAGTTGCCTGCGGCCTTCCATTCGGCAATCTTGTTGTCGAGGTATTCAGTATGGTCGACGGAACGACGGTTCCGTCCAAAGCGACTGAAGATGTCAGTGTTACCGAGAGTCGCTTGACCATTGTTGCTTCCACTCTTGAAGCACTCGGCAATCATGATATAAAAGCGGACTTCGTCGGCCGTTAGACCTTGAAGTTCTTCAGTCTTATAGTTGTCAGCGTCGTTTTCCCAAGTATCAATCTTGAGGAGGTAGCCAGGAACGATATTCGACATTACAGATCCCCGTTATGGTTCGATCTGCAAGACTCCTGCCCTACCTGACCAACTTAAAAGGGGAGCATCTAATCTGTCAAATTAATCTTGGTTTGGGCTTGGTGCGCTTCATGTAATCTTGTGGCTTGATTACAGATGGCGAATTCAGAGATGTCAGGATAGTCTGACATTCATTGAGGGTTTGCTTATAGGAAGCGATAAGGACATTGTCCATTTTGCCACGAACAGAGAAGCCCATGTTCCATCCAAAGATAAGGGCTAACACGACCCACCAACGACTTACTCCCTTGCGAGCTTGTCCAGGGTTAGTGCGCCGATGACGTTCTTTGATAGTTTCGTGGTTGTCGAGCATTCTTTGATTTCCACAGTGGCATCTCGATCTTTGACATGAAGCTTCACGACATCAACGTGAACTTTGCCAGTTTTGCCAATGCGGTTTACACGACCAACAGAAGCCGTCGGATACCCAGTCCATCGAACGAACAACAGGAAGTCCCCGATGTCAATTTCATCACCATACTGGTCTTTGGGCCATCGTTTGCCCCTAGCCAGTTTGATACGTTCTGGAGTATCCGACGTCTCGGTCATGCCTTGGCCTTTTTCAAGACCTTCTTCTCGTCGACTACGTAGATAACGGCACCTTTGTCTTTCTTGAAGCAGACCTGGCCGGCGACTGTATCGCCTTTCTTGTTCACTGCAAGGAAGCCACGACCCTTGCCCATCTTACCGCAAGAGAAACCCTCACGGATAGTGACCTTGGTATAGCCGATGCTTTCGAGATGTTTCGAGAGGTCCTCACTACGGACCATCGGGGACTGCGCGCCACAAGCTGCGGTGGCCAACAGAGCGAGGATAGAAAGTTTACGCATGGGTTCTCCTTCCACTCTTAGATATGAGGAAGGAGAACCCTTGTCAATAGCTTAGAGGATAGACAGCCTTGCGACCATGAGCTTTTCCATCAGATCTTTGCTCATAATGACAATGAGACTGTTGTCCTTGATGCGCTTCTCTGCCGATTTGTCGTTCTCTGCGAGCTTGATGTTCTTCGCGAACACATAGCCCTCATTGTCAATCTTCGTCACCTTGCCGTAATAGATGCCGGCTGAGTTACGAGCATTGTCAAAGTTGTAGAGCACATAGGAGATAAAGTCACCAACTTTGATCTCACGATCCAACTTGTCCTTTGGCGCAGGAGCAGCAGGCTTTTCAGTCCTCTCCCATTTCCAGAACGTGCCTTCCTCTGCGGTGCGATGCGGAAGCCAGTTGATAGCCCAGCCAGCGTTAGCATCTACCTTATTGGTCCTGCCATCCCACTTAATGAAGCCGTCAAGCATGATACTGCCGAAATGCTCTTCCTTGACGTTCTCTTCCTTAACTTCAATATCCGGTTCATCCTTTGGCGTAGGACTATAGATCCAGGTATTGCGGCGGCCCTTCAGAAAAGCCTGGATGCAATCAGGCTTGATGTAAAGCTTGCCTACTGCGCCAATACGACGAGGGTCAGCATTTTGCTGAAATTCAACGTAGATCGTTTCGCCACGGATATAGCGACGAAGCATCTCTGCCATTTGCTTCTTCCATCCAGAATTATGGACTTGTCCATAATGGCACAGGGCAACCTTGTCAGGCAGCATCGGGGGAGGAGTTGGAACCAAGTATGTCTTGCTCATTAGTCTGCACTCAACCTTGCCATCATGAGACGGCTCATCAATTTGTCATTACAGATCACAACATCGTCCATGTCGTGCGCGCGGAGTTCTTCGCTCTTGCCGTCATCATCGCGAAGTTTCAGAGTCTTAACGAACACGCCGCCTTTTTTCGTGAAGCGAGTCACATTACCAAACTTCATAGAAGTTACGCCATACTTGCGATGGACGAAACAAACGAATTGGCCAACTTCTAGCTGTTGTCCTAGGTGATCATATGCAATAACAGCAGGCTCAGATTCCTTGGTTGCACCCTTGGTCCAATTCCAGATCGTGCCTTCTTCCGCTGGCCAGTCAGGGAGAACTTCAATCTCGTTAGCATAAGGACTGCACTTGTTCTTGCGACCATCCCACACAACTTCGATGTCTCGGATATAGAGATAGTCCTTATTGGCACCATACCAGCTATTGGTTGTCGAAGCTGGTCTATAATCGAAGGTTACCTTAGATAGACGTCCGACAGAACCAATGCGACGATCATCTAGGATCTGAACATATACCGGTTCATCGTGGGCAAGTTTGCGTTCGATTTCAGCGATGAAGTTCTTCGTCTTAACGCGCTTCGAAGCATCAACATATTCACCCCATCGGGAATTGCCCAGCTTGATTCCACCATCATAGAACAGAAGTTCTTCGGCTTCAGGAGTTTCGTTTTCTTCTGACATTATGCCTCACCAGTTTATTCGATCTGGCTCGGCACATATGAGTGGAGCATCCTTTTTCTACAAGGACGCTCGTCTAGTTGTCTATATTATTCAGTAACTGTTGCAGTGTGGATAGCTTCAATGAGCTCCATCTGACTGGTCAGCACATGCTTGATGTTCTCGTATGCGTTGACCTGATGACTGAACAGTCGGCGGGCTTTCTTCAGCATCGGAAGGAAGAGGTCGTGGACCTCTTGGATATACTTCTTCTGCTTCTCGATCGTGAACACGCCGACCATCGTTTGCAGATTGTGCATCCGATCGCAACCCTTTGCAATGCTGGCGATGGGGCAATGTGCCATGTCCTCGAACAGTTGGACTTCGTCGCGCTTTTCGCCGCGGAACTCTTTTGTCATGTTCCAGACCGCGCCGGCAACTTCCTGTGCGAACACGGGATCATCGAAGAAGATGGCGAGGATTTCGCTATCCGCGACACCATAGTCTTCGCGGACATCGTGGAGTAGGATGGTTGCAATAACCTGCTGACGATACATCAAGTCCGGCAGCGTCATCGCATACAGTGCGATTTCGATCTGATGTTGGAACTCGGGAGTAACACCGTCCTTGCGGGTCCCAGTGTGATACTTCATCGCAAATTCGAGGGCTGCGAGAGCGTGATGAAAACGAGCACCGATCAGCTGATTGCGGAGCGTCAGCAGCTTCTTCTGGAACTTGTTCATTGTCACCTCCGTGTTTGCCTATGTCGTAATGAAACATAGGTTACACCAGGTGTCAACCTTTTATAGGTAGGAGATTATGAAGAGATATCCATTACCTTCAATCATATGTCCAGAGATCTGACGAGCGCCTGGACAGGCTGCAAGGATTTCATGATTGTATTGGTTGCGAGTCTTGCCCATAAAGGGAGGAGGAACTATCATGTGAATAACCCCTTGTCGACCAAATTTGATCTCAGATGGTGCTGGACTCAAAGATGTGAGATTGTCGTATAGAGTCCCCAGAGACAGCCCTGTGAGAAAGGGACGCTCTAGGTCTTCCTCGCTTACGTTGGTAGGGGTAGTGATGCGCGAGCGGGGCGCTACGGGCAATTTAGAGCGAAGATTATCAAGACGGGACTGAGCAACACTACGGACGGTGTCCTCAGTGCTAGGATGAGCAATTAGCTCTTCGAGTTTCTGAATCGTTGTCCTATTGTCTTCAAAGAGATATTCACGAGCTCGCACGTTACACCTTGTGTAGAATTAACCACACATATTTAGCCCATGAAATAAACTGTTCCGAAGATGACAGCCACCGGCAAAGCGAGGATCAAAGCTGCGACGAAGATCACGATAATGACATCGAGGATATTCATCGCCGGATCATCGAAGTAGATGTCCCGAGGAGGTTGAGGGAGATCCCCAAAGAGAATCTCACCCCATTCCTTAAAGGCTTGCCCGAAGCCCATTAGTCTTCGTCAGACTCTTCCTCGTCATCGAGACGATTGAGTTCATCATCGAGATCGCCGTTATCGATACACTGGTCGATGGCCTGGTCGATGATACCGAGATCATGCGAATACCAGCCCTGGCGGTTGAAGAAATCGACAATCTGATCTAGATCAGTGATCTCTTCAACGGCTACATTGGACCAGAAGTCCAGCTGGACTTCACTATGCTTGCCGGCGAAGTCCGAATAATGAGCCGAAAGACCCGAAAGGGCATTGTATTTCTTGGCCCAATCATCCTTATGGAAGATCTGACAGTCTTCGATTTCGGCCACTCGGCCATATCGGAAACCAATCTTGACCAACACATGGTCTTTGAAGCGGAAGAGATTCCGCTGGGCATCGACTTCGTCCCAGGTCATTGCAAGGACGCCGGCGACTACGATTCCTTTTTCTGTGATTCCAATATCAGCCATCGACTGCCTCCTTGAGAGTTTCCAGATCCAGGACGGTGACCTTGAGGGTGCCCTGGTATGCAAGTTTGAACATGAGCGCTGCGTTCTTATTTGCGAAGCTCACTGCCATGGAACGATAGTCGACCGCTTTCTTGAAGGTGCCGCGCTTCAGTCCGAGGCTCGCGATAGCATCCTCAATAAGCTTCTTCTCACCATCATTGATCGCGGTAGTGTCGCCGTGGTAGCCAACATCATCGAGCTTGTCTTCGTTGGTTTCCGTGAAGACGACCATGCCCTTCTGGCTATCGAGAAGCTTTGCTTTCTCAAGTGCCTTGTAGACAGTGCGGACACTCGAACCAAATTGAACGGTCAGTTCACGCAATTCCCAGCTACGCTTGAACCATTCCTGGAAATCTTCGACCGGGCCGATTTCCTTGCGACCCAGCTTATCGAACTTGACCATTTCCCAGTCGTCAGTGACCTCAAAGGTCTTTCCACCGCCGCCCCATTCAGGCAGGGATTCGTCGGCGCCTGGCAGATTTTCATAATAGCCAGTGATCATGAGAACGCTGGTCTTGGCTTTACCCAAGTTGTCCCACTTCTTGCCCTTCATGAAAGTGTCGGCCATATCCTGCGCGTCAACGCTGAAATCGCGATCACTGTTTGACGAGAAGCGATAGTTACCCTCGTCGTAGTTGGGGCCGACATAATACTTGCCAGTCGGCTTATGGCGAAGGACCCAGACATCAACTGTCGGAATACTTTCCGCCTCGATGAAGTCCTTGATCATGCTGTATTCCAGGCCAATGGGCCTGGTGTCGATGCCTTCACGCAGAACTGGAGCCACGTTTCCGTAACGCTCGCCCTGCCAGCCATTCGGTTGGAAATAGCTCAGGAACTTACCAGTGACCTCGAGAATCGTTCCGGCTGGAAGGTTGACATAGAGCTTCGGGATATATTCGCCGAGGTCCTTATTAGTCTGAGCACGAAATGCTTCGCGAGCCTTATACCATTCCGAGTGGGCACCTTGCGGCACATTCGCCCCATGACCGGGATGCGGGTTAGCCTTGTCATAAGCATTGATTGCTGCATGATATGCAGGATTGGCCGCGCCATACATGATGTCGAGGTCTTGTGTGACCTTCCAGCGACTTCCAGTGACCATCTGCTGACGAATGTTCACCTTCGGCTGCTTCTTGCGCGCTTCCGGCTTTTCGACCAGCTGAACGTTCTTCGCGAACGTTGCTTTATCGTTCTTCGACCAGAAGACAATCACATCATCAGGAGTGTATCGGGATTCACCCAGCTTGGTATATTCCTGGCGAACTTGTTCATGTGCGACGGAATCAGCTTTCCAAGCCTTTTCCCAGTCAGCTTCACGCTCGGGAATGAGTTCCATGCGATCATACGCCTCGTAGGTATATGAACCGCCACGCCCGTTCGGAACGGTCCGAGCAGGGTAATGGACTTTGTGACGGAAGGACTGATCGATCGCCTCGAACTGCGACCTCAAGTCATTAAGACGACGTTCACGTTCGTCCTTCTCAGCTTGGGTCAGCTTGTCATCCGCGTTCGGAAGTGCGGTGCTGCTGATTTCGACAACAACTTCCTTACCAGTTTTGTCGTCTTTACTATTCCAGCGCCTGATCAGTTCAGTTCCCTTTGGCACCTTCATGTAAAGCCCCTTCTGAAACGGGCTTGCCTTGAGTTCCATAAGTCCTCCTAAGATTACCCGAGGACTATAAAGAGTTCCTACCATGTTGCAAGCAGAAAAAGAGCCCCGATCTGTTTCCAGACCGGGGCCAAGAAGCGGGAGCAAGCTCAACCGCTACAGGAGATACTCAGGCTATTGTCACCCGCTATTTTCGGCAGGTTCGGGTCTTTCCACCCATCCCCTAGAAGCTTTTCGGCCTCGTTCCCTATCGTTGCGCGTTATCGTCGCCACACCACCTTTGTAACATAGCCAAAGATAGAGTCAACCACTATTTTGAATTAATCTAGTGTGTGGCGAGAAATTCCTGCGAGGTGGATCATAACCGCGTTGGTCCCCTCATCAGTCGCACTCAGTTCCCTTGGAGTTCCACCAAGAGTAGCAGAGGTATGGTCAATCCAATCAAGGGCACGAGCTTCATCACCCAAAATATCAGTCGCCTTGTCGATAATCTTTTCTAAGTTGGTCATCAATTCACTCCACGTGAAGTTCAAAAGTCTTAACCATCTTAGCATAATTGTCCACATCGCCGCACTTAAAAAGCGCAAGTCTGGAGATTGTGTAATGACCGGGAATGAGGTTCTTTGGGACAGTGAAAGCCTGAGATAGGAGTTCAGTTTTATCACCTGCATAGAATGTGCCGTCATCTGAGTTCCACATTACACTCTTACCTTCTGCGAGATTCAGAACCCAACGCCAACTTGTCTTCACATAGCAAGGTTTTCCCTCTATCCTCTGGATCATCATATTATAGAATAGCTGCTGGTCGCGGCTTGCAACAGTGACCGCGTCACCGAATGGTGTTGCGGAAACAGAGGTACTTGAAATCGTTGCCGTTGCATCAGTGTCTCGATCGTTCTGAACTGAGTCACCGGCACTCTTGATGATCAGACCGATGAGCATGAATACGCAGGTAAAAACGAGAATGATGCCGCCGATCTTAGCGGATGTTTGAAGATACTTAGACATTTGAGGAACTCCACAGACAAGAACGGCCCGAGGTATTTACCAACGGGCCGCTTTTTCTCTTGTCTTGTAAAGCCCTTAGGGGACCATACAGAATGCCTGCAGGACGCCGAAGACCAGACCCATGCCGCCGATGAACGTGCCGCTTGCCACACAGTTTTCCTCGATGCGCTTCTCGATACCCGAGAACAGTTTGGCGAGGATGAAGAACACGACCAGCTGGACGACCGCAGCAACGACACTCCAGAGCAGCATGTCGAGCATACTGACCGAGTGACTGATGACCACACCCATCGGGATTGCGAAGCCCAGGAGGGTTCCGACCAGCTGGACAGCCGCTGCATTGTTGCCGGCTTTGATCAGCGTGAATTCCTTATGGGGCGTGATTGCCACATAGAGGATCAGGAAGATCACGGCCAGGACGATCGAGGCGCCGAAGTAGGCCAGGAAGTGAGGAAGTGCATCGCCGAAATAAGCCATCGTGGCCTTCGTAATTTCGCCGGGTGCAGGCGGGGCAGGAACATGAACAGTCATACGATCTCCTTACGATTCGGGCAGGAAGTAGTGAGGAATGAAGTGGGACAGGTTACCTGTGACCTCACTCACATCCTCGCGGATGCCCATACCCGAGGGGCGACCGCCGACAATCCAGCTGCCGAGGATCGGGGTCATGCCGTCGAACTTCTGCAGTGGAAGGTATTCTTGGAAAATCGAAGCCGCGAGATTGTCATAGCCACGGCTTACACCCTCGGCTGCAACCTTGCCATCGCGAATGATCTTCACGTCAGCCCCTTCGCGGGCCAGCATAGGCTTTTCCACGTAGGTGCCACCGAGGGGTGCGCTGCTCCAGTAGCTGGGCAGCAGGTTTTCGTGACCCTCATAGAGCTCCCAGAGGATCGGAAGGATGCCCTTGTTCGAGAGAATCAGCTTCCAGGCCGGCTCGATAACGTCCCAGGGCTCCTTGATCATATTCAGGCCGAACTCTTCGCGGATCAGCCATTCCCAGGGATAGAGCTTGAAGATCGTATTGATCGGCTTCTCATCCAGATCAGTGAACGTCCGGCCGTTCCAGCCGATGTCTTCGATGTTGATGTATTTGGTGCTCAGACCGGCCTGATGGGCGCAATCCCGGAGATATTCAGCGGTGCCGAAGTCTTCAGCATTTTCGGCGACGGCTGCGAAATACATGGTTTCGCTTGGGCCGAGCAAAGCAGTGCCGACGTCCTTCATGACTTCGATCATGCGCTCATGGATGCTGTTGAACTGGTCCAGGGACTGTCCCGAACGCTTCGCATAGTCCTCCATCCAGAGCCACTGAGCGACGCTGGCTTCGAGCAGCGAGGTCGGAGTGTCAGCGTTGAATTCCAGCATCTTCGGCGTGCCATTTGCGTCGAACGCGAAGTCGAAACGGCCGTAGAGGTCGATGTCCTGACGATCCCAGGACTTCTTGATCAGGTCGTGATATTCGGACGGGATAGCGAGCTTGCTCAGCATGGGAGAGCCCTGCTCGATCACATGCTGGACAGCGGAGAGACACATGCGATACAGATTGGCGCTTGCGTCTTCGACCTTCTCGATTTCACCTTCCGTGAATTCGTAGGCCACGCTCTCGTCCCAATACTTGGGATCCTGACCAGGCTCGGTCGCGAGGGTGTGCCAGTTGAAACCGATTTTCTCGCACTGTGCCTGCCAGTCCGGACGGGCCTCGATCTGAATACGCTTCATGTAAACTCCTGTTTCTGTTGTTCTGGACACTACAGCCTAAACAGCTCTAGTCAACCACAATCTAGCTGTTCTGTCCATTTGCTGGCATAGTCACAATAGCCCCGACCGTGTAGAAATCATCATAGGAGCCAGGGATACGACAGGTGATCTTATATTTCTTGCCGACCGGCGTAGCGAGGATCCACGTTATGGCGCTCTCGTCTTTAACGGTCTTAGTCACTTGGGCAACTATCAAAGGCACCGAACCCTTGCAAGCTGCGTCAGTGTTGACCTGTTCATATTCCGCGCCCGGAGTCACAAGGACTTCAACGGTATTAGTCTTGTAGATGACTTGCGGCGGCTTAACGTATTTGGTGTGGACTATCTTATTGATATGTTCAGTCCTTGTTATTGGAAGGGCACGTGAAATCACAATACCGAGTCCAATAACAGAACTAATAGCCAGTCCAGTCGTGGCAACTAGAGCAAAGCTTCGGTCAGACTTGGGATAGAAGATATAGCTAAGGACGAGGATTGCTACCCCTAGCGATATATACATCCACATGACGAAACCTTACTTGACTGGTGCAGGGGCCGGAACAGGCGCAGGTGTCGGAGCAGGCACTGGCGCATTTTCCGTAGGTGCCGGCTGCACAGGTGCAGGAACAGGGACCGGGGCAGGAGTCTGCGGGGCCGGCTCATCTTCCTTGTATGCCGGGCTAATGCCGAGCGGATTCAGGCCGAGACGCTGACTGAATTCCTGGAGCGTAATGCCCTCCATCCAGATTACACAGTCGTCCTTCGAATTCATGTAATATATCGTCTGCGAGCCATATGTCGTAACATTACTGCTCTCAACGAACACGCGAACGCCAGATTGTGCTGCGGTCGGAGTGAGGAATCGGGCGCGCAGATCACCTGTGAGTTCATATGTGCCACGGTTCACACCGATTTCATTTGTAGGAAGACAGCGATATGCCTGTTCACCTACACCGATTGCCTTGACATCGATGCGCTGCTGTTCCGGATTTGCGGGCTCTGCGCAAGCGGACAGTAGAAGTCCGCTTGCGAGCACCGAGAGGGAAAGTAGCCGCATTAGCCGCCGAAGCCACCGCCGAAGGAACGACCCGAACCGCCGAAGCCGCCACGCGAGCTGAACGAGCTGCTGCCCGAATAGCTCTTGGCCGACGAGTAGGAACGACCGCTCGAATAGCTGGAACCCGACGAGAAGGTCGACCGACCGAAGCTGCTGGGGTTCTTCGCCGCATAGCTGGACTTGAACGAGGTCGACGGCTTGAACGAGCTACCGAAGCCACCGCGCATCGAAGCCGGCGGCGTCATTGCGGTCGAGCTCTTCAGATTGCCCTTGGTCGAGATCGACGACTTGCTCGAATACGGAGCAGTGCCGATGGGTGCGCGGCTGGAATAACCGCGACCGCTCGAATAGATCGGAGCAGCATAGCCGGCGCCACGACGTTCACGTTCGCGATAGCTGCCCGGGCCATAATAGAGAGGAGCCGGCGTCGACATTGCGCTGCCGAGCAGATAACCCATCATTGCCGGAACGAAAATATTGCTGGCGCCGCCATATTCCGAAGCGGGGCGACACATGTCTGCGCCGAACTGGGCGACACAGCTTGCACGGTCGTTGAACTTGGGCGCATTCTGGACATGTTCCTGACGAGCCAGCTTGTCGGCTGCATCGCAGGTTTCCTGGTCATATACAGCGACGCATTCCGCCTTGTTTGCGAAAGTGCCACCGTTGTCGGGCTTGCTATCGGCCGGTGCTTCACCACATGCCGAAAGAGCAGCCATTGCGCTTACACTGGCCATCAGGACCAGCGATACGCTCGCGCTACGCTTCATTTAATCTACCTTCCCTCTCAGTTGAGCTACTTGAGGAATTCCTTTTGCTGGGCTTTGGGTAGATTGTCAACCATTCTTTGGTCGGAAATTTACAACTATTAGGTTATCATCTTGTTCTAGGACGCGATTGCTATCGTCGAGCGCTTCTGCGGCTTCTGTCGTCCAGTCAAGATGCAATAGGAGGGATTCTGCCAACTCTGCAATGGTTGTGTTATGTTCGCCGTTGCATAGGTAAAAATCCAATGCAAGCATGAGCATATTCAGCTCGTCTAGTGTTAAATCGTTTACGTTGTGTCTCATTTGCTCACCAAAATGGGGAGAAGTTTCCTTCTCCCCACTATAGCAAAACTGGAGATTTATCGCTATATTAACCCTGCCAACCTTTTGGTGGCTTGCAACCACCAGCAAAGGCACTAGGCAGATCCTTGACGACAACTTCCTTTTTCACGACCTCAATACCACGCTTTTCGAGGTTGCGACGGCTATCATAGTAGACTTCCATCGTGGCTTTCAATTCACCACGGGTGAAATCAACCGTCTGCGTCTTGAAGTCAGCCTTGTCACCAAAGCCTGCACCCATTTCGAACGGATTCTCAAGAGGTGCCGGATTGCTCACGATGGTATCAGAGATCGACGTCATCGAAGCAGTCGAGGCCAATGGCGTCATGCTGCGAAGACCCTTAACAGTAGATGCCGTGAGTGGAACTGCATCAGCTGAACTTGCCGTCCAATATGGATCCCTTGGCATTCCAGGCACCCATGGTGTTTGGAATGGGTTAGGACGGGGGTGAGGATAGTGATGAACGTGATGAACCACCGGCTTAGCGACTTCATCATAGACCATTACACCAATGACGCCAGTGATGATCTCTTCGCCTTCCTCTGCGGTCAAAGCACTGTAGGACTTCTCCTTGTCCTCAAACGTGAACTTTGCCACGCTGTCGCTATTGAGTGTCCAGCCAGGAATACGGATCGAACCCCAAGGGGAGACCACATAGCCACGGCTTTCAGGAGTTGCTCGCTCACCGGTGAAGATGCTCTTGCCGTCCACACTAGGAACGACGAGAACGCGCTTGCCGGTCTTGTTCTTGAACTCTAGTTCGAATTCAGAACCTTTGCGGCCTTCGATGAAGATATTGCCCTCATGGGCATATTCGGTGACGGGACGGTCTTTGACCAAGATATTGAGCTCATAGGCTCTAGTCGCATTGAACATGCTATTTCTCCACTGCCTACCTACGTGTAGGACTTTTGAGGGGCCATCCCCTCAACTCTATTTATGTAGAGCCAAATACACTAATAGCACATATGTGAGTTGATGTGCAAGTTGATCAGCGCCCAAGAGATTCCAGAACGCTTTATCCTTCATGTTGATTGAATACCAGCCAGTTATCTTTGATTTCAGATAATCCAAGTGGTAATGGATCAGAGTATCTATGATGAATACCTGAGCAGCAATGGCTTCAAAGCCCAACATGCCAAAAACAAAGGCCGTTCCACATCCATGGAAGAAGGCATGATGCACACCACCTTCATGGAGGTAACGACCCTTGTTCTCGAGCATATATTTGAACTGGAAGACGTAATCAAACAGGAAGTGTTTGATCAGGAGCCCAGTCATCAACCAAAGTGCTATCATGCACTCAGTTTACGGGAGGCGAGTCCTCGTTGTCAATTTCCTTCACATCGTCTTGCTTGCTCAGGAGTAGAGGCAAGATAGCGAAGATGATTGCCAGTGCAATGACAATCTTAATGGGCTGACCCTTTGCTGAGGTTGCCGCTGCACTGATGACAAAGAATGCCAAGAGGGAAGTGCTCACCGGACGGAGACGGAAGTAGGTCTCGACCTTATCGAGGAGGTTCTTGTCTCCCTCGATACGACCGGCCAGTGTCTTTTCCGTCTCCGTCACATAGCCCTCAGGATTGTCAGCAGTGCGGTTCTGAGGGTTCAACGGATCATACTGCATACGATTCAACGTCTTGTGCAGATACGCTATAAGACGTCGGAAGGGTGCAAATCGAAGCAGATATCGGTCATACCGAGCCAACAGGCTGTTGCTGGCTTCTTCCACCTTGTGGGAGAAATCTGCAAAGAAACGTTGATTCATGGAAGTCTATCTATCACCTTATTGAGGAGTCGACGCATACGAGAATCATTCAGACTAGCAACCTCTACCAGTGATGCCCACTTTGCCGAGAATACCTCTTCGGCCTGTGGCATGGGCTCTAGTTCTTCCTTTGCAATACCAACATAAAGGAAATCATGATGGTAATGCCGGCCCTCTTGCTTTGTAGGGTTGGGCGGAATGATGTGACTGTCTATGTCAAGTGCGACATAGTCCTCATGATCCCACCAGTCAACCATATCTAAGGGGAAGCCAGTTTCTTCCTCGAGTTCACGTATAGCTGAAGTTCGCATTGGAACTTCACCCTCATAGTGTCCACCAGGACAGAGCCACTTGTTCAGCCCTTTGTGATGGATCAGAAGGATCTTAGTCTTCGATGGATTGAGGAGCAAGAACGAGCTAGTCACATGACCAGTCATGTTCTTGCGGTCCTGTAGGTTTTCTTCCATTTCGACCTGCATCCGGAGAACCTCGAAGAGCGATTCGTCTTCACCAGTCCTCTTTAGATATAGGTCGAGATGTTCACCAACCAAATATGTCCAGTTCAAGGATGCACCCCGAGTTGCGAAAGAATGTTGACTGCAACCTGTCGCTCGAGAGCAATCTGCTCAGGAGTAGGGTCGACAAATCGAGCGAGGTTAAACTTGAGTATAATGTTCAGCTTGTGTTCGTAGCTGGACATTATGCCACTTCGCTGATAGTCTTGAGGGGATGCTTATACTGGTTTGCAGCCGAGTTAGCTTCCTGGACCTTCAGGTCAGCGACTTCCTTCGTGTAGGTGCCCACGATACCGCGGCCCTGCTCATGAACGTTCTGTGCCAGTTCCATCGCTTCCGGATAGGACTTGCTGAAAATGTCGGTCAGGACACGAACAACAAAAGGCAGTGGGGTGAAATCGTCGTTCAGGATGACAACCTTATAAAGGCTCGGAACCTTCAGCTTGGTGGTCGTCTGAGTGTCTAGTGCGGTGCTCATAGGGTCTCCTTGTTCTACCCGTAATTATGCAAGTAGGTTGACAGAATCAACAACTTTTTCAGACTTCTTGCCTTTCTTTCGGCCAGCTGGTTCAGGCTCATTTCGCTCAAACGGCGACTTTTGTGCTTGATTTCTAATTTTCAACTTCAGGCTTTCTAAGCCTGAAGATTCAATAACTGTTGGCGTATCTTTGCCTAGACTCAAAAAGGTGCTTAGTTTAATTTCACCTTTGTTACGCTTTGCTTCTGTTTTCTTAACTCGGTTAGTCGTCAAACAGACAACCACCTGGTCACCGGAGATTTCCCATGCTCCAACTAGAGGATTTTCAGAATCCTCCATTACCACTAGAATAGTCGGACGACGTTTGTCCTCGGCATCGCCGATATGAGAAAAACTTCCTGAGATGTTACTCTGTAGGCCAGTAGCATTAAGATTACCAGAAGGGGAAGTATCGCCGTAGCCAGTATAGATAGTGCCGTTCTTGTTCACCCAGTAGTTCGAACATTCCACAATGGCGAGTTTAAGCTCAACATACTCAATCATACCATCTTTGACACGAACTGCATCTGCGCCATGTTTTGCATCAAGGACTACACAACCAACCATAGCAGCGGCTATGATGTCGTCAGTTTTGCGAAGACGACTCCACTTACCATTCTGAGGAGGGACCGGCTGGAACGTCTTTGGATCAAGTAGCCAAAAAAGAGTAGGGGTGAAGTGTCCAGAGGCAATTCCTAGTTTTAGAATTTCTGTATTCCTCGACACAATCAATTCAATAACAGCCTTACGACCGTCTATCGTCATAGGTAGCATATCACTCTCAGCGTCGCACTCGCGACTTATCTTTTTAGACCCGGTCTTTTCGACTCTCCGGTCCGTGTTCTTGTTATTCCGCACTTATGCAATAGGTGAGAACGATTTGCAATATTCAGGTGAACATGAGACAAGAAAGGGCGACTCAATGGCCGCCCTTTGGAAGACTAAAAGATGCGCCTTGCTCCCAGCAAGCCCGTTTAACTGCGCGATGCGGTTACACATCTTCCCGTCAACAGTTTGCGCTCTCCCGAAGCCCTAGCACCGGGGAGGGGAAACGGGACCCTCCGCTCAACCGTTAACAGATGTCTAAGGCTAGCGGAGGGTGTTTGTCAATTACTCAGCTTCACGAACCTTGATATAGTTGTTTGGCTGATGTCCGTCTGCTGGTGGCATGAACGGGATCTTGAACTTCGTTGGATCAGGCATCCTCATATATGCAACAGCCATAGATGAGGTGGTTCTATCCGATGCACCAGTTATATAGCCATCATGAATAGAGATATACGAATCAAACTGACCATATGCGTTACCATACGATTGAGTCCAGTTCTGTCCATCATTGCTAGTGAACTGGAATGTACCAGAGTTGGTATCAACGGCTAGTGTGTTGACATTGGTGTTGTAGCAGCCAAATGCAACGAAGCCCTTGCCAGTGTAAGTTACAGCGGTAAAGATAGTCGCTGCTGAAACTGCAACTGTTGAAGAGGAGACCGGATTAAGAGCTGGGCGACAGATGGTAGGAGTCCATGTAATGCCATCACCTGAGGAATAGGCGACCGGTAGATAGGAAACCATACCTGCGGTGCTTGAGTTACTAGATGCAGTATAACCAACTGCAACAAAAAGATCATTACTCGCAGCAGGTATTGACCTAGTAGACAATGGTGCCAATGTCCAATTACCGGTTCCACTAATAGGAAGAACAAAAAACGATACAAAGGCATTAGAGCTTGCCTGATGGACAACGCCGATAAACCTAGAAGTTGTTAGAATCTTAACTACCGTAAGAGTATTAGGAAGGTTGATCGTTGTCCACGTGATACCATCGGAGCTCTTCAGGAGTAGAGAAGTATTTGCACCGCTTGCATACCAAGTGTTCGTATTAGAATCATAGGTCAATGCTGTTAGGTTAACGCCTGTAGCAGGGTTGGATACCGAAGTCCAAGAAGTTCCATTACTAGAGCGATAGATACTGCCGTTGGAACCAATAGCAATCCAAATACCATTCTGGAAATCGATGGCATTGATATTCACACTTGCTGGAATATCCCAACGAGTAGTCCAAGCCACTCCATCAGGAGAAGTGGCAATACCACCATTATTACCATAATGAACGAACAATCCATTCTTATAGATAAAACCCCTTGTCGAAGCAACACCAGTTACAACATGAACGTTTGAACTAGACGTAAGACTGCACCTCATTGCAACACCACCGCTTAGGTCTGGATTACTAGAGGTTTGGGCACCACCAGTTGAAAATATTAGATTATTTCCATCTGTAACTGCACCCTTATATGAAATAGATGAGAAACCAGAAGCTTGGAAAAGCCAATATGCAGAGTTGCCGTTATCAATGGATTTGCTAATACCAGTCAGTGAACTAGATCCTGGTCCAACAAACCAAATATCACCAGTATCCGTGTTGCGTAGAAGAGTGTTACCACCCCTGAAAGTTGTAACTGAACGCTGAGTGAATGTTGCGCCATCTGTGGTATTAGACCAAGAGACGTTTGAAGAAGTGATAACACCTGCAGGTGTTGCAATAGCAGCAACACCATTCTGGGCACCCAACCCACTCTGAGTAGAATTCAAGGCTGTCCAAGTCACACCATCCGGAGAAGTAGCATTGATACCAGCATAACCAGTTGTTACAAACAGGTTCAAAACCGGAGACCAAACAATTGCCGAACGATAGTTCGCGATAGTATTGGCTCGAGCAGTCCAAGTCACACCATCGGGTGATGTTGCAATATTTGCTGTGGCAGTGGTGTTGCCACCAGCTGCTACCATTATACTTCCGTTGAATGCAATACCATTGATATTGTTGGTCATATTAGAAACTCGTGATGACCAGTTAAGGCCATCCGGACTGGTCATAAGTGCAGCCGAGGCGCCACCAATAACATAAAGACCAAGTGTGGTATTATAGATACCAGTCAGCGGGACTGCGCTAGTGAACACAGGAATTGTCATCTGTGTCCAGGTCACCGCATCAGTAGACGTATAGGAAGCACCACTTGCAGGAGCAAATGCAAAGAAGCGGTTATTAAGGAAGAATAGCTGGGTGAAATTCGATGTAATATCAGTCTTCAGGCTCCAGGTTAGACCATCAGAGGAGGTCGCAATCTTTGAGCTACCAACAGCTACGAACTTGCCTGCGCCATATACGATTTTATTAACCGAAACCGACGAACCATCATTCACAACCTGCCATGTCGTTCCGCCATCTGTCGTCACGGTATAGTTGCCTTGGGTATTTGCTACCACTACCGTATTGCCATTAATCGCAGCGCCTACAGTATTGACGTTAGGGCCACCTGCAGGAGTTGCAATACTAGGTGCAGCTAAGAAAACAGCGCCGTCCATACCATAGCGATCACCAAACAATTCGTAGAGATCTGCATACTCAACCTTGTCGAGGAAAGATCCATCGGCAAGCATGAACTCTTCACCGGGGCTCACAAATCCCGTTTTGATTCCACCAATAACCACTGGCTCTCCTTCACCACCAGGACCGGTGGAGTTGATTAGTTCTTGAATGAGGTCTTTGAGGGTATCCTCATTGACATTCGAAAGGTCTGCTAGGGCAAGAGCGAAACCACCGGGCGTAACTTCGTCATGGACGCGAATGGTCTTGACGGTCGTATCAATGGTGATTTCGCCTTCTTTGCCAGTAAACAGGTCATTGTCAAGGGTAGAACCTCGACGCATCCTAACTTGTTTTGCTGTAGGCATTTAGAAACTCCCTAAGGGTTAGTAGGCGCTTTTGGTAAAGCACCCCAATCTTCAGAGGAATCATGACGGTCTGTCACGAGGCCCCAGTCGTCGAAGCGTTCTTCGTCTTCGGACACTTGCCACCAATCCTCGAAATTGATCCTACGAACTAGGATCTTTCCCTTGGGCTTATACTGGCCTTTGAAATGAACAGGCATAATGTTTCCCCTGTTATTGTGTCGATCTCAAATGGGGAATGGGGAGAGTAGGACACTCTCCCCAGTATGTTTTAGGCAGTAACTTCGTAAGTTACGATGACCTGATCCACTGCATCTAGGGTGTAACCAAGAGCACCAGTATCGATGGTGATAACTTTGGTTCCCACGTTGTAGATATAGAGGTTTTCCTTGATCACTAGACCATTGAGGTGAACAATGATCGAACCAGAAATGGTCTTTGCGTCTAGGGTGAAGGTTTCGTTACCAGCAAATTCGGAACGCTCCTGAGTAACAGTTGCAGCCGCAGTTGCTTCAGTTAGCTGACCAATGGTTGCGATTTCCTTGTTTGGATCGCTTGCATCGTCTGCATAGTAGATCTTACCAGTGCCGCCACCGTTTAGGAACAGGTTACCAACGCCCTCACCACCGAATAGCGCAAGGTCTTCGCCATCGTCAGCCTGGATAACACCGCCGCCGGAATTACCAATAACGACGTCGCCACCACCCTTAGGAGCAAGGATGAGGTCAACGTCAGTAGCCGTGCCAGTAGCCGCAATGGTTACTGAACCTTCAGAGCTCGAGAACTCAAAAGCTTCATCGGATGCAGAACCGGACTTGAACGAAGCAAGAGTGATTGTGTCATCACCATCAGCGTTCTCAACATCGATCACAACACCAGTGGCGTCTGTGGCCTTTACAGTGTTGAAAGTGTTTTCGGACTTCAGATTATCGTTGATCGACCATGCAGGGCGGCCGTCAACCACGCGAAGGATTTGGTCAGCCTTGCCGGTAGCACTAATGACAGTGCCGGTGCCGCCAGTGCCGCCGATTAGCAGATCGCCTTCTGCTGCCAGCTTTAGCTGTTTTGCTTTAAGTTGAGACATTGGGTTCCTCCAATCGGGAAAACGTTCCTGGTATTTATCCTTTTGGCGGCGATCTGGATACAAGAAAAGCGGGAAATGACTCCCGCTTTATCTCGTTTAGAAACCAAGCTTTACGCGGATTTCTGCAACTTTCTTTGCAACGAAAGCTGGCTGAGGAAAGAAATTCCAACCTACAACCAAGCCAACTGCAATACCGATTAGAAAGCTCATCAGGACCTCGCTAATTTGAACAAACTGTTGAACTGAAGAATAGCCTGACATATTGCATGTGGAAGAGTTGAGCCCTTACTCACAATGTTCACCCCGGCGATTTGGGGATGACTCACAGTCACACTGAACATAGATTCCTCACAGGGAGAGATCTTGAACGTGCAACCGTGAGTCTTAAACCTTGCAACCAGTTCATGCGCGGTCATTGTGTCAGTCGAGTATGGAGGAACAGGAATGAACTTCTTGTTCTTCACATCACGCAACTGATGCACACCGGTTTCAGTATCGAGGATAACCACAACACCGAGAACCTTTCGCGCAATCTCTGCATCAAGATCAGGTCCAGGAATCATTAAGCAGGCTGCTGGCGCAGACGCTTCTTCTGACGACGAATCGCTTCCTGCTTCTTCTTGCGACGGATCTGACCCTTCGTCTCAACATATTCCTTGCGGCGCATGTCACGAATCAGACCTTCCTGCACGACGCGACGCTTCAGCGTCCTCATAGCAGAATCAAGATTCTTTAGAGCCTGTTCAGCAGTATGAGCAGGCTTCACATCGACCGTCAGTCCACGCTTGTGGATGTCACGACCATTGCCATTGTAATGTACTCCCACGATGGGATCTCCTTATTAGGTTTACTCTACTTATATACTGTAAATGGGTGCCAGAGTTCAATATTCTGGTTGACGAAGATACAAGGAGAATATACGGATTGCCCGAAAGGAGACTATATGAGTTACGCGATCGGTTATATCGTTTATGGTCTGGATCTCACAGCCAGTTCATATTCCAGCAATCCACCTGCCTATGATGCCCTCAAGGATATCAAAGATGCAGATGGCGAATTTATCCTGAGCGATCTCTTCGAGAATGGCGGGGAAGAACGTGGTTTCGACTCTCGCTATTCCGGTGGCGGCGATCAGCCGCAGTGGTTCGGTGTAACGACCGGAAACATCGACGAATGCAATACCGTCGATGGCAATAACCTGATCAAGAAGCTGACTGTCTCGGAAGAGACGGCACAGAAGTATCAGGATCTTCTCGACGGTCTCGAAGCGGCCATTACTTCGGAAGAGGACAAGAAGTTCTTCGAAACCCTCAAGAGCTTCGAGCCGAAGGTTATGATTCTCTGGGGTTCCAGCTGAAAGGGAGAAATGAAATGAAGACCATGAAGAGTATCAGCGTTCTGCTGGCTTTCGCTACACTCGCGGCCTGCGGACCCAAGAAGTTCGGCGAAGAGGTTCGTCAGGTCGAAGTGGGCCAGACATACGTGGATGAAGACATGGGCGAGCTCTACGTCGATATCAAGGACGTATCGAGCGGCCAGAACTGGAAGGTAGGATTGGGCGAAGAATGTCGCCAGTATCCACTTCCAATGGGCGAACGCTTCATGACGCGATTTGACAAGAGTCGCTATGAGGATAAGCCCGAGGACAAGAACATCTACTTCTCACCGCAGACGACTCCGATCTGGAACTACCTGTGCGGCTAAGTTGAAATCACTTAGCTCTAAGGGCACTTCTTTTCTGTCTCGAAGGGGAGTGCCTTTTTTGTGACTTTTTGATTTGCGAAGCCGCTTGCTTCTTTCGAAGCTGCATTACCTTACAATCAGGCGCATACTTTTCTCGCAGTTCCCATATTGCAGCCTTGATCGCTTTGATTGAAGCAGGGGTCGAAACATAGCATTCAGTATAGCCCGAAAATCTAACTGATGGCGTGTAGCGAAACTGTTTCAATTTCGCGTGAAGTTCTTGTTCCACGTCAAATAGAAGCTTCCTGCTTTCTAGTTTCTGACTGGTCATCAGACTGAAATCGTATCGTTCAACAAACGCATCAGGAAACTTCGTAAATCTCTCCACGATTTTATCCTGACTGGTCATGCCAATCTTTATGAATTTCTCCACGACATAATTGAATGGAATCTCCTTGGACTCTTTCTTATAGGAGGCTTTGGATTTGGTTTTCACTCGATAGACATATAGTCGGTGAGTTCTGATTGGATTATTTGACATATAATAAGACCGGAATGAACGAACTTGTGAGCGAATGTATGACTTGCAGTAGGCATGAAAGCCACACCTTTATCCCCCGCTACAATAGATAGACATTAAAAATCTATATTGTAGTGAGGGAATCAGTGTCTTGCAGTTAGAGGCTGTCAGAGCACACCTTGAAACTGACACCATGTAAGCATGGCACCGGGGTCACGTTGTCGGTCTTAGGTCAGGAATCCTGGAATAGTGGCGGCGTCCTACCAGTCACATTTCAAGTTGCAATTGGTAGGCAGAAAGGTGGTCGGAGTGGACCAGAGCTTTCATCCTTGGGCTACTTGCGTTGTTTATACTGGCGCCAGACGTAACCTTTTCAACTCTTTGCAGAGGAGGCCGCCACCCATGGGATGGTTCCTCACCATCCCTGATCTTCCAGTTTGCGCCTAGCCGCTACCATTCCGTCTTCTTCCGGACAAGGTTGAGATAACACTAGGTTGTCGTGTGCCTATTTAAAGGCTTGTCATTTTGGATAACGTACCGGACAACCCAGAGTCAATTACTCTTTACTTGTTGTTTGTATAGGGGGCCACTTTCCGAGCAAAGTCGGCGAAGTTTTTCATCTCCTTGACATTGAACGGGAGACGATAGATAGCGAGGGCTGCTCGTATCCCCATCACCGCTAGTTCGATATCAAGCGTTCCGAGCCACGTTATGAATCGGTCGCCCTGCTCATAAAAGATGATATTCGGCTTGCCGTATTTCTCGAGCGTTGCTTTGAGACCCTCGCACACTTCCTTGATAACACGACAGTTCTCTTCAAAGGTGTCCGCAGGACCCCGTGCTTGCCCGCTCAGAACAAGATCACCTGTTAGCTGTCCGCTGTCGAGATCAAGGTCAAGTTCTTCTATGAGGGCTTCTACATGCTCCTCATAGGTTGTGCCATCGAGGTAGACAGTTGGCCAATGATAAGCCGTTATGTCCTTTGCAAAATGGACCGTGTATCCAGCTTTACCGCTGAAGATTCGTTCCTCGAGATGTGCGAGACGAACAGTAGTCTTATCATCGGCAAGCACTTCAAAGCCGCAATAGCGACGCAAATACTGCCACGCATAGACTTGCATGTCGAGATGCAGGCCGCCGATCCACAGAGCGAGGTTGTTGATACCGTCCTTGATGGCTTCGGGATTGCGTTTCCCATCAAGGTCATAGAAAATAATTGAGGCTTGGTGAATCAGTTCCATCTGAAAATCAGGATGGAACGTCTCTTCTGGCCATTTGCCATCAAGAATCTGTTGGGCTATCTCTCGATTAGTCATAAGAAACCTCCTGTGCTACCTTTGCTTGTAACACAGGAGGTCTGTTTGTCAACCCATTGTAGTGAATTCCATGCCGTGCCTTGTGCCGACATATGGGCGTCGCACATCAGTGCGATGCATATTCAATACAATATCAGTTCCCTTCAGTGCGACCCGAAGGCTCTTGTCTGATTTTCGGAGAATGTCTGCTTCTATCGTTTTGCCCGTATCAGTCGAGCTTACTGAGCAGGTCTCCGAACATTGCTGTCGTGTCATCTTCGTTCACCGGTTCCGTATAACCGAGAGTCATACGAAGCATGTCCATGAACACGCTGCGATCCGACTTCTCACCCATCGACCGATCTAACATGCCTTGCACCACGTATGCAAGAATTTGGTAATCACTCTTGACCTGATCGCAGCCAAAATTGATTCCATTCGCCGCGAGCATCGTATGCATCTGCTGATGGATGCTGACCTGTGGATTGGAAACCTTACGGAAGTCGTTCAGACGAACTACCTTGTCCTCAGTGTTTCCATCGTTTGAGTTAGCAACCTCTCCTTTGTTGTCGTCGCTGTTCATGATGCGACTTTCCAAACGAATAACATTCATAAGACACGCGGTCCCCCTTCACGCATTTCGACACGGATTTTGCTGGAGCGACCCGGCTTAAACCCACAGCGCCAACACCCTCTCAAAAGCGTCTTTGCTGTAAAGGGTAAGCTATGTGTTCACACCTTACACGTCAAGCGGAATATGTAGCAGTAGTGTTGCAAAACCGTTGAATTTCTGCAACACAGTCTAATAAACCATTGATAGAACAATGGAATATTTTCAAACAACCGTTAATTATTTTGAACAAAAAGGGTTAACAGGGTCCTTTAGAAACACCTGTTAACCCTTGGGGTTGTATGAAACTATAGATTCCTTGCCCGAGCAAGTAAATCTTAGTTAATTTACGTAGTTTTCTTTGCCGCCGGCGCAACAATCGCAAAGAGCTGTCGCTCACTGCGGGCAACCGGGCGCTCAAACTTGAAATCTGTGAGGAATCCCAAGAAATCATTCATCACGCTGGCACCAACATCCAAGTGCGTGATTTCACGGCCCTTGAACTTGATGATGATCTTGACCTTGTCGCCTTCATCCAGGAAACCCTGTGCGCGCTTGGCCTTGACCTTGAGGTCATTCATGTCTGTGGTAGGGCGAAGCTGAATCTCTTTCAGTTCAACCCTCGACTCCCTGGACTTCTTGGCAGCTTCCTTTGCACGACGACTCTCGTCATACTTGAACTTGCCATAATCCAGGATTTTGCAGACTGGCATACCGTTAGCCATATTGATAGCTACGAGATCCAGGCCTACCTGACGGGCCCGGTTTCGAGCGTCGATCAGTGAAACTACACCAATCTGCTCACCAGTGTCAGCAATGAGACGTACTTCTTTTGCGCGGATCTGATCATTCACCGCATACTTAAAATTCACAGACAATCTTTCCCTTTCATGTAATAAGTGGACACTACATTGTGTCCACTCACTAAGTCAACATCAAGCTACTTTTGGGTTCTCGAAAACCACAACAGGCTCTGCTGTTCCTTCAATGACATCCTTCGTTACTCGGATGGTAACTGCGCCTTGATCCTTCAGATCAGGTAGGTCATATTGGACCTGGATGAGACGCTTCTCAATAACGCTCCTCAGACCACGCGCACCAGTCTTACGGGTAATAGCGTCGACCGCGACAGCCTTGAGTGCTTCGTCGTCAAATTCAAGCGAGATGTTCTCAAGCTGGAACATCTTAGAGAACTGCTTCACAAGTGCATTCTTTGGTTCAGTGAGAACACGAACCAACTGCTCCTGGTCTAGCTCTTCCAAGCTAGTGATAACCGGAAGACGACCCACTAGCTCTGGAATCAAACCGAACTTCTGAAGATCTTCTGGCTCTACGCTATTAAGCAATTTGCTTGAGACCTTGCTGTTGTCTCCCTTAACGGAAGCACCAAAGCCGATGCTACCCTTGCCCTTGTTCATACGCTTGCCGATGATTTCATCCAAGCCCACGAATGCACCGCCAACAATGAACAGGATGTTCTTCGTATTCACTACGGCCATCTCTGCATTTGGATGCTTACGGTTACCCTGTAGGGGCACACGAACTTCACTACCCTCGATAATCTTCAGCAAAGCTTGCTGAACACCCTCGCCTGACACGTCGCGGCTAATGGACGCGCTATCACCCCTACGGGCTTTCTTATCTACTTCGTCGAGGTAGATAATACCACGCTCGGCCTTCGCCACATCATTATCGCATACCTGGAGCAAGCGAGAGATGATGGTCTCAACGTCATCACCCACATAACCAGCCTCAGTCAGCGAAGTCGCGTCAGCAATTGTGAATGGAACGTCGAGCAACTTCGCGATGCTCTTGGCCATGAGGGTCTTACCAGAACCGGTTGGGCCGAGCAGAAGGATGTTGGACTTTTCAAGCTCAACATCGTCAACCACAGGATTGGCTAGACGCTTGTAGTGATTATGAACCGCAACTGCCATGACCATCTTGGCATCATTTTGACCAATCACATACTGGTCAAGAAACTCTCGGATTTGACGAGGGCTAGGAATCTCACCATCTTTGAGAGACATCTTGGTCTCTGCATTAGTGTCTTCCTTGAGGATGTCAGCACAAAGCTGGACACAGTCATTGCAGATAAAAACATCAGGTCCAGCAATCAGCTTCTGGACATGTTCTTGCTTCTTTCCGCAGAAGCTGCACGTTAGGGACTTTTTGTTCTCGCTCATACCGACCTCGAGTATTCAGGTTTACCTGATATTTAGTTTTGTCGATCAAGGGCACTCGAGGGTAAATCCGGAGGACACCTTATTGTATGTCCTCCGGAACTAGATTGCATTATAAACCTGGTCGAACCTGTCGCATACTTTCTACGACCTGCACAATGTCGTTGACAATATCTGGATTCATCTCCAGTAACTCGATGATTAGATCCTTCGGAGTCCTTGGATCATCCTCAAGAGCCTGTGGTTCAACCTGTTCTGGCTTCCAGGCATTGATAGCGTTCTGCTGAACAGTTAACTGATCTTCCCACTGTTTTAGTAGCTCGCGCTCATCGTTCAAGCGAGCTTCCATAAGGAGCAATTCCTTATGGGCATTCTCGAGAACATCCTGGTCGATTGCTAAAATAGCACGGGCTTCGTCGAGTTCACTCTGATCTTTAGCTGATGCTTTCAATTGAGCAATCTCAGCCGTCAATGCTTCAACATCGAAATCGTCTTTCTCAACTGATTCCTCTTCGAGTTTAAGCTTCGTGTAAATTGGCTTGTAGTCTTCATCCAATTCAAGGAGTTGACCATCTATTGGCTTAATAGTCACAGGTGCTTCTTCAACAGACCCGGTATGAGGATAGTTGATCTTATTGAGATCCATTTCATCTTCCTTGATCTGTTCAAGAATCTCCTGAACTGGAACCAAGGGTTCTGGAATCACAACTGCCTCGACCTTAACAGCTTTGGCCTTATCCTCTTTACGCTTCTGAAGTGAGATGCTACCCATGATGAACATCGCAATAGCAAGAGGATCGAACGCAGCCATGATGAGCGAGATAATGATCCTGATTGCCTTCTGAGGATCCATGCCCAGAGCTTCGGCGATGAACTTTGCAACACCGAGTTCTCCCTCAACATCACCGGTCTTCATCTTCAGAGGCACGAGCTTCTGAGTGATATCGTTGATTGTTGAGTTGTTAGCGTCAATGGTCTTCTGAATCTCAGCAGCTTCTTTTTTCGATTGGTTCGAAGCACGGAGACCCGCACGAGCATTGCCTTCTAGGACTTTATCGGTGATCTTGCTGATCTGTCCCAAACGGGATTCAAGACGGACGTTCTCGTCTTGCTTCTGTTTCAGTTGGGTCTCGAGTTGAGCAACCTGAATACCAAGGCCAGCTAGTGGCGCCTGTTGTTCAAGATGACCCTTACTCAGATAGCCATACACGCCGAGGCTTGTGATGGCCATAAGACATGCAACAAAGAAACAGAGTAGGCCGCGGAAATACCAAGGAGCCGCAGGGTTTCTCCAGTTGGCGTGAATCCACTTGGCGGTCACAATCTTGCCGACCTCAAGTGATGCGCCCATGATGACCACACCCCAGAAGGTAGCCGCAAAGATGCTGCCTAGACCTACTAGGGAGAAGTATGCCGCTACAGCAGAGATTGCAGCCGCGACGAAAAAGATGAGAATGATGAATGCCATATGTTGCCTCTAGGGTTCTAATCGGATATACAGACTGCCAAAGCAGACAGTCTACTTATCTCTAACTAGAACCCCGAGGTTTTAGGCGAACAAAGCCTTGAGCTTCTGCCAGAACGACAGCTTAGGCTGTGGGGTAAGATCCGTCAGACCATTATAGCGATCCAGGAACTTCCACGAGATGTTCTTAGCACCGAAAGCCTTGAGAGCCTCAAATGCCATGTTGGGGTCGAGATCGCTACAGGTGTAGATATCGAACTCGATGAAGGGCTGATCACATTCGTCCCACGTATGAAGAATCATATGAGACGTTGTGATATAGACCCCGGCCGTCATGCCACGGTTACCAACTTGTTCGCAATATTCCGCAGAAGCCTCTTTCAAGACTTCCATGTCCATTGCGTGGACGATGTCGGTGAGCCACTGTTCGACGAAACGTTCGTCCTTCTTCAGCGGCGGATTGTCCACATGAGCGTGGACGATAAGGTGCTTGTGAAGCTTAGCCATATCAACTCCTAATCAAAGATCGCGCTTTGCGAATAGCGTGTCTCAGGAAGATTAGGAGATCCGCTTCTTCCTTCGTTTCACCTGGTCAGAAAAACTTTGCCGTAGCGGTGATATTTATCGGATTAGGCAATTTAGCCCAACCACCCCGCAGCAGGTCGTTGGAATTGACGGGCTTGAAACCCGCCTCGCGATCCAGCGACCAAGTGCAATGATATGTTTGACCATCCGGACGGACAGTCGATCCATCGACTTCTACGACTAAGCACTCAATACCTGCATCATTGCAGGCATATCCCACTACACGGAAGGTATCAGCTTCTGGCAGAGGTTGATCGGACTTCGCACCACGCTTGAAGGTAATGTGATGTCCGATAAACTCAGGAAACTTCGGAGGGAACGTCTGAGCCAACTGCGATCGACTCGACGCGTCCAATGCGAAGGCCATATAACCTCCCTTTGGCTTGCCGATGACCTCACTTGCTTTCAATGTTTCCTCCAAAGCTGAGCTGCTCTTATGTGTATTTTCTCCTGCTCTGTCAATATCGTTTTACCAATCCGATAAATTAACCTGTATCCAATGTGAAAATTGACACTTTGGGTTCCTAAAACATATTGTCAAACAAAGAACAAGGGTTAACCATGTCCAACAACATTAAGAAACTAACAGATTACCAACACGCTCGCTTGAGGACAGAGATGTATCTGGGTTCGAGGTCACTCCATACTCAGAACGTCCTGCAATTCGTAGATGGCAAGCCACAGCCTGTTGAGACATCTTGGGTGCCTGCATTATATACAGCATTCCGTGAAGTTCTCGACAACGCACTCGATGAAGTAGTGGGTCACGGCCACGGCAGTCGCATTGATGTCACATATGATCCTAAGACTCGCGAGGTCAGTGTTCAGGACGATGGTCGTGGTATCCCTATCGCTTATGATGAATCGCATAAGTGTCACCTCGCAACGCTGGTTATGACTGAAGCTCGTGCTGGTCGTAACTTTGAAGAGCGCGGCGAAGTCGCGGGAACTAACGGTATCGGTGCATCGGTTGTGAACTTCTGCTCCGAATTTTTCCGTCTTGACATCCATAAGGATGGCGAAAGGTTCCAGCAGGAATTCACACAGGGTAATGCAGTCTTTGGTGACGAACTACAGGTCGGAAAGCCGAAGATTGTAAAGAAGCAGAATAAGAACGGAACAAAGATCACGTTCAAGCTGAGCGATGAAGTCTTCCCTGACTTGACTCTCCCTGAGGAGTTCATTCGTTCGCGCGTAACTGAGGTTGCAATCTGCAATCCATTGATCAAGATCTTCTACAATGGAGAACAGGTCAAGGTCAAGCCGCGACCTGAACAGAGCCTCTTCCCTGGCTTGAAGCCAATGGCCCTAGAAGTGAAGGAAGATACCTTCCGTAGCCGCTTCTGGATTGTGCCCAATTGGGTCAAGGACGGCGAGCATGTTCATACGATTGTTAACAATATTCCTGCCTTTAACGGCGGTGTTCACATTGATATTTTCCGTCGTCTCTTTTATGGCAACCTGATCACGGCTCTAGAGAAGGAAAGCAAGCGTCGCAAGCTGACTCCTAACCGCTCAGATGTTACTGAAGGTGTTCTGATCTACAACATCACGAACATGAGGGCTCCGAACTTCGATAGTCAGTCCAAGACACGACTGATCAATGAAGAAGTTGGTAAGATCATCAAAAGCCAGCTAGAAGATCCTGAACTCTACAAGGAGTTCATTAAGAAGAACCGAGAGTGGATTGAGGAAATCTACAAGCGTTGTGCAGAACGCACAATGAAGAAAGACCTCGGTGATCTCGCGAAGGCTGCAAAGAAGAATCTCCGCACCAAGGTTCCTGGACTGATGGATGCTATTGCGACTGATCGCACATCTTGCATTCTCTTCCTCGCAGAAGGTGACTCGGCAATTTCGGGTATGAGCTCTGTTCGTAATCCTGAAATCCATGGTGGTCTTGCGCTTTCGGGTAAGGTGCTCAACGTCAATGGCGAAATGCCTAAGAAGGTCGTCGAGAACAAGGCTCTCGGTGAGATCATGAGCAGCATTGGTTTGGTCGTTGGACAGAAGGCCCATCGCGGTGCTCTGCGCTATGGCCAGGTATATGTCGCACATGACATGGATCCCGACGGTCTAAACATCGGTGCGCTTCTGATCAACTTCTTCCACACTTACTGGCCTGAGTTGTTTGCTGATCCAAAGAACCCGTTTGTTCATATCTTCCGCACCCCGTTCATCATTGCTGAAAAGGGTAAAGCTCGCAAATACTGGTATGCTCATAACTACCAGGACTTCAAGCCAGAAGATTACAGCGGTTGGTCGATCACCCGTGCAAAGGGTCTCGGAACTCTCACCCGTGCCGATTGGGAATACTCTCTGAAGAACCCAGAAGTCTACCCAATTGTGGATGATGGCAAGATGGGTGAGACTTTGGACCTGATCTTCAACGGCAAGCGTTCGGACGATCGCAAGACCTGGATTGGCCTATAATGACAGATAACTCTCAGATTAGTCCAGATACTTTCTGGAAAGACGAAGAGGGCATCGAGGAACATTACTGTAATGTCTATGTGGCAATTGACAAGGTCAAGAGCTCGACCGTTTGGTATGAAGACCTCGACGATAACGTCATCGAATGGCTGAATACAAACGCCGGCAATCGGAGAGCCCACGGTCTTGAATGGTATCAGAATCTCGAGTTAGACCGATATGATTGGTCGGTTCGAGGCACTGTCAGGTATAAGGGACAGAGCTGTATCCAGATCTTGATCAAGGATAAGCGAGCTGCAATGATGTTCAAGCTGTCATGGGGCGGTTTGTGAACGTTCAGTGTCGTAACTTCATAAAGAGTAACGATGGTAACAAATTTCTCGGGTGTGTCACAACTGATGCACCCGAGACGTTCAAGCTTTGGCTCGCAATGGCTTGTCCTACAAGCCAGCAAGTTCTTATATTTGAACGCAATGATGGAGCCATACGAGAAGAGGGCGGCTATCGTTGGAGGCTCAATATCGTCCTGAATGATCGGAAAGAAGCCCTTATGTTCAAGCTTCGTTGGTATGGCGCATGAGCTTCTCTAACTGGTATGCTGTCTGGTATGAGCCAGAACCCGATGACATTATGGCCTACATCTCTATGGAGAAAATTGCCGTCATAGGCGGTGCCGAAAACAATGGAACCTATGAGGCTTTCCAGATCAATCAGGGTAATGCCATCCTGTCTAAGTGGTGTAGAGTAAATTGCAAATCGCCGGGCAAACCTGTAAATGTGCGTGGTGAACCTGCGTGGGCCTTTAAGGACGCCCAAGATGCTTTGCTGTTCAAACTAACTTGGGGTTAAGATGTACCACGGCAACAAACAATTCGACCTAGAGACAACAGCTAAATTCTGGCTACTTCAGATTCGTGGCATTCGTATCAGCTATTATGGCAAGGAAGGCTATTCTGCGATCGATTGGTGTACGGCAAATGTAAAGGGTCATTGGGGTTGGAACCATGAACCTGAACTGATCAAAAATAGTGATATCGTTAAGAACATTGACTATCATTTCACTGGCATCTGGCCCAAGGCCGAAGAAGATGATGAAACCAGAATGATGAACGCTATGGCTCGTCAATTACAGCAAGACATAGATGATGAAATTTTAGAGAAACTCGGGGTAAAGAGGATTCGTCCCTCAGGTTATTTCTGGTTCGATAACAATGACGACGCAATGCTGTTCAAGCTGACCTGGGGTGGTGAATGAAGGATTACGATTTCGTCACAGTTTATCTCCCCTATGTTGGTGCAGTTGCCCGTGGAGAGTATAGCCACTTGATCTCTGAGGAAGTGGTTGCATGGCTCAATGAACACGTAGGCAACGGCACCGTTTCATATCGTCACTGGTTGCTCAACTACGACAATGACACCTACCAGTGGACCTATAAGGGAACTGATTACTCCTCTGAATCTCATCATACAAAGATAGTCAGAGCATTCTGCTTCAAAGACATAGACAAAGCCAGCCTATTCAAATTGGTATGGGGTGGATAAGTAGATTTATGCAATCTACTCGTGCCAAATATCTAACAGAATATCGTGCTTTACGAAATGCAATTCACCGTTGTCATAACAGCAAGAATAAGCAATATAAAGACTATGGCGGACGAGGTATAACCGTCTTTGATGAATGGCATACTGATTTTGACGCATTTATAAAACATATAGGACCTAAGCCTAGTCCTGATTTGACCTTAGAACGTATAGATAATGATAAGGGATATGAGCCTAATAATGTTACATGGGCGACTAGGTCTGAGCAGCAATACAACAGAAGATCACATAGTTCAGCGGCCCGAATTACAATCAACGGGCAATCTTATACCTTGAATGAATGGTCAAAGATAAGTGGAATAAATGCCACTACTTTACGATCAAGATTAAATAAAGGTGTAAGCCAATCTGAATTACTAAATCCAGTTGGTAAAACTGGAGTTTAGAATGAAAGTAGCATATAACTTCCTACCTGATTACCAATTCCCTCATTGGATAGATCACAGCACAACACCTGCTAGTGACAACCTCACTCACTTCATGAATGTCAACGAATGGTGCGGCAAGCAATTCGGGGACCTTGGTGTGAATTGGGGTTATGAGCGCAAGACTGATACCTCATCTGCGCCGAACGGGATGAACCCTGTCAGGGTGCGTCTGCATTATACCACAATTCATTACAGCTGGCGTTTCAAGAACAAGGAAGATGCTGCTTTGTTCAAACTCACGTGGGGTGGCGCGTGAAGCTTACAGAATACGAAACAGTCTCGATCTATGTTCCAGAGAGTCGACGACTAGGCTCGGGTAGCGGACAGAGCTTTAAGCTCAACCCTGACCTTATTGAATGGGCTGATATGATGTACGGCTACAAGGCTCCCGACATGACTTACTTCGTTGCCAACCTTGACAATGATGCTTATGGTTGGGCGCATGGTGGTATGGCAGCTAGTCCTAATCCTCTCGATAATCGCCTCTATCGCAAGTTCATGTTCAAGAAGGAATCTGATGCCTTGATGTTCAAATTGACATGGGGTGGCAATTGAGTGGATATCAGATCAGGTTCAATATCGAGGACATCTACGAGATTCAAGAACATTTCGGCTTAACGTGGGAATGTCTGACCGTCGGAATGCGTCGAGAGCATGAAAAGGAATGGATATTAAATCTCACCAGAGTTATTGACGCGTTAACTCAATGGTGTAAGGATAACGGTATAAGGCAATACTGGTTTGGCTACACTCAGATCGAATTGTGCGTAACCTTTCAAGAGAAGAAGGACGCGATGCTATTCAAGTTGAGGTGGCATAATGGTAAGAGAAGTTGAGACAGGATATGTGGGATTCAACCCACCAGTCTATCACAAGTCTGATCGGTATTATCGAATTTGGGAGATCATTGACGAAATGAATCTCCGTCGTACGGTTGCCTTCATGTATCAAGGCAATATGGAATTGGTAGGGCTAGGCTTCCCTACGAAACAAGAAGCAATGATTTTCAGGTTGAAACTATAATGGGAACAGTTCACAGAAACGGCATACCGCCCAAGCGTCTTCCTTTCAAGAAGGTCCAAACCTATTCCGATATGGAGTTCAATGAAGAACTCATCACGAAATGGGCAAGGGAACAACTGGAGAACCACATGCAATATGACATCGTGGTCTTCAATGGCACGAAAGGGAAGCTCAACCGTTCTATTGAGTTCACAGCCTGGTTTCAGACTAAGATTGATGCTGAACGCTTCCAGAAGAAATGGATGAAGTGAACAATCAGATCTACATTGTTGATCGCGTGGATCAGGTCAAGTGGTATATCGACGAAGAGACTGCGATGACCTTCTGTCTACAGATGGATAAGAATCATCGAGTCATCCGAAACTGGCTAATGGAAATGACCTCCAACACCGTGGTCATAAGTGGTCAGGGCGTCATGCCTCGTATGGGATCGAGTGATCATCCCAACAATGTCTACCAATCCATTTCCCGTGACCAATTCAAACTCTATTTCGCAGACGCAGACGATGCAATGCTGTTCAAACTAACTTGGGGTGGCGAATGACCACGTGCAAACTCTACAAGGCTTATCTCCTTAGCGATCGTGTCGAGGGTCCTAATATTCTGACTTTCTATGCCTACCACATGAGTGAGAAAGCAGCCAAGCAGGCTGCTATTCGTTGGGCTCAAGGTCAACATCCTGGCGCAAGCATCACCCTCGATAAAGTTGACTTGCTCTCATAACTCACTATTATGGGCTTATGAAAATAAGCTTCTGTCCTTGGCGTTCCCTGTCGCACCCTTACAGGGTCCAGTGGGGCTCTGTCTATGATTTAGTAACGCAGCAAAGCTCTGGTCCTAGAAGTTCTGAGGACTTCGCTCTGCGCGCCGCATGGGTTATTCGTTCTGAGGTTCTCAAATACATCGAAGAGTTACCTGATAGGAAATTCTTGTTCTTCTTTAAGATCAAGCCTATGGCGGCTGTGGCTTGTCAAGAGGCACGGTATATCGCAGGTCGTGCTGGACGAGTAACAGCCTTCCCTATACCTAAGCCTTTAATGTTCGCTCGCAAGAGTGACATTATGATGTTTAAGCTTCGTTTCGGCGGTCGTCTGTAATGGAATTGTCTGCTAGGGGATTACCGTCGCTTCGCATTACTCAGGGATACCATGTCGTGATTCGTGCCCCTGATTATCCAGGCTTACTTCCGCATCAAGAACGTTTCAAACATGGGTTCACAAATGAACTCAAAGATTGGCTCTTAGAGCATGTGGGTCAACCTGCGACAAATCTCACATGGGAAAATGGCGAGGGCGATTGGATTCATACTGGCTGCCGTCAAGGCAAAGTAGAATGGGTTAATGCCCATACCCCTTCGGTCATCAACAGCATGGACTTCTATTTTAGAGACCGGCGTCGAGCGAGACGTTTCAAGATAGTCTGGGAACGCTATTTTGAGATAGCACTGGGACCTTTCACCTAAATTATTGACGCGCTTCTGGTGTGCTAAGTAAAATGCACATAGAAATCAGAGGCCATCAATGACCCAAAATAGCTCAAATTATATCCTAGACACATCTCGCGAATATTCTATCTACGTATGTGAATCCCGTGCAATTCCTAAGGTCACAGACGGCCTAAAGGATGCTCAGCGCAAAGCGCTCTGGCTCGTTAAGAGCAAAGCCGAAAAGATCAAGACCGTATCGTTGGCTGGTGAAATGATCTCCAGCGGACTATATCTGCACGGCGACGCATCTGCCGCCGGTGCTATCTCGATGTTGGCTGCACCCTATGTCAATAACGTCCCGCTCCTTGATGGTATTGGTTCGTTTGGCACTCGTGTTGCGCCCGTTGATGGCATTGGTGCTCCTCGCTATACCTATGTGAAGCGTGGTAAGGCTGCGCTAGAACTCATGTTCCCAGACATGGACATCGTCCCCGTAAAGGAGAACTACGATGGATCTACCATCGAGCCTCAGCATTTTCTTCCACTTATTCCCACGGTTCTGCTCAACGGAGTCAGTGGCATCGCTGTTGGTTGGAGTACTGAAATTCTACCCCGTAGCTTCAAGAGCCTCATTGATGCTACCATAGCAATTCTTGATGGGAAGACGATCAAGCGTATCCCTCCCAGCTACGAACTCTACAATGTTGGTGTGAAGCACCTTGAGGAGAACTCTTGGGAGTTCACTGGTAAGTTGGAGATCGTTGATACCTCGACGATCAAGATCACTGAGCTACCTCCTGAACTGACCCTTGAGAAGTTCAAGGAACGACTCAATACATATGAGGACGAGAACCGAATCTCGACCTATACCGACCGTTCCACTGACACCATCGACATCACGATCAAGATGGCACGTGGCACTGTTAAGGGCTGGTCGGAATCTCGCGCAATCGAATACTTCAAGCTGAAGCAGAAGAAGAGCGAGCGTATTGTTGTCATCGACTGGAACAACACATCTATCCGTCAGTATGAGAACGCTGAACAGCTAGTCAAGGACTTTGTTGCTTGGCGTTTGGAATGGTATAAGACCCGCTACGAACACAAGCTGACCAAGGATGATTACGAGCTTGGTTTCTGGAAAGGTGTTAAGGCTTGCTTCGATGACAAGCTTCCTGCTCGTTTGGGTTCGATCAAGAGTCGTGCTGATCTAGATGCTGATGTTCGTGTGGTTGCAGAAGCCAAGAAGGTCATCTTGGATGACAAGCGTATTGATCGCATTGTCAACTTGCCAGCACATCGTTGGACCAAAGATGCTTACGCAGATGTGTTGGCTAAGATCAAGGAACTCGAAGCTAACATCAAGGATTACAAGGCCATTTTGAAGGACCCTGAGAGGCGCAAGTCGATCTATAGGGAAGAGCTAGAAACTCTCAAGAAGGTTAAGTTCTAAAGCAATGGGGAGGCCAAAGCCTCCCCATTCTCATATCAGTCCCGACGCATGTCCATTTCGACATCGCCACAATAGGCAGTCTTGGCCGAAACCTTGTAGGTCTCGAATGTCAGACCATCCATGATCTTTGCCTTTGCCGTGACCGAATCAGTTGAGGTATAGCTATACCGAGTCGACTGAAGCGGCACGAACAGCTTCTCGTCCAGCTTGCTGACGTCATAGTAATAGAGCCAGAGGTCATCCCGGATAGAGCTCCAGGAATTTGCCGGCGGTGCTGCGCTCCGTGCATTATACCAGTCTTTGATATCGAAGCACACCGCCTTCCCTGACATCCTGACGAAGCCCGACTTGGCCTTGATCGAGGCCGGCTTGTTGGCGAGAAGATCATCGAAGGTGTGTTCGACCTTCTCGATAGTGATGTCTCCTTCAACTGGCTTGTTCGACGTTACCGCGTAGGTGCGAACATAGTAATCGTTGGAGTTCTCACTGATCCCGTTGCTCTTGCCGTTGTTCAGGAACTGGTTGAGCTCCTGTTCGCTTGCTTCCTGGGTTCCAGGGGTGTCAGTCGGGGTGATCTCAGCAATCTTCGGCGTGGCAACCGCGAAGTAGCCATTGCGACTGCCAGGATAGGCAAACACATAACGCTTCTTGTCGCCAATCTTGGCCTGGAAGTTGTTGGCGCTGCCCGATGCCTTGATGAAGTAGAAGACCCCGAGGTATCGACCTTCATCGCCATTCTGGAACACCACGTGGTCGCCGATGTTGAGTTCCTTGAGGCTGACCTTTTTCGCAGCACGTTCGGTATTCGCTTGAGCTGCCTTGTAGGCGTCGCTCTCGACCGGGACCAGGATGTTCTCACTACCCAGACGACCCCAGATAAGCTGTTCCTGGATCTCGCCCTTCTCCATCGTGCAGAGCATCAGGATCTGAGCAAAGTTCGCGCTGCTGATCTCGAGCTCGAAACCACGGGGATCTTCGATGCGCCACTTCACATTGCCGTTGCCGAAAGAAGCATAACGACGCACTTCGCGCGACAGCTTGAAGCCGACCATCGGCTTGTTCTCATAGGAGACGCCGGGAATGGAAGTGTACGACCGTGACGCATGGTCATAGACCTGTGCCCACTTGTCAACGCTTTCCTTGCGCTTCTTTGCCGCAGCATCAGTGCCGTCCGGCGTCATGAAGCCCAGAGGAGTATTATCCTGCGAGGGACGACTCTGGAATCCCACATAGTGCTGAGCAGGGAACTTGATATCCTTGTTGTCTGCGCCTACTTTACTCATAAGGCCCCTTACTGGCTTTGGAGTTTGATATACATTGCATACCGCTTCTCGATCTTTTCGATCGCTTCGAGATACGGTGCTGCGGCTTCTTCTGCGGCTTTCTTTTTCGCCGCGTTCATTTCCAGTTTGAGTTCCTGGATCTGATTCCACATGTCCGTGATAGCCGTGCCTTCCGAGAGGATTTCCTGCTCGGTCGTGCCCGACTTGGACATCAATTGCTTGCGAACGGTGGAGAGAATGCTCATGCGATCTGCACCGTTATACCAGCCTGACGGAGGTAATTAACGGCCTCGAGGATCTTTCGATTCCACGCTTCGGCGGCAAGGTCCATAGGCTTATCGGGCATCGAGACGCTGACCCACTGGTTCACGCAACTCTCAATGGCATGCTTGGCTTCAACGAGCCCCATGCCCGTCAGACCGCGCAGTTCCTTGATCGCGTTGATCTTTTGCCACTGAGTAGTCCCATCGACATATAGTCGCAAAGTCTTCGCATTGGGGAACTTGTTGGACACAATGCCCATAATGAGGCGTGCCTTCCAGTCCTTGCCGAGGATCGGCGCGAGGGCTTCCAGGACTTCGATCGAGGTGTCTCGGGTATAGAACTGCTTGATAACGCGCAGAAAAGAAGCCGAAACTTCGTCGAGCGCGAAGAACTGATCGTCCTCAGTTTCAGGGTCAATGAGTGCCACGGTATCTCCTTTGATTCGCCGCAGCTCTACACTCCTTGCACCGCTTGTCAACCTTTCATATAAGTATTGTGCTGAAAAGAATATCTTGTTATTGTGGTTTAATGCCTTGGACTTTTGAACAGCGCATCCAGAGGGCTTGTCAGGCCCTCTTAGATCGAAGTGAACTTGAGGACTCTCAGGTAGAGACGCTCAAGCGACCGCTCTTCTTTGGCAAATATGCCATGGGCGTTGGCTTGTCTCTTGCACTAGATCGCTGGGGTGACTGGTTTGAGGTCAAGGATCAGGTTCATTCTCTTTTGGATGGGCTTGATACTGTGGTTCAGAGCAATCGTAAAACCTATCAATTCAATATATTCTCCAGCGATGTTACGGTTCTGCGTCGATTGATGAAGACGAGTTTCTTCACCTTCAATCACGTTCGAATCGTTGACAAAACTTGTTGGCATCTTTCTCTCCCGAAGCCCAAGCCCAAGGCTAAGTTCTACGGAGAGTTCGGGTGGAGGTTCTCTTTCAAGGACCCACACTGGGGTGATGTTAAGGAGAATATTGAATTGTTGGAAGGGTTGTCTGGGACCTACAAGTTAGTCACTCAGCCACGCACTTTCATCTACCTCTCTATTCTCTCGGATGTTCTGCTCATAAAACTCGTCGCAAGCGAGCAACTGTTGAGCTTGGATGACCGGCACACCTTGTAGGGTTGGTTGACAACCCTAGTGTCCACCAAGTATATTGAGAGATAGTATCAACAATTCATGAGGTGATGGTTGAAATTAACAGGAGTATTGGTGCTCCTCTCGTTCCTATTGCTGACGCCAAAACCAGCCGAAGCCGGAACACTACCTAAATACCAAACGCTGCATACTGCGGTCCGTTCACTGAACACGCTCATCCCTGAGATCAGTGCTGCTAATCGGACCGAACAAGAACAGATGTTGTGCCTCGCACTAAACATCTATCATGAGATTCGTGGGGGGACACCGCGTGATCAGTGGGCAGTTGCTTTTGTGACACTAAACCGAACCAAGCGTAGCGCCTTCAAAGCGCGCAATGTTTGTGATGTCGTTTGGGCACCAGGGCAATTTAGTTGGACTAGGTGGGCAATGAGGGCACAGTTGCCACGTGAGAATGGATCATGGAAGGAAAGTCAAAGAAAAGCCTTCCTACTTCTCAGTGGTGAGAAAATGAATGACCCTACGAACGGCTCGACGCATTTCTATCAGGCAAGGTTGAATCCTGGTTGGGCCCGTCGCTTAGTTAATAAGGTTCGTATCGGAAGCCATATGTTTGCGAGTTTACCAGGCAGGTAAACTGGGTTTGCCCATTAACTCAAATCCCATAGAAAGGTAGAGCCCGGCTTTTAGGCCGGGCTCTTTGTTTCTGCAATGTTTAGGAAGAATTACCCTAGGTAAATTGCACTATTTGCACCATGCTCGAAGCATTCAACGCTCACGAGACGCACATCAGGGTTAACCGCATAACGACCTAGTTCGCCCTTCTTCATCTTCTCAAGAAGTTCGACGGACTTGTCATAGACTAGCTTGGCGGTCAATTCACAACCCACCCCAGGAACGATACGGAGATCGCACAGACGTCCGACAGAATAAGGAGTCGGTGTGAAACCGCTGCCGTCTTCTTCGCTAGAAGCTTTGCCATTCCAATTTGCATCTAGAGCAAACTTTGCAAAGGTTTCAAATACTTCACGCGCAGGATCATCCTCAGCGACCAAGATCGTGTGGTCAAACATATGATCTAGATAAGCCTTAATGGGCTTCATTCCGCCGAAGTCGAAACACCAGTTCTTTTCATCAAGCGTTTCAGACTCGAAAACAAACTTGAAGCCTAGCGAGTAGCCATGAAGCGTTGAGCAATGGCTGTGATTTGCCTTCCACTGACGGAAGCAGCAGGAGAGTCCACGGTCAGTGCCGTAGGTTTTGGTCGATTGATACTTTGCCATTTTATGTTCTCTTTATCTGGCAACCAGAATCTTTAGAGAGGGTTGAGTTATTGTCCTCTTATGTCATTTATACAGAAACAGGTGATTAGGCGCAATATATGCGTTGATAATTTCCACCTTAAATAGGATGAACCCTAGAAGGAGAATCTTATGGAACTCGGTATCACACAGCCACACATGGCATATCGTTTCAGGCTCGCCAAGTGTCAGCGTTCAATTACTCAGAACGTTGAAACGGTCGAGATCGAGAACGTGGCCAAAACTATCAAGATCAAAGTCCGTTCCACTATCCTAGGAAATGACTACGCTGATGCTGTCGCGTTCGCTGATAACAGATCATTTGTGATCGATGCGCTTGATGGTATGGGCAATCCTTACTTCGTTATCAAGCCTCTCGAACTGGTCTGCACCTCACACCTGACCAGCTTTGAATATGGTAATTCTGGCACCTTGTATCACTATTATGAATTCAAATACGATTATATGGGCGTATTCGTGTCAGAAGACGAACAGCCGAATGTTCTGCCAATGGCAAGCGATCCCAACTTCCCATCTATTGCAGAGGCTATGGCTGAGTTGGAAAAGAAAGTGACTTCCGCGGCCGAACAAGTTAATAAGGATGATCTAGACAAGGGTACGGAATAAAGCAATGCGTGGGCTCACTCCTGACGAACGTGAGATGTGGTCGAAAGTAACCAAGGACGTCACACCCCTTGGTTCTACCCCTATGAGCCCCGTAGAGCAGTCAATCGTGCTTCCAGCAACCACACCGCGCGCAAAACCTTTCCGACCCGTATTGGACTTGCATGGGCTTACTTTGCACGATGCTTATAATCGTTCAGTTTCCCATATCGCTAATGCGGCCGGAAAGTATCGCTATGTGGTCATTATTACTGGCTTGAGCGGGCAGATCAGAGAAGAGTTTCCTAAGTGGTTCTCTAATCACGCACTCGTGAGATCGATTAACTCACTACGAGGCGGAGGAGCCTGGGAAGTATGGCTGAAGAAAAGAGATACGTAGACGCTGATGCATTGATCAATAGTCTACGCAATATACCCAATCCTGGTTACAACACACCTTATTCAAGTGGCGCCCTAGATAGTCAGGTCAATACCCTGATTAGTCAGGCCATGTCTATGGCCTTCTCGGTATTCATTACCCAACTCGAGAATGCTATTTCGACGACTGCGAGGCCCTATACCCAGTGTATGCTTTGCACTCGCAAGCCACATGACCCGGATCCATTTGCTCCAGACGGTCGTTAAATCCTGATCTCAATATCTCCACCGAAATCTTTAATATCCTTGGCAATTTCCATGCCATATTCGGTGGAGAAATATCCTTCAGTGCGAAACGCACCATCACTCTCGCCGCGCCAGAACGACTTGTAGCCAAGCAAGTCAATTGCGATGAGCCGCTTGAGTTCCTCAACCTTGAACCCCTTGCAGAGCTGAGACACTTCGCCCCTGGTCAGATACAAGTCATCAGGAGTTTCTGCCGATAGCTTCTTCATGATCAGCTTCGTGTGGAAAGCCTTGAGGAAATTATAGGCCGGGCTGTCTTCGGTAATGACAGCGTAGCTCTTGCCGTCAATGACTTCGATATCATACATAAGGTCTTGCCTCACAGATTAGATCGTCGTACCAGGTCAGTTTCGCAAGCACCGCGTCCTTGGGATTCTTGAACGAGATGTTTCGACCGCTTTTCATATCATCGATGCTATATAGATCAGTGGTATGGTTGTTCAACCATATTGTTTCCTGCATAGACGGCGAACGATTCAGACCCAATTGGGTCTTGAAACGCAGGTTGCGCTTGCGATGAGGATGACGAAACACCTTGAGCTTGATGGCATCCTGGCGAGTCATTTTCTTCACGATGTCACTGAGCTTCTTCATCTTCCACCAAAGGTCAGCTTGAACAACATTGCAGTCTTATGATCCTTGAATGTCCAGTCCACCCAACAGTGGGTCTGATCATTACAAGCCTTGAACGAGTAGTCATGCCATACTGACAGACCCTTACCAAGCATCCAATGAGCACATTCGGGAAAGGCATCAACGACATTACTGCCGATGGGATAGCCGTCCTTGAGCTTAGAGGTCCGAACAGTGACGGTCATTTTCCGCCGAACCGCAACTTGAACAAAGCCGCGAGATCCTTGCTTGGGAAATAGAACTTAGTGACTTCGTATTCACCGTTCTCTGTCGAGCAGGACATATCGAATCCGTGGGCATCGCACCAATCAACAACTTCAGGCCCAACCTTGTAGTTGAATGTGTCTCCATATTTGCCACAGGGAACCTTGATCAGGTACGGACGAATATCGAAGACTAGTTCAAACTTTCCTTGCCGCTCCTTTTTAAGATTGGCAAGGAAAGCCTCGACTTGCTCTCTGGAAGCCATTATTCGACCTCCAGCAGTTCTTCCTTGGTCTTCGTCCAGCGACTGAACGTCCAAGCCTGCTTCATCCGATTCAGCTTCTGACCCATTTCCGGACCGGGCTTCATGCCCATATCCAGCAAGTCCTTACCACGAACCGGGAAGGTCGGGATCTCGAAGTTGCGAGCATAATCGGCCAGCAACGTCTCGCCCTGCACTTCTGCAAAGCTCACGACATGATCCCGAGGGAACTCGTCCCGAGTCAGCATCACTTCGATCCGCTGTTCGTCCAGGAACACGCCGCGGTTGCGGATCATGTTCCGAACCTTTGCCTCTTCCGGCGAGCTCATCTTCCAGAACTTGAAGAACTTCTCTTCATCAGTGCTGGCGACCAGCGTAGCCAGTGCGGCCAGCGCATCATCGGCACGGGTCAGTTCAGCGGGGTTGAAGCGGAAGATGCCCAGTGCCCGATTGACCTGAGTCTTGAAGATCGCGTCCACGATCCGCGTCCGACCCGGCATCTTGGGATCCAGCAGCTTCTGCATTTCCAGCCAGAACCGCTCAACGCTTACGACGTTCAGCTTGTCCAGAACTTCACCCTCAGCGAAGATATCCAGCGTGTCCTGATCCATCGAAGCATCGAATCGTGCTGCGAAGCGGAAGTAGCGCAGGATACGCAGGTAGTCCTCTTCAACGCGCTTGCGCGCATCGCCGACGAACCGAACGACCTTGGCTTCCAGATCCGCCCGACCATTGAAGTAGTCGAAGACTTCGCCCTTCATGTCCATCGACATTGCGTTGATGGTCAGGTCGCGCCGTTCTGCATCGACTTCGAAGCTGCGAGTGAATTCCACCGTTGCATGACGACCGTCAGTCTCAGTGTCGATCCGCAGCGTGGTGACTTCGAAGGGTTCGCCATCAACGACCAGCGTAGCCGTGCCGTGCTGGATACCGGTCGGGATAAAACCGAACTTGTTGATCTCTGCGATGATCTTCATTTCGTCCGGCGTTGCATCGGTTGCGAAGTCGATATCCTTGGGTTCCACACCCAGCAGCGCATCACGAACACAGCCGCCGACGAACCGGACCTCATGACCCGCCATATCGAAGGCTTTCATCAGCTTCTTCGTCTTCGGGGTCATCAGTTTGTCCAGCATGTCGATCTCCTTGTTGTTCATGTAACGCTTCTAGCATGAACAGGTTAGGAGTCAACCGATATTATTTCTGTATTCCATGACAATTTTGCTAACATTGCGGTTTCTTTTGAAACTACTAAATGCCAAACAGCCGGCCCAGGCCACATTTCATGCTGGATTTTAACTCTTTCCAAACCCTTACTTCGAGAAGCATTTTCAATATCAAATTGCCATTCGGGTTCGTATCTGTCTAACCATTCTAATAATTCTTCAGTTTGGTTCGGCATTGCTTCTATGTAGAGATGGATCATACCAGATCCTTCGGATCTACTGAACTATTTGCGATCTTCGCAAGACGCCGGTCTTCAATGACCTGCCAGCGACGAGCCATTTCAGCACGAACCTCATCGACGGCTTGTTGCCATTCAGGCTTTACATAGAGCAAGACTGCGATCTTCCACATCAGCAGATTCTTAGCGTCTTTGCGCTTTTCCTTAACCTTGACCTTCTTCTCTTGAAGCCGGGCAGCTTTCATCTTGCAGTAGACGCGCCATGCCTCTGGATTCTGTCGCAGTTTCAGGAACTTGTTGAACTTCATGTCGCCGCGCAGGTTGTTGCACCCGCTACAGGACATCACAACATTGCTCAGGTGATCCGTGCCGCCTTTGCCTTGACACACGATATGCTCAAGGGTTGCTCGACGATTATTGGAAATCGGAGTATCACCGGGAAGCCAGGATTTCTGACCACAGAAGTAGCAGAGGCCGCCTTGAAGATGAAACATCTTAGTGGTCTTGCGACGACGAGCATTGGTGAACTTTGTGTACCACTCCTCTTTCGCTTCAGGAGTCGTCCACTTTTTACGGACGGCGCGTCCGATTAGTTGAGTGTAGCTGATCCCACCCGAGAGCTTTCCAGGCTTTTTGCTTTGCACGACGGCAAAGTCGAACGGGAAAGACAATGGGCCAGAAGATCCAATAGTTCCAGTTGATGGAACCGCGGCGCTTGGGGCTGATTCCACACTTGACGACGTATGGGATGAGCAAGATGAGACACAGGACGAATACGACGTTTTTGCCTCTGTCGCTACCACCCGAAAACACTCCCATAACTACCTCCGTTGCTCACCGCTTACGTTAGAGTCCGCCCCATGTCAACTTGAATAGTGACGCGATGTTAGGGTTGGCGAACATAAAATGGTGCTTGCCTTTGTGCGGTCCACAGTAGAGATAATCATGACGAATATTGAGGCCTTGCTCGTCAACCCAATCGATCAGGTCGGATATAGGGTGACTATCGCTGACTAGGATTTTGACCATATTTTCTAGTGGAATCAATACCGCCATTAGAAACCCCAATTCTCACGTTCGTTCTCTTCCCTGAGGAGACGTTCGAGTTCATCATCCTCAAAATCGTCATCATCCTCGTTCAGACCTTCATGATCTGCGGTCTTACTGATCCACTTCTCTGCATCGAAGTCGTTGATCTCAAAGTCACGATACAGACCAACAACCCTGACATGATAGAATGTCGAATTCTCGAAACTCTCATAGGTGACCTGCTGGCAATAGAGGCCGAACGCTGCCAAACCCTGAGTCAGAGCAATCGAATCCATCATCTTCATGCCGACCCTAACATAAAAGTTGATGGTCAGATTGAATCCCGGTCCGTTGACCTCTTCTTCCGAATAGCCGTTGTGTCCATATGTGGTCGAGATGTTATCGTCAGCCATAACGCTTACGATCTCGGCCTTATAGAAATTGAGACCTGCTCGGTCCTTATCCAGTATGTTGAACGGACAGGCTTGGACCTCGAATGGCTTTTGAAGCCATGCCTCAAGTTCATCCAGACTATGGAAGTTCTGAACGTCTTGGCGAATAGGCAAATATTGCCTGATTGCAAGACGCAATGACCGATAATCCTGAGCACGTTTGCCCCAGGACCCATTGATCAGAACAGTCATGTTGTCGAGCAGGCTATTGTAATAGTTCCGCCACATTCGTAGCGGATACTGCTCGTTTGTGACTAGGCTGCGTTTCATCGCACTTCCTTGATCCGATTCATTAACGTGGACTTCTTGCCCTTATATTCGTCATGCTTCTTGACAGTGCCCCTGATCCGAACACGCTTACCTTCCTTGCCACGGAATACTGGCTTAGTGGCGAACCACTTGTAGACATTGCCAGAGTGATCATGGAAGCTATGGAGGAAGCATGTATCGAGAGTCCGAACATTGTCCACGATGACTTCCACTTCAAGCTTCTGATCGATCACGCCTTGGAATTCACTGCTCAGGGGTCCAGTGCGATTGCGCGAATAATACACGCCTACGATCGAGGCCGCGATGCCAATGCTCCGTTCCTCGAGTGCTTCGCTGTTGGCGACTACATGGCAGTTGTGCTCATAGTCAGAGAGTTCGCCCTCGAGTCCCCGTGCCCAGTCAAGAGCAGCGTTTGCGAGGTTCCGTGCTGCGCTGGAGGCCAGAGGAAGCTGGCGGCTCATTGAGCCCCATACGCGATCTGAGGTGCTCTGATATCCAGTCTCACGAGCAACCCGGCGACTCACGAAGCCATTTTCCAGGATGCTTGATGCACAGAGGGTCATGAAGTCCTCAGTATCGATCCAGCGATAATCCCGAAGCGAAGAGGAGTCGAAATTGCGAACACCACGTGCAAATTCGCCGATACTGGCGACCAGTTCAGCCATCTTGGCCCATTTGTCTGCGTCTCCGTGACCGAGGAAGTCCTTGAGGCACGAACTGCCAACTTGCTTGAAGCCATGATCTTCATGGAAGACCACGAACGTATCACGCCGACGACGCTTGTGACCGCAATGGTCACAGGATGGATCACTGTGGCGATATTCCTCTGGGAGATCGCGAAGACCAGTGGTGCGGACGATATTGCCAGTCTCATTGCCGTGGTCGATTCGTGCCACAAACTCCCAGCCGTCCAGCTTGGGTTCGGGGAAGGCAACGAAGACCTCGTTGATACGATGTCCGTAGAATTTGGATTGTTTGTTCTCTTCCTTGTGGAAGCCCACAACAGTGAGGAAGAGCCGCTCGCCGGTCAGACGCTTTGCGCGCTTGGCGAGAGTCTCGAGCTTGGCCTTAAACCATTCGAAGCCGTCTGCGGGAATTTCGTAAGTTTTGCCTTCAGCCACGTTCGATCTCCTGTTGTGTTATTTCGTATCATAACATCAAACAGGATTGAGTCAACCAGAAAAGGTGAAGCCCCTATCAGTTCTACCAATAGGGGCTTTCTAATTAGTCGTTAGGCGCTAATGCGTTCACATTGAATGTAGCGACAACCGCAGGAGTTCCGTCCTTTGGAGTAGCAGTTGCGGTGATCTTATAGAGACCTTCCTTATAGCTAGGATGGATAAAGCTCACACGCTGGATGTTCTGAAGGATATCACCCTTTTCGCTCACATAGGAGTCTGTGATCGTGCCATACGGGCTATTGATCACAATAGTATCATTGCGATTTACTAGGAAGAAGTTACCGATCGCGATCCCATCCTTCTCAAAAGCAATTGAGATATCATAGAGATCGGTCAGCTTATGATTGCCTGGATTCTGCTTTAGACCAAAAGCAAAGCGCAGGTTCCAATCTTCCTTGATCTGATTGCCAGAAGCATTCACTGCCTTAGACAATAGCTGGAAGGTATAGGTTCCGCTCACTGAGTCAGGATTGCCCGAAGACGAACCCCTGAAGCCTGGACCAACTGCAACCTCAATACGACCGTCAGTTGCAACCTGCATCTTGTTGATAGGATTAGTATTACCAAGAAGCATGTAGGAAGTGCTTGGCTTGCGGAACTGGGTTCCAAGCGAGCTATTTGCAGTTGAGGTAGGAGCCACAACAGTTGCGGCCTCGATTGGGTTCTCGACAGTTTCGATCGTGAAGGCAGAGTTACCCGTTGCATTCCAGCTTGCCTGTTCGCCAGTGCTAGTAGTCAGAACTCGACCCTTGAAGCCGTCGACCTGAACGATCTGACCAACGCTATTCATAACATTGACGCTCATTTCACCAGGGGCTAGATCTTCAGCGGGCTTTGCGACAAGCTTGGACCTCACTTCTTCACCATCGACGTTGATGATGAATTCACGGGTTGCAGTCTGCTTTACGAGGTAACCCTCAACTTCGCTGCCGTCCACAATAGTCTTGCAACGGATCGCGTCTGGTCCAAAGAACTTCTTACTTACAGGACGTCCCATATCATTCTCCTTAATCAAAGAAATAGGGTAGTGTTTCCACTACCCTATTGTCTATTAGGCTACGGTCAGAGTGCCTGCATTCGAGGTGACCGAAGTTGCACCAGCTGCGCTAACAACGCAACGATACTGGTTGCCGTTCAGGCCAGTCGAGTTAGCAATGTTCAGGGTAGCTGCGGTTGCACCAGTGTAAACGCCGCCGTTCGAGACGTTGGCGAAAGCTGCTGCGCCGACTTTGACCTGCCACTGGTAGGTCAGAGTTGCACCCTGGGTAGCAGTTGCAGCGACCACGAAAGTGGTAGCTGCTGGAGCGGTAACGCTGCGGTTGGTTGGCTGAGTAGTGATCGTGATCACTGGAGCAGGTAGCGAGAACGAGTCGCCAGTTGCTTCAGCTTCGACCTTGCCACCAGCTGCGGCAGCGAAGTCCCACTTTACCGTGGTGCCATCGTCTAGGGTTGCGGTGCGACCCTTGATGCTCTTCATAGCCTTGACAGTGCCACCGGTGTTACGAGCAAAAACGACCATTTCGCCGTCTTCAAGTTCGCCAGCTTCCTTGACAACTAGATTGCAGCGACCCTTGGTTCCGTCGACCATAACGTCGAAGGTGTGAGTGCCGGTCTGCTTAACGATGTAGCCGTAACCTTCGGCTTCGCCTTCGACCTTAGCGAGGACCTTGAACGAGGAACCTGCTTCGTCACCGAAGAACTTCTTATTGAGTGGACGTCCCATGTGAATCTCCTAAATAGGCGTGGGTTTTACCTATTTAGTGGAAAATGGGCTATATGGACAACTTCATGAGCATTATTCGACCTGGCGAGTCAGCGAGAGGAACGTCGAGGATTGACGCAACGTGTGGAATGCCGCGCATCAATTGCTCGTAGTCGACCATTCCATTTTCTTCCAGATTGAATCTGAACTTGTCGATCGTTGGCCAGTAATTGATCTTGTTTGCAGACAAGCTGCCAGGATGAGTGCCAATACCATCAAGGTAGGCCATGAAGACAAAGGCCACCTTCCACTGATCATGCTTGTCGATGAGTTCCCAGATCGAATATGAAAGCTTCTGTGCTGCGCGAGTAAGACGCCCGCGCTCGTAGCCTGTCATATGTTCGTATGACAGATTAGCCAGCCCTGTTGCGGCCTTGTGGCTGTTCGAGACGTTGCGGAGGACTCTCGTCTGCTTCACAACGTCTCGATAGAGAGATTCAAGCTCGTTCAAAGCGATCCCAGATCGGCTTGAGATCCTCACGAACTTGTGTGACAATCTCGCCCAGGAAGTTAGTGCCCAGCCAGGTCGTGCGATCCAGCGCACGAGGATCATTGGAATCCAGACCAATGCCCCAGATGTTGTCCCAGGGGCTTGCCTCAACTAGCGTGGTTCCATCCGTGCTGAACAGCCATTCCAGATAGTCCTGGTTCTGAGTGAACTTGGCCATATTGCCGCGATAGACAATGACCTTCATGTTTGCTTCCCAGATGGCTTTGTCGAAGCCCTTGACTAGTCGACCGGTGGCCTTCTGGACCTTGGGATTGTCGCTAGCCATGATGATCTTCAGTGCATCAGCATCGCCGAACAAGCGAGCCTTCTCTGCCATCATCCACTGCTCTGCGCAGTTGTATTCGACTTCGCCGATTACGAACGGACTAGGCGCCCACTGGCTTGCCATACCACCGTAAAAGAAAGTAAACTTTTCGCTCATCACCAACCTCCCGGAACCATCAAATCTGTAGTTTGGGGTGGACCCTTTTGAGTCCTGTCCCAAGCAATAATGTCGCGAATATGTGCCAGGATTTCTTCTGGCACAATTTGATTGCGCTTCGGCTTGCCATACTTCAAAGCGAGAGCATCTCGCTGTTTTTCTAGCTCTTGCCGAGTCTTAATCATTCGCACCATCCTGCTCGTTTGCCGCCAATATACGGTCTTGCATAACCCCTAGTGATCATCATGTCAGCCAATTTCTGACCACCGACGAAAACATCAGCGTCCACTCGACCGCCATACTTATCCCACTTGAGATTGGTCAATGTGACCTGACGCCCTGCGGCAACAATCACGCGGGTTGTGAATGCCTTGGCGGCCAGCGCATTGCGCTTCTCGCTCTCACACTTGCCGCGCATCTCAGGGGTGTCTATGCCCCTTACACGAACGCCGATGCGGCTAAGTTCCGGCGGCAATCCCGGCATATTGATGTAGAAGGTATCACCATCATATACGCCGGTCACGGCATAATTGTAGGACGGTGCAGCGGTTGCCGGAGTTGCGACCAAAGCCGCAATAGCAAAAAGGGTGCTACGAATAAGTTTCATAACACCCTTTTTACATATTTAGATTAGAACGTCAAGCCCTTATCGGGCGTTCAGTTCCTTCTGACGCTGCGCTGCGGAGATCAGACCTTTACGCAGGTTCTCCTGTGCGGCGACCAGGCGCTGTTCGCCTTCGGCGCGCTTTTGCTTGCCCTCAGCGACCAGGTCGATGGACTCGTTGATCGTCTCGAGCAGCTTTGCGTGAGCATGTTCGGCCGCTTCGACATCGTAGATGCCGCGTTCCATGGCCTTGCGAGCCACCCGATTGCTCTCGTTGAGCTGGTCAGCCGATTGCTTGATCAGGTCGTTGGTGAAGTCCGTCGCGGCATTAGTTGCCTTGCCGGCTTCGGCAGCACGCCATGCAGCAATCTGCACCGCCATCGTGCGCTTCCACATCGAGACGTTATTGAGGATCTGGCTCTGGATCTTCTGTGCCAGGCCCTTGTCGATTGCCTGCACGATACGGATGCTCGGCAGCGCCCGGATGGTGTCATCGCGAGTCAGCAGCAGGTCATACCGACGACGTTCCAGTTCGTCGCGGGTTTCGGTCATATCCCGCAGTTCCTGCGCGTCGGCCATATCACCGCTTGCATTGGCCTTGGCTTCCAGTGCCGGAATATGAACGGTGTTGACTTCGTTCATCAGCCATTCGATGGCAGCAATCTGCTCATCCAGATTGTCCAGCATCCCCAGGGTGGCCTGGTAGAGCTTGTCCATCGCGACCATGTCCTTGAGCATCTGGACACGATGGCCTTCCAGCACGTTCGAGGCTTGGATGATCTGGCCCTCGACGGTCTTGTATTTGTCGAGGAACTTCTGCAGAACACCGGCGCCGCCCAGCAGCTTTGCGAAGAAGCCGGGCTTCTTTGCTGTCGACAGTGCGCCGAAGTCCAGACCCTTCATGTCGCGGACCATGGCATTCAGTGCATCGCCGGCCGGACCTGCGTCCTTGGTGCGAACACCCTGCAGAAGCTGTTCCGAGACCTGCGTGGCATTCTTCTGCGCTTCGACGCCGAAAGTGATGATAGAGCCGCTGTCCTTGAGGTTGATTTTGCTGGCCAGTTCCCTGACACGAGCATCGGACACCTTCGGAGCCGTCCGGCCGATTTGTTCATTCAGGGAGACGATTTCCTGTTCCCCGATCCCCGGAACGACCAGTGCATTCTGTGCTGTCGGCATAGGGAGAAGTTCGCCAGTCAGAGACGGGGTCTCCACGGCGGTAGTGGTCTTGGTCGGATCGCTTGCCATTTGTATTAGATTCCCTCGTTGCTGAGACGGCTCTTCATCACCGTCATATTCACGTCAAAATCCATGACGTCGTTGGACAGAAGCTTGTCGAGCAGCTTCTGAAAGTTGTCGTCGATGGTGTCCAACATATCGTCGAACTGTGCCATCTGCTTCTGCGCCTCAATATTTCGAGCGCCGGTCTTGCTCAGTTGGGCATAACCTCGAACCAGCTTGATCGTCTCATCCAGGTAGCTGTTGAGCCAGCTCTGTGCGAGAAGAACGTCCTTGGGATCGATACGGAAATCCTCAATGATCTTCCGACCGATTGCATCAATATGCTTGATGCGCCGAATAGTGTTGGGAGCCTTGATCTGGGTTGCTTCTATGAGGATGCGGTCCAGCTTGTCGGTTCCAGTCTTGATCGCTTCCACGACCAGCTTGGGGTCGACCCCGGAGGTCCCTGCCTCAATGTCGTCCATACGCTTGTAGAGATCCTTGATCTCCTGTGCGGTTGCAGCCTTACGACCGGGCCAGAAATACCAGATGCCCAGGCCAGTTGCAGCGCTCAGCGGAGCAGCTAGTGCAAGGTCACCGATGAAGGAAAGTGGGAAAGCAGCCATGCCGCTTACGAACACACATGCGGCGCCTCCGAGGGCAGCAACTTTACTCACTACGTCTTTTGTCATTGTTTCCTCGCTTAACACTGGATCCCTTATAGCAAGAATTACCAGTATGTCTACCAAAGAAAAGAAAAGGGCGACATTGCTGCCGCCCCTTTCCCAATTGTTCCGAAAAACTTAGAGTTCGTCGGGATTGATACCAGCCAGCTTCTGCAGCTCTGCCTTTTCCTGTGCCGAAATTGCTTCGGCCGAACCACGGGCCTTACGGACCGGAGCAGTCCTCACCGGCGCAGGAGCACCAACAACTTCCAGCGAACCATCTTCGTTCAGCGGAGCAGCGGCAGCTTCGACCAGACCGTTCAGACCACGGCTCAGGTCAACACCCAGTTCGCGAGCCATTTCGTCAATGACCGGAACCTGCAGTCGGTAACCCAGCATCGAGTTGGTCAGGTCAGTTGCGAGATTGCCAGTGGTCTGAGTGCCACTGATTGCGCCTTCGCCGGCCTGGCCACCAAGGCCGCCCAGACCACCCATCTGCACAACGCGGATGCTGTCGACCTTCTCCATCGGCTTGGTCATCTTTTCCATGATGGTCGGCATGGATTCGATAAGCGCCTTGCGGAGGTTGTAAGCCATCTGCGCCGGAGTGACGACGTTAGCAGCTTCGTTGAGGGCGCGCTGACCTTCGGATTCAACTTCATAACGCTTTGCGTCAGCGTCGATGAGTCGTTCCTTGGCCTTAGCCTGCGAGTCGGCAGCTTCGAGCTCAGCAGCAGCCATAACGCGGATACGAGTTGCTTCCTGTTCAGCTGCCTGCTCTGCCTGGATGACCGCAACGCGCTTTGCACGTTCTGCCGAAGCCTCAGCTTCAACGGTCTTCACTGCTTCAGTTGCACGAACCTGTTCTGCACGAGCATTGTCTGCTGCTGCGCGGGCCTTCGATTCCTGCTCCGACTTCTCAGCAACAGCAATACGCGACTGCTGGCTTGCAATCTCGAGAGCCTGAGCTGCCTCAGTCTCAGAGACCTTGATTGCGCGCTCCTTAGCAACGCGAGCCTGTTCGGTCGTCTTGGCGGCTTCGATTTCGGCCAGGTCCGATTCACGCTTGCGCTCTGCACGGGTCTGAGCCAGTTCAGCTTCCTGAGCTGCACGACGGGTTTCGACTTCACGCTGCTGTTCGAGGGTAGCGAACTCGTTCTGCTGCTTGATTTCCAGCGAACGCTTGTTGGCTTCGAAGTTCTTCTGCTCAATCGCAACGCGGTTGTCAGCTTCGATTTCGTTACGCTCCTTACGACGCGTCTCAGTGACCTGAGTCAGCTTCGCAAGACCTTCAGCGTCGAAGGCGTTGTTGGGGTTGAAGAACTTAACGTCCGTCTGGTCAAGACCAGTCAGCGAGACCGATTCCAGTTCCAGGCCGTTCTTCTTCAGGTCTTCCGCAACAGTGTTCTGAACCTTCTGAACGAAGTCACCGCGCTTTTCATGCAGGTCCTGCATGTCCATCGAAGCAGCCGCAGCGCGCAGGGCGTCGACGAACTTACCTTCGACCAGACCAGCAAGCTGATCAGGTGCCATCGTGCGACGGCCAAGGGTCTGTGCCGCAGTGGCAATTGCAGTAGCATCAGGCGCGACGCGAACATAGAACTCTGCACGAACGTCGACGCGCAGCCGGTCCTTGGTGATCAGCGAAGCTTCGCCACCGCCACGCTGAACAGTGAGGCGCAGGGTCTGCATATTGATCGGGATAGTTTCGTGCAGGATAGGAAGCACGATTGCACCGCCGTCCTTCACAACCTTTTCGCCGCCGAAACCGGTGCGGACGAAAGCCAGTTCCTTCGATGCACGATGGAACATCTTGGTCATGATTAGGCCGAGGACGATAATTCCAAGGACAATCACGCCTGTAACAATTAGGCCAAACTGAAGACTCATTACATTCTCCTACTGAGTCGGTTAAATCTTACGCACATTGAAGGCGTAGGAATTCTTGCTGTTAGGACCGATTAACACCGCGCTTTCTCCCACATCAATATTCTCGTCACCTGTGGCGAAAACAAAAATGTAGTGGTCCTGACCATGCTGGTCGGTAACACGGAGTGATCCACTCACTTCGCTGGTTGCTGGTCCCATAACCAATACCCCGACCTGTCCCGTGAGACTCTCAATCGTAACGGCCGAGGTAATGTCCTGAGGCATTATGCGTGAGAACGCCGTAGAGCCCCAACGAACAAAGGGTAGGGTGAGAGCAGTCACGACCGGGATACTCAAGCCAAGGGGCGCGAGCGAACCAGAGAACCCACTGTAAGCCCATTGTGCGCTATACCCGAGAGCAGTGAATACAGTGCTGAAAATAACAATGAACACCATCGCGGGAACATGACCCGGATTGATCCAATTGAAGAATCCACCATCTACCTCGAGGTAGTCTGGGATGCCATTGTTATTGAGGTCGGCGGTGAAATCGACATCACTATGGAAGATCGAAAGGCCGAGGATCAGACCGATGATCTCTACAAGGAATATCGCGGCCAATAGACAACCTGTGACCATGAAGGGCAGGTTAGCTGGGTCGGTGATGAATAAGATTAGGTCGTTCATATCTCGGGCATAACGACCCGATGACTATAACGTCATTATTCTTTTGGTGGGAGAGCGTCTGCTAGTCTAGCAAGAACCTGGCCATGGCAAGGCGAGGGATGACACCAGCATCCAAGCTTCTTGCCCTTTAATTCATGGAGTGCAGCCATAAGGGTTGGCTGTTCAACGATCCAATCGGCAAATTGCTGGATAACTTCTTCACGGGTGCCATCACGACCAACGATAAATGGATTGCCCCACTTAGTCTTACGGTCAATGCGAACGTCAAAGTGATCCACCTTGAGGTTGACCACTGTGGTTGAGGGCGGGGGCCAGGAAAAGAGTTCGTCTGCCATACTTCTACTTATCGAGCAGACATGAGTAACCCAGGAGGTTTTTAATCCTCCTGGGTCATTCCGACCTTCGGCATTTGAGAGACTACCGAGGGCTGTGATTTATATAATGTGGGGAGAAGTGAGTTGCAAGACTTGCAATTGCAATAAGCAACTTAATCTGTGCTGTCTATGGGACTTGAACCCATGACCTCTTCATTACCAATGAAGTGCTACTACCACTGAGCTAAGACAGCATGTTCCGATGTTCTCTTTATAACACCGACACTCTTATTTAGCAATTTATTTCAGGAGAAGATTTAGGGCTTTTGTCATATCATCGAAGGAAGCTGGCTTCTCAATGAGATTAAAACCATGATAGCAAGACGAGAGACGATGGAGTTCACCGGTGCAGATCAAACCCGGCGTGAGGGTCTTCCTCATCATATCAGCAACGGGTTCAGAAGTGCCATCAAGTAATGTCACGTCGAGGATCACTCCGGAGAAGCGATTCACTCTGATCAGTTCCATGGCCTCTTTAACAGTCCCGACCATGGCCGCGACGTCCACTCCCTCTTCTTTGCAGACTTCTTCCCAATATAATTGCAGGAAGGCCTCGTCTTCGACGATAAGGACAGTGGACATGATAACTCCTAGAAACTGAGTTTCGCCAGCATAACCTGATCGACCGTCCCCTTGTCGAGGATCATTGCACTCGCTGGTTTGCCGACACGGACAAGATCCGTTGCGGTATTGCCTTGGGCACTCTTGAAGAGCTTTGCGTAGATAGTGCCCTTGTCACTGATCTTCTTCACAGTGCCCATTACCATATCCACTCGGGCACCTTCTGTGCCGCGCGGGAAGATAATCGTATGACCAATCTCGATGGTGCGACCCATGAGATCATTGAAGCGGGGTGTCTCAGGATCTTCGGCAAAATGAGTGCCGCCCTTCCAATTCGGAAGGTGTTCTAGCTCGCTGCCTTTGATCCAGAATCCTCGACGCGTTCCGACGGCCAATTGATAATCATGCGCGCTGTAATATTTGGACCGGACACTCATGACGCGTCCGACGGTGCCTTCTCGAAGGCCAGCAATAACCCGCACGAATTGCGGACCATCTTCCATACTAGCAATAAGGGACATCGCTGCCTGGTAGTTATTGAGATTCATTTGCGACCCTCAAGAAAAGTTTCGATCTGTAGCAGCGACCTTCGGATAACCCCTCAGGCATTTTATTATTGCAACTAAAATGCGCGTTGCACGTTTTAGCATGTTGCGTTGCAAACTATTACAAGATATGGCATTAGTAAAGTGCTACCCGATAAAAAATCTAGGTTTTCTGTAGGTTACCACCTATAGCCTGGGAGAAGTCACAGAAAAGCGCAGGTTATTCCAAATAACCCACGCCCTTCTTGATTAACTATATCAGTCCAGCAAATCTTCATCAAACTGAAGTCGGAAACGAAAAGCCTCATCAATTCCCGAGAAGCTGAGTTCGAGAGAGTCGTCATCTGCGTTAACGATTGCGCTCTGATCGACATGCTCATCCGCAAGCCACTTTACAACCTTATCCTTAGATGCGGCATCCACCCACAACGTCCATGTGCTTGCGACCATTTGTACCTCGTTTGTTTTGCTAAGAACTGATATCTAACGCCCAGAGCGTTCTTTTTCAATATATTCCTTAACAATATAGGTTAAGGTCAGGTGCATCAGCCATGAGAAAAGGTGGCCCGTCCTGTTGTTCGGTGGAGCCATACCGCACCTAGGGAGTTGATCCCCTAGGGATTGTGAGGCATAGGAGTCTACCGAAGCTTCTTCCTAACCTCGCTGCCGTTAGGCAGAAAATATCAACAGCCGAGAGAGATTTTCTCAGCCTTTAGTTCATCAACTAGATCATTAAGACAGTCGACTTCACTATCGAAGATATCAGGAAAATCGGAAATAATACCTTGAATTTCGTAGATGACTTCAATGAGGTGATCTACATCCTCACATCGTCCAGAATAGCGAGCAACATCCTCATACGGGAGCTCAGCATCAGCGCCTTCAGGATCATACCCGATCTTGGCACGAGACTCTTCTACTGCCTTCTTAACAGCAGGGCAAACCTGCCCACTAACCATATTAGCGAGCAGGAGAACCAAGGCAACATCTGTCATTAGACTTCCTTTGCCTTAAATGCTTCTGCTTTCTGCTCCATGCTCTTGAGCAAATTAAACAGCTTAGTGCCAGCAGCAATCATCTTGCCGTAAGCGGGATGGTCAGTGTTCTTGTGCATCCAATCCTCAAATTCTAATAGTTGTTCTTGAGACATGCTGGTGATCAGCGCATCTGCTTTATGTGTAGCCATTGTATGTTCTCCTTAGCGACGGCGTCAATTACAGAATAATCCGATTGGCGCCTCCAGTCCATCGCTTGCTCAATAAATACAGTAGGTAAGTGGGAGGATCCGACCCCTCCCACAACCCGGCTTGGAGCATCCAGGCTGTCCCTTACTGGTATTTATTGGAGCCCATTATGCGCCATCAGCACGACTACTATGGATTCGTCTATCTCTGGCGAGACTCTGAAACTAATCGATTCTATATCGGCAGTCATTACGGTAGCACAACCGACTCCTATATTGCGAGTTCCAAGTGGTTGAAATCCGCATATAAGAAGCGTCCTCATACCTTTAGGCGACGTATCCTTCAATACCTCACAACAGACGACAAGAAGCTGCTTCATCAAATAGAACAGGCTTGGCTTGATTTGATCAAGGATGAAGAATTAGGTAAGCGTTATTATAATCTTAAGAAATTCGCAGCCGGTGGGAATGGTTCTGCTAATAAAGGTAAAACTAGAATTTCTTGGAGGAAAGGCTTGTCTAATGAAATGATCCAACTTCGTAAAGATGGTCTATTCTGTGTCATGTCTTGTGACAAGCCTAAGCCAAGAAACCAGAGGGTTACGAAGCCTAAAAAGGTAACTATTCCAAGGAAACCTACACCGATCATTGATAAGGACTGTGAACTTTGTGGAACAACTTTCCAAACAAAGAGAGCCGGTCGATTCTGTAGCAAATCTTGTTCAAACAAAAATAACGGAAAGAATGTAGACCGAGCAGCAAATGGTCGCAAAGGTTCCGAGAAGATGCGAGAGATTGCTACAAATCGTATTAGACATTACGATTCAGACGGATCATGGACTTGGATGTATAAAGAGAAAAGTGACCCGTCCTGTTGATCGGTGGAGTCATACCGCACCTAAGGAGTTGATTGCCTTAGGAATTTTGCCAATTAGGCAGCCAGAGCTACTTCATTGGCGACAACTTCGTTGTCATTGACAGTTACGTCGTTGGTCTTTTAAGGAAACCACTCCTGTTATCTCTCGCAGCCGTTTGCGCACACGTCGATCCTAAGTTCAGGCCCATCATAACCGCTCTTTACAGAGCCGAGTCACTTCTTAGGGCAGTGACTCTCAGTTATGGTGGACCTGCCGGGTACCGCCCCCGGGTCCGTTGATTGCTATTAAGCTTTGGTCATCAATAACAACACCACTATAACAATGGTGTTACGGGCTGTCAAGCCTTAATTAGCAGTCGCTGCCCTATATTGTTCGGCGGCGTCTTCCTTAGGTAGAGCACCAGCAACAATATGGGATTCACGAATCGAAACAGTTGCGTCATTATCTGCCGCAGCCATCCAAGGCGTGAACATCACACGAACCTGCGTTGGGTTCTCTGGATTCTCAGCCAAGACCATAGCGAGTGGATTCTTGACCTTGACTTCTGAAGGGGTGAATTCGACAACCAGCGCGATGATCTCTTCGCCCGTCGATAGCTTCATAGTCATAATGGTAGGCTCTGTGGCCTTCTTCTCATGTAGCATAGTAGGTCCTTATGGATGCTTTTGATTCAGTAGAGCTCGATGGAAGCCCTTATAATTGTCCAGAGTCATATAGCCTATGAACTTGCTGCCTGCGAACATTGGATAGCGTTCAAATTCACCAACCCTCAACACCGAGTCACCAAACCTCACAAATTCATCATCGGCGATCAGAAATGAATCACCAGTGTTGACTTCTATCTTCCATTCTTTGTCGCCATATCCTGCACCGCCAATGAATGCAGGCGCACTATCCCATACCCTGACTTCGTAGGTCGGCTTGGGCAATGATTTGGCTTCTTCGTCGGCTGCAATTGCTTGAGCTAGACGAGCCTTGACATACATGTCTCGGTCTTCGACGGCACGAGCACTCTTGAGAGCGTCTCGAATCCATAGAGGCTGAGACAATGCGTCAATCTCATCATGTGTCATCTTGAACACATTATCTACGAGTTCCTGAAGTTGTGGCTTTTTCTTGGCCACAATCTTCAGAAATTCTAATGGGCTTTTGCCGGATCTCATGCAGACTTCTTGAAGTAAGCATCAAGATCGGTGAAACCGCCGATATACTGCTCACCTAGCCAGATCTGAGGAACCGTGCGAGGGGCTGCACCAGTAACTGCGGTCACTCGTTCGATGAGTTCTTCACGCAGGTCGATAGCCGAGAGTTCAGTATATTCAATACCCTTCTGAGTCAGAAGACGCTTTGCTGAGACGCAGTGTGGGCAGTTGGGCTTGGAGTAAACGATTGCAGTCATTTCAATATCCTTCGATTATAATCTTGTTTTCTTCAACGATAATTTTGCAGTTCTTCTGAACGTGTCCAGTTTTTGCAAAGACTTCGACCATTGCTTCATAGGATCCTTCCTCAATATCATGTTCACATGATATCACACCGGGAGTGAATCCTACTGGGACTTCATAGGGATTCTTGGCATCAAGATAGATCCTATGGGTAAGCTTGACCGAAGTTTCCACCTCGGTCAGCTTGTAGACATCCCCATCAATTGTGATACGAAACTTCATTTAGAGCCTGAACGTGCTGAAGTCGTCGTCTTGTGCGTCTTGCTTAACGCCGCCAACCACGTAGCTGGAGATTTCAGTTTCCTGTGGGGCAACCTGAACCGACTTCGAGGCAATCCAAGAAGAAGTCCAAGGCAGTGGGTTGCGAGCAGGAATCTTAAACGGCGCAGTCAAACCGACGCCGCGCATACGAGTGCCAGCAATGTAGTCCACATACTCATTCAAGAGAGCCTCGTTAAGACCGATGATGCTGCCATCCTTGAACAGATACTTGGCCCAAGCCTTTTCCTGTGCAATAGCGCTCATATACATCGAGATAGCCTGTGCTTCAGTTTCCTGTGCAATCTGAACGAAGTCTGGATCATCGGACTTCAAGATGTTGCGAAGCAGGTTCTGAGTAGCAGCAAGATGCAGGTTCTCGTCACGCGCAATGAACTTGATGATCTTTGCGTTACCTTCCATGCGCTTGTTTTCTGCAAATGCCCAGGAGCAAGCGAACGACACGTAGAAACGAACACCCTCAAGGATGTTGACACTCATCATAGTCAGCCACAGCTTCTTCTTCAGCTCATAGAGGTCAACCTTGACTTCCTTGCCATTGACCTTGTGAGTGCCGACACCCAATAGGTCATACCACTTCGACGACTCAATGAGATCATCATAGTTGGCCGAGATGTCCTTGGCGCAATCGACGATTTCCTCGATGTGACCCATCGAATCGAAGACTTCTGAGGGGTTCGGATAGACGTTACGAATGATGTGAGTGTAGGAACGGCTATGAATCGTTTCATAGAATGCCCAAGTCTGTGTCCATGTTTCCATTTCAGGAAGACTGGTGATCGAGCCAAAAGCCTGTGTTGGACTACGACCCTGAACCGAGTCGAGAAGGATCTGACGCTTTAGGTTTGAGGTAAAGATGTGCTTTTCATGATCGGACAGCTTTACAAAGTCGCCGCGATCAGTATTGAGATCCACTTCCTCTGGTCGCCAGAAAAAGCCCAGCTGCTGGCTGGTTAGATGTTCCAGTTCAGGATACTTGACCTGGTCAAAACGCTGAATGTTCACTGGACCAGCAGGGTCGAAGAACATCCTAGCAGTTAGATGATTAGGTGCATTTAGGTTGAAGACGCTCATTCGTCGGCCCCTTTCAATTTTTCGATTTCATTTTCAATATTGCGGAGACGAATGCTGATGTAGATTGACAAACAGTTTGCCAGACCTTCACGCCCGTTATTTGTCACGATAGACGGAATCATCTGGTTATCCACTGCCACAGTAAAGGGCAGATGCAGTTGACCAGCCTTGTAAATCATCTGTTTCAAATATTCTCGCTCTTCCTCGAGAGCTTTGATTTGGGCGTTCATCGCCTTCTCCTTATTCCAGTATAATACGGAACTCTGGCTGCAAAAGTCTATTTTAGGTAGAACGACCCAGGGGTGATAAGCCCCTGGGTCTGGACTTTTAGAGCTTGCAGGAATCGCAATCTTCGTCGTCTAGAATCTCTTCTAGTTCTTCATCACTCTTTGTCTCGTTGACGACGAGGGTGACGTCTTCCTGACCGTCATAAGTGTTGAAGTAATAGAGGTTCTTGCCGCCATACTTGTAGAAGTTCAACAAGTCAGTGATCATGTCCTTCATGGAAATCTCACGATTCTCATAATGGTCAGGATTGTAGCTGGTGTTGACACTTGCGCTCTGATCCAGATACTTGTTAAGAACACAAGCAACCTTCAGATAACCGGCAGGCCCGCGCTGATCCCAAAGTAGTTCATACTTGTTCTTCAGCTTGCCAATCTCAGGCACAACCTGCTTGAGCACGCCATGCTTGGAGACCTTCTCAGAAACCAGCGCACGAACAGGTTCAATGCCATTGGTCGAGTTGGACAACTGAGCAGAAGTCTCTGCGGGCATCAGAGCCATCAGAGTGGTATTGCGGATACCATTCTTGATCAGCTGAGCACGGAGATCTTCCCAAGGCATACGAGTCGTTGGTTCGACTAGTTCATCCAGATCACGCTTGTAGGTGTCAATGGGCATAACACCTTGGCTATACTTGGACTTGTAAGAACCTGGGCAGGCTCCCTTTTCCAAAGCCAGATCGGCTGAAGCCTTGATCAGGTAGTAGGACATGCCTTCCATGTATTCGTCGACCAGTGGAAGAGCAGCATCGTCATACTTCAGACCATTCTTCGCAAGGAAGTAGGCCAGGTTGATGATACCAACGCCGAGAGGACGAAGTTCCTTCGTAGCAAGTTCTGCGGCCTTGACTGGGTAATTCTGGTAGCTGAGAATTTCATCAAGGAAGCGAACAACCAGCTTTGCAGGCTTTTCGAAATCATGAGGTGTCTTGACACGACCCCAGTTGAGTGCGCTGAGGGTGCAAAGGCTGATGCGACCATTGGGATCGTCGAAGTGCTGCATTGGAACCGTAGGAAGTGTGATTTCCTGGCAGAGGTTGCTCTGCGTGATCGGAGCCAACTCAGGGATATACGAACCATGCGAGTTTGCGTGGTCAATGTTCATGAGGTAGATACGACCAGTTTCCTTACGCTCGGTCATGAACGTAATAAACACATCGAGGGCCTTCATTGACTTCTTACGAATCTTTGGATCAGCTTCGTAATGAGTGTAGAGGCGATCAAACTCGTCCTGATCAGCATAGAACGCATCAAGGAGACCCGGAACATCCTTAGGTGAGAAGAACGTAATGTCTCCACCTTCCACAAGACGCTTATACATCATGCGGTTAAACAGGAAGCTATAGTCGAGGTGACGAATACGATTCTGTTCAGTGCCCTTGTTGTTCTTCAGAACAATCAGGTCCTCAAATTCGTAATGCCAAAGCGGGAAGTGGACAGTAGCCGCACCACCGCGAACACCGCCTTGCGAACAGCTCTTAACTGCTGCCTGCATCCAGCGAACAAACGGCAAAAGACCAGTATGTTCAGCATCGCCATTGCGGATCTTCGAACCAAGAGCACGAACACGACCCATGTCAATACCAAGCCCTGCCTTCTGGCTGATATACTTGACAACGCTGCTATTTGTGGCAACGAGAGAATCAAGAGAGTCGTCAGTCGAAATGGTAACACACGAGCTGAACTGCTTCTGTGGCGTCCTCAGACCTGCCATGATGGGCGTAGGCAGGCTGATGTCGAACTGGCTTACTGCATCGTAGAAATCCTTGATGTAGTCCATGCGGGTATCCTTGGGATACGCCATGAAGCCAATCGCGCTGATCAGAACCAGAGCAATCTGCGGGGTTTCAAAGAACTGACCGGTAACGCGGTCCTTGACGAGATACTTGCCGCGCCACTGTTCCATGCCAGCGTAGGCAATCAAGTCGTCTCGCGTATGCTTGACGATCTTCTCAAGCTTCTTCCACTCTTCGTCGTTGAAGTTGTCGAGCAGTTCCTGAGTGTAATGACCCTCAGCGACATTCTTCTCAACAACCTGCTTAACAGTCCAAGGCTCATAACGGCCATAGACTTCCTTACGAAGCTGGTAGCTAGCCAGACGACTAGCAACGAACTGGTAGTTTGGAGTTTCCTCGCTGATCAGTTCGCTTGCGCTCTTAACGAGCAGTTCGTGAATCTTGGTGCTCAAGACTCCGTCTTCTAGCTGAAGCTGGGCGCGGAGTTCTACCTCGGAAGGTGAAACACCGGCAAGGTCTTCGCAGGCCCAGAAGACAACCTTATGAATCTTTTCGAGGTCTAATGCCTCTTTGCGGCCGTCACGCTTGACAACCATAATTGGTGTGTTGCCCATATTTTTCCTTGTTCTCTTTTTCTTAGGGCAGATATTTAGTGAGTCCAAAATTTCATTCTGTGGCGCGTTTAAGTGCTCTTAGAACTGCTAATTAGACTTCCTGGTGTCCGCCCTCAGGGTTAACACGGTAGCTCACCAAATATGCACAATCTACCCTCTCAATGTCAAAATTGATAACACTGGCATGGAGGTAATTTAGCGCCCATTTGTTATCAACCAGGAGAACCATCGTTTGAAACGATTCCTTTGAATTGCGGACATAATGTAGGCGCAAACGCTCAGGAGACCAACCCGCTAGGATGAGGGTCTGTTCCATGAGATATGCCTTTGCTGTATCGTCGAAATCACCCTGGCTGAGAAGTTCCCAAGGTGTTGGCCAAGCAGTCGTGTCGTCATAGTCTAGGACGTAGTTAGATGTAGGTGCCTGAGATACCCATACTGAAACAGCTTTTAGCTGGTCCATTTCTTCCAAATCGTTTAGGTTTTGACGGAAATCTCTCCAAGAAGTGAGTCGCTCACTAGGAGACAGTAGGAAGGGATTCATAGAACTCTCCATTAAGGAATTTAGACTGCTTGGGTAGGTGGCGAAGGATCTACCTCAGGGGCAGACCATTCTCGTCCACTCAGCGATAGCGTTAGCTCAAGACCAAAATTGTTCCTAAACGCTAGCCAAGTAATACCTGTGTCAGCACCGGTCAGATCATAACGAGTTAACTGGAAATGACCAGTTGTGCTCGTAGGAAGATTTGCCGATCCGCCTGGCCAGTTCAAAGAACACATCGAGCCAGAAGTTAAGTTGACAACAGATTGATCTGGATCACTAGGATGAACGCAGACCGTCATAATGCCCATAAGCTTGACCGAACCACCGTTGCCATAGAGGCTAAAATCGTAAGTAGCAAAGTCACGTTCGTTATGGACGAAAAGTGGGAAGACGCTGGTCATGTTGCTGTTCGAGCCACACACCGCAGACACAAGAGGTCCGTGATAGTAGACATCGCCGCCAATGCCACGCTGAATATCAAGTTCAGTTAGAAGCTTGATATTCTGATAGGGATAGGATTTCCTGCCAGACACGCTGGGATGAGTCTGTGCGCCGATGAAAACTTCACCAGTGTCAGTAGTCATTCCAATCTCGCCATCTTCTAGAGCATTAGGGAGTTCCCCGCTAGTGCCCCTTCGATGTTGGATCCTGGAGATCTGATAAACAGCCATTCTGTCCTCCAATTTACCCTATATTTATTCTCCGCCGCTTGACTTAATCCTATTTCGTGCTAAAGATATCATATGAGCGATATTATTGTGCCACCGATCGGAACTAAGGTTGAAGTCCTCAGCCGTTATACTCTTCCTTGGATGAACGAGTATCGTCGTCCAACCGTTGGAGTAGTGGCCCATAGCAATTCATGGGACAAGCCAGGCACCTTCCGCCTCATTGGAACGGGAGGTATTGGCGAGGCTGTTGTCTCTCTGGATCGTCTCGAATACCTCAAGATTATCAAAGATTCAACAACGTCGACCACGGCAGCCAAAAGCGAAGTCTCGAGTTTCGAGATCAAAGGCAGTCAGGGCGATATCTATATCGTAACCTTAGACGGCGACAAGGCAAAATGCACATGTCCAGCTGGAAGCCATGGTCGAGTCTGTAAGCATATCAAGATGGCTCGGGAAGAGCACCATTCTTGAAGAAGATGTCGAGGCGACCTAGCCATTCATTGATAGCCGCCTCAAATTCCTCACCCTCAAAGACATATTCAGCATAGCTCAAGTCTCGAGCGACCATAAAGATCACTCCGCGCTTGATGTTCGTGCCAAACAGCTCGTTATGGGCGAGCGCATACGCGGCAAGCTGACAAGCATAATTGTTAATCTTGTCCTTGCTCTTCATCTTATTGGTCGTCTTGTAGTCCATGATGGCTGGTTCGCCATTATGAATTCCAATCAAGTCAGCCGTGCCTGCATACAAGCCTGGAAAGTAGAGCATCTCTTCCATTGCCCATACTTCGCTAACATTGATTAGACCACGTTCGATGATAACGTCTGCCATGTTGGTTGCCATCTTACGCACAACATTGGAACCACCTGGACGTTCTTCGCCCATCATGTAGTTCTCCAAATGAGTGTGCATCAGAGAGCCTAGACCCGCAGCTTCGTCACGGATCTGGTCTGCTTTCTTGTCACCAACCCAGGCGCGCCATTCCAAGAGACCAGATTTGTCCTCTGTGGCGCCAAGGATTGTGGTAACACTTGCGTGAGCCATACCCTTATCGCAGATATAATGCCTAGTGCCGTTCTCCTGCGTAACTCGCTCTAGGGTAGGATATTTGTAAAGATCGTTTTTTGGTATCATGTCTTTTTCTTTCTAGATATACGGATTCTGGATGTGATTGTCTATATCCGATCTAGCCCAGACATGGGTGAAGCGGGGAATTGTCTCCCCGCTTCGTATTTACCTCAACGATAAGAAGTGCGAGTCGTGACCTTCTTCTTTCCTACAGCCTGACGAGCAGCAATCCTGAACTCATCCAAGCTACCATATTCCATTTCAGCTTGCTGAATGATGGCTTCGTGAATTGTTTCATTGTCATCGAAATGCTTCTGACAAACTGCACGAATAGCCTGGAAGACCGATGCCTGTGGATTGTTCTTCAGAGTTTCCTTCACAATACGCAGAGCAGCAGCCAACTGACCATTAGTTAAGCCGTGTTGGCCGGCCGCACTAGCCTCTTCCAGTTCCTCCTGCTCAAGTGCTTCAGCGAGCCCCTTAGATAGGGCCTCAAGACGTGCGCGGGTTTCATGCACGCTTGGCGTGCCTTGGTTCACATAGGACCCTTGCTGAACGCCTGCGAGCTTCGCAACTTCCTGAACCTGCTGGGCAAAGAAGACGTCTTCGGTCGTGTCTTCTTCAACGACTTCGTCCTCTTCGACTTCTTCGTGGAACTGACGATATTCACCAGTTGGCATAACGTCAATGCCTAGCACATAGGCGCCTTCAGCAATCTCAATAGGATGTTCGCCACTTGCGACCTTAGTTGCAATCACGCGAGCATCGCCGTAAGTCGTGAAGCCTTCCTGGACTAGTTGAACCCTAGTGCCAGCTGTTGCCCACTTTGGCTGTTCGACTGTGCCGATATTTTCCATGATCTGGGTGTGAACCACCACTGCAAAGTTGTTAGCCTCCATGATGGCCTCCTCTAGTTCTTCTGTTTCATTAAGTTCTGGATCTCCTGCAAGGCCTTGCAGATCGCAATCACCTGTAGTGAGATCATCAATGCTTTCGTCCATTTGTTCATCGAACTGGTCCTCAGTATCGGTCAAAAGCGCATCAGTTTCCATCATGTAATGGAGGGCCTGAGCTTTGAACTCTTCTTCTGACAAAGTGGAAAATTCCTGCATGTAAGGTGTTGCCTGATAGTGCCCATAGGCTCTTTCAAGAATAGTCTCAACTGGCAAACCTTCATCCATACCACCCCACTCTAGACATTCTAGAAGGTCACCTTTGTATAGACCATTTCCGATGTCAGCAAGACCTTCGGCGAGACTTTCAGAAATCTTTTTCGCAATCATAAGTGGACTCTTTACCCCTTGGGTCACATAACCCTTCCTCTTGAATTCAGCGAAGGTCTTTTCATTTGTTAGCATCGCACTGCTATTCGAGGCAGAGAATGCAATGACCTGGAAGTGTTCCATATCAAACTCAGTCACGCCGCCATACATCACAGTTGGCTTGAACGTAACTTCTTTGAAAGCCTTGATTGCTTCATCCTTAGTCGAATAGCCAAGCATGACCTTGTCTTCGTCAAACTTCGAACCATCGACAGTTAGCTGATGAACCACATAGACCTTGGCGCCCTTCTTTGGATTCTTCCTCAGATAGCAATCAAGGTGTTCGCCGTCAGGACTATGGGTTCCCTTGATATAACCGTAATGTGCTGGGACTTTGATTGCCCATTCATCACCGGTCTTCTTGTTCTTGCCCCTGCGATAACCACCAGCAGGGACTTCAATGGAAATATCTAGTCCTTCGAAGTGCTGACGGCTATGAAGCTTCGCCTCATTGAGCTGTTTGAAAAATTCCATACTCACCAGAAGATCCTCCAGAAGAAAGTGTTACCAGTGCTGGTATTCTTTAGCGGGGTCACCTGATAGCCGAGATCAACGAAGTTCTTCTGCACGATATCAATCTGTTCCTTAAGGCTACGATTATCAAGGTCAGCAAAGAGAACGCCGTAATAGTCACGAGCATCAATCTTTGCTTCATTGAGGGGATCATAGCTCAATGGATCAGTCATTGGGCTGACAATGCTCTTGCCAACTTCTACAGAGAGTTCGCCAGCTTCAATAGCCTGATAGATAGCTTCCTCAAGAGCACGAATCTCAGCATGAATTGCTAGATTGTTCCTCGAGCCTGCACGGGCTTCTGCGGCCGTGGGGAATGTGTTCATAGTTCATCACCTTTTCGGTCAATCGAGCGGAGAGCAGCAGAACGAACAGCTTTATCGTCCTTTTCTGCTTGCTTCTGATCCACTTGTCGTCCAGCGGTTGGATTGTCGATGAATACGCTCATTTGTCCAGTTTCTGGATCAGGCGTAACATTGATACCCTGAACACCCTTAAGAGCCTGGTTCACCAATTCAGGCGAAGCGGCGGTTCCTTCCAGGTCAGGGTTAGCGGACAATAGGTCAACAACCTGCTGAACCGTAATAGTTTCAGCACCTTGGGCTTTAAGCGATGCCACGACGTCGAGGATAGCGTTCTTGGCAACATCCAAGACTCCCATATCTTCGACTACAATTTCATTCCAACGCATTAGTGCCTCCTAAATTGTCCACTATTTACACTTTAGTCATGGTAAAGCCCCGACGTTTCCGCCGGGGCCCTATCTATTACTTGTTCAGCTTAGGATTGATCGAGATCTTCTTAGCTGGGGTAGGATTGATCGAGATCTTCTTCGCAGGAGTTGGGTTAATGGAAACCTTCTTCGCAGGAGTTGGATTGATCGAGACCTTCTTCGATGGAGCAGGGGTTACCTGTGCGACCAGGTCATCCATTTCCTTGTTGCCCTGGTTCATCATGTTGGCCTTAACGCCGGTCATGACCTTGTCCAGTGCTGGGCTTGCGGCAGCAGGAGCAGCGGATCCCATTGCAGCAGCAGCGCCCATACCAAGAGCAGCCTTCTTCAGCTTGTCCTTGAAACCTTCGTCAACCTTCTCTTCGGTCGACTCTTCCTTTGGTTCTTCGGCATCCTTCTTGGCAAATGGATTACCCTTTGGCTTTTCGGCAGCTTCTGGAGCCTTTGAACCACCAACTTCATCAGCCTTTGGCTCTGCGGCCTTTTCGCCACCCTCGGTCTTTGCAGCACCGGCTGGGTTGCTCTTCAGCTTCTGATAGTCGGTCGAGAATGGCTCGCCCTTATACTGGCCCATAGTGTCTACTGGCCAATGAGCAGCGTTGATGTTCTCGTTAACTGCTTCGTCGCCGTTCAGTTCGCTCGATGCAGCGGCAGCAAATTCACCAGCGTTCTTTGGAGTCTTGCCATCCTGCTTCATCTTGTTCAGCATCTTGTTCGCAACATTGCGCTCCTGACCAGTCATACCAGTCATTGCACTCTGAACGCTCTGGTTAGCAGCAGACTTGTTGGTGCCCATCTTGCCTGCCATCTTTGCCATTGCCGAACCGGCGACCTTCTGGTCCTGAGTCGAAAGAGCAGTGAATTCACGAAGCTTACGAACACTGTAGGCTGCTGGGCTTGCACCGAATTCTGCAGTGAAAGCTTCAACCAGTGCTAGAGTTGCGTTCTCATCGCCTTCCATCAGACCGGCCTTAGAAGCCATCAGATTCGAAAACTCACGAACGAACTTTGCAGCATTGCCCTTTCCTTCGCTCTGGATCGAAGCTTCAATCAGCCGAGCGACCGAACGAGCAGCTAGAGTTGCCTCAGAAACTTCTTCGTCACCCTTTGCCTTCTCACGACGTGCCGACTTACGAGCAGCAAAGCGATCTGCCTTGTCGTCGTCTTCGTCGTTACCCTTGCGGAAGGTCTTGCCTTCGTCTAGCTCATCCTCGCCTTTACCCTTTTCCTTGCGGGCAGACTTACGAGCAGCAAAACGTTCAGCCTTGTCATCTTCGTCGTCATTCTTGCGGAAAGTCTTACCTTCGTTGGTCTGCTTTGCCTGAGCAACAGCATCCTGGTATGCCTTTTCCTGTTCGTAATCATCCATCGACAACTGGCTCGAACCAGCTACGCGGTGATAATCGTAACCCTTCTTTGCAATAGCACCAACGCTACCGACAGAAGCTAGAGCGGCCGCACCAAGAGCAGCATTCTTTAGGCCCCTAGTGAACTTGCCTTCAACGATGTCTAGGTCTGCACTCTGGGTGAAGGTTGGTTCGGCGAGCTGTGCCATTGCAGCGGCACCATGCTTCTTCTTACCAATCCAACCTGCCAGCTTAACTGGATCAGCGGCTGCCTTCTTTGCAACGCTCGATGCGAAGCTCTTGAAATGATCTTCTGGCATGCCCATTGCTGCTTCGTTGAGAACCCAATCAATCAGGCTTTCTAGCGACTCAGTTTCAAGTAGCCTGCGACCAGCAGCTTCTAGGATGATGGATTCGTTCAGGGCCTTACCGCCTTCAACGCTTTCCTTCTTTGCACGACCGAGTGGTTCTTCAACTGGACCAGCGGCAGCATCAGCTGCACCGAAATCGTCCATTGCACCATCGAGGTCAGCCGACATATCGTCACCGGCTGGTTCTGCGAATGGATCAGCCGCTGGTGCTTCTGCACCAACATCAGCTGCCATATCATTAGCTGGAAGCTTACCTTCAAGACGCATAATGGAATTGCCCATTTCGTCCTTTGCACGACGAACAGTGTTCATCGCGTTGGTGATTGCTTCCTGTGCAGAAGCTTCGAAGGTGTGAGCGCCGTCCTGGCCGAAGGTTGCCTTCATCTTGTCGACGAGTGGGAAGAGATCCTGTGCGTTCATCTTTGCCAGGTCTTCTGCCATGTTCTGCAGCTTGTGCATCATGTCCTGAGCGGCAAGGATGAGTTCAGCCTGATCCAGGTCGTTCTCAAGTAGGGTGGCCATGCCAGATGGCTGAGCTGCTTCTTCCAGCTTACGAGCAGCCACTAGACGAGCCTGCACGTTTGCAACCTCCTCCTTGATCGCCTGAAGCTTTTCAAACTTAGTCTTGTTCATACGATTTGCTCCTTAAGCGGAAGTCTTGTTTCGCTTGATACGCTTTGGCGCTACTTCGGAAAGGAAAATGCCAAGAGCTTCCTGAATGAGAACAGCCTCATTGTATTGAGGATTTTCATTGTAGGAATTGAAAGCAGATTCAGAGATGATCTTGCTTCGCTGTTGGCCATATGCCTCATGAAGGCTCTGGAGTTCTGCTAGGCTTTCAAAAGCCGAGAAATCAATCGTTACCCCGTGGGTAGATTCTAGGACATTCAAGATCCTAGACAAACGATAGCTTGAGCTCGTTTTGAGGTCATCGATGACCATAAGCATCCTTCCAGTTAGCGCGCTGCGTTAGTCTCATATTTAGCGCGGACGTCTGTCAGTCAGCAGGAAACAACTAGCATAATGCCAGTCGTTTCCCAATAATTAACGGATGGATTCTAGAATGCTCTTGATCTGATCCTGAGCCGCAAGCGCATTGGCCTTTGCGACATTGAAACGATCCTTGAACACATTGGCGGCAGCAGTTTCGCCTAGGTTAATCGACTGCTGATAACGAGACTTGTGCTTACCAGTCTCAATGCGATTACGATTGTAATCTTCTTCCAGTTCTAGAACTTCCTGAACTTTTGCAGAGTCAAGACCCTGGCCCTTGTTCATCAGCTTCATAATTGCGGTTGCAGCTTCCTTGATAACCAGGTCACTAACAACGTCTTTACGGCTTGCATCAACAACCGAGAAGCGATTTACTTCCTTGCCATTGCTTTCCTGGATGGATACCAATACAGTGAATGGACCATTACTAGCTGCCGGGGCGGGTGCAAAGTGAGAAGCTTCAACGAGAGGCTGACGCTGTGGCTGAGTTGGTTCATCGCCACCGAGTGCGCTCATCTTCTCGAGCAAGGTCTTCATTGCGTCAACTTCTTCGCGACTTGTGCCGAAGCTTGGCATGTAGGGCTGTGCAGGAGGGGCCTGACGGCTCTCATATAGTGGACGCTGAGTTCCAGCATGGCCACCAGTGTAATGGGCTTGCTGAGGTTGCTGAACGGCAGGAACATTTGAGCCGCCGCCATTGCCACCATTCATAATCTGCAGAAGGCGAGCCATTTCAGCTTTTTCTTGATTGCTTGGGCCCATCGGAATTAGATTTGACATATTATCTCCAAAGGTCGTCGAGTTTGCTTACCACATAGTAGATGTTTCCATCACGTTGGGTTCTTTCCAGAACGCCACGGCTGACCATCTTGCGGGCAACTTCACGTTGACGTTCATCTAGCTCTTTACGCTGGATGAATTGCCCCTCCTGAGATTCAATCAAATCAATCAGACCCTGCTCCTCTTGGGAAACAGGGATCTGAAGTCCGCCGCGAATCTCATGGAAGCGCATGGTTTACTTCTTACGGCGTTCGCCGAGGTAATCGCGACCCATCATCTGCACCTGATTAGTCAGGTCTTGCAGCTTCTGGATCAGGCTCTTGTATTCGGAGAGACGAATGTCTGCCAGCATGGTCTGAATGTTGTTCAGGCCGTCTTCAATCTGGCTCATTGCGTCGCTCTGTGTAGGAGCCATTGGCATTGCACCCGGCATACCCATTGGCTCAACTGGATCAGTACCAAGGGCACCTGGGATACCGGCGTCTGCAGGAATCTCTGCATCAAGGTCGCTGCCCATATCTACTGGTTCTGCGCCCGCAGGAGCAATCTCTGGAGCATCTAGGTCTCCAAGCTCTTCGGGTTCCCCACCGACTGGACCCGCAGCCAAAACACCCTCTGGATCAATCTCAGGGGCATCAGCAACTTCAATACCTGCAATGTCGTCATCCATCAGAGGCAGACCTGCGAGTTCGCGCAGGCGGAAGAGTGGGTTTACTTTGTTCATACCAATTACTCCTTCGTCTAGGCGGCTCACTTCAGTCTCAGCTACCATTTCAAGCTGGCCGTTCATAATAACGCCGATTGTTCCGTTTGGTCCATGTGGGATCTTGACCTGGCCGGTTACACCGCCAACGTTCACATCCTCACCAATTGCGAATTCGATCTCCTCGTCGAAACGAGGCTTGTGCTTGGCACCACGACCGTGCTTGTCTACCTTACGAGCGTCGACGCCATCTTTGTGGTAGCCGGCCTTACCAGCAACCGGCATAGCAGCAAGTGGATTGCGCTGCTTCATAGTTGCCATCTTTTCACGAGCTTCACGCTCACGCTTCTTTGAATTCTTGCTCATCTTCTCTTCAATCTCAATGGAATCACGAACTGTTGGCTTGCGGAGGATCTCCGACAGAGCGCGACCAGTGCGATAAGCACCTTCACGATCATTGCACTCAATGCGGTAGTTTACAGGACTGGTTGCCTGATAAGCAACTTCATTCTCGTCCAACCAATCCAGAACGCGATCACGGGTTTGTTCAGTAACTTCGACCGCATAGGTGAAGCCTTCATCAACGCGAGTCATAACACCGAAGGTTTCGTCCAGTGCCTTGCCTTCGCGGATGCTTTCCCATTGTGCGTTCAGGAGATCGTTGCTCATTGCAGCCTCATTCTTTAACTTGATACCATATTTACCTAAAAGAGAATTCACTCGAACAGTATTCCTGCTCTTGATCGCATCGACCAATGCCATAAGGATATTGCCTTCGATTTGTGCCTCCAGGTCATTAGCAGTTTTCTCATCCACACCCTTGCTTACAAGGTAGTCGGTCAAGTCGAACTTATCCATTCTTCTTTCCCTTCTTTACGTGAATACGGGTCTTGATCTTAGGACCACGATTCTCTTGGATGATCTGCTCAAATTGAAGAGACCATAGGTATGAAGCCTGTTCACGGATATTTCCAGCGACAGGCGTAATAAGAGGCTCATCGCCAAACAGCTCAGAAAGAGTCATTGGTTGCTCACAGGTTCAAAGTTGGATCCGTGGTATTTAGCTTATCGTGCAATCTGCGGAGCAATGTAGCTAGTTAAAGCAACATACCCAAAAAACGCACTTTACGGTAAATAACGGTAACGGTTCGCGTAGGGAGACTACATATGGGTGATCTATTCAAAAGTGTAGTCGAAATGATCGCGAAGGGCGAAGCAGGAGCTCTGACGGCTATTCTCCTAGCTATCATTGGTGTCTTGGGTTGGTATTGTTTTCGCCTGATGAAGCAACTGGAAAAGAAGGACGAGAAGATCTATAAGATCATCGACGACTATTCCAAGAACAACATCACTATCACTGACGCTCTAAACGGCCTCAAGACGGTGCTTATTGAGATTAAGGCAAAGCTCTAATGTGGTTTAAAGATCGGAAGGAAAAGAAGAAGCAGCGTGAAGCTGTTTTGAAAGCGGCGCTTGACTCTAGCGAAGCCCTTGAAAAGGCCGCTAAAGGCACGATGAACCTTGCCGAAGATGTAACCAAAACCCTTCAAAGCAAAATTGACGACTATGCTCGGCAGATTGACCAAACGTCTAGTCTGCTGAGCGACGCTCTCATTCTAGTTGATGACCACGGAGTCATCGAAAGTTTCAATCCAGCGGCTGAAAAGATGTTTGGTATTGCTAGGAGACATATCAGGGGGAAGAGCATTTCTAAGCTCTTCGAATTCCCCAAAGATACTATCATCGACCCAGTGTTCATGGATGAACTAACCGTAAAGGTCAATGAGAATGATCCTGCAGCCACTGTCCATTATGAAGACTTCATGGGCATCCGTAAAGATGGCATGACTTTCCATGTGGACGTCAGTGCCAGCAAATTCACCAGGAACAACTCGAAAGTCCATTACATCATCCTAGTCCACGATGTGACCCACAAGGTGGCGAATAGCAAAATGGTCGAAGATCTTGCTCAGAGGAACATGGAACTCCTTGCTACCATTGATGCATCAAATACCGGATTCATTATCCTAAGCCCTGATGGTAGCGACTTCAAGATCAACTTCGTCAACATGGGCTTTAGTCGTCTCACTGGGTATTCTAGGACTCAGATCAAGAATATGAGCCTTATGGATCTTCTTGGCATCGAGCAAACTTTCTGGTCGGTTCGTCGTAGCCTTCTTGAACAGAAAGAAGCACGTCACGAAGTCCAGCTAGAGATCGGAACATGTCAGACTATCTGGTTTGACATTCAGATCACACCAGTGTTCAACGATGGTATCTGTAGTCAGTGGATCTTAGTGTTCTATGACACTACTGCACTAAAGAAAGCATATCACGATCTCAGGAAGAGCGAATCACATTTCAAGGCGTTTAGTGATGCAAGTTCCGAGTCCATGCTTATCCACAACTTTGGTCAGGTCATTGATTGGAACGATCGCCTCAACGCATTGACTGGCTATACAGATGAAGAGATTGAGAAACTCATGCCTCTTGATCTTGTCCATCCTCTCGAACGTGAGAAGATCAGAGAAGAGGTTCATTTAACTGGTAACAATAGCTATGAAACGCTATTCATGACCAAACAAGGCGATGTTCGTGAGGTTGCAATCAACAGTCGTTCCATTGAATGGGATAACACTGATGCAAGGATTTCAATTGTTCGAGATGTAACCGAATACAAGGATATCGAGACTCAGTTGAAGACTGCAAGGGAGCGTTATCGCACGGTCATCGATAACACGATCGATATGGTCATTTGCTTCAATAGCGATTTCGAGATTACCTTCTCGAATCAGACCTTCCGTGACTACTATGAAGTAGAGCTAGAAGACATCAATGGGTTCTCACTCTTGGAGATCATCCCTGAGACTGACCATAAGAAGTTCAAGGAATATATGATGGAGATCGCCCCTGGGAATGATGTTCGTCGAGGTATTCACCGTGTCCAGCGTCATGGAGACATTAGGATGCAGGATTGGATCGACCGTGGCATCTTTGATGAAGATGGAAATCTCATTGAAATTCAGAGTGTTGCTCGAGACGTAACTAGCCTTTTGCCTCCACCTACTACTTGACAAAAGGTTATAAGACTTTACTCTAAAGCCTAAGGAGTAAGTCATGTCATCACAAATCCCAGCCTACCGATTCAAGATCATCCACAAGGATGACAATGTAACCGTGCGATGTAATGACATATTGCTCGCTGCTATCAAAGAAGCGAAGAAATCATCCTGATACAAGAAAACGCCAGTGTTTCCACTGGCGTTCCTCGTTTTCGGACTTTCTAAAAACTTAGAAAGTGAATGCCGAAATCACAACTGCGAAACCGCAAGCAGCGGTAACTTCGTTCGAGAACGCAGTCAGGTCGCCGAAGATTTCGTTGTGCTCAACAGCGAAGTTGAGAACAGTTGCCGATGGGGTGCCCATAACAACAGGCTGTGCGCGGATCGAGATTGCTTCGATCAGCTTGTCCATCTTAACCGAGTGCTGCTCTTCGTCGCCAACTAGGGTGGTCAGACCGCCCGAAGCAACAGTAGCAGTGAACATTGGCAGGCCGCCAGACAGGAACTGATCTGGGGTCTTTGCGAAGCCGTGAACCTTCTGAGTCATTGTAAAATCTCCTAAAAGAGAGTTTCTGTTAACTCTATTTATACAATCACAGAGTTCTAACGACGGATAATAGCAGGGGCTACTTCAGAGGTCTTCTTGCGCTTCTTCTTACGTTCAGCAGCATCGTAGATACCCTTGTGGCCATTCGGATCAAAGCCAGCACCAATCCCACCAACACTGGTCGCTACATTGCCTGATGCCGATGCGCCGGCGGTTGCCGTTTCGAGAATAGGGGTCGCTACGATTTCTGTCCAACGCATTATTTCACCTGTAATCCGAGATCCTTGAATGAGTCAGGTATTTCAACCTTCAAGCTATTTAAGCGCTCATGATAGATATTACGGATTGTGTTGCAGTCCTCCCAGGTGTAAATGCGACGACAGGTCATCCAGAGACCTTCAATGGTTTTCATTTCAGAACCATTAAGATAAGGACGTTCACCGAACAACAGTTCTGGCATTAACGCAGGATCATTTATAACTTCTCGGGTGGCAGGAAGAGCTGACGGGAAGATTTGAAGAAACTCATCCTTCGAGACTTCCTTGAAGTCCTGAACTCGACCCTTGCCGTCCTTACGCATAGGACGATAGCGATAGCGCCATACACAACCACGATCATGAAAGAACGTTGGACCCACTCGAGCAATGACTTTACCATCGTCTTCTAACACCCAATCACTGTTGAAGGCCACAATAGCCTTGATCATTTCTGTTCGGTACAACCCCTTATAGTTTGAAGTATCTTGCGGCTGTCGATACCAGGGTATACTGGCCAAAGTCAGGGCCGGAGAGAAGTAGGAGAACTCCTGCCACTCGAAGTTGCCGAACATGAAGTCAATCTGCACATATCCGTTGTCAGGATTGCCGTCAATAGGGACCGCCGTGAAGATCTGATTATTACCAGGACGAGGCTTAACGTGGTCCTCTCCCAAGAAGGCGATCAGCTGACTAGCGACCTTTGCCTGGTCATAACGAGTAATCTCGAGGTTGAGATCAATGTCGCCGGAGTCAGGATTCTTTCCTGCACTACCCAGCATAGCTTCGCGTAACTCAGAGGTTTTGTTGAGGGTGTAGTCGGGCCACTTCTTTTCTAGCCAGAACAACGTGTGTTCTATCTCTTGTCGAAGGATCCGTCGGGTAACTCCCTCGAATGCTTTACCGCCCATCTTCGATTCTCTTTCTCGTATCGTAGAACATGTTCAGAGTTCGTTGGTGCAAATCCTCATGCAGATAACTGATCCTGTTGGCTTCGGATAAGTCAAACATATTCGGGTTAAGGACCAACTTATGTCTCGATGCTTTGTATCTCTCTAATAGCACATCCAGGCGCTCAAGTCGCTTTGCTTTTGGCCAATCCTTTGTCCGGCTCAAGAAACTCGGTCGATTAGGACGCCGACCACCTACAATCCAGTATTTCACAAGATGTGTAAACTTGTTTAGTTCGGCGAAGCGTGGATTGTTCATCTTGAACTTCAATCCAGAAGATTCAACAACCATTCCTTCGTGTAGGGAATACCAACTACTATGTCCGAGATTTATATATCGGAGATGATGGTTAGTGATGACCTGGTGTGCTATCCGTTCTTTAATGGATTTAATGACATTATGATAATGGGTTTTGATTACGATGCGTTCTGTCTTGATCTGTTCTTTTAGTTCAGACCATTTACGACCATTAGTCTTAGGATGAGTCCTAGCGAGACTGGCTTCCAATATGTCTTGATAAGTGAACTCATCAACATTGCTCATTCGCTGAGAGAACGAAATAAGCAACTGATATGCAGCGGTTATAGTGTCATTGAGCTCGCTAGTTCTGTTCTCGTTAACCTTTTGATTCACCGCGAAGCCACAAATAGTCGGATTATTAATCTCGCTGAGTGTCCTACCATCTAGAGAGACTTGGGTTTTCGGTAGAAGATTCGTTCGGAACGTCTTGATCAATTTCTCAGTTTCGCGGGAGACCATGAAGTTCGAATATGTAATAACGATCTTGAATCTAGAATGCTCCCAAGTATGATAAGGAACACTATTAGGGAGTTCGCCCTGGATGATCTCTGCCCCGAAGGTGTTTCCCTTTTCGATGAGACCGAGACTTATGAGTTCGCTGACAAGCATCATCGAGCAATGATGAGCGTGATGATATGTCTGAGCCCAACACTCGTCCGGCCATTCTGCTAGACTATAACAGGGAGGCGCACCCTTGCGCTTGGAAAAGAATCGACCCTCCTCATCAAGACCAAACTCAAGCGAGGAGCCATCTAGCTTCTCACTGATTGTCCAGCCGCGATTGAACGAATCCAGTAGTGTCTGGATCGGGAGATCTTCTATGTGAGGTAGACTGGTCATGCCCTGCATTTAGCATAGGCATGACCTCAGGTCAATTTTTAGGTGCGGCTGCGGAGAAGTGCAAAACCGATCATCGACAGGATTTTTCTCTCCTTGTCGGTAAATTCGCTAGGCTTCCTAGTCATGCTGGCTTTACGCAATAAAGCGGAAACGGTCTGTGGGCTGATACCCATAGCGTCCAGACCACGCATCATTTCTTTCGTGTCGTATTGACCGCTTGGCTTCTTGCCGCCTTCGTTCTTTCCGAGGTCAGCATTCATATTGATGCCACCGCGACCACCCTTCATGATACCAGCTTGAGCAGCCTGTGCGATTGCATCGGCTTTGTCATTTGCTGGTCCATTGTAGAGATAATTGTCGTTGATACGGGCTGCACTGGCGTTCATCATAATGTCGACGACATCATCGGGTAGCGGGACAGTCTCATCGTAGTCTTCCGCTTCGTTGGTCTTCTTACCGACTTCGCCATAGTCGCTCAGCTTTGTGTTGAGATCCTTAGGAAGAGGACGACCATCCTCTTCTTGTTCAGCGCCAGTCTTGATTGTCTTTTCGATTGGCTTTTCTTCAGCATTAGGCTCTGCAGGTTCATCAGACCCTTGACGCAAATTCGCCTTGTGCATCACAAAGTCAATGTCTTCGTCCGTGAAGCCAATCCTGTGAGTCATGAAACGATCCATGTCCTCAAGGGTGCCTTCTCGATCTGTCTGGCCTAGCCAAGTGAGCCACTGCTTTTTGAGGTCACTGGCAAGCTTCTTGCGTTCCTTGTCGCCAAGACGACGCTTGATCTTATTCTTGAGATTTCCCACCCAACCTTCGTTGACAGGAGTTTCGCAAGACTCAAGGAGATTAAGGACTTGTCGCATCCTTTCGCTGTCATTTGACATTCTTTTTCTTCTCCTCATCCTTACGGAATTCACGAATCTTGCGATTAAATTTGTCTGGGTCACGATTCTTGATAGCACCTAATAGGCGACGTTGCAACTCATCAGCTTCCTCTTCAGAGAAAGTTTCCGAAATCAAGTTCATGAGATTAACCGCACTAGCGATCACATTAGTCGCTCGTGCTTCTAAGATTTGGTGCCTATCCCTCTGAGGGACGAAGAGATCGAGCTCTTCGATTAAGCTTTTTACGCGAGCGTCTTTCATCGGCCCTTACTCCTTGGAGAATCCAGAATAGCGTTCCAATAGTCGCTCTAACATATTGGCAGCGAGTGCTAAACCCTCTTCGACGCCACGAGCGTAGTCCAGATTGTCGTCCGACTCACTGTAACTGCGAAGTTTGAAAATCATATCATTAACATCTTCTAAAAGATATGGAGAGTCATCGAGGTCAGGGACCTCGATGGTCTCCAGAATCATGTCGTCCTCCTGGGACATCGTGGTGCTTTCAGTTAACCTGAAATACCTCCTAATGTCATCGGGTTGACTGTCCATTCATGACTCTCCTAACTGGCGCGCACCCTATTTAGCAGAATCACTTATTGAGCTTCTTTGCAAAAGCACGGAGTGCGGCTCCATCCATCTGCATCTTTCCAGCTGCTGACGGAACAGGAACTGGGTTCCTTTGCAGAACAGGATTCAATGCTGCATCACCTTTTGGCAATGTAGGATCCTTCTCAGGTGAGAAGGAAGTGCCAATTGACTTAGGAACAACGGTCGAAACATTGCCCTTTAGACCAGCTGCAATGGGCGACATGCCTGAACTGCGACCCTCGGCCATTTCCTGCGGAGCATCAGTGATCCTCAGTGTATTGGGATCAATCTTAAGGAAGATCTTCTGACCAACACCAGATGACGAACGAGTCTTAAGGAACTGAATCTGATATTCGCCACGTTCTTTCATAGCCGCAGTTGTGAGGATCGCCATCACGTTATCCGCGGTGTTGATCTTCGAGATACCGCCTGCAATGTGGCTTGCGTCGAAGTCTTGTTCCTGAATAGAAGCACGGTTGAGCTGCGATGCAGTCGCACAAAGGATGTTCCATTCGACTGCAAGAGCACGAAGTTCTTCAGATGTGAACTTGTCCTTAATGAACTGGTCACTGACGTTAATCTTACCACTGTTCGGGTGCATCAGGTCAAGGTAGTCGACCACGATAGCATCAGGGCGCGCACCTGTCTGAATCTCAAATTCCTGCAGGTATGCACGAATGTCATTCGCCGTGGTGCCGGCCATCGGCAGCTTCTTAATTTGAAGCTTGCCCCACTTGTGAGCCTTGCCACCACTCTTACGCATCATACCAAGGCGCATCGCAACTTCGTCGATGTCCTTAAAGATCTGCTTCGTCGGCATCTCGGTGATCATTGCGTCATAGCGAAGACCAACGAGTTCTTCAGAAAGTTCCATCGTGATGTAGATCACGCTCAAGCCCATCTGCACCCAGTTAAGCGCAAGGTTCTGTAAGAACAGTGATTTACCCGTACCAGGTCCACCGCAGAAGAAGCTGATTTCACCTCGGTTGAAACCACCATAAAGCTTGGAGTCAATGTCCTTCCAGCCAGTTGGTGTGGTATCAGTCTTATCCCTCATGCGTTCTAGACGCTCTTTGGGATCCATGAAATAGTCGGTGCCTAGTTCAGTCTGTAGACTGATCAGCATGTTCTCTTTTGAACGGCGTTCTAGTTCAGCATAGTCGCCCTTGGAGATCAACTGAGGACCTTCAAAGACAAGAGCTTCCATGGCCTTATGACGACAGAAATCTGCAATCGTGTTCAGGAACCATTCAACGTGATTCGACTGAACATTTGGGATAATTGGCGTATCAATCCCAGTCTCTGCCGTGACCTGTTCAGGTGTAGGTAGAGCACGGTATTCGTTTGTGAACTTCTGGATATAGCGAACTGCCGGACGTAGGCGCTCATTCCAGTATTCGGGCTTTACGATATTCTGACAACGAACATAGGCGCTGTTGTCAGTAAGCATGAACTGAATGAGGACCTTCTGGACCTCTTCGCTATATTCCTTGAGCTCTGTTTGTTCTTTTCTCTGGCTCACAGGACCTCCTGGTCTCTTATACTAAGCGTTGCCGCCTTACACCTATTTCTAGCTTATTCTTTGTCATTGCATCAATAATTGACCACACCGTATAGAGTTTTCCGTAAGCTTTTACCGCATCTGCGGCGTCCTTGATGCCAGTGTCCCAACGAGGAAAGGACACATACCATCCCTCACTGAGGGCAGTATCAACAAGCTTACCGCCTTGTTCTACGCGGTCGGGAACAACAATGATTTTCTTGCCAGTTTGATTAAGCCAACGTGCTTGGTCAGGCATGACCTTGTCACCAAGCATCGCAATACCATTTATCGCGATACCATCGAAGGGTCCTTCACAGACGAATAGAAATTCCCAGTCCTTCTTGATCGCTTCGGTGTTGAAGAGATAACGAGGCTGGACTTCACTAAAGTATCGCATTGGTGACGAATTGTCGATCACACGAGCAGTCCAACCGACGACTTCATGTTCCCAGAAGAAGGGAATGATAACTCGACGATTCAATCCATTTGTCTTCTCAGGTGTCCAATAGAAGTCTGCCCCTAAGAGGACTTCATCACCACGAGTTGACAAGTAGGCAAGAGCATCGAGGAAGTCTGGATCGGTTAGTTCATGCTCGAGCCAGAACGTGATTGGTTTGGCACCCTTAGGCAAAGGCACTGGCTTGAACTCTAGTCGCTCGAGAAGTTCACGAGGGGCCATGGAGACCAACTCACCCTTCTCAAGCATGTTCTTCCTCAGTTCCTCAACATAGAAACCAAGCCAATCAAGTTCTTCCTTAGGCATACCCAGCCACTGGAAGTAATCTTTCCACTTTGTAGTGAATCGACTTCCAGGTGTCCAAGCAGTCTTAAAGCCACAGTTGAAGCAGGAGATTGTTGTTCGACCGTCGAAGTCAAACATCAATCCTCCACGCTTCTTAGTATCAGGTCGGGACTGTCCGTTATGAATGCAGCATGGACCATTGAATCTCATCCACCTACTAGGAGTGGATTGCGCTCCAGATATATGCTTGATTAGGGCATCGTAGACGAGAGTCAAAGGGTTCATTAGAGTTCAAACAATCCATCGTTCATGATAGCCAGCTTTGGCTTGTTTTCGGCCAGGGTTGCAGCTTCTGCTTCCTTCCTAGCCTTCGTGACCTGCTTGTGTTCCTTGATGTCACCCAACTCGAAAGTTGAATAGTCAAGAACGCCACGTTCTGCATTGTCACTTGCAAGATAGTTCAGGATCTTACGATTCTTCTCAAGGTAGTCGTTGTAGTTCTCAACCTTGAAAGCTTCCTCGATGACACCCTTGAGCTCAAGCAACTGGGCCGGAACCTTCGCGGGATCATTCGAGTCGTAGAGTTCCTGAGACTCATAAACGCCTTCTAGGTGAACCTGGACGTTATGATTCATCAGCATTGCATAGGTAACAACGTCCCATGTCGAAGTGAACTTAGGGTCCACGTTGACACAGATATCACCCATTGTGAGGCGCTTGCCGATTTCAGTCTCAACAAAGCGAGAACCTTCGACACCCTTGAGACGTTCGTCGAACATGTCCTTCAGAACATCAAGGAAGGGACGATCAGCTTCCGAGCCCTTAGCAGGGAGAGGAATCTTCTGTCCGTTCTCATCCAACTTATAGACAATCCTGTCCTTACCTGTCGATATCATTTCGTGACCGATTTGTTCAATACCGTCCTTATCGAAATAGGTATTGGTAGGCAGGTAGTGACGACCGTCTAGCTTCTCACCCTGAATTGACCAGCTGTCCTTGTTCAGGTTATAGCCGAGGAAGACCTTGCCATAAGCTGCTAGGGTGAAGGGTGACGAAACGTCATAGGAGATCGTGAAGTTCGGATTGATCTGTTCACGAACCTGACGCTGGATGGTGGTATAGATGCAACCGTGCTGGAACTTGCCAACACCAAGAAAGTGCATCCAGTCCTTGTCCTGCAGGAGACCGTCATCCCTCATATTGAGGATACGACCCAAGCCCATCTCAAAGTTTTCCTTGTGATGGCTTGCAAGCGACCAACCCTCAAAGGGATAGTGCTTGACGTTCTCATACCAAATCTTAGATTCGGTTGGATTACGACCCTGAACAACATTTAGGAACTTCGTTGCGCCAGGAACTCGGTTAGCCACGAAGTAATCGTTGTTGATGATCGTCTGCAACATACAGGCGTAATAGAGACGATCATTGATGTCATTGACGTTGCCACCATTCTTGATAATAAGGGCATCGAGTGCCGCCTTATTATTGAAATCCGGAGACTGGAAGGTTTCCATCTTCGGAGTACCATCTTCGTTGAAGATCTTCTTCTTGTTGGCGTCAATGGCTTGCAAGAAGCCAGTCGTCGATTCAAGACGCTCAAGGTGACGGTCGATGTTACCAAGACCAATACCACCAGTTGGGAAGTCGAGGACCATTGACCAATCACAGTTGGCTTCCATCCAGCGCATCATCTTCTCGCGGGTCTTATCGCCCTCGAACTTGATCGCGCCTGTCTGGATCTGAAATCCACCAGAGTCGCCCAACACCGTGAACATGCCAGGTGTGCGATCACGACCAGTAACCATGTCCTTGCGATGCGTGACTGCATTGCCCTTAGCAGCCTGTCCGGCCGAATATAGAGCGCTGTTCAGATAGAACAGGTTCGTGTTCGAATCAAAGAAATTCAAATCACTACGAGGGATAGGTGGCTCCCTCTTTGGGTTTTCCGCATTCACGTAGCGGACATACATTTCTGAGATAGCCGGTGTGAACCGAGCATAATCTCGATATCTCTTGGAATAGTCAATACCGGACATTAACTGCCTCTCTTATAGGGTTAACCTCACTATAGGCTAACCTATTTAGGCAGTCAATTTCTAAACACCAGTTTGGTAATTTTACCTTCGTCGGCAGGTAGAACATATGGGTTGAATTCCAGCTGTTCATACTTGTTGATCAAGTAGACACGAACCCACATGAAGTTGCCTTCAAAGGTAAAAGCTTCGGTAGAAGTCTGATGATCATATTCCCTGACTTCGATATCGAACCAGTTAAGTTCGGTTGGAACACTAGGCTCCAAACTCCCTTGGATCTTGAAGTGGCCAGAGAAGTTATCGAGGAATGCAACAAGGGTATGGACCCCTGAGGTGTTGTTTCGCTGGAGCGAGCCCTCTAGAGCGCTTGAAACGCGGATAGATGTATCAAGACCGTCAATCTCTGCATTGGTCAATGACAGAGCTTCGTAGGGGATTTCCACACTAGGCTGGGGATCGAAGATAGGACCCTGTGCTAGTTCAAAGAAACCAGTCTGACTTTCAAAGGTGTCCATGTAGAGCATGTGAGTGCTACCATCAACATTGGTGACTTGAACGCTATAGGAATAGGTCTGGAGAAACCAATCGGCCGTAACATCAGGCAACAAGATTAGCTTGCAGATACCCTTTGCTTCGTCGATGACTTTGAGCTCCTGTTGGAAAAGAAGCTGACTTGTCTTCTGGTCAAAGAAATTGACCTTTGCGGTCCTACCCATCATGTTGACAGGCTTTCGATCGGCGTTCCTAACTACGAACTCGATATCATTCTGGACGTCTTTGAAGACACGGAAATCATTGCTGTTCATAGGCAGGTTCCAATTCACAACTCCACTGGGAAATTCCCTAAGGGTCAGTTCTACTCGTCGCTTCTTATCAAAGAGAAAAACGGTCATTATTGCCCCTCAAGAAAGCCCAAACGGAAAGGGCTAAATACCCTGTATTTATTGTAGGAAACAAGGTCGCAAAGTGTTGCCGCAACTAGAAAACTTCCCATTCCTGACCCTTGGTCGATACCTCGATCAAGAATATCTTGGCATCGTGGGCAACTCAGATAATCAGATCACCTCGATCTATATCTATAACTCCTTGCCAAATGAGGAGGCCAAGAAACTGTTCTTGCAGCTTGGCGATGAATGGTGGTGGGAAACCAATCGTCAAATTCCTATCAATGTCGTGCTGAAGGATCGCTGGGCTGTTTTCCGTCCATACCTGAAGACATTCATCACAAGCGACTTCGAGATCCTAAAGGGTCCATCGGTCAGCTTGGATGATGTTATGGTCAAACGTGTTCGTCGCCGTCAGATTCAGCTCGTCCGTAAACAGGAAGACTAAAAGGATAGCCTGAACCTCAGTGCATCTATGAGGTTCTCAAATGTCCAGATAAACGTCAACTGACTGACGTGTTCCATTCTGATAGAGAAGTCCCACTTGCCTAAGGCATTGTCTTGGATCCAATCTGTCATCTCATCAAAATATTTGTAGACAGTGCTATAACTCTTGAAGTCGTGCCTTAGGACGACTTTGTGATCTAGCTCACTTCCGTAATAGTTGACAAATCGTCCAGAGTGAAGATCAAGCTCGTCATATCTGAGCTTTGACATCTTCACACTATAGAGTATCTGTTCATTCGGATAGACAGAAGATATCACATCAACTGTCAACCACAAGCCGTCATGCTGGCTTGCGATTACAGTCTCATACCTCCGGTTCTGCATTGACTTTGTCGAGAAGCAGGTTGAGTTGGACAACAATCACATGCGCGTAGGAAATAGCGTGTGCCTTCTTGAACGCATAGTCATCATCAGCTAGTGGATCGACTTGCCAAATCTCTCTTTCGAGTTCCTCAAAAGGCAATCCCATGAGGTGTTGCTTACCTGGACGGATTACCGCGAGAACCATCGCGAGTTCAAGAATCGATTTCGGAGCATAAGCCGCTGTTAGTTCTGCCCATCGTCCTAGCTGGAAGAGTTGCCCAACTATGTCTTCATCAGTAAGGAGTTCCCACATGGGTTCCCTAGAGATCAGATCATCAAGATGCGCTTCGTCTCGAACATCCTTGTAGACGTTGAGATTCAGGAAGTCGATTTTGAAATAGCCTCGAGATTCTGCTTCCTCGTAAGGTATGCCTGAGAACCCCGTAAGTGGATCCTGAGGGATCGCTTGGAAATAGACACCCACGTTATGTCGGCGCAATTCTCCGTTCTGTACCATGCTCGCAGGGATACAGAGAAGCCCCTCTAGTGCTTTGTCTCGATTCTGGAAGTCAATGTCAACGTCGGGAACGAACTTACCCATTAGAGGAACCTTAGCTTAAAGAGAACGGCGAGATCAGGGCGGTCTCGAAAGTCTACTCCACCCTTCTCGGGGAGACCTACTAGGTTTTGCTCGGCTACAAAGAAATCAACCTTATGGAGATCGAACCATTCCTTGAGTTCCTCACTCTTAGGATGGCCTTCTAGATAGTTGAAATCAAAATACAAAGAATCTTCACGCTGACTAAATTCAGCCAATTCTTCTTCTGCGATTTCAGCTAGGATGCGAGTTAATTTGTGAGAGTTTCTACCCATATCACCAGGTTTACAGAAACAGGTTACTTGGCGTCAATCTTATTCGCTAGATCACGGTCAATATCACGAAGCTTGTTCATAATGCGATTGTTCGCCTTGATGAGACGGTTCATCTTATTTTCCATATCCTGCAGCTTCTTGCGAGCTTCTTTCAGCTGAGTTTCCAGCTGCTCGACATATTCAGCGCGAGGGAAACTATGGAGTTGTCCATCAATCTCGACCGTCTTGGTGTGGGCATTCTGTGCCTTCAGACCACCGATGACACGACTAGCCATCTTCTCAGCAGACACAGGTTTTGTAGGGGAGGCCTTTACGTCCTTACCGTGGTAAAGGTCCCCGCCATACATCGAAGAATAGAAATTATCGTCGCTCATATGAATACTTAGCGAAGATTCTTGATCCAGTCCTTCAATTCCTGAAGGATTTTGTTCGTATTCGCTGGAGGTCCAGGAGGACCCTGGTCTCCCTTATCGCCCTTAGGGCCCTGCGGACCAGTCATTCCAGTAGCACCTACAGGTCCAGTAGGACCAACAAGACTTGATGTCAAAGTGGCACCGGTTGTAGATATTGATGTCGCGTGACCATGATAGGTAGAGGCTGGCGAGATAGTGTTATTATATGTGTTGAAACCATATTTGCTCGACAGAGCAGAGGTCATAGATTCAATTGCTCGCTTCCTAGCAATCTCTTCAACCTTCTCAGAGTCGGTAATCTTAACTGCGGTTACAAGCTTAGAAACTGCACGATGCATCGCGGCTTGTGCTTCTTCGAAGTTCTTAAGAACGCCTTCGTAGAGAGGATTGAGCTGATCATCACGAGCAATGTCAATCATGATGTCAAGGTTCTCGACCGGATCATATCCTCGTGGATAGAAGCTCTTCATCGCAGATAGCTTTTCGTTATGGTCTGCTTCTAGGATCTCGCGCTGTCTACGATATTCATCAGCCGCTTCTTGCTGCTCAATCGTTGGAATTTGGATGTTCTGCCATCCAGTTCCAGTATAGACGTGGGTAGTGTTATTGATCGACATCAAATCGCCTATTACGGCGCTCGTTGTCAAATTAGGTGTTGAGGTTAGACTCATACTCCTGCATCCTCCAAGATTGCTTTTATCTGTTCTACCTCTTCTTTGTTGTCTCGCAGCTTTCCGGTCCAAAATAATGGATTGATCCATTCCTTGACCATGCCTAACTGCTCATCAGACATACGTTCGAAGAGAGGTTGACCTACACCACAATACAGTAGCCAGGGACTGATACGTCCCTTTCGGATCCACTGTGTGGCAACTGGGGTAGGCACCTTGCGGAAGAAGTCTACCCAATTCTCATTATACTCTCGTCCCCACTGTTCCATGAGCAGGATGTTTCGCTCAACAGCCTTCATGGGCGACTCTTTCTTAGCCAGTTCTCGGATCCAAGATTCATACCAAACCTCGTTGACCCAGTCGTCTAACTTGATATTGCTCTTGATGAGCATTTCCACAAAGCCAGAAGCCTCGATGGCGCCAATGTGCTCAACATACCTACCAAACTTCGTGAAGGCAGTGAAATACTGGCTATCCATAAAATCCCGATAGGTTTTCTCTTTCTTCGAACGCAAGCTGAGAGTATAGAACTTCTGGAAGGCCATAAAACCAATCCTGATATACTTCTCATCACGCCAAAGCCAACGACGCTTCTTCTCACATAGGTGATTGATAAGGCTCTTCTCACGAACGAAGTCCTTATTGCAGAACTCGCACTTGTGAGTTGGTTCAATAACTGCTGGCGTCGCTTTGGCCTTAGATGGAGTTGCCTTCTTTGCCACGTTAGCCATTGGTTTTCTTAAACTCTTCGACAAGAGGTTTGATTTCAACATCCGATAGGGCCATGCCCTTGAGCAAGTCCTTCAGAGTATCAACTGTGAACTTGCTCTTGAAGATCTTGAGCTCTTCATCACTCAACTGAGGATGAATCTGTAGGAAGACCTGATCTAGCTTCGAGACCGACTTCTTACGACCTGCCATCGCGATCCAGCCATGCTTATAGGGCTGGCCTGATCCAGCAGCACACATCAGTCGCCATAGTAGTTCAGGATGCTTAGAGATTTCCCAAAAGCCAACGTTCACAAACGAGTTGACCATGAGGATGTTCTCTGCCGCAGCATCAGATGTCACTGAGGCATAACCTGGCGGATCATAGGAGTTCGGGTTCTGGATCACACTCTGCCACTTCATAGCAACGAGTGGAGAGAAGGTCTTTGCTAGTTCTTCAGGTTGCTGTTCGAGCCAGTCGAACACCTTATAATCCGCATAGAGCATCTCATCCTTAATGTCCAGGCTTGGCTTCTTCTCACCAGCTGGCTTCTTTGTTGTTTTCTTCGTAGCCATTATTGTCCTGACCAGGTTAGTTTGAACATCAACGCTTCTTCTTTGGTTTCGAAGCAGACAAGAGTTAATCCTGCCTTATGCTTACTTTCCCATTTATCCTCACCTGGTGAGACAACAATGAGGGGAAGTCGTTTCAACATGCCAAGTTCGCCTTCTTGGCTGACTATGAAACTTTTGCCCTTTACATTCTCCTTGAACCACGTCAGAAGTTCACCAGATACAATTGCCTCGTGATTATAGTCCCACCATACCGTCCAGGCGTTTGGAATTTCACTCATTGTCCTACCCAGGTTAGCTTAAACATCATTGCATCTTTTGGGCACTCGAACATGCAAAGCATGATCTCCTTACCTATGTTATCTTCCTTTACAGTTGACAAACTATCAACTTGATACAAACTCAGACTACCACCGGACAGGAAATAGTAATGACCTTCCAGATTGTCCAAGCACCATTGATTAATTGGTTCATCAGTAGAGGAATGATCCCACCAAACGCAATAGGGTTGAGCAATTTTTCGCATACCCAATCCTATTGCATCTTGGTGGTTTATGTCAATTTATCGGACGCTCTTGCTGCCGATATAATCGAGGGCTGTGGCACGCCAATGATGTGTCCATCGCCTAACATCCTGTGGTCTAAAATCCCTGTTGACCAACTGGATATCTACCCTCCAGAAGTAGTCCCGAATCTGTCGATGCCATTCCCCGAGGCTTCCCGGTTCAAACTGCTTCTCGACAAAAACACTTGCTACCTCTTTCATCATCATCTCGCTGATTTCAGCAACGAGTTCGGCGCGACTAGGTGGTTCTAGATCCACGCCAGGTAGAAGAATTAATTTTCCCATTACACCAGATTAGTAATATCTAGAGCTTCTGGAATCTTGTTCGTATCCTTGACAAAGAAGCAACACTGAGGTGTTGGCGAATCATCAAGAGGCACGGACAGAAGATGACCATACTTCAGCTTAGGGAAATACCACTTTACGTCAGGGAATACGTTCATGATCTCAATGTCATGGAAGTGTGGCATATATCCACTAATCGGGTTGATACTAAAGGCTTCAAAGGGACGGTCGTTGATCTGTTTCAGACTAATGATCTCCAGATCACCAGTATCCTTGTCACCAATTACAATGCTCCAATCCATTGGCATCTGGAGCCTATACTTTCCGAGTCGTAGATCAACTGCCGGGCTGTTGAAAGACTCGAGGAACAGCAATGGGATGAAAATATAGTCAATGTTCTGCTGGTCACTATAATCTAGGACGCAATAGCGGATATCATCAACTTCATCCGGAATGTTGTTCATTTCAAACGTGGTATTATCGGTTGTAAGGATTCTCATGATAGTTCCTTGAGGTAGTCAATCTTCCTCACCGAGTGAGGATAGTTGGCTTCCTTGTAGATTTTCTTTCGTGCCGTGACGTGCTTGGCAGAGAACTTGCAGGTCGACGCAATGTCGTAGATCTGCACATAGTCCTTGTCCTTTGCTTTACGAATACCACGACCAATCGACTGAATAACTCGAACAAACGACTTACCAGGTTCGACCAGGATTAGATTGAAAATACGAGGGATATTGATACCGACGGCTGCAACGCCGTAGGATGCGATAACGATTTGGTTAGTGCCCTGTCCAATTTCCTCATAGGCTTCCTTACGATCAGAGGCCTTGGAGCCACCGAAGACGAAGGTTGCTTCTGGCATTCGCTCAGCGAGCTGGTTACCAGTTTCAATGCGGTTAATTAGAACCAGAGTGTTACCCGTTAGAGCTGTCTTCTGTGTGAATTCACTAATCCAGTCCAAATGGTTAGGATCAGTAACTAGGAAGTTGTTCTCTTCGTGGAAGGAATCAAACTCCACAGTATCCATTAGCTGCATGATATCCACGTGACACTGAGCAAGAACGCCCATGTCCATGAGATCCTTTGCAGCGAGACGATTTACAACATCGCCTAGCGATGCTAAGATGGAAGTGAACTCGTGCTCTTCCTTAGGAACGGTTCCGGTCAATCCCCAACGGATCGGCACATTTGCGAACGGGCCGCAGAGCAGCGCCTTCAGCTTATCAGCCTTTGCCATATGGGTTTCGTCAACCATGACCGCGACAACGTCCTTAGTGAACGTGTCAAGATCCTGTTGGGTTGGCTTGAGCTTGTTCTTCTTGGAATTCTTATCCAAGATGTCTAGGCTCTGCCAGGTGCAAATCGTATGCGTCTTACCATAGTCTTTGCGGTCGCCATAATAGACGCCCACATCCAGACCTAGGTTCTTATAGTCGGCTTCAGTCTGATCCACGAGGCTCTTGTTTGGAACGATAACGATCGTCCTACCATGTGCCTCACATAGATGACTCAGGCTTGCAGTGAGGAGTGTCTTACCAGCACCAGTTGCAATTTCCTGAATACATTGTGGATTCTCAAGGAATGCTCTAATGATCTCAACCTGATAGTCACGCAGCTTAATAGGCTGGCCTTCTACCGGATGACCCTTTGGCCATACTGGATTAGGAGCATTGTTGTAGATGTAATCTTCGTCAATAAACGGAAACTCGAAAGTCCTTGGGACACGATGGTCTTCAAGTTCAATCTCATACCCATCAGCAATGACAATGTCCAAGACCTTGTCTAGAAGATTTACGTGAGTATTCCCGTTGATAGCAAAAAAGCTGACACACCCGTCCCACCTACCAAGCTTGAAAGCTGGCATGTGACGAGCGGCGTGGATAAAAAATTTCAGCTTGGCATTACAGGCACGCCGTGTAGCTGGATCCAAGCCTTCAAATGTTGCGTTCACCTCATCCTTGATGATGAGTTTGCACTTCTTGATTGTCATGCGACCCCTTTTTTGTTCTATTATCGCGGGTCGTAGGAAAGCCCTACTGTATGCTCCAGTATATGGAGTCCAGTAGGGCTCTGTCTATAATCTGGAGAAACGGTTCACCGCTCTCCTATTTACCGCCAAAATCGGCGGATTCACGTAAGTTGTTGAAATAATTCTTGTTCAAAGGTGGACTTGATGACCGTCAAGACTAACCTGGTTCCAGAAGCAGTTGCAGCCTCAGATATTGCCTGATATTCTTCTTTGTCGAATGGCAATTCAGGCATGAACAGATATGCTGCCTTATTGAGCAAATCGGGATAGGTTATGAGATCTTCCATCGTGACAATGAGGTTGGAAACAGGTTTAACATCATAAACCCTCTTCCAAATCACTCCAGGCATTACAAGACCCGTGAACCCCATAACATCCATTTCAGGTTCATCACCGATGGTCCGAATTGCTGTTCCGAACTGAAGGCGCAATGCACGGACGAGATCAGGGTTTTCAGCAAGGAATAAAGAGCGAGTTAGTCTATTCGCGATGCTACCATGAACGCCTTTGAGGTGCTGTCCTTTTAGGGTTGCCCACTGTGGCGTTCTAAGGGCCCCTATAAGCCCCGCAGAAGCTCTGTCACCGCCTATAGCGCTCTGCACTATCTCAGGTAGCTTTCGTCCCTCTGACTGCTCTAGGTCCCGTTCACGGGTGTGTAAACGGATAAGTCCAGAGCTTTTATTCTGCTTCGCCAATAATGTAGGTAAACTGGTCTCATAGAAGGTCAGTGGACCGGTAGTCGTTGCATCATTCAACAAGTCACTAGACACGCCAACGATATTGAGAAGCTTGATATAGTCCAAATTGACATAGCTTCTCTTTGCCAAATATTCTTCGGCAGCTTTCGTCTCAATGCTATTTAGAATAGTTGAGATAGTGGTAGAAGGCCAGAGCATTTTATTGATGATCTCGGACAGGAATTGACTTGCTTGACTCCCCGGCAAAAGGAGCGAAGACATAATGTCTCGACCAGACGATAGTGGCAGATGGTTGATGTTCTGAAGGAATAGCGGGCAAGGGACTTCGTTGAATAGAGCAGCAACCTGCGTTGACCACTTATAGGGAAGCGCCCCCGGTCCTTCTAGCTCTTCCACAAATGTCCTATCGACGGTGACATTGGCAAAGAAGTCGTTCCAGATCAATCCACTGTAATTGGTAATGAAGACATCGGCCGTGAAATCAGCATCTTCAGTGAACTGAATGCCATCTGGATACTTGACCGCCGACGAATGATAGCGAGGATTGCCGAAGATAGAAATCTTCGCATCCGGCATCACTGCGCGAAAGAGATCAACCCAATCCGTATAGCTCTTAGTCTGAGCCAGTACCAAGACTTTCGAAGATGGCTTCAGCCATAGATCTGCCATCGCGACATGTCGGGCTTCTTCAGATTTGGAACAGAGAACCATTGCCCTACCGTTCCAATCACGAATATGCTGGATTGTCGAAACTGCATTGTTGGGAAGATCGAATGGGAAGTCAAAGAGATCTTCCTTTGAAACGATATCCTGCATGGCTAGGTCGACTAGCTTCTCATCAAAACTGATCTTGTTCAGAGTCGAGTAATTGATCAAGCGACGAGCCATACCAGGCGTCGCATTCAGAGTTTTTACGTCAAACATCAGCTATCCAAAACCTTTATGCAATTGAGCCAATTGTCCAACATATCATCGTCCTTTACCGTGACCTTGATCTTATCATCGACCACAGTTGCTTCACTGTCCTGCCCTTCGGCATTGGACACTTCCATGAAATACTGAGTGACCGTATCATCAAATGCAAACTTGTGTCGCTTGATAAGATTCATCACAGTCTTCCAGTTGCCCGAATTGACATCAACAATCCATAGCTTGTGGTCACGATCAAACATAGGATAGCGTTCGACGAAATGATTAGTCGAACCACACTTCTTCAGATCGCTTACGATGTTCTGACTGTATTTGCAGCGAAAGACCAGCTTGTTATTCCCGGCCCATCGAACCTCTCTCGCGAGGGGTTCGGATTGGTAAGGAGGCCTACGATATTTCGGAGCAGCAATGAGGATATCAATATCATTCTCGACCAAACCAACTGCAATGAGGTGTGGCTTATAGCGAGCGATCAGACGCATCACTACATCACCTTGAGACGTCGAGATCGCGCTGTTGTCGAAGACTCGGCGAACAACATCATTGATGAATTGGAGGTCCCAAGTGTCCTTGATCTGATATGTGATCGTGCCTATTGTTCGCGGCTTATCACAAATCTTTTTTAACTTCTCAAGACCGTCCTCGACTGTAAGCATTGTCCGCCTTTACCAAATCCGTAACCGATATACGGACTAGCATAGCATCATCGGCAGATGCAAAATTCATATAGAGTCGATTTCGATAATCTGTTGGACTGAATGACTCTTCCTCTGGTTCTCCGAGCGCATCCTCACCTAGAAACCATACCCAGTGTTCCTTAACGAGCGGACCGATCAAAGACAACTTACGATGCAGGATTTTCCTGAAGGTCCCAGTGTCAAACATTAACACTGAGCCAAGATCTGTCTTGTAGGTATATGGGAATGAGAAATGTGAGAGCGACCGAACCCGTTGTGCAGAGTAAGGCATATTCGAGCAGATTTCGCTCGTTAATCCAGTCGGTCCAGAACAGTAATCCATCCCAATAGGATATAGGGAAAGGAAGAAATGTCAAGAGAAAACCGAGAGGATCGAAACCCTCTCGGTTAAGCGAAGTTAACGACTGTTGTGGTTGTTGCCAACCTCGTAATCTTCAAAGCCAGCAGCCTTAAGGCGAGTTAGGTTGCTGATCTGCCAGTTCTTAGCATCCAGCCCCTTCATAATCGCTAGATACTGGTTGCGAACCAGTGCAATCTGATTGACTAGGAGAGCAATCTCAATGACCTTGTCATCGGCGTCGGCATACTTCTCAGCATCTCGGCTGCTCAGTGACCTCGCATAATGCTCCAAATACTTCTTGAACGCTGCGCCCTTGACCTGATTCATACGAATCTCAAGATAGCGTAGGATGGCTTCAACTTCTTGAAGTTGACCAAAGCGTTCAGCTGTGATACCAGGGAGCCGGCTGCTGGCCTTCTCGATGCTACCCTTCAATTGGGTCTCATACTTTGCTGCCTCTAGTTCTCCCTCATAGTAGATGATTGCATCAATCAACGGTGAGAAATCATTAGGATCGGCAGTTACCTTGCTATACCACTTGCTCATTTGTTTTCCTTATAATGGCTTCACCTAATATAAAGAATAGGTGAAGCCATTTCAATATCAATCCTGATCGCCATATGGATCGTAGTCATCATCGTTGGACTCTTCATCCAACATCATCGTCAAAGCTTCATCGAGGTAATCACATTCGCCCTCAAGGTCTGCCTTTTCAATGTCGATGCCATATTCTTCAAATAGCCTCAGGATCTGTAGGGCTGCATCCTGGCGCTTACCAGTTGCAATCAAGTCCCTTATATAATCCCAAAGCTCAACAATCAGTTTACTTTCGCTATTCATTCTTAATCTTCGCTCTCGGCGTCCTCTGCGGCCAGTCGGGCAAGCTCTTCCGCCTTGGCGGCCGCTTCTGCTGCTTCGCGACGCTCGAAGTGAGTTGGGAACTCGAGCATCACCATATCTAGCAGATCATTGGAGATTTGCTTGCGGAAATACTTATGCTCAGTGCCGTCTAGAGCGGTGTACTTCAGCTTGTTACCGTCCTTGACGAACAAGGCCTTGGCTTCAAACATTTCGAGAAGTCCACTGTAGGGATTCATACCAGAGTCCCAAGGAATCTTGACCTCAACCGATTCAAACGGCTTGTTGTAGCGAGTCTTCATGACCTTGATCGCGCTACGGATACCGCGAACTTCGCTGACCTTGTTACCGTCTTCGTCTTCCTTTAACTTCAGCTTACGCATCGCGCAAACAATCGAGGAAGCGTAGATGAAGCCCTGGCCACCAGTGATCTTGTCATCTGGATTGAACATGTCCTGGCTCGCATAGGAGTGGTTAGTTGCCACGAGACCAATGTCCCATTCACCGAACATATTGACGCAGTTACGAACCAGTGCGTTAAGAGCCTTAGGCTTACGACCCATGTCACCCTTCAGGTCACCAGCTTCGAACTGATTAACGTCAGTCGGAGTCAGGAGCATACCCAGGGAGTCAACGATGAAGAGAACCTTCGGACGGTCTTCACGAGGAACACTCGAGTAGGTCGACTTGAAATTCTTCATGAAATCGCTGATGATCTTTGCAACGTCGTCAATCATTGCGGCGTTGATTTTCAGCAGCTTATCTTCGCTAACGTCCACGTCTAGCGCGGTTAGCCAGTCCGAGTCAAGTGCGTTCTCAGAGTCGATGAGAACTACGAAGTAGCCTGCATCCTGAGCGTTCTTGACCAAGTTACCAGAAGCGATGTAGGACTTACCCGAACCCGATTCGCCGGCGAACATTGTCACCTTGCCAAGTGGAATGCCCTTAGTGAAGTCGCCACTGATTGCATAGTTGAGGGCATAATTGCCCGTAGAGACCCAATACTTTGGGTCATTAAAGCCGACGGAAATTCCGTCGAGGCCCTTAGTGATGTCTTTCCTAAACTTGGATAGATCAACTGGCTTCATAGCTTTTGTTCTCTTTCTTGTCTGGAGCCAAAGTGTCATTGCCGTCTATTTCACCGGCATCCTCCGAACCACGCGGCATGACACGCCCGCTTCAATGTGGTCACCAGGACGATCTAGTTGCTTTTAGGCAGCAACCACGCCTAGAATCTGAGATTCTTCCATGATCATCAGCTTTTCGCCTTCGACCTGGATTTCGCTTCCGGACCATTTGCCGTAAACGACTTTGTCGCCAACCTGAACTGTATTGGCAATGAAGGTGCCGTTCTCGTAACGACCGGGACCGGTTGCTACAACGATGCCTTCCATAGGCTTTTCCTGTGCCACGCTAGGGATCAGGATACCACCCGCAGTTTCAGTCATCGCATCTACTGGACGCACCAGGACACGGTCAGCCAAAGGCTTAAATGACATCTTCAATTCCTTTAGGAAAGAGTAGGGGAGGGCTAAGGAGCCAACCCTCCCCCGAGAGGTTTACTGACCTAGACCAGCCTGCTTTTCCTTGATGCGACGGAGGATTTCCGAAGCGTCAGGGGTGCCAGCCGGGCGGGCAGCAGGAGCAGCTTCTTCAGCCGCAGGAGCCGGAGCCTGTGCGCGCTGTAGAGCAGCAAAAGGATCAGCCGCCGGAGCAGCAGGTGCAGCAGGAGCCTGAGCTACTGGAGCCTGAGCCTGAGGAGCAGCAGGTGCGCTGTTCCAGTTACCACCGCCCGATGGCTTGTAGAAGTTAGCCCAACGTGCTGGATCATAGGCTTCATCGTTAACCGAAGCGTGGAACATTTCCTTGATTGCTTCAAGCTGTTCAGCCGTTGGCTTAGCAGGCAGGAAGTCCTTCAGGTTGTTCAGACCGTGCGTGTCAATCGCAGCAGCTTCTTCACCGTTCAGCGAACGAGTCTTGAACGACCAGTTCGAGGTCGAGTAGTTTGCGAAACCACCCTTGCTGGTCTTTACCAGCTTGAAATCGCGACCCGAAACGTAGTCGGTTGGCAGGTCTTCCATTTCAGGATTCATCAGCGAGCTCTTGATGATTTCGAAGATGCTGGTGTTGATCATGAAACGACGGATTGGGTTCTCAGGAGTTTCCTTCTCCTCGAAGCCGCTCTGAACCACAAAGCCCTGGAAGAGGTAGGACTTCTTCTTCCAATACTTACGAGCCAGGTTCTGCAGGCTCTCGTCCTTCCACCAAGGGCGGGTCTCTGCCAAGATGGGGCAGGTCTCGCCATACATTTCCATGCAAGGAACCTGAACCATAACTTCGCGGTCATGCTCGCCCTTCACGCCCTGGAAAGGCAGCTTGATGACCAGTCGTTCGGCCCAGAAAAATGTGTTGTTTGGATCGCCGTCTGGGAGGAAGCGGATCATGGACTGACCGCCTTCGGGTAGGTTCCAGAACGGATACATGGAGTTGTCACCGCCGGTGCGGTTGCCGTTACCTTCGGCCTTGGTCTGCTGAGCGAGAAGCTTTGCGCGGATTTCGTCTAGCGTTGCCATAGTGGGTGGTCCCTTCTTATCTTTATTGGGCTATCTTTTGAGCCATTTTATTGTTATAAACGGAGCAACCATTCCCGATTGTTCCGATATACTATTTATACAATCTGGTGTCCAGATTTGCAAAATATTTCTGGTGTAACCTAACTTTTTCTAGCATTTCTGCCGGTTTAGCCTTGCTACTCCTCTTTTATACGAAAATAGGTGAGTGTTGTCTATATAGAAAGATAGCGTGGTTCAGTCTCCCAAACCACGCTATCTAGAGTGCTTTCTTACTTACGGAAGTTTGCGTTCTTGAGAACCCTTTCAAGCTCTTCACGGAACATTGCGTCGCCTTCGTCAACCTTCACATCGTCAACGAAATCTTCGCTCTTGTCGCCGCCGAGAACTTCTTCAGTTTCGTGGAACCTATCGCGATAACGCTCATATTCATAATCACCACGATCAGCATCACGGGCTGCTAATTCTTGGTAGATTTCGTCAACTAGGTTTGCCTGAGTCGATGCACTCACCTGGTCAATGATGTCTTCACCGTTGTCTTTACGAACAATACTGTAGATCGAAATACCTCCGCCGTAGTTCACATCAGGTTCGGCTGGCTCATTTTCGAACTCAACAGTGACCTCAATGTCATCTTCTAGATCAGTGCTGATGAAAGTGTCAATGCTGTTATTCGACACCGCTTCATTGATTCCTTCGGCCATTTCAAGTGGATCTTCGCCACCGATGCAACGTCCGTTCTCATAGGAAACAATCGTCTTGTCATCCATCCAGTCAGAGATACGATAGTTACCATTGCCAAGATCATCAACGTGCTGAACAAAGCCACCCTTACTCTCTTCACGTGCCTGACGAGCAAGCCTCATCAGCGCCATACGTGGTGGAGGAGAAACTTCGTCAATTTCTTCACCGTGGATCTGAACAACAGGTAGTTCCAAGATAGCATCCTTGAGGAATACGCTCAGAACAGCAGCCAGCTGATTCTTGAAGTTGTATTCTTCCTCATCAACATCGTCCTGACCGACTCCTGGATCAACACCGAAGGATTCGGGGTCAGCTAGAACCTTAGACGCAAATTCACGAAGCTGAGCAAGGACTTCATCAATCTTGTTGTCTTCGACGTGGGCAACTTCTAGAACGCTCTGAAGAGTCTCATCCATATCAAATGGCCTGCGGTATGCACCGGCCTTCGTTAGAACACCCTTGTTCATCGTTACAGTCTTGTTCTCTGGAAGACGTGCATGGGCATTATCAAATGCCACCTTTGCGTTCTTGTCATCAAGAGCAACAACCTTACCCGAACCGTAAGCCTTGTGAGTGACACGATCACCGACAGAGAGCTCCGAGTTAAAATCTGGATTGGTTGGCGCTGCCTTGTCCATAACTGGCATTCCGTTCGAGAAGTTAGGTGCTTCTAGGACGGATTCTGGATCAAAGCCTTCGAACCATGCCGATAGCTCTTCCTCTTCCTTAACGCCACCTAGTGCGCCAATCTTGTCCATGTCGTCAACGTGCATTTCCTTGACTCCGCCGTTCATGAATTCGATGGTTGCGATGTCGCCGTCCATGCCAACAACCTTGCCCGAGCCTAGATCGGTCGAAACGTGGTTGCCAATCTCAATACCATGACCCATCGGCATCTGATCCTCGGATGCAAACTCATACATGGATTCAGAAATGTTCCAGCCGTGCTGTTCTAGCAATGGCTTAACGTGCTTCTCGAAGAGATCCTTTGCCTCAGTGACAATGAAGCCTTCAGTGCCCTGATATCCCACAATATCATCGTCTTCGAAAGCCTTCACAATCTGATGGATGATACCCTTGATGAAGTAGCTTGCTGGCATTGGCTCAACCTTGTCCTCAGGACCAATCGAACCATCAACAAACTCGCTCATACCAGCTTCGTCTAGGAAGGTTTCGCCATCAAAGTTGTCGATGAAGTATTCCAACGAATGCTCAACCTTCGAGTAATTGTCATTGATCGGATCGTTGCTCTCGTAGAAGGTTTCATCCACATCATCACCGTCATCCATGAACTTGGTCAGAGTCGAAACCAGCTTGGTCTTAACAGTCTGCTCAGCACCATCTAGCTTCTTACCTTCTGCCAGCTTATCAATGATATTGCTGACATAATTTAGAGTAGCAATGTTCGAGAGCTTGTTCTGGCTTACAAAGAGATCGAGGTAGAAGCGATCCTGAACCGTCGAATCATTTGGGCTGAAAGTCGGGAAGTGATCAGGGAGATCTGGGATCTGAACCTGGCCGTTTAGGATTGCACGAAGACCGTCAGCTAGTTCGCCGATGCTCTTCTTCTGATCGCCATCCATATCACCAGTTTCGCCAGATGCTGCATAACGTGCATTGGTCCACTGAGTTGCATAGTCCAAGAATACGTCATTTTCGTTGATCTGATATGCAGATTCAACTAGGTCTAGATAACCCATCGCATCCTCAAAGACAGTGCCTTCCATAAAGGCAATGTTGGAACCAAGCTGGATCCAATTAGCAGCATCATAGCCATACTCAGAGGCAAGAGCTTCGACTAGAGCGTCAGCAGCGGCTTCCTCGAGAGTGATAACACCATGAAACATTTCATTAATGTTGGTCATCTTTTCACCCATTGTTAGCAGAGCGACTGGCATCAAAGACTCTGCCAGAGCGTGGTTAGAATCAATCATTAGAAGTCCTTGGAGACGGGAAATTTCCTGACCCAGCGAATCATCCTCAGATAGCGTAACGGTAGTCACCGGAAGACCTGCTTCCACGACCTTTGGATATCCTTTAGGACGAGACATGGTCACGAATGCCTTACGGATCTCCATAATCCTTCCCTTGATGCTAGGACGTAGTGCTAGGGCACTTTCATCAAGAGCATTCCTCGAATGAAGGATGTAACGATTTAGCTTAGATAGCTGTAGGGATTCACATGCGAGCTGAACCATCGAAATACTGGTTTCATCATGTGGCTTACCACCTTGTGCAATATGTTGTGCGAATGCACGACCTGCAGAGAGGTGATTTTCAGGAAACTTGAAACGCTCGCCATGTGCCGTCTCAACGAACAAGCTGAGAATGTTACGACCACGGCTTCCAATTACACCCTCACGGACAGGAACTGTGTGACGGATGATAAGCTTCGTTGGACCAATCTTCTGGTAGGATGTCTTTGTTGAACCCCACATTGCAGCTTCGGTCATAGAAGCCTGATACGCAAAATCCTTTGGACGCAATTCACGGCCAAACTTACGGACATTGAGCAATACATTGAAACGCGACGTGATCTTGCGGAGGGTGCTAATGAGCTTGCTGGCCTTCTTAACGTCAGTTGATTGGCTCAAATAGATCTTAACTTCTGAATCTGAACCAGCTTCGATGACGCTGATCATGATATTGCCAGGAACTGCGAAGACACGACGAGCCTGTGAAGGCTCGAAGGTCTGATTGCCTGTCTCGTCATATAGAGTCAAGGTCATTCCAAGACCCTTGAGGACCTGGAAGAGTTCTTCACTCAGACTGTCAAACAATGCGCTCATAGATACCCTCCACTAAGTCTGATATTTAGCAGAAGACTAACCCTTAGAATGCAATCGGCATCGGCGCGTTGCTTGGATCGTTGTCGTCAGAAACAACCTTGAGGTTCGATTCAATGACGTCTTCCCAGTCGGCGCAGATCTGAAGTAGTCGCACAATCTGAAGGGTGCTCATGACCAAGTCGTCATTTACGCCAATCTTGCCCTTGTAGGAGCCGCCACCACGCACAAAGTTCTTGAGCTCCGTGAGGAGCGCACGACTCTTGAGCGTCATCCTACGGGTTTCTACAAGCGTCTTGAAGCGAGAACATGCCGTCATCTTCGTGCGGGTATTTGTATTCAGACCTTTACGACCACGACCGCCGCCGGACTTCCTAGGCTCATGAGTGAAAATACCAGGGAAGTTCTCTTCGCCGATATTGTCAATCTGAACCAGTGCCGCTTCACCGAGACTATTGTTCTCAACAGTCCAGTAGATCTCTGGGTCACCATCCTGATCAGGATTGTTTCGTAGAGTGTGATGGATGTAGAGCAAAGCCTTACGTAGAATCTCGACCTGATCCTGTGTGATTGTCTTATTGTGACGCCACTCAGCAACCTGTGTCATTGTGCTCAAGTTGAACACTTGGATAGCCGCAAAGTCACTTCCCGTTCCCATCGAAGGGTCGAGAGTTGCGCCATAGATGTGATTAGCCTGTGGCTCTTCGAACCAACGCATCTGTCCAATCTTGAACAGTGGATCTTGCGGACTCAAGTTAGCGAGGGTAATTGGATTGACAAGGGTTTCGTCTTCCGAAACGAACTTGCATTCATATTCTCGCTGGAACTTTTCCTCGCCTAGCTGCTGACGCTGTGTCGTTGCCCATGCTTCGTCACGAGTTGGGTTCTTGTCCCAAGTGATTTCCAGAGGCATGTAGCCGTTACGTCCAAGACCGCCAGGGATAACATCACCATTGTCGTCGATGTTGTTCTTTGCGCCGAACCAGATTTCTGCAAACTGATCTTCGTCATTGTTTGGCGTCGAAGTGATGATGCAGCTACCACCCGTCGACAGGGTTGGCGCAATAGCTGACCAGAACTCAACTGCCTTGTTTGGCTGCACGAACGCAAATTCGTCCAGGTATAGAAGCGAGATCGAGAGACCACGACCTGCGTCCTTGGAAGTTGCGCGACTGATGATCCTGGAACCGTTATCAAAAGCGATTGTGCCCTTGTTGTATTCCACAACACCGCTACGCAGCCAGTTGAATTGTTCGAGGTTTTCGTAAGCAAAACGAATACGATCCATAATTTCAAGAGCAGAAACGAACTTGTTCGCTGCGATCAAAATAGTCGTATCAGGTTCGAACATTGCCTTCCAGAGCAAGAAGCCTGCTGCACAAGTTGTCTTACCCATCTGACGAGCCGTCAGAGCAATGGTATAACGATTCTTGTGGAAGCTATCGATCATCTCTTCCTGGTAGGGCCATAGTTTGAATGGCACACGACCCTGGGTAGGATGCTGGATCTTGACGTAGTTCTTACAAAAATAGATAGGGTCACTCATGCACTTGCGGAGTTCTTCAATCTGATTGATATTGAAGCGATCCTTGCTATAACCCTTCTTGATGATTTCGATTTCTTTTGCCATAATGAGAGGGAGCCAGACAGGGTGGTCTGGCTCCTAGTTCTTTCCTATTAGTCGAAGGTCTTTACAGACAGCTTCTTCGTTGGGGAGATGCCGTGTTGAGCAAGACGTGCTTCAAGACCGGCGCGGTCATTCTGGTATTCAGCCATAGTGAACGAATCCACTACCTTACCCTCACGATACTTCTGACCGGAAGAAGTTGGAGTCACAACAGTGACTAGAGTTCCTGGCTTGGTGTTATCGCTGCCAGCAACATAATTGAGACCCCACTTACCCGAGCGGTTGATAGCGAGGATAACCACACCATCGTGCTGGAAGTATTCGTGGGTTCCGAGATCATTGAGGCTTGCATAGCCGCAATCAGTGTTTAGGAAGAAGGGAGGGCCATACTGACGGGAATTGCGCTGATACGAGTCAGCACCACCACGGCCATATTCCTGAAGGAGGCTTTCCATCGTGACTTCTGCCTCGACTTCAACGTCTTCCTCAACATTGCGAGCTTCTGCTTCCCTTACATAATCAGAAAAACTCTTTGGCTTCGTTGCTTCTTCAATAGTCTCAAAATCGTTCTGTGCAAGATACACAATTGCTTTGCCACCTTGATAATGAACAAGCCAAACATCCTTAACCATTGGATCTGGTTCTGCAGATGCGCCATTAAGACGATCACCTAGGTTGCTCCATGCGCTTAGTGCCGAAATAGCACCCTCTTCTGTATCAGGGAACTGCTCTTCCGAAAGTGGGTTGTCACCTGAACGTGCAGGAACAACCTTTGTGTCAGGTTGGACTGGCTTGCGATCAGCAACACCTGCATATTCATGCGGATGAGCATCGTGTTCACGATAATCATATTCTGCTTCTTCAACTTGTTCATTCTTAGGAGTCTTCAACCAACCAGTATTAGCAGTCGAGATGTTACCATATTGCCCGGTCCATTCACCGACCTTTTGATGGTTATCGTCAAAAGCAGTTCTTGATCCGTAGCCGTCAAAGTCTACAGTGTAACCATACTTTTTAGCAGCAGAATACCACGTATTTGCGTCATTGTATTCTAAATCAGAACCATGATCTTTATCAACTGGAATGCTATACCCAGCATTAGCCATGTCCTTTAGGAGGTCTCCGACCGTCCAATCTGGCTTATTGCTTGGATATTCCTGATAGACGTCTTCTGCGTAGTCTTCCCATTCAGCTGCATCATAGTTGTTAGTTTCTCCTTCCAAACTAGCAATAGTTTTGCCGCACAGGATAGCAAAATCCCAAACCTCAGATGGCCATTGAATCTTAGAAGATTTATCAAAAGCCTCGTCAATTTCAGAACCAGCAAGGGCTAAGTTGCCATCAGCATCAACGGTTGCATCCACTGGTTCATCGAAGCCGATTTCAGTATCACATGCTGCGTCAACACATGGCTCCTCAACAGGAACAGGAACAGGATCAACAATGTGGTCATCGTCTGCTTCTGCATCAAGAGCATCTACTTCCTGATCAGCTGCCGCAAAATCTGGTTCCAAGAGCTGCATAATCGAACGCAGATTAGGAGCCTGGATCGTTGTGCTCATGCCGCCTTCCGAATTGTCAACGACTAGCGATGCTGCGCCATTGAAGTGATTCGAAGCACCTGCGATACCGGCGTTCTTGAGCATTGCAGCAAGGGCAACAGTGTCATCGGCAGTGAAAGTGGTGGTTGCAGTCATGTCACCTTCGGTATGTGAAAGGTTGAGAGTTGCAGCCTCATCAAGCTTTTTCTTATCGGTCATTTTAGCCCTTCCTCTTGACGTTCTCGTCATAGTTTCCGTGAACGGCAGTTAGGTTGGGCTTCTCAGCCTTAGCACCTGCCTTCTTTGTGTTGACATGAACAGGCTTCACAGTATCGTGATCCTTGTTGAAGTCATCAGCTACAGTCCTGTCCTTCGGATTCAGCCAAGAGAACTTGTTCGTCTTCTTGACTTCCTCGATTGCAGGAATATCCTTGGAGTCTTCGTCGGCCTTGATCTGAGCAAGATAGTTCAGGAACTTCTTGTTGTAGGCATCACCATAGGCAACTTCCTTTGGCTGATCTTCCTTCTCATACATGCCGTCATTCAGCTTGGCTTCTGCTTCATCGTCCTTGAGGATCTCTTCGATCTTCTCAGCTTGTAGCTCAACAGGATCGTTCTCAGCACGGACAATCAGCTGACTGTCAGTGATCGAGAGCGCCGAGCGCAATTCAGTTGCAAGGGAATAGGTCGAAGCAGGAATAGAAGTCACAATGTCCAGGATCCAGACCTCAGCCATCTTAAACGATGGGAAGTCCATAGGGGCCGTCTGGGCCATCAGCTTCTTTGGAGTGGAGACGCTCTGAACGTCATACTTGAATAGAGCCTTCTTCAAGGTCTCAACAAAGTGGCTATCCATGGGAACAACCGCCTTGACGCGATACTTGAACGACTTGGTCGACTCTGCCAGATAGTGGTAAAAAGATTTCATGGCGGTCCTCACTAATGGGATTCCGCATATTTAGCCGTATAGAGTTTAGATCTCGCCTTTTCGGATCTTATCCATCAAATCATTGCGATTTGCCACGATAGAAGCGCCGGATTCGACGATTTCACCGTCTTCAACACCCTCACCCATTTCCTTGCGATGCTTCTCTTGTTCCATGACCGCTTTGATCTTTTCCATCTTACGATCAGTCTTAGATTGGCTCGCTTTCAAGGCAAGTTCGAGGAATTTGGCTGCTGGACTGAACGCATTGGCACCAGCGTTCTTTGGCTCAATATTGAAACCTAGATCGAATAGGTCTTTGTAGGAAGACATAGCGAGCTTAATGATCTCGTCTGCCTCATTTTCATGCTCTGAGACACCCGTAGGATCCCTAGAAGGCAAAGCCGCAGTGTCTACGTTCTGTAGTGCGTTCGCCATCTTCTCAACCTCTAGATTCACTTGTTCTTCGGGCTGTTCAGCAGCAATTGCCGCTAGAGCATCCTCTAGTCGTGGGAGATTGAGTTCGTCTTCGATTGCCTTTGTCATACTCTTACTTACCGCCTGCGGTTCGGTAGAGTTGCTGCTCGGTCATGATGCGGAAAGTGATGTTCTGTGCCTTGCACCAAGCATAGGCAGCCTTCCACTTTGCTTCGTTGAGAATGATCGCTTCCTGATCCTTCCTCGTCCTTGCTGCTTCTGGAATGCTCTGACTCAAAGGCTTAATCTCGATGATTTCAGCATGTTGAGCACCATTCTTATCAACATAGATGATGAAGAAATCTGGAATATAGGTGCGCTTCTTTGTTGGATCGAATGGATCCATATAGGGAATCTGAATGCTCTCACTGGCCCACTGAGTGATGTTTGGATGATTGTCACAAACATTCATGAAGGTCAGTTCCCAAGCTGAACGATAAGTGATCGGAAACGTGCCGATATACTTCTGTGGATTCTTGGGTTCAAATGCGCCCTGATTATAACCTGCCATTAGAAAAGTCCTCCTGGCTTATTGAAACCAGCCACGCCTTTAATGAGGTTCTTGACACCTCGAATACCATCTTTGGTATTGCCGTTAACTAGGCTCTTGATACCATTGACACCAGTGATACCTACCGCAATACCACGATTTGCATCATAAGCACCGGCAACACTACCTAGGATATTAGTAGCTGCGCCGCTGATGTCGCCACGAGCAATGGTGCTGATATTGCGACGAAGAGCATCGAGAATATTGTCACCTAGATCGCTTTCGACCTCATTTGGGTTCAAGGACAAGCCAGGGTTCATCCCAAACTGGACATCGTTCTCCACGTTCCAGTAGAGACCACGATTAAGGCCAAAGTCCTCTGCCATCTCTGCGGTGATTACATCCGCGTCACTGTAGGTAATACCTTCAAACTCAACAGCGACTTGGATCTCGCTTGAGGTGTTGCCCGAGGCATAATCAAACTCGTCTGGATTGTATGTAGTCAGCTTTGGATTGATGAGAGTGAACTTCTCATACAAGCCCTGATATAGCTGATATACTTCAATATGACTGAAAAAGTATCCATAGTTCTGAGCTTCCATGGGAGGAAGGAAACCCCAATTACCTTGCTCATACTGCTCGCCCATCACGACGTCATAAACCGTGTTACCACCGGTTCCATAGATCTTACTGTCTCCGAAATAATACTGATAGTATTCTACGAAGAGCCTACGGAGCGCAGGGTTGGTCGTGTCGTGGAATCGAAGCTGTAGAGCTTCAAACTCGTGTCCAGTCTGGATAATACGCTTGCGGTTGTATTGGCTTACTGTCTCGGTCTTGAAACCGACACGGGGACGATCAACGTTCTTAACTGCGAAGCTGACATCTTTATACCAATCCGTACCGCCCTGTTGATTAGGGCGTACAAACTTGACGAAGAATAGGAACTTCGTCTTTGGGACGTTCTGAAAGGTAGAGCCCGACAAGCCATAGGTGTTAGATGCGTGATGACTGTCGCCCATCATTAGGGCTAGGCCATTTGCATCCGAATCACGTGTGCCTGTCGAGCTCGTAACCATTGTTCAATCCTTAGATACGAACGCCAGCAATCATTTCTGGGAGCGAGGTCATTAGACCATCGGCCAGAGTTGCGTTGTCGTAACGGATCGTTAGAGCAATAGTCTGGAAGCCGGATTCCTGATAGTCCAGTTCGCCATACTCGATGTTCTCGAGGAAGCAACCTTCCAGGGTCCAAGTTTCGACCACAGTGTCATTGCCACCGTCCATGGTTTCGATGATGGTAACGAACTTGTAGTTCACACCAGCAGCGAAAGCAGTCTGCTCGAAGTGGTTGAGCTGCTTCTGCAACTGATGACCAACCATCTTTGCCACGTTGTTGGACAGGTCGTCCTTCAGGGTGATATTGATGCTTTCCCACTTGTGCTTACCAGCATAGTAGGCAGTCGAGTTGTAGGAGTGAACATCAACTGGTTCATAGGAAATCGTTGGCTTCTTCACGCTCTGGACCTGCTGGGTGAAGTCGAGACCACCAGCAATTGGACCAAAGTTGACGACGCGAACGCGGAAACGGTGCTTGATCTTGAGCGACAACATGCCGCCACGGCCCTGGCCGCCACCAAGGGGGACACCAAATTTCGAGAGTGTTTCTGCCAAAGGGCACCTCCGATCATAAAAGAGAGAGTTCTTTCTCTTATTTATGTGGAGGTCAAATATACGTGGTTAACCCTTTCTGTTTCAATCAGTCATGGTTATGGGCCGGAATTGCTTCCGGCCCATAGTCTCTTTACTTCGAGAAGAAGTCCGAGAGGATCTGGGGCGCGTTGGTGTCGAAACCAACAACGTCCATCATACCTGCGTCCTTGGGATCAGCGATCGTGCAGGACGTTGCCGTCATTCCGATGACCGCGGACTTGGCCGCGATACCGGTCTTCTGGCGGTATGCCTTCAGAGCCTGCGAGGGCTGCTGGCGACCTGCGTAGGTCTCGTTGTCGGTGTAAACCGAGAACGCCTCTACAGGCAGCTTGTTATCCAGAGCCCACTCGAAGGGCAGCGAACAGTCAGTGGAACCCATCGGCAGACCACTGATCGTCCTCACAACATCGTCCAGCCTCTGACGGGGCGAGATCTTGAGGATCGACACCGGACCAGAGTTCACGACGTTGCTGTTGAGGCTACCACCCCAACCGCTGCCGCTCCTGCCACCGGTGAAGCCGATGAACTCGTAAGAGCTCTCAACACTAGCGGTGATCAGCGCCATAGCAGCCGAACCCACACGAGCATCAAGGCCAGGAATACCGGCAATCATGTTGCCCGCCATGGAGCCCGAAACGTCCAGCGCCAGCAGGGTGTTCTTGCCCGAAGGCGTCACATTCCCGAAGGTGCCGTAGAACGCGTCGTCCAGGGCGTCGATGACGCCACGGATCGGAGTCCAAACAGCCGAACCACGTGCGCTCCTGCCCGACTTGTAGGTCAGTAGAGCCGCGAGGATCGCGATGGGGTGAACACGCGCCTTGCGGAGCGTCTCACTGTCCGAGAGCTTGGCCACGACTGCCTTCTCCGCAGCCGACATGCTGGTCAGCAGGCCGATACGGGTCATGGTAGCCAGGTTGCGGATCATGGCAGTCATCGGCATGTTGACCAACAGTGCCTCCCAAACTGCCTTGTCGTTGAGGAACTCCGTCGGAATTGCCTCACGGGGCAGGTTGTGATCACGGATCAGGTCCACAATCTCCTTTGCCGAAGTTGCCTTCTTCGCCGCCTCGAATGCCAGGATCTGCGGGTGCAGGACCTGAGTAGCGTTCGTGCGCGCCAGCGTTACGAGATCGCCGGTGATAGCCGAGCCACGAACATAGTTCGTGGCGCCCACTGCCGTCATACCGCCGGTCATCCAACGCAGGATTGCGTCACGCGACTGGTCGTCCGTCTTGGGGTGACCCAGACGCAGCATGTCGCGGTGCGACCAGCCATCACGTGCCTGGAACTTGATGGCCTGATTGGCCAGACGGTCCAGAGGCATGTCCAGGTACCAGTTCGCTACTGCACGACGCAGAGCACGACCCCAACCACGCAGGCCGTCGACGAACTCGGCGAAGTGGAACAGATGGGTGCCGATACGAGCAACCTTCGGCAGAGCTGCGAGAGCAGCCTTACGAGTTGCCTCGTCATCTGCACTTGCGGCCAGCGCCAGCACGAACAGCGCAGGGTCGTTCTTGGGAGCGCGACCAGCATCGCTGATCTCGACTACGCGGTTCACGACGCGCACACCGTCCTCGTTGATGAGGCGGATCACGTTCTGGGCATTCTGCTTCGTCAGCTTCTGCTCACCCACATAGTAGGTGCCACCCTCGCTGCCGAGGATCAGGAAGCGGTCGAGCTGGTCCCACGGGGAAACCACGAACGAGAAACCACCGGCGTTGTTTGCAGCCATGTCTGCCTCACGACCCGGAATGGGCTGAGTCTGAGGGGTTGCCTTGTTGGCCGCGATTGCGCCAGACAGCGTCTTGGTGAAATTGGACATAGTCGGTCTCCTTCTTCGGCTCATGAAACCCACGAGCAAGGTTGGTCCCTGACATTAGGACCGGGCATTCGATCTATGCAGCAGAGCTACAATGGAAGAGACTATTAGTCAAGCGCCTTTTTCAAAACGCTCAAAACTTCTTCCGTGCTTGTAAAGACTTGGTTGATGTGGACAGGCTTATTAAGCGCAACATGAATGCACTCTGGTCCGAAGAATCGGATCAATCCATAACCCTCGAAGCGACCGTTGCCAGGCTTGCGGTTATTCCACCTTGTACGATACGTTCCGCCAACAGTGTAGCGGTTATACTCGTAATTGTTTTCTACGCCCAGCAGTTCTGCGACGTCCTGGTAGAACTTTTCTACCGAATCAGTTTCCTGTGTCATCCTCCTATTTAAGCATGACTTAGGCTAACTGTCAAGTAAGGGGAAGAACTTTTATATTCTTCCCCTTAGGTCACTCAAGCAATCAAGCGATTGAGAGTTACCGATGCGGTCAGACCGACCTTCTGAGTCAAGTCCAAGCCAGCTGCGCCACCGGTTGCATCAGCGGTCATCGCATAGCTTGCCGATTCCAGCACCATGCCACGCGAGTTTGCCATCTTCATACGGTGACCCGAACCGAAGGAAATATCACCAACACGCCACTTGCCCTCATCACCGGGGATGAGTTCGTTGAGCAGAGCGGCTTCTGCATGGGCCTTCATGTAGAGCTCCTTACGAAGCTTCTGCACGGTTTCATCGACCACGTTGCGAGCTGGATTGTAGTCCAGGTTGCTGATGGTCAGCTGAAGACCTTCACGACTGGTTTCCTTCGCCTTGGCTGACAGACCTGCCAGCTGGGCTTCTGGGATACGAGCAGTTGCAGTTGCTTCTACTTCTTCGAGGCCCGAACGGTTGGTGCGGCGGTCAAGACGGGCAAATGCCCAATCCGCAGCCAGTAGCGACTGCAAAGCGGTCACGATAGTGCCACGAACGTCGGTTGCATCTTCGGCCTTAGTGGCCAGAACAACGTCGACACTGACCTTCACGGTGTCGGAGACAATTGCCTCTTCGACCGAGAATTCAACAGTGATCGAATCCTGAATATGATTCTGATACAATTGGAGTTCCCTTCGGTTTGATCGATCTATAGGGAAATTAGGGCGGAGGGCAGGGCGAACCATACCCTCCGGGTGTCACTGACCTAAAGTCAGAAACAATGAGATTCTAACCACATCGAAATGTGGCCCTTTACATCAACACAACAACGTAGCCTTTGAGCGTAAAGCTCGAGAGCAAGTGCGAAGGTGGACCGGGTTTTGTCGGAATATTATGAGCGCCGTAGCTGTCATAATATCCTAACCCTAGAGGCAGACCGTAGTCTGTTCCACGTTGTTGAGTCTCTGTGTAGGTTCTCTATCGTTCATAGATAACCCACCATCATCGGCTCTTCGATCTGTCATTAACACCCGTCCCCGAAGGTGTCAATATGTCGAGAACGAATCCTCGACATTTTTATGAAACTAAGGGTCTGCCCTGTCATTCCATGAGGATAAATTGGAAAAGAGACTCGGCCTTTTCCAAACCTAGGAAACCTATGCTCTTCAGCTTCCATTGCCACACAGGGAGAGTGACACGATGCCCCTGTTTGAATCTCGATCTCGGTAGTTGCGGCAGGACCCAAAGCCTGGGACTTACGACCGAAGCCAGCCCACCTGCAAGTATTCGTTCCACTAGCTTGGGATTAACCAATGAAACTACTAGACCCAATCCATGATCACTTAGAATGGGGTTAGGGGTGATACTTCCCTACACAACTACCAAAGGTCTAAAAGACCAATATCACTAGAGACCCCTCGGGACCTCGTTACGCCTTTCCAGGTTAATTCCCGGACATTTGCAACCCCTCGGTGCCACCCGAGCGATACCTTTATGTGTCAGCACACAACCCAGTCACCTATTGCAAACTGTATGGGTTCAGGAACAATGTCCCTCAGCGCCTATTTACTCTTATACGGATGAAATCCCCTTAAAGCAACCTTTTTCTGCAAATTCTTTTGCTCATGGGAATGGCCCCCGTTTCCGGAGGCCATTCTCTTTTTCTTACTGGAACAACGCGCCGAGGTCGTCGCCGGTTGCTACAATACGGACTGGAATGTAGATGAACTCGATTGCCTGCATTGGCTGGATAGCAATATCCACCCAAAGCTCGTGGCGGTCGATACGCTCTGGAGTGTTGTTGGATTCGTCGCAGACTACGATGAAGTCGTAGAGGCCGCGCAGACCAACAAGGTCAGCCATGAAGCGTTCGAACGAGGTCCTAACTGCATCGCGAGTCTGGAAGTCGTTTGGCTCGAAGAGGAATGGCTTCGAGAGGTTATCCAGGTTGTAACGCAGGTAGTTGATCAAACGAGCAACATTGATACGATCCAGCGAGGTTTCCAGATTGTGACGGGTCTTCTGACCATACACAACCAGACCACGGTTTGGAATGTATGCAATTGGGTTGATCTTGTTCGAGTAAAGGATATCACGCTGACCGTTGTTCAGCATTGCTGCCTTGAACTCACCCTCATCATCCAAGTAACCAACGCTCGATGCGTTAGTGACCAGACCACGGTTAAAGCCTGCAGGTGCCATCCACTGGTAAGCAACCGAGTCGTTGTAAGCGAGAGTGCGTAGAGCAATGGTCGAAGGTGGGACCATGATCTCGTTACCGTCGACGTTGGTGCTCAGACCCCATGGGTAATACATACCAACATATGGGTTGAAAGTGCTGACGCCCTCTTCGGTGTTGCCGTTCGCTGCATTGGTTGCGAATGCGGTAACCGATGCACCATCTGGCTTCAAACGAGCAGGAGTATCGCCGACGATGAAAGCAACTTCCTTCATGTCAGTGTTCAGAGTGACCATTTCGTCAATCAGCTCAATGTAGCCTGGGGCTGCGAGCAGGTTGAAGTAAACAGTTTCTGCACGGATGTCGTCGTTCGAGGAGATCGTTGCAGCGAGCTGCTTCACGATCATCTGACGCTGTGCCTTACGACCGAAGAATGGAACACCGTTGATCTGGTAACCAGATACGTTGGTCCAGGTATCAGTTGCCGCAACATACTGCTTCACATCGTTGGTCGATGCAGAGAGATCGAACAGCTTCATGCCAACTGGGAAGTTGAGTGCCGAAGTCGATGCAGCTTCGCCGAACGCAATACCGTCGATTGGATCGATATTGTCTTCGGTCGAGATTGCCTTCCAAAGACCGCTATTGTAACGATACATCTTTGGATAGTTCTCAAGATCAGAAGTGTCAACCCACAGGTCATTCTCGACCAGAGGTGCACCAGTGCTCTGTGCAGTTGGCTGGCTACCTAGCAGAAGGACACCGTTGATGTCAGTTGCTGGGTAGAAAGTGCGGTATGGAACCCATGCGCCGTTCTGGTTAACCTTGACGTTGACCGAGAGGTTTGCATTGTTATACCACAGAGTGCCATCAGTTGGAGGGCTAGTTGGTTCAGTCGAACCAGCTTCTTCCTTCAGCGATTCCCAGACCGAACCACTGTAACGACGGAACTCAAAAACAGCCATGTCATCTTCGTGGCTCAGATAGACCGAACCAGAGACCTGGCCTAGTGCCGACTGACGTGTAACGCTGTAGATTGGAACAAGGGTTTCATCCCATGCGCCAGTGCCGACGTTGAAAGTCTTCAGCAGCCAAGTTGCCGCAGCCGAGATCGAAGTCACAACATTTGGAGTTTCGAGGACAAGAACGTCGCCCGCTGCACCAGTTGCTGGACGATAAGTGCTGTAGGTCAGATTTGCGCTACCACCCTTACCAGTCTTCCATGCGCCCGAACCGACAACCTGCCATGCACCGGCAAGCTTCTGATACAGAACCTTCTTGTCATAGTAGACGACCATAGCGAAATCGCCATCAGCCGAGTCAGAGATCAAAGGAACCTTCTGACCAGAGATCTGTTCAGCTGCAACCTGATCCAGGGAGTCAATGTCATCAACGATCCAGAGATCGCGTTCTGCCCACTCACTACCGGTGTATTCGTAGATACCCCAAGTGTTGTTTGCAGTGTCCAGCCAATTAGTGCCGTGAGTTGCTTCTGCACGTGGTGCAGTTGCCTTTGGCATCAGCTGTGCGTAGTCGATCGCTGCGCGAATGACAAACGCGCGGTTTGCAATACCGAGATACTGGTATGCAGCATGAAGACCGAACTCGTTGAGTTCGTAGCCGTGAACGGAGGTTCCGTTACGGGTGTAGAAAATTGGATTACCAAACGTCTGGAGGAGCTCGCGCTGGCTCGTAATTGGGTAGAGCTTGTTCGCGTTCTCAGGCAGCGTGCCCTCAGCTACGCCACTACCACTTGGTAGCGACTTATATTCGTGAGTGCCGATAATGATCAGCGGAACTGTGCCTTCGCCAGCCGTTGCGTAGTAGGATTCGTCGGTGACGGTAACAGACGTACCGGGCGACACTAGAGGATATACCATAAACCAGCCCCTTTACAAACGGTGGATTCTCGTTACTGGTATTTATCCAACGGGCTGGTAACTGGGGTGTATTATGCGCTAGGTTAACGCCAACTTATCTGATACTATGCAGATTTTTCTTCATCGGGCTTTTTCCAACCAAATAGGTTGCGGATTGCCCACTTTCCTGCATCATTGAGATCACGAGTTCCAATGCCGGCCCAGACACCCGAGGGCTTGGGAGGACATTCGATTTCCTTCCAACCAGCTTTCCACTGAAACCACTTCTCTTGCTTCTGATCGAAGACATAAATGGGAAGAGGTTCAAACATTGCTTCCTTGGCAAAACGATCAAGGAACATCTGGACTGCCCATCCTGTTCCGCCTGTGACTAGCCCCTTGTGATCTATTTCTGCCACTGCATAGACAGATTCAGACCATGCGACCTGATACCAGTTACGTCTCAGAAGCGATTTAACGCCCAACGAGCGGTTCCCTGGCCAGCTACGCTTCAGCGTTCTGCTTGCCCGTTTCAGGACACTGTCGGCTTTCTCAAGCTGTTCCTGGGTAAGTCTGATGAGTTCCTGCCGGGGCGCATCACTCTTGTGATTTTCATAAGACCAATGAATAACAGACTGACCATCACGACCAGCATTCATGCCCCACTGGAGATCCGAACCAATCGCACCTCCACTGAGACAGATGTTACCCTTTAGAGCTTCGAAAAGTGGTTCGTCAGTAGACATTCAGCTTTTCCATATAGATCAGCGATCGTTCCATCATTCTCGATGAGTTCTGCTGATTGATTCAACCATGCCCACTCAGAGATATGGATCTTAGGATAGCGTTCCTTCATAGTATCCTGGAACCATTCACGACCCATCGCAGCCTGGCGGGCAAACTCGAACCATTCTGGATCAGGACCACGCTTTACGCGGAAGAGCAAGCCATTATGCTGAGTAATGAGTTGACATTCGTTAGGGAAGCGACAGTCAGTGATGACAACCTTTTCCTTGCCACGCAAACGAGCCTCTAGACTCTTGATCCAGATGCTATCATCGAAATGTTTGCGGAGGATGTCAGTGCCAAACACCTGCATGGCTACCCTTGGAGTGAATCGACCCAAATATGCGCCTGGGCTGTTCTTCCAATCTAGCTTGGCTTCCCACCACTCATCCGGAGTTTCTCGCCATTCACGAGAATCAACAGTGTTGCCTTCCAAGAGGGCACGGTCCCAACCGAATACGGCAGCGAGAAGATCTTTTAGTGGATTTGCGAAGCTTTCAACGGCAAAGCCGTGTTCGCGGACAAGATACTCTCCAACGGTATCCTTGCCCGAACCCTTGAAACCAAGGATTCCGATAACTTGAACCATATATCACCTGTTATGTTTTCCTCCAACATAACAGGTGATAGCCAGGTTGTCAGTATTCAGCCGAGCGTCAATTCCTTGAGGCGCGCAATAGCCTCACAATGGATAGGAACGATGAACAGCTTACCGCAGATACCAAGAGGGTCAGCAGGCTTCTTGAGCTCTTCGATCATCCCTTCGATTTCATCCTGTGAAATTTCCTGTCCAGCTTCCAAGGCCAGAATCATCTTCGCTGCATCGAGATGCAACTGGGGACGAGGAAATTCTTCGTTGAAATCTCGGGTGACAGACATCTTCCCATCAATGGGTCCTAGACCATCGGTGATAGGAATTTCATAGATCCCTCCAAGCCGACGAACCAGCGAGGAGGGATCATACCATTCCGGGGCCGCGTAAGGATCAGTCATTCGGGTAGAGGCCGAACGACCGCAGCAGAACCTTCAGGGGTTCCTTGTCGCCGAACACGTAGGCAGTGGTAACTTCCTTACGGAAGCAGACCTTGTAACCCGGAGGACCCGAAACAGGATCCATCGTGTGAACCGAAGGGTCGATCAGACCAGCCAATTCATAGTCGACCAGATAGGGGTAGGTCGGATCAACAACTAGATCCGCGACGAAACCCAGCTTCTTGGCAGCTTCGACTACCGCGCCGATGGTCTTGAAGTCCAGCTGGTTCTTGTCGCCCAGCGCAATGGTCGTGCCGAAACCGCCGGCCATGCGATGCCATTCCATGACATCTTCATTGGGCTCTTCGCCCTTGCTCATCGGCATCACGACTTCGCGCCACGTCATTTGATTGCCGGCGTGCATCGCGTGGGCAATTGCCTTGCCGGCACCGAGGCTCGGCAGATCCGTGCGAACCAGGCAATATGCGAAAAGATCTTTCAAATGAGCCTCCTGTAAAGTTTCCACACCTATAACACAGGATTTCCTGTTGTCAAGCGTTAGAACTTCTCCAGACATTTTGATGCGTATTTGACTGCATCAGATTTGTTGGAGAACCAGGGCAGCGTCATGAAGCCTTCAGAGCGAGCATAATAGCTTGTGATGACATTTGCCATTTTGATATCATTGGGTTTTCCGTTCAGGTTCTCCCAATCGACTAGGTCCTGGATCGAATCAATCGACCCATCCTTGGTGGATATAATCCTCGGATTTGTGAGGGTATGGATTGAGATTTTGATCTCAGAATTGGACTTATCGGACAGAACATAATAGATCGAAGAATTGGGCAGACCAATAACCTGTTCGGGGAAGATCAAGGCGCTTCGATAATTCTTAAACTTCGCAACTCGTTCTTGATAGACCTCTGACAGCTTTGGATTGACCGAGAGGATACGCCAGGCCATATAGCCTTTTGTGTGAACCTTTTTGAAATCAATCTGCATAACCGGGCCTCAACCAAGGACAACATTGGTATATACGTTCTTCTGCCCAAGCTTCAAGCTCTGTTTTGGGCATCTTGATTCGTTCACCCATTCCCATACCAAGTGAGATAAAAAGGCTGTCCTTACCAAAAGTATTATAAACTAAGCCAGAACGACGGAGTTCATTCAATCCCACATTGACGTTGAGTTGAAATTGATCCTTAAACTCTCGATAGCTTTTATCATAGAGTTCCGGGATTTCTAGGTCAGGCTCTAATGACCGGCAGAGAGAATCCCAGCCGACCATTCCATATCGCTGTTTACCAGAGAGCTTTTGGAATAGGATAACTTTTACGACATGATTGAAAACGTGAATTGCCGAATAAGGTTCTTCAGTCATCCGATGACCAACCCGAGACTACGATCTTCTTCTCGTCCCAGTCCACATTTGCATAGGAGCCACACTGGTGACCATAGCCGTCGGGACGATGGGTCATAATCCAGCCACAGGGCCGCCAGTGATCGAAAGTCACATCTTCGGGAATTGTCCAGCCTTGTGCCAGCAGATAGTCACGAACCTGATCATCATCGAGGTTCAGAATGTCCTCATAGTCGGGATGCTCAGCAGCAAGACGTTCAAGCATCTTGTCCTGTCCGGCTTTCTTTGCCGCAGCGAGTTTTTCCTTCGACCAGGTGTCGACCTTGGCGCGCCATTCCTCGTAGGCAGGCAGCGTCTTGAGAACACCAGGCTTGGGCAGTTCAACATATACACGAGCGCGCTTGCCCGTGCCGCGCGTTATCGTGTAATTCTTGTGAGCATTCGAATAGACCAGACCGACCAGTGAGAAGATGGAATGAAATGCCTTGCTGGCATCAACTTCCAGATCCATCACCTCGCCATTGCTGGCGGTCAGAGTAATGGGGAAGGTATTGAGGCGAAGCTTGTCGTATTCCTGGAAGACTCGGGTGCGTTCAGACATCTCAATAGCCGTGCCTTCATGGTAGCCATAAAATGCGCGGTAGAGGTCTTCAATGCTTGCCATCATAATCTCCTGTGCTCTTGCCTCAACTTTAGCACCAGGTTAGTCCAAGTCAACAGAAATTTTCAATGGACGACGGCCGATCCAAAAGCCCCATTTGTCATCCATAATGCCACGAACTATAGCATCGTTCCATCCTGGCTCGAAACCTGGATTCGAACAAAAGCTATTCGCTCGATAAGCATCAAGAAGCTTGGGTTGATAGTAGGTCGGATGGTTCTCGACCTGTTCTTCAATGTAATGATGGCTTTTGAGGAATCGGAGAGGATAACCGATCTTGCAATCAAGAACGAGCAACTTGGTTCTCAGCTCTAGTTCTGACCAATTGTCATACATCTTTGCCGCGATATCTGCAGAGCGATGAAACTCGTCTTCTTTGCCGGCCAACTTGCCCATGACCTTCAATCGCATCAAGGTTTTCCACACATCAAAAGGATGTGCGTTTCGCATTGCCTTTTCGGGATTGATTCTACGAGCCATTTCTGACTCGTAGCATCTCTTGCCTGTTTGTCAAGGGGCAGGAAACCCGCGGCGTTATCCTCTGACTCAAATTCAAAGAACGATTCTTCCTGAGCTATGAGAAGGAAGAATCGTGCGCCTCTGGCATTTAATTATAGGAAAAATGGGAAATCCATGTTATCTGGGTATACCCGCTGGGCGGGTACATCTAGTCAACCTGCTTTTCTATTGTTTCTCTAATCAAATACCGGAGTAGCTTATATTATATAGTCGAAGAGATAATCAGAAAGAACGACACAGTATCATAAGCTTAACCAATCAAGAACCCGTAACCCATAGCCTGTTCAACCGAGTTAGCGATTTCCTGTAAGAGGTTATCCATCTCCATCTGACCCTCAGACTTCAAAGCATCGCCGTTCAAGGTAGTGCCACCCTGTGGACCAACGAATGTGCCAAAGCGCGAACGTGCTTCACCCAACATGACCTTACACTGAGCAGTTGCGAATCGTAGGATCCAAGGACGAGCATAAGGATCGCTTAGGATCTGTTCCTCTGGACGATGGCAGTAGATCCAAAGCATTACAGTCTCAACGGCTTGTGGACGACGCATGATATCTAGGCGATGTGGAACAGGATGCCAGTTGAACATGATGTGGAAACCAAACATCGTGCCGACCAGTTCCTGGAAGCCAGTGAATAGTTCATAGGTCACTAGGCTTGGAACGGAACCAGTTCCCAATAGGGTCTGGTTTGCAAATGCGGCTGCAAATGGTTCAAAGTCAGCACCTTGTCCCGAAATAATACCACCATTGCCATAACGCATGATCTGACGCACTTCGATGACTTCATCAGGTAAGGTGTATTGGTTCTGATCAGGCTGTAATTGCAGGAAGGTGAAACGCTCTTCCACCGAGTTGCTCGAACGCTGACGATATGTAGCGAGAGCAAACGTGATTGCATCCTCATAGTGATCATCGGTCAATTCAACATCGACCATTCCGCCACCTAGACGACGGTAAACTTCACGCTTCAGTAGTTCTCTTTGGGTCTGCATTGTCCGATCCTCCCATTGCTACTCTATTTACCGACCCAATAAATAAAGGGTAAATCTGGAGGATCGGACATGTCAATGATGCAAATGTGGGACCGCAAGAAAGGTCACAATCACGACTTTATTGACCGACAGGTTCGTGAGCAATTCCGTATCGGTGGTTGCGAAGTTCTATGTCACAAATATCTAGGTGTCCATGACCAGGGCGAGCAAGGTGACGCGACTCAGCCTAGTGCCGCTAAGTCTAAGCTAAAGGGTATTCGTCAGATCCAGGACTTGTTCTTCCTTGAGAACAGGGACAGGGCATATGACACGAATGTCTATGAACTCCGCGGTGCATACAATGTTCAGGACTACGAGTTCAACATGACTCAGTTCGCATTGTTCCTCGATACTGATACACTCTATTTGGAATTCCACATTCGAGACACTGTGGACAAGATCGGTCGCAAGCTTATGAGCGGAGACGTGTTGGAGTTTCCCCATCTCCGCGACGAGATGCTCCTTGAGGAAGATGCTCCGGCGGTCAATAAGTTCTATGTAGTTCAAGACGTTACACGAGCGGCAGGCGGTTGGGCCCAGAACTGGCGCCCATATCTCTTCCGTGTAAAGCTGAAACCTCTCACCGATAGCCAGGAATACAAGGACATTTTGAACCAAGCCGCAATCGGACCTGATGGCGATGATAGTGGTTTCAATGTTCGTGACCTTATCAGCGATTTTAGGGATCAAATCGGTATCTCTGATGCGATTGCAGAACAAGCAGAAGCTGAAGTTCCGTATCGCAACTTTGAGACTGCTCACTTCTATGTCGTTCCAGGTGATGAAATGGGCAAGCAATATCCATGGATCTTTGCAGGTGACGGTAAACCACCAAATGGCGCAGAACTAGCAGGATCAGGAACCAGCTTCCCGTCCGAACCCAATCCAGGTGATTGGTTCCTCCATACCGGCATGGAACCAAATGTGCTCTACCAGTTTGCTGGAAACGTAGAGCTTGATCCATTCGGTGATCCTCAACCAGCCCCCGGTGGCACTTGGCAGCGTCGAGAAGTTGACCTCCGTAAGAAATGGCAGGCAGCTCATAGGATTCTACAGAGTCACATCAATAACAACAATTCGGCCATGATCGGTGGCGAAGAAGTCAAAGAAAAGCAGATGCTTTCTAAGGTCATCAAACCGAAGGCAGACTTTTAAGGAGAGTAGAAATGAAGATTGGTAAAAAGGGTCTAGACCTTATCAAGAGCTTCGAAGGTTTCGAACCAAAGGCATATATCTGTCCAGCAGGTGTTTTGACCATTGGTTATGGCACCACTTCGAATGTTAAGAAAAACCAGATTGTTACTGAATCACAGGCAACCGACCTGTTGATGAAGGATTGCACAAAGTTCGAAAAGGTTGTTAATGCCTCGGTCAAGGTCCCACTGACTCAGAATCAGTTCGATGCGCTTGTGAGCTTTGTCTACAATGTTGGTCCAGGTAACTTCCAGGCTTCGACTTTGTTGAAAGTTCTCAACGCAGGCAGGTATGATCAGGTTGCTGCTCAGATGCTTCGTTGGAATAAGGGCGGTGGCAAGGTGCTTGCTGGCCTAACTCGTCGCCGCAAGGCTGAGGGTGTGCTCTTCAATACGAAGTGAGGTAAGCTATGGCTCTAGATTTCTGGTATGATGGACAGATGCGCCGTTATTGGTTGCAGTTTAGTCGCATCTTTGAAGGTTTCCAATATGAAAGTGGTGTCGGCGCGGACGGCACCAAAACCCTTCGCTCATTCCCAGTAAGTCTAGCCGGTAAGAATCGCCAGGTTGGACATATTCTGAGGAACAACAGCGAGAACACAGTTCTCAGCACACCTCGTATCACATGCGAGATGTCTGATATTCAGATGGCACCCGAACGTCGTCAGAATCCCAACCATGTCTCAACTGTTCAAGTCTTCGAACGAGCCATAGACAATACAACTAATCGCTACACTGGCGAACTGGGAAATACCTATACGGTAGAACGTTTCATGGCCATTCCCTATGATATGACCATGAAGGTAAACATCTGGACTTCCAATGAACAGCAGAAGCATCAGTTCATGGAACAGGTTCTGGTTCTCTTTAATCCATCGCTAGACATTCAGACCGGTGACAACCCAATCGACTGGACGTCTTTGACCTATGTGGAACTTGAGTCGATCACTTGGTCAAATCGAGAACTACCAATCGGCACAGATGATGACATTGAGATCTCGACTCTGACCTTTAAGATTCCAGTGTGGCTATCCCCGCCAGCTAAGGTCAAGAAGCAGAATATCATCCAGCAGATCATCACCAACATTGGTATGATGAGCGATCTGGATGATCAGGTTGAAGGACAAGCCAATTACAACTTCTCAACCAAAGACCTGCATACTCGTGTGATTGTCACACCAAATAATCATCAGGTAAGGGCAGAAGTGTTGCTTGATATGGATCGTCGTCCATATTGCGAGATCACGTTGCTCAATGAGAATGGTCTTGAGACTAAACCAAATTCCAATCAGGTCTATAGCTGGAAGGAATTGCTGAGTCGTTATGGCCAGTATCGCAAATCAGTCAGCCAATTCCGTCTCAAGACAACTGATGACATGGACGATCACGACTCGGATATTATTGGCATCTTTGATTTTCATCCCACTGATGAAAACAAGATCCTCTGGACCCCAGACTATGACACTATTCCACCGAACACTCTCGAGACTATCAATGGTATGATCAGCCTCGGGAATCCAGTTGGTAGCGAACAAGTTGGCCGTTGGCCCGGTGACGGAGTCTTGCCAGCAGCCGCCGAAGGCCAGCGTTATCTCCTTGCTGACCGATTGATCGCTACACCACATTGGAACAATCTTGTCGCTGATCCCAACGACATCATCGAATACAAAGATGGCGAATGGAAGATTGCATTTGATGCGTCCACTAAACAGGATAAGGAAATTGTCCTCAACTCGAGGTCTGGTAAGCAATTGCGCTGGACCGGCGAAGTCTGGGTAGATGCTATTTCGGCAGACTACTTCCCAGGATACTGGCGCGTGTTTATGTAATCAAATTTTTCGATTATTCATTTGCTATCTTGAGATATACCGCTTCGCTCTGTAACCCTAGTGCTCTAATTTCGAGCGGAGTAAGATTCTTGATCTTATCTTGTCGAATCTCAGTCAGCATTTCTTCAGATGGATCAACGTCAGTGATTGTAATATCAGTTGTTATCACAATCCTAATATCCACCCAGTCTATAGAGACTAACGATTTTTTCTGAAAACTAGAATATCTATGTTGATCTTCAAAAAAATTCCTTGCCTCGCTGAGGATTTGTGCTTCCTCCTTAGGAGTTAAATTCGGCAGGCTTTTAGCATAATTTGGCACTGAAATGAATTTCATTTCAGTCCCTACTTTACGCTTACCTGATATTACATCGTGATAGCCATAAAAATAGGATATAGATTTAGAAACATTGTCGTTATAATCAACAACCCGTTCTACAGCCTTCAAAGTTCTAATGTCTGTGGTTTCAACTGCCATTTCAATTACTCCTTAAGCAATGTCATAGCAGTTGAAATTTTTAGGAATCAATAAGTAAATCGGATAGAGGCCCGTGTGTAACTGATTGACACCTAGCCGGAGTTTTAGCCAGCAGTCTGGTCGTTATCCGGTGTAACGTCTTTGCGGGCCTCTATCTGCTCTACCATCCACTTTGTGGAATGCTCAGCTGAGCAAAAGTCCAATCGCACGACCGTGTATGGATTGATCTTCGGGTTTGCCCAATAGAGCGGCTCCCCGTGTTCTCCCTTGAGAAACTTGTCATCGTTCAACGACATTGCACAAACATGACAACGATGGCCACCGAGAAAATTCACGCCGAAAAACCTTTATTGACGTTTTGACCTGCTAATCGTTACAGGTTGGCTGAAGAAAGGTCAAGGGCTATGGAAAATTCAGAGGTTACGAAACTGGTCATCTGTTTCAAAGATGAGGACGATGACTTTGCCTATATCACGCATGTGTATATAGACGGCAATGACGAATATCAGACAACCAACTGTTATGATTTCGAAGATGCGCTCGATCTATCTCCCTATTCTCAGACCGAATTGGTCAAGATCTATCGAAGTTTCTTCGAGACCTACGGTGATGACTACGATTGCGAAATCGTCAATATCACAAAGACGATCAAAATCGCTCCTTACGAAACCGAAGATGATACTATCAAGGAACTGACTCAGAAGCACGCCTTGTCGAAGCTAACCGAGCGTGAGATTCGCGCCCTTGGCATCGTGAATATTGCAACCTACATCAAAACAAAGTTCCACAACGCTTGACACGCAGGGTAAACCTGTTACGGAGTTCCTATGGCAGAGATGAAAGTTTTCAAGGTCAAGAACCTCAAGACAGGCGAGTTCAGGACAGCCGGCGGTGGTTGGTCTAAGTTCGGCAAGACCTGGAACAACCTCGGACACTTGAAAGCCAGTCTCGCAACCACATGGTGGTATCGTGAGGATTCCGAAGAGGCTATCAAAGCGCGTAAGAATTACGCGATTATCGAGATTGTCATTGTCGAGTCAGAAGACAACGTGACTCCGATGGACGATTTTGTTGATAAGCTGAAAAGAGCTGCCAAGCTACGTGAACAATACGGTCGTAGCTTTACTGACCTTGTTGAGCGGATTGAGAAGGACGGTCAGTCTAAGGATTGGCAATGGGTTCTCATTATCCCACAGAACAATCGTCATCCCGAATATCGCCAAGAGATGCTCGACTATATTAAGAGTCAGAAGCTCAAGTTGGGCAAGGATGTTCGTAAAGCTGATGCAGACCAGGGAGGGATTGCAGTAGCTTTCAAGGAAAAGAAGCACGCCATGGCTATTAAACTGGCTATGGAAACTGAGTCAGGTTTGGTCGGAATTGATATCCAGACTTTCATGGAAACAAATCTTGACGAATAAGGAAGACTCCGTATATAAGTAGATGTATAGCAAGGGTGGATCGCAAGGTCGCACCCAAGCTGAACCATAAAATCCTATCGAAAGGTAAGGTGCATGATGAGCAAGCATAAGTTCGCAGTCGTTCAATTCAATCCCATCGTCGGTGACCTTGAAGGTAATTTCCTCGGTCACATTTCCAATATCGAAGAAGCTGTTGCGCAAGGCGCGAAGATGGTCATCTTCCCCGAAATGTCGCTGACCGGCTACCCTCTGGAAGATCTTGTTCTCCGGCGCTCGTTTGTTGAGGCCGTTGAGGACTACATCGCAAAGCTGGTCGTGACGATTAACGAACGCTGGCCAGATATTGCCGTGATCTTCGGCGCACCAACGATCAATCATCACGACGATGAAGTATTCCAAGTTCACAACAGCGCATTCTACGTCTACAAGTCGGAGACCGCAGACGTTATCGACAAATACGAACTGCCCAACTACGGCGTGTTCGACGAGAAGCGCGTTTTCAAAAGCGGCGAAGCCAAGGGCGGAATCATCGAATTTGAGGGTTATCGCATCGGTCTCATGATCTGCGAAGACTGCTGGTTCCCCCGCGTGAGCGAAAGTCTTCTCGACCAACGAGCAGTGATGCTTCTGAGCATTAACGGTTCGCCCTATGAAATGGGCAAGAACGTTGTGCGTCGTCAGGTCATCGCAAAGCGCATCAAGGAAACTGGTCTGCCCTTCATGTATGTCAACATGGTCGGCGGTCAGGACGAACTCGTGTTTGATGGCGGATCGTTCTACTATGATGGAGAGACGGTCCAAGAAGCACCTCACTTCAAAGCTGGCATCACATATATGGATGTCACGCTGAACCTGCGCGGGCGCGGCGGAGATCATCACACCGGCTACACCTACGATTGGTCGCTGACCACTGACAACTATCCTAAGGTCGACGCCAGCGGAGTCAAGGAAGTCTACCAGGCGATACACATGGGTCTTAAGGACTACATGGGCAAGCAAAAGAATGCTCAAGGTGTCCCAGTATTCAGTCGTGCAGTCCTGGGTTATTCCGGTGGTGTCGACTCGGGCATTGTTGCTGCGGTCGCGTGTGACGCGCTCGGTCCGGAAAATGTCCATCTGGTCCGTCTGCCCAGCAAGTTCTCGTCGGCTGGTTCGCTAACTGACGCAGAAGATGGTGCAATGCGTCTCGGAGCGCCCATGCGCACCATTCGTATCGAGCCGGTCGTGGATGCGCTTCGTCAAGCATATTGGGGCGCACAAGGTGGATGCAATTTCTACACCTATCGCAACAGTCAGCTCACTGGTGTAGCGGATGAGAATATCCAGGCGCGAGCACGTGGTAACATTCTGATGGCAATCAGCAATCAGGAAGGTCATATGCTTCTGACCACCGGCAATAAGTCGGAAGTCAGTGTCGGCTATTCGACCCTATATGGTGACATGAGTGGCGGATACAATCCGATCAAGGATGCCTATAAGACCACTGTTTGGGAATTGTGCCGCTGGCGCAATGGTCTGACCCAGGAGGAACTCGACGAACTGGGCTTCTCGGGTCGTGCAACTGAAGTTGTTCCGGAGGCAATCATCAGCAAGCCGCCGAGCGCAGAACTCCGTGCTGACCAGAAGGATAGCGACAGCCTTCCCGAATATCCTGTTCTCGATGCAATCCTTAAGGGGATGATTGAACAGGAGAAGAGCATCCGCACCCTCATCGAGGAAGGATTCAACGAAGCCGAGGTAACCAGAGTTCGGAATCTGGTTGACAATGCGGAATATAAGCGTAGACAGGCAGCACCGGGTGTCAAGCTTACGAGCAAGATTCACGGGCGCGATCGGCGCTACCCGATTGTCAATGCTTGGAGGGCTTAATAATGGTCGATATCGCACTTCGCGCTCATAATAAGAACTGGCGCCTCGATCCCATCATTCGGTCACTCCTCGATACCGATTTCTACAAACTCATGATGGGGCAGTTCATCTGGGAACGCTATCCTATCCACATCGTGACGTTCGGCATGAAAAACCGAACCAAGTCCATCAATCTCGGCAAGGTCATTGACGAGCAGGAACTTCGCGCACAACTCGATCACGTGATGTCGCTAAGCTTCACCAACAAAGAGCTCATCTGGCTGCAGGGTAATACCTTCTACGGCCAGGAACGGATCTTCAAGCCCGGCTTCATCGAGTTTCTGCGTCGTCTGAAACTGCCACCCTATACTCTGACCCGTGACGAGAATGACGACTATGTCCTTCGATTCACCGGCCAGTGGATGCAGGTCACGTTCTGGGAAATCTACGCGCTCTCGATTGTGAGCGAACTGAAGACCCGTGCGGCGCTGGCAAAGCTGAGCAAGTTCGAACTGGACGTCCTCTACGCAAATGCCAAGGCAAAGCTTTGGAAGAAGCTGAAGGCAATCAAGGAAGCCGGCGTTCGTGGGCTGTCGGATATGGCAACTCGCCGTCGTCATTCCTTCCTCTGGCAGCGTTGGTGTGTTGAAGCCGCGAAGGAAATCCTCGGCGATGCCTTCTTGGGCACGAGCAATGCCTATCTCGCGATGGAACTCGACCTCGAAGCAATCGGCACGAATGCACATGAACTGCCGATGACCCTCGCGGCGATCAAGGCCGGCCAGGGCGGCTCGGACGAGGACATTCGTAATGTCCAATACGAGGTCCTCAAGGGCTGGCAGAACCAGTATTCGGGCAATGTGTTGGTTGCGCTGCCTGATACTTTCGGCACGACGCAGTTCCTCAAGGATGCTCCGCAATGGGTTGCCAACTGGAGGGGCTTCCGTCCGGACTCGAAGGCTCCTGACGAAGCGACCGAAGAGCTGATTGCATTCTGGAAGCGTATGGGAGTCGATCCGGCAAAGAAGCTGGTCCTCTACAGCGATGGTCTGGACGTCGATGAAATCATCCGCATCTGGAACAAGTGGAATGGTATCGTGACGGTCGGCTTCGGCTGGGGCACGATGTTTGCAAATGATTTCATCGGCTGCGATCCCACTGAAAGCAATCTGCTCGATCCAATCTCGATCGTTTGCAAGGTCATTGAAGCCGATGGTCACCCGGCCGTGAAGCTGTCAGACAACTATACCAAGGCAACTGGCGCTGAGGAAGAAGTCGATTATTATCGACGCATCTTCGGACATGAGGGCATGAAGGATGCCCCGGTGTTCGTGTAATGGGCATCAAAGACCATAGTGGGACTTGGAGACCAAGTTGCCCGACTGGCAATGCGCTGGATGATTTCCTCTATTCTTCAAGAAAGGAGCCGAAGGTGGCGAACGTAGAAGTCAAGGTCGAGAAGACCTTCAATTTCACTGAAGAAGCCATCCGGCAGATCCTTTCGGAGTATCTCGCCGAAAAGCATTCCATCAATGTGGATCCCAGTGCTTTCAAAATGAAGATCACTGATTCCTCATATGGTGGCTATCGGGAAGATCAGTTCATTCCAGCAAAGCTGGATGGCTTCAGCGTGACGGTGACCAGCGTATGAAAGGCAAACACCTCGTATTCCGTATTTGGAACGATACCCAGATGTGGTATTGTGGTCGAACTTCCGGCCTGCGAGGTGGAACCTGGCCTGAAGAATGGACGCCAGACAAGACGACAGCGACCTGGCTCACCCAGAAACAAGCCAAGCGATTGATTGACGCACAACGTCATCAATTGTTCACTTGTGGTGCTGAGCCCTCATTTACGATTGTTTACTGATGGGCACTTCTAATCCACGCTACAGTTGCTCTAGCCCGACCTGTAATGCGAAGATCACTCGCAATCAGCTACGTGGCAGCAATGGTATCTGCATCTACTGTAAGACCCCTATGAAGCACACTAGCTGGATGGGCGGACAACAGGCAACACTTGGTCAGCTTCTAACTATTCCAAAGTCCGAAGAGGCTGAGTTGAAAACACTTGCCGAAACTGTCGGGTTGGAAACGAAAGATCTTATCTCAGCAGCAATCGTCCTCAAGCTAAAAGAATGGTTGGCTGCGGAAAATGTTGAAAAAGCAGTGAAGCAGGACTTAATGCTTGAGAAACTATCAAGGAGTTAATCATGTATAAGGTCATCGGTGGAGTTTACACCAACACTGAATTTTCAGAGCTTGAACAGGGCACCCAGGAGTGCTATGGACCGTTTAACACATACGAGGAAGCATACTCGGCGTGGAACGGTGCAACATGGGCTAAGGTAGATAATTGCTGCCATCGCCTACAGATTATGGAGATATAATGGCTTACTGTTATCCGTTTCGCATGGCAAGTGGCACCGCTACGATGCTTCCTATCGACGCAAAGAACAATCGTGTGCTTCTCGGCGTTCGCTCAAAGACCGCTTGGGTCTATCCCAGCAAGCTGAGCCTGGCCGGTGGCTTCATGGAAGCCCGCTTTGTCAAGGAACAGGATACGGACTTAATGTCTCAGGCACGCCAGTTCGTCATGAAGCTGATGGGCTGGAAGCTGGTCGCTGACGAATATGCCGAAGGCGAGAATCTCGAAGAGTGTGCTGTTCGTGAACTCGGTGAGGAAATGCTCATCGACGTTGCAATCGAGCAGCTCAAGATGTTCACGGTGCGTTCCAACTGTCGCACCGATACCCGCGCGCATGTGATCAATGCCTGTTATTGGTTCGAGCTGACTGACGAGCAGATTGCTGCCGCGACTGCCGGCGATGACCTCGAAGAACTTGTCTGGGTTAATATCGACGAATTCGATATTGAACTGCCCTACGCTGCCCTTGAGGCAAAGTGGGACATGGCGTTCAATCACTTCGAAGTCATGCTCCAGGGCATTGCCGACTGGCGCAAGGAAAAGAACTATGAGCGACTGGTTCGTCTGGAACAGGACCTGAAAGCCCGAGAGGTGATCTAAATGGCAAGACGTGTAGCCATGGCAGCGATGCGGACACAGCCTATTCATTTGGGCCATACCGCAATCGCGAATGCAATGACTGCCAACTTTGACGAAGTGATCATCTTCAACGGGTCGGCAGACAAGCCAATCAGCATCTCAAATCCATTCCCTGTCGAGATCCGAATCCAAATGTGGAAGAGGATCTTCGGGGATCGTATCAAGCTCGTTCCGGTATCTGATCTCGGCGCGACCACTGACACTACGGAATGGTGCGACTATCTGTTGAAGAAAGCCAAGCAATTGGGTTTGCCTGAGCCAACAGATTATTTCACCGGCTCACCTGCTGATGCGGTCTGGTATCGCGGTCGTTTCTTCAACAAGGAATGCAATTCACCGGCCGATGATGACACTGACGAGTTCATTGCTCGTTACATGCCAAATGGCGTGTTCAGGCAGCTTCATCTAGTCGACCGGACGCAGAACTACATTCCCAGCGCGACCGAACTACGTCAGTTCATGGTCACGCGAGATGATGGTTGGAAACGCTGGGTTCCAACCGTCATACATGACTTAGTTGAAGAGCACTTTCCAGAAGAATTCAAGGTTAAGCACCGCGACGTCTAGTTTCCCATGCCTTTTTATTGCGGGCCGACCTCTCTTCTTTAGAGAAGTTGGCCCAAGCAGTCTTCTGCTTGTCTGACATATCTTTCTTTGTTTCTTCGGTATGTTTAAGACCAAGTCGATGACTTTTCTCACCAGGCTTATGTGGGTTATTTGTTCGCATACGTTCTTTAACTACTGAACTTGCAGGACGGCCTTTTGCTGACGGTGGATTAGCATCAATACATAGATTTGTAAGAATGCCATCTTTATCAAACTTCCTGCGACCGTATTTTATAATCTCTTGTCGTTCTAATTGACAGGCTTCCTCATTTTCTAAGTTCTCAAAAACTTTAACAATCGAGGGTTCAAAGCCAGCCTCTCGGATTTTAGAAATTACATTATCCTTAAAAGGGTTCTCGTTTCTATTTCGACCAGTTAGATGCTCATTTGCCCTATTGCCTTTACCTTTTCCAACATAGAATACTGTGTCAGTTCTAGGATCAATTAAATGATAGACGTAAAATACATTTGAAATCTTTGTCATATCTAACTATACATTGGAAACGATCGAAAGGACAATTTATGGGCGACATGGGCGAACTGTTCAATGATCTTAAGGATCTGCGAAAGGAACAGAGAGCGGCTCGGTCAACGCAAGCTGGCGCAATGTTCGATGATGTTGCAAAGATGGTCGATAAGATTTCGGTCGATCCGAGTGGCACATGGAACATTGTGAAGCGGGACAATAAGATTCAGTTCTATCCCACAAAGGGAACATGGCAACACCGAGGAAGGATGTTGCGTGGAGGGATTCATTCCTTTATGAACTGGCTTGAGAAACTGTAAGAGGGAAATATGACCGCAATCATTCAGACCATCGAATCCGTCGAAGCATACGGCGAGAATCTCTCGATTGTGACCACGAGCGAAGGCAACAAGGTCATCGCCAACAAAAAGGAAGACGGATCATTCCGTTGGACTGCTGGTGAACTCGTCGCTTACGTCAGCGAAGGTTCTATCCTTCCTGAGGATGTGCTCAAGGATCGCGGATACTGGGACACTGAAAAGAACCGCGGTCTTCTCGATGGCGGTCCTCGCAATCGTGTGAAGATGAAGAAGCTCGCTGGGTTCGAATCGCGCGGTCTTCTTTTCAAGGTCGATTCGCATAAAGTCATCGAAAATGCCGGCGAAGAAGGTCGCTTCATAGATGCGGTCATTCGGTATGACCATCACGAGGATGGCATGCGCTCCGTTGGAGACATCCAAGAGGTAAAGGTCGGCGACGACGTCTCGGAGTTCTTCGGTATCACGGAGTTCCAGGGATGATCACCTTCGATGATTGGTGTCGAGATGTTCGCTCGAAATATGAGCAACAATTCGGCATCAAGCCAGCAGCCGCTCCGAATCTTGTCAATCTATCAAGCATCATTCAGGAACGGATGATGCGTTGTGGATTGGAAGCTCGTGCATTCCAACTTGATGATGATAGGGATACTATCGCGATCCTTGCCCATCACACATTGCTGTATGATGACATCAAGACTCGTAAAGGTGTGAATGATCCTTCCCGCCTCTACGGCGTAGGTTGACACAACTGCCAACCTGTCGTATTATAAGATAAATAGGGATGGTGGTTAATCGACTGGTTGAATCACCATCCCATGAACCTCAATGAAAGTTGGAGGCAATATGAAAAAGTTCCTTGTCGTTATCGACACACAATATGACTTCGTTATGCCAAAGGGTGCCCTCTATGTGAAGGGCGCAGAGAACATCATTCTCCCCGGCATCGACTTCCTCGCAAATCTGAACCCCGACGAATATTGTGGTGTTCTGTTCACCTACGACACTCATACGCCGTCGGTTTACGAGGGTTCGCCCGAAAGCGAACAATTCCCCATTCACTGTGTGAAGAGGACGTTCGGCTGGACCAACGTCTTCAACGACCAAATCATCCACAAGAACATTCCAGTGTCGCGTCTCGACAAAGGTGTGTTCAATATGTGGGAAGAAGCTGATCTGCGTATGGAACGCTTTGATCGTTCCACTTCTATTATCCGTCCAGTTATTGACATGCTGGTCCGAGACGACTTTTTCCTCGATCTGGCCAGCAAGGACGTTGAAATCGAAATCTTCGGCGTAGCTTCCGACTATTGCGTGAAGTGGGCGGTTGATGGTTTCGTGAAGCGTGGCTTCAAGGTCAAGGTCATCGACGAACTGTGCCGTGGCATCATGCAGACGGCTCAGGAAACTTTCGATGCTCCTGAATATGTAACGGTCGAGGTCGTGTAATGGGCAAGATCATCACAAGCCCAGAACCAGTTAGTCATCCGTTCCAAAAGGCGATCTTCCTCGCAGGCGGTATCTCGAACTGCCCTGACTGGCAGACCCCTGTCGCCGAACGTATCGCAGCAGAGACTGACGCCGTGGTCTATAATCCACGCCGGCTCGACTTCGATATGTCGGCGTATGAAGAAATCTCTCGCCAGCAGATCATTTGGGAATGGCATGCCTTGAGGACTGCGGCATTCAATCTCTTTTGGTTCCCCGAAGAGACACTCTGCCCAATCACGCTACTGGAATATGGGTCGGCTATGGAACGCTTGCGTCCCGGTGCTCTTATGTGCGGAACTCATCCGAACTATCAGCGTCGCTTCGATATCATCGAGCAAGCCAAGCTCAAGCAACACGATCCAATATACGATAGTCTCGAGACTCTTGTGGACCAAACGATCGCAATGCTCAAATAAATAATGGGTGCGACTTTACGAGATACAAGGCTTCGGCTATTGCCCGAATGATGACCTTCTACTTGAAGGGTGGATGGATAGTGTCAAAAAGGCACTAGGTGGAAAAGTTGATCAAGCTGTAACGGTTGTCAACAATACTGCATCTGCTCTTCAGGTGTTTTACAAGATCGGCACAAATCCCGAATATCTTGATACAGTGGTGTTCCTGATCAAGAAAGACATCAAGCAAAAGCTCAAAGCTCTTGGCAATGGTCCTATCATGACTAAGTTTCGTGAATTTGTGGACAAAATCTTTCCTGCTGGTCGCAAGCTTCTAGACTTCGTCAAATGCTGCATCATTTGCGCTGCTCTCAAATTTGTCGGTGGATTGGTTGAGAAATTCAATACCGCAAAGAAAGTCGGCGGACAAATGCTTGATCAGATCAAAGACCAAGCCCAAGATGTTGTCGGAGAACTGTTGCAGAAGATGACCGGCCTTGATACCATGGTTAATGGATTAACTCAAGCTAGTGGTGTATTTGCAATTCTCAAAGGTCTTGGAATTGCAAATGAGCTGTTGTTCGAACTCCTCACCAATGTGAACAAGAAAATTCAGAGCGTAAGAGTCGGTTGACATTTCTCCTCAACCTGCTAGACAGGTGTTGAAAGGAGCAACCGATGACTCATCCAAGCAAATATCCGTCCAGTCCACATTGGATCGCTTCTCCCGAAGTTCATCGGGATGATTCCACTCATCAGGATCCTGAGTTCTTTGTAGGACGGGAAGTCGTGATCACTGAGAAGCTTGATGGCGGGAATACCTGTCTCAACGCTGGCGAAGTCTATGCACGATCGACCGGACAGCCCGCAACACAAGGTTGGTTTGCAATGGTCAAGAAGCATCATGCTTGGCGGACCATCCATATCGACCCACGTATCGCGATCTACGGGGAAGATCTCTACGGCATCCATTCTATCGTCTATGACGCCCTTAAGGAAGAAGAGACCTATCGGGTCTTCAATATCCGTGAAGGGGACGAGTGGTTGTCCTTGGACGAGAAGATTGCATTCTGTGAAGAACATGAATTCATGATGGTTCCTGTTCTCTTCCGAGGCGTCTTCGATAGCGTTGATGAGATCACAAAGTGGTTTGACGCTCATATCAAGGAACCGAGTGCTCTCGGGCCGGATCGCGAAGGCTTCGTGATGCAAATCACCGATCGCTTTCATAATGACGCTTTTGCTCGGTCTGTTGCAAAGTATGTCCGAAAAGGGCATGTTCAGACTGATGAACATTGGACCCGCAACTGGAAGCCTGCCTCTCTTTTGAAGTAGGCTTCCCAAAGGGAAGTTTATGTTCAAGCAAGGCTCGTTCTACGCAATCCAAGGCAAGACTAAAATGGGAAGCACGGTCTTCCTAGAGAGTGTCATTGCCTCCGACAATCACCAAGAGCGTCTACGCGCTATTGCCAAGAGGGCTGCTCGCTTCAGTAGCTCTTACGAAGAGGACGTCATCAGTCCTCTCATTCCAATCAAATCGTCGGCCAATCCCTTTGAAGTGAAAGTCTGGGATTCCAATGTGGATATCAAGATTATCATTTCTATGATGCGTATGATTCGCAAGAATGCGAGTGATGCTGACGTTGATCCCAACAGCCTGAAGATTGTAGTCGTCGAAACAAGTGTTGAAGCCTATATTCCCGAAAGTCCAAGTGACGAAGAAACCGAACTTCGTCGTTATGTGCTGGAAAAGCTCAGCGATGAAGAGAAGAAACTCCTGAATGTGACACACTGGGAAGTCTACGGGAAGCTTGCTGATCGTTCCATGTTGGACGACGAAGAATCCTAAAAGGTTGACGTGATGGATATTGACATTATTAAGGGTTTGATTAAGAACAAATCACCGAAGGCGAAATTTGTGGCTAAAAAGAGTGTAGCAGACGTTATGCCCAAAAAGGGCAATGAACTACAATCCAACGCCGCCACTCCTAATCGTATCAATACCTTCGCTGAAACAATGACTCAGTTGAAGGTGTCTCAGGAAATCAAAATTCCTCGAGCTCCATCAGAACCTATTCTCAGGATGCCTCAAATCCAGCCGTTGTATAAGACGCTGGGAGAAAAGATGAACATCTGTCCCTACGAACTTAGGGACATTCTGACTCACGACTACACTGAGGAAAATGAGATTGCTCTCAGTCTACTTAAGAAATTCGTAGTCGCAGTAAAGCTCAGCGGGACGGTCGATTTCTCGAATAGTCGGGAGAACATCCGTCTTTCTGAGGAGAGGTTCAAGAACGAGACCGAATGGCAGAAACAAGAGGTCGAGAAGATCAACAATCTTGCTGCCGAGAAGGAACAAAAGATCAAGACAGGTTCGGCAGAGCTTCGAAAGATCTGGCATGATATCTTGATTGATCTTGTCACCAAGCTTCAGCGCAATCAAAACATCAACGACCTTGGCACTCTTGACTACTGGTTGGTCAAAGCCCTTAAGGCTAAGAGCTCTAAATATGTTAAAGTTGATCGCCAGCATCAAGTGACCATCGACTACCAGAAATGTAAGTCTATTACGTCCGACGGCGTTCAACAGCTATTCAAAGATATGTCCACTATGCGTGAAAGCCATGCGGCCCACACGTTGCGTAGCGAGCTTCACAGGGCATCTGACGATAAGTTGGAAATGCTGGCTCGGATGTATCAGGATGAGAAAGATCCTCGTCTTGCATTCGTCCTTGAAGAGATTGATGACCGTGATGACAGGACTCGTCGCATCAACTGGAACGATCCCTATAGCGAGTGGCGCGAGCAAAGTCGTTATGACAAATATGCAAAGCTGGTCGACATGCTTCGTGACCTAGGCGAGTAAGAATATAGACTAACCTGCTTCCACCGCTTTACGACTTACAAGAAGGTTTACCTCTTGGAGTTGTAAAGTGTCCGAAGAAAACAATAATGAGGAAGAAAAGCAGACCGCGAAGGACGAGCTAGAAGCAGCATCGATCAACGGGATTGCGTATATCCTCACACACCTCGCCGATCATTATGGCAATAATATCCCCGATGATATCGAACTCAACAATGTCTTTCTTCGGGTCTTCTCAAATCTAACTGGTGAAATGCTGGCCCATTATCCTGAGGACATTCGGGACGATGTGTTCAGCAACATGATTTCCGATATCCAGCAGATTATGGATGTAGCAGTCGTCGAACTTGCCGAACTAGCAGAACTCGAAGAAACACTCGTCGAAGCTGAAGAATCTGACGTTCAGACTCTCGCTGACACTATCTTGCGCGGCTCCAATCCCCTTGATCTTTCGAAGCTGAAGCCAAAGGGCAACTGCTGATGGCGAAGAAAGTCTATAAGATTCGGGATACAGCCACGAACAAATATTGGAATGGTCAGAGCCATCGCAGCGTATTCAACAATGATGGCAAGGTCTGGTCAAATCGGGCACGATGCGAAGCATCAATGACTTACTTTATTCAGTATCGTAGTCGCTGGGCAACGTCGACCAATCCGTTCAATCCGCCGACGACTTGGGAAATTGTAGAGATTGAACTTCAACCAGTCGAGAAGACAACCTACGACACAGTTGAACTCCTCAAGACTATTGTTCTACGAAACAAGGTATCTAGCGTTCATACCTCATTCGGATATTTCATCGACACGATGTCGAAGAAGAATGTCCTCGACAAAATCGAGTTCATGTTCAAGATCAAGCCCACACCGGGTATGTCTTATGTGGACTTTGATCGCATCAAGGAAGCCCGCGCCCAACTACGTCAGCTAGGTGTGAAGACTAGGACGTTCAAGGAACACAACGGTGTATTTGGTATGATGGACCGTCAGCAGGCTTTGAAGGCCCGACTGGTTCTAGATATCGAGCATTCAATCGACTTGCCTGCCGTTCGGACTGAATTAAAAATCTGAACATACCCTTTGCCTTTCTGGTTGACAAGAAGCCTGAATCCTGTATGTTCAGGATATCAGTTAGGCAAAGGAGATCGAAACATGGGAACGACTACGCTCAAGGACTATGGCCGCCATTCCGCAAAGCACGGCGACATTCCTTTCTATTACGGCTTCCCCTTCCGCTTCTGGTTCGGTGAACATCAGCTGGCCCCGGAAGACGTTGAAACGTGGTGCAAGGAAAACTGTGTCGGCTATTACAAGACCGTTTCCTACACCCACAAATCGTCGGTGCGCCTGCGTGACGGCCGGTTCGACAGCAAGGTGGTCTTCATCGACAAGATCTATCTGCAGAACGAAGCCGACGCAATGCGCGTCAAACTTCAGTTCGACGTCAAGGACGAGGTGGTCAAGCGGCCGGAGCGTATCAAGGCCCGGCGCAAGAAGCGCGCAAAGAAGGCCTAAGTTCCAGCAAACAAAAGGTTTAAGGTCGGGGAGAAATTCCCGACCTTTTCTTGTGAATAGATATTGCAAAAGCGTTCTACCGCATGTATATAACGTTCTATCCAATATGAACAAACAGAAAGGGAAAGTTCATGAAGGCATTTCTTATCGCTGCTGCGGCAGCTCTGGTCGCTGTCGCGGCTCCTGCTTCGGCTCAGGAATTCACCGGTGCTCGTCTGGGCGTAACCGGCGGCTACGACAACATCCAGGACCGTGAAGGTTTCACCTACGGTGTGGTCGCAGGCGTTGATGCCCCCATCGCAAAGGGCGTGACCCTGGGCGTGGAAGCAACCCTGGAAGATTCGACCACCGGCGCTGCCGGTCTGGAAGCATCGCGTGAGCTGGGCGTTGCCGTCCGCGCTGGCGTGAAGGTTCTGCCCAAGGCTCAGGTCTTCGGTAAGGTCGGTTATACCAACGCTCGTCTGGAACTGTCTGGCACCAACGCCGGCGTTTCGCTGGAAGGTCTGCGTTACGGCGGCGGCGTCGAATACGCTCTGACCGAGAAGCTCTACACCACTGTTGAATACCGTCGTTCGGAATACGAAGACGGCGTCGGCGGTCGTGACGGCGTGCTGGTTGGCTTCGGCTTCCGTTTCTAATCCGTTAGAAACGAACCGGGGAAGGGTAGGGAGAAATCCCTACCCTTTTTTGTGACTATCCGACTACCCTAGAGCCTGTTTGACTGCTCGTTGGGCGTCTACGGGGAATCTAGATAGTAAACAGGTGCCCAAAGACAGACTTGACTTTGGACAATAGAATGCTACATTTGATATCGAAGGAGTAACGTATGTCTGAACGTATTGAGAAGGCTTTCAAGGAACTGGTCGACGCTGTCAACGACGAGGCGACCACCAAGGTCACCGAGATCAAGACGATTGTCGAACCCATCGTGACCCAGGCTGTGGCTCAGGTCACCGCTGCACTGGTCGCCGGTCGTTTCAAGTTCGACGACCTGTTCAAGGAAAAGGCTGCCGAGGAAGTCGTGCCGCCGACCGAAGATCAGAACAAGCTGATCAAGACCCTGCGCGACGCCGGCAAGTCGGACGAGGAAATCGCAAAGTTCCTCAATCTGAACATTCTGACGGTCAAGATGGCGGTCTAAAAAATCACTTGACGTTGTGATCTGTTTATCATAAAAGAGACAGATCACAGCGTCTGTGATACTAGCTGAAGAAGCAATGGTGCTTCCCAAGCGCAAGTGGTAGAAAGGTATCAAATGTCCAACGCAATCAATCTGTCTGACATCAACAAGCTCACTGACTCCTATCCTTGGGTGTCGGTGTTTTCGTTGTGTGCAGAACTCGGATATCTCAACGGGGATATCTCGGTCGATGGTCTGCAGGAAAATGTCGAGATCACGTTTTATCGTAAAAGCCGCAAGATCGGCTATATCCGCAAAATCCTGGCAATCATCCACCCGACGAATCCGAATCTTCCACACATGAACCTAGAAGTGAAGGGTTCATATGTCGAGTGCTTCACAACTTGCAATTCCGAATTGCAGAATGAAGCAATGGCATTCACCGAGTCTTGCCCGGACACTGATCACCTCACAAGCTTCTGTTCAGTCGAATCTGCCGGCCTCCGGTTCGGGTTCAGGCTGACTGAAGCTGGCATGAAACTGAACACCTATCAGCAAACCAAGCTGCTGGCACAGAGCGTTTTCAAACTCACTCAGTTCTTGCGTTACGGTCTATAAGTCGAAATAAAAACGGTAGAACGTTTTCTTTATTGATAAACGAACCATACCGCTATTAGTCAAGAGGTATGGTTCGTTTAGTCATTTGTAATTCCGAATATGCGGGAAACTTATCGACGAGCTCGCTTAAAGGTAATGAGGGACAATCCCGAATCAGTAGGCATCAAAGTATGGTTCGATACTAAACCAGAACTAGAATTTGAATCTATTCTTAAAGCCAAAGGTTTATCCTATAAGAAGCAATTCCATTCTTCAAACCCTCATTATCTATATGACTTTTTAGTAGAAGAGAAACTCATAGTCGAGATTGATGGACCTTGGCATTATAAAGCCTCACTTCATGGAACACCAAAAGCATTTTCTAAGATGCAATCACGTGATGCTGCTAAGAATCTAGCGGCCGGACGTTTAGGTTACCACATTGCTAGAATTGAAGTAGGTCAAAAACTTCCAGATAACTGGGAGGATATCCTCAGATTACAAGGTATTGACTTAGATAATCTCTGAATAGATAGTCACAGAAATGGGGCACATTTCCATGTGCCCCATTCTTTTTGGAGTCTCTTTCGAGATATTGCTGAATTTCTTCAGCAATATCAAGAGGTTAGAGAAACTTCAGGTTTGCGGTATTGATACCGACCAGACCCAGGTAGTCTGCAGCGTTACCCAGCGACGATGCGCTGTTGGTGAGCTCCAGGTAACCATAACGGGTCATGAACGAAACCACAGGCTCGAAAGTCTGGGGATCAATAACAACGCCCGACGAGGTCAGTGGAACGTATGGGCAGTAGTATGCCGCAGCGTCGATTTCGCCCTGGCCCTTGTAACCAACTAGCACTGGAGTGTCGTCCTGTGCATACTGGTCAACGTAGACGCGCAGCGAGTTGTTCAGGGTGCCAACATACTTGGTGTTGGTTGGAGCCTCGAACACGCCCTCAGTGGTGCGAGCGAATGCCGAAGTGGTAGCCGACTGCAGGATGGTCAGAGCGGTTGGGCTCACGACGATCCAGTTTGCAGCACCACGACGGGTGCGCTGTGCGATCAGGTTTGCCTGACGGTTGATCAGAACCGAAAGAGCAGCATGTTCGTCACCAACGAAGGTTGCGGTGCCCGACACGTTTGCCTGGTCATACGAAGCAGTTGGTGCGCCTGGAAGCATACGCAGCGAGTTCAGGATTTCCTGGTCGATTTCTGCGGTGATTTCCTGGGCAAGAGCAGCCATGATTTCTGCTTCAATGTCGATGCCCTGCTGAGCCTGTGCGTCCTGCTGAGCCTCGAAGGTCCAACGTGCGGAGAGCCTACGGGTCTTCGCTTCGACGGTTTCCTTCAGGATCTGGATCGACAGACGGTTGCCTGGACGACCTTCAAGAGCAGCAGTCGATGCAGCGCGTGGCAGCTGAGCGTTGGTCTGACCGTTACCCGAGTATGCCTTAGCAATCTCGAATGGGCTCAGAGCTTCTGCACCAGCAGTAACGCCAGCAGCGTTGTCTGCGTAACGAACGCGCAGGGTGTGGATCTGTGCAACTGGGCCAGTCATTGGCTGAACGCCGATGATTTCGTTTGCAATCACAGTTGGCATAACGCGACGTAGAACTGGAAGGATAACTTTGTTCAGGGTAGCGACGTTACCGGAAGCGGTTGCACCAGCGGAAGCAGTTTCCATCAGTGGGTTACGACGCATCAGGTCCTGGCGGGTGTTCTCAAGAACAACATCCATAACCTTCTGCTTGTTTGGGTTGGCAGAGCCATCCATGTTGACTAGAAGGTCACGACCCTCGCAGAGAGCTTCCTTAGTGGCCTTCCAATTGCTTTCAAAGAGCTTAGACATTGGTAAATTACTCCTTATTCTTCAATACCAGCCAGTCGGCGTAGTTCTGCGATTCCGAGGCGATCCTCGTTTACAGCAACTTCCTCCGCGCGGGCAGATTCGGCAAGTGGGTTGACGCGATTGCCAGTTACGGCGACCGTCTTCTTAGGTTCGGCGGCAGTCTCAGACAGCACACGACGACCCTGGGTTGCGTTCCTCATGCCCTCGTTGAGGACAGTTGGAAGGTACTTTTGGAATGCTTCCTTCAGCTTGTCAGTCTTGACAGTCTCAAGGAGTTCTTCCATCACGTTCCTCTTCTCCTTACTTAGCGGAGCGAGAAGTTCGTTCTTGATCTGGACACGAGCAGCGCGCTCTTCAGCCAGCTTTGCGCGACGTGCGCTAGTCTGGATCTCTGCGTTCTTCTCGGTCAGAATCTTGTTTGCAGCTTCTAGCTGGGTCTGGGATTCAACCAGCTGCGTCTGCAGCTTGCGAATTTCCGAACCTTCGCTGAAGAGGCTGGTCATGAACTCGGCCTGGAAAGCTTCATATAGGCGACGACCGAACATATTGTTGCGGGCTTCCTTAATGTCTTCCTTCAGCTGGGTCAGTTCGCCGCGGATCTGAGCTTCGACGGTCGATTCAACTAGCTTGCTTGCGCGAGCAATGAATGCCTTCTTGGTCTCTTCTAGCTTTGCCTTCGACTCAGCAACCAGTCGAACCTTGGCTTCAACAAGAGCATTCTTGTCGATTTCTAGTTCGCCGATTTCCTTGTTCAGCTGCTCAAGGACAAAGCCCTCAAGCTTATTGATGCGAGCAGCAGTCTGCTCGTTCATCTGGATGCGGTGTTCACGAAGCTTCTTAGCATCGCTTACGCGCTGTTCTGCCAGTGCAGTTTCCTGTGCCTTAACAGCCGAGATCTCTTCCGAGAGCTTTGCCATTACGAACTGCTCAATGCGGGTAGCGTGTTCTGCCAGCTTGGATTCGTAGTTACCCTTGGCTTCTGCGATTTCCTGTGCCAGCTTAACGCGCTGTTCCTGCATTGCACGATGGTCTTCGGATAGTTCCTTGACCTCTTCTGCCAACTGTGCCACCACGAACTGTTCGAGCATCTTTCCATGCTCTGCAGTCTTGGCCTTATATTCGGCGCGAGCCTCCTTAATAGCAACAGTGAGCTTCGTGCGCTCTTCATTCAAGGCCTTGGTTGCAGCAACCGACTCAGCTGCATACTGCTTCACAGCATCAGTCAGCATGTTGTCCATTGCTTCGACCAGGTTACCCTTGTCTGCTTCAAAGCGAGCCGAAAACTCTTCGCGGACCTGCTCTTCAACTTCCTCACGGAGATTCGAGCGGACCTCGTCCAGCTTTGCATTCCAAGCTTCTTCTAGTGCGCCCTTGGTTTCCTCGTTGAGGAGACCGGACTCAAGAAGCGAATTTAGTCCATTTTCCATTTAGACCACTCCTTAGGCTTTTAGGTTGTGGATCCAGTTCAGAAGCTCTTTTGCAAGATGCCCCTGTGCCTTAGGATCATGCTTCACGGCATGTGCCAGGTCTTCAATGACTGCGCCGCGGCGTCGCATATTTAATGCTTCGTAAACGGCCTTTGGGTAAGCCTCAGGAGCCGATGGACGAGCAACGATATCAACGGTTACAATCTCGAAATCCGAGACGTTACCACGATCGTCGACGTTACCGGAACCACGGCTGCTAACACCTAGCTTCACACCATTCTCAAGAAGGGTGCGAACGATGTTACCCATCGGAGTAGGGAGGATCTTGAGCTTGCCCATACCATTAGGACCGTCCATATACATATTGGTGATCATGTGAGAAACACGATCAATGTTAATGTTCAGTTCTTCTGGATGGTCTGCTTCGCCCAGGACGCTTTCGCCCCTACGCAGAGTGTCATTGATGCTTTCCACTGCCATACGAATTTCGTTGACAGGGTAAACACGCTGGTTATGGTTCTTGGTTCCACCCTGAACAAAGATACCGCTCATAAACAAGTCCTTCGACTTGCCGTCGGCTCCTAGTTCGCCTGCTTCCACGATGCACTTAGCTTCGTCGAAGTTCATACGTTCGGTGAGTACCAATGCCATGTTGCTTACTTCCTCTTGAAGTCCGAACCGCGCAGGTCAGTTGCCTGACCAATTGGGCTCTTTGGCGAGTCGGAACCGAAACCTGCCTTCGAGTTCAGCATTGCAGACTTGTCGCCTTCCTTGCTGACCTTAGTGCGGCCATCAGTTGCCTTCTTGACCTGGTTCTTGAGGAGTGGCTTTGCCTTGACTTCTGGAGCAGCTTCGCGGTCGTAACCACTGTGCTCAGTTGCCTTGATCTCGACTGCATTACCACCAACGCGAGCGTCAGCGTCGTGCTCTGGAAGTGGGCTCTTTGCGTTCAGTGCAACCTTTGCACCTGCATCGCCGATTTCCTTACCGCCCTGTAGGTTTGGATCCTTAACTGGCTCCAGGGTCCAGCTCTCTTCGAGGTCAGCGAATTCGTCAACTGCTTCAGTGACTTCTTCCTCTTCCTCGTCAACTTCCTCGGATTCGAAAGTCAGCGACTCTTCGGTTTCCATTTCAACTGGCTCACCAGCTTCGTCACCGAATTCTTCACCACCGAAGTCGTCGCCCATTTCTGGACCTTCAACTTCTGCTTCTTCGTCGCCAACGATTGCAGAGAACTCAGCCTTCAGGCGAGCCATAACTGCTTCGAGGTCTTCGATAGTGTCGCCGATGTTAGCTTCTGCTTCAACTTCTTCTGGGCCTTCGATTTCTGCACCGGCTTCTAGTTCGTCGCCAGCTTCGAGTTCATCGCCGCCCTCAATGTCGCCGTCCAGTTCTTCGCCAGCTTCTGCATCAGCGTCATCGCCTTCTGCTTCACTGTAGAACTCTTCAGCCTTGATTGCTTCCTGGTCATCCTCGATGTCCTGGGAAAGCGTATTGTCTTCGGACATTTGCTCTTCGTGAATCTTCTTGGAAGTTTCAACGAACCACTCATGCAGAAGACTGGAAGCCTCGGCGTGCTCTTCATTTACGAGCATTTCGAGAACCTTGCTCAGGTCTACTGTCTTCATGTGTGCTCTCCTTATTACATTGAACATCGCGTGGCTCTGTTCACACCATATTTAATCTTTTTTCGTTTTTACGGTTCGAAAAGGGTTAAAAAGTGCGTTTTTGACCAAACGACGCTCAAAATGGAAAAAAGCGGGGAAGTTTCCTCCCCCGCTAGTTTAGTCTCTTACTTCTTGAGACCCTTTGCACCCTTGCCGCTGATTGGCGACTGGGTGTTCTCCTTGCCGTCCTTCTTATTAAGAAGTGCCGAAGTATTGCCCTTATCAGCAACCTTCTTGAGCTCTTCCTTGCCATTCTGGACCGTGTTCTTGACCTTTACATCGGCGACCTTAGGCGCCTTTTCAAGAGCGTGACCAGTGTGGCCCTTACCCTTTACTTCAACTGGGTCGCCACCGAGACGATCCTTACCCTTGTGCGATGGAAGCGTTGCCTTGGTGTTTACCGAGACCTTGCCCTCTTCGCCGACCTGAGCACCTTCGACGTTCTGCAGCTTGTCAGAAATCGTTTCGAGACCCTTGAATGCCTCATGCAGTTCTGCAATCAGAGCATCAGCAGATTCCTCAACAGTATCAAGGTATTCAATAACCTGTCCAACGTGATTCACAATAGCTTCTGCGTACAAACTGCACTCTTGATCACTAATTTCCGCACCAGCGCGGTCAAACGCTTCGGCTAGAGAATTTTTAGCAACTTCAGAAATTTTATAAAAAGGAATTGAGGTATCCATGTCAATTGCTACGGTAATACCAGACTGACTTGTTACTTCATAAACCATAGAAGCATAGTCACCTGAGCTATTAACTTCTGGAACAATGTTCTCGTAGCCGTGGACCTGATTTAAATCGGAACTTACCTCACCAAGCTGCTCGCCTTCATACTGAAGAGCAGCCTTTTCACGACGGGCCTTGTCAGCAACCATGTTCAAACCAGCGACGCGACGACCAACCTTTTCGTCATCGGCGGTTGGATGATCACGATCCTTGCGGGCCTTCTTTGCGTATGTCTTCATTGTATCAAACGACAGTTCGTCAATGCGAGCTTCTTCAACAGAGTTATCAATATGCTCTCTGACCATGTCAATATGAGCAGCAATTGCCGACGCATATGCTTGGATTTCTGCATTACTAATTGACGAGCCTTCGTCTGCGAAAGCTGCCTCGAGAGCGCTTGCTGCCGTTTCTTCAGTCTGATAGAATGGCACTGAGGTGTCCATATCAATAGCAACCGTTTCACCATTATGACTGGTAACTTCGTAAACCATAGAAGCAAAATCACCCGAGATGTTAACCTCTGGAATAATGTTCTCATAGCCATGGACCTGATTTAGATCAGGACTTTCACCTGCTTCAGCAATTTCCGACTCAGCAACCGGATTAGTCAGCCGATTGTGAACGTTCCTGGCTGCGTCAACGAACCACTCGTGAAGAGCGGCAGCGGCATCATCGGTGTTATCACTGTTAAGCGATTCCATGATGTCCATAAGAGTAATCTTGTTCATTTTATCTCCTTCGCGAAAGGATTTGGGGAGGACAATGCCTCCAAACATATCTCTTATTTATGGTTTGGATTGACATCACCTACAGAACACCTTAATATGAAGACCAAAGGAGTAACCCGTGCTAGCCAATTCAAGCCTTGCTGATGATGTGAAAGAATTCCTCGACAGCGGAGATCGAGAATTCGTTACAATTCTACGGATGAGTCCAAGAGACGATATCCAGGCCCAGGCGGTTGTGCGGTATCTCATGCAAATCAAGCATTGGCCATTCACACCTGATAGCGACTTCGCCCACGCGCTTGAACATCTGTTCGGCGACTATCCGGAACGAAAGAAAGTCGACCCGGTCGAATATAAGGCAACAACTGAGAAGCTGATCCTCGAAATGTTTGGATATCAGTGTATTGAGGTTGTGCCAGAACCCGCACCGGTCGAAGAGAAGGCCGAAAAGCCGAAGCGTGGCAAGAAGTCCGTCAAAGAAAAGGCTGACGAGGAAGGTGAGAGTGGTTCGCGGACATTCAAGAGCTTGAACGAGCTTGACTGACTAAACCTTAGTTGCTAGTTAGGTGCTAAGGAGTCGCACTATGTCCATGGATACAAACAAAATAAAAGTCATCGTCGCCCAGGCTAAGGCCCTGACAAACGGCGAGGAAGAGCCACAGAATATCATGACCTCGATGGTTCGTGATATGGCAAGATCGCCAACTTTTGCGGTTGCAATCATCACACACCTCAAGGATAAGGGTGTGGATCTCATGTCCGTAGATAGCGATGCCTCAGAAGCCTTCCGAGAAAAGTTTCGTCCACAGATAGAAAAACTGGGCGAAAATGAATTCGCCCAGATTCGTAAAATCTCAACCAAGTTGTTTGGTTAGATGCCTTCGTCTTCTCCACCGGCACCAATACCATACATGATGCCAAGAAGCTCTTGCTTCTTGACCATTTCAAGGTTCTTAGTGGAGCGGATCTTCTTTAGACGGTTAACCATCTTCAGTGTCAGTGTAGGCTTGCGAGTGTCTCCAAGCCTATGCTTATTGAGATCATCTGACTGAGGATCATAGAAACCAACGTCTTCCTGATCATCCTCAACTCGCATGTTCTCCCTTAGGATTTCAAGATACCTCATAGTTCTGCATCCTCTCCACTAGAGCCTTCATCGCCTGAGATCGGACTTGCACCCGAGACGTCATCGCCCATATCGGCTTCTTCGTCTCCCATGTCATCGCCCATATCCATTTCGTCTTGCGGACGAATACCAATTCCTTCCATACCAACTGGGGCACTTCCAGCAAAGCTGTCATCGGCTCCAGTTCCCTTGGTCAGGTCACGATTTTCTTCACGCCACATACGTTCGTTTTCGTTGATCTGTTCTTCAGTCAGACCCAAATACGTGGTCATTAGCCAACGTTTCGAGAAATGCTTCATTTCAGCAAGTGGCTGATAGACGCTGATAGCCGCAGAGTCTCGTTCAATCTTCGCATAAACGCCGAAGTTCTCAGGAGGATTGAAGTTGAGTTCGAACATCGAAACGTCGATGTTGTCAAAGCCACGACGCTTAACAAAGAGCTTGAACTCATCATCGAATACTGGACTCAGAAGATTCTGTAGACGCTGACAATACTGCGCGAAACGGAACTCCTGAATGTAAGCCGTGCCTACTCGACCATCGTTAAAGGACTGTGTGCCATCCTCAGGACCAGTTGGGAGATAGCTAGAAGGAACACGAAGACCGCGAAGAAGCTTGTTGGTCCAGAACTTCAAGTCGTCAATCTGACCAAGGTTTTCACCAGCTGGGAGAGTTTCAACTCTCGAACCACGACCTTCGGCCGACTGAGCGAAGAAGAAGTCTTCCATCATGCTCATTGGATTGTAGGTTGCATCGCCCATGTTTGCACCACCGCCGGTCCTGCTTGGGAAACGACGCTGATGAATCTCGTTCTTGACCTTTTCCAAATAGGTACCGACCCTATGCAGAGGCATGCCGCCGACGTCAATGTAGAACACTCGACGTTCAGGGGCTCGCTGGATTCGGTAAATGATGATTGCTTCTTCGAGCAGTCCTTTTTCTCGCCAAACCTTGTAGACAGACTCGAGAATGCTTGTGCCGAATGGCCAGTTGGAATCAAGACCTTCAGAGAGCGATAGATGCACCACGTGAGTAGCTTCAACAGCCGTCAGAGAGGTTTCTCCATCAAAGCGACTGTTGTTAGGGTTACCATGCCCCCAACGCTTAGAATCCTTTGTAGGGCGTTGGAAAGTCATCTGACTTGTTCCACCTACTAGGTTGTTACCATACTTCTCAGGAGCAGTAGCAGTGAAGCTGGACAGATTGAGATCAAGATCACGGAAGACATAAGCCTCAGGTAGCTTGCCTTCTGCTTCATTGACTAGGATCTTTTCAACCTTTGCTGGATCAACATAAAACCAACGTAGGGTTTCTGGATCACGAACAAAGAACTGATCACCATATTTGAGGGTGCTACGGAACATCCTCCAAATACGCTTCTTGAAATCGTTAATCTTCGACCACTGCATCAAACAAGTCTTGAGAATCTCAACCTCAGTCTCACTTGCTTCCTTGCGATACTTGATCTCAAAGACCTCATCGGACTTCTCATCCTTCTGAGTGCAAAAGTCTGCAATCGTATCAAGGGCAGCATTGACCTCAGAGTCGTTATCCATGTCATCATACTGACCATAACGGTCAATACGCATTGGAGAGCCCTCGTAGACTTCTGGAAGAGGACTGGAGAAATTAGCTGAACTGCTATTGCTGGACACGTTGCCAAAGTCGCGAGACTTGGCCAGTTGCCTCTGAAGCAACTGTTGAACGGGTACCATTTGCATATGCTTTTTGTAAGACATCTGGTTCCTTGAGTCGTAGATACCAGATATTTAGCTTAGACAGTTTGGTCTGCTACTCGACGAGTGTTCTTATTACCCTCTTCTAGTAGTCGACCAAGACGATCATTCATGCTGCGAATAGCTGCAATCTCTTCACGCATCAGTTCAGTCTGCTTTTCTGCTTGGTCCTTTATGACCTTCAAGTGGTTTGCAGAACGATCGCTATGTTCCATGATACGGCTTGTCATCTGGTCCACAGACATAGTATTCCTACCCCTCTGAGCGGGTGTAGCGTTGGCAGGCGCATTGTTGTTACGCTGAGTAGCCTGCTGTGCTGCGGCGCTCTGTGGGTTCTGCTGTTGCGGCTTACGGACCTGTTCAGGCGCCGGTGTCTTTGCAGCATTGGTTGGCTTCTTGATATCGTCTGCGCCAAAAATAGCATCTGCCAATAGATCACCAGCTTTGTAACCGGCCATACCGCCTGCGACGCCAGTTGCTGCACTCGCGATACCGCCACCAAAAATACCACCAGCGAGACCGCCGATCGCACCGCCGCCGATACGAAGTGAAGACTTGGCGGCGTTCTTCCAAGACATCTCTTTGTTACCAGTTAGATAATCCAAGCCTTCGAACATACCACCAACGAGCGCGTTCTTACCAAGAGCCTTATATGGAATGGCTTTGAGTAAGCCACCGGCGCTGCCTAGAGCCCCTCGTCCACCCTTCATCAACTGGCTCAAAATGGTATTACCTGCGCCAGTTCCTGCTCCGCCTGCACCTGCCGGCGGAAGCCCTCGTTGAGCGCGGATAATGTCTGTTGCACTAGCAGGAGCGCCTCGACCCAATGCACCCGCTGCTCCGGCACCAGCTGCACCCCGACCTGCTGCGCCTGCGGCTCCACGACCCAAACCTGCTAATGCAGCACCGTTTCGGCCCATCTTAATAGCACCAAGAGTAAGGGCAAGAGCACCAAGACCCAAACCAACATTAGATACAATGCTTGGCCACTTCTGTAAGCCATTGATTGCATCATTGATACTCCTGATACCATTGATCAGAGAGTTTGTCATTTCGCCGATCTTCACACCATAGTTGGTTAGAATCGAATTAGCCAAAGTATCAAGAGCACTGTTGACCGCCGCCACAGCTTCGCGGTCAATCATTTCCTTGTCAAGAACAGGAGCAGCGGTCGGATCTGCTTTCTTGTTCGGATCAAGATTGGCACGGAAAATACCACCCTGATTGAAAGTCTGAACAGCTTCCTGATAACCAGAACTTAGAGAGTCTGAGCCGCCAATAGCCAACCTAGTCAGCATATTGCGTCTTGGATCTGCCCTCATACGATCAGCGGCAGCATTTGCTTGAGCACCTAGTGTCCTAGCATCAATAGCATTACCAGTTTTAACCTGATTAGCAATGTTCTCAAGAAGCTTTGCCATTTCAGGATTGATAGCTGCAATTTCAGCTGAACGCTTAGTTGTAATTGCACCATTGGCAATAAACTCCTTGAGCATCTGCTGACCAGCATCACCAAATTGCTTACCTGCTAGTCCTAGAGCAGAATCAAGCGCATTCTTATTCAGATTCATTGTCTGAATCAATGCTGTTAGATTCGCATCAGCGGCGCTATTCTTAGCAGCTTCCAATGCTTCCTTACGGGTCATACCGAGGATGTGAGCCGTCTCGTCACTAGATGCAACCAACTGTTCAATACCACTTGCCATCTGACGAGTAGTTAGATTCTGTAGATTACCCTGCTTGCCCGCGATGTCAACGAAAGCAGCAATTGCATCCTGACGACCTTCAAAGCTCACACCAAGCTCACGAGTTAGCTTTGCAGAGGTATTGAGAGTCTGAGTCAGAGATGCCCACTTCATGGCACCTAGCTTCCTCGCAGACTCTGAACCCTGATCCATTGCCAAAGCGAGTTCACGAGTGCTCATTGCCGCAGAGTTAGCAGCATTGTTCATCTGCTGGATAGAACCAACAGATCCCTCAGATGCCATTAGGGTGCGGTAGTCTTCGGCCTTATCATCGATGTAGCCATTGATCTTATCAAACGCGCCGCCGAAGAGCGCGCCCATACCACCAAGGATACCGCCACTCTTAATGGAACTGAAGAAGCCATCCATCTTCTTCGTGCCATCACTCAGCTTATTGGAGAATGAGTCTAGTCGCTGACCAAATGTCCTCGAGTAGCCACCTAGTTCATCATTATACGCCTTGATGTCGTTCTGAGCATCTTGGAGTTCTTTGATGATAGTGCCACGAGGTTGCTGTCCGCCGACAGACTTCTGTTCACGAACTTCTTTGAAAGGATCTTCGGTGCGCCACTGACGCCAAAACTCGTCAATGAACTTCTTTGGCTCAACTGGCTTTGTGGGATCTTTGTTGTCCATCTGCCTGCCGAGGGCAGACATAATGGTGCGAATCTTGGCAAGCTCAGTGTTAGTGAGCTGGTCACCCTTCGTCTTGTCTAGTCGATCTCCAAGGTTTTCGAACAGCGTCTTAAGTTGTTCGATATCAAAATCAGCCATGGCGCTCCCCTGTTGTCTTTGATATTTAGCACCCTGAAAACTGCGCACTTTAACGGTAGATAAGTAGCTATATAGATTAGGAGAGTTCCATGGCGAATACCAACCCACTAGCCCAATATTTCAGGACTCCAGGTGTCCATCAGGCAATTCCAACCGGTGGCCAGTTCTTTGGCGAAGGTGAAATTGATCTCGCGATCAATGGAGAAGTTGCGGTTCTGCCTATGACTGCCGGAGACGAAATCATTCTCAAGAATCCAGACGCACTCTTGAACGGCGATGCTCTCGAGCGTCTCTTTAGGTCTTGCGTTCCAGCCATCAAGAATCCTCGTAAGATCAGCGTTCCTGATCTTGACGTCTTGCTTCTTGCAATCAAGCTGGCCAGTTTCGGCGACGCTCTTGAGATCAACGTCACATGTCCAAAGTGCAAGAAAGAGTTTGAGACCGCTGCGAGCATTCGTGGTCTTCTGAGCACAGTTAGGGAAATCGACCCCATGGAAGCGGTTGTTCGTATTTCCGACGAAGTGGTCGTAAACGTAAGGCCCTACGACTTTGAAAGCAAGACCAAGTTGGATCTAGCGACCTTCGAAGAGGCAAAACTTTATCAGTATCTCGTTGATGCAGAAATGGACGATGCTGAGAAGACCAAACGCTTCAATCAATCGTTTGAGAAGATCGCCGGATTGAATCTAGATCTGATCGCAGAGTGCATTACCAAGGTCTCTGTTCCAGACGCAGATGTTATGGATCCAGAGTTCATCCGTGAGTTTATCCGTAACTCAGATAAGAATTCAGTCAAGCTAATTCGTGATTGTCTCGCAAAGCTCTCTGATAGCGGCATTGAGAAGGAAATGGATATGGTATGTCCCAATGAGGAATGCCAGCATGAATGGAAGACCCCTTTGGTCTTCGATCCTAGCCATTTTTTCGAATAAGGCTCTTGAGCACTCCAGCTGAAGAGGTCATGGATTTACTTCAGGAGTATGCGGACGAGGCAAGAGCCCTTGAGAAAAGCCTGATTAGAATCGCCTGGTATATGAGAGGATCAGTTGATCTCGATGCTGCGTATAGGATGACATACCGTCAAAGGAAGATGTCGATGGCTTTGATTGAAGAGAACCTAGATAATACCAGCAAGACCGGTATTATGATGCATTAAAGGGCACCATGCTCTAGGTAGATACCGGCAAGATTGGAATCGCGAAGAACATGCCTAAACTCAAGTTCAATACCCTGCGAGAGTTGCTTGAACTGTTCGAAAAGGGTGGCAAGCACCTGGTTATTGATCTTCCAAAGACCCTGCGCCTGGTTGATAGCCAACTTGCTATCACCGATGATGACACACTTCTGAATGCCATTATCCTTGGCCCAGACGACTGCCCAGATCAAAGCTGACCATTCCGCAATATTGTTGGTCCCCTGGCCGAGGTTCTTCATTGTAAGAGCTTCGGCCTTTTCATTTGGCCTGCAGATTACAATGCAGGAACTCATCTTCCCTGGGTTGGGCGCACATCCGCCGTCAAAGTAAATTTCCATATCGCAAACTTAACATCCTGACTAAAAAAGTCAATCAGTCGTAATGCTTCCAGCCGTTATGAATTTGTATGATTCGATCTACAATCGCCTACAGCTTTGCTGTAGGGACTACGGTGTTTATCCATGTTGGACAAGCCAACATGTCTGCACACCTTCGCATTTACCTTCGGTTGAACGCTAGAACTTAAAATAGATTATATGGTCATATCATGAAACATAATGCGATTGATATGGGTTCTAAGAACTCAGGACATATATGTGATGTAAAATAAGTGCTCAGGTTCCCTGAAGCACTTCGGACTTGCGTCGCAGAGCAAGCAAGGCCGTTTAATTTGTAAGTAATATTCTATAATCTTCCAGTCACACTGACTTCCCCCGTTCCCGGGAGAAGGTCAAAAAATATATGAAATGTTTGTATTTTCACAATATGACTGGTGTGGACAATTCGAAGGATCCTAGGTCTGCCATTATATCCTGCACCTTTTCAGTGCTCATTGCCGCTTCTTTGATACTAACCCACCAGCTGGTGTAGCTTTCTCTACAGGACGGTCTGAAGGTCGTAACACCTTCAACTCAACGCTTCCTTTGCTCACACCAGCGGCTCAGGAAGCTTGCTTTCTACTTTTCATAGAAAGTCTAGTCTTTGACTAGGGCATCCCACTGTTTGGTTCAGTTCGGGATCTACCTAGGTTTCCGCGGTTGAAAATTACCACTTACCAAATCAGATCTACTGATTCGTTAAGCCCGCTCGGGGTTTGAAATAGTTTAGAAAGCCACTCCTAAAACTTCTTCCACTTTCCCGACCCTAGCCGCGCCCAAATCCGCGGGGAGGGGGTTAGAGGGCATGATCTGCCAACTCATGTGCTTTTTACATATGTTGCCAACCAACGGCGGGATAAATACATATGCCACAAAGCGTTTATTAAATTTGGGTTTGGTGTTTGTATCTGTGGGGATATAAAGAGGTCTAAATTTTGCGCTGTATGCCCGGGTTGGAGACTTATACTCCTCCCGGGCTATTTTTATGGTTTGTAAAAGCTATAAAGTAGAATCTGCATTCCGTTAAGGATATTTATAAGCAGACTTAATCGTCAAAACGATTACGAATCAGCTACATCTGATTTCGATCTAGGAGCCAGAAAAACTGGCTCCTTTAACTTAATACGACTTTCTCTTCGCAATTGCAAATATTTGTCCAGTCTTTGGACGATCAACATCTGCATAACGGATCAAATAGGGTGTCTGACTGTTGCGGATTTCACACACCCAAGGAGTAGACGCGATTGCTTCAACGCCACCCTGCTGATGCAACAGTAGGAAGTTCCAGTGGTTGTTGGATTCCAGATTGTAACCGTCGATGACCAGAGGGTTTTCGGAATATGGATGATAGATGTGAGTCTGATCCTTGGACTCGATAAAGCGAACATCGTTGAGGATGCTGCGAGGCATCTGAAGATGACGCTTCGTCACCATATCATGCTGGACCAGAAGGTCGATTGGCTTGCTGTAGAGATCCTGCTCGCCGAACGCATCTTCATTGCGCTTGATCAGCTTACCTGATTGTTCCTTGTAGAACTCGAGAATCAAGGTCGCCATATACTTGCGAACAGTAGGATGGATGAGAGCAGGAGAACCGGCGACGCTCATAATGTTGAACATGCGCTCGTTGAGGAAACGTTCACCCTTAGTATCGCGTCCGAGAAGCATCTTGCGGTGAGGTTCGAGATCACTGGGAAGAGGAGCATCTTCCTTGGCACGTTCATAGGGCTTCAAAGAATGACCACCGTAGGCCAACGCAGACCACAGGTTTTCCCAATCCTTATGGAGGGCTAAGAGCGTCTCAGGGAATGTGCGAGCACGAGGTCCGAGACCTTCGACCAGAGCATTATAGTAGCCCAGCTCTTGCTTCATGAATTCTTTGAAGCGGATTTTGTCTGTTGGATGGACATCGACCATCTCAATAATTTCTCGGAATCGCGTCTGCATATATGCTCCTTTGTGTAAGGCTTATCATGCTGCAAAGCGGTCACCTATGTCACTAAATATCAGACTATAATTAGGAGACCATAATGACCTCTAAGGCCAAAGCCAAGGGAAACGCTTGGGAACTAGCGATTTGTAAGTTCCTCGGTGAAACTCTGGGCGGAAATTTCCAGCGCGTTCCCAACTCGGGTGCATACATGGGCGGTAAGAACTCCTACCGTAAAGAATACCTCAGTGACACTCAGCAGCGCGCTGCGAAGGGCGATATCATCCCACCTGATGATTTGCCAAAGCTGAACATCGAAGCGAAGAACTACGCTGATATCGCGTTCCATCAGATCATTGATGGCAATTGCAAACAGCTTGACGGATGGATTGATCAGACTGAAGAACCCGCCGATGCTGATGATTTCTCGCTGACAATTTTCAAGATCACCCGTAAGGGCAGCTGGGTAGCATTCAAGACTGAATTCCAGGATAAGGTCGATCTAACTGGACTTTCTTATGTGATCTACCGCAAGGCATTCGGCACTGAAAAAGCCTGCGATTATGTGATTGTTTCGCACGAACCGTTCTTTACTCAGAACAAGGGTGCTGTTCGTAAGCTAGGTGGTGCAGATAATTGACAATGAGTCAATAGCGCCGCTACAAAGAGAGCTGTCCTAAGGGACGGCTTTCTTTTTGGAGTTTTCATGAGCAAACTTAGCCTCAAGACATTGGTTCGGAAGAACCTGCCCTATGGGAAGTTCAAGTTCATGGTCCTCTTGGCTCGCGATCAGCATCGCACCTATAATTGCCTCAGCAATGCTTCGAAAATAGAGGAACTTCGGACCCTTCTGCGAACAACCTGTAAGGGACAACATCGTTTGGATTGGGAAACCAACAGTAGAGGTCGTCGTGTTTATACGCACCTCTACCTGACAGATTCTATGGACCTCGCTATGGTCAAACTTGTGCATCACAATAAGCTGCACAAGATGTATAAGATCAAGGTTGAACCGAAGCCCGAATGAATTTTAGGGTTCTATCGAAATGAATCCTTAGTTCGAAGATGACCTGAAGGTCATTGGTAAAGATGCTGTTTTCGATATAATGCAGGCCATCATATGAACGTGAAGCGAGCCAATCCTTGGCTCGCTTCATTGCTTGATGATCATGAAACTGCGCTTGGTAGCGCGTATTGTTGTGAAACTTATTCAGCGTTTCCTGATACTTCATCGAGATTATCCGTATGCTGTTCCACCCGGTCGAACAGCGTAGCAAATTCCTCGTGATTCTGGAGTTTCCACATGAGAAGGATGCCGGAGCTCTTGAGGTAAACCTCGACTTCGCCAGTCCTGGGGTGCGTCTGCACCATCCAATCCACGTTCTCTTCTCCGACCTCTCGACGCAGGCGCTTGGTAATGCGCGACCGCTGGTCGATGGCCGTAATCACGTCAGTTGTGCCAGCGAGAACGGCCCGGTGTGTGAAGCCCGAAAACATTGTCTCAGCATCCCAATCGGCATCATACCGATTGACTTTGATAATTTCAAGCTTGCTGCTCATCGCTTACTCCTATATTTAACCATTCTGTGTTTTAGCATAGGACAGGTTAATGTCAAAGGAAATAAAGCTTGAACATGATAGCCTTCAGCCTGGGACAGCGGATAGCATAATCGGGCTGGATGTTTCCACCACCCCTTGAGATCATAACGATCTTCCAGTCTGTTCCCTCTGCGCCGATTGTTTCTTCACTCCATATCCTGAAACGCCTACGAAGTGTGGGTCGTCGTCGCGCTTTCCGCTTTGCCGTAGAATCAGTCGGAGGGAACCATGTCAAGATGGCTTTATGTTTGGAGGCAGGTATAATGAGATCAACCGAGTCGACCATGCCATGACATCTTGAATAGAATGAAATCTTTGGTCTCTCGGAAACAAATCCATTTCTGATGGCGTTCATCAGATATCGCAGTCCAACGCCATTTGCCCGATGAAACACTCATATCTCTCTGGCCTAGCGTTGTATTCAGCCAGGCAAACATTTCGCTATAGAGATCATCCTCTAAGAACGTATCAAAGGGATAGCGGTGTTTCCAGCCTGACATATAGGCTGGATAGCATATTTTAGAGCCAAGTCAACTTGAACAACATGGCATCAGACTCTTTCTCGAAATAGATATAATCCTGTCCATCTATGGTTGTGATGGAATGTCTGATACCTTTGGTGGAGAACCAAGTATGAATCTCTTTCTTGAGGACGCACTTATAGCGACCCCTAATGACTTGCCATTCCCACATCTCTAAATTCTTAATAGGTAGGATCATAGCCACTCTAATTTGAAACGGATTGCATCAGCACGTCTGGCAAAATACACAACCGTCTCACCTTCTTCAATATAATGATCCCAACACCAACGATCACAACCAAGAGCTGAACCCATAGTATCATGAGCCCATAGTCTGAAATCGGTTGATAGGACAAGATCAAATGAAGACTTACTGAAAACGCCAGCCTTCATCCAAGCAGAACGAGTGCTATGAACGGCGATCAACGAACATTCCACACGAGGCTTTGACGTCGAATCCGACGCGAGGTACGATACGGCTGCTCGGATGACCGAACGCAGAGGAAAGGTAGTCGAAGTTCCGTTGCAGAACTTCCTCACTAGGTTCCTTACCTTGAGCACTGCTGAAAGGATTGTATCGGACAAGATTGAACTTTACATCTAGGTTTCGAACCAAGATAGCCATAATGATTTCTTCGAGAGTTTCCAAGTCATCATTCTCACCCTCAATGAAAGCCCAATGCAACGTCAGGAGTTGTCCTGTCTTCTGTTGCCATTCGACCATCTTCCAAAGAGCTTCATGAGGGTTCATGGCCTTTGGTAGCCAACGCTTGCGGAAGTGTTCCTTGAGGCTATAGAGGGAGTAATAGATCTGAGCACCCGAGTCTCCAAAAACGTCATAGAGTGAACGTTCTTCCATCTCCTCGGGCATAATCGTGCTGATGTTATATTTGGCCACTAACGCATGTTGTTCTGCAATGCCCTGTAAGGGTTTCTTAACGCCCTCCCAGTCATTTAGCACGTTGGGGTTAGCAAGCGGTTCGCCGCGCGCCATGAAGTTGTAGTTAACCCTGTGGGCATCATCGATCTCTCGATAATGACGGAACACCTGCAAGGCTTGGAGTTCATATTCCTCCTTGCTTGCAGGTGTCATCATAGTCTGACGAGTTTGCGTCAGATGACAAAAACGACAAGCCTTATTACAGCCGGAATGACTCGATAGATAGGCGATGAAGTAATCTTGCTCACGCCTAACATAACGAGCTTCGAGTGCCCCACCATCTTGATGAGGCACCACGAAGTTAACACTCGAGTCTTCCGAACTGTATAGGACTTCAGTCATTCTGTTCTGTATCCGTCACGAACGAGGTGAAATTGTTCTCGAACTGAACCAAGAGAATGCGTGGCACCCTAGAGGTCAGTTCGTCCTTGTGTGAGATCAGGAAGATGTTCTTTCCACGCTCGCGAGCATTCTTCTTCAGAATCTCAAGAGCGAGGTCCATACCCTTCGAGTCCATGCCAGAGTCGACGAGCTCGTCAATCATCAGAAGATTGAATGGCTTGTTCATCGTTTCCCAGACATCACGGAAAGACCATGCAAGAGCCAGAACCAGACGGTTTGCCTCGCCATTGCTCAGCTGAGCAAAGTCATATTCCTTACCGAGTCGTGTAATCTCTACACTCAGGTCACTCTTAAATGCAACTTCATGAGGGAGTTGCAGTTTATCAAGGTAAGAATTTAGTCGGACGTTCAGGAAGCTGAGGTTCTGATCGATAATCTTCTTACGAATGAAGGAGTTCTTATCAGTTAGTAGCTTCTGCAGGAATTCCTGGTGCTGCTGAAGAACCGTCAACTCGTTGATGTAATCACGCGACACATCCTGGAGGCCAGAAGTCGACAAGTTGGCAATCTGATCGATGAACGGAGAGTCATTTGCACTTTCACGCTGGAAATCACTTTCCAGCTTATCAAGTGTGTGACGGTGGTTTAGAGCCTGTTCAATCGTATCATAGGAAGTTTCTGGCTTGTTACCGAGCGCAGACAATTCTCCAATGGCCTTTTCAAGATCCGAACCAGCTGCGAACAATTCATCTTCGGCTGTCTTGCGTTCAGCTTCATACTTGGCTTTGCGAGCCAACAGATCAGCAAGGATTTCTGCGTGAGTGTCATCGTGAACATCCTGTCCACAGGTATGACACTTTTTCTGTTCAGCCGTTTCAAGTTGTCTCTCAACTCGCTGGAAGCTTGCGTCTGCGTTCATGTAGGCTTTCTCGACCCTAGCAGCATCACGCTCAGTTCGCATCATTTCAGCAGTGAGTCGGGTAAACTCTACAAGAACCCTTTGGTTATTGATTTCGGTCTCGATATCAATTTCCTTGAGCTGGTCAATTGCCTTTGTGAGCTTCTCGAGCTTCTTCACATGCTCTTGTTCCCAGACCTTGTTCTTGAACTTGAGTTCGTTGATCGTCTTCTGAATCTTCTCATTCGAATCCAAGACGGTCTTGATACGAATCTCTTCGCCCCTGATCTCATCCTTTACCTGTTTGATCAGACCACGAAGTAATTCCGCCTTCGCGCTCAACTGGGTGATACCCAGTAGCTCTTCGATGATCTCACGCTGGTCCTTGGCATTCATATCCAAGAAGGGAACTGTCTTAGAGTGCAAGGCAACAATATGCTTGAACAGGAGATGTGAACAGCCGATGGCCTTCTCAATCTCTTCCTGGGTATGTTTGTTCTCACCATGTGCTTCGTCGGTGCCCTCAGAATTTACGAGGCCATCGTTAACATAGAAGCGGAGGAAGTTTGGCTTACGACCACGTTCAATACGATATGACTTGTTGCCAATCTCAAAATCGAGGCTAACAACCATGCCCTTTTGGTTGATCTTGTTGATCAGGTTGTCACGTTTGATGTTTGTGAGAGGTTGACCGTAGATTGCGTAGCAGATAGCCTGAATCAGTGTGGTCTTACCCACACCGTTACGACTACCGCCACTACCCTGGTCAATGTTTTCGCCCAAGATGAGAGTCAAACCATGCTCATCTAGGTTAATAGCCTGAGTCGTATTACCTACGCTCAGGAAGTTCTTAAGAGTAACGGTGCGAGCTCTTATCATTATCTTTTAGCGCCCCATGAATTTGTTTACCGCATCAAGATTGCTTATGCTAGATGTGACCTGTCCTTTGAAGTTGACACCAGCCGCGAGTTTCACCAACATAGGATTGAAATCAATGGGAACCTCGGTAAACACATAGGTTCCGTGCATAAACATCAGTATTCCGCAGTTTACACTCTTTGCATCCAATAAGTCACGAATTGCTTCCAAGGTTGTCTTGAAATCATACGCGGTCATGACCTGATTGTTCTTCACAAACGCATAGACATGCTGGAATGGCTGTGGTGTGCCATGTGAATCGAACCTGGCAATCTTTTCCATTTGCCAGGGTTCGAGAATGAAGAGAGCCTCAGAGTCAGACACTTCTATGTTGAATGGATTGCTCAAGATAGACCTCGATAGATTTCAATGAGTAGGTTCTTGTCGACGGTCAGGGAGTCAATTCCCTTGAGACCTTCGATGACAATCTGATCAACACTCTGGAAGATAACTTCGTCACCGAACTCTTGCTCATCCTGCTCCTTTGCACCCGGCATGACGTCAATCTTACGTGGATTGAAATGTGCCTGGAAGGTGTCCTTGATGAACTGAGCTTCGTCGTGATTGATGTTCACATCCGCAGTGATGCGAGCATAGGTCATCTCATCAAGATATTCAGTTGGCGATTCCAAGAGGTCGCTAATCTTGAGAGTGCGATACTTCGGTCCAGCCTTCCAATTGATGAACTCTGGATCCTTACCCCATTCCAAGAACATCATGCCACGTTCGTCATCCCACGCATCGGCGAAGTTATGAGGAAACGGATTGCCAAGATAGCAGATTTTGTTCTTAGCCTGACGCTTGTGGAAATGTCCCGAGAATGCCCAGTAGGTCACATCATCGAAATAGGTGTGATTCAGACCACCATGGTCAGGCATTTCGACCATTGCGTTCATCATGAAGTGAGGCAATTCGAAGTGACCAAACATATAGTCAGACTTCTTAGCTAACTTCTGGATCTTCTTGAAGTCATCGCCGACGAGCCAAGGACAGAACGTCACACCACCAACGGTCAAAAAATCGTTGATGATGGTCATGTTGTTCAGGTTACGCCCGATAGCAACGCTGGAAATCTCACGCTTCTCCTTGTAATAGAGATCGTGGTTTCCGGGAATAAAGTAGAAGTTTGGAAAGGCATTAGCGAGACGTTCCATGTTGCTCAGACTGTAGTTGAGCGTAGATACATGGATGGCGTGACGATTATCATGCCAGTCGCCCGTGAAGATGATGGTATCAACCTCGCGTGCCTGTGCCTGTTCGATGAACCACTTGACAAAGTCTTCGCAGTCCTGGTTATGTTGACGGTCGTTGTTCTTTTTGCCGAAATGGATATCGGTGAAAACAGCGGCCTTCTTAAAGAGCTGGTTGCTCATAGATAGCCTCCTAATTTGTGCTGGCTTAGCACCCTGAACAACGAAAAGTCATTATTCAGGGTATCTAGGACCGAGCCATAATCCATAAGGTCGGTGAGAATCCATCTTATCTCGGGTAAGCCAGATATAGCTGACGGTGAAGAATGCGATTTTTATCTCAAATTCCTCTACCTTTTTCCAAGGCTTGAGTAGGAGGCGCCTAACACGCCTCCTACCAGTAAGACTACAAACTTCTCTACCCATTAGGTTGACTTCTTAGGAGCGCCGCGACGGACGAGCTTCTTCTGCTCTGGAACTTCGCCATTCGCAAGAGCCTTCTGAGCAAGGCTGTTGTCAATCTGTCGAGTGATCGAAGGAGTAACGCCGTGCATGACAAGCAGGTCATCACGAATGTTTTGGTTACGCTTTTCAAGATTCAGAACACGGGTAAAGGCGTTCGAGACTGTGACGGTGTAATAGGCAAACGGGTTGTCGGAACGTGCTTCATTGAACTGGAGACCAACGCTCGACAGCTGAAGCAATGCCTGACTACGCATTTCATCCACGTAGGTGTAACCACGCCAGTTGCCGCGCTGCGAATAGCGTTCAACTAGCTTCATGAACATAAGAGCAAGACGATTTGTGGTCTTGCCGTGATCCTGACAAAACTCACCGTTCTCAAGTGCATAGCGCCAGTGCGAACGTCCGACTTCCTTTGCACCATCGATTTCAGTTAGGATATAGTGCTTGAATGGTGGGAAGTTGAGGCGAACGTGATTATCAGCGGTGCGCTTTGGATTCTTGACACGACCTTCTTCTAATGGAATGTGTTCATATGTCATTACGCGCCATACGATATCTTCGATTAGAATGGTCGATGGATCTACGTCGTCGACTTTAATCTGATGGTTCTTGTAACCGGCATCCTTGAGTTCTTGCTTCAGAGCGCGGGTCATCTTCTTGGCCTTAGCTTCACGGACTGTCTGGACGAGTTCATCGGTAATTTCATCCAGGCTATCTACGATATGGTCATAGGCCGAATACTGTTTATCAACGAAATAGGAATAGGTGTTCTTGGACTTGTGGATCTCAGCTAGGAGTTCCTTGTTGGTCAGATAGTTGACCTTTTGAGTTGCCATTTGGTCTTGCTCCCTTTTTCTTTTCTTATTGAGCAGGAAAAATATTGTGCCCCGTATAGGTTCTTGCTATCAGTTAGCACTCTTTCTTTCTAACAGATCGGACACCCTAAATCACTATTCGTGTGACTTTTAGGGCTGCATTCTGTCGCTTTATTGACTTTTCCCTGCTTACTATATAGAGCGGAGATAGGTGAGTAAAAACTACATATTAAAGGCAAGTAAATATGAGTGGAGGACTAAACAACGGAGTAGCCCTGGCATTAGGACGGTTGAACCCGCCTACCAAAGGTCACGACGTGATGGTCCGAGAGCTCAAGATTACTGCTGCTCGTCTAGGCGTTCGAGCCGTCCTGTATATTGTGGATGGTGAGAAAACTGGTAAGGACAAAAGTAAGAATCCCTTGACCGCTTTGCAGCGTCTGGAGATTGCTCGAAAGCTCTTCCCAGGAATCACGATTGATGTCGTGAGCAATGCCTATGAAGCCCTAGAGGTCCTAGACCTTCAGGGATTTAAGGCAAAAGCCTGGGTTGCTGGATCAGACCGTGCCTCCAACTACCGCAAGCTCGTATCCAGTGAGAAACTGGATTGTGAGATTGTTGAGGTGGATCGCGAGGCAGGTGATGCAGATGGCGTGAGTGCTACCGCAGCCCGACAAGCGGCCCTAGATGGTAACATGAATGAGTTTGCTCATCATATGCCAGAAACCCTCAATGATTCTGACCTTGCGGACATAGCAAATATGATTCGTGAGGCAGTAAATGGCGATAACACAGGCAGAGCTAAAAAAACTGGAAGCGGAATATAACGCCCAGAGGTATAACCTTGATGACATAAAATCACAGGTTAAACAGAAAGAAGAATCTGCAGAACGCAAGCTTCAACTTTATGAAGCTGCCTCGATTGCGTATCAGGCAGAAACAGATCCTGACAGAAAAGCCGCTTTACAACAGGCAATGAATAACGCCTTGCAAGTCTATCAGACTGCTAATCAAGACTATCTTTCTTTTATCAACAACGTTCAAAAGCCAGCCAGTCAGGCATTACTCGCAGCAGAAACAGCTTATTTTCGTGCGCAAAGCGGCTATAAAGAAGAACAAAATCAAACCACTGGCAAAATTGACGCAACTCCGAAAACTGTTTCCACTCCAGTAAAAAGTGGTAGCGGTCAGCCTTCGGTAAATGCTGAAGCAGTTTCGGCGGGCGACTTTGCGTATGGTGATCTAGGTAGCGGCACCGCAGGTGGCATGGGCAATGCTGCTCTGATCAGCACGACTACTATCTTGCCAAATACCAAGCGAACACAAATCAGCAAGGCTGAGATGGAAGCCGCTGATAAGAACTACACAACTGAGATGAACAAGCTCAGTCAGTTCTGGTCTGTCAAGGATACTTCCAGTCCGGAATATGAGGCTCAAAAGCAGAATGCAATGCAGAGCCAATATCAGTGGGAATTGGCTAGGAACAATTTGGAAGAAGTTGCTTCTGATGAACGTGCCAATATCTCCGAAGCCCCAATCACGACTGTTGGCTTGGATGAAGAACTAATCCGACCAGAACTTCCTGAACTTGAACCGGTCGATGGATTGTCAACCGAAGCTGAGGCAATAGACGGCGATCCTATTGTTGTGACTGGTGGTAAGAATGACGATCGAATTCGAATCTTTGCCAAAGAAGCAAACCGTTCTACACTCTACACTGGTGTGATGGCCGCCCTGGCCGAAACCAATGGTGTTGTCTTCCCCTACACACCGACGATCACACATCAGCACCGTGCAGAATATAGCAAGATGTCTCCGACTCATGCGAACACTGACTATTATGTCTACACCAATAGTCCTGCAGTTCAGATTCAGATTGCTGGCCAGTTTAGTGCTCAGAACCAAGCTGAGGCTCAATACATGCTTGCCTGTATGCACTTCTTCAGAACGGTAACTAAAATGCACTTTGGTAAATCTGATGTCAATGCAGGTTTGCCGCCACCAGTTCTAGTCCTGAAGGGTTACGGCGAATTCATGTTCAACAAGCTTGATGTTCTGATTACAGACTTCTCAATGGACTTGCCTAACAATGTGGACTACGTGAAGACTTCTATTGACGGTTATGTGGGATATGTCCCAGCACTGACTACCTTCAATGTTACCTGTGTGGTTCAGAACACTCCTGCCCAACAGCGAGACGATTTTAACATTGATCAGTTCGCAAACGGCGACCTATTAAGTCAGGGAGGATTTATCTAATGTCTACTGTCCAGTATAAGGCATCTAGTCCATATTATGACACTCCTCAGACCTCTTGGTATCTGAGCAACTTTGAACCAAGGCACATTCCAAGGGATGGCACTGATAAGTTGAAGATCCTCGAACCTAGGTATGAGAATCGTCCTGATCTGTTGGCATATGACCTCTATGGAACGCCGAACTTTTGGTGGGTGTTTATGGTCGTGAACCCAAATCAGATCAAAGATCCTATCTACGATTTCAAAGCAGGCTTGTCGTTCTATACTCCGACGATGACTCGTTTGACCAACATCTTGGGAGTTTAAGATGACTGAACGTCGCCAATCCATTATTGGCTCCACAAAGACAAACCTCGACGCCGGCTTGGTGAAAAGGATCTACGACGATGCAGATAAAGAAGTGGCTAGTTCCTCTTCGGGTAAGAACTCGTCTGGCACAACCACTCAGACTGTTCAGGGCGAAGATCCTAGCAACATTCAGGATGGAACAAGTAACCCTGACAATTTCCTAAAGGGTTGGACTCCTACCTATAATGAGATGTCTGAGCTATATCAGCCTTCTTACCACTTCTCATTCTATCTAGATGACGATGTTACCGCCAGTCCGGGTTCGGGAAATGAATTTGTGATCGCTGAGACTGGTTTGACTGGCATGAACATTCAAGAAGTCAACATTGACTCGTTTGTTGGTCCCAATGTTCGCACCCGTAATGCGACTGCAACTAATATCGAGATCAAGATCTACGAGCCGATGGGTGCCATGTTCCCAGACTTGCTCTTCCAGGCAGCGGTTAGGAAGAACATCTACAACTATCTCAAGGCTCCTTGGCATCTGAAGCTGAAGCTTCATGGTTATGACCAACAGGGCAATTATCGGGTCATCGGTTCGGGATGGACTTGGAAATTAACTCTGCTTGAGATTCAGAGTAAGATTTCTGAGAATGGAGCGCTTCACACAATTTCGGCTCTACCGATCTCTGAAGTTGCTCTCAATAACCAGTATTGCATGATTCCCGATGGCACCTCTATTGATGGAACGACTGTTGGCGAAGCAATGGGCAACCTTATGACATCCTTGAACAAGGGTGTGAATAAGAAGTATGGCGAAACAAATCCGCCGTTCATTGAATATGCGATCAAGGACATGCCGTATCCCTATGATACTAAGGTCGGCGTCTCGAAGCCATTTGATCACAAGATTACCTCCTCGTCTGAAATTGACTCGAACGTCAAAACGACGACTACCTACGGAACTCAGACAAGCCAGTATGCTCCTGGCACTGATATTCCTGGCATCCTCGACACTTTGTTCGCAAGGTGCGAAACGGCAGTGAAGATGGCGCGTAACAGTCGTGAACTTCCGCCACAATCTAGCCCCGACACCGAATCCACTATTCGAGACGTGGCAAGCTTCTTGCACCGTATTGATACACAGGTGGAATATACTGGATACGATGTTGTTCTTGGTGACTATTGTAAGAAGATCACCTATATTGTGAAACCCTATAGCTCGCTTCGTCTTCTGACCTCCATGGGAAGGGCAATGGCCTTCGACAAGGAAAAGTCGCTGAACAAGAACAAAGCAGCTCATGCGATTGAGAAGAAGTTCCTTCAGAAGCAATACGACTATATCTTCACTGGTCTCAACACTGAGGTCGAGAAGTTTGATATTCAGACCAACTTCCGTTGGGCAGTGAGTGTTCCCCAGCTTCAGGGTTGGGTAAGCAATCAGCTAACGGCAGGTCGAGTTGATCCAACGCTGGTGGCACAGACTCACACAAATCAGCTGGCTTATTTTAATCAGACTCTGGCTGAGACTGATAAGACGATTGCTGAGGTTGATGCAATTCGAGCAGCCCAAGGCTATGATAAGGAATCCGAAGAGGGTAAAGCCACTGAAGCAAAACGTGCTCGACTTCAGGCTGCAAGAGATAAGCATGAGAAAGCAATTGGTGTTCTCAGTAAATCAGTCGGCGCCGAGCGTGATAAGATTAACTCTGCGGCTCAAGAGAAGATCAACAATGCAAGGAAGGCAACACCACAAGGTCGAATTGTAGACGGCGAAGATGATGTCTACGAGAATGTAAGAGATGGTGGTGCAGGATATGGCGGCGCCGGTCGTGGCGACTCTAGCTATCTACCAATCACAATCGTTCAGGATCCTGATGATCCGGCTGCGGCGGTTGCTCCTGGTTCATCCAATGATAACAATGCAAACAAGAGTGTCTACGGTGCTCTCTTGAACCAGCTCTATGGTTCGATGGACGGCAACCTGCAGGCTATTGAGCTTGATATTAAGGGTGACCCATATTGGCTCGGTCCTGGTAACTCGGGAACACCTTATGATGAATGGAGCACATCTTCTACTCCGAACTTTATGAACGGTGAACATATCTTCGTATTCCGATTCAAGCTGCCTTTGGGATATGATTCGGTTACTGGTACAGTTGCTTTGAACAAGGGTGCAAATGATGGCAATGGTTCATCGGCAACACCTGCAAATGGTGCAGCATCTACAGGCGGTAGCAGCAATATCTTCACTGGGTTCTACGCAACCACACAGGTAACTCACCACTTCAGAGACGGAGGGTTTAGTCAGACACTATCGGGTGTTCGTATTCCTGGTTGGTATTATGAGAATATCATCGAGGGTCGTGAGAACACCGTTGATGAAGATGTTATCTATAGCAACTCACAGAGCCCTGCAAGCCAGTATGGCGCAACTGGAGATGTTAAGACCGTTAGTCGTGGATCGTCTAGGGTTAACACTACTGGTCTCACTGATCAGGAACTCCTTGCGATCACTCTTGTTGGTGAAGCAGGTGGCGAAGGTCGCCAAGGCATGCAGGCTGTTGGTAATGTGATCATAAATCGAGTCAATGCAAACTACCGTGGTCAATCTACAGTAAGCGGCGTCATCACAGATCCGTCGCAGTTCTCGGTTTGGAATGGTATTAACCCTGCATCTAAATATGAAGAATATTCGAGCAGATCTTCATATTCTACGGCTTATGAACTAGCCGGACAAATGTTGGCAGGAGGAACCTCAGATATTACTGGCGGTGCCACCTCTTATCTCAACGTAACAGTTACAAAGCAGCAGCGCGGCGGCTCTCTACCTAGTTGGTATCAGTCGAGCAAGGTTACAACTAAGATTGGTAACCATACGTTCTTGAAAGGTGTATAATGGCAAGTAATCGAGGCTTTAATCGATCCACAAGGACGCCTGCAGGTTATAGCCATGCGCCTGGCGGTCGTGTGGCTATGTTCAATCAGACCTATCTTGGTTATGTGAAGCATAATGAGGATGCTTTCAAGATGGGTCGTTTGAAGGTGTGGATTCCAGAATTCTCCACTGACCCGGATGACGCAAGTCAGTGGTTCACTGTCCAGTATTGCAGTCCAATGGCCGGTGCAACATCGGTCAAGAACAATGTCAAAGAGGGCCGAACAATGGCTGACACACAGAAGTCCTATGGCTGGTGGTCAGTTGTGCCTGATCTTGAAAATGAAGTTGTGGTCATGTTCCTCAATGGTGACCCTAATCGTGGCATCTACATTGGTGGCATGTATCAACAGTTCATGAACCACATGGTTCCTGGTCTGCCCACTAATGCGAGCTACCAAGAAGGACAGGATGGACAGGATCCACCGGTTGCAGAATATAACCGCTGGGATCCAAATGCTAGTAACTCTGACAACCACACTAGGGCGCGCTACGAGCCCCTACACGAGGCGCTAGTTAACCAGGGGCTCTACACAGACCAACAGCGTGGTCCTTCTACTGCTGGCGCTCGTAGGGACGGGGTGAGCAAAGCTTACGGCTTTCTCAGTCCCGGTGGTTCACAATTTGTCTTTGATGACTCTGAAGAGAACAGCTATATCAGGATCCGAACCGCAACTGGCGCACAGGTTCTGATTAATGATTCGGCCGGTTACGTTTATATCAACTCTGGCAATGGCAACTCTTGGCTAGAAGTAAGCGATGAAGGTGTTGACGTCTACAGTGCCTATGCGGTTAGCTTACGAGCACAGGGTGACTTCAATATCCATTCCGATGCTTCGATCAATATGTATGCCAAGAAGTCGATTAATATGTTCAGCAGTGGCTCTGGAACGATGCAATTCGGTAAGAGTCTAGACACTATGGTTGGTTCGGCAATGACCACAAAGGTCACTGGTGACTATGGACTGAAGGTAAACGGCAAAGGTGCCCTGGAAGTCAAGGGAACTCTAGGCATGGGTGCAAGTGGCGACATCATCATGAAGGCACCACAGATCCAACAGAACGCAGCAACACCTGATAAGCCAAGTGATGCAAAAGGTCCTGAACTATCTGGTCTCGAAGACCGTGAACTCAATGTAGGATCTGAGTATGAGGAAATCTCTACCAATTCCATCGTGAGTAGGCTTCCCACTCATGAACCTTGGTCTGGTCATCCAAGCGGTAGATCTGGAGCCGCTCGTGGTCGAGTGGACCTCAATGTGAGTTCACGAAACCAGATTGATGGCAACGGCACGTCGAGTGATAATGCTGGAGATATTCAACCCGGTGAGGAAGAGTTCATCGCCACAGATAATGCGACCTTCGTGGCTCCAGCTAGTGGTCCAGTGACATCTTTGTTCGGTCCTCGTAACACAGGTATCGCAGGCGCTAGTCGTAACCACAAGGGTGTTGACCTTGGCATTCCTCGTGGCAGTTCTGTGGTTGCAATGCGTGACGGAACAGTCACTAAGGCAGGTTGGGGAACTGGATACGGTAACGTGATCTACATTAAGCATGATGATGGATATGAAACCCGTTACGCTCACTTGACCAGTTTCAATGTGCGCCCAGGCACAAAGGTCAAGCAGGGACAGGTTATCGCAAAGTCAGGCAACACTGGTGTTGGTAGTGGACCGCATCTTCACTTTGAGATTCGAAAGGGCGGCGTGGCTATGAATCCAAGCCAGAAGCTCAAGAATATCAGGAAGGGTTCTCGACTTACAGCGGGAAGGAACTAATTGGAAGAGCGCCGAAAGGCGCTCTTCTGTTATCGATTTGGAATGCCCTTGATGGGAGCCATTCCTCGAGTTTCTCGGACCATGTTGATAAACATCGCCCCTTGTTCAATGGCGTCGTCAATTGCCACGTGGGTATGTGGCAAATCATCGAACCAATGCTTTGGCATACTTCGCTTGCTACAGGACTGGAAATGCTTTCCCATAATCGCCCATGCGTAGCTCTTTACGTCTACGCAACGCGAGAAGCTGAAGGGATTATCGCCCAAGAACTTCACGCAATAGTAGTCAATCCATTTGAAGTCATACGCCGCAGGATAACCAACGAAGATTGGCTTTCCGGGGAGCGTATCAAGCCATGCAGCGTATTCCTTCATGGCTTCTTCAGGGTCTCGAACATTGACCCTCGTCTTCGCATATGCAGCCTGGTTCTCAGGTGTCTCGTTCCAAAACTCCATTGTGCTTGGATGAGACTGAGCACCTTCTAGTGTTTCTAGATTGGCTTCAAAAGTTCCAATGAGATTCTTCTCAATGTCGAAAGCGGCAGTTGCAAAGCTGAGCATACTTGAGAGACCTGGGCATTTGCCGTCGGCCTCGATATCAGTCATACAATAGATTTCGGGTTTGCTACCCATGCTCACCTTCCTGTCCGTTTTCCGGATCTTAGGTTTGTGTGTTAGGATCGCTTTTCACCTTCTTAGCTGCCTTTCGAGCAGCCAAAATTTCCTCAGGGTCAGTAATCCACTTGGGATTCTTTTCGTCGGGACTTTTGAGTTCAGGTGCTACGAGAGTGCGCTTCCTCCTTGATCCATTAAGGATCATTGGAGCGGTTTCTACCTTCTTTACACTCTCGAATTTTTCGCGATCCGCTTTGGCTTTTGCCTTAGGATCGTCAATATCTGACTTTTCCATTCTCCTACTTTATAGCATCTATTTCCAAACTGTCAACAAAGAGTATTCCATAAAGTGCATGGTTTATAGCCCACTAAATATGGTTACATTGGAGGATAGATATGGCACGTAGAGCAATTATCGGGTTCAGCACCCAAGAGATGCAGGGCAAACGAGGTTGGACAGTATATGACGTCGATCTTATCAAGCGTGACCTCCTAAACCATTTTCACACCCGTAGGGGCGAACGTCTCATGCTGCCAACCTATGGCACTATCATTTGGGACAAACTCTTTGAACCCTTCACCGAAGGCACCAAGCAAGAGATTGTTGATGATGTTATAAGGATCGTCAGAACTGACTCTCGCGTAAAGCTTCAGGCAGTTGATGTTTCTACCAGCACCTATGGAATTTCGGTGGCAATCGAACTGAAGTATGAGCCTTGGGATGCCGTCGGCACCTTTGCTCTCGAGTTTGACCGTCGCTCTCTTGAGAGGATCTAACGAATGTCCCAATCACAGCGCCAGAGCGAGTTGTTCGCAGGTAATGACTGGCTTGCAGTCTATCGTGCATTCACTGAGGTAAACCTCAACGCTTTTGACTTCTCGTCCATCCGTCAGGCTATGGTCGATTACATCCGTCGCAACTATGCTGAAGATTTCAATGACTGGATTGAATCTTCTGAATTCGTTGCGCTGATTGACTTGCTGGCTTACTTGGGTCAGAGTCTTGCATTCAGGACTGACATTAACGCCCGTGAGAATTTCCTAGACACGGCTCGTCGTCGTGAATCGGTTCTACGTCTCGCTCGTTCGCTTTCCTACAATCCAAAGCGTAACTACCCTGCTCGTGGCTTGGCAAAGATCACAGAGATCCGCACTACGCATGACGTCTACGATTCGACTGGTAAGAACCTCAACAATATCGCGATCAAGTGGGACGACGCCAATAACGCTGATTGGTTTGAACAGTGGGTTCTGGTTCTCAATGCCTCTCTGATTGAAACCAATCCATTCGGCGTTCCTCTCAAGACAGAATCACTCGACGGTATTGAGACTCAGTTGTATCGAGTTGACAACGTCCAGAATACTCCTGGTAACTATCCGTTCACTACTAACGTGAACAATCAGAGCTATTCCTTCGATGTTGTGAATGCCGACTTCAACACTTCGTTTGGTTTCGTTGAGCAGACTCCTAATCCAATCTCTAGCTACCACATGATCTATAGGTCAGATGGTAACGGCAACAGCTCGCCAAACACTGGCTTCTTTGTTTACTTCAAGCAGGGAACCCTACAGAAGAGCGACTACAAGATTTCGGAACCACAAGAAAACCGAATGATCTATCTCGACACCAGCAACGTCAACGAAACTGACGTATGGGTTCAGAGTGTTGATGACTTGGGTTCTATCTTGTCTGCCGGTGAATGGACCCGTGTTGGTCATGTTCCTAGCGACGATATGGTCAAGGTCTTCCTAACCACTGAGAATATTACCTACAACTCAGTTGATGTGGACGTGCAGAACATCTACCAGGTAATCACACAGGAAGAGGATCGCATTGCTCTTCGTTTCGGTGACGGTCGTTTCGGCATGTCTCCAGTCGGTAACCTGCGCGTTTGGTATCGTGTCTCCTCGAATGAGAACTTGAATGTTCGTCCAGAAGATATTCAGGGTGTGAACATCAACATTCCATTCTATGCAAAGAATAACACCCAGAAGCGTTTGAGCTTAACCTTTAGCCTACAGGAAGCAGTCAACAATGGTGTTTCAACCGAAACATCGACTGAGATTCGTCGCCGTGCTTCGAGGGTCTACTCAACTCAGGGTCGTATGGTCAGCGGTGCTGACTATAACGAACTACCTGTTCAGACCAATCTGGCTGTGAAACTCAAAGCAGTGAATCGTGTCTACTCTGGCCAGTCTCGTTATATCGACCTCAATGATCCAACCGGTAGCTATCAGAACACTCATGTGTTCGCCGATGACGGCGCATTCTACCTATTGTCGGCCAATGAATCGTCGGAGGTGAACCACACTGTGGCTAACACCGATGAGATGATGAACAACTTCATTCAGGATGCCGTTAGCAGTATCGCGCTGAAGGATTTCTACCACAACTATCTCTATGAGAATCTCGCAGATGCAGATGTTGTTGGTATTACGTCATACTTCTCAACTGAATATCTTGCTAAGAATGAAATCCGACGTCAGGTTCGCGAAAGCCTAGAACTGAATAGGACTTTTGCACTTGGATTCAACAACACTACTGCGGCTGATGGCTGGTATGTCTTGGCTTCGAGCGAGATCAATCCTGATCTGTCGGCCAGTTATGCCTTTGATAGCACGGTCGCCCCTGGTCCAAACAGTTGGCTAGTTCACGTTGAATACACGAGTAACTTCTGGCGTATTACCACTAGGGGACTTTCCTATGTCTTTGAAAGCAAGCAGGATTGCAAGTTCTTCTTTGCTTCTGAATATAGGTCGATTGACCCCCAGACTGGTAAAGCAGGCAATGACACTGTAAGCCTTTTGAGAAAGCCAAACAATTTCAGTGGCATTCGTTTGTTCAACTCTGTTGCTGATAAGAATTCGAATATTCCGTTGAAATGCTTAAAGCGAGATCTGATGTTTAAGCTTGAAGGTATGTTTGTTTATCCAGATGGTTTCAATGAACCATCTAGGGTCAAGGTGCGTTTCAATGATATGAACGGCGATGGTGTTGCCGACGTTCCTTATTCCTATAAGTTGATCAAGAACATTGATCCAGAACGCAACACGATTGTGCATCAAGACACTTATAGCACGGATGGATACCCGGTTCAGAAGCTAGTCAAGCGTCTTGAACTAGACGAAGAAGATGACAACAAAATTGCAACCACTCTATTACCTGGCGAGTTTGGTTACGTGGAACTAAGCGACCACACTGTTAAGATTTATAGGGGCAACAGCGTCAACATTGTTCCAACTGAGGCAGATGTTTGTCGTAACCCAAGCACAGGTGCAGCGGCCATTCTTGGACGTTCTTTGACGTCACAGCAGGTTCTCTATCCAACTGGTCAATCGGGTTCCGCAAATTTCACAGTTCGTGAGGGTGTGAACGATTTGATCTTCCAGTGGAGGCACTTTGCTCCAAGTAGCCACCGAATCGATCCAGCGATCTCGAATATCATTGACATCTTTGTTCTCACTCGCGAATACAATGATGCAATGATCTCTTGGCGCAATGCCGGTGCTGATCCATTGTCTCAGCCAAAGAGCCCAAGTGAGCTTAACCTGAGGACAACATTCAATCCTCTTGAGGAATTTAAGATGTTCTCGGATGAGATCATTTGGCGTCCTGTGAAGTTCAAGCTTCTCTTTGGTCAATCGGCAGAAGCAGCCCTGCAGGCAAAGTTCAAGATTGTGAAACTGAGCGGAACCTCTATGAGCGATGGCGAAATTAAGAGCCAGGTTATCGCGGCAATGAGGAATTTCTTTGAAGTAAATAACTGGGATTTCGGTGAGACATTCTTCTTCTCTGAACTAGGTGCATATATTCATAGGCAATTGAGCACCGCTATTTCGAGTGTAGAAATCGTCCCCGTCCAGAATGATAGTTACTTTGGTAATTTGCGTGAAATTCGATGCGCTCCGGACGAACTGTTCTTCGTAACGGCCCAGGTCAATGACATCGACATTATCACCGCAAATACTCCAACGAATCTCAGGATTAGGTAATGGCCAAGAAAAATAATCGTAGCCCCTTCGCATTCACACCGATTGTCCTAGATCAGGATAGTCATGAGAAGCGTCGTATTGTCAAGCAGCTTCCTGCAGTCCATCAGACTGAGACTCTGCAGAAGTTCTTTGGCGCGACCGCTGATCATCTATTCGATCCAGGCAAGGGTCGTGCGATCAATGGTTACGTGGGTCAGAAGCCACTTTGGTATGATCCTGACCAGGACTATTACCTGGAGGAGAACACTAGCGAGCGCACCTTCTATCAGCTAGAAGCATCGATGGTTAGCAAGGACACTGAGGGCGAACTCTCGGATCTTCTTCCTTATCCTGACCTTATCAATCAGCTTCGTTTCCAGGGCGCCTTGACGAACAATCACAATCGTTTGTTCTCGCAGGACTATTACACCTGGTGTCCTCCGATTGATCTGGACAAGATTGTCAACTTCCGTCAGTATGTCTGGCTTCCTGTAGCGGGACTATCGCCGACTAGCACTTTCGAGGATGACCAGAGCGATGGTTGGATTCTTGAGGATGGAACCCCTGCAACTATAAGGGGTCCATGGACTGGTCTGAGCAAGTATATTGGCGACTTTGGTGGAAACCCAACTGGTGCTCAGGTCGTTAGCAAGACCTTTACCCTCAACAGTTCTGCGACTTCGGCACAGATTGAGTTTGACTTCATCAAGCTAAACTCTTGGGACAGCGTTCCTAATATGTATCAAGCACCTCAAGCTTATGGTCCTGAGAGCATCTTCGTCCATCTAAATGATGAGTTTGCATTCTCATTCACTCCAGTTGACATTGGTGGTAATGGCGGTGCAAGCTTGGGTTCGGGATCCTTTGTGGTCGATGGTCTAACTGGTACCTACAATGTGACCTCGCCAGGCGCTGATGCTAATTTGGACACGAACAACCCAGACTCTCAGCAATTCACTGATCGCGTTTATCGTGTGACTATGACCGTGCTTGGAACTGGGGCAACTCTCAAGCTAGGTTTCGGATCCAACACTGATGAGCCTTGGCAGAACGAATCCTTTGGATTGGATAATATCCGTCTATCGCAGGTGTCTACTGCGGCCGTGATCGTCAATGGCCCAACTCAGACTTATAAGAGTCAGGGCAATACCTCAGTTTACAATCTGCCAGGATATGGCACTGGTGCGGATGCTGAACTACAGGGTCTCTATGATATTGACATCCTGACCTCTGGTTTGATCCATGCCGAGGTCGATGGTGTTTCTCGTCCATTCACTTATGTAACTGGTGAGGACAAAATCACCTTTGCTCAGCGTCCTGCTTTTGATGCTGAGATTTCGATCTCAGTCTACAGCGACCTTGAGAACAACGCAATTGGTCTTCCAAGCACTAATGTCAAGGCATTCGGTGGAACTCAGCTATCAAGTGGCATGAGGATCATTGTACGTCTCGACAAGAACAGTGACTTTAAGAACAATCAGATTTACATCGTTGAAGGTGTTGGTAGGTCGATCTTCCTAATCAAGGAAGAGGACAATGGTGCCAGCGACACCCCTGACTATATGGTCATGGAACGTGGATCTTCTGATCGTAACGAATGGTCAACCGGTAACCGCTGGTTCCACGTAGATACCCTGCCAGAAAGCCTGGATCCTGATTATGTTCTGAGGCAGCGAGCAAATCGTCCAATCATCGAATTCAATCGCGGTCTAGAGCTTTACAACTATGGCTCTACCCGTCGTTTCGATGTAGACATTGTGGTTGAGAACATCGAAGATCTCAACGGCTACATGAATCAGAATCCAACTTCGATCACATTGGACGGTGTTACGGTTGTTACCCGTGGAACCAATATGATCAGCATGACTGCGGTCGATCCAACCACTGGTGTGACCTATGGTGATCGCACCAGCATCCGTATCATGGTTCGCAACACTGTAAATGAACTCTTGAACAATAACATCCTAGTCCTTGTGAACCAGGGCGGCATTCTGAAACTGATCCTAGAGACTGATGGCGACAACCCAAGTGGTCAGCCAATCTATGGCGAAGTCTTCAAGGTCAAGCTTGGTTCCTATGCGAGCAAGAACCTACATTGGGATGGTGCTTCTTGGATTGTTGGTCAGAATAAGACCAAGGTCAATCAGGCTCCGTTGTTTGAACTTTATGACCTGAACGGCAACAGCCTCAGGGATGATGGTATCTATCCGAACAGCACCTTCAAGGGTTCGAAATTGTTCAACTACAAGGTTGACACAACTGGCACACGAGTAGCAGATGCTGCTCTTGGTATTGCACTTGTTCACGACAACAAGGGTCAGATTCAGTTTGAGAATTTCCTCCACACTGAAGCTTACCAGTATGTTGTGGGCGGTAGGTTCCTAGACATCACTGGATTCTACTTCCATAGGTCAGGCGAGCAATTCAGCAATGACTGGTATAAAGGTCCATCCCGCACCCGTCAGTTCATGATTGACCGCTACGTGAGCGATGGTCGAACCAAGCTCTTTGCTTTCAGTCAGAATGCAGAAGAACTGTATGTTTCCCTTGGTCGTGTGAATGAGAGCAAGTCTTTCGAGCGCACTGATCTAGTAGAAGACACTGACTATATCAGGATGGGTCGTCAGATCATGATCCTGAATATCAAGCTTGGCGACGTGATCGAGATCCGTTCGTTCAGTTCTGCAAATCCTCCCGTTGATGCCACTGGTCATTATGAGATTCCTCTGAACCTTCAGGCAAACCCTGATAATGACGAAGTGACCACTTTGACCAAGGGCGACTTCTATGATCACTTCAGTGAGATCATGAAGAAGCAAGCAGGCTTTGATGGTGCTGAATATGCTCTAAACAACTATCGTGATACTGCTAAGGCTATGAACCTCGGCACACATATCATTCAGCACTCGGCTGGTCTATTGAAGACCATGCTTCTGGCTAGCAGTCAGAATCTTGATCTTTCCGCCTCGATCCGTTTTGCTGATTCCGAATATAGCAGGTTCAAGGCTAAGTTCCAGCAGAAGATTGTCAGCTACGTCAATCAAAACCGTCTCACCAATGCTACTTCGTATGACACTTGGATCAACACAGCTCTTGAAGAGATCAACAAGGGTAAAACAAAGCTCTTCCCATTCTACCTCAGTGGTATGGCAAAGAACGAGTCGAATCTATTGCCAACTTTCATTCCACCGACTCCTAGCTTCCTCGGCGTGCATCCCCTGTATGCCCCTGAGATTGTCTCTGACGAGGTCTCGGACGAGGATGGCAACACAGTCACTGTCTGGTATGTAAGGGGACATGACGGGTCTCTAACCCTGGGTGAGAACGAGATTAGCGCTCGTGTCTTGATGGCACTCGAGGAACGCATCTTCAACAGCATTCCTGCTTCGATCCGTATGCGCGAACGTCCTGTTTGTGATCCATTGCTTGCTTATGGTGACCAATTCCGTTCCGCTGATTACACCTATGACGAGTATCTTCAGATCCTTCGTCCTTCGTTTGAACGTTGGGCAATTGCAAATCGTCTAGATGTAAGGACGAACGAATACTATGACAGTGATGACCTATGGACTTGGAATTGGTCTCAGATCCTAACCTCTGATGGTCAGAAGGTTCCAGGTCACTGGCGCGGGATCTACGAGAAGTTCTTTGGAACTCAGCGTCCTGACATAATGCCTTGGGAAAGCCTTGGTTTCTCGATAAAGCCCGATTGGTGGGATGATCGCTACGGCAGTGCTCCTTACACAAGCGAGAACTTGGTTCTTTGGAATGACCTTGAGAATGGTTATATCCACAGCGGTCCACGTCAGGGCTTCAATGCTCACTTGGCTCGTCCAGGTCTATCACAGCATATCCCTGTTGACCTTCGTGGTCGTCTACGTCACCCAGGTCCACGCTGGAGGCCATCTGATACTGGTCCAAATCTAGACCAGTCTTGGACCGAAAGCCAGTATGTTGAATGGGAAGACACTAGCGCAGATGATGTGGTTCTAGGCTGTGGAATCTTGCCGACCCTTCCGCTAGTCTCTGATCGTAAGGCTGATTGGAACTATGGCGACATGGGCCCAACTGAACAGAACTGGAGGCGTTCAAGCACCTTCATGTTTGCCGCTGCTACTGCGAGCTATCTCATGAAGCCAGCTGCTTTCGTCGAACTTGGTTGGAATACTCAAGACATTGAACTGTTCTTTGCCGGTTCGGTCAATGAGCAGTGGATGAACCAGGATACAATGGGTCGCCCGAGCAACAGCGAACTACAAGTTCACGGCGAAGTCTTGGATGATCTCAGCCTTGTGACCAAGGTCGGTATTCAGCAGTGGGTTAGCGATTATTTGGCAAACCGCAATTCGGAGATTAATTCGAATCTAGCTGAAAAGGTTCGTGGTTTGGGATCGCAGCTCTCCTATAAGGTAGGTGGGTTCTCGGACGCAACGACTCTCATCACAGTTAGCGATGCATTTGGTCGTATTCCAAGCGAAGACGTCACGATCTCAAGCTACAGATCACCAAGCATCCGCGAGGAAACCTATAGCGGTCTAGCAATTGAGTATAAGTCGAATGGTTATGAGATTTACGGCTATGATACCCTGAATCCATATTTCTATACCATCCCTGCTGATAAGAACGGCAGCAAGATCTCCGTTGGTAGCGGCATTAAGGCATCTAACCCTACTCCACTTTGGAGGGGCGCGACCTATTATACCGTGAACATCGTTGTGAAGCATGAGGACAACTTCTACCGCGCACTAAAGACCCACACAAGCTCTACGTTCTTCGAACCATCTTACTGGACTCAGGTATCTCGTCCGCAGTATGCAGACGGTGGCGCGCTTGTATGGTATCTTGGTCAGCCAGTATCTCCGGTAATTGAGAAGGTTGCGTATGGCACTATCCTTAAGACTCCGCAGCAGGTCGCAGATTTTGTCAATGGCTACAACCGCTACCTCGAGTCGAGGGGTTGGAAGTTTGACTCGTTGAATGATGATCAGGATGATATCCGCGATTGGAGGTCTGCACTTACAAGTTTCATCACTTGGAGCAGTCAGACTGATCGAGAGGAAGGCGACTTCCTCTCACTTAGCCCAAGTTCTAAGCTGATTCAGTATTCGACTGATCACGGCACTATTCAGCCGGTTGAACAGATCATCAATGGTCTCTACGCAATCGTGAACCAGAATGGTCAGCCAATTGATCCGAAGGATACTAGGGTCGTTCGTAACGATGGCAGCATCTCGATCTACTGCGATTCGACAACTAGCGGTGTCTTCGGTCTGCGACTCTACGTGAGCGAGATTGAACATGTTCTTGTGTTCAACAATAAGACGATATTCGGCGATACCATTTATTCGCCGCTGCTCAACATCAAGCAGCCTCGTATCCGTCTTCAGGGCTTCAAGACTGTTGGTTGGAAGGGTCGTGTTGATGCACCTGGCTTCATTGTAACTGGCGACACTTTGACTCCAAACTTCGAGCGTGCTGCGGATGACTTCCGTCGTTTCTTCGAAATTGAGTCGATGGAGAACAAGTCCCTACAGGATCGCGCCCGTGCAAACTTCGGCTATGAGGAACGTGAATACCTCAACAATCTGCTCTTGACCTCAACTAACCAGTTTGAGTTCTATCAGGGTATGATTCAGCAGAAGGGTTCGCCAACCTCAATGCGTCGTCTCCTTCGCTCCAACTTCATTCGCCACAACAAGGGTTTGAAGCTGTTTGAGGAATGGGCATTCCGAGTTGGCGACTACGGCGGACAAGAAGTTACGCCGCAGCTGGATATCCAGATCCGTCAGAGCGAATTCAAGAACAACCCACAGTTGATCAAATTCACTAATGCTTCTGAGGCAAATACCTACGGTGTCATCAATGTCGTTGACACTAAGAATGCTGATGGCTCCTTGAATGATCTAGATGATCGTTGGAACTGGCGTCCAGATATCGCGGATATCAATTGGCCAACCAAGGACTTTGTTGCTAACGCGACCACTCCAGAAACTGCTGGCCCGGTCAACCTAGATGAAGTTCGCTTCACTGTTGCGACCAATGAAGAGTTTGATGACTTTTATGGTTCGCTTTTGGATCAGGACGAAGTAATCAATGATCGTGACCGTGTTTGGGTGTATGGCATTGGTTCAGGTAGTGCATCGACTTCGTGGATGACCTACAAGTTCAATTCGACTGGCTTCAATATCGTCGATGTTGCTGCTCCTACCTTTGAGGGTCAGGGTTCGATTGTTCAGCTTGATAAGAATCTGAATGGCTTCGATGGATCTAATGATCCATGGACCAAACCATTCTATCTCAGCGCCGATATTGACCTGAATGAATATGACGACAATGGTTTTAGGATCTCGGGCGAGCGTCTTGTTCTCAAGAACATTGAGAACACTGATCTTAACCCACGCATGACCTACGTTCCAGCAACTAGAAATAAGGCAAAGGCTACACTTGAAACCACTGATCAGGCTGTTTTGATGGCATTCATGCCTCAAGCAGGACAAATGCTGAAGAGCATCACGGTCATTGTGGACGAAGCCTTCCCAAGTGATGCAACTCTTGAGATTGGTCATTCTGAAATTCATGACTTCTTCCTACCGGCTGATATGATTAATCTTTCGGTTACAGGAACTTACGAGATCAGCTCGCTCAATAACCCTAACTTCCCTTGGAACACTTCCTTGGCCGGCGGTGCTACCTATATGACAGCTGACTTGGTTTCGGCATCGACCTATGGTAGCCTGCGTATTGAAGTTGCCTATTATTACACCAAGGGCGTTGAGCTTTTGGAGAATCTCAATGGTAGTTTGGTTCCAAGCTTTGTCAATGTCGATGGCGGCACTGGTGAATTCTATACTTGGTTGAAGACTCGCTATCCAAACCTCGCCAGCGTTCCAACCACTGCTGGCATTTGGGACGATGGTGATATTGTTGAAGTAGACTCAGGTCCAGAAGATGGTCCAGATGATGGTCGTTGGTCAACTTATAAGATGATTGGAGGTTCTTGGACCGAGATTCGTCGTCAGAACCGCAAAATCAATAGCGATCTACTGACCAACGCGGCAATCTTCAACTCGACAGAAAACAAGCTCAAGTTGGTTCTTCAGCTCTACGATCCACTCAAGGGATTCATTCCTGGCACGGCTGATCGCGAACTGGAATACAAGACAAAGGCTGACCCTGCAATCTACAATGATGGTTTGATGGTGTGGGGCAAGGAACAAGTCGGCAAGCTGTGGTGGAATCTGTCTACAACTCGTTACCTAGATTATGAGATCTATGATGATCTTTCCAATGGTGTGAACTATCGTTGGAAGAACTGGGGTCGTATTGCTCCTAATACGAGCATTGACATTTATGAGTGGACTTGTAGTCCAGTGACTCCAAACTCCTGGTCGGCATATGTGGAGAGTAAGGCAAATCTGAAGATTGACAACAAGCCATCGGGCGAAGTTGAAGAGACTGCACCATACATCATCGATGTTGAATGGAATGATGAAATTCAGGCTGAAGAAACTGTCTATTACTTCTGGGTTAAGAACCCAACTGTCGTTCCGGGCATTCCAAGCCGCAAGCTTTCTGCACGTCAGGTCAGCAATATCATCAGCAATCCAAGCGCACAGGACATTCCTTACTTCGCAGTCATCGATACCAATAAGGTTGTTGTTGGTGGTATCAGGCAGTTCCTAAACGAAACAGATACCGTGTTGAAGATCAAGTGGAACTTGGATGCAGACATTCACAACAATCACCATAAGCAGTGGATGATTCTTCGTGAAGAGGACGAACGCAACACCATCAATGACGTTCTGTGGAACAAGATGCGTGACTCGGTTGTTGGCTGGGACGCAACGCAGGCGTATGTGCCGGACACTAAGCTACCAAAGGCCCAGCAGGTCGGTGCGCTAGTCCGTCCTCGCCAGTCTTGGTTCCCGACTGATGCAACTGCAACTGGCCAGCGTCCAAGCCGCGGTGCTCGCGAAGCATTCGTAGATGTCATGAATGACATCTTGTCGGCTGCTCCATTCACTGAGACTATGCCAAATTGGGAGAATGTATTTGCATCCGGCGAAGCATTGCCAACTGAAGACCGCTACATCACTACCGCTCTTGACTTGACCGACCTTGCCAACTTGCTACCTGCAAGCCGCAATATGGTTCAGCCAGGTGAATGTGTTCTCATTGAGAATACTGTTGATGCAGCTGGTTTCTGGACTCTCTGGAAGCTAGTTGAGATTTCGGGTCAGAGGACTTTCATCCTTGAAGACTTCCAAAAGTGGAGGATGCAAGAAGGTGAACTATGGAACCTAGCTGACTGGTATGCTGAGGATTGGTCTGCAAAGAACTTCCCTAACTATCGCTTCGCTACTGAGGATGATCGTAAGGCTGCTGGTAACCTCGACGTTACCCTGCTGAAGGGCACCTTGGTTCAGGTTGACCACAGTGATACCGCAAATCCACAGTGGACTTGGGATGTCTATACCTCGACAACCAAATATCAGGTCGCTAAGGCAAAGAGCACAATGAAGCTCAGCGATGCGTTCTATGATGCAAGCCGTGTCGAGTTTGGTCCTAGGGAAGTCTCTGCAATCCTCAATGCAAGCGAGGCAACTCGTATCACTCCGGCGAGGATTCAGGAACTAGCTGATCTGATCAACTATCGTGATGGTAGCCGTGAAATTGAATACATCCTGAACACTATTAAGTCGGATGTCTTTGATGTTCTACAGAAGAACAAGCTGTTCTTCGGTATGGTCAAGAGTGCGTTCAAGCAGAGCCAGGTCATCGACTGGGCATTTAAGACGTCCTTCCTCTACCTCGGCGGCTATTCGGAAACTCTACGTCAGAGCCCGGTGGCTTTCAAGGATCAGATTGACAACGTGATTGCATACTTGGAAGAGGTCAAGCCATACCACGTTAAGATTCGTGAATATGTGCGTCGCCTCTCTTATGGACCCGACGTTGCTGATTTGGCTATGACTGACTTTGATAAGCCAGTCTACCCAGACAGTGGTAGCTACCGAGTATTGAATCCAAACAATGCTGCGGATCAGAACATCCTAGGTCTAAACCGTCCTTGGAAGGATTGGTATGAAAACTTCCAGAAGCCAGTTCAGGAACTAGCTGATTGGAACCTAGAATGGAATGGCGTCCGTAAGATGAAGGTCAAGATGAAGTTTGACCGTATCGCTTGTGGAACTGTTTCGGGTTGGGATACTTTCCCTTGGGATCCAGCACTCTTGGTCTATAGCCAGATTGGTGGTGAGACTCAGAGCCTCAGCACTTTGAATGCTATGTATCGTAATAAGAATACTGGCGGCGATCCTGAGTTCTATCGTGACCAGACTGTAGAAACGATTGAGGATCGTAACTACTTGGTTCGTAAGGGTATCGTGACCGAGGATCGTTCGGGAACCATCGTAACTGTCCTAACAACTGGCGAACACTTCATGTGGACCGGTGAGGCTTGGGCTAAGTTCGAGGCAATTGGTTGGGATCAGGGTCCAGACATGGGTGCAGTTACCCGTGTCGAGGAATCGTATTATCCACTGCCTGGTATGACCCGTGCAGATGATGCAGGCTTGATTGCAGGATGTGACTTTGACGGCACTGTTATCTCGAGCAGCTTTGTCCAGGATGAATGGGATATCTTCGAATGGGATTCTACTGGATATAGCCAGGGTATGCGTGAACATATCGGCGTTGATGTTGACAAGATTGACGGTAACACCACTGCCTCGGATGAGAATGATCCTGCGAACATTAAAATCTCTGGTAATCAGTTTGCTCAGCCACATCGTGATTCCGGACGTCCGCACGAACTGGTAAGCATTCGTGGCATTGAGAGCATTGTGATCAACGTGACACAGAATGGTGTTCCATTGCGTAAGAGCTTCATGAACGCACAGAACAAGTGGCAGGACACTGTGATTGGAAACAGTGGTATCTCGTTTGTTGATTGGGATCAAATCAATAAGCAGGTAACGCTGACCGTTCCGGGTTGGAATGAAGATGGAAATGGATTCACGGCAATCCATGACCCTCAGAATCCATCTAATGGTTTCATCCGAGATATCATGTTGTCGAAGGGCTACAGGTCAACCAGCAATGTGGATATGACTTCTGCAGGTGTCAAGACCTTCAAGCTTCGTGACATGGCCGACATTGATAGCTTGCCAGCTGGTCTGATGGGCGACAATGTTAAGGTTGCAATCGTGAATACTAGGGATCCAAGCAAGCGCGCAATTGGTGTTCTCTCGAACAGTAAGGGTAACGAAGTTGGATCTTGGAATGGTTCGATCACGGTAGATTTCACCGATGGCTTCGTGGACATTGGTTCGGGTAAGAGTTGGAACATCATCCCTGTTGATATGTTCAACGAACCAGGTATCGTCTGGATCGACAATGCTCGTTTCACCTACACTGAAATCGAACGCACTGGTAATACGGCAATCCTCAAGAACGCAAGGCTATCGGCAAGCTCGCTAGAATGTCTGAATATTGCTGAGGATAATAGCGTGACTCTAAAGAGCACGGGTCCGGTTTTTGATGGTTCTAAACATCGTCAAAACGCCTAAATAAATACACTTATAATAGGATTGGAGAGGTCATGAGCGAAGAATTCCAGGATGATGTTCTGCCCAAGATGACAGGTCACGTTTTGATTCGTGACCCTGAATCTGGTCAGGTAATCCTCGATAAGAAAAACGCAATTCACTATGAAAACATGAGCCTTGCAATTGGATATGCTCTCGCGAATAAAGGCGAGGGCATCATCTACAGCATGGCTTTTGGTAATGGCGGTAGCGCGGTTAGTGGAACGGGTGCAATCACCTATTTCCCTACCAACACAGTTGATCCCAAGGCAGATCTCTATGATCCTACTTACAATAAGATCATTGATGCCTCCTCGACTAACTTCATCGAAGTGAAGCACCTTCTTGGCACACCTTACACTGACATTGTTGTGACCTGTACTCTAGATTACAATGAACCAAGTGGTCAAGAGGCATTTGACGACGCCTCTCATACCGATGGCACCTATGTATTCGACGAGCTAGGCCTCAAGACCAGCGAAGGTCTATTGCTCACTCATGTTGTGTTCAATCCAATCCAGAAGGCTCTGAATCGACTAATTGAGGTTGTCTACACACTACGAGTCCAGATGAATTAACCATGTGCTTTATCGGGCAATAAATATCTGAGATTCAGGAGGGTATATGAGTTACAAGATCAACAAAGCAGATGGCAAATCTGTCATTGTCAAAGACCTTGAGAGTGAGATCGTTGGTGGTCTAAACCTTCTCGGTTACGGCTTTGCTAACTATGGCGATGAAATTGCTCAGAACTTTGTCAAAGACTTAGAGAACAATGCAGGCACCGCAGAACCCACTAACCCGGTTCTCGGTCAGTTCTGGTTCCAGATTCCACTAAACTTGACTAGTGAAAATCGTAATCTGAGGATTTGCACCAACACAAACGGCACCTCGCTTGATGGTCGTTGGAAGACATTGTTCTCGATTACCCCTGCGGGCGAGATACAGCTTGATGCTTGGACTCTTAGGGGTAAGGCACCCGTGACACCCGGTGGTGGTTCTACGGGCATGGGACAACCCGTAGTGCTAGATTCCAATGGTAAGATCAACGCTGCCTATCTTACTGCGACTACGAGTGTCGGCACCGCTGACGTTGCAAATCGTCTAGCCAATGCTAGAACTTTTGGTTCAAGGAACGGTGGTCTAAGCTTTGATGGAACGCAGAATGTTCCTCTAACGACTGCTCACATTGGCGAAGGTGATCAGCAGTATTTTACAACTGCTCGTGCTCGTTCCACTCTTTCGGGTGGTCGTTATATTACCTATAACTCGACCACTGGTGAGATTGCTTTCAATGGTCCAGATCCAACAAGTGGCGAAACTGGTCCACAAGGACCGGCCGGTCCACAAGGACCCCAAGGTCCGCAGGGGGAAACTGGTCCACAGGGTCCCCAGGGTCCCGCCGGCGCCACTGGACCACAAGGTCCAGAAGGTCCAACCGGTCAGATCGGTAATGGTATTACTGGTCAAGGCGCTAATTGGGTCATGTTCTCAAATGGCTATAAGATCCAATGGGGATTCCAGTCCACATATGGTTCAAACGTAATGGCATATGTTACGTATCCTGTGGCCTTTTCGAGCCTACCAAGCTTTACCGTATCCGGCGCGTATTCGACTGGTGGTAACGCAAAGGATAACTGGCCTGGAACGCTTCACGCAAACAGTTCAACAACTCGAGGCTGCATGAAGAGTGCATCCGACGAAAGTGGCACATTCCACTGGGTAGCAATGGGATTCTAAACGATGAAATATTTCTACAGTCCATCAACAGCTGGCTTCTATATTGAGGGTGTCAACACGTTTATTCCTGACGATGTATTTGAAGTCCCTGAAGCTGATTACAATGCTCTGTTTGAAGGGCAATCAACTGGCAAGCAGATTGTCTACAAGTCTCGCAAGCTTCAACTAGCTGACCATGAAATTATCAAGAAGACATGGGACGATGTTCGCGCTCGTCGTGATGCTCTTTTGACCGCTTGTGATTGGACGCAAATGCCTGATGCCCCCTTGACAGATGAAGTAAAGGCACTTTGGCGCACCTATCGTCAGAAGCTTCGCGATATTACTGAAATCTATAGTGATCCCGATAAGGTTGTTTGGCCACTTGCTCCTGGGGAGGAATAATGAGCTATACAGTCAATAAATCCAATGGTGATATCGCGACAGTTGTTAATGACTTTCGTAAGGAAATTGTCGGCGGACTGAATATCCTCGGACTTGGCTATGTCAACTATGGCGAAGACATTGCGAACAACTTCGTAAGAGTTGCAGAAAACTTTGCCCATAGTGTTCCGCCATCTGATCCTTTGAAGGGACAGATTTGGTATGATATCTCAGTCGCAAATCCAGTTCTACGTGTTTTCAACGGCACAACCTGGACTCCTATGTTCTCAATTGACCTTGCGAACAATAGGGCATTGATCTTCTTCAACGGTAACCCAATTGCTCCTAGTCTCGATCCTACACCCGCGACTCTAGTTGTCCGTGGCAGCGATGGTAAGATTCCATCAAGCAGCATTCCTAGTGGATTGACCGCTGGTAGCTCGACCACTGCGGCTCGTTTGGATCCTGGTGCAAAGATCAACGGCACTCAGTTCACCGGTGCAACCGATATCACGATTAACTCAGGACAAATTCCTGAGAATGGCAATCTCTATTACAGTGATGGTCGTGTTCGTGCAGCTCTATCGGGCGGACGTTACATCAACATCAATACCACAACCGGCGAAGTTTCCTACACTGGTCCGGATCCGACACAGGGCGGTGATGGTGCAACTGGTCCTCAAGGTCCAAAAGGCGATAAGGGCGACAAGGGAGATACTGGTAGTCAGGGACCAGCCGGACAAGACGGTGCCCAGGGGCCACAAGGACCAGAAGGTCCACAGGGTATTCCCGGAACAGCAGCTCAAGTTATCACGGCTCAGAATTTGAATAAGAATGGATACGTGGTATTCAGTGGCGGATTCTGTATTCAGTGGGGTAACAGTCGCACTCGAGTCGGTGACGAATATGCCTATAATGTGACCTTCAACATTGCAATGCAGGGTGCAGCATGGGCAGTGTCTATTACACCTTATATTGCCGCTCCTAGCATTTCGCGAGATATTTGGTTCCAGCGAGCCAGCGAAGGCGGTAGTCCGGCAGGAACTGGTGTTGTTATTCAGGCACAGAGTTCGACTAAGAACAATAACAACTGTGACGGTTACGACTGGATCGCAATCGGCATCGTTTAATCAAAGAAAAAGCCCGGTATTTCTACCGGGCTTTTTTGTGACTATCAGACCTTGAAAGTCGTCTTGAACTCACCTAGTTCACGCTTGCTCATTCGGAAATGCTCAAGGAATGCAGCTTCGTTCTCAAACTGTGCCTGAATATGATCATATGCTTCCGAGAAGCTGAGATCAAACTCGTTGGAACGAGTGATCAGAGCCTGGAGCAGTTCCACTTCCATACCCGAGAAGGTCTTCGCATCGCGAATGTAATCCTCATAGGCTTCGCAAGCTGCGGGGAACAGAGGCTGAACCAGCTTGTAAATCGCACGAGCAAATTCCTGGATTTCCCACTGAGCGTGAGAGTCTTCGCGCAGCTTCAGCATGTGGAACAGGTTATGGAGGTTCTGCTTCCAGTAAAGCTCGGTGTAACCAGCAACTGGCATAACAGTGCGAGCAATCTCACGCGAGATACCGGCTTCTGGAAACTCTTCCGAGAAACCATAATGCTCGACTAGACCGCCTTCATTGAGAAGGGTCTGGTAAATCTTGTGACTGTGGGTGGTTGCCTGACGAATCAGATCCTGAGCAGCCTGCTTGTCAGCATCGGTCATATCGCCGCCACGACCCTGCTTGTTGGTCGAGCTCTGAGGCAGGATATTCTCGAGCAGAGGCACATACATTTCATCAGTCAGAACCGAATAGCGACCCGAATACTCGTTCAGGCTCGAAGTGCGGTGACGCACCAGCTGACGCATGACAAAGATTGGAAGCTTGAGGTGCAGCTTTACTTCGCACATCTCAAGAGGACTGGTATGCTTGTGGCGTACCAAGTAACGGATGAGTCCACGGTCTTCACGGACACTCTTCGTGCCGTTACCATAGGAAACTCGAGCAGCACTAACGATATCAGCGTCACTGCCCATATGATCGACCAGGCCTACAAAGCCGTGATCGAGAACTGGGACATATTTGTTATCGCCAGTTACTTCGCTCTGAAGGGTCATTCTACACTCCTAGTATGTTCTGGATTGAGTGTTTGTTCTCAATCCAGACTATACACTCAGAGCGCTATATCCTTCAATATGATTTCGGAGAAATGTCGGATACAATCTTTCACTTCTGCGAGATTTAGGATAAGGCCAATCTCAGAGATTCCCTGGTCCTCAAGAGATGCTTCGTCCATCATAATCTCCTCGAGTTCTTCTCGGGTGATGATGCGAACATCGTCATCAAGGTCGGTCACACACGCTGCCGAAACAAATTCGGAAGGCACATGATCAGGTTCAATTTCAGCTAGGATCTTATCGAGAAGGTCCTCAAACTCCGGTGTCGCCATTGTCGTCACTCCTAACGAGTTTGACCGCTACTTGGTAGCGCTCATACATTGAGCGAACGGCATGATTTTCTTTGATCAACTTCCGTTCACTAATGTATTTAATCAATTCGTCACGAGTAACGGTCTCATACGAACCGTCCTTCATCTCAATATCAATCTCGTCATGCTGCTTCCTTAGCGTTGGAGCAGCATGATAATAGTCGTATGACACAGGATTACCAAACAATCTGATCATATCGTCTGTGTTATTGACATTACTGAGAGTCTGATAGGATCTAGATGTGGAAGTGATTCCAAGGGATGACGGTGTCTCTATGATATCTTTGATGGCCTGCTGCTGATAGGGATAAAGCATATCAGTGAAGGAATGATCCTTGGTTTCCTTGTATAGATCCATCACTGATTCAGCAGTGGTCTTCTTTGTTTCGACTCGCTTAATCATTCTTATCGCCACCTACAAGACGGATACTAGCAGTTAGCCTATCCCACTGGCTCTGAAGTAGCTCATTAGTCTGAATAAGATCCATAACCTTCTTGAGCTTTTGAAACTCGAGAAGTTGCTCATCCAAAGTATTGAGAACATCATCGAGACTTGGGTGCGCGTCGGTGCTAGATTTGATAGTGGTCAAAGTATTCAGACGATGATGGATCTTAGCCCATTTTGCCTCCTTGGTCCTAACATCCTGCATCTGCTGTTCTACACGAGCATAAGCCTCTTGGTATTCAGCGCGAACATTAGCCTCGGCCTGTTCCTGAAGGGCTACGATATCAATTTCCTGTGTCATCTGTCATCCTCATCATAACTAAAATTCTTTCCCACTGGGCTTTGACCATTGGATTGGATTCGAAGGCATCTAAGAGGATCTGGAAATCTTGAGCTTTTCTCAATTGATAGAGAAGTGCCATACCAAACTCGTCCCTATCGAGCGGAAGGTCAATTGGTGTGATAGATGGATCTCTCCATGTCTCCCTCTCTCCCTTTATCGTTTTGTTACCAAAGACGCTATGGTATTGGTAATGATTAGCGGTTCGATTGGGATCTTTATCCTTGATGATTGTCCAAGACTGACGAATCCAATCCAGAGCCTTATGCCATGAATCGATAGTTCGTTCCAGCCCTAGCTTTTCCCGACTGATTTGATCCGACAGTCTGACCATATCGTCAGATGCCTTATTAAAACCTGCCTGGTAAGCTTCGTGCTTTATTGCCTCTAGCTCGTTACTAAGAGCATTCCAATCATTCGGATTTGTCATAGCCTGCAATCCTTAATGCCATCATGAACTTGTCCCAGGCCCCGCTCACAATTGAATTCTCCTTGATGGCTTTGATCAAGATATCAAAGTGTTGAGCCTTTGGTTCGGCGGCTTCTATTCGTTTATTGAGGAGTTCAATTCTCATTTTAAGCTGACGGACAGTTTCTTCCAAACCTGCAACTCTCGTCTGAGATTTTTCAAGGGCAAGAATTGCTTCTTCTCGATTTAGATTAGAATACATTTCATCCAAATCCTTAGACATTGTCAGAACCAGACATCTTCCTGAAGAGCTGCATGTCCTTGAACATCTTCTTGATCTGTTCGTTACCCTCAACATCCTCCATGAGGTAGTGCCATTTCAAGGCGTGATGGCACATGACATTGTAGGCACGATTCAGCTTCTTGAGACGGTGACGAAGCTGAGCTTCGACTTCCTCTGATGTTTCAAGTTCGAGATCACCCTGATACCTGAAATGATAGCTCTGGAGTTCGCCGTCAAACAGATCTGCGTCGTCAAGTTTTGAACTAGGGTAATACGAATCTTCTATCTCATCACTGACGCATTCACCGTCGAGATCATAATAGCGAGCGTCGAAGATGCTTTCGGCCATATCCGGACCAAAGGGATGATAATTCGCATGCCAAGGTCCAGAAGAACTAGCGGCGGAGACAGAAGCTTTGCGAATGCGGTTTAGTCGTGACATAAAGAATCCTGGAAAATTGCTTTTCCAGGATTCTAACACATTAGGCTTTGAGGTGCATTATTGCAGTTCGCCTCGTTGCTTCATCGTTGTCACATTTTCCAATGCAGCAATGATGACAGCAGCGGCTTTTACAAGATTGTCCTCAAACTCTTCAGTCTCAGGAACAATTCCATTACGACGAACCTCGGAGCTCACGTAATGGGTAATCATTGCAACCCAGTCGCCGGGTGTGTTCTTTGCATCCCATTCCGAACCAGGCAGATCATTCTGCCTAGCACGTTCATCTGCGATGCGTTCAAGAATAGCAGAGAGCATTACTTCTTAGCCTTTGGTGGACGACCACGCTTCTTAGGAGCAGCTTCCTTGGAACCAGCTGGGGTGCCATCCTTGCGAGGACGACCAACTGGATTCTTAGGCTGCATTGCGGCCCAAGCTTCCTTGTCTGCTTTGTCTTCCCTGAGAGCAGCACGATCCAGAAACTCCTGGATGGCTAGGTCAGAGGTATCAACCTGATTGCCTTCAACGACTTCGGCTTCGACAGGAGGAACATATGCCTGGAAGTCAAATGCCGCTGCCTGAAGAGCTGCCTGAACGTCAGCTGGCAAAGTAGGGTCGATTTCAACTGCGACGTTCTCTGGCAGGGTTTCTGCTTCCGAGACTTGTGCAGTTGCTTCGATAGCTTCTTCCTGCTCTACGGGAGCCTGAGGGGCTTCTAGGGCAGTCTCAGTCGCAATCTCCGATGCCTCGGTTACTTCTGGACTAGCCGTCACCTGTGGTTCAGCATTTTCGACCGGACGCAGTTCGGGAACCAGACGATAGGCCCGCTCACGCTTTGCGGCGGCAGCATCCTCGAGGTCCTGTGCCTGCTGGAGAATGTTCTGGGCAATATCCATCTGTGCCTGTGCAGAATCAGACTTCTGATTCTCGAGGATCCTGTTCTCCAACTGAACGTCAGGGGTCTTAGGAGCATCTTCGCCGTTCATGTAGTCCACGATGGTGCGGAGCGGACATGGGGCGTTAGGTGCTGGATACATGACCACGTTGTCGATTTCAACAGCGCGAAGCAGACCATAGGTGTGCAGGGCGTTCATCATGTCCAGACCCAGATCAGGCAGGATCCTGCGCTGAAGCAGAGAGTGAAGGTGTGGGGTCTGCTGACCCTCGGTGGAATCGATGATATCCATCAGTGCGTCATGGAAACGATCCGGCAGAGCGTCAGTGTCTACAACTAGAGCATTCTCCTCGTTGCCGGGGATCTGCATGTAAACCACTACGCAGCGGCGGTCAGTGTTCCTGATGCGACCAACGTGCTTCTTGAATGTGCTCATTATTGAGTTCTCCTTATTGGACAATACGGAAGGTTCGAGTTCCCACAGGTGCTAGTTGATCTTCTCTAACCAGCGCGAGGCCCTTACCTTCTTCAATGTCAATCTTTGCCTTCTCAATCGGAATCACAAGATGATTCATAGAGAAGATTTCTTGGTTGCCGATGACGACATACCAAAGCGTTCCAGTATGATTATTCGGTCGAACAATCTTGACGAAGCTGGAACACTGATTGCCATGCTCGTCTTGATATACGAGCATGGCAGAGGTGTCTGGCAGATATTTGCAATCTACCATAGCCGTATTAGCCTTCGGCTTCGTCTTCAGCAGGCGCTTCCTTGGGAAGCGTTGCATCGAGGAATACGGCAATCTTGTCGCGAACCGAGCCAACGCTCGAGAGTTCGCCGCCCTTGAATGCGCCGCGTTCAGCAGCGATATCGATGATGCGAAGGGCATTCTGCAGATCAACCAGAGTGATCTGAGGGGTGGTATCCGGGGTCTCATCTGCCATGAGTTATTCTCCTATTGCGGCATGTCCGATCTATGGAGAATACTAGATATTGAGCAAATACTCAATATTCTGGCAGCATCCGACCATATTTAGTCAAATGCTGCCAGGAAAGATTAGAGAGCTGTCCTGCGACGCTTCTTGGGCTTCACAGTCACGATGTCAGGGTTCCAACCCGTGAACTGAACCCAAGACTCATGAGGCACTTCGATGGCAATGTTCTGCGCCTTGGCTACCAACTGGTAGTAGTCAGGACGCTTCGGTGTGCCACAGTTAGGCTTCATGGTCATGAAGTGCGCCTTCTGATGGTTGCACTCACCACAAGCGGCTACGACGTTCTCCCAGCGGGTCTTACCGCCGTGGAAACGAGGAACAACGTGGTCGATTGTCAGCGGACCCTTGATCTCGCTTTCGTGCTGACCACAGTATTGACACTTGTGATCGTCACGGAGCAGGACGTTGGTGCGGCTGAACTTTACCCCACGGTTGACCTTCACGTAGTCACGAAGCAGAAGCACTGCAGGCACTTCGATTGTAGTCGAAGGGCTGTGGACTTCCCAATCTTCGTAAGTCGCCATAACTTCGGCGTTCTCGAGGAACATGAGCTTTATGGACTGTTGCCACGGAAGTGTGCTCAGGGGCACGACGCTCAGTGGCAAACCGTCTGCATTCAAGATTAGCGTGTCAGACATGATTCACCAGATTTCTACGTTGTTTTGTACCCCTACAGTTCTACTTATACTGGTAGACAGACAAGAGTCAACCTATTAGTAGCCAAGGAGTCGTTTTCCTTTAAGTTAATGACTCTTAAAGTTTTTTATGACGAGATTGTCACCTTCGAACAAAATATCAGCCGAAGTTAATCGACCTCCTTTGCCGCAACCAGTGTCCATGAAATAGGCTTCTCCGCCGCCAGTTCCCTTTACAACCAGTGGCTTAAAGGTGTCCCTGATATCATGGCCGACCATCACTCGTTTACCCTGGGGGATCCTATTCACCCATTCGTAGATGCGTGTAGGGTAACCATCTGCCCTCGGCGGTGCCGAATTGTCAACTTCGCCAAAGAGAGCCATAGTCTCAAAGCGACCATTCAATCTTGCACTCCTGATGTCAAACATCTCAGGTTCTGCTGCACCGTGTGTGAACAAAGTGTCGCCGATAATCCAGTGATGTCTGGAGAATCCGAGAAGTGCCTTGTAGCGATTCTCGAACTTCTTCCTTGCTTCGCTACTAAGTGCCTCAATGGCCGCAGTGGTGACCTTGTTGCCATCACTGAGACGAAGACGAACATCGTTGAATCGAACCTGTTCGAGCCAGCGCTCAATCTTACGTTCGTGGTTACCAATGAGACATACGCCGCGACCTCGAGTCACAACGTCATAGACGTGGTCTACACACTCAAGGGAATTTGGTCCATAGTCCACAACATCTCCTAGGAAGACACAGAAGAGATTTCTCTGACTTGCCCACTCGGTTGCATTCTTGAGAGGCTCCAACATGCCATGAACATCGCCGACGACCATCACTCCTCGGAAGCCACGAAACTCGATGGCCTTTTTGAGGTCATGATTGTCTAGCTTGGGAATGACCTGGAAATCATCCTTCCTTGTGTCAATGACATTGGCGATTGAATCGCCCCTGAGAATGTCTCGCTCGTTAGTTCGGAAAATGTGCTCATGCTTTGTGATTGCACCTGATGCACCTGCACGCCAGCTTCTATTGGAATTAGACAGCTTTATATCGAGATCACGATTGCAGACGACGTAGAAGATAGGAACGCCGACTTTTGTTCCAATATCAGCAAGAGTCAGACGATCCTTTTTGCGGAGATTGGTTGCATCAACGACCACGCGCTCGCCAAGCTCTAGCTTCAGCTGGGTGCGACGATGAATCTCACGGAATACAGTATCGTTGGCATCAAGACGCTGGTAGTCGCCTGTCAGCTCATAACGAATGTCTTCGCTGCTCATAACCTCATAGGGAGCGAACTTGAGATTGGACCAATAGGTTTTGCCACCGCCTGCGGGGCCGACCATAATGACCAGGCTATGGAGTGGAATCTTTTTCATAACTCAGTTTACTTGGTATTTGACTCGGGTGTCAATTTTGTTGCATAATAGGTTAACATTGAGGATCCTTATGCGCCGCGCACTTCTTATGACAGGTATTGCTGCAGGAACGGCAATTCTATTTACTGTTGGACTTCTGACGTCTCCTAACAAAGACGAGAAACTCAAACAACATATGGACAAAGTCCGAGCGATCGCGTTGTGCCAAAAGGGCTACGAGATCGCGAGTTCCTTCCCGTCCTATGCGAGTCGAAATGTTCAGGACGTTGATCTCAAAATTGCCCTTGTGAATAGGGCTGATTCCCTAGAAGCAAAGAGCAAGGAACTTGAACTGCTCCTCACTGAGGACTTTAAGCAAGAAGCCAAAGACCTTGGCCTGGATAGTATTACCTATGATGCACAATTGGCTAGCATCATAAGTGAGGCAGAAGTTCAGGCTGTCATGGCTTTCCAGCAGACTGAGGAACCCCTAGAGGTCCTCAGCCAGCTGGATGAAGTTTGCCAATCCATTACCGAATAACCGCGTTACCCTCAGCATCAATGCTCAGGGTGCCACGCTTGACCCGCAGAGAACCCTTGGTCGCCGGATGATCAGGGGTTTCTCGCGTTGAGAAGCCAGTCTGACAATCCATGTGGTTGACATAATAGGTTTTACCCTTAGCCTTCACAACCCACATCGGCACGAAGTCGTATTCGATGGATTTCTTATTAAAGTGGAAGTCGATGTTCTTGGATTCGACCTCGAGGGGATATTCCTTCTTCTGCTCCTCAATACCCTTACGCATGTTCCTAATGTTCTGCCAGTGAATCTTAGCTTCCTCGAGAACAGTGAGCAGCTTGCGGGCAGTGACACGCTTGTAATGGTGCTCGCTCTGACGACGGGCTAGAGCCGTTGCAATCTCGTCATAGATTTCATCACGACCATCTTCATCCCAGGCAGATTCCAGTCGACGAGACAAGTCCTTGATCTTTTTGCGGTTATGCCGAATGTCCAGGCTGGCGTAAGCATAGAGCTTACGCCATTCCGAACGCCACGCCATATAGCCCTGATAGTCCTTGAAATTGGGCTTCATACCATGAACGCTCATCTGGACCTCCTTAGGCTTCAACGGCAGCAGCGAGCTGCTCGTTCTTGAAGGTCTTGGCTGCTTCCAGTTCCAACATGAGGTTGTTGGCCTTGCGACGCAGCAGATGCAGGCTATACTGCTCGCTCGAAACGTCCTTGCCCTTCATGGAAGCCATAACCTTCTTGAGGTCACGGATCTCCTGCGAGATCTGTGCATACTTGAAGCGCCATGCTGCACGGTAGACCAGGTAGGTTTCACGCGAATTGAAATCGAAAGTATAAGTCATTAGATTGCTCCTCCAAAAGTCAGTTTGAAAAGTAGGGCGGTGTCGTGGTTCTCGAAATACCATTTGTCACCACCGCCGTTGTGCCAAAAGCTACCATTGTGTTCATTACACCAGGGCATCATCTCAGAGGTTTTCTCTTTGACAGTTACCGTGGTGCATTCAGGCCAAGCTTCACGAAGCCTCTTGCTCCAATGCTTGTCTCGGGTTGAGACTCCTACTGGTTGGCAAAACTTCATACCGCATTCACGCCATGCCTTGATGTAGGCTTGGGTTGCGATAGTTTGAGCTGTTTTGAAATCCATCGGTCACTCCACTGCGCTGAAACGCTTGGTGATCGCATGTGCCTGTTCGCGGGTGCAAGGGCCAATACCCAGGGCAGTCACGATGGGCGAACCATCGAACTCGGTGCCGGGGATAATGTGGTTCTTGTCCACGATGAGGGAAGTGATCAGACCAGCAGCCTGGGCCTCTTCGTAAGCGCGCTGGATAGCGGCTTCGTTCTTGGCCTTGAGGATGACTTGGGTGCCGATGAAGTCCGGGCCCTGGTAAACACGCAGGAGTTCCGGTTCGCGCCGACTAGCGAGAAGCACACAATTCTTGGCCGCATGACAAGCCTGGCTTGCCAGCTTACCGGGCTTCATAGCCAGGTCGCCTCGAATGATGCTATAGATGCGAAGCTTTTCAGAGGCAGCTTCGAAGGCCTCGTCGTCATTATCCGCTTCGTAGCGAGCAATGGCTTCCTACAAGAACGAGTTCGTCAGCATTTGCAGTCCTTTCTATTTGCGTCCAACATCGGACGTCCTCAACATAAGACACTTTTAGGATGTGTCAACACTTAAATTGAAATTATTTTGCCTCGGTTTCTTTCAAGGCTTCAATCTCTTCCCTGGTGTAATATTTCGTCGTATCAGGGCTAGTACAACCATGTGGACTATGGTATTTCATTTTCCACATCAATGCACCTTTCTCAGTTGGAAAGATAACCTCCAATGCAGGACCTTCCCAACGTCCGCCCCAAGCCTCAATATCAGCAAGGACTTCTGGCTTTAGATCAGGTGTAAACTTATCAGCCCAGTGACCTATAATCAAACCTTCTTTCCAGAGGTTGATCGTGCCATACCCGAAATGATGTTCCGTTGGTTCATCATCGTTTATGCCATTCCAGGTATAATAGGTCATCGCCACCTCAGCTTAAACATCATCGCATCGCGCGAATGGCTAAACACCACACCGACACTATACGAGCAACCTGTCTCCCAGCCAACTTTCTTCCACTCGCCATGCTTGACATTTTCCTTACACCATTCCTCAACAGGAATGAATGTGGACCAGGAAAAGCCTAGCATCTTGACCAGATACCAGTTCGGGAACTTCTTATGGATTGATTCGACGAAATCTCCGTCTTCCCATTCGTCTTCTTCGAATAGGTTTGAGGTCTCCACGTCTTCGGAAATTTGGCCATCGTGGTAACCGAGATCGTCCCACAGCCAGGTAACATCATTATTCATTATATCCTCCAGTCAGTAATGTTGTTGAAACATTCTGTGGAGGAGGGCCTCGTTGGACCTAGTGATGCTTATTCGTGTTCATGTAACTACTTATAAGACACTAGGTCCGCAGAGTCAAAATTAAATCAGTTCCTGATCGGCCGCAGCATTCAGAATACCGCGATAGACCCGCATGTTGGGACGATACGGTCCACTGGCGCTGAAATAGCGCATATCGTCCCCGTTGAAGATCTTGTCCAACGCAGCAGCGACCGCAGCACTCCTGCACTGTCCCATGAGACAATGAACGTATAAGACGCTCACATCCTTCTCTACCATTTCGTGATAGAAATCCAGGACTTGCTTGGCATGATCATCATCGAACAGGATACGGGTTTCCTCTTCGGGTTCCCCGTTCTTATACTGATCAATGTCGTGGAACTGTAGGTTCAGCCTACCCATGAGGTATTCATTCTCATGGATAGTGGGAAACTCGCCCTTCTCACAGATGCTGACTACTGCCCAAGGCTTCTCGGGCGGATTGGCAACTTCCATGATGGCTCGGCTATATACTACAAACTTCATGCACCAGTTTTATTCTGTTCTGGAGCACCTGTCAACTTCTTAAAAGCTTCGACTTCCCTGTCGAGAATTTCGAGAGCAATAGGAATATCTGCGCCTGCAACTCGAATGTCGAAAAAGCCCCAATGACATTCATCGTCGCCGTCCGAATCGTAGCACTGATATTCAGTGCCGGTCTTCTCGTCGAGGAAATGGTTATCCAGAGAATACCAGAGATCTTCATCAATAGCACCGACTGGAATTTTGATGCGACATGTGAGCTCGATGATAGGTTTCTCGGCATCATGCACGAAAATCCAATCGGTCGGGACAACCAGCTTAGAATCCCGAACCAAGATCGCAAAGATGCTCATTCGTCACTGCCATTTGCGTGACGAGTGACATGCAGAGCGTTATCGGCCTGATACTTCTCGACCTGCTGCCAATTGTAGATGCAGCGATCCAGACCGATGGCAATCTCGAGCACAAGTGCGTCCTTCTCAACAAGACCTTTCTTGCTCTGGAACTTCAGCTTCTCAGGGAAATCAGTTCGCAGGCTGATGCTGCAAACTTCCATCCACTTGTCACCGTTCCAGACTTCAACGTCCATCGTCTTCAGCGAATAGGCCGGCAGACGATCCGACTCAACAAGACGGGTCGGTAAATGAACCATAGAGGCGATCATCTTCCGAACGGGTTCGAGGATCGCAGCATGATAGTCGTTCGCTGTGTCTGCACTGTAGATGCACTGGAACTCTTGCTGGTAGAACTCCTTAAGGCGCATGTGCTTGGTCGGCTGCACGATTTCCCGACGGAAGCTCTTACCCGCCTGCCAAACCACAAAGGGCGGGGAAACGCCAAGATGGTTGTTGAGCAGGTATTGCGCGTAGGCATAGCTACCGGGAGTGGTTTCGGGTCGCAGCGTCAACGGCGCTTCGCCGGACATGGCCGGGACCTGCTGATCCCATACATCCTCAGATGTGTAGTTGACATTGAGTAGATCACGCGGAGTGAGTAACGGGGCCTCGACGAAATGGAACTTCCACTGCGGGTTCAAGGCCAGCAATGCGTTTTGAATGGTCCGAGCAAAATAGTCCCGGAAGGTTTCGCGAAGGCGGATCTCTTCCTCATTCCAGAAGACCAGACCATTGATGTTATAGGGATTCTGCATAATGGGCCTTACTGGTTGAGAATGAAGATGAAGGAAACAACTGCCATCATAACACCGCCCCAGAAGAATGGGCTCTTCAGCAGCGCGGGCTTGATATCTGGGATAGCGATGGGTTCTGGTTCCGGCCTCGGTTCCCGAACATTTCTGAGCCCGAGGAAGGCTTGCCATTCCCATTCCGAAGAAGGCCGGTCATTGTTGTTCGTACTAGCCGCACCAGCATAGCCGATATACAGGCCTTCGCTGGCCGCCCATGTCCTCAGCTCTTCCCATACGGGCTGATATGCAGATTTCTCATCTTCCATATCCCATCGAGAACCATAGCAGGGCATTTCGAAGAGATGCCGGATAGCCTTTGGGGCAGTCACTGGCGCATATTCACTGCCGTGCTTTACTGCCTCTTGTAGGGCTTCGAGCAAGGTGGACTTTACGAAGAACCGAAGGAGGTCTGCATTCTCCTTCAGTTCATTATGGATGGCTTCGCGCTTGGTCTTGCGAAGATCATCTGCGAGCGTTGCCATTAGTCTTCAATCCTCAAGTGATCTGCCTTGTATTCAGCTTCGAAGACATCCTTATAGGTTTTGATGATTAGAATCAATACCGCAGGATACAGGAAGGTGGACAGAAGGACATTGCCGACCACAATAGCCTCGAAGAGTTCCAGGTATTCAAAGTCCCTGGGAATCATATGCAACATGAGCAGCGAGAACGCACCCTTCACACCGGCAGCAGTCAATACCTTCCACCAATGCAGCGGGATGGTCACAACTTTATCAGTCCGCTGACTCATCCAAGCAAACCCGCCCAACATGACCATTCGAATGATCGTCGAACCTACGAATACTGCCATGATCTCGCCCCAATACTTCACAAGCAACTGGAGATTGATCAGATTAGCCATCGTAATGAACAAGACCGTCGAGGCAATGATTGCAATGAACTGGATGTTACCGATGACGACTTGATAGGCATAGGAATCCTTGATCATGTTGTCGAAACGAGGAATGATCTTCCCAATGGTCCGACCACGTTCGCCAGTGTCCTCAACAGCATTCTCGAGTTCACTCGATAGTCGCTTGGTGATGATATTGTTGGCGAAGAGGATCGCAACGATAACAGCAAAGATGCCAGAAGCATGATAGTGTTCAGCAATCGCGAACGCGCCTAGGGCCATGAGCAGGACAATCATCGTCTCAGTCATTGCATCGTGGATATAACGCAGAGCAATAAGACCCACGTAACCAACGACCAGACCAATGCCAAGTGCGCCGACGACCATCTTGACCGCGTAGAGGGTGGGGTTATCCGCTACATGCTCGGGGCCATGACCCATATAGACTAGCGCGATACTGAATACAATCAGGGCACTTGCGTCGTTGAACAAACTCTCACCCTCTGCGAGGACTTTGAGATTGTGAGGCAAATGCGACCGACCGAACACCGCAGAGACCGAAACTGGATCCGTTGCAAGGATCATACAGAACAATGCTGCGACCGCCGGGGCCGTCAGATGGTAGTCAGGTAGAATGTGTCGATTGACCATGATTGCAAGGCCGACCGAAAGGACGATCATAATGCCTGCAATGTAGAACAAGCTTAGGGCATTGCGCTTGAGCTCATCCCAGCGGAGCATCATAGCGTCAACGCATATCAGGATGGGAAGCATGAGGAAGACCAGATGGTCAAATGTTTGATCACTAATCTCGATGGGACGATGCCCGGAAAGTGAAACCAGAACCACCGAGGCGATAATTGTTATCGGGGTGGGAACGCCTAGCTTTTGCTGGACGAAAAGAGCCGTAGCGGCTATGAGCACAACAAAGATAGCTAGTTCTAGCATCTACTTTCCTATTCTGTTTGACCTCATAAAATGTTGAGCGCGCCTAGCGAGGCTCGAACTCGCGACCCGCGGATTTAGAGTCCGCTGCTCTACCAACTGAGCTATAAGCGCATGTAACCTTTTTAGGACTTATTCTCCAGCCTGTCAAGACGTTCCATGATTTCTCGGAGAAGTTCTACCTGCTCCCTGGATTGATTCTTGAGAAGTTCCTGTTCCTCGTGCGTGAATGCATCGCTGTTGACGATCAGATGTGCGGCAAACTTAGCCGTGATGATCGGTGCGATGATAAAGGTGCAAACGTGCATGAACACGCCTGCAAGAAACTTGCTCCAGGGATGCGTGGGAAACATATCCCCGTATCCAACAGTGGTCGCTGTCACGGTCGCCCACCAAAAGCTGTCAGTGATGTCCTTGCCTTCGATGAAGCTGAACATAAGAGCAGCTATGGTCATGATCAGGCCATATGCAATTGCAAGGCTTATGACCCGATTGAACAGTTTCTGCATCAGCGTCAATTCTTGACCAGCCCCGGCTGCGGCGGTCCACAAATCACTACCGGCTTGTTCGATCTTTCTACGCATAAGAATACCTCCTACACCACTCTCGTAGCATAGGAGGTTTCTTTGTCAACCAGTATTAGCGATTAGTTGAGTTCGCTATACTGGCTGGCCATCTTGTCCGACATTGCCTGGAGCATGCCGTGGATGCCCTTGTAGATGGTCGTGAACACACGGTAGAGGAAATCACCGAAGAACGTGCCGATGATCGACCAGGGCCAGAACACCATCCAGGTCGTCACGCGACCCTTGTTGTAGCGCACCATACGAGTGTTGTTGATGTCCAGGTAAGACACATCACGACGCTTGTTGAATTCATCCCGCACCGCCGGATCGGCGGGGAAATCATTCAGTCCCTTTTCCTTCAAGAAGGCCGAACGCAGTTCGTCATACTTCTCGAACAGTGCCGGCAGGAAGAACGCACGCCATTTGACGATAGCCCAGAGGCCGGCGATCACGAAATAGCCGATGACTCCGTAGAGGACGTAGATCGGATGTTCCTTGACCGTTGCAATGATCGGCGTAGTCGTGAAGGCCAGGATGACACCGATTCCGACCAGCGAGGTCAGAATTGCATAGCCGGTCTTTTCCTGACTAACCTGCCCGGCGAGGACCAGGGTGAGCAGCGCGATGAGGCTCCAGAACAGGACGCCTCCAAATTCAATAAAACTATAAATCATTTAGAGTTTCCTCCATTCGGTGCCGTGAACGCCATCGGCAAGCGCGATTCCTGCATCAGTAAGCTGCTGACGAATCTGATCCGCTCTCTCGTAATCTCGATTCGCACGAGCAGCTTGACGTGCCGCTATTAGCGACTCTACCCACACCTTGTCAACACCAAAGGTGCGCCACTGGTGAGGAGTTTGGTTAAAGAAACCAAGGAACTGAGCACATTTGATCAGTTGAGCCTTAGATTTTGCCTTTTCATTTCCACTTTCCAACGCATCAGCGAGTTCGTGGAGAATGGCAATAGCTTTGGTGGTATTCAGATCATGCTGGAGAGCATTCAGGAAATTCTCCGGCAGATCACAATCTTCGGCATAATTGACATCATCGTGCCGGTAGATCGTCTCATATAGACGATCCAACGACTTATAGGCCACATCCAGTTTCGACAATGTGAAGTCCATCGGACTACGATAATGTGACTGGAGGAAGAGATAACGAACTGCCTCGCCGGGATATTGCTCGACCAGCTCATTGAGGTAGATTACATTGCCCCGACTCTTCGACATCTTTTCGCTGTCGACGGTCAAAAGACCATTATGGATCCAGTTATTGGCCAGTGGCTTACCAATGGCGCAATGACTCTGAGCACATTCGGCTTCATGATGTGGAAAGCGAAGATCCTGTCCGCCGCCATGAATGTCGATGGTCTGTTCATTAAACTCAGCAGCAATCATAGCTGAGCATTCAATATGCCAACCCGGTCGACCTTGACCCCAAGGACTATTCCACCAAGGCTCGCCCTCTTTTGCGGGCTTCCAGAGAATGAAGTCCCTTGGATCCTTTTTCTTTGGATCAACTTCGACTCGCGAACCACTTTCAAGGCTCTTGTGATTAGCAAGTCCAGGATGCGGGTTACTGGGAACATGGAAGAATACCTCACCCTTGCGGACATACGCATACTTCTGTTCAACGAGACGCTTAATTAGCGTCAGCATCCCTCTAATGTTCTCTGTGGCTTTAGGCTCTACCGTTGGAGCCAAGCAATTGAGGGCAGCAAGGTCAGCGTGATATGCCTCGAGAGCCGGCTCGGTTATGGCCGAGATATCGACACCTTGCTCAATCGAAGCGTTGATGATCTTGTCATCAATATCCGTGACATTACGAGCATATCTGACTGCATTTTCACCATATGTATAGCGGAGCAATCGGAAGAGCTGGTCGAATACGATAGCGGGGCGAGCATTGCCAATGTGGGCCGGGCCATAAACGGTTGGTCCACAGACATACATGCTCACGTGATTTGGATCGAGCGGTGTGAACTCTCGCAGAGAACGCGACTGACTATCATAGAGTTTAATCATACTGCCAGCTTACAGGAAAAAGGTTAGCTGTCAACCAAAAGTCAATTTGAACAGAATAGCCATCCTGCGATCAGAGAACCTAGCAGTGAGTCGAAACTCAACTTTGCTATTGCGACCTGAAATTGCTTCTTCAAATGGATCACCGGCATCAACTAGGAAACTGAAATGAACATTGCCTTGTGTTATGGTTTCCTTTGCCCATTCCATGATATTGATACCATTGAGATGGAAGTCAGGGCGACACAGAACATTGCGATGAGCCTGGTAGTCTGCCAGAGTTCCATATTCAACAGTTAGGAATGGAACCTTAACAGTTGCTCGATAGGGTTCGAGACGCCTCCACCACTTATCGCGAAAGGCATAGACGTAATATCGCTCGTCACGATAGGGAATATCACCTCCACCGCGATGAAATGTTTTCTGCGTCCAGCTCATCGTCCACCCATCTGAAGTTTGAACATCAATGCACTATTGGGATCAGTGAATCGAACCCGAATAATGCAAGGATCTTCTTTAAGAAAAGAATAGCTTTTTGCGGGATAGACATCAAAGATGTATGATCCCTTTGCATTGTCTTTCAGCCACTCCTCTAGATCTTCGCCATTTGCATTGAAGAAGCTGCACTCGTTATTCCGACGTCTTGGACAGAGAAAGGTCTTGATTGTTCCTCCACGAACAATCGCTTCGGTCCAGGGCTTGAAGACTTTATGGAGACTGAACAAACGCAGATGCATCTTTGTGATATGAACGTCTGTGTAGCGTCTAAATATCATCCCCGAGATATTCCTTCAATGCAGCGGCACTGATTCCCTTGACAACCTTCTCCAGATCACAAGCGTAGAGACCAGCACAACTGAAACCATTCAGTTCGACCAGTTTAGCACCATTATCCGTAAGAGCAACATCACAGGTGTAGGCAATGTCAACTTGCCAAGGATGTTCTGCCACCTTCTGTGCTAGTTCTTCACATTCGGGGAGCCAATCACGACGAATGTCTAGTTTTCCATCCCAGCGATATTCAGAACCGGCAATGATCTTGCCATCTGCGATTACAAAACGAAACTCGCCCTGGATATTCCTCAACGGAGCCATGAAGCAAAGGGTGTCGTTCATAACACCGCTAGTCTGTTCGAGTGTAGAGATGTCATGGTCCACATTCTCGGACACCATACGCTGTCCGGCAAATGTCTTGTAACCACTATTGGGGCGAACGAACACCCCATTTGGACTCTGGTGGATTATGAAATCTTTGACACGTTCTTTGAACATGGCCCAGGTCAAGAACTGTCCATCCGAATTCATGAACCAATCGAGTGGCAGATTGCTCATGTAGGAAGTAACCTGCGTGTTCAGGTTTACCCCGAGAGGACCAGGCTGTATCTTTGGAGACTGGACAGCTTTTACGAATTGATGAGAGCCATACATGACCACACACTTATTCTCAAGACCAGGTGGTTCACTATAGGTGCCATCGTCGTGACGATCGACAAAGATCACTTCGTGCCCAGCCGCCTGTGCATAGTGATCGATGGTATGGCGGTCATACGAGAGTTTCTCGAGAATGCCGCGGTCTAAGAGCCAGATAACAGGAGCCATCCGTCCTATCTAAGGACGGATGGCCTATCTGTCAACCACATTTAAGCGGCGTAACGCTGCTCAAAAGGGAGTTCGGTTTGGATTTCTGTCGCCTCATCAATCGGAGTGACGACGAGATTGGCTTCTGCCATGATGCCGAACATGATCTTGCGAAGCTGTTGCGCCATCTTGATCGCCTTAACATCCGAATCCATTACTGGATCGGTTCGGATCTTGTGGAGCTCTGCCTTCGCCGACTTTCTGGCATCGTTGAGGAGCATTGTTGTGAATGCTTCTTCGACTTGGTCCGGAGTAACCGGCTTCCCCTCAGCTAGTAACTCAGGGGCAATGTGCTGGATATCCATATTGAACGAAATATTGAACTTGGACACATTCGATCTCCACTGTGAAGCGTCTCGACTTAGAGCACAAACCCATTATTCGACGATTAACAATAGTTCTAAGCCGATCTCTTGCCAGTGGCATCTGCCCTAGCACTTCTCGATTTATATGGTTACAGGATAGAGTCAAGCGGAAATATGACTATTACGGGAAATTAAGTATTACTACGGAAATATGACAAAAACAAAGGTATCTGTGGTTTGTCGTGGAGGAAGTAAGGACTCAGCTTGAAATAGAGAGCTTCTCGCACATCGATGAACAAAATTCGGATATATGTATGATTTGTATGGTCTTCTTGCTGCACCTCCTCAAGGTGCTCAAGGGTCCACTCGCTCTTACAGTTCTTCAAGAGCCAGATCTCTATGAAACTATAGAGTAAATCTACTTTTAACTTTGTTAGGTGCGAAACTTCGAGAACGACGGTAAAGCCGTTTTCCAAGATCTGAGGATGAGTTGTCCGCAGTAGGTGCATACTGTATTTATGAACTATAACACAGTCCACAAATACAGTCATGCTTCGAAGGAGGAAGTTATTCCGTATCCTTTGCGTCCCTCAAGGCATACCAGCTTTGGCCGCCCCAAAGATGACGGATATTATCCACTTTGCCTTGACTGGAAAGGCTATTTCCTACGAGGTTGACCAAATACTCGTAGAGGCTAGCCTCTCCTTCTTCTAGGTGATCCCACATCCAGAACTTCACACCATTGGTGATCTTGTCTGAACCCTGAAGGTTCTTCTCCGCAAACTTCTTTTTGCTACCGTTGAAGTTGTCGAAGTCGGCCTGAACCTCCCAGTAGAGATCACTTGCAAGCTTCTTAAGGCTTTCGAAGATTATTTTGCCAAATGTCTCGGTCTTCTCGATGAGATCCTCAGGCAAGAATGGCTTTGCGTCATCGAGCTTGTTCTCAATGATTAAGCGAATGACATCCTTCTCAAGGGTTAGATGCTCAAGCGTCTTATGAAGCTGAGAATACCATTCGCCCTTGAGCTTCAGCATCGTGCCATCGGCCCAACGGAAGACGTCGCCTTCCTCGCCCTCTAGCGCACGAATCTCCTCAATGACTTCCTCGTCAAAGCCTTCCAGTTCATAGGAGAAGCTGCATACAGGAATACCATATGCCTCAGCTTCTTCCTTGAGCATCGGAGCATTCATATACTCACCGGATTCGTTCTCACGAAGCGCAGTTAGGATCAGACTGGTCACTGGATAGTCGATGACGATACGCTGAATGCGCGAGCACCATTCGAAGATTGGTGTCCAACCCTGGCTCATCCAATACTTACAGAACTCGTGATACTCAACTTTGTCCGCTGCCCAGGTATCCACAGGAGCAGCAACTCCGGTCAAACCCATCTTGGTGCAGAAACGAACACTACCGTCAATCAACAGAGGAGTGATCATCGAACCATCGAGCTTCTTGAAGCGACGGTATGGCGAATCCCAATCCACGGCCGAAATCTGAGTCTCAGGACGCTCTCCAAGATTGAAGAACTTGTGATATTTGCGTGACAGCACCTTGCCCGTAGCGGTATCGAAGGTAATACCACGACACTCGCGAAGGATAGCGGTGCGCTCATCGACTACCGGAGGGAAGGTATCCTCAAAATTAACGAGATAGTTGATTACCGTGTAGCCGTGCTCTTCATCGACCTTAACAACGAACTCGTCCCGGCCTTCAATCGCACTGAGCACTTGATTGATGTGAGTGATGCGAGGAAAGGTATAGGCAGTCATGTGTGGCCCCTAGGCTGAAAATCGATCTAGGAGTAAGAGTGTGGGGAGTCCTAGGACTCCCCACATGGCCACACAATGTGGTTAGGAATTAACGGTGTTCTTTGACTTCGTCGCCGAGACCCATCTCAACAGCTTCCTGTGCCGAGAGGAAGGTGTCGAACTTCATCGTCTCAAACATCTCGTCATAGGACTTGCCTGCAGTGTTGTGACGCACATACAGTTCAGTCAGGCGTTCGTTGATGCGCTTGCTCTCTTCCATCGAACGAACAGCATCTTCGAACTGGAGTTCCTGAACGTGAACCGAACCCGAAGTGCCACGAGTGCCCGACGACACACGATGGATCATCGTGCGCGACTCGGGAAGCAGATAACGCTTACCAGCTGCGCCTGCCTGAGCCAGGAAGGAACCCATCGAACAAGCCTGACCCATAACGAGGGTGCAAACGTCAGGCTTGATGAAGCGCATGGTGTCGTAGATTGCCAGACCGGCAGTCACTGCGCCACCTGGCGAGTTGATGTAGAGCCAGATGTCCTTTTCCGAATCTTCCGATTCGAGGAAGAGAAGCTGGGCGCACACAATCTGAGCCATGTGGTCTTCAACCTCACCATTGAGGAAGATGATGCGCTCCTTGAGCAAACGGGAGTAGATATCGTATGCGCGTTCGCCACGATTGGTAGTTTCGATGACTGTTGGAACCAGTGCCATAATACGTAGAACTCCTTAATTGCTCAATCGGTTTAGCACCGCGTATTTCTTACTATCAATATTCTTTTTAAGAAATTTGCCACGCCTGGTGACCACCGCGTAGCTTGAACATCAACGCGTCATTCTTGTCCTGAAACCGAACAACCATCGTATGATCGTTGGTCTTGCGGGACTTTGGATGTTGGTAGCAGTAAGAAGCCCATTGACCCGGATTGTTCTCACGGAGCCAGTCCTGGACTTTCTTTATTGATTCCCAGCTATCGGGAATATTGAACTGAACGCGAGTCCAGTTGAGGTTCATTGGACCCTGACTATGTTGTCTAAATAGCTCAGTTGTCGGGACTTCAAAGTTTGTGAATGTAATCTGTTCGGGCTGTTCCATAATCCTATGTTATGGTTTCTGCACTACAGATGTCTATAATGTCTTACAACTTTTACAGCTTTGAAACGCTCAACGAGCACGACAAGCAACCCTTGCGATCATGTGGTCTAGCAGGGCAATATCGACGGTTAGCGGGCTTGATAGCGCAGTCATGAGAACAAGAGGGAAGTTGCCTCCCCTCTTGTCCTTGTGTTGGTCGAAGCTGTTACGCGGCGCGCTTGGCCTCGTCCTTCACATAATATGCGGTCATGCCGAAGGGAGCAACGATGTTGGTGTTGCCGTGGACCACGAACAGCGTGTCGCAGTAGTCCTCTTCGCCCCACGTGCCGCAGGGATAACCGTCCGTGAACATGACGAACTTCTTGGGTTCGATTGCATCGCCCAGACCCTCGACATCGCCGAAGCCATAGCCGGCCGGATCGCGCATGAACTCCCAGTTGCACTCAAACATGGTGCCACCGCCACCCTTGGGATCATAGCTCATGATCTCGTCCAGGTTGTTTGCCGTGAAGACCGCCGGGTTATAGACGCGAGTGTCGAACGTCCACAGGGTCAGCTTGAACTCGTCGAACGTCTCCATGATGCCCTTAGTTTCCGAAAGGAAGTCGCGGAGCATTTCGTCGGTCATCGAACCCGAGGTGTCGATGCAGACTGCAACGTCGACGGTGTCCTTGAAGTTGCTGCCGGGCAGGATGACCGTTGCGCCACCGTCCACGCCCCACGAGCGCTTGCTCGGACGGTTGAAGGTGTAGTCGTCCTTGATCGAGGACTGGATGTGCATTTCCAGAAGGGTGCGCCAGTCCATGATGGGGTTGGTGAAGTCCTCGATGAGACGCTTGACGCCCGCAGGGACCTTGCCGGCGCCCACGGCCTGAGCAGCATTGATCGTCGCAGCCTTGATTTCGTTGCGGATCTTTTGCTTGTCCTCTTCGGTCAGCTGGGGAGGACCATCGGGGCCGCCCTGGACAGTAACCGTAACGGTCTTGCCGCCGCTGTTGCCATCTTCGTCGCCTTCGCCGTCGCTGCCGTCCATTTCCAGATGCTCGTCCAGGGTCATCTGGAACTTGGTCTGGTTCTGTTCGAGCAGGCGATACACCTCTTCCGACGTCATTTCGTCGGTGTATTTGTCGTCATACAGGCCGCCCTGGGGCATCTTGCCCAGCTTTTCCTTGACGAGGGTGTAATTGACGATATAGTCGTTCGCCATGTTCCACAGTTTGTGTTCACGCGAGCCCTTGCGACCAAGGTGGTCGTAAACGCAGTGAAGCACTTCGTGGCCAATGAGGAACAGCAGTTCGTCGGGCGTCAGCGCCTTGATGAATTCGCGGTTGTAATAGAGCTTGCGGCCGTCGGTTGCAGCGGTCTTGCACCACTTGGTTGCATCGACGAGCTCCATGCGCGTAGCGAGGTTACCGAAGAACGGCTGGTTGAAGAGAAGACCCACACGCGCCTGCACAATGGCCTGGACGACGGGATCTGACATATTTGCTGCCATGGAAACCTTCCTTTCTTGTCTGCCCATTATAACATGAGCAAACTCTTTGTCAACCTATTTGGCATAAAAACGGGGTGGAATGTTGCCACTCCACCCCGTCCCGTTAGGCCACGGGAACCGTTTGGATCAAGCGCCCAGGATCAGGTCCTGATACTTGTCCGAGAAGTCGTCCCAGTTCTTCATGCCCGAAGGATCGAACTGGATCTTGAAGATCGCCAGTGCGGTGCGCGCACCCATGATCACCATTTCGGACTGGAAGTTGCCCATCATGAAGCCGAGGAAGTTATCCACGTTCGTGTTGAACTTCTTCTTGTCTTCGGCCTTGGCGCCCTTGCCGGCGTTGGTGTCGAAGCGGTCCTTCAGCTCGTAGCACAGAGCGGTCGTCAGTGCATACATCAGCGAGATGTCAGCGCCCTTCTTCAGCTCAGTGACCTTGCCTTCCAGAATGTCGCTGGCGGCGGGCAGGTTTGCCGCGTTCTTGCGGTATTCCAGGAACTTGACCGCGATACCGTCGCCGACGGCGCCGGCGATCAGTGCCATCTGGACGCTTTCCGGCAGATTCGGATCACCGCGCAGGATATCCGAAACGCTTTCCCACGAACGAGGGGTCGGGAAGCCACGCGATGCGCTCGTCGCTTCGAACTGGAACAGTTCGTGCTTGAAGGCAGTCAGGTAGCCGACCACGGCCTGGTGGAACTGGGTGTTCAGCGCGAAGGTCTGGAAGTCTTCGAAGTCGACCCGCATTTCGATGTGCGTGAAGCGATTCAGCAGCGGGGTCGGCATCTTGAACGTGGCGCCCTTGTCGGTGTCACGGTTGCCGGCGGCCATCACGATCACGTTGGTCGGGCAGACCCATTCGCCGAGCGCGCCGTCCAGAACGATCTGGTAAGAACCAGCCTGGACCGAAGGAGCAGCGTTGGGAAGTTCGTCGAGCAGGATGATCGCACCATCATAATTGTGGCCGAAATCGTCGGTGATGACTGCGCGACCCTTTTCGTCGCCGGCGGTGCGCTTGGGCAGCATTGCCGGGATCGCCCATTCCACATATGCACGACCTTCGTCGTTCTTGAAGGGAACCGGGATGCCGCGAAGGTCAGTGGGTTCCATCTGCGTCAGTCGAATGTCGATGAGCTTGTAGTTCAGCTCGTCGGCGACCTGTTCGACGACCGAGGACTTTGCGATGCCGGGAGCGCCCCAGATGAACAGACCACGGCGCTTCTTGCCGATTTCTGCGTTCTTGAGGTTCACTTCCACCATGTGCTTGATTGCAATGGCAGCTTCCGACGGCTTCACCGTCAGCGTGTCGATACGATTTGCCTTCTTGGACATTTGAACTCCTTATAGTGGCCTAACGGTTACTAACAACCTATCTGCACCTATAACACCTAAAAGCGGCATGTCAACCAACTTTTTAATGTTTTCGGTGAAGGAGTTTGTTTGTCCCCGCCGCTGTTTGCTGGTTAGCGGGACATTATAAGAAATGCAATATAGAAAATGACTACGTGGTGATTTTTCTAGCTAACAAAGGCTTGGATAAGGGTATCCAGATCTCCGACCAGTTTTGCCTTCATGGCTAGATCGGGTTCAAATAGCTGAATCGTGATGGGAAGATAGTTCGTTGTATACCAAGGCATGCGACACATTCGATCTAGGTACAATATATGACGGCTCGAGAAAATCTGCTGATCAGGGAATACCACTTCAAATTTCTTGAAGTAGCTAGACATGATCGCTAGACCACCCTGGCTCAATTGCAAGCCATGCTTGTTATCATTCCCTCCACGGAAATTCACAAACATCATGCGAATGATCTCTTCGTCAGACATGCCAGGTAGCTGCGAAGCCGCGGCGACAGGTTTATCCTCCATCGCTTTGCGGATCGCAGCTACTATGACGTAATGGACGCTCACTCTGAGATTGGCTTACCGCCAGTTAGTTCATAGACCTTGAACTTGTCGGTCTTGAACAACTTGTTGAGCTTTTCCGCTAGGTTGAAAGCATGTCCAGGATTGCTGAACGACACTTTCTTATACTTAGGGCCTGGATAATTGATCAAACTGTTGATCGATCTTAGATTAATTGGCTTTCCATCATAGAAAACAGCGTAGATCGCTTCGGCCTCAAGAACTTGTTCAGCCTTGTAGGTCTTGGGATCCGTGTAGTCCAGAAGGATTTTCGGCTTAGGACGAGACATTTGCGACCTCTCTATTAAACACAAAGATATTTATCCATTGACATTTGGAACAGGGCTGTTAGAACACGGGTATGACTCAATATAAACGAATCGTAGGTCTTTCAGGAGGCATGGGTGCAGGCAAGTCCACACTCGTTGCTGTTATTCTGGAAAATGGCATTCCTGTTTGGGATGCAGACAAGGCTGTTCATGCTCTCTATGAGACTGAGGGCTTTGTCGATGAAATCTCAAGCAAATTGGGAATCAGGACGCGAGCAGAGGCTGCTGCCCTAATCGTTCAGGACCCAAGTGTTCTTCCTATACTGGAAAAGCTTGCCGAGGAATGGCTCGAAGCTGACTTCCAAGTGTTCATGAGCAAGCATGAGTCGGCAAAGTTCGTGATCATGGACGTTCCACTGCTTTATGAGCAGGGATGGGACGAACTCTGTGATTCGGTGATTATTGTCCAATGTCCCAGGGCTATCCGCGAAGAGCGCGTGATGAAACGGCCTGGTATGACTCCTGAGAAGATGAAGCTTCTCATGGACAAGCAACTTAGCGATGAAGAACGTCTAGACCGGGGTAACTTCATCGTCTACACTGACAGCGATATTGAGGATAGTCGTCACATTATGACAGGCATCCTCACACACCTTCAGGAGTTTTACGCATGACCGCAGTTGGTCTTTATGCTGGTTCATTCGACCCTCTAACCCGTGGTCATCTGGACATCATATGCAAGGCTGTTCAGACCTTCGAGACAACCTACGTGGCTTGTGCGAGGAATGCAGCGAAGAAGGGACTCTTCGCGATTGCAGATCGTCTGGATCTGATTCAGAGCTCCTGTGAGGAATGGGAGAATCCCATCCTCAAACAAGCAATCTCGCAAGGTCGTTTGCAGTTTGGTTCCTATGAGGGAATCAGCATCATCAAGTATGCAAACCAAATTGGCGCAACCCACATTGTTCGTGGTCTTCGACAGGCCGGCGATTTCAATGATGAGTTCGCGTTGACTGGTATTGCGGGTCAACTGGACAGCAATGTGATCTTCACACATTTCATCGGCAAGGAGAAATACCTGCATGTCTCGAGTTCAACGGCTCGGGAACTCGCGAGTTTGAATGAAGATGTCAGCTGGCTTGTCACTCCTAGTGTCGAGCACGCCTTGAAGGTGGTATTCAGCGGAGGGCAACTAGCCGCTCACCCCTACAAGCCGTAAATATTAGATCGAGAAACAATCTCGACTAGGAGAATAATATGGATGCCGGTTTTCTATTGATGTTTGTCATGTGGCTGTTCCTGATGTTTGCAATTCCAGGAGCCATTTTTGCCATCTACAAAGAAACACAGGAGAGAACGATTTGTTCTCCCCTGATCGTCTCACTTCTCGTCATCACAGTTTGTATGGCCTACGCTTTCTACATATTCACGCAGGTCTGCTTCCCAGTTGTTCGCGCGCTCTTCCTGTAAGGTAGCGTGACCGAACCACTTACGGGGATTGCCACAACAGTGGCTTGAACAAGGATGAGGGGTGGTTGCGCTTTTGCGGAGCCACTTTTCACGCTTTTCAGGATCGTGAGAACCCCACCATCCTACCTTGCTGGCACGAACTTTCGCACGAGCGATTGCACGCTCTCGTTGAGCACGCCTCCAAGACCTATCTCGCATGTTAACCTCCACACGCCTAGGCCCCAGCTTGATTGCCGGGGTCAGGGTGTGAGCGGAGGTCCTGAAGTGTAAAAATCCATACCGTTACTTACTTGGAACTTCGATTTGTGTCAAGGTAAAGGGCGGATTCTCACGTGGATAGCCCCGTGCATTGTTGGCATAGATAACACCATCAATCTCAGTCATCTTCCTCGTGTGAGTGTGGCCATAGACCCAATAACGGATCTTCTTGTTCACATCTGCTTCCAAGCAATTTTTCAAGCTCGTGTTCACATAGCTTGGAGTGAGCGTATTCCAGAACACATCGCCAGCTTTCCACTGCATAATGTCTGCCCTTGGGCTCATATGTGTGGTCATGACAATTGACGCAACATCGTCATCATTCTGAACATCACGGACATTCTCAGCCAGCTGAACACTCTGTTCCATAGCCATACGAAGAGGACTGCTACCATCGAAATCGGGATAGCGAGAATCGTTGGAATATGAAGCCCATGCGCGTTGTGCCGTGAAGCTTGTAATGCCTTGATTAGCATAAGCCTCAAAGTCATACCAGCCGGTAGCACCGAAGAATGCCACTCCATCTAGCACGAACGTATCAGTACCATCGAGGTAGTGGACATTCGGGAAGGCTTTGAGCTCCTCCTTGAAGAACTCCATGCCGTTCCGAACTGTCATGTCTTCGCCATAATGCTCATGGTTGCCATCAACGACAATCACGTGTTCATATTCCTCTGCCGCAGCACCTACGACTTCCTTAGAAGTGAATAGGCTATTCGCAGTATCACCAGCAATGATCAGAACACGGCTTTCCGGGTTCTTGTAATAACGCCAGTCGATATGGAGGAACTGTGACTTATATGGTTCACCTGTCCACATGCGACGATCGGGATCATGGAGAATAGTCTCACCCATCCACTGATCAACATGGAGGTCAGAACAGAAATCAATCTTCACTTGAATGATCCTCCAGTCACGACAATCTCTTGAACGCCTGCGTTGGCAAGTTCTTCGATTTTCTTCAACAGCTCATTCTCCCTCAGGAGCAAAAGAGCCATGCTGTTCGCGAGATCCTGAGCATCATCCATCGACATATTGAATGTCCGAGTCTGACTCCGGGATTGTTGACGAACGCGGTCAATATACCGCTTGATTACTTCTTGGCTCACTTATTCTGACTCGACTGGATGTTCTCTTGTGTGGTCAGCATTGTGACGTGGTTGCTCAGCTCTAGCTTGGACTTGAACGGACCAACGCTTTCGTAGTCCTCAGTAGTCTTCTGTTTGGGACAGCAAACAAGTGTCCAACCCTTGGGGAATTTGAGACCCCAATAGCCTGCACAGAACACAACCTTACCGCCAATGGTATAGAGAGGTGGCTTCTCGCTCTTAATCACGATATGCTCGTGGCGAACCGCATAGCCTGCAATGTGACTATGCTCAGTGTCTTCAGCCCGCTCTTCAATCTTGAGTTTGCCGAACTTCTTTTCAACCGCATCGTAGCTTTCGAACTCGATACGGCTTTGAGGGCTCATAAAGAGATATCCCTCGTCGGTCTTGAACAAAAGACCAGATGTGCCTGAACTTGCACGGATGAGCCAGCTATTGCTGGTTAGTTGGAGCATTTTGCTCATTGCGACCTCCGGTTAATAGAACTACCGTAGCAGACCTATTAGCCAGAGTGCAATAAATCAGTCAGCTTTATCAGTAGTGTCTGAGGTTCCCGCAGAAGCACTCTCAGGGCGGTCGATGCCCATAGCCTCATACGCAGCATGGAAGAACGGTCTCGTTCTGTCGCGTTCTTCTCCGACGCTTAAGATACCCTTAACAGCGAGGACACCTTGTATGAAACCAATCCAACGCGAAGTCTTGTCCGTTGGCCAAACATCCACCATCTTTGTTGCTTGATTCAACATCCAGTAGAGGTTCGCAACATCAGTCTCTTTGACGACTTCAACGATGAGTTGCTGTCTGGTATAGTTGTTCATCAGCATCTCCCCCAGACCGTTGAGGGTCTGAAGGAGTGCGGCGCGAAGCGGGGCGTCGTTCATTCGGCAGATTCTTCGACTACCGGACGGTAATAGTCCGAAGATGCGCGACCATCTAGACGATGATCGTCATTCTTGTCATTGGCCCAGGCCGACACGATATAACCCTCACGAGCAAGAACATACGAATAGTCGTATTTCTCGTCCAGGTTATGGATACGGATCAGCATCTTCTGGATGCGGTTCATGGATTCGCCGAACTCGTTGAGGACTTCATAATACTCAACAAGAGTGTTGGCAGAGTGGAAGATTTCCTCGCGGGTCGGCAGAGGAATGATCCCACGCTTGTCTTCAATCAACTGTTCGGCGGCGTGATAAGTCACATCCACATCAGTGATCTGTCCGAGGAACTCCATGCACATTTGGCCAGTGTTCTCAGGGAAGTAAATCTTGTGGTGGTAGCGACGAAGATTAGGGCGCTGGCGCGACATTTTATGCGATCTCCTTGAGCAGCTCTTCGACTTTCTTGCGATCACAGAGCTTGCGATTCTTAAAACGAGTGTCGGTGCTGGGAACGGCATATCGGAGATATTCCTTCACCAGCGGATGCAATTTGTCCGGTGGACCAGCCCTTGCTGGAACTTCAAACTCAGCCATGGCCAAGTAGATACCGTCTGCATCTCGGAAGAAATCAATCTCCCAAACACCTGAGGTATTGTTACAGGGTAACATGAACCGCGTCTTTGTCAGCTTGTGATCAGCCTCGCTCCACGCTAGGTCGAAATCATCGTCACTCATAGGAGTTTCGATCTCAAGACAACCTGGCTGTTGAGTCAGGTCGAACTTATAAGTGAAGATCTTCTCGACGATCATTTCGTCAAGTGTCTCTCCGCTCTTTACAGACCATTCGCGCTTGCGAATGCGTCCCCCCTTACCGAGATACGCTTGTTCGATCTCGGCTCGTCCCACGATCAAGCCTGATGTGCTGATGGGATTTAGTCGATTCCACAGCTCATCCGCCGAACGCAGGAGATACTTAAATTCTAACTCGATTGGCATATTATGCAACTTTCCCCTACGCTCATGTGTTGTATTGCTTCGTAGGGGCGGTGATGTCAACACCTTAATGATGAAGAAACATCACCGCCTCGGTTAACCCTTTGTCAGACCTTTGTGTATGACGCCTGTAGCACTGTTGCGTAATCGTTAGGATTCTTTGCTAGGTTGGGTAGATTCATCTCCTCACAAAACTTGAGGAAGTAAATGCCCACGCCTTGCTTCCTGGGAGCCTGACAGGCCTCGATAATCACAGAATCCATAAGTTCTTTGATATCGTCAGGCTGTTGCCTCAGGTCGATGAGATGTTGATTTCGCTTGTAGGCGTCAAGAACCTTGATCATGTTGCCCTCGTGGTCTTCCCATTCGTCTTGCATGAACATTGTCCAATCGTAGCCACGACCATGACGATCCTCAAAAGCTTCCTTGATACCTGGCTTCTTAGAAGAGCCATTCTCGCGAACGCCTGGCTTGGCAGACATGATATTATCCGATGCGTCGCCGCGGATAATCTTCTTGAAGAGTTCATAGTCCGGATTAGGAGGTGTTAGTTCCTCCTTGACCTTCTTCTTAACCTCTCGTTCCTTGCCCGTCTTGCCGATGAACTTTTCCGTAACGGTCTTTTCCTTAACGGCGGGTTTACCGTTCTCATCTAGCACGCTATCAAGGGAGATTGTAACGCCCTTCACACCATCATGGATGCGAACATTGGGAGCGAGCAGCTGGTAGAAGTCTGAGTCACTCGACATAATAATGTGCTGATCGTCTGGATGCAGGTCGATCCAACGAGCAATGAAGTCGTCTGCCTCGCAACCCGGCGATTCCAAGATGGTCACATTCGTGCGCTTGCGGAGGAATTCAATAAAGACTTTCATCGTGTCGAAGAAGAACTCATCCTCTTCACGTTCGCTCTTTGTCTTGAGTGCATCCTGAACCCGACGATGTGCCTTGTATTCGGGATAGACGTCTTTGCGCCACGAGCTCTTATCCAGAGCCACGACCACGTGAGTGGCCTTATATTCGCGCCACAGTTTCCTGAGGCTGTTGAAGGCAATCTGAAGAGTGTTACCAGCTTTCAAAGCGGCATCACCTTGGATGACATGCCTTGCGCGGTGAAACAGATTGCTCAAGTCAACGATTGCATATGTTGCAGTCATAAAAACTCCTGAGTGTCACCTATCTTAACACTCAGGAGTCCTATTTGTCATTATTCTTAGCGGTATTCAGTCAACCCGTCATCCCTGCGAGTTTTCTGGCTTCCTGCCATTGGCATTGGATCATCATCACCTGTATCGATGGAATCAAGATCCTCAAGATGAAGGTTGTGCTTCATCATTGCCTCGAACCATTTGTCAACGGCTTCCTCAGCAGTGGATCCTACATAGCCCAGAGTCTCAATGAACTGAACAAAGTGTTCATTCCAATCCAACTCAATAGCCATCCTCACCCCGCTACCATTTGTCGCGTGATCAGCGCCTATGATATTGAACCAAGGCTCTCTGAGCAAATTAGCAACACTCTTATCATGACCGTTCTGGTCAATGTTGCCCCACTTTAGCTCTAGGTCCAACTGAGCAATCTGATAGTCGATGGAAGTCTTATCCTCAAACTTCATATCAAGCAGTTCGTGATCGGCTTCCTCTTCAGTCTTCTTCTGGAAGCGAACATCAAGCTTCAGCTTTTCCTTCTGATACTGTTCAGTGTCCTTGACTGCATAGGATAGCTCAAACAGCTTGTATTCAAGTTCCTCAGCAGTGAGTCGACCATAGCGGTTCAGGTATTTCGCTACTTCACGTTCGCGATCAATATCAACCAACTTAGGATCGTTCTCGAGAAGTCCTAGACCATAGTCAAACTCGCCAATCTTATGAAAGCGATAGTCAAGCTTCAGTTTATCGTAACGATACTCCTTGGACTCCTTGTCATCATGCTCGATTTCCAGAAGGCGATAGGCTAGATCCTCACCATCCCAATGATATTCCGCAAAAGCAACTTCGCGTCGCTTGCCAGCTAGGCCCCAATTGGCCGGCCACCAGCCGAATGGGACGATTCGTGTAATCTTTGCCATATTATCCTCTTACTTTACTGGAGTATTTACCCCAATGAGGTTAAGAATCTGGGTCATACGGTCAACTTCAGGGTTATTGGTCACACGACTGTAGGTAATCTGCTTCCTATTCAGAAGATTGACCATCGCGGAATCGACCTCAACGGCCTCTTCTGCAGTCTGATTCCTACCAGCAGTCTGGTAAGCAAAGTCGCGACCGATTAAGAAGTTGTGATTGTCGTATGAGTTGAAGACGTCCATGACGAACGGTTCAAAGGTTTCATAATAGTTCTCAGGTGCATAGACCAAACCAATAGGTAATGGACTATCCGTGATCACATACTCGACCTGACCCTTGAGACGCTCAAGGCGACGATTCTGTTTCGCGAGAATGTAGAGCTGGTCACCAAGGACATTGTGACGCTTTTCCCACGTCATGTCCTTGGCATACTCAGTCACAAGCTCAACGGGAATCTGTAGCTTCTTCATTTCGAAGAAGAGACCAGCGGCAGTGGTTGACTTGCCTGCTCCTGGCCCGCCCCAGATATTGATTACCTTCATATATTCCTCCACCCGACAATCTCAACTTCTTCACGGCTATGAATGAAATGAACTTTGAGATAATCTGGCAATTGTTGGTATTGAGCAGGTGAAATATAAGAACCAGTTGGCCTACGAATTCCATAAACCATGATAGGATAAGCAGACAAGGCTATCATAATCTTGATCGAATCAGCTGTCGAAATAGTATAGAGACTTTCAAGAGGACGATAGATATCTAGTTCCATCGTCTTAGGCGCTTTGGCCTTCCTAAACCAACCGAACATCTTACTTTCCAATAATATTGCCAAAGCACCAAGTGTGAACACGTAGGGCTACGGAATAACCACGCTCCACTGCCTGTTCAGCAATAATAGCCTGATGGCTTTCCTGCATCTCACGGTCAGCACCAACAGGCATAATCCAAACGTCCCAATCAATACCGGCTTTGCGATATGCTTCAGTTGCCCTCGCAACTTCATCCCAAGAACGATCAGTGCCGTTGCTGACGAACTTCAACTGACCATGATCGCTGATTGCCTTATAGTGGGCAAGAACGTCTGGCTTGATCGCGTTGTCCCAAAGTTCGCCCGAGAGATAGAGCTTAGGGCTTACAGACCAGAACAGTTCTGTATCACAAGCCACTGCATCATGATCTGCATCGAGCAGCTTCGTTGGACGCTCCCTGAAATCTCCATTGAAGAAGTTCTCAAAAGCAGGGCGAGGCTTCTGCGTTCCATTTGTTTCAATGGTAACGAAACGAGGCATGTTGTAACGCTTGCGGAAGTTCTGCATCACATCAACAACTGCGGTCTGGCTCATCATTGGTTCGCCGCCGGTGAAAGCCATGTGGTGCCACTGCTTCGAGGTAGGATGTTCAAACTTACCACCAGGTAGAGTTGCTTCAATCTTGTCACAGATTTCAGCAGCCGTGTTCTGATGAGCAAGGTGTGAGAACCTCTTGGACCATGAGTAGCTCGAATCACAGCCCCTGTGGAAAACTGGAAGAGCTTCCATAGACTTGTATTCCGAAGGATCAATCTTCAGATAGTCCAGGTCGTAGGTCTCTGGCTTATCGGGCTGTTCCTGACCGAAGCCCGCACATTCGAAGTTGCAACCCCAAACTCGCAACCATGCTGTTGGACGACCGGTGTAAGCACCTTCACCCTGGAATGTTTGTCCGAAGATCTCGGAGTATCGATATTTCTTTTCAGTCATGCTTTCCACCATTCCTCGTAGGGAAAGATCACCCAGGAATCATCTTCGCTGCGATTGATCTCTCGACCTGCATAATTGGGCTCGAAGAGATCCTGGCCAATGTTGTTCCACAATACTGCAGACTTGAGCTCGTTGGAGCAATCATATTCGTCCGCATTATCTAGGTGGCACAGGATTTCATCCAGCTGGTCCACTACATTACGGAGAGTATCCCCGCCATCGCAAATATCATCTACGAGTAGGACCTTTTTCTTTGCCTTGATCTTCAGCGCAACATCGTTGATTTCAGATGCCTGACTGACCTTGCGATCACGAAGAGAATAGTTGATCACTTCGAGGGGCTTGCCCAGGTAGTGGCTCAACATTGTGGCGGGCACCAATCCCCCGCGAGCAATACCGACGATGATATCTGGCATGAAAGCATCCAGGGTCATCTGGCGCAGGATCTCTTGAAGGTCACCGCGCAATTGGGTATTGGTGTAAATGATCTTGTTGGGCATTAGCACCACCTCATCTTGAAGAGCATTGCTTCCCTGATATCTAGTTCGACCAACACATATTCGTAAATAGTGATTGCTCGATGATCAGGGAAGCAAGTCCAAATCCAATCCATAGCCTCCGAAGCCTCCATCACAAGAAAGAAGTTTCGGACGACTTGCATTGCTTCACGCTGTCCTACTTTTGGTTTGCCCCAAGTCATGTTCTTGACCATCAGGTCAACAGCATGGTTGGATTCATCCTCAGTTAGACCTAAGACCATCATCTCAGGAATCTTAGGATCGTAGATAGCGTGAGGCAACACGGATTAATTGTGGCCCTTCATGCTCAGCATGATCTTGTAGAACTCGTCCTTCAGGTGAGCATCTTCACGGAACTTGCCACGCATAATTGCAGTGGTCATATCCGATTCGTGCTCGCGAACACCGCGATGCGTCATGCAGTGGTGTTCGGCCTTCAGGACAACCGCGACGTTTTCAGTCTCGGCGTATTCGACCAGAGCATCAGCAATCTGAGTGGTCATCTCTTCCTGAATCTGAGGACGTTCGCTGATCCAGTGGACCAGACGATTGAACTTCGACAGGCCAATGACTTTATCCTCAGGGAAGATACCAACCCAGCACTTGCCAACAATATTCTGGAAGTGATGAGCACAAGTGGAACGGATCGAGATCGGACCTGCGGTGTAGAGATCCTGATAGCCGATGTTGGGGAACGAAGTGATCTTCGGAGCAGCCGAATAACGACCGCCGTAGGTTTCGTTCACATACATCTTGGCTACGCGACGAGCCGTGCCATTGGTGTTGTGGTCATGATCAGTGTCGATGACCAGGCTGCGGAGAACCGCTTCCATCTTCTCAGTGACTTCATCGACTAGAAGAGCACGCTCTTCATCGCTGATGAACTTTGAGATGTTGTCGTTGCAATGGAACTGTTGACCAGCTTCAATCAAACGGGCGCGGATTTGTTCAGATACCGGAATTGGTGTGTCGGTAGCTGTAACCTCTTGCCCGAAAGTGCATTCACAATCGTTAGAGCCGCAGCTCTCGGTAAGTTTGGTGTCGGACATTATCTGTCTCTCCTTATAGTTGTTCTATACCATACTTAGAAACTGGCATAGTGTCAATTTATTAGCTGTTAATTGCTCAGCTTTAGCATGAGCGCACACTTATTTAGAAAAGGTGCGATATCGGCTTCATTCTCGAAGAAAATCTCAAAGAAACCGCTTCCTGTGCCCTTAGAGATCATCGAACCAGTTGTTGAATCCCAGTCCTTGTCCCTAGAGTAGCTCTTGTCCATCGTCCAGAATCCGGTGCAGTTTTCATCACAATAGCGATGAATATCCTCCATAACGTCATCAATATCAGCATGGTCATATGAACCAAAGTCAGACACGTTGCTGGTATTAAACTTGATCAGAACCTTATTGCGAAGGAACTTCTGAGCAAGCTCTTGGAACTCAGGCTTTACAGCCCAAGTTCTCCAGTTGCGGGGACGTCCATCCTCTTGAGGAACTTCCATCATCCGTGCTTCGATGAAACGCTGGCGACGAATTACTCCAACAGTTAGGTCGGTCATGCGAGCAGCCTATCTAGCATCGGGTTACAGGAGAGATACTTATCAAGCAGCTTCTGCTTTTGCTTGGCCATCTTATCCTGGAACAGGTGGTAATTCTTAATCACATGCGTGAGAGCCTTGACCATCGGATAACGATGAGCCGTATAGTAGTCCCAGTCTGCTGTCCAATCACTCGGATAGAGCAAATCGTATTCATACATCTCAGTGTAGGATAGACGGTTAGGCAAGAACGGAATCGCTCCGACCAATACACCTTCCATTGCCGAGATACCTAGGGTTTCCTGCAAATTAGCGGAGAAGACAACCTTGGCTTCTCCCAACAATTTGTGGTATTCATCCTTTGTGAGCTTCTTGTCCTGACAGACCACAAACTCAACATTCGGCATTTCCTGTGCGAGGTCACGGAAGATCTCCACTTGCTTCTCAGGAGCAATTCGATGCGGGAACAAGACGAGGTCACGCTTAGGCATACCCTCAAATGCCCTCAGGCTGTCAACGAGTGCAGAGTGGGGCTGTCCGCTTATCACGCAACGTTCCTCGGCTGTTCCTCTTGCAGGGAGTAATGTGTTGAGAAACAACTCCTTGTGGAACTCGGTGGCAAAATAGTTGAAGTGACTAGCGTAGAACAGTCCGCGCTCAGTGTTGTAGGTCCAACGCTTGTCCCGAATCAAACGACCGAGGAAGTCCTGAGGATCATAAGAACCTGCATGCCACATGCTATGGATCTCAACGGGAATCTGCATCAGTTCACTCATATAGCGAACCTGTGTGATACCAGTGTGCCACGCATCGGTGAACAGAACCTTGTCACCTGCCTTCACGACACCCTTCTGGAAATACTCGACTAGTCGATTGACCTGAGAGTTCTTCCAGATATTGGTTGCAAAGAAATCCAAGAAGGCACCTTCGGTTGGTGCGCTGCTCGTCTGTTCACCCGCGATATTGTAGACAGTGACATCCTTGCCACGTTCCTGAGCCGTCTGCTCAATTAGCTTTGGGATACCATCGAACCACTGACCAGTGTATCGGGTTTCCAATGGCTCTAGGGCCATGATAAAAATGTTTGTCATATCAGCACCAAATTAGTTTGAACATCAGAGCGTCGTCAAGTTTCTCAAAATACCAGACAACCTCATATTCTCGGTAATAATTGTCAACGTCCCAATCGTATCCACCACCGGCCATAAAATCAATTATATCCGATTGGTCAGGATCTACGAACTTGACTATCCAAGCCCAACGACCTCTGTCTTCTTCGAAGAGCCACTTCATAGATTCAACATCTGATGACTCGAGTGCCTCTTTGTTGTGATTCATAAGAGCCCGACGTAGATCGTCGTCCATATCATGAAGGGTGTAGGCAACTTGATGATCCCAGAACATGTCACATCCACGTTAGCTTGAACAACATTGCGGAATTATCATCCCAAATGTCGATATAGAATATCAGATAGGTATGTAGGCCCTCTCCTAGATCACGCTGCTCATGCAAAGCATAATCGTCATACTTGATATTGCGCTGATCCAGCCATTCCTTAACCACTGGATTGAGTCTTAGATCAAAATCAGCCGGGTCATCAGGATGGGCAAAGTTATGCCAATCGTAGAGAGGTTTACGAAGCTGGAAAATCACTTCTTGACCGGATACTCAGCAAAGCTTCCGTTCTCACCGTCTTCGCTCACCTCAATAGTGATGTGACGATTAGGGAACTTTGTGGTGATCTCAGCATAGAGTGCATCACTGATCATTTCACAGGACTTATAATCCAGTTCGAGGGTGCCGTTGCCGTAGAGGCTTTCGAGCCAACGCTTGAACTGAATGAACTCCAGGTCGCGATCATCATGGAACACTTCAATCCAGACCTTGAACTTGAACATATGACGATGGTCATAGCCAAGGAACTTCACGTCTGCGAGGTTCGGGTCTGTTAGTGCGGCGGGGTATTTGTGGACACCTTCTTTTGCGAACGTGACCCAAATCATCTTAAAGTCTTCTGTCATGCTCTCTTTATAGCAAAACAGGTGACAGCGAGCAATATTATCTGGAGAGCTTATTGATCAAGGCAGCGACTAGAAGTCTGCGATACACTGAGAATCGCTTCAAAGTGGGATTGAGGAAGATACGGATACCCCAATGATAATGGCTGACAATGGGTGCAGCCTTTTGATTCTTCCGCTTTCTCACACTTTGTCTGTCAACTGGATTATACTCAGACTTTATGACTGGCTCATGAACAATCATGAAGGCGCCGGGAATGAAGCGGTGCATTATAGAGTAGATGCGCTTATACTCTTCAAAAGTGGTGTGCATCTTGAGAAATAGGTGATCAGGATGTCTGCCACCCGAATAGTTGGTAATATCTTGAATCACATCCAGGTCAACTTGAAAAACATTGCATCCTTGGGATTAGGAATCTGAATATACGCTCTTTGATCCATGAAACCCAGACTTAGGTGATATTTGATGCCATTACGATACAACCAAGAGTAGAACTGGCCACTCAAGGTTCTTACCTTAGATTCCTTGACCACGATATAGGTATAGTGATCATCTTCTCGCAATTCAAAGGTCGTCATAGCCAGGTCATCTTGAACAGTATGGCGTGATTATCATCGGGAAAGTTTAGCTCAACGAGACGGTATGATACCACTCGTCCAGAGAACAGAATGCCTAGGTCGTTACACCATTCGGCAACTTCTTCATCTAAGACAGGAAACCAGCTTCCTTCACCTTCTCGATCAATTGTGCATCGAGTCACGAAGCCAGCGTCTTTGTTCTCTTTGCAATGAGTTTTGACATAGAGCTTCATGCGAGACCCTTAAAACCGAGACGATCGTTAGCGACGCGACGATCAAAATGGCCAAGGAAGATATTCTTGGAAGGTATATTCCAGGCTAGAACGAAATGTCGAGCAGTCTTGAGATCTTTGAATTTCAAGTAGCTTTCTTTGCGACCCTTGGCTCTGTTCTGATACTTGACCTCGACAACGTGTTGAGTCTTGGCTACGCCATTGGCTTCTAGCCAGCGTTCCAGGTCGGGATTCATCTCACGTTTCCAACCACTGCCATAGATCCTCATGTTGTTAGTGGCCTCGGATCCTTGAACCCAACGCCAATGAAACCGACGATCAAGTATGATTGAAATCTCTATATCCATGTCAACTTGAATAGCATCGCGTCTTTCAAGCTGTCAAAATAGATTGCAGAAACCTTGCTAAATGGAGCCTCGCCATACCAATATTCGAGGTTCTGATCTTTCAGCCATTCCTCAATATCCTCATTGAGGCGATAGGTCTTACCGTAATAGGGATCAGCAGAACTCTTCCATCGACTGTCGAGGTGACGATGGCGACCGTCCAACATAACGAGATGTTTGTTTGTGAACATTATAGCCACCTTAGTTTGAACATAGCGGCCTTCTTACGATCCGTTATGTGTATGATTGCTTTGAAATTGGATAAGAGACTAAAGACGTATTCAGTCTTCGTGACTACGAGCCAGAGTTTAACATCACGCCGCAAATGTAAAGAAGTCTGCCATTCATTGACTTGCTGAGACTCGATAAACTCTGATCCAAGTTCGAACAGAGTATCAAGCATCCTTAGCCTTCTTCGCGTAGGTATTCCAGATATGCAGATCGAAATCAGCAACACTCATACCCGACGCATCAGCGAGCTTGAGGAACTCTTTCTCCAATTCAGCATACTTCTTACCACCTGGTGTTCCGACCTGAGTCGTTAGTCCGAGGTCGCGCATGTGACGAATCACATGGGTATCAAGACAAGCGATGCGTTGATTGGCACGGGTATGGAGCATGAAATAGCGGGCAGTCTTCGCCCCGGCTCCGTGGATCGCTTCGAGGTCTGCAATCGTGCAGGTCTTGAGATCAGTGCCGAGACTCTGACTGAATGCCCTAGATAATTTGTTGTATTGACCCAGCTTGGCGTCCTTGATCGAGTCAAGTAACATGCCACATTGTTCCAAGACAGCAACGACTTGGAAAGGTGTCTGGAAGTTGGGAAACTCTGCTCGACCAGCTGATAGAAAAGCTTCGAGGTGTTTAGCCTGAGTAACCGCTGTCTTTCCTGCTACACAGAGACAGAATAGCCAGAACTCTTGAAGCTCTGCATCGGTGCGGTCAAACTTTGTGACATCTGTTGGATCAATCATACACCCTCATAGCAGGGAGAATTGCGTTGTGTCACTATCCGATATGTTTCCAAGTTTTCCTTGATTTTACGTTCTTGATTGTAGAAACATTAACCGAGAATTTATCAGCCAACTGAACATTCGTTAGATTAGAATTCCTAATAAAACGGATATCATTTTCTTTGAGGACCGAACAACCGTTTCTTTCTCCGATTGCATTCCTACCTCGAGCAATACAGTCATCAGAATTGTCTTTATGCGTTCCGATAGATAAATGAGATGGTTTCACACATGATGGATTATCACAGGAATGTCGAATGAGCATTCCGATAGGTATGTTTCCGTTATGTGCTTCGTAAGACAATCGATGAGCAAAGATTTGCTTCCCGTTCAGGATTACAAATCCATAACCTTTTCTATCACGAGAGCCTGTCCAGATCAAGCAATCGTTGACCTCTTTAGAGTTTAGATCTATTCTACATTTAGGAGAACAGACTTTCTTAGTCGAGTTGCTATTCACTTGCATTTCATTAGAACATACAAGACATTGGACAGTGTAAGACATCGATCTTGAGATTGAGGAGGTGGGGGCCACGCAAACCCCCGCAAGCTGCTCTGGAACTACCGTTCCTGCGCGAAGAAAGGAATCACCTCCTCAAGAGTAAATTGGGCAGCTTGCTTTGTGGGGCACTAGGCCCCACACTCATTACTTCTTGCGAGCAGGAAGAATGAACTTGTATTCGGCAACACCCGAAGCCATCGTGATCTGCAGAGCGCCACGGCTCGAGAACTGAAGCTTGAGGTTTTCGTCAGCACCCAGCTTGAGGATCTTCAGCACTGGATCAATGCCCCAGTGAAGATCGCCACCCAGGTCACCCGAGACATCGTCAGCGATGGTTAGGTAAGCGCGGTGCATGGACGAACCTTCGTCGCCGATGTAGAAGCGCAGCTCGTTCTTGCCTTCTTCGTTCTTGACGGTCTTGACCATGAAGAAGTTTTCGAAGGTGCTATACAGACCTGCAAGAGCCTGCAGTTCCTTGAGCTTGCTGGCCGAAGGATCAACCTCGACGTCCCAGGTCGTGCCCAGGAACTTAGCCTGGTCAGGAATCAGATCCTTCGACATCAGACGGTAAGCTGCATTGCTCTTGGTGTTCTTGTTGTTGAACACGATTTCCTCAGGGGTATCAACGCCACCACGATCGCGACGCTTAATGTCGACGGTCACCCCGTCGCCCTTGTAGAGAGCACTGGTAACCAGACCCTGCAGAAGACCAAGCTGCGACAGACCGAATTCACCCTTGAGGGCTGGTTCGACGGTGGTCAGCTCGCCCTTGACAATGACAGTGCGATCATTGTCCATAGCTTCGATGATGGTCTTGTCATCAGTGCCGGTGATCTTCACCGTGTCGATGAAGCCAAGGCCACCAGTGTGCCTTACGATGTCCTGAAATGTTTCACGCATTAGGGAGTTTATCCTTCTATTTGGATGTTTAACCTAATCTAGCAATTAGGTGAACGAACGTCAATAATTAGATCACCCTGACTTCGCATTGTCCACCGAAACGGCCCTGTCCGTCCGTGTAAACCGCAACTTCGTAACCCTCAGAATCGAGAGTCTTTACGAAGTCACAGAATGCAGTCATCTTGTCAGCTGGGATGATCCAGTTTGCTGCCTTCACATTGTTGTAGGCAATCATATACCCGGCCCAGCTGAGCTCAGGGAATTCAGCGAATAGGAGTTCTCCCGTTCGCCGTTCACTTGAGGACAACTCTTCACGCGAAGGTGCCTTAGTGCGATTAATTAGGAGAACTCTATTCATCTTATTCCTCAAAAGCTAAAGAGATCATTGAAAGTCGTGTCTTCGCGGGTCTCACTGAGGTCCCACTTCAACACACCAATCAGGTTGTTGATCTTCTTGTCAATGATCGTGTCTTCCATCGACGCAGAGTCGAAAGGAAGTTCCTTATACCACTCCGGAATGTTGAGCTCGTCGATTGGATAGGCAACGCTGTCCATCTTCAACGGGTTTGGCTTCAACTTGCAAACAATAACCTTCTGACCATCGCTGATTTCCATTGCATAATGGTCATTGTAGAGCTTGCGGAGAGTGTTCCAGTGGATAGACGCTTGAACGTGTCCAGGAACCCTAACCTTTTCCTTCGGGCCGGATTTCAGAATATCTTTCTTGCCATCACCTGCGGTTAGGCGGTCAACATATCCCGTAATACCGTTCACCTTCTTCGGCGTTCCCTGAAGATATCCAGGCAAAGCACGGAAGTCCTTACGGAACTCACGAATCATATCAAAGATCAAATCCTTGCTTCCTCCGTCTAGCAGAGTGGTAATGATCTTTTCAAGAAACTCTTGCATAATCTTTGGCGTATCAGCGCGCTTGAGATCCAGACCAACGGCCTTGATCTTACCAGGCTTACCATTAACGTCAAGACGCACCCCATCCTTGTCATACATCAGAAGAGCATAACGCTTCTTAGTGATGAACAAACCACGGCTTGCAATTAGTTCTCGACCTGCCTTAATGATTGCACCGCGTTCAAGACCAGTATTGAATGCCTGATCCATGAAGGGTGGGAAGCTATCGTTGACCTCGTCACCGATACCATCATAGAGACTGATCATTGCCTCACGACTTTCCAGCATCGAAGCCAACTCTGGATCTGCCTTCAGCATGTGATATGCGGTGAAGTAAACCGAGTCAGTATCGTTGTATAGAATTGCATCACCACGAACGTCATAGACACCAGTGATGATTTCGTTGGCCTTGCTGCTCATGTGCTTGGTAATCGTTCGACCCGTCAAGGTAACCGACTGACCAATACGAGCGTCATAGAAACGACAACCCTCATTGAGAAGCGCACCATATAGGGAGTTCAGGAGGATCTTACGAGCCTGCTGACGCTGATTCCAGAATACTTCGTGTTCTTTGGCTTCCTTAAAGTGTGATTCGTTGATGAAGATTTTGCCATCATCAATCCTAATCGCACCTTGCTCAATTAGGCTTCGGAGCGAACTGGCATCCTTGGCTTTTACAAAGTCTGCCAATTCAGCAAAGCTGGCAGTTTCGGTTGCATACTGAGACATGATTGCGTCAATGAATTCAGTATCGATGGAATCACCCTTCTTGAGAGCAAAACCCTTGGACTGTGCTGCTGCTTCACTGTAGACAGTTTCTTTGAACTGCATTGCCTTACGTTCGGAATACCAGCGAGCCAGAAGGCCCGGAATGACTGCCTCAACGTCAGTACGGAAGATCGTTCCATTTGCAGTGATGCAGTAGGGATTGCCCTGAAGGAAGATATACTCATAAAGCTGAGCACCGGTGACTTCTAGGGTGTTGCCATCCTCAAAGTCAACAACCATCTTCTCATCTGTGCGATCAGCGACCATCTGGTATTCGAGAGTGCTGAACAAGCCTTCCCAACATTCTGGACCAGGAGTACCCTGAGCCAGACGACTGTCGATGAGCGCGTTAGTGCGCTGAAGCCTGATCTGTCCAACGAGAGTCTCTGGGCCCATGTTAAGCGCACGGAGCGCAGATGGATACAGGGAGTTAATGTCGCAACATGCAATCTCATCATGCAGGCCAATCTTCGGCTTTGCCACGTATGCGCCGACAACTGGTCGCTTACCATCGGCAAACTTGAAAGATGGGGTGCCATCTTCATTCTCTTCGTCGTCATTGTCGAAGTCATCATCAACATCGACTTCGAAGTCTGCGCGCTTCCTGTTTGGAACGCACATGCCACGACTGTGGGCTTCATTGATGATCGACTGCTCAATTAGAGCCACCGAACCCATCGTGGTTGGCAAGAGAACAGTATTTGCGTGAGCAATCTGATTTGCTAGACCGATGAAACGCTTCTTCTGGTCAATCTTATAGAGTAGAAGAGTGTCCTGGCGGTTGTATTCGAGGAATAACTTGAAGTCCCTCTTGTAGAGGTTGTCCAGGGTGCCGTTGTAGGCAACCTTATTTTCCTTGACCTCAATCTCACCCACGTAGTCTAGACGATAACTGTGGAGTTCCTGAGGATTATGCTTCTTGTAAAGCTCAAGATAGTCAAGGTGAATACGACCAATCAGGTCATATGTATTGTGCTCTTTCTTGAACTGGGTGTACTTCTTCCGGCGAGGACGCTGGTTCCAAAGGCACATCCTCTTACTGTGGTCTTTGCCCATCAATCGCTCGATGCGGTTCACCACGTAGGGAATATCGAAACCCTTGGAGTTCCATCCGCTCAATACGTCCGAGTCCTCAATGAGGTCTAGGAAGATGTCAAGCATCTGAACTTCGTCATTACACAGAATAGTATTTGGTAGACTCTGACAGATCGCTTCTGCGGCTTCCCAAGTCAGGTGATCCTTATCGGATTCTGGCAAGTTAGGCTTTAGGCAGAGAGTGTATAGTTCGTTGTCTTGAGAGCGATGGACTGAGATAGCTGTGATTGCGCTGAACGGATCATCCGGACGAGCGAAGCCTCGCTGAGGATCAAAGTCCACCTCAATATCGAAGAAAGCCAGATTCAGTTCTGGCGATTCAGCGCCTAGATAGTTCTCCTCGAGACAACGAAATACCGGATTGATATCGCTCTCGTAGGTCTTGCGACTACCCTGCATCCTTAGTTCAGCTTGGAACTTCTTATGCGAGGTGTAGGAACTTTTGGAAACTGGTCGACCCCACATGTCTTTGTAGCGGCCGGCGCGAGGATCTTCATAGTAGAAAACATAATTGGCAGGTAGCGAACGAAACACTCGCTGACCATCAATGCGCTCTACGATGAGAATCTCGTCCTTTTCTTTGTCGTGCATTGCATCAACGTAGGACACTTAGATTCTCCTTATTCTTATGTTCTTGGGTGCTTATTTACCATAACACCTATTCGATCTAGAATGCGATATTCAGGTGAACTAGAAACAAGAACGGGTGACCCGAAGGTCACCCGTTTGTAGGCGCTTAGGCGCGGCCGACGGCGGCGAGGACTTCCTCGACTTCGTTGACTGCTTCCTTCTCGCTCTCCAGCGATGCCTTGTAGGCATAGCGGATTGCCTTGTTGATCACAGCAGGCTTGAGGTTCAGTTCCTCAGCAACAGCCTTGACAGTGTCCTTGAACGAACCCTTGAGGTCTTCAACTTCCTGAGTGATCTTCAGACCTTCGTCGATGATGCGCTTCAGCTTCTTGGCATCTTCGGCAGTAAGAGTGGTGCTCATTTTGTTCTCCTTGCGAGCGTTTGTAAACTCACATTACGGAACACCACTCTCCTATGTCACTATTATTTCCACCTTTTTACGACACGGAGGCAACGAGCGGTCTGGTCATAGAGAACATCTAAAGCGCCAGGATCCAAAATAGCATCCTTATGCACCGCTGAATAACTCATGCTCTGTGAGGGAGCCTCAGGGGCAGGAAGGCCGGATTCTTTCGCATCCCTCTTGGCTTTCTTGTAAGCGGCTTCAGTTTCTGCCAGAGCTTGGTCCATATCGTCAACCAATTCATCATTGGTTCCCTTAACAACCATCATCCTCTTGCTTGCGATGAAGTCAATGACCTTGGCATAATCGTCCAAGTTGTCAAACTCGATGATAGCAACTGTTCGCTCATCATTGTTCACAAAATCCCAACGACGCTTTAGTGCTTCATGGGCTTTGGTAACGAAACTTGCATCGGCAAAATTGATATAGGTGTCAGTCTTAGACATCCAAGGAATGCCCTTATACATCAGCACACCGAGAGCAGCATCTAGCTCTTCACTGGTCGCAAACTGAATCGAATTGTCTGGAATACCATCTGCCGAAGATTCTTCACTACCCATGTCATCCATCGCAGCATCGAGATCAACCTCGACTTCATCTTCTACGACTTGTGGCTTTGGAGACTTCTTGGCACGAGTTTCGAGTTCTTTGACCTCGGTTGCCTCCAGTGCCATTTCTTCTGATACGATTCGGATTGCGCTTTCGAGCAATTCGCCCTTAGTCATATGACGGGCAACACGGAACTGGGCCTCGGTCACTAGGGCTTCAAAGATTAGATCTTTCATGGGATACCTCCTAAAGGTTATCCCGTATTTACAACTTTAAGGGAATCATTCCTGCCCAAGTGATCTTGAACAACATAGCATCCTGTGGATCTGCAAACCAAACACCATCGTCGTGCGGATTGACATCTCCTTTGCAATTATCAAGGAGCCATTCTCTGATGTTATCGTCCCAGAACACCGCAAGCTGATCATCATGCTTTTGTGTCATCTTCCGACGAGGAGGAAGACCAAGATCTTCCCAGAATACCGTTACACTTCGAAGCGTAATGACAATCGGATCAAAGTCCTCTGACTCACTCATCCCCAGGCCAACTTGAACATTGCTGCATCACCCTTACGGCGGAATTTATAGCGGTAGGGATTGATCTTGATGTAGCCGGCTTTCGAACAACTGGCAACCCATTCAGCAATCTCTTTGCGAATGTCTTCGGGAGACTCGCCTGCAATCTCACGATTCGCTAGTTTCGGAGTGTCGGCGGTTATCACAGTCCCATAGAAGACAGACCACCAAAGCTTCGGGTTCCGCTGCTTCATGAACATACCGGTCAGAAACAATATAAACGGCATTGCCATAACCCATAGGTCAGGAGTCTTCATAGGATTGCCCATGAGCACACCGATACTGATTGGGATATAGAGCCCGGCCGAAACCGCAACAGTGCTCATAAAGAGTGGACCACCATCGCTGGCCATGATCCACTCTTTAAAGGACGTCTTAGCCATTACCAGCTGGCTTCTACCGTGATCGCGATGATCTCGCCATATTCGGTAGTGACCTTGCCCTTGAGGCTCTTGCGCTCATCGGCCCAGAAGTCGTTCTCATATTCACGAACTTCGCGATCCGTGCCACAAAGCTTGTTGCCCTCGTCGTCTTCGCTGGGACGATGAGTGGACAGACGAGTCCAATTCGAGGCTTCGAAGATTGCTGGCCAGAACTTCTGCTGCATTTCGCCGCTCTGTTCCTTGGTCACAATGTTGAACTGATTGCGGACCAGTTCAGGCTCGTCCTTGATCTTGTCCATCAGAGCCTGGAGACATTCCGAACTCGTGAACTTCTTGATCTTGCCGTCTTCATCGTCGCCGAAATAGCCGCCACCGAGGCCAGTAACGCCGATCCCTGCAATTGGATGAATGATATTGCTCATATTTGCCTCCTGTAATCTGGCTTATGGATGCGCTTCAAATCTCGCACAACATCATCCAGAAGCCCCAAACCCAGTATAACAAGAATCATACCATAAAACAAGAATCCCCAGGTCGGTGCATTGCCCTTAAAGGCAGACCAAGCAAAGAGAACCCCCTTGCAGCAGAACCCATAAAGTGCAAGGCTTGCGAGGAGAGAAACGAACCCTCTGATCCGTTCCTTCCTTCGCAGCTTTTTACGCAGTTGGCCTACTGTGAGCATCAGCCCCACTTGGCCTTTGCTTCGACAATGCTGATCACATTGTCGCTGCCGATGAGCTGTCGAGCCTTGACCAGCTTGCTCGAATTGCCAGTGGGGTCCTTGGCCACGAGGTAGGTCGTATCCTTGTTGATCGAGCTGCCGATACGACCGCTACGGGCTTCAATCTTGGCCTCGAGTTCCTTGTCACGAATGCCGGTGAAGACTACCGTCACGCCATCGAGGTCGCCACCAACAACCTTTTCCTTGGGAGCAACGAGCGTATAATAGCCGTCGATGTCGTCGAGGAATGCACGGAAAGCCGGCAAGTTGTCCACGATGGTAGTCGCAATGGTCGTGCCGAAGCCTTCGACCGCGGCGATTTTCTTAGCCAGTTCCGCGTTGGGAGTATCGACCAGAACCACTTCGTTGCCCAGAGCCTCAATGAGCTTGGTCATCTTCCGGCGCCCGATGCCGCGACCGAGCAAGTTGGACGACCCGGCGAGGATGCCCAGTTCCACGTTGGCCAGCTTTGCCTTCAGACCTTCATAGATCTTCTTGCCCGCCGAATCACCAACAGCCGCCTTCAGTTCAGCTTCAGTGGCCTTGATGATCGCCGTCGGATTGGTCAGACCGGCATCGAAGAGCTTCTCGATGCTGCCCTCGCGCAGATGAGCCGTATCCAGTCCACCGCTGCCGAACATTGCAGCGATGATCTCCAGCTGAACAGCCTTGTTGTTCGAGGTGTCGGTCATAACCAGATCGACCTGACCATCCGTCCATTCCATCGGACCGAATTCGCTCTCAAGCGGTTCCTGCCAGACCGAAGCCGGTTCGACAACCTTCTGGATGAAGGGGATCACATCGCCGGAGCGCGTGATCTGAATCTTGGCGCCTGGGCCAATCAGCTTGTCGCGAATGAACTTGGCGTTGAAACCGGTTGCGTAGGTGATCGTTACCCCGACGAGATCGACGGGCTTGATTTCCACACGCGGCTTGAGATAGCCGGCCTTGCTGGGGTTCCAGTGAACCTTGACCACTTCAGCGATTGCCACGTTGTCGTCGCTGCCGATTTTGAACTTGCGCGAATACATGGGGTTGATCGACGAACTGTTGCGACGCAGGTTGTCTCGCAAAGTCGCATCATCGAGATCGATTACCAGGCCGTCGATTGCCGTCTTGGTTTCCGCACGACGCTTTGCCAGCAGAGCGGTCAGGAATTCGTCGGTGAGTTCACGACCATATGCCGTAACATACGGAGTAACTTCGTAGCCTGCCGCTTCCAGTGCCTTGAACTGTGCCAGCTTGCCCATCTTGGGCGAGACAATCGAGGTCGCGATAACACGAACGTTATCGTAGAAGTCCTTCGGACTCTCGCTTGCGTTCATGCGTCCCGCAACATAGTTGCGAGCATTCTTGTAGACGCGACCACCATCGGCTTCGGCCTGTGCCTTCATTGCCGCGAAGGTTTCATCTTCCATGATAACTTCGAGGCGTACGTCGTATCCACCGATGTTCATAACATCCAGCGAGCGGGGCATGTTCTTGATGCGCTTCATGTGTCGCGTGATATCCGCGCCCTGGAAGCCATTGCCGCGCGAATAAGCAATTCGGAGTTCGCCGTCCTTGGCATGACAGTTGAGAGCCGAAGTGCCGTCCTGTTTGTCCGAAATGACGAACAGTTCGTCTTCCCAACCGTTCGACTGGATCCACTTGATCGTGTCGCCCTCATAGACCTGGTCCAGAGAGCCCATCGGATGGGGAAGGTCGATTTTGCCGCCACGCACATCGGAGCCGACTGCCTCGAGGAACTTGTTCTTGGGATCGATGCTCTTCAGCATCTTCTCGAGCTCGTCATATTCGGCATCGCTGATGAACGATTCGCCGTCGCCGTTGTGATATTGATCCGACGCCTCGGTCAGAATGTGGACGAGCATATCAGGGGTGGCTTCAATCTCACCGCTGATGATCTGCTGGGATGCTTCGACCGCATCGAAAAGCTGAACCGTGGTCATCTAAACTCCTTGTGTTTCCGATCTATATCACGTGATAACACAGGTTATTCAGAAGTCAAGCGGATTAGTTCTTTCTGGAGGGTTGCCATAGGCAAGTGCTTGGAAAGGCTGTTAAGGAGTATCCTACGATACCATAGATTCCATTCAAGGGCATTTGCGGAAAGAGCGGCCGCTTCAATAGCCTCGTCGGCTTCTTGGCCTTGAAGATTGCCACTTGATATACGCATGGCTAGGGAGAAGAAATCCCCAAAGGTAAAAGTGCCTGGCTCGGTATCTTCAGGATCGAGCGCAGGCACATTTGAGATATTAAATGACAGAGATGTTGCTAGATCGAGTCCGATCCAGAATTCCTCACCATCCTCCCATGCCTCATTGATTGTTTGAACATGATCGGCGGTATTATCCATCAGTGAGAGAACAATATCTATAGGCTTCATTGTTCTCTCACTTAATCCATTTATTCAAATCATTTCTACTCACTACCACATAGCCTTGTTCGACAAGCATGTTCATGAACAAATGTGGCAATTCATAATCGACATTTCGATATTGTTCTGGTAGGTCTTCCCATGGGCGCATAAGCGGGTGTTGTTTACTCGTCTTATCTTCCTTCAAACCAAATGACCAACCTCTGGCCGAACGTGCTTCATACCAGCGTTGGTGTTGGTGCTTAGCCAGCGTTACACAAAGAGAGTTGTAATCGTCCTCGTCCATTACAACAGCGTCAGCTGGACCTTGACGCGCGGATTTAACATCTTCAGAACTTGTTTCAATTTCGCCCTCAGGATATGCAGATTCAATTATAGCCGTTTCATCTTCGGTGAGGTCACGGGTTAGTGGAATTTCATAATAGTGGGTGCCACTCTTTGTTTCTTTATGAACCATAAAGACTACATCGGGGTCACCTTGAGGATTTGTTGTCTGCACACTGGATTGAACCCCAGATGGCAGATTGTTCTTTACACAATGATACCACGCGATAGCCTCCTCTTTCGAGAGAGGCTCGCTTGTTTTTAGTCGGATGAAGAGTGGAATCTCTGTCATGTTAATACTTATCAGGCTCCGCATCTGGATTATCAATTCCTGCCGCAGTTGTCTGATCAACAGCTGGATTATTACCACCCGTTACGTTGACCTGAGTCACTGGAGTAGGATTTGGATTCAGCTGGCTTGGCACATAATAGGTAGGAACCATCGTCGGAGTATATGGAGAACGATCGCTCTCACCCGACTGACGAATGCTCTCAATCTGTGCGCTACCACGAGTCCATGCCGCAACACCAAGAATTGCACCGAAAGCAACGTGGAAGAGACCACTACCCTGCATAGTCAGAGGTTGCCAAGGCGTCCTGTTCTGGATTAACGCAACTGCAATCTGTGGATCCAAGTCCTTAATCGCAGCGGCCATCTGTGCCATGTTTGCACTCTTGAAGCCCATGAAAGCAGGGGCGACAATAAAGTCGAATACGCAGATTGCCAAATATACGACGGCGGCTGCTGGTCGCCAAGACCTATTCAGCCAGCCTTCGCCCTCTTCCAATGGATCGTATGGATCCTTCTTAATTTGCTTCTTCTTTGCCATGATAGCCGATCTCCCATTTGGGTTACCGGCTATTTATGGTAAAACATTCAAATGTTATTCAACTCCGAATATTATAATGTTGCTAGGTTGAAATAATCAATCGAAGCCAATATATTATTGGTTGTCCTGTTATAGAATCCTCCAATGCCCACGTGTGTTGGTCTAGCTGTTAGCCAAGTCGCTTGTTGTTCCGAACCTAATGTTACCCAATTTTTACCATCTCGGCTAACATATCCATATATGGTAGTGCCTATAATAGAAAGCCTCAACCACTCCCAGTATGTAGATGCCGTATTTGATGCGATAGTAGCACTGTATGTTGATGGAGCCGCAGTTCTAGTGAAAGTAACATTCAAAGAGGCATTGAATTCATTTTGGATATTAATTAGCCTGTTATTAGAAGAATTAAAAAATCGTAATCCAAAACCGGCATAATTGCTCATAAGTGTCGTAGTATTATGATGTATGGTAACCTGACAGTTACCAGTGGTCGGCAGTTCAAATCCTTTACCAATTTGAACATCGCCAGTTGCTGGTGTACCTAAATCTATACAAAGGCCTACTTCATTGTCATCTGTCAACGTCGGAGCAGTATTGCCCCAAGTGGTTGTAAAAATAGATGAAGTCGGCGGGCTCCAATACCAAGGCTTGCTAGATCCTGTGCCACTGCTATCCTTGGCTATCCAAAGATTGGATATACTATCAAATGTTAGAACTTGTCCGTGTGTCGGAGATAAGATACTTGTATCAGTTAATGAGGTTAAATTAGCAATTTCCCAACTTCCGTTTTTTCGCAAATATGATTTATTATCATTTGCGGGATCAATCATCGAAGAATTCGGATCAAAGATTTCAACCCATGCATCAGATGTGCCAGGTTCGTCATTCGTGCCAGGAGTCAAGCAAAGCCAGGTTTTGCCATTGTGATCAGCGGTGTCTCCGTGTTGATACGCATTAGCAGCAACCATGTCAGGATAGCTGATTGTGGAGAAGTGAGTGTTCTGGAATCCAGACTGATATGCACGGTCACTGGTATAACGGAAACGAACAGTATGAGTGCCAACTGTGAGATTTTCTACTCGTTCCAACCAAACATCAGTGTGGTTCAGATAGTTGTATTTCTCAACACCATCGATCAGGAGTCGGAAACCATCATACCCTGGTTCACCCTGAGATTTGAATCGAACAGTGAGAGTCTTATTCTCTTCAGTTGCAATCACAACAAATTCTAGCCAATAATCAGCAAAGTTGCCGAGATTGTCAGAGTTACCGAAACGTAATGCCTTAGTCGTCGATGGACCAGCATCCGGGTCATCTACGATCGAACCAGGAGTGTTATTATTCCAAGTGAAATTAGAAGGCAATACCATGCTGTCAAAGGACTGTGTAATGGTTGCACTTGTTAGACCCCACGATGGGTAATGGACCGTTGGATTGGTGTCACTACCTCCGCCACCTTCTGGTGGGTCAATCCATGCGGTATTAAAGTCTTCGCCGTTTACCTTCGAAAGAAGCTGTCCAGTGTAACCGCCGACTGGAACACCGTTGCCGTTGGTGCCATTGGTTCCATTAGTGCCTGCCGGACCTTGAGCACCCGTGTCACCCTTGTCACCCTTGTCGCCCTTTGGACCTTGGAGGGTTTCCATTACAATCCACTCTACGCCATCCTGTGTAGAGTTGACTGCAAGAACATCACCTGCATGACCGGTCATATCTGGATATTCAGCAGAACCTCCGCCTGAGGCATCCTGCCAAGTAGCATCACCATTCATATTTGAGTTCTTAGTTAGAACTTGACCAGTGGTGCCGCCATCAGGAACACCATTGCCGCCGGTCTGATCTGCCCAGATAACATCTCCGGAAGTTGCAGAAGCCTTAGTCAATACCTGACCCTGGTTACCACCATTAGGAAGTTCGGGCGAACCTTCGCTACCTGCTGGAAGATCCAACCAAGCAAAATCACCATCAGTCGCAGAGGTCTTACCAAGGAACTGACCCTGGTTACCACCGAGCGGAACAGTATAGTCGCTCAAGTAGTCAGGAGTTACCCAGATAGTATCGTAGTTTGCACCAGATGCCTTAGTTAGCACCTGTCCTTGAGCGCCGCCTGCTGGAACACCTTCACCGTCAACACCATCAGTTCCGTTTGTTCCATCAGCGCCGCGATCACCTGGATCGCCCTGGACACCACGTTGTCCGGTTTCGCCCTGTGGACCTTGATCGCCAGTATCACCCTTGACACCCTTAAGGCTGGCAATCCATTGTGCTTCGGTTCCTACAAAGCCGAGTTCAACGGCAGATTCATAAGCAGACTTGCCAGCAGCTTGGGTTCTAAGAACACGCCAAGCAACGCCAGTCCATTCCCATGACTTTAGTCCAACCGTATGGATTTGACCAACAGTTGGATTGGATGGGAAATTAAGTTCAGCCATCATTTTCTCCTTTAGGCGATCTCTACCCAGACAGGCCCATTAGTATCTAGGATGTAGATATAGATGGCCATTGACTCGGGATCGAACCAGACTTGATTGATTTCGGGATTTTCAGGTGCTTCGGTCGAAACACTGAATGGTTGTTTTAGGGCAACCAACAATCCAGTAATTTGTTTCATTTGGAGCTGCATGGATGATCCCCTAGATATGGTTAGAGCGTGGAAAGAACTAACTCTCCACGCTCTATTTAATCGTTTAGGATGCGAATGCGTAACGTGCCGAAACCACATCACCTGGATCAAGATCGTAAGGCAGAGTGTCGAGGTCTAGGACCAAGTTACGACCGCTTACGGTGTATTGATTGCTCTCGATACGCTGACCATTCACTTCAACAGTGATCGTGCCTGCCTGTGGAGCATACTCGAAGAAGTTGTTGAGAGTGTAGGTGCCAGTTGCAACGCTGTTACCAGCATATTCAACTGCCGTGTCACGCATGTTAACACCTGCACCGCCTAGACCAGTAGCACCGATGTAACGGTGACCTACGAGCCATAGCGAAGTGATACCAGCAGGAACAGTGTTAACAAAGCGCAGGGTGCCTGCTGCATAGTCAAAGACCCATTCCTGGCCGTTGGTGCCGCCGTTGAGCTTGTTTGCAGAAACGCTTGGATCGTTCTTGTAAACTTCAACGAGGTAACCTGCGTCAAGTGCTGGTGGAATCCAGTTGGTCAGACGAGTTGCTGCATCACCGAAGGTGTCAGTAGCAAGCCATGCTGCCTGTCCGGAAACAGTCGAGTCAGCAGTCATCTGCAAAGCTGCGGCCTTCGAGTAATACTCAAGAACCGAAGTCGAAGCAGCTGGCGCAGGAACTGGGACGTTCTCGGCCATGATGTTATTGCTGTAGACTGCACCATTGCTACCAATGGTTTCTTCGAAGCCTTGCTTGCCCGAACCACCAGTGTTGGTTACGTTATAGATCGTCTTCTTCCAGAGGAAGTCGACCTTTTGGGTATCGGAAATAGCCATTAGTCAATCCTCCTTATGCGATGGACAGCGCAGTGATTTCCTGCGAGCCAGTTAGCTTGAAGCGGACGAAGATAGCGTTGTCGGTCGCAGAGGACGACGAAGCAGTACCAAAAGTCAGCGTGAAAGTCTGAGTGCCAGTCTTGGCAGGTAGAGTACCAGCTGCACAACCTGCATCAGTATCACCCGAACGTCCTGGAACACCTGCACCGCTGTAAAGTGCCGAACCGTTCCACCAAGCGCCGTTGATCGAAGCTGGCTGAGCAGTCGAAACACCTGGAAGTGCAATCCAGACATCCGAGTAAGTTCCCGTTACAGTGATTGCAATCGAGCTCTTACCAGCAGCATTGAGACGATATGTCACATACTGGCTAGCGGACTTGCCCGAATAGTCGATACCGACTGGCAAGTAACCGGTGGTGTAGTTGGTGCGATCGCTACGGATTACGCCGCCAACAATTGCTGCTTCGTGGAGGAAGTCAGCTGCCGAAAGATCCTGAGTGTTATCCCAGTTCACAGTCGAGGCAGTTGCACCCGAGAAAACAGTTGCCGCAGGAGTGTCAGTGGTTGCGGTGTTGCCGAGGCTTACGCGCTTCACAGTGCCAATCGCAGCATCGTCGATACCCGCACCCGAACCGACCCAAGTGATCAGGTTAGTAGAGTCAGTGCCATTACCCGAACCGTTTGGATTGGTTGCAGTCAAGACTAGCTTTGCAGAACGACTCTTAACATTAACACCAGTGCCGCCAATGTTGAAGTTCTGAGCAGCCATGTTAAAGGACAGAGTATCCTTTGCTAGGATGCTTGGCAGGCCGCCCTGACCAGCAGTGAAGTTCACAGTAGTGCCTGGACCGGAGATCGAAAGAATCGTGCCCGAAACATAAGTTTCACCAGCAAGATTCGAAGCGGTGCCTGCAAGCGAGACGACTGCACCAGTGGTGTAGTGGTCAATACCCGACTTCTTAACAACGGTCTTGGTTACTTCTGCAGAAGTAAGAGCGCTGATTGCTGGGTTCGCGGTCAACGAGTCACGGACGAATCCGAGAACATTGGTGTTACCCGAAAGAGTGTGACGAAGCTGGAAGGTGTTGTAACCAACAGCCGCAGCGCCACCAACAATCTGAGAGTCGAAGGACTGGAAGAAACCATCAGGTGCTGCGCCGCCGCCAACTGCGGTGCCGCCCCACTTATTGTCGGTGATACGTAGAACACCGGTGGTCTTTGCATCGCCAGTAGCTTCGGTCATGGTCAGGGTTTCGCCACTAACTGCCGAGCCATCCTTCCAGTAAGAAACAACACCAGCGGTGCCATCGCCCAGATCCTGAAGGATCGCAGTATCAGCGGTTGCTGCAACGATACGAACAACCGACGAACCGGCTGCTGGAGCATTGACAACGCTGTTAGTGGTGTAGCCCGATGCTGCCCTCTGTGTGCTGTTGGTAGTCGACAGTGCGAGCGTACCAGAGCTCAGTGGAGCAGGAGCCGTTGGGAGAAGAAGTCCAAGGACTTCGTTGATCGAGTCGATTGCGCTCGAAACTAGAGTAGTTGGCTGCAGAGCAACTGCCGGAGCCTTACCGCCATCATAGCGGGACTCAGTGTAGCTACCGTCTTCTGCTGGGCCGAGATAGGAATTAGCACCGGATGCCGCTTCAGGAACAACCCACTGGTTGTTGCCTTCACCGTCTGTCATCAGGACTGCGCCTTCTGGCTGACCATCAGAGGAAATCTGCTTGATTTTAATCTTGGACATCAAGAGCTCCTTTATAGGCGAAAGGGAGAGGATGTTTCCACCCTCTCCCAGTAATTATTAAGCGGCCTTGGTGTAGCTTACCGACAGGGTGTCGCCAGCTTCATAAGGATAGCCATTTGCCGAGTCGACCAGGGTAACAGTCTGTCCGGAAACAGTGTAACCTGCCTTCTTGAGCTTCACGCCGTTCATGTAAACTGCGACGTCACCGGTTGGGGTGTTGTCGAGAGTGAACGAAACGTTCGCAGCAGCAGCTGGAGCATAGTCTTCCTCAACCGATACGGTTGCACCCAACTGAGCAGCAGTTACATACTCAATCTGCTTCGAAGTGCCATTCCAACGCAGGAACATGCCATCTGCTGGAGTGCCAACCTGGCCAAGTGCCGAGAAGTTGATCTTCGAAGGATCCAGGTCAATCGAAACGCCAGCGATGACTGCGCCTTCGCCACCGGTGATCACGATTGCTTCGTCTGCCGACTCTAGGTCTGCAAGAGCAGCAACGCCAGTACCACCATTAGCAACAGGAACAACGCCGCTCAGTGCAACGGTGAAACCAGTGTCAGTCGAACCAGTAACAGCGATGTTCTGGCCGGCCAGGACTTTGCTGTTGGTGTTGTCGATGATGTCAACGCCACCAGTGGTGTTGAAGACCAGACCGTCCTGCGACTTAACGAAGAAAGCTTCGCCTTCTTCACCGACCTTGAACCAACCATCAGCGCCTACCTTATAGTAGTCACCAGCGTCCTTGCCACCAGCTGGCAGGGTCGAGAGGTCAAATGCGTTCTCAGCATCTGCACCACCTGCAGTTGCACCCGAGAGCAGACCAACATAGTTGAAAGCTGCACCCAGAGCGTCAACGCGAGCGTCGAGGGTTGCAATGTCAGATTCAGCAGTGGTCAGAGCAGCATCGAGACCTTCGATTGCAGCCTTGAGGGTTGCGCCAGCAGCATAGTGACCGTTGTTCGCATAAGCGTCCAGATCGCCATTTGCGTTCAGACCAACAGCAGCTTCAATCGCATCAACTTCTGTCTGCAGATTAGCAACGCCGCCGCTGCTAAGAGCAGCAATTGCGTCCGCGTTTGCCTTAACGGCTGCGTCCAAGAGAACGTCTGCACCCTTGAGGGTGGTTGCCGAACCTAGGTAGGTAGTGCCAGTTGGAGCAACGTATGCACCAGTGACTTCTAGACCAGCACCTGCCTGGGTTGCATCGACTTCTGCCTGAAGAGTCGAAACTGCGGTGCCGCGAGTAACTTCTTCAGCCTTCAGAGCAGCGTCCAGCTTGCCGATAGCCACAGTGTGGTTATCTGGAGCAACAGCAGGAACAGCTGGAACCGCAGGAACATAACCCTCTTCGCCTTCAACGCCTTCTGCTGGGATTTCAGCCGAACCAGCCGAACCCTGAACGATATAGTTACCGTTTGCATACAGGTTTGCGGTGCCGTCTGCCTTCGAACCAACAGTGACTTCCAGAGCATCTAGCTCAGTCTGCAGAGCAGTGTCAGCAGCGGTGCGGTCAGAAATCTCGTCAGCCAGGTCAGTCTGCAGAGTAGTGATATCACCCTGTGCAGTTGCCAGGTCTGCTTCAACAGTATCCAGACGACCGTCAAGTGCATTGTCAGCTGCCGAACGAGCAGCTTCTTCAGCAGCAAGAGCAGTGTCGACTGCCATGATGGTGTCCATGACCGAGGTTGCCGCAGCAACACCAGCATGAGCCGAACCAGCGTTCTTGGTTTCGTCAAACGCACCAGTCGAAGTCAGACCAACCGCATCTTCAATTGCGTCAACTTCGTCCTGCAGGGACTGTAGCGAAGTGCCTTCGCCACCGCCCGACAGTGCGTCCAACTGAGCCTGAAGGTCCTGTTCAGCAGCAGTTGCGCGAGCAACTTCGTCAGCCAGGTCATCTGCGACAGCCGAAACAGCCGTAGTGCGGTCTGCGATTTCAGTAGCGAGATCAGCTACAACATCGTCAATACGACCACCAAGGGCAGTATCAGCGTTGGTGCGATCGGTAATTTCCGTTGCGAGATTAGCAGCGGTAGTCGATGCCAGAGCCTTTGCTTCGATCAGCGCAGCAGCGACGTCGGTAGCAGTGAAGGAAGCATCAGAGAAGGTGGTGTCAGCGGCTGCTACCTTTTCGTAACCAAGTTGGCCGCCTGCCAGGACCTTTAGGACCTGACCAGCGGTACCCTTGGAAAGAACAGTACCATTGCCGCTAGCGCCACCAATTAGCAGATCGTCTTGATTAGAAAGCTTGATCTGCTTTGCGCGTAGCTGTGCCATAGTTTGTTATTCTCCTAGTTGATCAACTTTAGGATTTGTAGATGAAGAACACTTCATCATCTACGTCGACCCCATAACCGGTTTCAACGGGGTCGAAGTTCAACACCTTAGACACGGGGTCAAAAGTGAAGTTCTCATTTTCGATACCATTGATTGCCATGTAGAGAACCTCTAGTGCATCGTCTGGAATCGTGAATGTGGTCTGACCGGCAGTCACATTCTCAACGTCATATTTATATGTTTCCGAGTCCTTTGGTGGCGGTGGAATCGTAATTTCTGCTCCACGTTCCAACATAATTGCACGGTTTGGTAAGTCCAATTGCAAGTAGACTGGGATAGCATTGCTGGCTGGTTTCTCGTTCGTTAGAGCACCAGGTTCATTAGGATCAAGGTAGAAAATGTCACCATGAGCACCCCATAGAGGTGGATTGACATCGTTGATCAAACGACCTAGTGGACGATAGGCAAAGTAATAGAGTCCAGGGACTCCTACTTCTGTAACGATACCAATGGCGCGATTGAAGTTTGCCGCATTTACTTTCTTGTATCCGTAGTCAGTTTCAAAGTCGGCATAAATCACGTCTCCTACCACGAAGCCGTGAAGTTCTTGGCGGACTAGAACAAACTCCTTGAGGCCGTTACGAGCGAAGAATCGAGCCTGGAGATCCTCGATTGTCTTGGTTGGAAGGTAGAACTCTTCAATCGGACCCAGGATGGGCATACCCTCATTGTTGAGTCGGAAGAAGAAGCCCGGCTCCTGTGTTACGAGGCCATAACCCTGTAGGTTAGGATCGGTAAACAAGTTCCAGCGCTCATAGTCCTCGACTACAGCTTCGACCTGGAAGTCGTTCTGATTCTTGATCTCGATGATGACCACGGCCTTGCCGTTGATACCCGAGGCGAACCAGTCGCCAACCTTGATGTCCATACCAGTGAAGTAATTGGGCGTCAGAGTGGTGTGGTTAGAATGTTGCTGAGGAGTGATATTGAAAGTGATGTCCCATCGGTATGCGTAACCGATGTAGGGATCACTCGTATTATCATTCTCGCTCCAGAAGGCGTTCTCTGAATATGAGTCGAAGAACGCCTTCAAGAGGAATGTAGGAGAAACTGGCATCTATAATCTCCTTAGACCAGGGTAATGCTGATACGAGCCTTACCGTTTGCAGTAGAACCCGACTGGGTCGCACCAAGAGCAGCCATCGAGAACGAACCCTGCAAGGCACCGAGTGTGATGCTGAAGCCTGGCGAAACCTTGTAGAGGTAGACGCCGCTGCTGTTGGTGCCAAAGCAACCAACGATGCCTGGCCAGCCTGCAGCCGTGTAGGTTGCATCCAGGGTGTTGTTACCAGTCCTCGTGACAGTCAGACCAGAGGATACATCGCTGAAGCTCAGGATAGCACCACTGCCGTCGAAGTTGACCACAAAGCTGATCACGTTGGTGCCACCGCCAGTTCCTCCACTGCCGCTACCAGCAGCAATATCAACCACAGCTTCTGTGCCGCTCTGAGTTACCGTGACACCTGAACCAGTGAACTTGATCGCAGTTGGGTTGGAGGCAATTGTTGCATTCTCCCACTTGACCGCGGTGATGTTTCCGTTCGTGCCCGCCGGACCAGTTGCGCCAGTTGCACCAGTATCACCCTTTACCTGACCAACGTCGGCAGTGGTCGAATCGCTGTAGGTTAGGATCAAGCGACCTGAACCGTTTATAGCCGAAGAAGTAATTCCACGGCCATCCGTGCCAGGTGTTCCTGCTGCACCGCGAGCAATACCAGCATTGATAGTGGTCGAGTCGCTCATCGACAACACGAGTTCACCCGAGCCATTAATTGCTGCGGCCAAAACATTGCGTCCGGCTGGACCAGTTGCACCTGTGGCACCTGTTGCGCCAGTAGGACCTGCATCACCAGTATCACCCTTTGGACCAGCTGGGCCGGTCGCGCCAGTAGGACCAGTGTTACCAGTATCACCCTTTGGACCCTGCGGACCTGCTGGACCAGTGATGTCACCTGCGTCAATGGTAGTCGAATCGCTCATCGAAAGGATGAGATGTGAGTTGGTTACTGCCGCACTGGTTACGTTACGGCCAGCCGGACCCTGTGCGCCCTGTGGACCTGTTGGACCTGCATCGCCAGTATCACCCTTTGGACCCAACACACTACCCGAAACCACAACCGTCGAGCTGTCGTTCATAGTCAGAGTCAGAGTCGAACCAGTAACACTTGCACTTGCGACACTCGTTCCCTGTGGACCAGTATCACCTGTGTCGCCCTTAGGTCCTGCTGGACCAGTTGCGCCGGTCGGACCTAGAATGCTACCAGAGACGTTGATTGTAGAACTGTCGTTCATTGTCAGGACCAATGTGGAACCCGACACGCTTGCGCTCGAGATACTTGTTCCTGCTGGACCAGCCGGACCCTGAGGGCCGGTATTGCCAGTGTCACCCTTTGGACCAGCTGGACCAGTGTTACCAATTGGGCCCTGTGGACCAGTTGCACCAGTATCACCAACAACCTTGCCTACGTCAACTGTTGAAGTGTCGGCGTAGGTTACAATGAGGTGACCTGATCCATTGATGGACATCGAGGAGACTTCTCGACCGCCGCCGCCAGAACCACCAGTCGAAGTGATCTTGATACGACGATTACCCTGAGCGTCCATGTCATTCATGGAGATCTGGATGCCTTCGCCCTGTTCGAAGATCAGGAACTTCTGAGCACCATAGGAATTTGCCGACGACGTTCCGGTGTTCCAGATACCAATAGCTGGACCTTTAGCCGAGAGTTCGACGCTAGTGCCGTTGCCGCTGTCTGCAACTAGACCATCGCCGATGATAAGCTGAGCAGGGGTCCACGTCTGAGTTAGCTCGCCTGGATAGACGACCTCAAGTGGATTGCTAGGAGTTGTTCCGCCGCTTTGTTCGACATCAACAAATACCTTAGAAAAGTCACTGCCCTGACGAACAATTACACCTGGGCCAAATTCAAAGCCAGTGATAGAATCGTTCTGATACTGCTGGAAATTACCACTGTCGTCTTCGACAGTGCTGTCCTGACCAGTAACATCTAGGGTCGACCAAACAACCTTATGACCTGGGCCTTCACCGGTATCAACTTTCAGACCCATTCCAAATTCGATCATGCCAGTGTAGCTGCTGGTTTCTAGACCATCGCCGTACACCATAAGACCAGGAACGTGGACAATCGCTGTTGAATCAGAGTCATCATCGGTGAGAAGTTCGACACCTTCGCCGGTGAATACTAGATTGGATACTGGTTCGATCGTTGGGTCATCAACAAATCCGCCTTCTTCGTCATAGACGCGTTCAGCAACAATTAGAGTTCCGCCTGCTCCTGGAGGACCGGCAGGACCCTGTGGGCCGGCAGGACCTTGAGGACCGGCGGGACCAGCTGGACCCTGTGGTCCAGTAGCGCCGGTGTCGCCCTTATCGCCCTTGGCTCCCTTTTCGCCATTACCTGTCGAGACAATTCCGCCGCCACTGTTAATGGCAATTGCGCTCGAGACAGGCGCGCTTGGAGCCTTAATGTATTGCTTACCATCATGAGCACCCGATTCAATACGGATATCATTCGAGGTCTGACCCATATCTTCGCCAGTGTAGCCGACGGTCGAGGTGTTAGTGGTAGGAGTTGTAGCACCTGGAATGGGAAGGTAGGTGCCTGGATTTTCAGGTGTAGGTCCGGCCATGATCGATCATCCTCTAAAACTGGAGTTCCAATATTTAGCCCTTTTCGGGCGCTTTAACGTGCCAGGACCACCTTGACCACGTTACCGTAACGGGGGAGAACATTAGGGTCCTCTTCAAACAGAATGTCTTCTAGATAACTGCGATCCATACGAGCGCGCAGCCAGAGGGCATTGATCTTGAAGGAGCGACCAATCACCATGGTATCTCCGCCAATATCAAAACTACCAGTTGGTTTGAGTGGATTTAGGGGAAACTCAACATAGGGAGTTTCAGGCTGCAAGGCAATAGGGAACCAATCCTCTTCAGTCGGAGCGGATGCTAGGCTTGCTTCAATATAGACACGACCAGTGAAATTAACTACCTGGATCGAAACTGTGTGGAGACCATCGCGGTGCCCATACCAACCATCTGCCCTACAAATAGGTCCAGTTAGGTTTGCAAACTCTTGGCTGTTCCCCATCATAACAGTGGTGTTGGGCATGGTCGATCTCCTTTTTACCCGCATATTTAACGAATAATGACTTTCACCCAACACTCCAGTTAATTAGGTGAATGAGCATATTTTCAAAGATGATGGGTCTGATAGGACTACAATCGGTTACAGTTTATGAGGATCTGATTCCTCACGACAATACTAACCTGTTCTATACGGTAATTGATATCCCTGAGGGTCCGGGAGTGGAAAAACTCAACTGGATCCTAGAACAGTTGCCGCCTCTTGACCTCAAAGCAGGGCCGTGGGTTGCAGGCGGCGCAGCTCGTCGACTACTAGAGGGTCAGCCACTAGAAGGTGGAGATGTTGATATCTTCTTCTCTTGTAGGAAGTCTTTCAAGATCTTCTGTCAGCATCTGGAGAGTTATCAGTTGGTCATTTCGACCGAACGAGCAAAGACCTTTATGGTGCAAGGGATCAAGGTTCAGGCAATTTGTCGCCAGACCTACATCACAGTTGAAGATCTCTTCAAGGATTTTGATTTCAGCGTCTGTCAGATTGCCACAGACGGCAAGAAGATTGCTATCTCGAATCAAGGTCATCGAGATATGAAGGAACGAGTCCTTCGATTTGCCCCAGGTGGGAAGGTTGCTCGTCAGACTGTCATCAAGCGAATGACCAAATATCTCGCATACGGATTCATTCCCGAACCAGGTCTCTATGAGACTATGGTCAATAGCGGGTTGTTAGGTGTGAGCAGTTATTCGATCTTTGAAGGCTCAGAAGCTGATTCGTCAAACTATGATATTCCGGAAGGTGAAGAATTGCCTCCGGTTGATGTTGAGGAAGCCAATGCAGAGTTTCTGCGTGATGCTGCCCTCCGTCTAGGGATTGAAATCTAATGACCGATCTACAACAATTCATCAAGACCAATTGTGTCTGGAGTAAGCTATCTGAGAAGCCCGTAGTGCGTCAATGGAAGCATCTAGAGCTAGTCTTTGTTCACGGATACCCTATGACATTGAGGGCGTTCTACATCCTTTGTAACAAGGCTGTGTTCGGCAATACTCTCTATCTGCGTGGGAAGATTTGGAACGAACTACATGCAGAAACGAAACTGCTCTGTAGGGGAATGAATCACAATCTCATCGAAGGTCGTGAGGCGTTCAGTATCGTTGATGGAATCAGAGCCGCTATTGGATGGGACAAGAATACGGCCAAGGCAAGTCTAGGATATCATTACAATACCGAACCCACTAAACCAGTCCAGCATTGGTTGGAAGACGTAGAGCGACAGATCGCCGCTCTACGCGGTGTTACCCTTCCAGGTCCACAACTTCGATAAGAAGCTTCGTGCCCTGTGCTTCGAAGAAGAGCTGCTCTGCCATAAGCATCAGCGCTTCTTTCATTTCCGGAGTCAGGATAACTTCCTGAATCTCTCCGTCCTTGAGAAGCTTGCTCAGCTTAACAACGACAATCTCTTCATGCAACTTAGCCATGATCGGCCTCCCAATTAACTGACTATATATTTAGTCAGGATTTGGAAAGCCTTTTCAGCAGGTTATCGAGGTTGTTCTGAATGACCTGCATCTGAGATATCAAATCATTCACGCTGTTCTGTAGGTCACAAGCCTGCAAGGTCAGCATCTCTTTCACAGCCGAGAGGTTTGTGATCTGCGTCTTGAGCGCTTTGATCTCCTCGTCCTTCGCCGCAAGTTCTTCTCGTAGCTGGGCAGGCGTCTTGAAATCAATGACGTTGCTCATATTTTACTCCGGCCCGAAAACCTGGCGGGTTTTTGGATCCATGCAAAGAACTTATCCATTCAACCCTCACGAAGCAACAGAGAACAAAAGCAAGATGGATGCGAAGATTAGGACGAATACTAGACAACCGAAAGCGATGAATACCCTTGCGGCTATTTCGAAAATCCTAGCGAAGAAGTCGCCCATTAGAATTCATCATCCTCGTCTTCTTCCGGACGGCGGTTCTTTGGCTTACGACCACGACGCTTGCCGAGGATCGCTTTGCCGCCATCTGCCGTGACATTGTAGACATCAGCAAAACGAACCGGGTCCATTCCGTCGATGGTCTCTACGGCTTCTGCCAGCACGTCAGTGGGCTTGCCCGAACGTAGGTCAGCAAGTCGGAATACAACCTTGCCATCTTCACGAATAGTTGTGCCGATAATCGAAAAGTCGTTGCTCACCAACACGGTGTTTACTGAACACAAACCCTTAGCGAAATGCTTTGCATGAACCTCAGTTCCGGCAGGCAGAACACCCTTCTTGACCAGAGCTTCGGCTAGTTTATTTTCCATTTTGAAACGACTCCACAACGTACCGATCTCAGGACGCCGTTTCGATCTATGTCGTTTCTGTATATTGCTTGTTTAGCAGTTTCGAGAAGTTAATCAAGTGTCAAGGTGAGCACTAGGTGAGATTTTTCTCACCTAGTGCTCATAGTTTTTACGCGATTTCAGTGAGTTCCAGAACGTCTTCGACTGGAGCCGAACCACTGACCTTCAATGCATCGCCATCTACATCCAAGTGGGCAATGCCACCGGACTTCAACAGACCGAAGAGCATCAGTCGGCTAAGTGGCTTGCTGACTTCATTCTGAATCACGCGAGCCAGAGGACGCGCACCCATCTTAGGGTCATAGCCCTTACGAGCCAGGTAGTCCAGTGCAGCATCAGTTGCCTCGATGGTAACACCCTTCTCCTGAGCCTGCGAGTTCAGCTGACCCATGAACTTCTGCACGATGCGAATCATGTTCTCGCTCTTGAGCGCGTTGAACTTCACAATCGCATCCAGTCGGTTGCGGAACTCAGGGGCAAACATCTTCTCAATGACCTTGTCATCGTTGCCAGCAATCGAGTTGCTACCGAAGCCCAGGTTATTCTTCTGGAGTTCACTTGCACCGGCGTTGCTGGTCATGATCAGGATCACGTTGCGGAAGTTCACCGTCTTGCCTGCACTGTTGGTCAGTTCACCATTGTCCATGACCTGCAGGAAGATGTTAAAGATGTCCGGATGAGCCTTTTCGAGTTCGTCGATGAGAAGCACACAATGCGGGCTGTTCTCAACAGCATTGGTCAGAAGACCCGAACCCGAAGCACCATCGCCAAAGCCCACGTAACCCGGAGGGGAACCGATGAACTTGCTGACGCTGTGCTTCTCCATGTATTCCGACATATCGAAACGATGAAGAGGAATATTGAGTGTCTTGCTCAACTGCTTCGCAAGTTCAGTCTTACCCACGCCGGTCGGACCAGCGAAGAGGTAGTTACCCTGAGGCTTGTTGGGATCGCGCAGACCAGCACGGCTCAGAAGAACCGCATCGACGACTTCGTCGATTGCCTGATCCTGTCCGAAAACCACACCATAGAGGTCACCATGCAGACGTTCCAGCTTCTCGGTCTCGTCTTCCTTAACCGAACGAGCAGGGATCTTTGCAATGCGACTGACTTCTTCCTCGATGAGTTCGACCGTGATCTGTGTCTTGCGGTCGGCCTCAGGCGCAATGCGCTGACGAGCACCAGCAGCGTCGATGACGTCAATGGCCTTATCAGGCAGCATCTTGTCAGTCACATAGCGGGCAGTCAATTCGACCGCTGCATCAAGGGCAGCATCGTCGTAGGTGATGCCGTGATAATCAGCATAGACCTTCGAAATACCAGCGATGATCCGCTTTGCATCAGCGATGCTTGGCTCGGCAATATCCAGCTTCTGGAAGCGACGCAGCAGAGCGCGATCCTTCTCGAAATGCTTGCGATATTCCTCATAGGTTGTGCCACCAATGCAACGCAGCTTACCCTTTGCCAGTGCAGGCTTCAAGAGGTTTGCAACGTCGAGTGCGCCATTGCTTCCGGCACCTGCACCCATCATGGTGTGGATTTCGTCGATGAACAGGATGATGGGAACCTGCTTCTCTTCACTGACCTTCTCGAGTGCTTCGAGAATCTGCTTCACACGCTCTTCCATGTCACCACGGAACTTCGTGCCGGCCATCAGTGCGCCGATTTCCAAGCTGTAGACAGTTGCACCCTTGAGAGCATCTGGGACATTCTCTTCGGCAATCATCTTCGCAAGACCTTCGACAACCGCAGTCTTACCAACGCCGGGTTCACCGACGATGACCGCGTTGTTCTTGGTCCTACGAGCAGTAGTGAGGATCAGGCTTGCAACTTCGGCTTCACGACCAATCAGAGGGTCAATCTTGCCCTCAAGTGCCTGCTCGTTGAGGTTGACACAGAACTTGTCCAGCAGGCGTTCGTTCTTGGACTTCTTAGGGCCCTTGTCTTCACCGCCAGGAACGTCTTCGTCATCCTTGGTCTTGACCTCGCCGGTCTCTTCTTCGTCAAGAAGATCGTCATGAGCAACAGCCTTCTTCACGTCGAAGATGTCCAGATTCTGCTTCGCGAGGAAGTAGCAAGCAAAATTGCTCTCCTCAGCATTCTCTTGCATGATTGCGATGAGAATGTCGATTGCACGGAAATCATGACGACCGCTGAACAACACCTGGCTAACAGTGCGCTGAACAACTCGGGCAAGGCTCATAGTCTGACGGGGTGGCTGTCCATTTGCCTTGCCGAGAACGCCGGCGTTAAAATGAGCAACCAAGTCAGCGCTCAATTCGGGCATGTTTGCCCCGAGTTCAGAGAGCACTTCAATGACCCGATGGTCCTGAATGACAGCAGCCAACAGGTGTTCCAGGGTCAGGTATTCATGATCATATTTCATCGCAATGTCTTGCGCCTGATCGATGATCTGCTGGGCCCGGGTCGGGTCGTAGTCTTCCATGGCCATTAGTTCTTCCTTTCGCGCTTATCACGCTTTTTCTTTGCCATATCCAGCGTCAGCTTGCTGACCTTGGACGTAAAGCAAACACCATCCAGATGGTCCAGCTCGTGTTGGAAGCACCTTGCCGCAATGCCGGACAGTTCTTCTTCAAAGAACTCTCCCTTTGAGTTTTGGTAGCGCACCGTCACGATAGCTGGTCGTTTGACTTTGAAGTATAGCCCAGGGAAACTGAGACACCCCTCTTCAGACATAACCTGTTGTTCTTCACTTGCGGTCAGAATTTCTGGGTTATAGAAGAAGCGGGCTTCATCGTCGATCTTCATCGCAAAAATGCGATACAAAAAGCCCATCTGATTGGCCGCGAAGCCAATACCACCTTCCTCGTCCATTAGACGAGAGAGTTCAGATTCAATATCCTCGGAATTCGCTGGTGGATTCTCGAAGTCCCATTCGGAACTCGGAACGTAGAGACTCTCGGCCCCATCGGTCTGAAGGTTGAACTTCACTTAGCAACGCCCTCGCATATTGTTCGATCTGGGTGCGAGCCATTGCCGTAACGTGTCTGCAATCGGCAACCTTAGGTTCACCGCCAACGAGTCTAGCTCGTTGGACATACACTATATTATCATGCACGAAATCTCGGGCAGATACAAGAGCAAAATTGAAATCTGTAATTAAAGATTGATCAACCCTGCCACCTCGGTCGGTCGAGTTGCGTTCAAGCAATCGACGGAAGTCCAATGCCCAAGAGCCATATTCTTGTTCGACCTTATCACACGCACGAATCACAGTCTGGTCAGAAGTCTGAGCCATTGCTGGGACACTTGAGAGCATAAGAATCAAACCGGCTAGTAGTCGCATTGAACCTCCTTTCGTCCCATAGATAAAAGGATTAGGTTAGAAGTCAAGCTTTTCTTTTCGCCCTGATGGCTTCAATGGCTTGACGATCCTCTTCATCAAGCTTTTCAGGAGTGAATGCAATTTCTACCATCATGTCTCCGCGACGACCATCGCCGAGTGGCATACCTTTACCAGCAGCCCTCAAGGACTGACCGGGATGAATACCCGCCGGGACGCGCATCTTGATCTTACCGCCCTCAATCGTTGGGATTTCGACTTCGGTTCCCAATAGCGCATCGAGATATCCGATGTTTACATTTGCGACTAGATGGTGTCCCATACGAGTGAAAGTAGTGTGAGGCATGACGTTGATCTTCACATATAGATCACCGGCTTTCACATTCGACATAGAGTCATCACCCTTGCCTTGGAATCTCAGACGAATGCCGTCCTGGATACCTGCTGGGATTTTGATCTTGATGCTCTGCGTTTCCTTGTTGGGAAGATTGTAGGAGATCTCTGCTTCGCGTCCTGTATAGCTCTCTTCAAGGGTAATCGTGTAGTTGAGCACAATATCACGATTGCGAGCATCTTCAGGATACGGGTTTCTCGAACGACGAATATCTTTGAGGATCTCCTCAATGTCAACTTCTGGGCGAGGTTGATTGGACCAATGAAAGTTTGGATTGGGACGAAATCCACCGGTCCTCTGTGCATCATACTGGGAACGCTTGTTTGCGTCCTTCAACACATCATAGGCTTCGCCGACTTCTTTGAAACGAGCCTCTGCCTCTTTGTTGTTCGGATTGGTATCAGGATGGTTCTCCTTAGCCAACTTGCGATAGGCAGACTTGATCGCTGCTTCATCAGCCGTGACTGGAACACCGAGGACCTGGTAATAATCTTTCATAATCTCTTTCTACAGATAGAAATGCTCTATGTCAAAATTGACTAAACGGTTTCCGAATAATTATCAACGTAGATAAAGGAGAAAAAGATGGACGATCTGTTCGGTAAGGTATTTCAGACCAATCGCCAGCGAGTGATGGACATTTTCGACCGTCGTATGCTCAAGCTGGGTGAAGAGTATGGCGAAGCATGTCAGGCCTACCTGAGTGTTTCGAGTGAGAACAACAGCAAGAAAAAGTCGTGGGATGATGTCCGTGAGGAACTCGTCGACGTCTTAGTGGTCACCCTTGATCTACTCTGTCACACTATGCCCGATGAAAAGGACATGACTGAGGAGGAAAAACTCGCTAGTGTGACTAAGATTCTTAATCGCAAGCTTGATAAGTGGGCGAAGAAAATTAAGAAAAGTGAGGACACAAGCAAGTGAAATATGTTCTGGCCCAGAAGCCTGAGAAGCACAATGGAGGAGTGTTCTTCGAGCACGAGATCCATTTCGTTCTTGAAGGCGACGGAGCCCGATTCAGTTCCACAAGACTGCGCGCACAGGTCGAAGCTTTTATTGCTGAGAACATAGGCGCCAAACACTCTGATTTCAGGGTTTCAGTAAGTCTGCGATGGAATCGCGAAGCAAAAACTATCAGCAGCTACGGCCAATATCATATGAGCGCAGTTGCTACCGTCAAGGCTAGATTTGTGGACAAGAACAAAGCTTTGCGTTTTAAGCTGTCCTGGCCTCATTAAAATATTGATATTTTCCATGCCGTGATGCTTTAGCCGCGGCATGGAATATCGATACCAAGAACCACCCGAAAAACACAACGGCCAGAAATGGTTCGGCCACGAAATTCACGTGAAGGTTGTTCCTGCACGGAAGACAGAGCTCTTCGAGTTCGTGGAAAAGATCGCCGGCGAAAAAGGCACCGGTTTTCGGGTTGTCGATATAAATCACAAATGGTCTTTCAAACGAATTGAGGATGTCGTTATACGCTTTGTGGATAAGAACTCCGCATTGCTGTTCAAGTTGACTTGGGATCCATGTCCCGAACCAGAAGATATCTTTGAACAGTTGAAAAAGATCATGGCACAATTTCCGCCCATCACAAACCATACTGCGATCATGAGTCGGCGATATCCTACTATTGATCAGTATGCGGACATATATCCAACATCGGTAGATCCTATAGTCTGGTATAAGGATTATAAAGAGCACCAGAAAACCTACTGGACCAAATCCAGAAGGATTAAAGCTGGTGATACCATCATGGATTTCAGCGAACTAAGAAAGAGGCTAGACGGTGGAACTGAATCGTAATCGTCCTGACCGGCCGCATCAATCCGGAAAGAAACGTCATTTCAAAGACGGTTTTGATCTCTGGATTAAGAAAGAGCGTATCGGCGAACTGAGGAAGCTTCTAAAGGGTTGGGACCTCAAAGCTGAGAAAGATTATATCTTCTCAGTAAAGTCCACCTATGATTTTGATAGGATGAAATCCTTCGGCGGAGTAATCTGCATGGAAGCTGTCATCTCGTTCAAATCTTCTGACAAGGCCACACTGTTTAAGCTCAGCTGGGCAGAATGTGAACCAACCCGATCTGATAGGGTGCGCTATCTCAACAAGGTCGTCTTGCCAGTCATCCGAAGGGTGATGCCGAGTATCATCGCGCATGACATCATAGGTGTTCAGCCAATGACAACACCGGCGGCCCAGGTTCACTCTTTGAAGGTGAAATACGGAACAGGCACCCCGCAACCGCAACCGCCACCGCAATCGCAATCCAAGAGCAAGCTGGAGAAGATGCTAGATGATGCCCGAGAGGAATTGAAGAAAGCCGCGGGCGCCACGTCATCCTCTCCCAACCACTCTTTCTCTCTTATCCGACCTGACGAAACGGAGTGAGTCTGTGTCGGATCGCACCTCTGGTGTTTTCTTAATTGAAAATATTCTAAATCCATGTTATCTGGGTATACCCGCTGGGCGGGTACATCTAGACAACCTGCTTTTGTATGTTCTATTAAGCAAATACCGGAGTGGCGTTTATATAGTACGGAAGAATCGCTCAGAAAGAAATCAGAAAGAACAGCCACATGACAGACCTAATAACCACTCCCCATATCTATTGTGACTTCGATGGAGTCCTAGTAGACTTCGAACGAGGTTTCGAGATGCAATATGGCAAGCGACATGATTCCGTACCTGAGTTTGTTATGTGGAAGATCATCAAGAACAATATGAGTCACTGGGAACAACTCCCAGCCATGCCAGGTGCTCTACAGCTCTGGGCATATATCGCTCGCTACAATCCAACGATCCTCACTGGCTGTCCTAGCTCTGGAATGCAGCAAGCTGCCGAAGGCAAAACCATCTGGAAGAATCGTGAACTAGGTGAGCATGTTCCGATCATAACCTGTCTATCGCGTTACAAGCCCAAGCACATGAAAGCTAAGGGCGACTTCCTCATTGACGATATGCAGAAGAACATCGACCGCTGGAATGAAGCAGGCGGTGTTGGTATCCTGCATACCTGTGCGGCTTCTACAATCGAAAAGCTCAAGGAGCATGGTCTATGAACCAGAAAGATTTCGTCCTCACTCTGATGATCATCATTGCCTGTATGGCCGCTTATTGTCTCTTTCTCCATCTGAAGATGGAGGGAATGAAACTTGATAAAGGACGTCGTCAGCGAGTGTTCAGCGGAGATCAGGTCGGAGGCAACATTGACATTGCCGGGCGTCATTTCAAAGGCAAAAATGTCGTCATCAAAGGAAACAAGGTCTTTGTTGATGGTCGAGACGTGTCTGAATACTTCGATGAAGGTCAGATTGTTGAGATCAAACTCACAGGTCCATTGGAGAGCTTGACTACCAGTGCGAATGTGACTTGCAAAGACGTCCAGGGCAACGTGAATGCTAATGGCAATGTTGTGTGCGGCGATGTGCGTGGTTATGTTAAGACAGACGGAAACGTGACTGCTAAGGATATCACGGGCGGCGTAAAAGCCGGCGGCAATGTAATTTATGGTTGACAAACCGAACTAGCCTGCTATAGGGTGGGCTAGTTCAACAAAGGAATTTGTCATGATTATATGGTGTCAATATTGGAGATCGGCAGGGTCCTAATACACGATACCATATCTATGGCGTGATTGGCCACCCTGCGAGGAATAACCTTTCAGGGTGGTTTATCATGGGCGGAAATGCTTTTCCGGGTCTGCAGATGGTGCGGGTCCGAAGGGAGGATGTTGCCTCCACAGTTGATCATGTCGTTCAGGCTCTAGCAATGCCTGATTTCACTCTCGCATACGCGATGGACAATCTCATGGGAAGTGCTGGTAAACAGGACGACTCTGGAGACCTTGACTTCGCGATGAACAACAAGCCAGCACGGTTTGTTGGAGAGCCCGAACTTCCTGTGTTCAAACTTCGTGAAGTTGCGGAGAGAGCACGAGCAGTTCTGCCTCAGGGACACGTGAACACAAAGACATTGAAGGGCGGACAGTTCCAGACTGCCTTCCCAGTTGCTGGTGATCCCACAAAGGGATATGTTCAGGTCGACTTTGTAGCAGGAAATCCTGAATGGTTGAAGTTCAGTCACTTCTCACCGGGTAAGGATTTCAGCCCCTACAAGGGTGTCTTAGTGTCCACAATGTTGGGTGTGCTCGCTAAGATGCGAAAGGACTTTGAGCTCTTCAGCGGGGATCTACGGGTTGCTCGCGTGGGTCTAAGGTTCGATCTTGAGAAAGGACTCTCACGTTCCTGGAAGATGCAGAAGCGCGAAGGAAACGGCATGTCGTTTGTTTCTGCAGACGAATTTGAGACTGCTGTTGCAACTTCTCCGCGTTTCACACGTTTAGAGAATGTTACAGCGCCTGACGAGGTTCTGCAACTGCTGTTCGGGATGCCAGTGACTCATGAGGAAGTTAACACTTTCGAGAAGTTGGTAGCGAAGGTTCGGGAAGTGCTACCGGACCGTTTTGAAGAGGCGCGTGAGCGTTTCCTAGAAGCGGCTTCAAGGAGTGCAGCGAAGAACGACTATACGCTGGAAGGTCTCTCAAACTTGCCAGTGTGGTCACAGTAAAGAAGAACACCTAAGTTGTCGAGCATGAGGGACCCCCGCCTCTCTAGACTCCAACTTAGGTGTTCTTTTCTCTTGCGCTTCTAGGGTAAACCTGTTACAAACAGAGAGCTTAAGAACACAAGAGATACAGGAACGATGGCTCGTCGTAAAAGAAAAACCTCATATCGTTTCTCACTATCTATGTTCCTCGTAAACAGAACCTCCAAAGTTGATCGCAGGCGTCGTCGTCGCATTCGTCGTTCGAAGAATCATTGGCGGACGATTGACAAGCTTACCTACTCAAAGATCCTCATCACGGATATTGAACGGGTATGGCTTGAGCTGAACGCACCCACGGCAACCATTACCTATGAACGGGCTCCCAAATATAAGGAGAGCATCGCGTATCGGAAGGGTTATTGGCATGGCTATGTCTATGTCGTGCGTTTTCCTGAATCGATTTCTGACAAGGCGATCACATTCAAACATACTTGGTGGAACAAGAAATGCCTGTAAAGCCAATTGCCATCGAATGTGATATAAAGACTTTGTCTCAGGAAGCTCGTGATTGGCTGTGGGAAGGCTCGACCGATCTCTGTTGGATTCAATCAGATTATCGGATTGAAGATCGAGAAGTCACTCGAGAAAGTGTTATCACTAATCCTGTGCCACAACATCTTATGAGTCCACATCTTATAGCTTGGTATTATAGGGCGGATGATACTTCCTTCTGGCTCACGATCAAGCATGATGCGGTGATGTTTGCTAGTCCCTCTGATGCAACCTATTTCAAGTTGACCTTCCTATGAAGCCCTTATTCTATATGCTCGCCAAGCATGGTCCTTGGTTACATCATGTCAGGATCTCAAAGTCTGTTAACTTCGTGAGCGCAGTTGAATGGCTAACGAAACAAGGCAAGAAGCAAGATATTGATTACGAAATCTTGATTGAGAAGATCGAGCATCGTAATACACAGATCGTTCAACCTGGTAAGACCTCGGGATCGAAGCAATTCACTAATCCAACAGTGAAAGCAATCGAACCAATTCTGTTTTTCAATGACGCAAGTCTTGCCAGCTATGTGAAGCTTACGTGGGGTGGTCGATGAGTATCCTGAAAGCCTTTACGCATCCTGATTTTATCAAGGAAGCCAAAGAACTCATCGAGAGCTATTCTATCCTTGATAATGATGCATTTGACCTTGGATCAGAACTCCAAGCTATCTTGCTTCGACAATATGAATGGGAATTTGAGGACGAGATCAAAGACCATCCCTATGGGATAGGAATCCCCAAGTTGGGAACCTATGATTTTGCCCAAGAGGTAGAGCTTGAACTGCTAGAATGGCTTGACAACACCTATCCCAGAGACGATTACATTTTCATGCCTCTGTCTGCTTATGGCAAATATAAGGATAAGTGGAATTGGATCTATTTCAAGAAAGCATCACAAGCTGTTCATTTCAAACTAATCTGGTTTGATTACTTGTAACGGAAACTGATACGTCCCTTCGAAACATCGTAGGGAGTCATTTCTACCTCTACTCGATCGCCGAGTAGGACATTGATATTGTTCTTACGCATCTTGCCCGAGATATGACCGATAATCACAAAGTCATTCTCGAGCTTGACACGGAACAAAGCATTAGGAAGGACCTCGATGATTTGGCCCTTCATTTTCATTACGTCTTGCTTTGACATTATTCCTCGCAGATGGGATACCCAGGTATATTTAGCCTGAGACCGTGATCGTCTGCACTTCGATGGTGTCATCATTCATCATCGGGATAATCCACCACAGATTAGGAATAAGGTTCTCGGGAAGGTCGTAGGTCTCAACGACTTCCACGACTTCATCGGTCATCGTGCGCAGGTAGGTCATAGCCTCCGTATTGTGACATGAGAAGAAGTGAACCTTGTAGTCTGGACCCTCAAGAGTGATTCGATGATCCCAATCAATGTCCACGCCGGCTTCTTCGATGAACTCGCGCTTCATAGCATCATAGGCTGTTTCGCCGAATTCAATCTTGCCACCAACAGCGTTATAGAGTCCAGCTTGCCACTCTGGACGGTTCTTTTGGATGAGGGTGACACGATCACCCTCATCGCTATAGAGAAGACCTGCGACGTATTCCATTACTTCGAGTTGCCTGCACCGAGGATCTTGATCTCATCGCAAACGCCGAGGTCTTTAGCTTCCTGAGCCGACAGCCAAACATCATGGGCAGGAAGCAGACGTTCCAAGACCTGTGCCTTGGTCAAGCCAGTGTGCTTCATGTAGTGGTTCAGCATACGCTCCTGAGTGAGTTCAAATTCACGAACAGTAGCAAACAGTTCGTGCGACTTACCGCGAGAACCCCACGACCATTCATGCGACAGAATCGAAGTATTGGGAGTGAGAACGCGATGACCCTTTGCACCGGCGATGAAAGTGAGGAAGCCACAGGAGCCAATCATACCCAGGCCCATAGTGTGGACGGGGATTGCGCTGCCTTCCATCGCGTCGATGATTGCGAATGCGCTATTGACTTCACCGCCAGGACTGTTGATGATCAGGGTCAGGTGATCATACTCCTGACGAGGAGCAAAGTTTGCCTCGAGAATCCAGGTCACAATCTTGTGAGCATTCTCAGAATTGAAACCGCCGCTCAGGAAATAGACGCCCTTGTCACGCAGGGTGGGAGCAAAATTCGGCGGGGTGGTTGCCATTACAGTAGTTGCCTCGGGCGTTTCCTTCTCGATGACAACACCTTTTTCAGCACCAGTCTTCTTAACCATATAAACTCCTAATACGCCCTTGTGGGCTGCATCTTTGTTCTTAAAGGGGCGGAGAAGAGTTTGTCAGTATTTTATTTGCAGAAGTTAATTCTGCCTGCTAGTCGGTCTCTATGATGCATATTGTCGTTATCCAAAACTCAAACACTGGTCGATTCCTCCTAAAGAAAGAAAACGACGTCTGGAACTGGCCATTCGTGGAAGAATGCAATCCAGAAGAACCGATGCTCTTTAATAGTCTCACGGTTTGTGAAGCATTGACCAACGTCGGCGTGGATAACATGCTCATGGATTTTGTAGATTATCCGAAGGATCAATTGTTCTTCATCTATATAAGAGATGAGAACCTAACCCCTGATGTTGCTTGGCATTACCTCTATGAGTTTCCTGAGAACGTTTCGACGTTCATCGAAGAGGTTTGTGATCACGAAACTTTCATAAAGAAAGCAATCTCACCTGCCTTGTAGAAAATGGTTGCAATAAGGAAACAGTCTAGCTATAAGTAAGACATAACGCGCCTGTGGTGAAATTGGTAGACGCGCTGGTTTTAGGTACCAGTATCGAAAGATGTGGGGGTTCGAGTCCCTTCAGGCGCACCACCCTTTAAAGCTTTAGATCGGATTACCGTTAGAAGGCTTTAAGATGTCGAGCGATACTATTCTGCACGTTGTCAGCGCGTTTGCATTTGCTGGCATGATCTACTGGGGTTGGTCACAGATTCCTCCCGAAGATCCTGAAATCGTTAAGGCCCGCGCCGAACACGGCAAGGTCGATTTGAACGACTAATGGACACCGTCCATAAAGTCTTGTTTGTGGTGTTAATCAGTTTAGGTGTGTTTCTCATCTGGGCAACATATCAATTAATTAAACCCACTACGTTCTATAATATCGATCCTTCTGAGGACGATATTTAGAATTGGTCCCGTAGCTCAGCTGGATAGAGCGTCTGCCTCCTAAGCAGAAGGTCACTGGTTCGAATCCAGTCGGGATCACAGATCGAATGAAGATCTTCCCCGAAATCACATTTCATCACTTTCCCAAAGATAGGTCTTTGGTTGAGAAGGTGATTCGTAAATTCTACATTCCGGAATTTGCAAGGTTTCGTTCCATCGGTGGATATGAGAAATACTGCCGTAGGATGAAGAAGTCCTTTCCTGTCCGTTGGTTTATCAGCGATAGTCTACCCGACTTCTGGCACTTCAAAGTCAAACAGCCCTACTATAATGTAAGGGCTTGGTATCGTTATCGGTTCACCGAAAAGTATCATATCGTAAAGCTAGACGTCAAACCTGGCTATATGGATCCTGATGATCGCATCTTGCATGTGAACTTTCAGATCCTCAAAGACTTTGTTGAGATTGAGTTGGGTGCGATGCATGATGCATCAGAAGCCAAAGACAACGGCAAGATTCTAGGTTCGTTTTCTAAACTTTACCGAAAGTATAAGAAGAAGAACATTCGCAACCCGGAGGGCGGTGTTCAGTATTTGGATTGGGAGATTGCTGAGTCAGGTTCTTCCCATCAGGCACACGCGGCTGCTGAGAAGAAGGCAATTTACCTGTGGTGGACTGAAGAACGCCCTAATCGTCTTGACGTCTATGATAATCCATACATGGATAATGAAACCAACTACAGGGCTATGAATCGTCTCGAGAGTTTCTATTACGAACAAGACCAAGAAATGCTAAAGCGTTTGATTGATATCAGAAGTAGCATTTGGATGTAAAAAGATATTGCAATGCAGATTATCCATGTGTATAAATAAACACATAGAGCAGCACATTGCTTTATACCTCGGGGAGTAGCGCAGTCTGGTAGCGCGCTTGCTTTGGGAGCAAGATGTCGCAGGTTCGAATCCTGTCTCCCCGACATAGTTGAAGTGGTCCCACTGACGCAAGTCATGCACCCTCAACCCTCCTAGGCCAGTTGGTCGGATTAGTCCCACCCATTGAGCTGGAAAAAGCCGAGCCGAAAGGTTCGGCTTTTCTCTTGACTAGTCTGTCAATCCTGCTACCATCCCCCTATGTCTTTTGTTTACAAGCCATATAGAAGGGATTCATCCCTCGACAGTAAGCCTTTCGTTAGGATCGAACTCCTTGTTGATGTCGTCGAATTTGAGGGTCTTGTAAACTGGCTTCACCAGAGAAATTCTAGAGCCTTCCTCAATGGATGGACTACTGACCAATGGCTAAGAAGTTTCAATCTCTATATACCAGATAGCGGCGTTATAATCTCTCTTGAGAGAGAATTTGCCAAAACCTTGGTTCTTCGTTTTCCATCAGTGGTCTTGACAAATTGAGCAAAGGTGCTACGACTTTGGTATGGATTATGAAGTCGTCTATACAGATCATGTGATGCATCTCACAGACGAAGAGACTGATCGTTTCTTCGATGCCTTTGATAAGTCAGATGACGACTTGCCTTTCTATCTCCACAACGCCCGTCACCGCTTCATAAAGCAAGATCTGTATGACTGGCTGGAGAACAATGTTGGCCAAGCTGGTTATGATTGGACACATATCAAGGGATTGACCCGAGATTGTCGTTCAATCAAGTTCAGACAACAAAGTCACGCAATGCTGTTTAAGCTGACGTTTGGAGGGAAATAATGGGTAAGACTCACAAGATTGAACGTGCTCGTGCTCTCAATGTCGCTCAGGGACGTCCACACAAGGAAGTGGATTTGATTCCAACTGGGATGCCGGAAGGACTTATCGATACTCGCACTGGCATCGCGCACGAACGTCACATTAACAATGGCGGTCAGCGTTATGGCAATCAGCGCAAGATGCGCGCCAAGATGAAGGTCGACGAAAGGAAAAAGGAGCGCAAAGAAAGAAACCGCGCTCCTTTAGATTTGGACGATTAAAGTTTCTTAATCATGAGTGGACCTGAGTTGGTTTCCTTCATGATCTGGTATCCTGATCTTTCATACCAAGACGTGAGGTCAAAACCCTCACTCTGTGATTCGTGAACATCTGCTATTAGCAGAACAATCTGAGCACCATGACTTGAAGCTTCTGATTCGAAAGATTCTAGGAGGTCATTGCCCATTCCAGTTCCTCGAGAATCTTCTTCGACGTTGATATTGTTGAGCATTGCAATCGTCTGATATTGGCTGCGAATGTTTTCGACAATTTGGTCATCGTAGATATCATATCGAGCAAGCCAATTTGGAAGCTGTTCTGCCGAACTATCTACGGTATATCCTTCAACGCTTCCACCATCAAAGTCGAACTCGATTGAGCTAGGACCTTGAGATTCAAATATCTCATTCCAGCGCATTATACAATCCTAAACAGTGCAACTTCGTGGAGGGCATTCGCGACCAGCAAGTGTTCTCCACGCTGTTCAACTAGCCAGAAGTCACCCAACATCCTCTGAACCCTACGACAGTTTGCATTCGCGGTTTCATCGAGACGGGTTGCGGACATCATAGCTGCGTTATTCTCATAAACAACATCGTAGCTACCATGATCAACAAACTCAAGCTCTACGGATACTCCACGAGCTTCCATAGTAGCAATCTTTCCCTCTACGACAAGATTGTCTAGATCACTTGCACGGAAGAATTCCGTGAGGTCTTCTGCGATCTCGTCTTCGTGACCTTTATGGTCTTCGAGGGATTCTAGACGAACATCCTGCTGAAGAGTCTCGAGAGTTACTGGCTGAACAACGCCAGTTTCATAGAATGTGCCTTTCCAGCTTTTAATGCCCGTCAGACCATTCAAACTATCAAGCATTGCCACGACCTTCTTGGGAAGGTCAGCATCCCTGAGAAGTTCTACAAATACGAGATAATACCCTTCCTCATTAGGAGCGGGGCTCACATCAGTATCTAGAATTGGAGTAGCGCCCTTCTGGATGAAACGGTTCAAGTCTTGAGCTGGTTCTCGGTCAATGACGAAGAATGCGATAACAATCGAGTCGTCATCCAACTTGCTGTCATATTCATCAATAGAGATGAGAGGGAAGACTAGTTCTTCCAAGTCGCCTTCTTTGAGACCTTCAAAGAGATTTTCCATTATAGACCTCCAGTCTCAGATTCGTCTTCCTCTGCGTCTGGTTCGGCATCACCAGCATCATCAGTGAAAGCATCAGTCTCATCAACGTCTTCGTCACGAGCGTCCGAGACATTCTCAATGTCAACAGCTTCGTCATCAACGTGCATTTCAAGATCAGAGTCATCAAGTTCTTCGATAAAGCGACGCGGGATCTGAACATCAACTAGCCAGATCTCTTCCTGCTTCATCTTCGGTTTGTTATTAGGCTGAAGGTCGCTAGGAGTTTCAATCTCAACTGCGACTTCTTCCTTGGCCTTACGGAAGACAACCTTTGCGCCATGCTGTAGGAGACGTTCAGCACCGGCGGGATCAGGCATCTGCTTGTAGGCATATTTGAGAGTCATCGATACCCAGTAACGACGAATATTTGGACCTTCAACAATCTCACCATCAATCCAGTTCTTGAACACATATAGGTCAAGCGAGTCCAGAAAGTCTTCCATCTGTATCAAGACGTCCGTAAGGCTGTCTGAGTCACTTAGACGCTTATAAAGATTAGGATTTGCTGGCATTATTGTCTCCTTAATTCCGTTCTATTTACCAAAATGCTCAAAAAGGTAAATAGGATATAGAATTCTGATTGGAGCCAAGCTATGCGTCTTTGGGAACTATTCAGCGACCTTAATGAACGAAACCTGAAAGATATTGAACGCGATCTAGATTCGCAGGTCTATCAACCAGCAGAAAAGGTTTCGCAAGGTAAGCCTGTCATCGACCTCGATCTACTAAGCAGTCCACATTTTATTCAGCGAGTAAACCAGCGCGCAGGTAATGCTGGTGTCTCTCCTGAGGAGGTGGAAGATCTCTTCCGTGCAGGTCGTGAAAAGTTTAAGGTCGAAATTGGCCAGGCTTCCCGCAAAGATAATTTCCAGGACACTGGTTCACACATCGATTTCTATGATCCAAAGACCAAGCTGATGGTTCCTACTATCGTTCAGCCAAATCCGAATTGCAAGCCAAATAGCCGTGGTAAGGTTGTATGTCAGACACCTAATGGCACTGAACCAAAGAACAGGCTAGTTGCAAAGACAATGTTTCGTAAGGGTGTCGACGATTAAAAGCTGATCATCTTATTGAGGATAGTTGCTATATCCTCAATAGAGACATCGTCGAACTTGTCCCAGTCGACACGCATTACTCGGCCTTCCGAGATTTTCAGAACCTTCAGATTAAACAGACCTAGAACGAGGATCATATCTCGTTCATGAATGCTCGACAGACGAGCATCTTTTTCTAGCATCTTCGCTAGACCCTTACGAGTCCGGTTCCATCGGATGCGAATACTCTCTCGACATTTCTGCCAGCTTTCGACCATGCGCTTCGAATGTGCATCGAACTCTCGAAGCTTCATTTTTTGCTCACGATCATACTGAGCTTTGCGCCGGACGATATTATCCTCTTCGGATTTAATGGCCTGATCAGCTTCTTCACTATAGATTCGAACCGCCATGAGATAGCGGCGATAATAATGAAGCAACATACCGGTTTTATCGTTCAGCATCGCGGAACGACCGTTCGTTTCGAGGATATCAAGCTTGTAGGGCTCAAGGCCAAGGAGGTCAGCTAGACCTCCTTTCCTCGTATAACCTGCACTGAAAGGCTTGGGCTTCTTCTCTACTAGCTTATCCTCGATCTTGGAACTGCCGAACTCTAAGCGTCCGGCAATATCCTCGAGGAAGTCATCAGAGAAGAAGGGATCACTCACAGGTTAGTGATCTTGTTGTCTTGCTTCTGGCCCTGCATCTTGAAATAGACCAGTTTGCTCTTCAGTGCCTTGAACTCTTCTTCCTGATTGTTGACGATCAGGTCGACGAAACGCATGTCGATGCTACCCTTGTCCATCATTTCCTGATAGAACTTGATCGAGCTCTCAAAGTCGGGCTTGCTGTGCGTCGAGTTCCAGAAGACGCCCATTTGCAGGTTGTTGTAAACGGTCTGACCGATTTCGGTGAGTGCCTTTTTGATCACCCATTTGCCGTCGACCATGACGGGTTCCTGAACTTCGATGAGGGCTTTGTAGATGCCCTGGCTTGCCAGCTCTGCATCATATATCTCACTGGCAATGTCCTCGGCGGAATCGCCGTCAGTGAGATCTGCGATCTTGTCCATATCGATGGTAAGATTCTTCTTCCCTTCGGCGACGAGGCTTAGGGTGCTGTGTTCCCGCTCGAGGGGACGGAAGTGAGATGCGTTTGTCATGCCACTCTTTTAGCATATAAGGTGAGCTTGTCAACTAAAAGAAAACGGCCCGAGGATATTTCCCCGGACCGTCTCAATTTCTATACAGGATTGCTCTTAGATTCCTTTGTTGTCGCCATAAATGCCAAGGAGTTCCTTGACCACTGGGTGACGCTCAACATCCTGACGAGCAAACTTGATCACATCAATATGCTTCGAACCCTGAAAACGATTCAGGAAGTCCGCAAGACCATTGTCTGCGCCACGGTCGCTCTGCGCCAAGTCGCCGGTGACTACCATCTGCGAACCTTCACCAATACGGGTAAGGATCGACAGTAGGGAGTTTGGCGTAGTGCCCTGCGCTTCGTCAACTAGGATATATGCGTTCTTGAAGGTACGACCACGGATGAATGCAATAGGCACCATTTCAATGATGTTCTCTTCCAACATGGTCTGAATCTCAATCTGAGTGTAATATTCAGCAAACACGTCGAGAACTGGCATCATCCAAGGAGTCATCTTCTTCAAGATGTCACCTGGGAGGTAACCAATGTCCTTATCGTCAACTGCTACGTTTGGACGAGTGATAACAATCTTCTCTACAAGACCTGCCTTGAAGCACTTGATCGCGTGTAGGGTTGCAAGAAGAGTCTTACCGGTTCCTGCTGGGCCAACAGCAAATGTCACATATTTGCTGGAATCTTCTAGGCTTGCTAGGAGATTTTCCTGAGTCAGGTTACGTGGGACAATGTCCACGCGCTGCTTCTTTGGCTTTTGAGGGAAGTTTAGCTCAATAACATTCGAGGTGCGATCCTGCTGCTGGTAACGTCCGCCACGGGCGCTTGGAGCACCAATGTTACGGTCTGCACGAGGATTAGCGCGATTTGCGCCCTTAGCACGGGGTTGTTTAGCCACTTTCGACCTCCACAATGAGGGTTGTTATTGCGGGCTGCTCGAAAGTATTTAATGGTTTAGGTTTCTGAAAAGTGCGTATGTTAAGTCATGGGAATGGGCCACTAAATAGCGGCCCACCCTACTTACATTGCTGCCTGATTACCTGGATAGGTCCTAGCAACAGGGAATGGTTCCAAGGCTTCTGGATCATAGATCTTCTCATAGATCTCATGCCAATCATCAACTCTTGTTACACGATCATCGCTATATTGCTCATTGTGCTTATAGTTGATCAGGAAACTCTTGTGTCCATGATCAGCACCGGCGCTGGCGTGCTTCATCTTGTCTTCAACCCAGAAGGTTGGCTTATAGCGAGCCAAATGACCTGCCTTACTGGAAGCCAAGCCTACACAATGAAGTGCATCAAAGACCCCGAATCCAAACACGTCGTTGAGATTCTGCCAACGACCTTCCCAAGTCTGACGATCTTCAGCACATGCGGTGATCGCTACAAACTTGAAGCCTTCATCATGTAGCTTCAGAACATTCTCGACCACACCAGGCAGTGGCTTGAAGTGATTCCAATACTTTGGATCGCCGTTGAAGATGCGAATCATTTCACGCGACTCTTCGAGGGTCGTGCCAAGCCATGCTTCAACATGCCAGTAGTCGGTTAGATTACCCAGTGCATCGCGATGTTCTGGATAGGTTTCACGAACCCATGCTTCGAAGGGCGATGCCCAGTCGAAGAGCACTTCATCGCAGTCAGTCAGGATTACTTTGGTCATCTAGTTCCTCTGGCTTCTTGGGACCAATCATAAGATTGTAGATGCTGAACTCTTCAGTCCCAGTTTCCCTAATCCTAACATCTACCCTCAGTTCGAAGGCAGCAATAGACTCAGGCGTATTGTTGTTCTCGTCACAACGAACAGCATATTCCTTTACTGAGATATCCTGATTGAGGAACTCGTAGAAAGCATCAACTACTTTGCTACGAGTTGCCTCATCATTCAACTCAAATCGGAACTGGTTCAGAACCCCGTAGAGCTTACTCTCCATCGGTGACCTCAGGAGCAGCTTCCTTCTTCGTGGAGAAGCGGTCGATGAATACCTGAACCTTCTTGAGGTTCATAGGATCCTTCTGAATCCAAGTAGTCAGCGCAGCCTTGACATCATCGAAGTGACGAGACACAAACATATTGATCAGCTTCTCATGTTCCAGTTCTTGATCCCGGCACATTACAACCTTGTTTTCAAACAAGTCGATAATCAGTTCGGCAGCTCGCATCTGCTTGTTCGAGACACGATCAACGATGACCATGTTCTCAATGGGTTCCCACTGAGCAGTTTCGCCAAATCCCTTGACCTGGCTCTTCTGACCAGCAGCCAAGACGTAGGTGTAGCTGATGATCATGAATGGACGATTGCGTAGATAGTTAGACATTCTTTACCTCAAAAATTTCGTAGGGGAGTTCAACCCATTCTACGCCTGCTTCCTCGAAGCGCCTCTTGCTCTCCGAGAGGATTGGTGCCCAACGGTCAGCCTTATCAGGCGGACAAGTAGGGGCGACTACTCGTGTAATACCGGCCTGGATCATATGGACCGCGCAGCGATCACAAGACAAAAAGGGCCATGTGTAAAGGGTGTTACCACGCACATTATCATGTGCGCTTAACACCGCGTTCATTTCACAATGCACGATGAAGCTGTATTTGACCTCACGATCCTCATAGCGTTCAGGGGTGTCCTCAATACCACGAGGGAAGCCATTATAGCCGATGCTCGCTACCGAATTGTCAGGTCGAACAATGACAGCACCAGTCTGAGTGCTAGGATCTTTGGACCAGCTCGCAACTAGGCGAGCTAGTTCAACATAACGGATATCCCACTTGACCTTGCTATTTTGAGCGTCTAGGACTTTCTGGATATCTACATCAATCATAGTTGACTCAGTTCCACAAGAGTGGCAGCCAAGTTGATTTCAGCATCGGCCGAGATAGCGTGATTGCGAAGACCAGCAGCGATGATGATAATTGCCTGACTCTGAGTTACTTCATCAGCGCCGAAGAGATGCAGGTTCTTATACATGAAGCGGAAGATATCTTCGTAGTCGTTAATGTCAGCCTTGCTGACAATCAGCTTACGAGCTTCAGTGAAGTGACGAGCCTTAAACAGTTCAACAGCTTCTTCCATATAGTTGAGGCTAGTTGCGCTGGCTTCCTTCAGAGGAGAAAGAACACCACCAGTAGTGTGCTGGTCAAGCAGGTTGATGCACTTGCGAAGATCAGGATAGGTGTTTGTGACATAGAGCTCAAGGTCATTTATGTCGTAGGTCACATTTTCCATAGTCAGGATCTCAAGCGCACGACCGAAGAAGCCTTCCATGTCCAGTGCGTCGAAGTGAATACCTTGCATCCTCGAGTGCAATGCGCCCATGATCTTATGAGGCAGGTTGCAGGTAATGATGAAGCGAACGCTATCGGCGAACTTCTCCATTTCGTTACGGAGGATTGCCTGTGCGTTCTGAGACAGGTAGTCGCCTTCGTCGATTAGAACGACCTTGTAGTCGCCATTCGGGAAGGTAGAACAGAAGCCGAGAACCTTATCCTTCAGAATATCAACGCCGTTTTCACGCGAACCGTTGAGCTCAAGGATGTCATACTTGTTCACGCCAAGCTCGTTGAGCATCAACTTCGCAAGCGTGGTCTTGCCCACCCCTGGCGATCCGCTGAGGAGCAAGTGAGGGAAAGGAATGATTTTACCCTCAGGGTTCTTAACCCAGTTTTCAATTTGTGCGCGGATGTGATCATTCTTGAACACATATCCGTCCAGCGTATTAGGGCGATACCGCTCAACCCAAAGATCTGGTGTGGCCATGTTTGGCTTCTCCTTAATTTGTATCGCTACAATAGGTGAAAACAGGCCAAAACGTCAATTTATCTTTGAGCTAAATGGAAGCCCGCACAAGCCCTCATGGGAGCCTATGCGGGCGCATTAGTGTTTGATTAAACTGGGCTTTTATAGACAGCCGCAGGGTATCTCAGATGTTATTCGCCACCCCAGGATAGTTTGAACAACATTGCATCTTTCTTATTCTTAAAATAGAAAGCTAGACCGCCATAGCCTGCCCACTGACCGGCTGCGAAACGACCGTGGATCATTTCGCCCTCGCACCATTCAATGGCCTCATTCACGCGAACGCGATAAGCCTTGGTATCAGTATATCCATACTGATCTTCATTGAAGTCAGAGGCCTTCAAAGGCATAAAGATACTATGCCACCGATTAACCATCAACGGATTGAATTCTCTCTTGATTCCCATCTGACCAACGAAGCCTGTAAGCTTCTTCTCCCTGTTCAGTCTTAAATTCCAATTGCAAGCGATACGCTCTTGGATGGTCTTCTGTCAAGTTATCCAGATAAGTGTAGGAAACTCGAAAGGCTATCTTTGATTCCTTTAACCAAGTCATACGCTCATTCACTAATGTGTGGAACCTTTCATCCTCCCAGATGAAATTATGAAGGTCATGCCAACTACAAGGTGTGAACACTTGATAGACAGCGCATGGATAGAGATATCTAGTGATCAACCCGCGTTCTCGGGTATCAACCTCTATTGCATCGATTTTCATTGGATTATCCGTGGCTCAACTTAAACAGGAGCGCATCAATCCTATTATGGAATGAGACAGTTAGGGTGCTGCAATCATCACAGTCTAGTCCGCGATGATACCATTCATAGGATTTGATCTTAGGTCTATTGAATGCAACAAAGTCATTCAGAGACTCAAAGTGGTTGTGATCACGAACAATCACAACCACTTCGGGTGGATTAGAGTGGGCATTCATCCTGAACACCCAAAATACCCTTGACGTCTACGCGCTGAACGTAGAATACATCTTCGTCGCTGCCTTCTGGAATAGCAGTCTCGATGCCATAGGTCCAGCGACCATGTTCAACGAGAATCCACTGACCTTGTTCGAGATCAGTATTCTCAGAACCGACCTTCCAGACTTGACACCAACGAGGACGGATGCCTCGATCCTTGCCGTTATCGTCAAGGATGATGACTCCGCCTTTGGAAACCTTGTCGCCTTGTTCCATATTGATCACAAGAACGTGATCCTTGATGGGACGAAGATCTCCACTGATCTTGTTATAAACTGTGCTTGGCATAACTTCTCCGGTTGTAACCGAAGTCCTTAGTCATCGCTGTCTTTGATTAGCCTGCGACCCTTCTTCGACATCAGACCATCTGGCTCATCGTTCTCCGGATACGCTGGAGCAGGCTTTGCTGCACCGGTGATCCTTGACATTGCCTGTTCTGGTGTCTCGAAGACATCTGGCACAGCTGGCTTCAACGAAACCTGTTGTGCTGCACCTGGGTTGCGGTTATAATAATCGCGAGCGATTTGTTCCCTACGGACTTCGATCTGGCCATTACGACCCATAATGTCCCCGCGGGCATTCATCCTTGCGTTACCAAGAGCCTTCATTTCCTCGTTAGCAGAACGCATTGCGTCCATATCAACAACCCTGCCACGCATGGAAACGGCTGGTTTTCTAAAGTTGCGAGCCATGTTGCTCCTCCTAATACGACCTATGCTCTTATTTATGCGTAGTTTTCTGTGCTTACTTTAAGAACTCTCTCACATCGAGATCGAACTTGAGGCTGTCAACTTTATGAACGCCAATGAGGTATAGGATATAGCTCGCAACACTCGAACCACGACCCACACCCCATACGATGCCACGTTCCCTAAAGCTGGCGATCAGATAGATCAAAACCTTGAGAACTTGTGTCATTTCACGCTCCTCAAATAGCAGCCATTCTTCTGCCACCCGAGTCATCTGAACTTCTGTCTCACAACGTTCAATCAGCCATTCCAACACGTCAATGCTCTTGAAGGGTTCGGGAACAAACCATTCACTCTGGAATGAGGCATCCCATTCCTCAACTGAAACACTTGGTTCCTGATAGATAGGAATCTGATCCTGTGGATGATCAAGTTCCTTGCAAAGTTTGTTGAAACGATGAATGTCAGGGTTGTCGATGGCTTGAAGCTCTCCCGACAACTCTTGACCTTTCATCAACAGGTCAATGAGGCCATTCTTATCGAAAGCCACATTGCCCCATTGATCTAGCTGACGACCGTCAAGCTCTTTCATTCCGTCTTGCCTCCGTCAATCACCTTGGGACGGAACTCAGGACGAACAACCACATTACTGGTCGTTTGCGGCAAAGCCATCTGTTCAGCAATAAAGCTCAGACTATACGCCCACATCGGCGGTGTGCTAATGTCATCTTCCTCGTCTGGACTGATATCCAGGGTTGATGCATCATTTCGATTCCACCAGGACTTGCTGAAATAGTTTCTCTCGCCGAGCCATTCTTCATCCGTCGGGAAGGTCTCGCCAGGAGTCCCGCCAACAAACATGAATGACAACCCGCGTCCATCGGACGATTCAATTTCACAGCTATGAAAATCAAAGGCGCCGTTAGACAATGCCTTGAACTTACAAAGGAAGAGTTCACACAAGAGCGCGTCTGTTGGAACTTCCGGAGTGAGGATGATCATATTAGTGGTCTCCGGTCGGGTTTCTCCCATGAAACAACTAATAGCCCATTCATTATCGGCATCGATGATAATGGACTTGTCTATAACCTTCTTAACCCAATAGTCCATCTTGGCGAGAGCTATTTCCATTTTGGCGGAATAGTCATCAGTGTCTTCTCCCAAGGTGCTAACATCGACCTTGAGTTTGATGGTTGCTGGGGAGAGTTTCTGTCCGATGATACGGGTAGCCTGGAACTCATGGCGCAGGCTTACGAACAGATGATTAGGTAGAATGTCTTCTTCGTCCATTTTAGTCCCATTGAGGACGCAGGACTCTAGGCGCGGAAAGCGCGATATGAGGTAATTGCTGGGCCCAGCAACACAACTACAAGATTTGAGCAGCCCTGTTGAGCATCCTGTTGTCGTTCGTTGTATTTAGTGCCTTGCAGTTAAGCCTCACCTAGTAGCCTGCGTCGTAATCAAAGCTATCTTAGCAAATAGGATAGACAGGAGTCATTATGTGAATATCACTTCTTGCTAGGCTCGAGGTATTCTTTGTTGAATGTCGGCGTTGGCAAGGTCACATTCTTAGTAACAGCGGGCTTGACAACCTTAGTGTTGGTGTCTTCAACCTCACTCTTACTCTTTACGAAATCAGGATCCGATTCAGTAGTTTCAGGGAACATGGCTTGCATGGCCTCGAACTGCTGCTTCTTCATGCGCTCCATTTTCTCTTCCTCAATCATCTCCAACATCCAATGAAGTTGGTTGATGATCTCAGTGCTTGAACCCCACATATGCGCCTTTGACAGGCGCTTGTGTAGAGCTGAAGTCTTTTCGAGCAACTCGTCGTCGCTCATATCCTTAAAAGAGAGAAATGGATGATCAATCAAAGGTCGCCTTCTTTCCTGTTCTCGCTGCGCGAGATTTCGAACTTGCCGCCTGGATAACGAGCTTCCAGCTTACGGACGTTCTCTTCAATAATATCGTATGGATTGAGGTTCAGAGCCATACAAGCATTTGCCCAATACCACATCACGTCACCAAGTTCACGCTTCATGTGAAAGATGTTGTCTGCGTCATATGGCTTGCCCTGGAACGTGATCTTCTTCACGATTTCCATAAACTCGCCAGCTTCTGCCGACAGACCATCAGCCGCAGTATGGAGGCGTTCCACGTTGCAACCCTGCTCATACAGTTCTTCGATACGAGCTAGGAACGCAGCCTTATCCTTAGAGGGCTGGCTAGTCACACCGTCGACGAAAGTCAGGTATTGCTCGAGAAAGTTTTCCATTAGGTTCTCCTATTTCTTATTTAGGATGACCATAGCAAACCTGGTGATAGAAGTCACTAATTGGCAACCACATTCATGGGCGGCCTACGACGCTTTCCTTCAATGGATCGCAACACCTCAACTGACATTGTATCAACCCTGGCAGGTGTGGTAGCTTTTGGTATCGCGACCAAACACTCGATCGAAATCGTATGAGCACGAACTGGCCCAGGAGGCATACCCTGTAGGGATTCGACCTGTAGAGCATGTCCGCGAACCGAGCCAGGAGGCATATCGAGAAGAGACTCGACCTGAACCGAATGAGCTTTCACTGGAGGATTAGGTTCAGAGCCAACGACATTTACATCAGCGTGAATGGCAACCACAGGAGAATTCATCTCCTGTAGCGTTTCAATCTGAACTCCAGTTACATTCTGGGTCATTACTTCTTAATCTCGTAGCCTGCCTGAATTGCATTGACACTTGTAATATCCCAAGCAGTTCCAGTTGCTGGATTCAAATTCTCAATACGATTCATGTTGAGGTGATTCGTAGGCAGATTGTAATTGGCACTGGTTGTCTCAGTTGAACCGCTCTTCACAATTGTTGCTAGTTCACGAGTTTCTGCATCAGTCTTTGCAGCCCAGACATTGAGCTGGATTGCATCAATCTTGTCCGGATTAGTGGTTAGATTGCTGAAATTATACATGTCCTTTGCACCGAGAGCAGTTGCACTCACATAGTTATTTGCGCTTACAAGTGTCTCATTCAACATGGCATAATTAGAACCGGGGGTGCTTGGAGTGAATGCAACCGTAACATCTCCATTTGGACGCAGAGTTTCAATGCGGCGCTCGCCGATACGAGTCGCTTCATTGATGACGTAGAGGTCGTCGATGATATATCCCGATTCGTTACCTGCGTTGAACTGAATACCATTTACGCCATATGCTGCGGCGTTCTGGGTGTTGCCATTAAAGTTCAGAACTTCGACACCGTCAATGAATAGAGTTGCTCGACCGGCAGAAGTATGTCCAACATATTCTAGTTCGAAGAAATGCCAGTCATGTGTGTGAATGATGTTTGGTTCACTCTCGGCTACCATTGTGTTACCACGCCATAAACGAAGCTGACCAATGTTGCTGACACTAACTGCAAACTGAGAAGTCTGATTATGCAGAACACTGAACATTTGACCTTGTCCTTCAGCACGAGCAACAAAGTCAGTCTTGTAAGCAAATGCAAAAGTCGCTGATTGCTGGAAGACATTTCCGTTGAAAAATCCACGGATCTGACAACCAAATGCCGTGTTACCCAGGTTCATACCCTGACCGCCATAACGACCTTCAGAGAAGAAGATGTTGCTCGGATTGACGATTACCCACTTACTGTGAACACCTGGACGAACTGATTGGTTGTTTGCGGAATCGTAGGAATCGAAACCGTCCATGAAAATTACGTCAGCCATTAGTAACGATCTCCCTTGAAGCTGATTACGAGGTCTGCAATCGTCCCATCAGCTTGAGCTGGACCAACGATCTTAATCTCTTGATTTGCGGGAACATCAATCTCCCCGATCACACTACTTACCATGGTTGCCGCACCTACGGTATTGATAGTCCAGATACCTACCTGCTGTCCATTGATCCAAACTGTGCAGGCAAAATCCTCAGTTGGATTCACTCCACAGGTGAACAAGCATCCATCGAAGTCAGCACTGAGCTTGTGAGCCCTTGGTGCCCTCCAGCGATAGATTGTCTCGCCATCAAGTGGCTGTCCATCAAAATAAGCACCATAGTCATAGGCAAACTGATCTTGAACTGTCGACGCAGGCTCACTTGCGCCGCTTTCTACCCACTGACCCCCGTCGGTGTCCTCATAGAACAGATAGAAACTCCCATCGGTCGTATTCCACCAACCGTCTCCCTCTTGCGGGGCGGGGCTTGTAGGGGGAGTCTCAGCAAAGGTAATCTTGTTACCGCTCTCAGGAATCACAACATTCGAGAATTCGATCTTACCAGTTGTCGCATTAACGGTTAGGAACTTGCCGTTCGATCCCACGTAGGTATCTGGCGTATCAGTGAGGCTTAGGAAGTCCTGAACGCTAACTGGGACATTGGCAAATTCAACTCGACCTGAGATTGCATTGACTCGAAGAAACTTTCCATCATGACCAAAATACGAGTCAGGAGTGTCAGTGAGTTCAAGGAAGGAATAGTCTGTTTCTGAGATATCTTGGAAGACTAGGCGGCTATTTGCTTCATCAACAACAGGGACTTTGCCATTCTGACCAACATAGGTCGACGGGGCATCAAGGAGATTTACGAAGCGATTAACACCGCCCGTGCCAGTAATGAGGATAGAGTCATTCTGTTCAAGAACCGCAACACCGTCGCCGCCGAGGATTCGTCTGAAGCTGTAGGTCAGTCCGTCACGTTCTTTACGTGCGAAACTTCCTGCTCCTGCACCAATGTTCTGAATCTTGATGTCTAGGTTGACAGGAACATTGCTCACGTAGCTATTGTCTACCACGGTGCTGCTTCCACTAAGGAAGTCACCTGTGCCAGGTTGAATCCTAACAGTGTCTGTGCCGCCCGTTCCAAAGGAGGAGCCGTCAAGATTACCAATGCTACGTCTAGAAGCGTTCCTAGACGGTTCCTTATAAGCCATAGAAACCCTCCGATCTAACTTGAATATTTATTGGGAGGGTAGGCTTTATTAAACCGACTTAGCCTGCATTGTGATATTCACAGGCTCACCAGGTGCGGGTTCTGCTAGAGTCTGGCTATTGTCAGTCTGCCAAACAACCGTTGTCTTGGTGTTTGCAACCGAGATCGAGAAGTTGCCAGTAATCGAGAGATCTGTTGAGTCCGTGACCTTGACTGTGAAGCTGTAAATGGTATCTTCGGTAACTTCAGCGAGTCGACCAGAGATAACACCAGTTGTCATATTGAGAACTGCACCACCCGGTAGAGCACCGGCGATGACTTCATACTTCACGATATTGTTGTCAGGATCTTCGGCAGTGATTGGGATACTGATATCAGTATCTTCTGCGAATGCACCCAAGTTACCGGTCTGGGTCGTCCATGTGGGTGGATTGGTTCCTACGACAGGTGGCTCTTCGATGGTCTCAATCAGTGGGAAAACTGTGATATTGCGAAGACGACCATTGAAACAACGAATCTTCGAACCATTAAGACTACTCGTGCTAGTATAAGTCCAGTCTGCACCGAAACTCATGCCGTTTGAGGTGTTGTATGGCTGTGTTGCTGTTACATCAAATGCAGTAGTTCCATTCACATACCCGCGACAGCGAAGTTGGCCAGTCAGGACATAGAACATGAAGCCAATGCGATACCAACGCTTGGTCATGTAGTTTGAGATTAGCGTCTGATTAAATTGGTAGCCGTTATTATCGTAGGAACATTGGAGTGTGACGTTGGTGGCCTCCTGCAGAATCAACCATTCGCCCCATCCCCCGCCAAAACCGTCGCCGTTAGTGGCAATAACCTTACCACTACCAGCTTCCATGAATACATCCATTTCGACCGAATAAGGAGCAACAGTCTGTAAGAGATCCTGGTGACTATAACGAATTGTCTTTGTTCCATCGAACAACATATAGTCGTCAACAGTTGTTGGCTTTGGCGCACTAGCGATTGCAGTAAAACCAGACGAGGACAGATTGGTATTGCTGTTAGTCATACGAATTCGTTCGTTAGACCTGTTGTAAAGATCGTATGGAACGAATTGAGGAATCATCTGTTATTCTCCGGTGTCTTCTTCTGGTGTCCAGTCTGGATGCTCTGCAAGCCAATCTGGATCTTCGCTATTCTTGATACCATCTTCGTCATCATCGCCCTCAGGGTCAAGTTCTGGTGGGTTAGGATCGAATATATTGATATTTACACACTTTGGTTCAGCGATCTGTCCACGGTCAGTTATCACAGTATAGGAGAATGCATCGTCCCCGATGAAATTGTAACCTGGAATGTATAGGATACTCTTGCGATCAGGAGTCAACATTGCCTCGCCATATAGAGGCTCGGTAAGGATAATAGGTTCACAGTTATAGGCAACCTTGGCCTGGCCAGGTGTCGTGTTCTTGGTCTTTGCACCTTGTTCGTTAGAGACCCTGACGAAATAGCTTTCGTCCATATTATAATAAAATTCCTGTTCTGCTACCACCTTAATGAAACCCTCAATAGGTTCCATGAATGTGATAATATGGTCTTCTACTTTATAGACTCGGGTCTCACCAAAATCCAAAGTTTGATTAACGACACGAAAACCATCCTGCCAGATCTCTACCCATTCAGGACTGCTAGGAATCCAGGGGAGTTCGATTTCGGTTGTTGGTCCATCTAGTGTCACGCTGAACACTTGCGCATTACGCTTCAAATCTTGATCGGTGATCATTTCCACCTTCAAGGTTTTAACATCCACAAATGGCTGAACAAAGCGACAATTAACCTGCGATGCTTGCATTAGCCACCTCCAATTAGCCAAGCCACAACAGTGAATCCTGCATTCTTGACCTCACAAACAAGTCCAGTGTCGCGCTTAACAATGAAGCTGAACGAACCCTCCGGCTGCTGATAAACCTCATATGGCTTATCCTGACTGTAAAGGATTGCTGCCTCTTCTGCTGCGTCTTCAGTTTCAAAACCACCAGCTGTTGACACGTTTGAACTTGCACTGTAGAGCTCAGGGGTTGCCTTTGCCTTCACTTCCTTAGATGCAACCGAAACTCCAGCATACATTACAGATGGGCTATAAACAGCCGCCACCGAAGCAGTAGGAACAGGTTTCGATTCAATGATCACTTCTATTTCGTTATCGACAGTATCGGCGGTTCCGAAGATATCCTGATATTCGAGATGCTTGTAGGAACGCACCCAGCCGGCATTATAGCCAAGATGTTGAGCAGCGAGTGGCTTGAACCAAATACTATCTGCTGTCCAATATGGATTCTCTTCGTTTACATACAACCATTCAGGCTCGTAGATACGATCAGATGGGTCATTGAGATATGCGTAGAACGGAGTCACACGAGTAGGCAATACTGAAGCTTCAAAGTCGAAGACTGGAATGAAGATCTGATACGAAGCCGCCTTACCGAACGACATTTCGTGACTGTAGACTGGGATTACTTCAATATCAGTATTCTCAAAGTTCTGGAACCCATATACTGGATCCTTCTCGTCTTCACTAGCAATCAGCTTTTGATTCTCGAAGAGATGCTTAGGAGACTTAGTCTGTGTCTCGATTGACCTGAAGGTAGAAAGCCTTGCAGTTCTTTTGGTCTGTGTATCAATAGACCTACTAGGACGCATCTTTTCAGTAGCGATGATTCGACCATCAGTGGCCGAGGTAGCACCAAACGCCAAAGTGCTAATCGCAGAGCGAATGTTAGCATAAATGATCGTGCGATCGACCTTAGCAATTGGAACAGAGGCGGTGTTATAGGCACCCTTCGATGCGTCCGCTTCTGCACGAGTTCCTATCATCAATAGTGGATTCTTAACAGGTCCAAATCCAGTTTGGTGACGAGAGAAGTAACCACCTGAAGAATTAGTCTCCTTCTGAGTCGTAACTAGAGGGATGATATTTCGTTCGGCCGATTCACTTGGATGCTCCCATACCTGTAGCCAATCAGTGTCAACGGGATGAACATCAGACAACGGAGGCATGAATTGTCCAAGGGTAGGATCAATGTTTAGGAAGCCAAATTCATATTCCGTTTCACCGTCGGACAGAAGAGTCTTTGCCCACTGGGTTTCGAAGAAATTCTTAACATTGTATCGAGCCTGAACAGTATCACCATTCTTCACAGTTGGACGCACTTCGAAAGGACCACCATTGACACTGAATGTCATACGTGGATGGAAGATTTCAATGGAATAGCCTTCAGTCAAGCCGAGGACTTCTGGGAACAAGTCACCGTCATATTCGAAGTCTGGAATACCATTGTGAACGATGCCGAAGTCCATTTCGTCGGGAACATCGTCAACATAAGAGAAGCTGCGAACAATGTAATTTGTTCCAATTCCGATCAGAACAGTGTCACGGCGGTCATACCAGACTCCGGATGCCCTAACGTGACGAATCGTAATCTCATCGCCTTCGGTCAATTCAACAGGGAAGCTGAGTTCTTCATCATTCCTTGTTACCTTGACATTCGTATAATTGGGGAGATCAAACGTATCAGTTGAATCGACCGTGATAGTGGAATAGGTTTCTAGATCACCAAAGTCCCTATAACGCTGTGTATCCTTGATAGTCTCAGCCGCAGTATTCACTACGAGAGCATATTGGGCATCAGCAAAACTCAGCATTCCGTAATAGCTATTCAGGCCGGTTGGGACATCGATCGTGATTGCCAAAACATCGCCAGCATTGACACGCGTCAAACCGTCGTGAGTAACCCCGTTGACAGTCATAGAACCATGGCTAATAGCAATGGGTGCATTGTCCACTTCCTCAGGAACAACCACGTTAAAGACGGCCTGTGCAGTCATGAAGATATTTGGAATATCAACATAACGGCTTACAAACTCGCCTGGGATTGCATTCACTTTCATGTCATAGGCAAAATAGCCGACGATCATGACAAGATTGGTACGTCCTTCAGTGGATCGACCATACATTGCAATCTTAGAACCCGCGTTCACAATACCATCAGTGACCTTCAAGCCATTTAGCAACAATTGTGCATTTGGCGAGACATAGACTGGTAGGTTTTCACCAAGTGTCGAGACAGTGAATTCACCCGAACCTACATCGACTTCGGTCGGGGTATTCTTAGGTGTTGGATTGACATTATAGACTGGTGGATTCGCGGGGATGACCATTTCGTAATCATCGAAACGAGTCGACGAGAACAAATTATCCCCGCCTGGGACTGAGAAGGTCGAATCCCTAGAGAATGTCCTGTATGCTGGGTCTTCGTCAACACTTGTGAAGATTGCCGCATCATGAGAAGATGCAAAGGAAACTGAGAAGGAGTTCCTTCCCGCTCTTGCATACATTGGAATCCTGTCACCAGTGTCGATGGTCTTGACTAGATCAAAATTAGCATCATAGACCCTAATAGCCCATTCGGTAGGAACGGGAACGATATACTGGTTCTTGAACTTGGTTGGCCTCCCAACCATCTGAGCATGATAGAGGACTTCAATGCCAGTCGGAGTGGATTTGTAGACATTACCCTTGTTGGTTGTGAGAATGAAGCCATTACCAATAGCTTCGCCACCGTAGACAGTTTCATCTACGAGTGCGATCGTCCTACCAATTGCGTTGATGTCAGACATGATGTTCAGGAAGTTTACGCCACCGACGAATAGCGTCACGGTATCAGAGAAGATACATTTCGCATTGGTCATTACGGCTGTTCCGTTTGTCTTTCCATAACTCTTATCGATACGACAAATTACGCCATTTTCCATAAGCCAGAACTGTTCCCAATTCTGCGATCCGTTATTCCACACGATGGTGCCATCTAGCGCACCATTAGGTTCTGATCCTTCACTGATCTGGTTACCATTGAGTGCATAATAGTTAACCTTTTTAGTGCCATTGTAGAATGGACCTTCGAAGAACACCACGAGATCCTGATTAATCTGAGTGCTACCCCAGCTGGAAGAATTGATAGGAGTCTCGGTGCCGTTCGGGCTAACCATCTGGTGATAACCAGAGTTATTGGTTCGTGGCAAATCAGTTGGAAGGAAATTGATAAACCGACTCTTCAACGACAAGCGAGTATCGCCAGAATTGGCCACAACTGCAAAGCAAGACGGAGAATCATTATAGGTATAGTCAATGAATCGGTGACTCTTAGCAGCAGGAGCCACTACGTCGATCTGGATAGTATCACCGGAGACTAGATTGATTGGGCGAGCAGAAGTTGCTGTTCCGTTTACACGAACAGGAAATGAAGACGCGACATCAATGACACAGGTTTCATCTGCGACAAACGAAGACGTTACTGTAGAATTGGGTGTTGCGATTGAAATGGAATTGAACATCTATATCACCCAAAGAAATAATCTGGGGAGGATTAGCCCTCCCCAGATACTTAGCTTAGTCGATGCCGCCGCCCTGTTCCAGGATCATGACGCGCATACCGGTGTTAGCTGGACCGTTTGCGTGAAGTGCCCTGTAGGTTCGAGCAGCCGATTCGCCGTAAACAGTTAGTTCAACCGAAGTATTCTGCGAGACAACGTCTGCTGAAGTGGTTGCCATCATGTCTAGTTCGTGCGGGTAACGATAGCGTGAGGAATTCAAACGGGATGGGAAAGTAATGATATATTTGCCATCTTCCGAAAGAGAAACCTGGTTCTCAATGTTCAGAATTGCTTCTGCGTCTTCTGAGTCTACTGAAGCGTCGATTCGCGAGCTTGGACGCATGATGTCCGATTCACGAACCACAAACCTCCAGAACTTGTTACCGACTGCATTAACACAGAACACTGGTGCCTTACCGTCAATAACGGTTTCACCAGTGGTGCGATCAACTGGACGCTGAACTAGAACCCAATTGAAATACATCGAACCTTCCTGGGTGGTCGATTCTTCCCAAACACCAAGCCAGAAGCCGCGGTTAGTAATAACCAGGCGGTAGGACATTGGATATCCGAATGGGTTAGCAGAACCAATACGCTTGGTGCGGTTGATGAAGCACTTTAGGACGTTATCCTTCGAGTTATCATCGGTAACAGTAGCACCGGTAATGGAAACAGTAGCATCAGGTACCCACCTGAGGTTTTCGTTATCCAGGAAGTCTTCCTGCATGTATCCGCCTGCATTAGGGTTTTCGTCACCAGCAACCCTATAACCAGTTACAATGCCCTTTGGAATGTAGGTGCCATCCTCTTCAAGACCTTCGTTAGCCTCGTAACCAGCAATGGTTGCACCCTTAGAAACAGTAGGCGAGGGCTTTGTTGTTGGATCGGTTGATGGCTTAGTGATTGGATCCAACGTAGCGTTGGTCAACTTTGCACCGGTGGTTCCGATGACATCGACTGGCTTCCAACCTGCACCCTTGGTAGGATCACCTGCAGCAAGTTCCTTATAGATAGGAAGCTTTTCAACATCATAAAGAGTTGTTGGCGAACCAGTGTGAATCAGAACCTGATGAGCACCCTGAATATCAACACAAACTCGCCAAGGCTGCTTTGTTGTGATCGCGCTACCATTGAGAGGATCGACCGTTGGACCTGCTTCCATGATAACACAGAAGTTTTCACCGGCCGATGCCTTATTGAAAGTTGGTTGACCATTAGACTGGTCAACCAGTGTGAAACCATTTGCCAACATATCGACAATAACTTCTGCAGCTAGTTCAGCGCCAGTAGCATAACCGTGGCGCTCAATTACAAAACCTGCCATTTTATTCTCCTATTGAGCTATTAGATGCCACCGCCGGACTTGAGGATAAGAACCCTCATGCCGATGTTATTGCCACCGTTTGCGTGAAGTGCCATATAGACACGATCTGAAGTCTCACCGTAGAAACGAAGTGGAACGTCACTATACTGAGAAACAACGTCTGCCGAAGTGATACCCATGATATCTAGTTCGTGTGGGTAACGATAGCGAGAAGTGTTCAGACGACTTGGGAAAGTAACGATGTATTTTCCATCCTCAGACAGAGACACCTGGTTCTTCGTATTGATCACCTGTTCCGAGTCATTGGTGTTAGAGTCAGCGGGACGACGCTTACCTGGACGAGTAATGTCCGATTCACGAACAGTGAACTGCCAATACTTGTTACCAACAGCGTTGACGCAGAATACAGGAGCCTTACCAGTGGACAAAACAGTTCCAGTGATACGGTCAACTGGTCGCTGAACTAGCATCCAGTTGAAGTTGGTTGCGCTTTCAGTGGTGATTGCTTCTTCCCACACGCCAAGCCAGAAACCACGAGGAGTGATAACCAAACGATAAGAAAGTGGATAGCTGGCACCCTTGTCCGCAACACGGGTAACACGGTTGATAAAACCTTTAGTAGCATCGTCGGCGGTTGGAGAGTAGACACCTTCGACGGTCAAACCGGTCGAACCAAGAGCATCACCAACACCTCCGATGATATCAGTAGCAACTGTAGCACTCGAACCGAGTTCAGTAGCAACCTTACCTTCATTAGTAAGCTGAGTTGGGGTAGCGACATATACCATCAAACGCTGTTCGTGCAATAGATCAAAAGTCACACGCCAAGGTTGAGTAGCGTTGAGTGGATCAACATTTGGACCTGCTTCGAGGGTTGCTCGAAATAGTTCAGTTCCGGTGGAAGGAATTTCGCCAGTGGGGAACTTCTTGACGAAGCCATTTGCAATCATATCTGCGATCACTGCCCTAACGAGAGCGCCGGCGGTCGTATAACCGTTACGCTCGACAACAAAACCAGGCATCTCTTTCTCCTTTATAGGAATTTCGTAACCTATTTACCGCTCTACCATTTATGGTGTAACAGTATTTTCTTCCTCATCTTCGGCTGCTGTCTCTAGTGGAACATAGGTCAAAGTTAGAGTCACTGGACCTTCATCCTCTCCAACATTTGAAACTGTGAAGTAAATGTCATTCTTCGCAGGATCTTCGAAGTTAGCAAGAATAGAATAGTTGCGAGTGCGGAAGATAGTCCCATCGGCAAGTTTCTGGCTACCATCGTCGGTCAAATGATCCTCAGTAGCTAGGAATTCGTATGGATTTGGATCGTCCTTTGCAGCGGTGCTGAATGCCTTAACTCTTACTGGTCGGCTAACAGTAAGCCTTAGAACGATCACAGAAGTGCCTAGCGAAAGAGGAAATTCTACTTCGCTATCAACAGCAAGAGTTTCAATAGTATGGATAACTACTGCTCGCCTCTGGACATCTCCAGGAGTGCCCGTGCCGTCATCGCCCCCGCCAAGCTTGAGCTCTTCCCAAGTTGCTGATTCAGTAACATCTGGAGTCTCAGGAGTAATCTGAACCAGGGTTGTGACTTTCCAAATCTTTCCATCATCGACCGTAAGGCAAAGCGCACCTAGTTTAAGGTTCGAGATTGGAATAGAATCTCGATCCGTAATATCATTACGAACTTGGAGACCACCTTTTAGGTAGATGTCCTCCATCATATAATAAGTCTGGCCATTTTTTGGAGCAATATTACTGGCTAGCTGAACTGCCATAGCTGATCTCCTTAGTTAATCTGCCAGTGTGTAGAACCGAGGTTGTTATAATCGGTTCTGAAAAGGTTATATTGGACCGAAGATCCGTTGATGGTCAGTGTTACAACTCGAGGAACTGATCCAGTGTAGGCACCGTTGTTTGCCCACATTGCACCGCCCCATCCGCCACCGAGCAACCCGGAGTCCCTATCGAGGAACTGCTGGTCGCTAGTAATACCGAAGCTCACCGGTGCTGCATACCAACCATACTGACCAGAACCGATATTAACATCAAACTGGGTCGCCCTTGCAGTGGCTCCGACGGTTAGAGTTTGAACAAATGCTGCCCAATCAATTGCACTGTAGGTACCCGACGGGATAGCAGCAGCACCATAGAATGCAGTTAGTGCGGGGGCCACGATGGTCACATTTCGAGTTGCAGTAACGGTCTGACCCTTGAAGGTGTAGCTTGCACCAATGACACCAGAGGCGTTCGAACCTACAGTAGACGCAGTCAATACGTTAGCATTCAAGGTTCCGATTGAACCGCTCTGAATTGCAAAAGTAGTTGACGACGTCACAACTTGAGTTGAACCATCGTTGAAAGTAGCGGTAGCGGCATAGGTTCCGGAACCTGCACTGTTGATGCTGGTAGGACCGCTTATTGACAAGCTAACAACTCTGAATGCGCGAATCTGCACGTCAGTTGATGCCGTGAAGTTCTTACCTGCACTGTCAGTATAGTTGGCGGTAACAGTTACAGTGGTGTCTTCAGCAACATCTGCTGCGGTCAATAGACCTGCGTTAGTAATTGTGCCAACACCCTGGAGACCAAGAGTATAATTGGCCTGAACAATCGCCGAGGTCTGAAGAAGTAGATCCAAGTATTCAACTGGAAGGCTGACTGACTTTGTTCCGTAGACGTATGTTGCAGGAGGCTGAACGAAACGGAAGTCCTTGAGGTTCAGCATTTCTTCAATCATTGCGCGAACAAGATCATAGTCTACTACACCAGCAGGACCCTGCGGGCCAGCTGGTCCAGCTGGACCCTGTGGTCCAGTATCGCCGCGATCGCCCTTAGGACCCTGTTCGCCAACGGTTACTGGAATTTCTTTGATGATAGTAGCAGCCGGAACGCTAGTTACTGACTTACCTGCACCAGTATAGAGTTTACCATCGTTGGCTGTTGGATTAACAACAATCTCATTCGAGGTTGCTGCTGCCTGGCTCTGCGAGGTATTCTTCGTGGTGATCTTGGTAGAATTTTCCGCATCCTTGTTGGAAGGATCGGTATTTGTAGGTTGACCTGGAACGGGAAGATACGTTCCTGGATTGCTCGGAGTTGGGGTGTCAGCCATATCGATCTCCTGGATGAGGATTTCTGATATTTAGCTGTCTTACTTCTTTGGGGTCACGCTCGAGAATGCGGGATTGGTTACCTTGTGCATTGCCCCACAAGTCGCGCAATAAAACTCCACCTGTCGGAAAATCATGTTCTCAGACTCGAATGAGGTCTTTGTATTGCACTTCTGGCATGTGAAAACCCAAGGCCCTAAAAGCATCTGCGGATTGTTTTTGACCGTCGAAACGGCGGGCTTCATGGCTAAATCGCCCCTTGATGCTTGAACAGCATTAGGAAAATGGATAATATTGTTGTCCATAGCCTAAATCACTCTTTACTCCTACTGGCTGCTCCCAGATATTTAGTGAGTGATTTCCAAAAGATTTCCATACACTTTTATTCCCAATCTAGGTGCTATAGGAATATTGCAATCCTGAGATACGCTCGCTAACAAGGTATCGGAAAGGATGTTTATGGAAGTCTTTATCAAACTCGGAGTGCTCTTCGGTTGCCTATTCACTTCGGCACTCTTTGTCGTTATGGTAGGCTGCATTCTGGTCCTAATTCTACTCCAGTGGCCTATATGGCGAGACAAAGCATCGCCGCTTTGGGCACGCTGTCTGATCTCCGTTGGTCTATTGGCTTCAACGTCAATGGGCGGCTTTTTGACCTACAAGACAGCACTCGTGATCTGGGATATGATGCAATATCTCCGATAGTCTGACTTGACAACAGGTCATTAGGCTTTATAGTCGATTGAACACTTAACAGGTGAGATCGACTTTGGACCTTTTGAACCTTATATGGCGTGATCTTCATAACGCCCGTATCTGGAAAGATGCTCCGGTTCTCGCCCGAGATATCTATAAGGATCATTACGCTAACTATCGGCGCATCTTCCATCGTGCTCGTCCTTTTAACCTCGATTCTAAGGCGCTTCGGGTCGCCATCGAATTGTCGATGGAAGGCCCGGAGAAGATGGCGGATCGTCTCCTTCTTGCACGACTACCCTTTCCCGAAATGTGGATCGAATTTGATCTACACGACAAGCTATTCATCGGCAACGAACTAGGCATCAGTCCCGGTCCGGCCGAAGACACCCCAAGTCGTATTGGCTACCTCTTGCAGGAAGATCCTGGTGATCATCTTCGCTGGACTGCAACCACATGGGTGAGTGTAGATAGCATCCGTCAACCGGTCCATAAAGCGCATCGTGATGAAATGCTCACAAGTGTGGCCATGAATGCGTGGATGATCGACACTGAGAAGCGAGCAATCCCTGAACGAATTGGCGCGATCAATGGTGTAACTCGCCAAGAGATCGAGAGCGCAATCAGTCTCAATATCAAGAACGGCGACTATACCAAGGATGATGCTTGGAGGGCTTTTGCTCATCTGGGATGGGGTTATGGCTCCACAATGGATGATGTTAAGGAAGCCTATGATGGTATTGATCCTATGCGCGTTTTGGGACAGGTCCCTCTGCTTCAGAACTCGATCAACGTCGGATGGGAGCCACTGAGCTATCAGATTCGTCCTATCTCAACCGGACGTATCAACGAGCAGTTCGCTAATTCGTGTGTGGAAAGCCGTGGTGATATGCGGACACTGGTTTCCATCCTCGCTCTCATCAATGAAGTGCCAATTATCGAGACTCCTGTGGAACGCAAAGGCAGTTTCATCGGGGCAGGTGGCGTGATCAAGAAATACCTGACCAACAAAACCGTCACGATCAACATTCCAAGCCGCAAGCCCTTGAAGCAAATTCAGAGATTGCTGGCAAAGAAAGTGAAAAGCCACAAGGCTCGACATGAGGTTCGCGGTCACTGGCGCACGATTATTCACAAGAATGATCACTGGCGTAAGGACAATATGCCAGATGGAACGATCGTCAGGACTTTCATTGCGGCTGGGCAATTGGAGCGAGTCTGGGTTGAAAGCCACGAACGCGGGGATGCTTCTTATGGCTACGTGAAGCACGATTACAAGATTGAGAAGCGTAAATGAGCCTTCCAACTTTCTCAAAGATTTGGCCTCATGTCGTCAGGGTTCAGACTGAATTGAAGGACGATGCTTGGCTGTGGATCCAGCAATATTGCTGGGATAGTGATATTCCAGGCTATGACATCTTCACCTCATTCAGCAATACTGAATTTGGCTTCAAAGACCCCAAACTAGCAATGGAATTCAAGCTCAGGTTTGGCTAAATACCTCTAGGAGGTATTCATATGTCCAAACAATTGAATCTCAAGAAGCAGCTAATCGACCAGGGTTCTCACGCTGGTGCAGCGATGGTTGCGCTTTCCCCACTTATTGCAAGTCCTTCGGTGTTTACCGCAGCAATTGCTGGCTTTGGTCTAGGCTTGGTTCGCGAAGTCACATCGCGAGGAACTCCTACCAAGTTGAGCAATTTTGTTGATACATTTAAGTCTCCATGGTCTTGCCTGGATATGTCTTTCTGGACACTAGGCGCTGTTTTGGCCTGGAGCATCTTCAACTAACGTGGATCGTCACGTTAGGCACTTAGAACCATATTATCTGCAAAAGCAGAGTCTGCTTTTGCAATATCCACTTGTTTTGACTTTAGAGCAAGTGGATAGCATTACAGCCATATCCAATTGGATTGCCGGCGTTCACATTGATTGTAGGTGGCACGCCTTCCTCTTCAGGAACTTCGGCTTCGAAATTGGATATGACTTCTTCTTTCGTCAGCCTGGAGATGCCTCCCTATTCAAACTCGCTTGGGGAGGAATCATAGACGATAACATGCCTCCTATCCGTTCTGGATTCTTCCTCGGAGAGCAATGGACTCCTTGACAAAAGGTTACTTTCTGCTACATTGCGGTTATGAAACCGATCGAGTCAAAATATAGAAAATTTCCTTTTGCCTTGGTATTACCCGACCTTATGCCTGTAGGACATGAGTCTCGTCACATCGCAATCAAGGAATGGACCGATGCTCTCGATCTGGCTTTCAACACCCATTACGTCTGCTTTGAAGTTCAGAAGAGAGTTCAGTATCGGATAATCTCTCTCCACTGTTGGGCTTTTAGCGAAAAATGGATGTCACTCCAATTTAAGTTGAAGTTCGGTGGATGGTCGGATACAAATTCATAATTGATGGTCGCCCTCATGCGACTTTCAACTGGTTCGATGGCGAAGTCAAGATGCAAAGCGCCCTACAGGACTGGTTGAATAGACATCGTTGCTGGGATGGAGCAGATCGAGGCTGGATGGGATGGACTGATCCATTGCAACTCCGTCCTCTCTGTAACTATAGCCAGATCGATAATACCTGGTTGGTTTTTGATTGGAATCATATCCATATCGGAAAAGCCTTTCGTGAGCGTTTCTCAAAATGGCGGGAAAGCATGGCTCATGAAGTTCGCTCTCATATTCCCTCTACGAGAACCGGCGAGCAAATTCTCGATCATCATAGCAACTGGCTTCTTGCATTGTGTCAAATCGAAGGCCATGACTGGTCCAGGGCCCCATGTGAAAAATCATTTACGGATGATGACAATTGGGTGTATAGCTTTGCTTCGAAGAAAGTCGCAGCGGCTTTCAAGATTGTCTTTGGAGTCTAGATGTTCAAGTCCCTGAAAGGCTTTGCCGATGATACTAAGCTTGGAATGGGACTCCACGTGGATCTATTGCCTGCTGAATATCTCGCAATTGCCAAACGTGAGGATATAGGTCAGACTCCTTTTGCCGATACCCCTGCTTTGATTCGCGACCATCTGAAAAATTGGTGCGCAGATAATTCTCGCGGTCGATGGAAGTATTCTGACATCAACGTCGATAATCATTTGGCATTCCGCTTTGTCTTCCAGAAGAAGAGCGAAGCTGTTCGCTTCAAGCTCATATGGGGTGGCAAATGATCTTCCCTTATATGGTTAGAGTTCCTGATGAACGTGATCCCCGCAATGGTCATGATACCATCGAATGGCTAAAAGAGCGCGGTAAGAATCCCGGTAAACATTATGACTTCCATATGCACGGCGGTCAATCGGGATATACGAGCTTCTGGTTTAAGAGCCGAACGATTGCTCGCTGGGTCGCGTTAGTCTGGACCTGATTTCTATTTTGCAAATTCTACCCTAACTCTGTTAATCCTTTTGGGTTAACGGAGGTCCTAGTGTTTGATCATTCAGTGTTTGTTACTAGCAATTCTCACAATATCAAACTCTTGAAGCAAATGAATTTGAAATTGGGTCGAGATTTCCGTTCCGAAAAAGGAGCGGTAGCTGCTGGTCGTCCCAATCAATTGCGTCTGCTATTCAAAGACAAAGATCAGGCAATGATCTTCAAGCTAAAGAGCAAATGACCCATTACGTTTGGTTTGAAATGCCTGATGGGGTATTTGGTCCCAAGACCCTAGTTGTCAGGGGAGACATAGATGAATGGATTCTTATAAATGATCCACTCAACACTATACAATTCAACTTCTTCTCAAAAGATAAGAGAACGCCAGTATTCTATACTAAGGATCTGTCAGACCTTAAATTCATGCGGTTCAAATTCGATTGCCTGAAAATGGCTCGTAGATTTGCCATAACATTTGTCTGATAAATTAACGTATGGAAGAGATTTTCGTACGCACTCGCAAGCTCAGTATGACACAGCTTCTTGAAGTGTCTGCATGGTTGAAAGAACACCTAACTGGTTCGGCATCTATCCGACATGCTGATCCTACGATCTATATTCAGCAATATTGCGCTGAAATGGATTCAGGCAAAAGGATCCATAGGATCAAGGTCCGATTTTTCAACGAGACTGACGCTAGACGCTTCTTAATGGTTTGGGGTTGACAAATCACCACTTTATGCTAGACAGTAGCATAAGGAGGTGCAAATGAATCAACTGCCAGATATTGAAGACCTGTTTCCCAACCTCGTTCGCGTCAAGCATAACGGGGATGCGTCCGGTGTTGCACTGAAGATTATGAAGTGGCTTGAAGGCCGTTCCATCATGATCCACAAGGACTTCTATCTGGATATGCAGACTGATTCAGAACGCATCGAGGTCCGCTTCCGCAAAAAGAAGCCCGCCAAGCTGTTCAAGGAAAACAAGAAAGCAATCCGCGATGAAGTCGAAGGTTGATCCTCTCGTCGAGCATGGTTTCAAGATTTTCATTCCCTACTCGAATACCCGTGCGTTCGAGACTCGTAAACTCACGCACACTGGTGGCAAATACAGCGATCGGAAATATTCCTATGAGCGGGATAATGTGCCTTCCAAAGAGCTGTCGGCTTGGCTGAAGGAACAGTGCGGGACTCATGGTGTTCTGTGGCTTTGTAAGAAGACCAGTGAGGGCTTCAACATATACTTCGCGCGCAAAGATGTTGCTATGTTTGCCAAGCTCACGTGGGGCGGGGTGTGACTCATATCTGCATAAAGGCAACCGACGACATCTATGACGGTTTCGGATTGCGCCTAGAGATCCACGACTGGCTGACAGAAAATGTCGGCTGGGCGGCAAGCGATATGACTGATTATACTTGGGGTAAGAAAGTCGGATATTATGTGCGCCCATCTGAGAGCGCACTTAATCCGATGTATCAGTCCTCAGGGGATAGACAAACCGGTGGAAATTATCTACACTTCTTGTTCAAAGATCCCGCAAAAGCAATGTTGTTCAAACTTAGATGGGGTGGTAAATGACCAATAAGGAAAAGGCCCTCGCCGCTCTGCTCTATGTAAGCCTGATCAAATGGGCCGAGTCGACCATTGATGTCCTGGAGCGAGTTCGTGCAACTGGCGTCCATGACGATATGATCGATGATCTGATCCACAACGTCAATGACCTCATTGATAAGAAGCTGGCCGAGCATCATGACTCTGATGATGTCATGGACGAGATCGAAAAGGTCAATGCCCATATAGTGAAGATGAAAGCTGTCTATGGCGTTTGAGTGTATCTGGAATGATGATGGCACGGTGACTATCCTTGAGGCATTCTCGGATAATCGCTATGCGGGTTCTCCACCTCAAACTGAGGACGAACGTCATGCAGCTCGTGAGAAGAGAAATCGTCAAACTGGCTTCGAGAACCTTCGTGACCTCATGAAGGAAATGCAAGACAAGAAGTGGCAAGCATCTCCTCTCTATCACTGGTTCGAAGACCACTGCCCTGGCTATAAAGTCTTCCTCTCGCATCCCGCAAACTCGATGCCAAAGGAAGCAGCAAAGATCACATTCGCTGATCCTAAACATGCGATGCATTTCAAGCTAGTCTGGGCGTGATCAAGATCACCAATAATGATTATATCGTAATTGTCGATCGCAGTCTTGCGATTATTCAAACCCCTAGTGCAACCTGTCTTAACAATGACATGCTCGATTGGCTAACAGTAAACATTGGTCAGCAATCTATGATGGCATTATCTACATCAAACGATGCTGCATGGTTTATGCGGATATGGGATTTTGCTGGTGATATGAAACAGGGCTTTTTCTTTAAGACGAGGAAGCATGCCTTGTTATTTGCTGCGCGGTGGCTATGACTGAGATCATGGTCCAGTTCGATATAGTGGCTACGAACAATCTCTGGCGAACTCCTAAGATCCTCCTGAATCCTGATGTCAAGGAATTCCTTGATCGCTATAGAGCAACCTTTGAATACCTACTTGCCGGAGTCTATACGCCACATACCGAGCAATGGCAAGTTCTCTTCACATTCAGAAACAGAGCAGATGCAATCGCATTCAAATTGACATTCTGCTAACCTATCCCACATAACGTGGGAATGAAGATCATCACACCCACCGTCGTTTCCATTTCTGGCACGGGCGAAATCCATACTAATCACACCTTTTGGATTGAAAACGACGATGGTAGTCGTTTTTCTGTGGATATTCCAAATCACCCTGCAATCATAGAGCAATTTGTATGGCTGAGTGACAATGACTGTCTTCGTCATCTGAAATCAGTATCGCCTGTTCTTCAAACCAATAACTATGAAATTCAACATGCGATAGATCATAATACTATGATTGATGAGCATTTTTATCTAGCAAAATCATATAAATCCAAGACTAGTCCTTTTGATCTACTCAGCCCATATGGTAATAGGGTGGAAATCCCTTCCCCGACTTGGGAAGTCCTTTGGTCATTCTGGTCTAAGGAACATGCAATCCTATTCAAGATTGCAGTCGGTGGTTCGATTTGAAAATCTTTCAATACAACACCATGTGGGTCCTTATAGGAGATAAGTCTTCTATCTGGCAACATGAAGGATCAGTTTCTCGAAAGCCTGAGCTTAAACCTGTCCTGGCCGAGTGGCTTCGTCTAGCATACCCTGATCAGTGGACGACTGTTAACACCTCTAAACGAGGTAAATTAATCTCTAGGAACATGAGAGTTCTGAGGGCTTTTAAGCTTCGCTGGGAAGACACGCCAGAGACGACTTTCAGAGCTATAGACACAAGTGCATTCTATGCACCATATATTCCCTTGCAGATGGTGTCTGCAAATCATCTTCCACCGCCCAAGTTCTTGACAAGATACGACTATTCCTATACCAGTCCTACAAGCCCGCTAAAGCCCGACAATTCCTGAGGGTGTCTGCGGTGCTAACAGGACTTATAGACGCTCATAGGGAGCCGTAGGGCATCTGAGGGTATAGGAAAGAGTTATGGCACTAGGTGATCGTTATTATAGCGTTGAAGTGCCAAGAGACAATGTCTTGGACGTTGACGGCGACTATTATCGTCCACAATATACTCTTCACCGCAAGGTAAAAGACTGGGCCGATGATTATGATATTGATCTCGACTGGTCCTTCGATGATCTCGGCAATGTCTGGTTCGAATTCGATAACCGCGGGGTAGCGGCTATCTTCCTCCTAAACTGGGCTTGACATCTAGGCATAATGCCTTAGTCTGCTGATATGAAATCCGCAGGCACTTATTTTGGATCACATCTACTGGTTCCCGGTCCGCCCCTAGCTGATTGGGCTGCATCCACGTATGCCTTGATGCAGGATGACTTCGTTGAATGGCTGCGAGAAAACGTAGGCAATGGAGTTGCGGCTCCCCGAAAGAGCATGGACGACTTCTCTGACTGGTTCTGGCTCGATAATCGGCGTTCAACTCTTGATACGGCTAAATGGCAGAAAAACGGCTTCGTGCTAGTCTTTCGAGACTCACGCAAAGCCGTTTTCACTAAGATGATATGGGGTGGACGAGACCACCCGTTCTTACTTGACGAGACCGGGTAGGTAACGTCCACCCTGCGGTGGCAAGGTCAGAACCTGCTGGCGATTCGAGATGCCGGTCCTTAGGCCGAAACCAATGTGAACCCAACGACGTTTCTCATGAATGAGTTGGTCAAACTTCATACCAGCAGCAATGAGCTTGGCGCAGATTTCGTATGGAGTGCCGAACTTAGGCGACACAAAGTCAACAGCAAAGCCGTATGAGTGAGCCGAAGTCGTTACACCACCGACTGCACGATTAACAGCATCGCTCCTGTAGGCCGAGTTGATCTGAATTGGGGTGCCAAGAATCTGACGAACCTTCTCCATCTGTTGAGCAGTATAGTTTAAGTTCTGTAGAAGCTGACCAGTTGGGATATTGGGAATACCAGTCGAAGTGGTAGTCATTTCTGCAAGGGAGAAATGTGGTGTTAGCTGAGTCATAGTCGATCCTCCTTCACCCTACTTATCAGTAAATAGGAGGTGGAAAGTGATTTGTTTTCTCCTTTATTCGATGAGCGTCCTTATCGAGTAACTTTGCCTCAGGTCATCCACGCTCATCAGCATTATCAGGTTCGACTTTTTCTACTCGATCTCAAGTGGGAAGAATATCAGGACTGGATGATCTGTCCCTATACCTATACGGTTGCAGGACAATATGAGGTGTGGTTTAAAGATATTGGCAAAGCCACCTACTTTAAGCTATCCTTTGTCCTATGACACACATGATAAGCTATCCTTTGATCTGTGATAATGACATGGACTTCTGTGTCGAGTCATATAATCTCAAGAACGAAATAGCAGCCCACTTCGAAGTGCCTGCTCGTTTTGAGACTGAGCATTATGTGATCAAGTGCGGAAGGGAATATGACAAGTTCTACTTCGACGTTTATTTCCCAGATAAGGAAAAGGCTCTCATGTTCAAATTGGCATTTATCCGATGAAGACCGTTCGCATCTCTTATAACTATGAACCGCCTGAACATGACGATTTATTCGTCAGGGCACATCTTGTTGAACAAGCAGACAAGAAGATCAGGATCATTACGAGGACGTTCGAGACGTTCACGGAAATGAAGCTAGACCCCGATAGTTACGAGGTCAGACTCGGGGACGAGTGTTTGGAGATTACCTTCACCAAGCTCTCTGATGCACTCTTGTTCAAGCTCACGTTTCGATCTGTGTAACATCCAATATCGAGATTCATATTGGGCAACGAGTTCTTCTCGTTCAAGCGTGTCGAAGGCACGAATCAAGAGATCATGAAAGCAAGCCTTGAAATGAAGGGCGTATCGTCTTGGTAAGACGACGGTGTAGAACTCCTGCCCCTTACGCTCCGATTGGCTGACATGATAATCCCAACCTTGCTCCAAGCCATACATGTCAAAAATCTTCTTAATCACGACATGAAAGGTTACCCCGCGTTTCGTGAAGTTCAGGAATGATTCGTTGACTTCTATGCCGATCAATTGCCACCCCACAAGGTCTTGAAATAGACGGCGTGCTTTGGATCTCTGAACCAGAGCGTTAATGGATATTCATCCTCTTTGAGCATTTTGTCAAAGTCAATGGCCCAACCCCATGGATCTCCACTCTCGATGAAATCCTCATGGGTATTGTCAGACGACCACCAACGACATTCATCATCCTCGGGCAATATGCCAGCGATCTTGATAAGATGTTCTCGAGCGTCTGGACGAAGCTCTATGACTGAACCCCAGATTGCCACCTTACCGGGTCGGAGTGAGAAACTATAGATCATCACCATGTCAATTTGAAATGAACTGCCTCCATCTTGTTCAGGAAACCAACGAACCAGCCAAGCTCGTCATTCTGTTGATCACGATAGAACGCATACTGGTAGCCGTTTGCTGTAATCCAGTCGTGGATTGGACGAATCAGGCGATAGTTCAATCCACCCGCTTTGAAGGTAACATAGTCCTTTTCTACTACCTGTGATAATCCATCTTTGATCCAAGGAACCATTTCGATATTCAGAGGTTCAGGTGGCATACTGCTACGTCGAATAAGACTGATATGGTCGTCAAAATTGGCAACTTTTACCCAATAGATCACAGGGAAACGACAGCCGATCCCGTCTTTTGTCTTATAGGTAATTGGAGCCGTGATATCTTTCATACCACATTCATACGACCTTTTACCCAAATGTCAACTTGAATAGCATCCCATTCTAGAGCCATGCTAGGACAAACCGCATAGAATCAATCCTGTTATGGATCCTAAGAAAGGTGTATTGACCACATCGTTCACTTAATTGGTATTGGACGCCATTTTCCTCAAACCAATGTTGTAGAGGCGGAGACAATAATATCTCATCTGGACCGAAGGCATTGAAGGGATGATTTCTAGGCCGTCTCATAAGTTCTGGGGCACCAAAGCCCCAGATGGGCAATTTTACACTAACACCTAGAGCCATGATAGTTTGAACAACATAGCGGCATTTGCATCATCCTTATGGAATGCAATACCTGGAACAATACTGTAGCGATTAGGACGATAGTCCAAAATCTCGACGAAACTAGGTTCAGGTTCGAAGTTGCTCATTCGCAATTGGTTTTGATCGAACCATTCGACTCCCTCTGCGGAAATCCACATAGGCTGGGATGGATCCCAAAACGCATGACCCCATGGCAGAGGTATGAAATATGTCTGCATACGTTCTATATAGTAGATTCGGTAGTCAGCCATATTTCAACTTCAAGAGAGTGGCTTCTGAATGATCCGAGAAGAAGAAAGCCAATCCACTTACCCTACTAGGTTTGCCATCGCCCCATACCCAATCATAGTAGGGTTCAATGCGAATCAGACTCTTGTAGGCTATGATCTCTTTGGAGAACTCATCATTGGGCCATACCTCACCAATATGTCGTCCACCTGTTATAATAGATTCGAATCCCATTCTCGATTTCTGGACGATTTGCTTTGGCCGAAGATAGAGGTGTTCAAAGACCTCGCTACTTCGAGGTATCTTGACTTCGTATTCCATCACTTCCACGCGAGCTTGAACCGGAGAGCATCATCCATGTCAGTGAAGCGGAACTGAACACCTAGGGCACGATAGGGTTTCAGTTCTTCCGGATTCTCTAGAGTGAGATTACCAGGAATGAAAGCCTTCTCATCGCGATACTTGGGCCAGAGAAAATCGAAGCCATATTTGCCACGACAGTTATCAACTAGCCAAGAGGCCATCTCTGGGGAGATTGCCCAGAGCGCTTCGCCCCTAATACGGAAGAGAATACTTTCTGCACCTTTACCAGCATCCCGACGAGTAAAGGGACCATCCTTGAATTCAAGGTTCACTCGAATCAAGCTAGGCGCAACCTCTTCCTTTTTCTTTCGCCACCACATATTTGACCTCTTTTGTTACAAAAATCATAACGCGGTTAACTCACAAGGTCAAGAATTACCGCCCCAAGTGAGCTTGAAAAGAACTGCGACCTTAGGATTCTTGATAGAAATCCTAACGATGCGCTTTGTCATGTATGTTCGAGGGATGCCCTCAACGAATGTGTCCACATAATAGTCACGACCTAGCTTCAATTCATGGTCTTTCAACCATGAACCAACAAACTTCTCCGCAAGAGCACGTCGCTCATTTGCGGTCAATTTGTCATACATCTGATTCATGCCATGGTCGAAGTCTCGATAAGCAACAACATCTGGTCGAACTTCTCTCATGCCCACCTCATCTTAAACAACATCGCGGACTTTCGATCTAGGAAACGAAACGATATCTCCCACTCATCGACCGTCCGATTCAAAGTGCAGAAAGAGCGACTACAGGAGATGTTTGAATCACGCAACCAGGAAAAGATCTCCTTCCTGACTTGGATACCGCGATTGCCTTTGTTGTCTTCCCACCAGCATCCAGCTTTAGAGAAAGGTATCATGATCTCAATCATTCGCCGCCCCACGTGAGTTTGAACAACATAGCCTTATCCAAGTCCTCGATATCAACAGAGAACTTCTGAGTTTGTGGACTGTCATCCCACAGATACAAAAATCGATACTGGATATCATGGTCCGTCATCCATTGATGAACTTCGTCATTCAAGCCTACGATTGCGTTGATACTGTTCCATTCCTTAGACACCGGCTTGCCATTAAAGATCTGCGGGCCTCTAGGTAGAACAGGTTGATCACTGTTGAGAACAGTGAACTCGCAGATGGTATAACTGACATCGAAGATCATACGCCACCCCAGACAAGCTTGAACATCATAGCTTCCTCTTTGGTCAAGAAAGCAACCCGAGAATGTTTGAAAGGCATGTTATCGTCTGACATTATGATCTGAGGCCCAGCAAACTGAAAACGAGCATGATCATCACCAAGCTTCTGACAGTTCTCTTTGATCCACTGCGATACCTCAGTCTTGATTGGAGATGTCGTGGTCCTTGGATATTCGCAAATGTTACGATATGGAACTTCAACCCAGATCATTGTCCACCCCAGACAAGCTTGAACAATAGAGCGACTTTGGGATCAGAGAGCGTCACGACACAATCTCGTCCATTAGTATGGAAATCATGATCCCATCCACTAGGAGTGGCATGGACATCGAGCCACTGATAGAGCGCACTGTTGAACACCTCAACATTTCCCCAAGGGGATTCGTTGCAGCGTTCTAGCCGATAAGCCAAACTAGCAGGGATAACCACATTGGACATCTGGTTTGCTTAACACCACTTTATCTTAAAGTAAATGGCTTCCTTGCGAGCCGTAGAAGGAAATTCCACATAGAAGGAACCATAGACTTGACCACGCGGGAGAAGCTTTACCTTGTGGAGACCTCGACTCTTGAGCCACTCGGTGATTTCAGGAATGAAGACATACCCTTCATCTAGAAAGATGGAATGCTTCCTAAAGCTGAACATGCCAACGTCGTATGAATTAACATCAATCCTATACATCACCACACCATAAAAGTTTGAAGATCAAAGCGTCATTCTTGTTCGTGAAGGCAATCTCACGAGTAGAGGTTGCACGACGTAGAACTTCTTGGTCAATATTGGGCTGATTGTTCGTTTTGGCGACCCGAACTTCTCTGAATAGATTCTTTGTCTCTGTGCTCATGAAGATATCCTCCATGGCATGTTTGCGATTGATGACTTCATACCATCGTCCAACACAATTAGAGTCTAACCATTCCATAAGCGACTCGGATAAAGGAAAACCGTAGACGTGTGGACGATCATTACTAGCATGCCAACGAAGCACAATCTTTGGAAGCATTGGAGTACGATCAAATGCCTTCCGTATCCATCGGAGATCCACAAAGAACATTTCCATTAGTGTATCCAAGCAAGAACGAAATGAATGAGACGAATCCGAGTCTTGAAACTGACATAACACCCGCCAGAGAACGGCTCATAGGAGATCAATCCCTTGAAATCATCTAACCACTCATAAGCATAGATGGAGACCTGTTTGTCATTAAGCCAGATTCCATATGGTCGTCGGTTGATCTTATGGTCAGCCTCTATGCGACTCTTCCGCCTTACCTGCTCACGCTTGATACCCTCTAACAAAGACGTCATTTCCACCTCAATGCAAACTTGATCGCATCAACCCGATTCTCGAACGTATATCGAAATGCAACCAATTCACTCTTAACTGAAACCATCTGACGCCCAGATGGATGAGAACCAGCAGGAGTCTTGATTATGTTCTGATCAATACCACGAACAAAATCATAGATGTCCTCTTCCTCAAACCAATCCTGAAACATAGATATGATTGTTCGCATATCTCCACGACCTACAACAGCACGTCGTATAGTAGGCGTATCAAGGACAACAGTGTAGGTCATCACCAATTCAACCTGAATAGTAGGGCATCCTCACGATCATCAAAACAGAATCGAACACCCATATTGATAAAACGAGCACATTTCCTATCAAAGATGGTCCAACTATGAACAGAGTAGGCCGCCCGACTATGGTCCACTAACCATATCTCAACCTCTTTCCTCAAATGAGGAATAGGAACACCGTGGAGGACGAGTTCCTCCATGACAGACGTATTGGTCCAGGGGATCTTAACCTCTATCATACGTCCCCCACAAAAGCTTGAACAACATTGCGTGATTCCGATCCTCAAAATGAAAGGTGGTCGATTCACGACGAACCCGCCCATAAGCATTCTGCTTATGGCAATCAGTAACCTCATATGGAAACTGACTTTCCGCTAACCATTCCCGAAGGTCAGTCCACCACTCTCTATAGCGCATCATATACTCAGCACGACCACCAAAAGGATAAGGATTCATGACTACAACCTGGTAACTCATAACCACTCCAGAGTGAACATCATTGCTTGACCACGAGACTCGAAAACAAAGAACAACACATCCTCATTTGCAGACGTCCCACTCTCCCACTTGAACACAATCCCACGGTCGAGCAACCAATCCTTTATCGAACCCGTTCGCGCCGGACAACCCATCCGACGCGCATAAGCAGCTAAGGCTTCCATAGGTCTGACTAAGGCAACTCTATACATCTCCCCTCTATAGCGAACCCTAGACCCATATGTCACTATAGAGCAAGACTCTCCTCTTTAGAGAGTAAACCTTTGGTTAACCCTTTCCGTTAGGGTTAACGGTTAACTATGTGGTAAACCAGGTGAAGACTAACACCTGAATAATAGGTGATATTATGACACATTTTTCACCTATTTTATGAGCAGAATAGGACACAAAGACACGCAGATTTGCTGGACTTTAGGGAGACCGGAGACAAGAGAATGGAAATAATAATTCAGACAATAGACGCCGAGATTTTGGCGTTTTTCGTGCCTTTATTATAAGAGCCACTATAGAGTTCTAGTATAGCTCTACTATATGGGTCACTATAGGAGTCTGAGTTATCTATAGTGTTCTACTCTCTTGTACGGGAGAGTGTCTTCTACTATGCTGTTGTATAGCTTTATACTGTATGGGATACTATAGAGTCCATTATGTCCAGAGAAGCCCCGGCATGACGCGAGCGTTTATATTCTGCTACTATAATTGTCACTAAGGTCGGGGTGGTTCTCAAGCGGATTCCTCTTCGGATTATCTGGGCGATTACTTATGGGAAGTTGCAAGTTGCTCTATAGTGACATTCTGGGAGAAGTCTTGTTGTGCCATTTTGGCGCGGAGAGTTTGGCTCATAACTACCGATTGTGCGCGGAGGTCTTGGAGGGTTTTCTCAATAGTCTTGAGGTATTGCTGTCCAAATGCCAAGGGATTCTCGCGGAGGTAGTCTGCCACTATAGAGAGTTCCTGGACTGTAGGGCGCATAAGATCTGCCCAAGTCTCATGGCCCCTCTCGACTGTGTTGGCATAATGAAGGACTCTGGATATTCTGAGGCGCGTCTGTGTCTCTTGATCTGCTTTTGCTTCCGGGGTCATAACTGTTCTCCTCTAGGATGCTTTACTTAGTGGGCGCTGTCGCGCATCAAATCGTGGAGGAGGCTTTTCGGGTTTCTTTATTCTTTGGCCATTTCTCGGTTGATCAGTTGAACAAAAACCCGAAGCCTCTAGTGCCTCGGGTCCCTGTTCTTTTAATTCTGAGGCGCGTTTTAGTTCCTCAGCACAAAGGCAATTCTTGCCAGTGTTGCGTCTGGACTTCCAGGGGCAACAAACTCCACTACATCGCCTAGCACAAAATTGCGGTCGCCTGCGTTACCAATGACAATCGTTCCAGTCACACTCGATGCCGCGAAAGTAACCGTGCCAATCGTTACATCGTTCTTCCTAATATTGAAGACCGTGCTGGCAGTTGCGGCCACGCCTGCTACCGCGATGGAGTTCGCGACCACTACAGTGAAGCTAGTATCCACTACATCAACCACCCTCGAGTTCGCCTCAGGAGTTGCCTCGAATGCCCTAATGCTGTGGACCAATTGTGCGGCCAGTCCAGTGACATCAGAGATCGCATGAGTGTGACTTGCATCAGCTTTAGTTGCCATCGCTGCCGCGTAGCCAGTCAGGGTAGTGATATCGTGGTTATGAGTGGTTGCCGACTTACCATCTAGTTCAGTCTGGAGACCCGTTACTTGACTGATAGTATGGGTGTGGTTAGTGGCTGCCTTGCCATTTAGTGCCGTCTGGGTTGCATCGCTCACAGGCTTATCGGCGTCACTGGTATTGTCCACATTATTCAGTGCCAACAGTGTCTTCACTTGCGTGGTCGTCAGTTCTAGTGCCGCGCCAGCACCTGTGGTATTCTTACCAAGTAAAACCTGGCCTGCTGCCAATGAAATATCTGCGGCCACATGAGTGTGGATAGTATTTGCCTTACCATCAAGGGCAGTCTGCTGAGCAGTCGAGACCGGCTTCGAGGCATCGCTAGTATTCGAGACGTTTGCGAGACCCACAGCACTCTTATCCAGTGTCTGCCAGCTCTTATCACCCCTCCAATACTGACCAGTCGTGCCAGCCGTAATGCTGTTCTCCTTGGCAGCAATTGCACTCGCCTGCGCGGTGGAAACTGGCTTATTGGCGTCCGAGGTATTATCCACGTTTCCAAGACCAACATCGCCCTTTGTGAGGGTGAGGAAAGTCTTAGCCGTCGAGGCATCAAGTAGAGTTAAGGCGCCGCCGCCTGAATCACGGCCAATAAAGCCCGCGCCAGTCTGCGTTAGTCCGCTACCGATAATATTACCCTTAGCTACCTTCTCATCTAGTCCAGTATAGAGTTCGTCGAAGTTGCCCTTCGTCTTTTGGAACGCTGACCTGATAGTGTCGCCAGTGCCGTCATTGGCGGCGGTTCCAACATTGATTACTTGCTTTGCCATATTGGTTCTCCTTAGCCGTTGTCGGCGGTCACATCATCGGAATCAACAGTGATAGAATCCGAGTCAATTGTTGTCGCACCACTTGGAGTATCTGTGACATCTAGGTCACCAGTTAAGTCCCAGGTGTTATTGGAAATCTTCGTCAAGAGAACTCGACTCATCTTTCCCCTTAGTTCAAAGCCGTAAGGCGTATTGATCGTTACACCTGCGGCCGGAAGGATTGAAGTCTTACCATTTCCTGCTTGGATGACTTGAATCTGTGTGCCAACCGCAAAACGAACACTTGATGCTGTGGGCACTGTGACAGTGTTGGCTGCATCATTATTTCGCCTCACATAGCTATTCGCATCATTGGCCGTTAGGATATAGTTCACGTTATTTGCAGTCGTGATCCTAACCACACTATCATCGACTTGCTTCCAAGCAATCCACTTCCTAGACTTTGAGAAGTAGCGGAAGAGGAAGAATGTTGATGCATCTGCGGTATTGTTGGCATCACTTGCACCAATCCAAGTGATCCCCTGTGACAAGTCGTCCTGGAACATCACATTGCGTCCGCCAGTGGCGTCCTGCTTGATAACAACCAAGACTTCAGCATACATTTCGCCACTTGTCAGTATTGGACCAGGTGAATACGCAGAAACCTCAGGTGTCTTAATCCTGATATTCGCACTACCAGTCAACTGAACATGGAAACACTTGCCTGCGTTAGGGTCAATTACACCACCATTAACCACACTATTGTCGTCTGCATAACGTAGATTGTTACCGCTCGCAGTATAGTGGGCTAGGAACTGTCCCTCGTCGGGCTGAACGTCATATGCAATGCGAGGGCCAGCAATGAAGTCCTGGTCAGAACGCCTCTTAACTCGGTTGAACGACCATTTGCAACTTCCGCTCTTATACAACTTAGTGAATTCACCGTTATGGTAGAATATCACATTGTTGAGCTCAAGTAGAGTGTCCTCACCAGAGGTTTCGTCGGCGGTGCTATAAAGGCCCACGTCATAGGTGACTTCAGTATCAGGCTGACTCTGTAAGACCTGAACATAATGAGTTGTTAGGATTTCGCCTTCATTGTCAGGGTCTTCAATGGTATCACCATTCTCGTCAAGAAGAGCGACTTCCTGAATATTACCATTTCCATCCATGTAGTCGATTGGATCGCCGTTTTCGTCTAGGACGAATACAGGTTCGCCATTCTCCCAAACAGGTAGGCTTGGGTTTTCCAAGTAGACTGTGTAGGTCTCCGACATGATTGCGCCGATATTCTCCATATTGAGAACACCACCGTCATGACGAATACCCTTCATCAATGGCGCACCACTAATAAAGGTGTTGGTTCGATTGGTTACTTCGAGACCTAGCCAACCATTAGTTGGAAGACCGCAGTTCTGCAATACTAGGCGACCACCGTCGTCGCTATTCATGTTATTGACAATTCTACCTTGAATAGTAGAGTTGTAGAAGGTTACATCTCCTACAATAATACCGGCCAGATTCATAACCGGCATGTTGGACTTGTCGCCCTGACCTCGCAGGAATTCACAGTCTCGGAACTCAGCCGATTCAAGACCTGCGAAGATTGCGAATGTAGGCTGGAAGTTATCAAGTTCGTCATCACTTGTATCAACCGAAATATTGCTCATCAGGAATCGGTTAACATTGAACTGGACTTGGAAATGTCCCTTAATGATGCTCTTAGTTGACCCGAAGAAACCCTCGAATGCAATATTGCTGATGTTACTGATTGCGACTTCTTCAGTATAGGTTCCGCCCAATAGCATAACGGTATAGATGTTGTTCGTGTCATTTGTTGGAATGACACTTAGAGCTTTTGCAATGGTCTGGTATGGATTATTGAGCGATCCGTTACCATCAGTATCATTGCCCGCTCCGCCTACAAAGATTGTATTTGGAATGATCTGGTAGAATTGCGCCGGAGTCGTCCAAACCAGCGTTCCGCTTGGACCCTTGGTCAGATACTGACCATCCGTTCCAACAGTGGTTGGCCAAGAAAGACCATTGAGCGCGATAGAGGGTGCCGTGAGAACAATAGGCGCGCCTGCGCTACCCGACAACGTGATGCCGTCTTCTTTAACGCTGACGGTGCTCTTAGGGGAGGCTAGAGCGCTCTGGAGTTTGACACCTGCTGCATTGCTGGAGTAGATGATGAAATTCTTGAGGTCTAGGTTGCCGCCGAGTTCTGGCGAAGTATCCTTGACGACCTCAATATCAGTTGCGAACATCGTCGACAATGCACCTGCAGTAATCTTCTTGGGAAGATTATCAGTATTGTCGTGCCACACAAAGAAGTCGCCAGCTTCAATAGCGGAACTCGTCTGGGTGTTATTGATGTTCAGCTGAACAGTTGGTGCATTAGGATCGTTAATTACTTCAATACCGGCGCCCGCGACAATACCTGTCATAGTTCCAGTCGAGACCGCTGCCCAATTTAGAGCACCGCCACTAAAGACTAGACTATAGGATCCGTTACCAGTCGGTGCAGCAAAGCTAGTCGACCTATTATTTGTTCCACCTACAAGCAGACTGCCAGTAGGAAGGGTCATATCAAAGAGACCGTAATTGATTGTCTGCTTACCAGTTGCTACCAACCTGCCCATGGCATTGAAGGTGAAGGTAGGAAGTTCAATCGAACCAGTTCCCGAACCAATATTCAGTCCCTCGGGTGCAATTGGATTATTGATTGAGTGTCCAGTTGCAAAGTTGATAGAATGGTCGGTCAGAGTAGTGGAAATTACTCGTCCCTTAGAATCCAAAGTGATTTGGACGTCCTTCGACCTAGTATCAAGTGTCATTGTACCAGTATAGACTGATGCTAAAGTAACGCTGACGTCTAGGACTGGGTTAGCGGAGCCAACGACTACGGCCTGTCCAATAACAGGAGAGGAACCAGCAGCATCCCCAGAGAAACGCAAGTAAGTCTTCTGGATTTTATCCAGTTCGTCACTTGCCTGAAAGAGAGCCTGTTGGTTCAGGTTAGTAATATCCCTGAAACCTTGCGATGAATTATTGGCGCCAGGGAATGGCCAGCCCAGGTATGGGCTGAGATTATTGGCTTTATTGCGAACTTCGCTCATTCGATCCTTTACCTTTCCCCTGGTGGAAATTTGTAGTATTTAATCTCCGACTGAAGAGATCGGTCGAAAGTTGTTGGATTAGTTGTCGGCGTGTCTGGGTTCTCTGGACCATCAAAAGTGATAATATTGAGGAAGTCCATATCCATCGAATCGTCATCATTCCAAATGCCGTCAGTATCATCATAGAATGTTGTCGAAGAGAAGCCGTCACTCGACAGTAGATATCTATCTACTTCGATTGAACTACCCTGGAGGTCAGTATTCATACCCGAAGTTGAAAGAGTCCTCACAATAGCAGGACCACTACCCGCTCTCACATACGCAAGTTCAATCGCGCACTGATATCCAATAACGGTCGATGGCTTACCAAGTTCTTGTTCGCACATCATCCACAATGGAAGACCTTCTCGTCCCAAAATGCCAATGCCTTGCTGACCCTGAAGTCGGTTGAACTTGTTGATAAGGTCGAGACGCAGGTTATTCACACTGTTGGGGAAATATTGATCCATTTCCTTAGTGAGATTCCACTGTTCAATCGCCCTTGGGACTTGTCCCACCACATAGCGAGGTAGTCGTTCCTCAACGCCATTCGAGTCAAAACCACCTGCTCCCTCCATGGGATCATTCACAGTCAAGTAAATGACATCATAGAGGTGAGTTCCTTCTGGTGAACGCGCCCTTGCGCTCCTGACCTCACCTACCCTGAGAGTGGTAGGATGGTGATAGTCCTTAAGGAAATCTAGGAAGTTTCCACCAGTGAAGTTCAATCCATTTGTAATCAAAATCCTGTATTCTCGCTTCTTACCAAAGTAAGAATCTGCGCGCCTGAATAGATTGTCCCAACCCAATACTGTGAGTTTATTTGAGGTCGCTCCTGGGGCCTGATTGATGTAGCGGATTACTTTGATCTGAACACCGTTTGGAGGCGCCAGATAAGTAGAAGCCACACCTGCGTAGGTAACACCACTTTGTGAATTATTGTAGAATCCAAATCGACCATCCGAAAAGGTTCCATTCACATCACACTGTAGAACGCCATCCACCCAAACCTTAAGATTTGTAGCAGTGAATTCAATGTCAAAGGTATAGGACTGGCCATGTTGCCAACCCACGCTGCCAAGTGTTGATCCACGCGCCAACTCAGTAACACCGCCAGAAGGAACATGGTTCCAACTTGCACTGGTGCTAGACAATCCCTTCTTTACTTGAGAAACGGCAAATCCTGGAGGAGTTGCATCCTGCTGACCTTTCTTCCAGTCAATCATTAGGAAGTCAGTCGTAGTGGACGCAATATCACCTGGTTTGAAACCGACCACAAATCCAATAAAGTCATCATCGCCGGCATTTGCAGCGACTTGAATGGTTCCCGAGAGCTTCTTACCAAACGCCAAATAATCACTATAGAATACGGTCGCGGTGCCATTGATAGACTGGCGAACAGTAGAGTTGCCAGCTTGGACCGTCCAGTTACCGTTGCCTTCCGCAGTCCAACCAGTCAGGTCGGTATAGGTATTGTCAACACCTGTTACAAATTCCACATAATCTTTGTCACCCTCGTTGAGTTCATTGTAGGGACGATTAGTAACCTGGTCGTCAATGAGGACGACAATTGTGTCGTCAGTCTTACCAGTTACCCTAGACGGAGCAAGGAACTTAGTCGTAACGCCATTACCAGTATAGATCAGAGAATTTTCAGTATAGTCGGGACGGACTTCTGCTTTGTTACCCCAAATCCAGCGCGCAATCTTTGACCTTACCTGTGGAGGAACATTGACATGCAGACTGGTTGTTGCATCGGAAGTGAAAATGTTCCTGATGGTGATACTAAAGGTGCGCTCACCAGCAATACTAGATAGACGAACTGCACCAGTATCATTGTGAACAAAGACAACGCGAGCCTCAACAGTGAACTCGGAAGTCTTGTTGATAGTCACGTAGGGACAACGTCCAATAATCATTCCGGACATAGGATCGAGAATCAAGCCGTCTGGAAGTGGTTTGCTCTTAGCGGTCAGACTATACTGAATGGACTGAGTCTCACTCGAAGTCACGCCATTCACTTCATACTGTGGCACCGCCTTGACTGCAAAGTGACTGGGATATGTCTCATAAGTCGACCCTAGACTTCCCGCTGGCGTCTCCCAACGCACCGCGTCTGATAGTCGGGCGTCAAGCACAATCTCCTCACCAATAGTTAGGCGATAGATCTTCTCAGAAGTCCTGGGCGCACCTTCTTTGCGTGGATTGCTGATTAGATCGTCAGGGTCTCGCGCATAGACTCGGAAATAATAGTCACCAGGACTGTTTCCAGTAATGGTGGGTGATCCTACCAGTCGTCCCTGTGTATCAACTTCAAGTCCAAGAGGGAGACCCTGAAATGTTCCAACTGGTCCCACATACCCGACTGCCTTATAGACAAGTGGATCCTGGTCAGGATTGACAATGTCTAGCTGAACGGTAAGACCTGACCCTCTATTGAACGTGCCGAGATACTGGATTCCGGTCGGAATGTTCCAGTGCTGTTCTTCATCAACAGGATCGACAATTAGATTAAAGGATCGGTCGTAAGTCCTAGTTGAGTTCTGGAAGTTAACACGGAAGACAACAGGGTATTCAGTCTGTCCCTTGGGAAGTTGTTCAATCGTTCCCATGATCTTACGAGTTCCACCATTATAGTAGAGTCCCTGTGGTAAAATGCCACCAATCAAGTCGATTGAGTTGAAATCTCCATAGAGAGGATGAAGGGTATTGAGCTGCAAAGTAATGTTCGCAGTATCACCTCGTAGCCATGGGTTACCGTCATTTAGCAACGCTCCAGATGTGGGTGATGCCCAAATAGATGCCATGGTTTTCCTCCTACTCGCTATATTTATTGGGTAGTCAAACCATATAAATACGCTACAGAACAAGGAGAGAACACCATGGGAATCAGAATTACAGGTCGATATATTCCTAGTGGCAAGTTGAGGTTTAGGCGCTCTCTTATCGCTCCTATCTTTGCTTCCCTGCCAAGCATCACTCATCCAGATCTACTTGCTACGAGCACCTTTACCGCAGTAACGGGAACGGTTCTTCCGGCCAATGCTGTGATTACTCGTCGCTGGCTACTTGACGGTCAAGTGATTGGAACAGGTGAGACTGTTGTGCCAAATGCAACCGGTTCTCTTGTACTTGAGGTTACTGCAACAAATGGTGCAGGCTCAGTCACCGAAACTACCGCTCCACTTGTTTTGACTTTCCCAGTTCCAACCTTCACTGTCAATCCAAGTATCAGTCCAAATGGTGGTCCGATGGATTCGCTCTTTACTGGTAATGACGGAACCTTTGCAAATGGAACGGTGACTTCGAGGTTGTGGTTGTTGAATGGCGAAGTAATCAACGGCGCAACCGAGAATACCTATATCCCAGATGGTATGGGTCCTCTGATCTACCGCGTGACCATCACTGGTCCAGGTGGCACTCTTACTCGTTCATCCTCTCCTGTCACAGTAACGGCAGTTCCTGAGAAGTTGAATCCACCTACTTGGAATATGCAGACTGGTAACTTGGGCACCTTCGCAGAAGGCACCTCTATCAGTATTCCACTATTGGCAGTTGACTCGGAAAACAATATTCAGAAGTATGAAGTAACGAGCGGTGCTCTTCCAAACGGAACGTCCTTGAACCTGATGACTGGTCTGATTACCGGTGAATTGGCAGAAGTTGTCGCCGACACCGTTTACACCTTTACTATCAGGGTTACTGACCGAACCAATTTGACATTGACAGGAACGTTCTCGATCAACGTCGCAAACGTGAAGACCACTGTTTTGTGGGAAACTGATAATGAAACGACTCTTGCAGAACCTGCACCAGGTGAGCCTGTAAGTGTTACCTTGGAGGCATCAAGTAACTAATGGCTAAAATACTTTCCATCCGTTACACTATTGTCGGCGGAAGCTTGCCTAATGGCATGAAGCTGAATCCTGATACTGGTAATATCACAGGTTCTCCTGGTTTTGATGCTTTAGGACAAGGTCCTGCTTGGCAAGGACCAGCTAGTGGAAGTTTGGGTTCTTACAATGAGGGCGATGCGTTTAGTTCTGTCACGCTCTCTGCAAATACTGATAAGACTCCGGTAATATTCAGTCTTCCCACTACTAAGGATGTTCTTCCTTGGGGCATTCAGATCAATCCAACAACTGGCGTGATTAGTGGAACTTTCTCCCCTCTTCTATTACGAGTTAAAGAAGAAGGTAGCACAAGTGATGGTCCGGTCTGGAATACACCGTTTGGTAAACTTGCAGGATATGATGAGGACTTTGTTGCCAGCGTAAGTCTGTCAGCGACGCCGATCCTTAATAGGACTCTAAAGTATTACGAACTGGTATCGGGTTATCTTCCTTGGGGATTGAAACTGAATACACAGACTGGCGTAATTTCGGGATCTGTAGGTCGACTAAAGACTCCGGGTGTATTCGTAGACGTTCCCAAATTGCCAATCCCTGTTTGGGTTACTGCAACAAATATGGGAACCTTTCATGAAGGTGAGGCATTCAATACTTCACTTGTCGCAACACCTGATGCGGGCAGATCCCTTGTCAAATATACCGTGAGAGAAGGTTATTTGCCCTGGGGGTTGAAACTGAATACCCAGAATGGCAATATTGCAGGCACTCTTGTTGATATCTTCAAGCGAAATGAAGCCAACTATTATGATGCAACTAAGGATCCAGTATTCAGCAATACTGTGAGCTTGAATGGATCGAATACAACAGTTGGTGAGGGCGGTAGTCTTGGATCCTATGCTAAGGGAGCCAGTATGACTGCTACCGTGACCGCAGCACCGACAAGTGGTAGAACAATAAGAAACTATTCGGTGACTATTGGAGCGCTTCCATTCGGTCTAAAGCTGAATAAACTCACAGGTGAGGTTTCAGGAACCATTGTAAATACGACAATGGTTCAGAGTAAAAGTTACTCATTCACAATTACGGCATACGATCAGGGTGGTAGTTTTAATCTAGTCAACCACGCAAGCCGTTCCTATACAATTACGGTCCAATAAGGGGTAAAACAATGGCAGTATTTCCTTTCACCGTCCGAGCAACCGACAGCGAAGGCTCTTACTCGGATCGTCAATTCAATATTACGGTTCGAAACAGTCGAGTAGAACGTTTCATGGTTATTGACTCGTCCGACGCATGGACTAGTCCTGACGGCACTACCTGGACTCAGAGACTTGGCCAGGGCGGAGTCGCTTGTGCTTATGGCAACGGCTTTTGGCTAATTGTTAAGTCTGGAACTTTCAGTATTTCTAAGAGCTCCGATGGTATCAATTATAACTCTATTCTTTCAGCCAACATGACTTATTTGGATGAAGGCGGCGCCACAGTGACAGCACCAGTAACAACTGGTGTAACGCGCCTTAAGTTCTTCAATGGTAAGTTCTATATGGTTGCACCTATGTCAACTTCCTATTTTTTATGGACAACAGTTGATGGTATTACTTGGAATCGAAAGACTCTATTTGCATCAGTGAATACTGATTTGGGATCGGCTATGGCCGCAGGTTCTAATTTTTCTCGTTTCGAGTTCTGCGAAGATGGAGACACTCTGATCATTCCTTTCAGTGTTCGAGGATCAACAAACGTGGCAAGCGGATATTCTACTTGCTTGGGTTGGACTACCACTGATGGTGTGACTTTTAATCAGATCAAGAATATTTCCAATACCACAGCTACGATTGCAGGATGTTCTTACTTGAGTCGAGTAAATGGCATGTATATTGCTCAAGGCGGTAGCCATAACAATACGGTTCAAGCGGCTAATAACTATATCTATAGTTCAGATGGTATCAACTGGACAGTAGGTACCTATCCAGGTAATGCTGGCACAACGTCAGCGACTGCAAATACTAGGATTTTCTATTCTAATGGTCAGCTATACTTGTTCACAGGTAAAGGAACAACAGCAGGACCAGGGTATTATTACACCAGTCTTGATGGTATTACTTGGACAGAGAATAGCTACAAGAAGTTCCAGACCTCGAATAGTGCTCAATATACCTATGCGTTGTATAAGAATGGTATCTATCTTGTAACCGCAAGTCTTGCTAGTGGTGTAGACACCACTACTGACTTTTCTGCTCCAAATAACGGTTTTCGACTTTCAGTCGACGGTGTAAACTGGACATACGTGAATACAAGAGCTGTTGGCACAACCTATTCCTATAATGATATTGCAGCAATGTAATGGCAACTAAAAAGATCCTCTCAATCCGCTATACCTTGGTAGCAGGACAGCTACCAAATGGTATAACTCTAAACCCTGATACTGGGGCGCTTTCGGGCTCTCCAGGCTCGGATGCTCTTGGTCTTGGTCCAACCTGGAACACCACTGCTGGTAGCATCGGAACATATGATGAAGGTAATACCATTACCACCGTGACCTTTAATACTACCTCAAATAAAGGACCAGTATCCTATGGTCTAGCGAGCGATGACGACAAACTTCCTTGGGGACTTGAACTTAATCCGGTGTCTGGAACAATATCGGGAACCATTGCACCACTTCTACTTCGTGTCGCCGAAGCAGGAGTTACCTTTGATGGCCCGACCTGGACGACACCTTTTGGTCGTCTAGCAGCTTACGATGAGGATTTTGTTTCAAGTATCAGCCTGACTGCCGCACCGCGCGGAAGCAGAACAATCAAGCATTACCAAGTGATTGACGGAGCTCTTCCTTGGGGTCTTGAATTGAATGGACCGACTGGTGTCATTTCGGGCAAGGTTGGACGACTAAAGAATCCAGGTGCGTTCGTTGACGTTCCTAAGTTGCCGATTCCAGTTTGGACTAATAGTGCGGCTCTTGGAACTATTTGCGAATATGAAAGTGCCACCTATACTTTGATTGCGACTCCTGATACTGGTCGTTCGATGGCTAAGTATTCGATTCGTGAAGGTGCCTTACCATTCGGCCTAACAATCAATTCTCAGACCGGTGTTATTTCCGGATCAGCCGTCGAGCTGAAGAAGCGAAACGAACCAGTGTATTATGATGCGACAAATGATCCAACCTTCTCAAATACTGTGAAGATCAATAATGTTGATACCACAGTTCAGGACGGTGGTTCTATTGGATCGTATGCCAAGGGAGCGACCGTTTCTGCAATTTTCTCGGCGACTGCGGTTTCCGGAAGAGCTATCAGGAATTATGCGATAACTAATGGTGTTCTACCGTTTGGCTTATCACTTAATAGTATGACTGGTGAGATCTCAGGAACCATTCTTAATACTGTTCGTGTTCAATCAAAGACTTATACTTTCACAGTAACGGCTATTGATAAGAATGCGAATTACTTCTTACAAAATAAGACCAGTAGGTCTTTCACTCTAACTGTTCAGTAAAGGACTCAAAAGATGGCAGTATTCAATTTTACAGTTCGCGCAACGGATAGTGAGGGTTCCTACGCGGATCGTCAATTCAATATCACTGTTCGCAATAGTCGTGTCGAGCGCTTCATGATCGTCGATAATAATGACGCCTGGACTTCGCCAGATGGAACCACTTGGACCCAACGAGTAGGTCAGGGCGGAGTTACTTGTGAATATGGTAACGGTTTCTGGTTGATTAAGGCCGGTGCCGCTTACAATGCTGGTTTTCGTAAAAGCACAGATGGTATCAACTACAATTTCATCCCTTACTCTTCTTTGATTTGTTTAGAAGCAGACGGATCTACTGCTACAAGCAATCCTCTTTCGTCAGTAGGCACATCACAAGCGAGACTGAAGTTTTGGAATGGAATGTTTTGGCTTGTCGCATTAAGCCCTAGCTACTATCATATTTGGGCTTCCGTTGATGGTATCACTTGGGTAAGGAAATTTTCTCAAACATGGACTACAACTTCCGCAAGCTTGACGACTGCAACTGTACCAAGTATTGAACCAACTGTGGATGGTGATACTATGTTCTTTCCATCATTTTATGGTAACATTACGATTAGTGGAGCAAATGCTCCAGCTGGATGGTCGACGACTGATGGAACTACATTCAATGTCATCCGAGATATTGCGATCACTACTGCGGCTGCCGGCGGTGCGCAGCAACTAATGCGAGTCAATGGTCTTTATATTGGTCGAGGAATGTCCTCGACCACAACGGTAACTGCCGATTACAAATACTCGACTGATGGTGTGAACTGGACGACGGTAGCTAATCCAGGATCAATATTTGGTTCCGGTATCACAGCGGCGTCGTCGTTGATCTATGCTAATGGTAAATTGTATTGGTTTAACAGAAAGTCGGCCTCTAATGCCTACTCTGGTGAACAGTATTGGACATCAGTCGATGGTATAAATTGGACGCTCAAATACATGAAATTGTTCAACTCAACCACATCCGAACGCTACACCAAAGTTATCTTTAAGAACGGTTTGTTCATTGCAATCGGTAGTGTAGGTCAGGCAGCAGGAACTGACGAATCATCGGATTTGACGGCTATCAATAATGGTTTCCGAGTATCACTCGATGGAGAAACATGGACCTGGGTCAACGCGCGAGCAATCGTCACTTTATATAACGATGTCGCAGCAATGTGATACAAAAATGGACCGGGAAGTTCTCCCGGTCCATTTACCGCTCTGCTAGAGCTTCTTAGAACTTTTCCGACCTCTGAGCAGTCCGACTACCCAATGCCCGCACGACCTAGTTCATTGGTCGTCTGCGGGCTTTTCTATCTCGTCAATGAGAGTTATCCGTTCAGTGACATGGATCTCATCATGCGACAATTTGAACATCATCACATCTTTGGGATCGTTGAAGAAGTAGGTCGCGTTGAAATGAACATTGGCCGAGTAATCGTTGGGACGATCCTTAAAATAATCCCTGCACCATTCTGACATCTCACGAATATGTTCAGTAGAATAGGATCCATTCCTGAGCCTGGCCTTAACTCGCACCGCATAACGGAACTTGTCGAAGAATAGCTTCTTGCGAATGATTACCTTCTCGGAGTCGAGAACTTTCGCATGGTTGCTGTTCAGGGGTTTCTCATATTCGACAAAGTTCTCCTCACCGATAACAGACTTGAGGTATTCAAAGACTTGCTCGTCTTTGAAGAACACAGTGAAGTGAATCGAGTTAGTCTTCCAGCTGAAATGGGTGTGCCATTGTCCGCTCGAAGTCTGAATACCGCGCCAATCAGCTTTGCTATACTTTCTATTCATCAGCCAAGTAATGACTTCCTGAGTTGGAAGTTTCTTGTCCTTTTCTGTGATTTGGCAGTTGACAACTAGGCGTCGGTCGAATACTTTATAGTAGAGTTTCTTTGTAGCCAGTTCTTTCATAATACTTCCTAAAAGCGAAGCCTAATCATCATTGCATCGCGATCTGAATATGCAGTGATTACGATTGACAGCCTGGAAGTGTTTACAGTTGGACCGGGAACGACTGACGGATGAGCAGATACGACTCCGTGCCATTCTACTTCGTTAACCCATTCCTTAAACCCTTTATAGTCCATATCTCCCAAGAGGATTTGGAAGCGATGCCGACCGTCCTCAAAGAAATAGGTTAGGATTCGAGCGTCATTCACCAGAACCTCGCTTTGAAAAGCCTTGCCTTTTTCTTTTCAAAAATTCGGATAGTGACGAAGTAAAATGTATTACCACACATTGTGAATGATTTATCAAATTCTGGTTTACTGCGACGCTCAGGGACTTTTGCAAACTCGTAAGAACCTGCAAAAGCATCGAGCCAATCCTTCATCAGATCAACATCGTTTACAAGGATTTCAAATACATAAGCATGTGGTCGAACGAGCGGATCGCCTTGGTAAGAAGACACCCAAGCGTCTTCTTCTCCAAAATATTCTGCGAATGAGATAAGGTCTTCCATTGCCCTACAATAAAGGCAAGGTCACGCGGAAGTCATTATTAGTGTGACATGCGACACCAAAGAGCGCTTGACTTCTCGATGAAATGGAAACTGCACGACCAGTTCTGGTCATCGACCTGCATGACTTCACCGGCGGTCCAGGTCTTGTCCTCTAGGTGATCCATGCACCAATGTTTGACATATGCCAGTTCAAGCAAAGTGCCGCGATACACAAGCACGAATGGGAGAGGGTATTCCTCTTTCCCTGTAAAGTCGTGGTAATACTTGAGTTTCATATCGCGCTCAGCTTGAACCTGAGGGCATCTGAGGGCGACTTGAATGCGAACTTTGTCTGCACTTCAGCAGTCGTAAGACCTTTTGCGAAATTAACCCTGTTCTGAATACCGAGTGGGGTTCCAGCATTGGTGGGTTCATTCGCGCTGTAGATGACCCACATGGTTTTGTTTTTGTCGCACCATTGCCGTGCCCGTTCCACTTCGTCGACAGTGCCGGTGAAGTAGATCCAGGTCAGGCCGTTAACGACTAGGGTTTTATCAAATCTCATGTCACACTCAACTTGAACATCATTGCGTCATTTTTGGATTGAAAGGTCACGACCATGTAATGGGCATCTTTCAATCCACTATCCGGGAGGACACAGATCGGACCAATCGATACATCTTTGCCATATCGCTCGAAGGTTTCAAGAGATATTAGGCGTAGACTTTGCGGAGTGGCAGATACCCAAACGGATACCTGTCCACTACTTGGCCAATTGTCAAGTGATCGGAGGTGTTTCGTCATAGTGGATAGGGCTTACCAATCGGAGCCACCGCCTCCGCCACCGCCCGAGCCACCATCGCCGGAGAATGAATCCGAAGAGGAGGAACCAGAGGATGAACCCCAGTCATAAGAGGGCGGGCTAGGAGGGGGAGAAGACCGCATCCAAGAATCGTCATAGGACGGAGCAGGTGGAGGTGGCGGAGGTGAATAGGTCGACTTTGGTGCCGGGATGGTCGGGACAGGTTTGATCGGGACAGTGGGTCGATACGTCGTATGCTGACGCACGATTTCCTCAGCCTTTGGGCGATCCTTTGCGACTGCCTTTCTTGCTTCTTCGTATTGAGCCTCGCGTTCCGCGGCTTCCTTCCTTTCATTTCGTATTGAAAAGATTAGGACAAGGATACTGCCTCCTGCAAGGGCACCAAGGAACAAGAGCAGAACAAAGCCCGCCGAATCACTGCCGTTTTGTTCTGCTGCGCGGCGTTTGTCCGAAGTGGCAACCTGTTGAGCGGTCACAACTTCCTTTGTGATTTGCTTTTCGATGCCGGAGATACCCGTGAGGATTGCCGTCCCAGGGTATCCGTTCCGCATATAGGACTTCATTGACTCGGTGATTTCCACGCTCTTCGCGTCGGTGAGTTCACCTTCCAGGCCATAACCAACAGCGATTTGGAGACGCCGAGGGTTGCTCATGCTGACGATGAGTAGAACGCCGTCATTGCGTTCCTTGCTGCCCAGCTTATAGTGGCGCAGAGCTTTCACGCCATAGTCCGCAGGGTCCTGACCACCCATATCTTTCAGGGTCAGAACTGCGACTTGGTGATGAGTCTCTTTGTAGATACGGCGGAGTTCACCGTCGATCGTTGCCTTCTGGATCGGCCCGAGAATATCTGCCTGGTCGATCACAGGACTTCCGTTCATCGCCGGAAAGTTATCAGCGGCCAATGCTGGGACTGAACAGGTCAGCGCAGCCAAGGCCAGGATCAGCCGTTTCATTGTGATCTCCCTATTGAGTTACCACCTTAATAGCTGATCCTAGCCCATTGTCAACAGAAAGGTTAGATGGAGGTTGGAAAGCTATGAGCGTAGAATACTGCGCCCGTGCCGTAGACTTCGCCATCCTCGAGGATCTTGAACTTCCCGTGTGGGAGAGTGGTCACGACTTGGAAGCCATCCTCAAAGTCAGTTTCGATGAATGGCGTGCCCCTCAGAAGTTTTTGGAAGTAGGGACATTCGCTTCCCTCTTCACAATCGCTAGTCGCGAGACCAGCTTGTGTGACGTAGATGCGACCGTTTTCCACTTCATCACTGAAGATGCCGCGGAACTCAGTCATATCATCACTGTAACCGAAGACGACCAGGAGGTTATTTGCCTTGAGAACCTCCTCGAAACCCTCAGGCAATTCGTCACCATATTCACGACCATTCAGTTGAGCGGCCGCCTCGGTGATTGTCATTCCAATCTCAATCATAAAGACCTCAGATATTGAACATGAGAGCAGTGAACCACAGTGGCAGATAGTCGACCACGCTGTAGCCCAAGTTCTGACCGAGCCAAATAGGCCAGATCAGACTAATGAAGATCATGCCGAAAGCAGAAGTCGCTGCAAGAGCGGCCTTGAGCGGAACAGCGAGACAAAACCAGCCCGCGAAGAAGTAGGATAGGAACGCCAGTCCATACTTCTTCTTCACAATAGAATAGATCATCGAGGCAGACATTACGGCAGCAACCGCAAGACTGGTATAAAGGATAGGAGCAGTCAGCATTTATATTCCTCCGAAGAGCCTCGCAAAGAAGCCCTGGTTGTTTCGTTTCTCATATTCCCGCTGATGATCACTCGCGTAACAATTGCAGGATTGCGTATTGTGACTTAGCCATCCCACACAGGGAGGCACAGGTCGTCTCAGGGGATAACCTCGTTCGCCGGTGACCGGCTTAGAGGTTTTCTGACCAGGGTATTCGTAACCGGGCATCAGTGTTCCTCGTCAGGATAACAGAATGGACAGCGATATTCTGGCTTCCAACCAGACGATGGATCTTTGTTGGAGAACACAACCGGAGGACCGCTCTTCAGTTTCCATTCAGTCGTGTAGGGTCCATCGGCCACTCGACCCTCGTCTAATAGTTTACATTCAAAATCCATGTATTCGCCAAAGTGAACATATGGTTCACTCCATGCGTCATAGTAGACATTGCGAGTGGCATAGATCATCGGAGTAGCATGACGTCGAATTTCAACAATAGTCTTCTGCGGAAGGCCGAAGACTTTGCGTATGAACGTGAACATGACTGTCCTTTACTTGGCCGGGAACCAGCCCTTGCTCTTCAGCAAAGGTTCGATTTCGGCCCAGAGATTCTGCGACGAATAGCTGAATCCAGTCTCAGGATCCTCGCCCTTCCTCTTATTGATCATCTGGACATTCTCGTCATCATTCCAGTCGCCGCCGAAGTCAACGAACAGTTCGTCAAATACTGCGCCGGGAAGGTCGATGTCGTTGATGATCTCGAACTTGTCATTGAGGTAGCCCATCTGGACAAGAATACCAGTGAACTCGACGCGCTTGAACTTGTATCCAAGTCCAATGATGCGCGCATGACGAAGACGGAAACGATCCGACCAAGAGATTGCACCTGCGCCATTCTGCGAATAGTTGTCCCATACTTCGCCACAGAACTCCGGCCACTGATCGCCGGCGTCGTGACGAATATAGGTTGCATCGACAGGAGTATCGTCGACGTCAGCCTTTGCAACAGGGCCGCTCGATACTGGAGCAAAGCTTCCGCTACCAGTCACTGGACCCTTGAAGGACGGACGAGGGGCGTTTGCGGGCTGGCTTTTCGGCGGAACCTTGCTGGTCTGGATGGCCGGTGGGATGACCTGCACTGGAGGCGGAACATAGGCCGGAACTGGCAGATCATAGGGGGCAGGATAGGACTGATGATCGTCAATGATCACAATCGGATGCTCTGCCCCGTCGCTATAATCCTCTTCCCATTCTCCATCACCAAGATCAAGGTCCATGATCTTGAAGAGCTCAGAGGCGACACGAATGTTATCCATGCCGAAGAAGTTAGGCCAAGCAAGTCCCGAACCATTGTCATAATGTTCGTAGAGCAACCAGAGCGCATGACTACGTTCCAGTTCAATGAAACCATCATAGTTATTCAGGTAGTAGGACTTCTCCCACTTTTCCTCAATCTCTTCCTGATCGTCCCACTTGCCCTCTTGTTCCAGACCTTTGACGCCCAGCGCGCGAGCAGCTTCGAGGGCGGTCTGAACAGCCGGCTCCTGTCCGGTTAGTTCGATGAAGTTGGCATTTTGTGGACCAACCGGAATGGGATTGTGATGATGCTGGACAGCGACTGTCTGAGGATTGGCGATTGCAGCCAAGTTTGCTTGGTGCTGGGCCAGTGTCACATCGTAGACGTCGATGTGATTAGCAGCTTCGCGCTTATATTCGGGCCAATCGACTTGGAAACCGGCCTTGAGGAGGTAGTCGAACGCTTCGACCATCGAGAGCGATCCGACCTCGAAAGTCTGTTCCGAAGCTTCCTGCCATTCAGCCGGGAGAAGATGATCGACCAGTCCACCGACATGCGAATCGAACGGATCTTTTCGCGCATAGGCCATCATCGGCGTGATCCAGACCTGAACCTCGCCGTCATCTTCGCCCACGACCGCGAGGAAGTCGCTGGCCTTCGCAGAGCCATCCTCTTCCAGCCCGGTGCCATAGTAACCTCCGAGCGGACCATTGTTCTGAGGAGGAGCCTGAGGGGTTGGAGCAGCAGGTGCAGGGGTGGAATTGCTCGTCGGACTCGCTCCGAAGATCGTTGGCTGCGGAGGATTGGACGGTGAGGTCGGAGGCAGTGGAGCACCTGGATTGCCCGTCCGATTGAGGAAGTCCGTGATCTCCTGGCTGTGGACAAAGCCGGCCTTTTTCAGCGCCATGTGGATCGTCATGCTATTGTAGGCGGAAATCTCATAGGAGAAAGAGTTCTCCATGTCTTCGCCGATTGCTGGGAAGTTGGCGAAGAAAGCCTCGAGGAGGTGCTGCTGATGCTGGTCGTAGATGTGCTTGTTCCGGTTCCAGCGATCCTGAGGCTCGAACGAGAACATCAAATCGCCGATGACACCGGGGAACATTTCCTCACCGGGCTGGACGTTGTAGACGCCGTAGAGCCAGACATCCTTCTCCAGAATGTAAGTGGTCTCTTCCTCATCGCCAAGGCAATAGACAGTCCGATCCACTACCGCGTTGTAGAATTCTCGGTAGGTTTCACCGTTCGGGAGACGAGCCTTTTTAACTCGTTTCCAGTCATTTGCGTTGGTCTTGATGTTATAGTGGAAATAATCCACGATCGCATCTTTCCAGTCAGCACTTGCCATAAAATTCTCCTTCCACGCACCTTTAACATGGTTACAGGAAAGAGCAAGAGCTTAGGAAGAATATCGTATCTGAATCTGTATTGCGGCTTTTCTATCAGTAAAGATGGAAAGGGCCCACCTTACTGCCCCGTTAATGTCCCAGCCAACTTCCTGAATGGTAGTCGTGCAAGAGAATTGCTTCTCTATTTCATTACGGATGAATATAAGTTCAGGAAGAATACCATGTAAAAGAATGAAGTAGTCGAAACCAGGATCTTCTAAGAGTCCGAAGTCGCGTTGGTTTAATTGTCCGCAAGCAACAAAGTCGAGGGGAGGCTTCATACTCTGATTTCCAACTTACCAGGTTCATGGAAACAGAGCTTTAACGGTATAACAACTTCGGTCGGCATACGTATATTACAAATCGGTAACATCAAACCCACGTCTGCCATCAATACTGTCCGAATCTTCTCGTTAGTGGTATCAATGGACATACTATTCATAGAATAGTTCATAGCTATCCCAAAGTCAAACAAAGGTTGAACTAGATATCCTACCAGTTCTAATCCCCAAATATACATCATAACTGATTCGGGTTTGCTATGATCCGGCTGCGGGAGTGCAGGCGCTGCTGCTCCTAGGACTAATGAATTAGTCCATACTTCAAAATCGATATATTGATCGATTTTAGGAACAATGGTCATTTGCTCTTATCCGTCTTCTTCCTGAACGACCATTGATCAAAGCCGTGTTTAGCGACCTTGATCTTATCGTCAGTGATTTCAACGGTGTTCGGCCCAGCACTCGAAAGAGTCCCACCAACCCACATTGAGAGTTCCTGGAAGGCTGTAACTGGATCGATTGCGCTCTGGAATCCAATATCTTTCAGACCATCGAAGTTCACACGATATCCAGAGTCAGCATCAGCATAACCGGGCTGACGATATTGCATCGCAGGTTGTTCACGCTGCATCACAATACTTGCCTGATACTTGACAAGGGCTTGAATGACAGCTTCGTTGACTTCAGTGACTCGGAAGCCATCTTCAACAGTTGAACCGGTGAATTGACTCTGCGCCCAGAGGTTATGTGTATCGCACCACTTGGCGAGCTTCTCCGCAGACCAGAAATGGGTGCGGTCGATTTCGATATAGGTGCGAGCAGCGAGACGAACAATGGTCAGGCCGCGATAGATTTTCCCACAGAAAATCAAGGCATAAGGGTGGCATTGGAAGACCACATCGTCGATGGAATCGTTCTTCCGCCAATAATCATCGGTATAGAAGCGACGACGATGACGATCCTTCCAATAGTCGTGTTCTTTCTGCTCGGCATCTTCCCAAAAGATCAGACTGGGTCCCTTCCAATGCCCGATCTCATCAATCTGACTATTAGTTAGAGCACGATTGTCTCGCACGAAAGTAATACCAGGGTCAATGCCGTAAGCAGACGCGCTGTCATAGTAATCTTTCCCGCCGACGATCCTCATGGGGTTTCCTCTTTATTGATGTAGACGGGCTGCGAGACATACCCGTCCTTTTTGTTTTCTTCAGTCAACGGAGTGGTCGTGAACCGTTTGGAATTAGGATTCATCTTATTCCAGAACAGCCATCCAATCACTTCATAGGAATCACTCATAGCCGTCTTCTCCAAGATTCCAATCACATGGTCGCTCTTCGCCGCAGCGACTGCACTTCTCATAAGCAAACGAGACTGGTGCCTTTACCACATTGCTGGTAAAACCACCTACGCGATATGACCATGTTCCTGGCCACTTATGACCGGACCACAAACATTTCAACCAGTTAATCACATTCTTTCCTTTGAATCCCAGATTATAGACTCATTAACTACTCGAATGATATGACGTGAACTAGTTTCCAGGGTCAGTCGCTCAGCAGTTTCAATAGCTTTCTCTTTAGAGGATTCGGACAAAATATAGATCGGAATCCCTACTTTCCGGTTCTCATCTACGACTGTCAGGATCCAATATTGAGCCGAAGACTTCATAAGCCCTCCGAGAGTTGTTCATATCGACTCTCGGAGATGCCGAGGGCATTCAGCCAATACTTGAAATAGAAGTCCAGTTCAAGACTTCTCGCGTGACTGTCTTTATGGTAGCGAATGAAGTCCTTCCGATTCTGAACCTTATCAGCGACCAGCATCTCATTCACGGATTGAAGAGGACTGAGCTTAATCGTTTCTATCGGATAAGCTTCCCAATCACATTGATCTGAGGGATCTCCCCATCCAGAAATGCGCTTCCGCTGGACCTTGCCAGATAGGAAGCTATTGGCAATGTTACGATATTCCATTGCGTAGAGCACGACAAGCGGATGCAAGTCATCACAGAGATAGAAATTCTTTTCGAGGTCAGGATTGGCCTGGAAGAGTGGATGAACAGCATAGGCTTCCATCACAACTTCATCCGACCCGTAACGACGCAGAATTTCAATACCCTGGTCGATATGGTCGATGAGCAGAACCTGAGAACGTTCAGCTCGCCGATCGCCGTAGAACCGCTCGATTGCTTGGTATCCGGGTGTTTCTTTGATCATATCTTTGAGCAATCCTCGGTGGAGTTGAAATCGGGAACCAATTCGATTGAAACGATATGGAGATCCTTGTAGGGAATAGGCCAGATCGAGCGAATATTGGATGTGGCGTTGAAGAGTTCCATGTGACTAGGGTAGCCACTTGTCTTATCGTATTTCTTCCATACCCGAAGAGCTTTCTTTATGTTATCCGGAGAGGCATAAAGAGTCGGATCAAATGACGCGGCATGAAATGAGCGATGGCCGATAGACGAACAGAAATATCTATCCTGTGTCTCGGGATCGATATAGGCGAGGGCATACATCATAGGACGTCTCGAATCCTCATAACGGTTTCTTTCATGCCCAGCAGCAACATGACATCAAAGATGGGAGGGCTGATTGTAGAACCCGTGAGGGCAGAGCGAAGGGCTCCTGCGACCACACCCAACTTCAAGCCTTCCTGTTCTGCATAAGCCTTGACCTGCAACTCGATGGACTCCTTGTCCCACACAAGATAGGTCAGGATCTCTTCCAAATCCTTGAGGATTCGTTTGTCCAGTTTCGACTCGGCCTTTTCCTCAATCATGATGGGACGACTGCGCCAAAGAAAGAACGTTCCCTGTGCCAGCGCATTCAAGTCTGCGCTGCGCTCCATGAGAACAGGGATAGCACGCTCTAAGAGCTCCTTGTCGTAAGTGAAGCCCCAGCGGTCTAGTCGCGTAACGGATTCGTTTAAGAGAACGTCGACGGGACTCTGACGAATATAGTTGCCGTTGATATTGGCGAGCTTTTTCTTGTCGAGTCTTGCCGGATTGCGATTGACATCCTTGATGTCGAACCACTCAATGGCCTGCTCGATTGTGAAGAACTCGTCGTCGCCATGACCCCAGCCCAGCTTCGCGAGATAGTTGATCATCGCTTCGGGCAGGATACCAAGTTCATCCCGATAATCCTCGACCGCAGCCGCGCCAGTTCGCTTGCTGAGTTTCTTTCCATCCTCGCCGTGAATCAGAGGAATGTGACCGTAGGTTGGAAGGTCCCAGTCCATCGCTTTATAGATCGAGTTCTGACGGAAGGCATTGTTGAGGTGATCGTCACCCCGAATCACATGAGTGATTCCCATGTCATAGTCGTCCACAACGACAGCCAGCATATAGGTAGGAGTGCCGTCGCCGCGCAAGATCACAAAGTCGTCAATGTCTTGGGGCCAGGTTACAGAACCCTGGACAAGGTCCTCGATGGTCTGGGAGCCTTTGATCCCACGAACACGAAGCGGCTGAGGACTTCCATCCTCCTTAATATCACTGTCGGAGTAATAGGCAAAGCCTCGCTCAAGCATCGCGTAGGCAACCTCGCGATGGCGATCTGCTCGCTCACTCTGCAAGACGACCTGTCCATCATGTTGGAGGCCCAGCCATTCCATCCCACCATAGATTGCCTGAACGGCTTCTGGCGTATTGCGGGCTTTGTCAGTATCTTCGATGCGAAGGAGGAATTCTCCACCCATATGCTTCGCATAGAGATAGTTGAATAGAGCCGTGCGAGCGCCTCCAATATGGAGATAGCCTGTAGGCGATGGTGCAAATCTTGTCCTAATCATAGGCACATTATTGCACCAAAGTGATTAGGTGTCTAGTCCTTTTAATGAAAGACTGAAGCGATCGTAACTGCCATTATGAGAGTGAATAGAGCAGAAAAGATCGCAAGGCCGCCACAAAGGTCAAAGCGAGGATAGGGTGCGCCGATAATCATCATGGCGTTAACGACTGTGGAGGCAAAGCCGAGATATAATAGGATGAGACAGAATGTTTCCATTTACATTGCACTCTTTAGACGCCAAGCAATCCTACCATGATAATAGCCGGTGCCATCAGGTTCAAGTGTCACGGCACCAATCTTGCTCGTCGGATAACGATATGCAATCCGCTTACCGTTAATTGGGGAGATTTCTACATAGCTGCACCAGGACTCGCCTCTCTCATCTTCGATGATGATAATGTCCTCACCGCACATCTCACGAACCCAGCAGTGAAACCTTTCTGAGGTCGAATAGACACCGAAGAAAACGACAGAGCCGACAACGGTGAAGAAGAAAGTGAAGAAGATAAGAAAGCCGAGCATTATTCAGACACCTGGATTGCCTTGGGACGACCATCTTCGCCAATGTGGACAAAGATATACATCGCTTCACAGACCTTGGTTGCCTCGCCCGTGCAACCGGCCATCGCATAGGTGCAGACCATGACGTGCATCGAAGTCGTGCCTTGCTTCTTGATGTCTGCGTAGATCACGACTTCGTCACCGACATGAACAGGAGCGAGAAACTTGAATCCCTCAACTGCAACTGTTACCGTGCGGCCGCCTGCTCGACGCTTAGAGACTGCGCCAGCGGCCAAGTCCATCTGGCTCATTAGCCATCCACCGAAGATATCACCGTCAGGATTGGTATCACTGGGCATTGCGGTGAGGATGCGAACGGGCTTGCGGTCTGTGATTTGTGTCATAGAGCGACAATGCGATGCCTAGCAGCACCGCGTCAATAAATATGGGCATGGACAGGAAAGATAATCGCACCGCGCTTCGTGAATCTATGGACCAGCTCGATGAGCTCATGGGATTCAAGTCACCACTCTCATTTGGTAAGAAGACAGAACCATCTGATACTGAAGTAGAAGTTGCAAAGGATCGTCGTCTTGCCGCGGCAACAAGTCGAGCAAACGATGAAAAGAAAAGCTACGGATTCCTCCGTAGCCTTAAGTCCAAGGTCTTTGGTAAGAAAGAAGTCGAGCAGGAACCAGAGTTCAAGCATGAACCAAGGTCGTTCGATGATCGCCTAGCTGATCTTAAGAATAGGGCGAACAAGGGAGTATGATTCCCTTTAACCTTCACTCTTTCTTATTCTGGATCGCTTCCCGAATGTCATCCAGGTAACCCACAATAATCAGCAGGATGCCGACCATTAGCGACGGCGAGAATTCAAGGACAGCCTTGATGGACTGCTCAGTATTGAGTTGGTGAAGAACCAACGTGACGAGTATGATGTAAAGGAAGCCGAATACTCGACTGATTTGAGCCGCCCAACTAATCATTATATTTCCTCTTCAGGACTTCGAGCAATGCTCGCTCACGCCGTTCGATTTCCTTCGGCGTCTTCATCGTTCGTTCCTGTGGGATTGCCATGAGGAACAGAAACAGCCAGAGAATGATCGCAACAATAGGCATGGCATAAAATGCCGTGTCGTGTGCTGCCTGATAGTCCGCAATAGCCTGAGGTGTTGCCTTGGGCCCTGGTTCGATCAAGAGAACCTTGACCATTGCCCAACTCATAAGCGGAGTAACAGGGACGATAAAGAGCAGCCATCGCCAGAACTTCCATGCCCTCTTGACGCATTCGCCCCAGCTTGGAACATCATCGGGGCGGCTCATAGCTTGAATCCCATCCTTGCCATCACGGCCATTGGATTCTCGGCAGGGAACCAGTCGATTCCAGTGTTGCCGGCGGCTTTTTCCACGGCATTGCGACGTTTTGCCTCGGCAACCGCTTCCTCTTCAGTCAAGTCGACCGCGTTGGAAGTGAAACTGGTGCCGTTATTCTTGGCAACATCGACGCCGGACATTACGATCCAGTCCTTGTTCATCAGTTCTTCTCCCTGATCTCTTCCTCGGTCAACGGTGCCTCGGCAAGACACTGAAGCGCACGATGCAGATCGCCTGCCATGCTCATCGGATTCTGCGCAGGGTCTCGTTTGAGCGCAGCGCGAATATAAGCCGCTGCGCTCTCGAGGCTATCCTGGCTAACGGTGATCTGCCGTTCAACCATGACTGGGCATCACGGTGTCGGCGAGCTTGGCGAAGACCAGCTGCTTCTGGAAGCTCTTGGTGAAGTTGGGATAGATCTTTTCGATCTCGGGATACTGGTCGTCCTGATGATCACAGGAAACACGAGCATATCCGCGCTTGCGGATCTTGTCGAGAGCCTTGTCGCTCAGTTCATCGTCAGCATACCGACCCTCGTGGATCTGGAATCGGAGGAACTTCTTCTCGTCCGATTCAGCACGTCGACCCCAGAAACTATAGAGTCGACCCTCGACCTCACCATAGCCCCAGATCTTGTCCGAGCCACGCTTGCCGGCTTTTTCGTCCTTGCACCAGAGGTAGGCGCGAATGGTAAACTTTGCCATAAACGATCTCCTTTACCGCGCCAGTATAGCAGAATAAAGGAGACAGTCTACCACTTTTTAGGCATCTTTCAATTCTGCCTTTGCTGCGCGGATTGCAGAAACAATGTCGAGGCCAGCGGCTTTATGCTTCTTGACCAGTTCGGTCAACTTCTGCGCGGCTTCGGGATCGTGAGGTTCGAACTCCCGATACTCAACATTATGTTCATGTGCCCAGAGGCGACCGTGTTCCTCTGCATAGAGCAGCACAGAGAAGCTCGTATAGTAGGCTTCGCGGTCACCGCCGTCTGGGCCTGGGAAATACATGGTAGGGAGATAGCCGCCTGCAGTCTCTTCGATCTTCACAAATGCCTTGCACATCTTTGATCTCCCGTTGTCTACCTACCCACTTTAGCAGAATAGGTGACAACGTCAACCACTTTTATTGCAAGTCATTCATTTGCTGTTCGAGGGCAACGGCAGATGCTTCGAACTTGACTGCGAGTCGCTGGTCAGCGGCAATGCGCCAGTCACCGGGTTGATGGAGTTTCGCTTCCAGAATATGGAACGCAGCTTGGCGACGAAAGTTTGCGATGGCGGTTTCGAACTGTTCTCGAGTTGCGTGGGCCATATCGTTTCCTCCTGCTGTTGTGCATCCACTTTACAGGAAACTGGATCCGTGTCAACAGAATAGGTGAGATCCAGGGCGATAAGATCGTTGAGATCATAGAAGCAGAACGACTGACCCGGTTTATCGGGGAAGGATACTTGGAAACAGGGCGTGTCATTCTTCCCCTGAGATCCAATCCAACGCTGACGTTCCTCCCATCCAAGTGTTGTGTGCTCATAGGGAATTGGAAACTCGTCCTTAGGCGCACGATCAAAGAAGATGACGCTCTTGATCATCCCTACCTTACCCTTGTGTAGCCAAGACCAATGTTTGTGCTGCTCGCTTACAACGACATAGGCACCGACAACCAAACCCTCAAGGGCTGCTCGACCGCGATCATTGATCTCAACGTCGTAGAGATTGCGGGTCACGTGATTGCCAAGACCCGCGACATCATTTGTGAAACGATGTTTGCCAGTCTTCTGAATCTGCATGAGAAGCGAGATTTGGTCCGGAGATAGTGTCATGTCATATCACTCTTGCTGATCTTCTTGGGTTCGGCTTTCTTGTTCTGATACTGGAATTCTCCAGAGCCGTCAAGATGCTCAGTCTTCGAACCATCATCCCAGGTCGTGTAAACCATTCCAGTCGAGGCAACCTTTCGGCTCACCACAAAACGAATGTTCGTCCACTCGTTTGCAGTCAAGTGAGCCTTAGCTTCTTCCTTCGACTTGTAGGGAACGCCCTGTTTGTCCTGGACGCGACCCACAATCATATGTTCGCCGCCAGCTTTACTCTTAGCCAGAACCCTGATTATTTCTTTTTCTTCCATGCGTCACCGTGAATTGGATGTTCCCACCAAGGGCCTTCGTGATACCAAGTGAAAGGCTTCTTGCTCTGCTCGAGAATCTCTTCTACTCGCTTGGAACGTCTCGGCCAAATGCCGAAGATACTCATGAAGCCTTCCCAGAATTCTTTCACCTTGCGAGTTCCTGAGCCAGTTCCTCAGCGGTCATGCCGCTGTCATAGTCCAGACCAAGCTGACGCAAAGTGCGATTGTGGAGACGCATCGCTGCATCATCCTGCCCCAGTCCGGTCAGCTCTGCGATTCGATCCATTGCGAGAACGCGCCACTTTGTGAACGTGGTCTCGGCTTTGCCTTGTCCGTAGGTATTGGATTCCTTGGATTCCCAGATGTTCATCGTTTCCTCCTCTTTCCGAATAGCTTGTCGAACGGTCCGTCCATCCCAAAGGGGTTCTCGAACTTCTCCTCAAACTTTCCAAACGGATCGTTCTCGGCCTCTTCTTCGAGAATACGGATTCGTTCCTTCAAACGAGCATTGTCCTCTCGCACCCTCTGAACGTCAACGAGCGCATGATAGACTGCGGTAAGCCAAGCGCGCTTGACCTCGACTTTCTTGGCCTGATCGCCCGATATGGCTGCTCTCAGGGCGGTTAGGTCGACTTTCATTTGATCTTCCTTCCCATGAGGAACATATGGACCAACATAGCTATCATACAAGCAAGAATCGCAAATACAAAGAAGCCTTCCATCGGGCCGATTTCCTTGTCACGGCGACGATGATAAGGATTAGAAGAGATTGCGACTATGGAGACCGGATTCATTTGATCTTCGCTGCCTGATATTCGGGAGACTTTGGACCAAAGGTCTCATAGGTGTATTGCACCCAATCGTCCATGAAATCCTGTTCATCAGTCTCGCACTCTGGCATGCGGTCGTCAGTCGATTGTTCGGTCGCCATCAACGCTATCCTTATACCGGCGGGCCCACTTCTCACACTTGGCGAGCAGAATGCTGTTGATCTGTTCGTCCGTTGTCTCGGGCGCATGAAGGAAAATGATATCGAGAGCGCAAGCGATGACGTCAATGGCTTCACCCACGACACCATCCTTGCCTTCCTCGCCGCCTGCTCTAACGATTGCGATTTCCTCATTGAGTTCACGCAATTCATCCGAGGTGTGGCGACTTGCATCCTCGAGTTGGCGTCCATTCTCAATAAGAAATGAGAAGTGACGCACGATGTCGATGGGGTTCTGTGTATCCATATCCTACCTTTAGCAGAATGTGGTTAGACGTCAACCAGTTTTATGCCTCGGTCTTGAACTGCGAATGGCGCTGCACATCAGTGTAGGCCCAGGTGCGGGGAGGGATGCCGCCGTTCTCAGCGACCATGCCGGCGATCCAGGGGTGGACCAGACCGTTCATCCGACAACGGAGATACATGAAGGGGAAGTATTCATCCCCGATGTTGACCTCGCGGGGATAGAAAGCACGGAGGGCCTGGGCAGCACCATAGTAGGTCTGCGCGATGTAGTGCATCCGGTGGTTAGCGCCGTGGACGACCTTCTCGCCGTCCTCATTCTCGTGAGGGAGATCGACCATGGAGTTCAGCGCATCAATGGCCTTCCAGACCAGATCCTCGAAGACCCGGTGCGAAGCCTGGCTATCGTCGAAGATCTTGATCTGTGCGTTGGTCGCGGGGTAGTTTCCGATCTTGGCCATTTGCTGTCTCCTGTTCCGTTATCGCTGTAATAACAGAACAGGAGAGCAAATCAACCAGAAATTGAAGAAAAACGCCCTGATTCGATGTCATTGAAAAGATTTTCAATGATCTGTTTGGCCGAAGTCAAATCGAGTGGTTGGATCGTTTGCACTTTTGCCGGAATGAGGCTCCGTGCAATGTTTAGCTGATTTCCGATATAGAGACCAACGATAAGCGAATCGCCGACTTTCTCTTGTTTGGTAATGATAGCAGGCGTAGAAGCAACCTGCAAATCCATTTCCCATCCGAGGTATTCTTGTTTGAAGCTCGTTGAGGTAACATTGACGAGATTGTTCACGTCAGACAGACCCCGCTCGCCGCCTATTTTGGGAGACTCGAAAGGCGTCCGAGGGTTGAGAGGATCGTTGGGTCCATAAACGAGTGTGAGATTTTCGCCGTCACTATCGAGTGAAACCCGAACTGAGTTATATCGATTTCGAACATTCTTGTTGAAGAACGTTGTCTCAATTCGAGTCTTCAACTCATCAAGGAAACCGATCTTCACCGACAAAACTTCAAACATATCCTACCTCGTTAGTGTTTGTAATAATACAATTTAGATAACGCTAAATTTTCACAATGTCAACCGACATTAGGAGCGAATCTCACCTACCCGGAAGATACCTCAGGATCCACTTGGGATAGCCCTCAGGCGTCATAATGATGTCGGGAATTGCCACGGCATCATTGCCAGTTTCGACCCAACCGTTACCGAGACAGTGGTCACAGATCGACCGCTTGCTTCGCATACTGATCAGACATATCTCGCGGTTCCACTGCCCGTGCCCCTTGCATGTTGGACACTTTGCGTCGAGCGTCGCACCACGCGCCGCAAGTGGAATACAGGTGAACGCATGGGGATCGTCGACCCCAGTAGTGATGTGAACTTTCGACGGGTGACTCAATTTGTTTCCTCTTCGATAAATTCCTGCCAGAGCTCGCCGGTCCACTCATAGACGCCAGCAAGTGGTCCCTTTGGAATCGTCAGCGTGGCACCGCGGAACATTGCTCCCTGCGACCGAACCACCAGAAACGCCCATGAATGATCCGTTACCCTTACATGCTTGAGATGTTCAGGCATAGTGATGACGGTGCGGCCACAGTCGAACCCCAGACCCTGTTCGGGACCGATAGTGCGAGCCGGTATACGGGGCGGCGGGGGAGGTGGCGGGGGAGGAATGTATGGCGACCGCAGCCAAATGGGACGGTATTCAGGCGAGTCGGGATGATCCGCCGAACCGTTCGTCCATCGTGGATAGTTCCAGAAATCGAGGGGTTCGGGGGTCATTGCAGTTCAATGCCCAATTCGATCATCAGCGCATCCAATTCGGATTCGCCACCGATATAGAAGCCCGTCATGTTGCAGCCCAGGTCAGCCCAAACATTCACCTTGTCTGCGCTAATACGGAGCCCGTAGCCGCCATCGGTCATTGAAGACCGAACACCTTTGTATTCCCAGGAATCAACGCTGGGACTGGGCTTCTCAGCAAGGGAGCCTTCCCGCTTGATAAAGCGATGGATAGCTTCGACCTTTGCTGCAATGCCTGCGTCGGGAACCATGTTCGATCTCCTGTTTGTGCCTATATGTTCACAATAAAGGAAATAGGTGGAAAGTCAACACCTTTATTCAGTTTCTCCGAGGGCCCATTTGCTGTAAGACATGCCGCGAGCGCGGCGCATACGAGCAAGCTTGATGTCGGCTTCGGTCGGACCACGCGCAATTCGAGCAGCTTCGACCGCGTCCTGATGCTTCTGCAGAGCAGCAATTGCGCCATCTACGTCGCCGGTCATGATCGCATAATCCATTGCGCGAGAAATGGGGTTCCGAGTCCTACGTGCCATTTGTTAACTCCTGCTGTTGTGTCTCCACTTTAGCAGAAACTGGAGAGGAGTCAACACCTATTCTCCATACATCCATATTATACCGCGTAGTCGGGATCCAGAGTGCAGAGATCGTGGCCGAGGTCGCGAACATAGGAATCATTCCGATTCGCGCTGTTGATCAGCCGGGCGCAAGTCGTGCAATAATACCGCTGGGTGGAATGGTTATACCAATACGCACCAGGGGCTTGACACGCCTCACGATTGCAGTTCTTCCCCTTCTCGCCCTTGCCTTCGCCGTGGGGCTTGTCGGTCTGCAGATTGTCAATATATTCGGCCGACATATAGACGCCTTCGGGCGAAGTATATCCCTGCGTCTTTTTTGGTTCAGGTTCGCGACCGAGCCGAACATCAGGGTAGATGAATTTGGCCTTGCGATTGAGACGAGCAGCGCGCATCTGGTTGAAGGTCTTGGGCATCTTGCGAAGCTTGGCCATACGATCTCCTGTTGTTTCCTGTTGTCTTACGTTTAACAGGTGTGACCCTGCTGTCAACCAGTATTAGATACGGCTGATAACCAGTTTTGCACCCGGAGGGGCGACGCTCATTTGCTTATGGATAGGACGACCCATCGCGAAATCAGTCGAGTTGTAGCGATAATCCCAAGTCCCCCAACGATGCACGTAGGTGACCTTGTAGCCGAACAGCCTGAGAATCTTACGAAACATAAAATCTCCTTTCCAGTTTTGATAACACAGGTGAGATTATAATCAACCACATTATTGACTAGAGTAGAATGGAGGTTTTAGCAAAGATATATGAGTGATTCAAATGACCAAGCCCTAATCAAAGTCGCAATAGAACTGCGGCAAATTGAGAATGCCATTCAGGTGGCCGGATTAGTCAAGAACATCCAGGCAAGGATAAAATCGTGTGTTGACCATATTAGGAACGGTCATGGCAATACACCGGCCGACAATAGGGACCCTAAGAAAGCCCTCACCGATATTGTGCTATCCGACAACTGCGCGGTGCCGATGAAACACTACGTGGGCTTCCTACGTGGTTTACAAACTGATTTTGCTGAGGTGGACGAGTTTCTCGAGAAGTCGAAGGCGCGACAGCTAGAGTTGCAAAAGCTCGTAGATCTCTATACAGCAGGTCAAGATATCGTTGCTGCGAAGCTGAAAGGGCTTGACGAGTGAACTGGATCTATCGTGCAAATCGTTGGTATGATGACCTCGATGATACACATCCGAATCTGCGTTTTCTCTTGTTCTTCATCCCCGCAGGCATTCTGCTAGGGATGATAACCCAATCCTATAGCATGACACTTACCTGGATTGGACTGACAGGTTTCGGTATTGGTTCAATCCTTCGTATCCTGTATTTCTACCGTCCTCGGAAGTCATAAGGAAACCGGGCCTAAGCCCGGTTCCCCTTTTTCCTTAGCGTTCCGAAACGCTGCCGCCGGCGGCCTGGGGCTTGCCCGGGACATTGATCTGCTGTTCGCAGGGGTTGAGGCGCAGCCAGCCGTGCTTGATGGGTTCGACCTTGAAGAAGCGCAGGTCACCGAGCGTTTCGGCGGACAGCGACACGCGCTTGCCGGGAATAGCCTGGCTCTTGTTGCGCAGGTCGACCAGGTCACGACCGTTCACGCGGTTCGTGGGGCGGATTTCGATCACACCGTCGACAGTGCGGAGGCGGATCTTGGTCATGCCGGTCATCAGTTCCGAAGCGGCCTTGTTGAAGTTTACAACCTTGTTCATTTTCGATCTCCTGTTTGCGTTTCCGATAAAACAGTGATAACAGAAACTGGAAACCGATCAACCAGAAAATCTCCAGTTATTCACTTTTATGGGTTAACTGAAAGGGTTAATAGAAAGGCCCAAAAGAAAAGGGCCCGAAGGCCCTCCCCTTACTTGCTGCCGAAAAGCTTGCGGAAGTTCTCCGCAGCATTGAGGCGCTTGATGATTTCCGTCTTGGTCAGGAAGCGGACGTTCTGGCTATGGTAAGCGTCACCATAGGGCAGATGGATGAGGAAGAACTTCTCGCGCAGGTTGCTGCCGCGCGGCGCCTCGAAGACCATATAGTCTGCGGAACCGTCTGCGACGCCCTCGCTATAGACTTTGCCACTGTTGGGCCCCGTGTAGCCCTGGTCGCCGTAGAACTTCTTCAGAGCCGCTTTGTGGGCAGCTTCGGCCGCCATTTCCTTCTCCCGATTGTAGTTCATGTAGTCCACCTTCGGGGCGGGCACTTCGTCGGGAAGCCGGTAAATCTTGACTGCCATTTTTCGATCTCCACTTTGTTGTTCCGATAACTCTGTTCTAGCACCAACCAGAATAGAGTCAACCACTCAGGCAAATTTATTTCGGATGATCCGACCGTCTTCGACCCCGGTATCATAGCGGATCGGTCGTTCATACATGCCATGTTCGTCCCGATTGACCACGATCCAAAGGCCTTGAGATGAAAGGCTCACCGACTCATTGTAGCCGATATTCACCCCAACTGGCCAATGACCAACAAGGTTTTCTGCTGCGAGTGCTTCGTTGAGGGTTGGGAACCAGTTTTTCATAAACAGTCTCCACTTTGTTGTTCTGATAAACAGACAATAGCAGAAACTGGATCCTAGTCAACCAGTTCTACACCAGGATATAATCTTTTTCCCGATACTTCCGAGAATGCTTGGGATAGAGTTCAAGGAGGTCCCATTCTTCCTGGGTGAGAAGCGTCCGCAGTTTCTCCCATGCGGCTTCGGTCGGCGGATGGGTGCGGGTCTTCTTCTGTTCTGCGACGATTACCGCTTCTCGATAGTCCTCACAGAACTTTGTGCCATAGGCCTGATAGTTGCTTGCCCCACAATGTTCGCAGTAGTCTGCAGGGTCATAGCCACAGCTAGAGGCGCGCCACTTGTGTTCTGTTTTGACTTCGATTTTATCTACCACTGTCCGTGACCCTCGCTGGAAAAGGGATGGATGGTCGCCTCATATTCGTGGCGAGCACAATACCATTCAATCCCGTCGGCGGTGTGAACACCGTTGATCGCGGGTTCACCACAGGTATCGCAGACCTTGTGCTTCATCGGCGATCGACCATCGTGGCGGGGATATTTCTTGCTGGGCTTGCTGTTGCCCCTGTGACCGGGACCACTTGCGCCACCGCTCTGAACCTGTTTGATTGCTTTGCAGGACTTAGAGCAGAATAGCGCCCAACCGCGGGCACGGTCTGCTGTCCTTGCCGTGAAGGGCTTCTGACAACCCTTGCAGATATATTGTGCGGTTGCGCCGGCCATTACTTCTTCCCCTTCACTTCGACCCAGCGAATTTCGTAGCGGTCGCGGTTGATGGACTGGAGGAACTTTGCACCGGCGGTGCTGATCTCGTTGAATTTGTTGAAACCAAAGACCTGTTCGTCCTGCCAGGATGCTTCGTCCTGTGCGCCGAGTCTGTGTCTGGTTTGCAACATCTTCTTCATATCGATCTCCGCGTTTGCTTTGTTGTTCTCTTGATAACAGAATTGGCGACTAAATCAACCTGTTTCCTTAGAATCCCTCCAGATCTACCATCGAGATCCTGGTCTTGAACTTGGCGCAATCCGCTTCGTTCCAGCGTTCCCATGCCGTCAGTTCACATTCTTCTGCTTCGAACCAGGTCTTGGTCGGGAAGATCAGGATATTGCGGAAGCGCAGGGTAAAAAGCGCCTGCGAGAACCGGGACACGAAGCAAGCAAAGCCAGTCGGGCTGAGCTCTTCCATGCCGGAGACAACCGTTGCCATCTTGTCATCGAAGAGCGCGTCGTCATTGCAGTCGAGGACGCGGTGGGGAACCGAACCGAGGGCCTTGCTGATATCTTCGGGCTTCGCGCCGTCAATCGCAATCTGCATCGCGTGACCACTGGCCGTATCGGAAATCTTCTGCAGGACTTTAGCGTTGATGGTAACCATTTCTCGATCTCCAGTTTATTTCTGTTGTTCTCTTGATAACAGAAACAGGTGATATGTCAATGTCTATTTGACAAAATAAAGCCGGGCAAGGCCCGGCTTTACGCATGTTTAGAGCTTTAGTTGCAATGAGGAAGTGCAAAGCGCACAGTTTGGTAAGTGTGGTAGGGATAGAAGCAAGTTGCGTTAAAAATGCGCAAGTGAGTGAGATTCGGAATGTCGAGTGCTGCAATTGCTGCAATTGCAGCATTATTGTCGGTAAGCTTAGGAAGCTTATAGCTTTGGTATTGCTTGCACTTGTCGGAAAAGATGCGATTGCTATACGAGCAATTGGGATATTTGAGAAACGGTGCAATTGCTTTGCGGATTTGCTTGATTGCTGCTGCGTTGCTGTTGCGCATTTTATTTCTCCGTTTGCTGTCTACTCACCTGTTTTAGCACAAACAGGTGAGCAATCAACCAGTTTTTCACCTGGATGGAGATTAAATTGAAACAACAATGGCTTCACATTTCTGTGAAGCCATTGGGCTAGAGTGCCAATTTTGCGACCTAGGAGGCTGCCATATAGGCGCCATTCCTACCCGCCTCGCCGTTTTATCTACTCTCATATCAGGTTTCTAAATCAACGATTACAGCTTACGCACTCTTACCTCCTCTTTGTTGTTGATCCGCGTTATTGCGTTTGTGTCTACACCCTGGACAATAAAGGTTTAGCCCAGGGTGTCAACCACTTAATTTGCCGTCTGTGAGAAAAATCGCAGGGTGCGCTGGAACTGGTCAGCCCAGTCCTTGTGGACGACCAGTTCCTTGCGGAGAACCAGCACCAGCGTTTCCTGATCCTGCAAGCGGCGGATCCATGTGCGCGGGATACGAGCACCTGCCTGCGTCTTGCCGATCATCTTCTTGATCAGGTCGTAGGTGTCGATGGCGGTCTGACGGAGTTCCTGGCTTTCCAGGCCGTTGTCCTTGACCATCTTGCCATCCTCGACCTTATAGTGGGGATAGTTTGCAACGACCGCAAAGCACATCTTGGCCTGGTTCAGCATGTAGGGAACGTAGGTGCCTTCGAACTGCATTTTCGATCTCCGTATTGTGTTCCGATGTTCTGATCTTACACTCTGGTGAGATAATGTCAACCAGAGTTACGACAGAAAGCGGGAAGTTTTTCCTTCAGCAGGTCGACCAGGACAGGGTCCATGCGCTCATATTCATCAGGAACCCCGAGAACGACCTGTCGCTTGCCGTGCAGGGCCCTCTTCAAAGCCCGGCGACCGGTTGCAGTGTTGCGATGGTGCGTTTCCATGAACACTACCACGTCTGCCCATTCGACCAGATCAGGGGAAAGAACGACCACTGCATCGAGATCAGTGCCTGCACTTTTCGTTTCCACTTTTTCGGAGCGGAAAACCTCTTCACCAGTCTTGCTGCGAAGCTTGTTCTGGCTGCATACAAAGAGAAGTTTGGTCATACTTGCCTCCTGTTTTGTTCCGATAATCCTGGATTAGCAGAAACAGGAAAGGAGTCAACCAGTTTTCAGAAAAAGAAAGCTTCCCATTTTCACGAGAAGCTTTCTTTGACTTGAAAGGATCGTTGCCGTTAATCCTCCCGATGATACTTCCGGGTGAGGGCAATTGCAGCATCCAGATCGAGAACCTTTCCGACTTCCCAGCCCTCGATCGTGCCCTTGGAGAGGACGACCTTCCGGTCAGGGGTAAAGTCGATATGGATGACCGGAGCGGTCATGTTGTAAATTTCAACATGACGGGCAATGCTGCCCTTGTCGAAATAGCTGCGGAGCATGAAGCGCATCGCTGCCGGGACAGTCTTGAACGAGCGATCCGAATAATCGCCGTAGGGGCTATTGGGTGCGGTCAGAATCTGCATGTTTCGATCTCCTCTTTACAGCGCATAATTGACTACCGAGAACCACGTGGACCCTAACCGAACGCATTGTCCAGTTCGTCTGCTTTACTCCGGACTCTAACCGGGCGTCTCGGTAGTCAACTATGCGCTGTCTACTCACCTGTTTTAGCACAAACAGGCGAGCAGTCAACCAGTTTTTGGATTATTTCTCACCTGATTTTTCAGGTGACTTCCTTGGGTATTTGGCCAGCATCGCTTTCTGGAGGGCTTTGTGATGTTCCTGTCCAGCAAAGTCAGAATATTTGAAGGAAGCCTTATAGGCAACGCGATCCTCTTCGCTCATGCTTTCAAGCCAATCCTTGTAAACTTGAGCAGACTGAGCACGCAGGAATTGCTGATCCACAATTTCCTGCATCCACGCGGGGAGTTTGACCTCAGGTGCTTTGTCCACATAAGTCTCGTAGATCTCCATCAGAACTGCACGACTGACATCCTTGTCGGAAATTCCACGCCAAATCTCGTATATGGATTTCTTGGCTGCATCACGGGCTGCACGTCTATCCTCTGGCGTGCTGTAACGCTCAGCAATAGACTTCATATCATGTTCTATAACGCAGATGCGTCGCAGGTCTTGGCCACCCTTAGAGGGCAGCGACGGGCGTCTGAGATGTGCTGGATTCTGACAGGCTTCTGTCTCGGTAAACGGGATGAAACTGTAGAGGCTTCCATCCAAACGTGTGGCGAAAACAGTGTTCATACCATAATGATAGAACCTGCTACCAGGCTTGGTATGGTTTCGGAAAACCTCCTTCAAGGATTCCGGCTGAGCTTCCCATGAGGGCGGGGGACCACCGGGCTTGCCCGAGTCCCCACCCAATGCTTCGAAGAGTTTCTGTGCGCTTTCCATAAACGTGGCTTAGCGACTTCTTGCCACGTTTGCAACTTACTTTGCGATAAGCTGGCAAGTCGGTTCGAGCATCAGCAGCGCGTCGGTCGGAGTTTCGACCATTGCCTTTGCCAGGGTGTAATTGTTCTTCTGCACCATGAACATCTGCTTCTTATAGTGGATGATCACCACCTTCTGACCGTTGACGAATTCGCCTTTGCAATCCTTGCTCACAAGGGTCTGCGGACCATTCTTGCCGACCAGCGTGACCATGCCGAACTTGTAATCGATGATCGTAGCGTCCACTGCCCTTGCATCAGAAACTTTTGCTTCAGCGGCCTTGACAACCGAGGGAGTGATCAGTGCGAGGGTTGCAATTGCGAGAGCCAGCTTCTTCATTGTGTTCGATCTCCGTAGTGCGTTTGTCTTGTTCCCACACTAACAGGATAGGTGAACATGTCAACCCTCTTTATCACCTGTTTGATATCTTTTCAGTTCGAACTCTAGGAGACGTCGTTGTTCCTCTAGACGTTCCGCATGGGTCCGAGTATCTGGTTCGTAGTCGGCCATCATGTCCCATTCATCAAGATAGCCTGGTCCATGGAACTCTCTATGGGTGAGCTGATGATAGACAATCAGCACGATAGCTATGAACAGGATACCGCCTAGGATGGATGCGACTATCTCCACGAATGATCCTCTATATTAAAAGCTACTTTGCTTGTAACTAATTGGAATTATACAGATATGCAGGTTGTCTAGATGTACCCGCCCAGCGGGTATACCCAGATAACATGAATTTCGGAATATTTCAAATAAGAAACAAACCAAAGGCGCACGTTCTTCCCTCAGGACGGAAGAACGTACGAGAGAGGTAGGAGGAAATGCGGCGTCGGATCGAGCAAGGAAGCCGGTTTCTCGTCCAGCCATTCACTCGTCTGCCTCGTCCCATGCTCGTGCAATTCCAAATGTAGCATGGACATAGGGCGACCCTTATCCTTCTTCAACACTTGAATCACGTAGCCCAGCAGGTCGCCTGCTTTGACCTCATATCCGGGTTCTCGAATGCTTGTGATTTCCCCGTAGACGACCACTCCCGAGGCTCCCTCAACGAGTAGTGCCTCGGTATCCATCCACCATGGACTAGGTGGTGTGGCTTCTGTGCCGGTGAACTTTTCCAAGGCGACCACAATCCCATCCTCGACGGCACGAACAGGTGTGCCCTCAGGAACATAAAGGTCAATACCCTCATGTATGTGGTTCTTCCGCTTCACTCCGAAGGCTCCGGGATGGCTTCCGACAGGAAGACCCACTTCGTCTTCCTCCTCAAAGTTAAAGGAGTTTGGATCCTCAGTTGGGACTATGCGATAGGGGAGAGGATTGCGCCACATGCCCGCAATATAAGGCAGGCTTAGAAGAAATCAACCGATGGCGTGCGGTATTGCATCACATAATATTTGTGGTCGAAGAACAGGCTGGTCATAAGGGGCGAGGCAAACTGCGGAATCCCACCAATGCTACGCTCTGCCCAACCCCGTCGCCGGTAGAGATTGGCAAGATCCTTATTGAGGACTTGCTCGGCGATGAATGGGATTGTGGCTTCATACTTCTTAAGGAAACGCCAATAACCCAGCCCCTTGTCAGCGGTCGCAGAGCAGTTGGCCAGCTCTATCACGCCAGGATATATGAACGATTTCCTGACGTAATAGGAGAGACCCGGTTCCTCAATGTAGAGGTTAGTCTCGTTGCTGTCGATGAATTCAAGAAGGTTCAAGTCGATCTCCTGTTTGTTCGACACTAACAGGATTCTCGACCCTTTCAACCTAATTCTTGAGCTTCTCCATCATAAGCTTTTGACTCAGGATTTCGTTCTTGTCGAATTTCATCAGCGCACGATTGACGCGATTGTTCTTTGTCTGACCAATGCTGTATTCGCCCTGCAGGCTAACCTCACGACCCTCGACAATCAGCTTGCCCACAATATATCCAGACGCAGAGACACGAAGCAATTTAGCGATGATGAGTTCGTCCCTACGACTGTAGATGAACAGATCACCTGCTGCCAGTTTGTTGCCGAACATGTCGATGGGTGTGTAGGCCATCTCACTCAGCTTGGCTTTCTTTTCCGCAGCTTTATCGGCGGCAGATTTGCTGGTTGCCCGATTGAACACGAACACAGTTGGCCCAGTATAATCGGGAAGGATTTCCATATAGCCAACATCGTCATAGTTGGCCTTGACTGAATTGCGACCATCAAAGTCGAAATAAGGCAGATCGCTGCTACGTTCGATTTCGATCAATTCCTTAAAACCCACACAGATTTGGGTCATCCGTGACCCAAAAAGGCTATCAGTCCTGCGATAAGCCTTAGCGATCAGATTAGGTCGAGAGGGATCCGAATAGGTCGAAAGCACCTGGATGCTGAAACCGCCACGGGTCTCGTCATCGGAAACTTGCTTATCCGAGACGGTCTTTAGCTTTACTCGACCAGGATTGAGACGCGCAATCGAACCGGCACGGGCGCCGGTAGTGATCTTCACATAGATCTGGTTGCCCGCATGGTAGAGAGCAACCAGTTTATTCATTGCCTCAATAGCAGGCAAATAGTCATGGAGGGCTTGCTTGTAACATTGATCCAGAGAATTTCCATTGTGGAAATGAAAAATATTCTTAAGATCAGCAAACCGAATCGACATCAATCTTCGTCCTCATCATAACCGTTGTCGTTGCCGCCCTCATAATAGAGGTATGCGCGCATTTCTTCAAGACATTCCTGCAGGGTGCCAGTCAAGCGAGCAGTAGCGGTGCGCCAGGGCTTGCAGGAGTAGGAATCGAAGATGGTCCAGCGATCCTCGGAAATATATGCGAGGTTCCAGTTATAGGATTCACCGCATCCGCGATCGAAGATGTCGAAGACCTTGCAATCGTGCAGGTCGATTTCCTCATCCTTGCTCAGCTTGATCTTCGTGCCGGGCTTGAACTGGCCGCTCTTGATCACATCGATGATTTCGAGGATTTTCTCAGCTTGAACCTTGAGTTCAGCCTCACCCCAGCGATAGTCGGACCAGACCGTCATCACGTATTGGTTGGTGTCAGACCACTGGCTGCCGTTGTGGCGCAGACCAGTCTTGTGCCAGTCGCCCTTCCAGGACTTTTCCTGGAGCCAGTTATATCCACGAGTGTTCTCGCCGGAAGCGATACGGGCAACCAGGGCGCTCTCGAGGGTCAACTCGGTGCGGCTCTCCAGTTCAATCTGAACCTTGCGATACTTTGCCAGGGCTGCATTACGCTTCTGGATTGCTGCCTCAGCAACCTTGATGGTTGCCTCATATGCTGCCAAGAGCTTTGCGCTCGAGGCTTCCAACTCTTCAGTTGTAATGGTCTTGAGGTTCTTCATGTCGATCTCCTGTTCTGTTGTCCTCTTGATAACAGGAAACAGGTGATTGTCAACACCTTATTCGAGGTTAATTGAAGTTCACTCCGACCGAGAAGGGAATGACCTTGAACATTGCGATGAAGCCGAAAACGGCGACGATGCAAATGCACCAGCAGATGATATGACCGGGCTTGCCGCGCCCGGTAAACATACGATCGACAATGGGCATGACAAAGGTCGCGAGAGCGATACACCCGATGATGGCCTGACAGAGGAGCCAACCAATAACTGCAAACATAGTCGATCTCCCTTAATCGTTGAAGATGATAATGCGGGGACCTTCAATGCCGCGCCCGAAGCCATCAACGGGGCGGAACTTCCAGCCCTGGATGTCACCGGTTTCGAACCGGCTCTCTTCGCGCATCAGTCCGTAGAAGCAATACTTCCGCGTCTCGCGTTCGCCGACCACTTCGAAGGTTTCGTAGTTGAGGAGGGGACCCATATTGATAAGGTGTCGCAGGTCCGACTCTTCGGCCGAGAGAACCTGGGTTTCTTTGTTCCAATGGAATGCTCGAACCGGAATCTGCTGCATCGTGATCTCCTCTGTTTACTCCACCAGTTTTAGCACCTTATTTCGGAGCGTCAACCAGAATCCATCCTGTTTTGGCGCGCGGTTGAGATATTCTCCAATTTCCTTCAGACGATCCTGGTCAGGGATAGGCCTCTCAACCTTCGTGAGATCGAAGCGAGTGCGGAAATGATCCTCGGTCTCCTCCCAAATCTCCCGGCCTTGCTTCAATTGCATCGCTCGGCTGATTGGGTTATTCTTTCGGAAGCCACTGCGGACTTCCTCGAAGTCCCATGACTTCCAAACCGATGTGCAGACTTCCCACAGAGCCCCGTAGATGCCCCTCCGACGCCACGCGGGTGCCGTGTAAGCCCCGACGATCGTAACGCGCTTGTCGTGGGCGATAGGGGCATAGAAGACGCAACTGATCAGCTCATTGTCGAGGAAGAATGCTGCGTAATGATATTGTTCGCTGCGCGGCCATTTTGAGGACCGACCAACTCTGTCCAGTTCGGCCTTGTATTCATCCCAGACGCCAAGCATCTCAGGCTTTTTACGGATTTGTTGGGTTTGAAAGGTGAAGTCCATAGCTACCCTATTAAGGCGACTATGGACTTGTGTCAACATTTAGAGAAAGGAAACGCTCACCTTTTTGTCCAAACCCGCAGCTTTCAGAGGAATTTCGAACAAGGATTGGATCGACTGTCGGGCATTCTGTTCGGCTAGTCCACGTAGGTTTTCCGACTGTGACTTGAAGCTGGCTTGGATCTTGATCGTATTCGCCCTCATAAGCTCTGCACGGGTATCAGAGTTTACACTGAACAGCCACGAATTGTTATCGTAGGTCTCGTGGGTATTGGCCGGCATACGGTCGAGGATCATAAGATCACGTGGCAAAGTGATTGAAAGACCCTGCTGATCACTCTTGACCATCCCAGCATTGACACGGCTCAGGTCAACGCGATACTGAATGTCGGCGGACACGATATCGGTTTGCTTTGCGTCCATTCCCATGCGCGAGACATCTGAGGTCGCAACACCGTTGAGCTTGCTCGTCATCACCAGCAATTGGTTCTGAGCTTGGATTGAGCTGATGCTCGTCCTGATCACAGTCTCGACATCTGGTCCTACAACCTTGGTCTTTGTGACGACCTTCTCCTCAGGAACTTTCATGCAACCTGAGAGTTGAAGCAACCCACAGAAGGTGACCGCTCCGAGTAGAGCAATCGTTGTGCGCTTGTTCACAGCTTCTCCTCTAGGGCTTCGAGGTTGTTCTTCGTCTTGGACGCATATTCGCGAAGGTGCGGGCCCATGTAATCCACGATGGGCTTCTTGCAACCGGCCTTGATCCAGTTCTTCGCTCGCTTAATTGCCTCGCTGGGCATGTGATGTGCCGTTGCCATAAACTGAGTGAGGTCAGTAGTCTGACATGCCCCGCTCTCCAACAGTTGCGCATCTTTCTTGTTGAGCTTCTTCATGAGTCGTGCCATATTGTAGGTCACGAAATAGAATGCTGCTCGATGATGTTCGGCGCCTTGAAGTGATACCACGCTGCCAGGAATCTTTGCCGCTGGGTCAACTACGAAGCGATTGACCATCGACGCGCCTTCATTGCTGTTCACGCTGTAGATCGCATAGCTGGTGAACTGATAAAACCCGAGACTCAACAACTTGTCGCCCAATGCCGGAATGCTCTGGATGTAAGATTCGCCAGCATTGCGAAGCAAGGTATCGAGCATCACATAATTGAACTTGCCGTTGAAACTCGGCATGATCTCGGTCATACCGTAAGCCGCCAACTGTCGACCTTTGATTCGACCCGTTACATCGCGCAGGACATAACACTGGAAATCGTCGACATTCAGCTTGTCGCACAAGCTGACAAAATCGATATTCGAGTGAGCGAATTGTGCCTGGGTATTGATTTCGGTTACGAAAGTCTTGATACCCTTGATGTCAGGATTGCCTTCCTGATAGCGATGGACGATATAGTCGGCGTTCTTCTGCGTGGCACCGCTCACACCCTTGATTGCCAGTTTCCGATCCCACAGAACTCGAAGATTCTGAACGAAATTGACCTCGGCGTTATCAGGCAGTGGGATGATATTTCCCTTGTCATCCTTCGGCTTATGACCGAGCATCGTTGCCGCAAGACCGCCGACCTTGGCGTTATTGAGGTATTTGAAGTCCACGTTCATCGGCATCGTTTTGGATAGGTTGGTCGCGAAGACCGGCACATCGTTAGCCGTTGAGATTGTGGTCGTGAGTGTCTTCGTTCCCATCGGTGCCGCTGCAACGGGCTGAACCGTCGGGGAGAGGAAGTATCCTGCGGGGATCGCCAGTGCAAAGACCGTGGTCATCACAGGGTTCCGCACCGCGTATGCCTTTATCTTATTCTGCAAATTCGTAATCAAAAGTGGTCTCCCCCTATTGCGTTCACATCCTGGATGTAAAGGGTTAAGAGTTAATGTCAACCACTTAGTTCACGGTATTGAAATCTTAGAGTAAAGAATAAGTTAATGGGCTTTTAACTTAAGGGCAACTTTTGATTGCACAATAATATTGCGCCAGCCCATCGAAACCTTCCAATCCTTGCTGAGGATCTTTTCGATCTCCTCGAAGGTGTAGAGTTCCTTCTCTTTCGCGACAATCATCATTGCCCGCGATTCCTGATTGATAACCTCAGGAATATGGCTGCGCTTGTTCTTAACGTAACCGCGCCGGTTGAGGAACTTCTCGCGCCATTCCTCGGCTGCATCCCAGTCCTTTTGGAACTTGTGCTTATCGGTTGAGGTTATGACCAATCGGACAGCCTTTTTACCCGACTTAACATCCTGATGACCGAATTGCCATCCGTGCTGTTTGGCGAGTTCCGTGAATGCTGCTAAATCGGCTTTATTCTGTTCCTTGAGGGATTTCTGCTGGTCTTTGAAGACATTAGCGTTCTGCAGAATATCGTCCTGGACCTTTTCGTCCCACCGCAGGAAGTCAGTCGTTTTGATCTTGCGTCCGTGAATGATCACGTGATTTTGACCGGCGCCGTAAGAGCCGCTTTCGTATTTGTGCCAGACCAAAGGTTCGGAGATTGCGCGAAAGGTAACAAACTTCGCGTTGCTACCTTGATTGCGCTTGAATTTTGCGGGGACGACGCGGATCACCATTTCGGTGAACTTGAAGCCGTTCCTCAGGAGGGCCTTTGCAATCCCTTGGAAGTTTTCGGTTTGACGTCCAAAATCGTGATGGAGGATCTCACCAACACTCAATACGCGCTCACCAAACTTTTCCAAGGTCGATCTCCTGTTGCTACCTAGTCACAGTAGCAGAACAGGAGATCATGTCAACCAGTTTTAGAAGTGGAATTCGCCGATCTGTTGCTTGAGCTGCTGAATTCCCTGCGGGGTGAGCTTGTATTCGCGCCCCGTTTCAGCAATGCGAGTCACATAACCTTTTTCAAGGAGACAACCGAGCGCATTCTGATCTAGGGAAGCTCTATTGACAGCCCAGTGCCAATAGTTTTTCTTGGCCTTCATAGAAGTTCCGCGAAGGCCGATGATCCGCATAGCAAGCTTGACCTGCTCTTGATTCATGGTGTGGTTCATTAGAAGCCTTTCAGCTGGAGAGTGAAGTTGCGCTTCTTCTGATTGGCCTTTTCGACCATCGAAGCCGGGAGATCATAATAATGAGCAACCCAGTGACCACGACGGATAGTTTCCACCTTGCGCTCGATCTTGCCCTTGTCTTTGCCGCGGGTAATGGTGCGCGTAGTCACCTTGGTCTTGCGACGGAACTTCTCCAGCGTGAACAGCCGAACCGCTTCCGATCCTTGCTCCGGATCTCGAAATGCTTGCTTTCATCCTGACGATTCTGTTCGTCATGTTCTTCCAGCTTTTGCTTGAGGGCATAGTAGAGAGGGCCGCACTTGTCCCAGCTGGCATCATATTCGATACGTGTGAGCAATTGACGAATCGCCCCGGCCGTTGCCTTGATTTCGAGGCTTGCCATATCGCTGTCATGTGCCATCTTCGATCTCCTTATTGCCTATAACCCTGTTTTAACACATAGGTGGACAGCGTCAACCATTATTTCCGCATGCGAGCGATCAGGTCAGCCTTTGCCTGTGCGCTCTGTTGGCGACGCTCCTGCCAGGTCGGCTTGGGCTTTTGCTTTGCAGGAATAGGAACCAGATCCAACAAGCCGTCATCATCGCGACTGAACAGCTTGTATTCGCCGACACGACGATCCATCAGCATTTGATGGAGGGCTTCATGACGGAGAGCGATCATCTTCGACTCGTCGCTCATTTCCTCGACCATCTCTCGAATGTTGACCGGGATCGAAATCGCCGACAACGTGATTGACATTGCGGGCTTGTAATAGTCAGTGAGGGCAAGGATCCGACCGATCCGATCGTTTATTTTCGGATCCTTGAGCATTGCTTCCACTTGGGCGTCCATGGCCTTGTTGAATTCCTCGCTCATTAGCACGACTCCCTCTGTTCGAATTGGATATAGTCCGCAGCATCGTAGAGGCCGAGGCGATTGAGCACCGCACGGGCATCAGCGAGCTGTTCATCCAGTGGGCGCTGCGTCTGTGCATATGCGGGAATGGACTTCAGATCTTCGAAGATCGAGAACGCCTTGTTTTCCGTGCCGAAAAGCGCACGAGCGACCATTCGATCCTTCGCTTGTGCGATGGCTTCGTCCTTGGATCCTGCTTCGTAGCTGCTGGGTGCGGTCTGCATTTTCGATCTCCGTTTATTGCCTACTCACCTGTTTTAACAGATTACTGGGTAGGGTCAACCAGAATTTCACATTCTTTTGGCAAAACAAGGAATGTCTCTCCCTGATATTCGCCCTCGGTGATCCTTATGTAGAAATACCGCGTATCGTATTCTTCGCCATCCCAGAAGTAGCCATCGAATACTGCATTGGCTTCGACTGCACCGGTCCAAGGAGTAGAAAACGTGGCGCGCAGTTTGTCGCCCTTTTTGAGTTCATTCTGCATCACTGCCTCCTCAATATTCGACATGGAGTTCGACACTCTGCAGACTTCCCTTGATGTCATAGATGACATCAGTGACAGTGAAATATCCCTCAGGGGTTCTGATGCGTTCGCCGACACGAGGAACATGACAGCTCTGATACTGCGCGATTTCCGTCCAGCAGCTATACCGTTCCCGGTAGACAGTGATTGTCAGTTCCATGTTCGATCTCCTGTTTCTGTTGTCCACAGTTTAGCAGGATAGGTGAACAAGTCAACCAATAAAAAAGGGAAGTGTTTCCACTTCCCTTTTTGATCTTTCATCAGCTTCACGGCATTATCCCGTCTTCAGCACCCTTATCCGAGCCGTGTTAACTTCCTTGAGTATGCAATGATATCATAACAACGGAACACTCAAGGTTTGCAGCTGATGCTTCCTAGCCCATGATCTGCGGACTACAAAAGGAGCCGGGGGCACCGAATCTGTTTCTAGAACTTAACTCCTAACCATAAAGAGTCAAGCTATTATTTTGCGGATTTCAACAATTCCTCAAGGGAGATACGCTCCACAAACCGTGCGCTAGGCATGTGGAAGAGAATCTGGGTTTCGCCCTTCTTCGTCTTCTTGCCGTTGACCTCGTAGATGCTCAGAGCCATCGAATCATTTGCACGATCGGCCAAGACCTTCAAGTCCTCGATGGACTGTCTTGGGAACCATTCAAAGACCTGGGCCATTGATTCAAAACCGAAATACCATTCCCGGCGATCCCGATGAACCCATTCGTATGTGGCCTTCTTGCCCTTACCCTTGCCTTCCCACCAGTCCTTGAGCAGCGGATCCAGTTCCGGACCAACGTGAACAGTAGGAGGAACATCTCCGCGCTCGATAGCCGCTTCGCTGATCTTGAACCCAAAGCCCCGGCTGTAAATGCCTTCGTCCTTGTTGTTCTCGAACCGGAAAATGAGCATTTCGATCTCCTCTTGCTTACCTGTTCATTTTAGCAGAATAGGTGAGCAAATCAACCGATCTTTTTCAGTTTCAGAGCATTGATCTTGTCGGCCTCGATGCAGCCGACCCTGATCGAGAAGACGTCACTGTTCTCATATACCGCCAAGGTGAGCGAGGCATCACCGTTAACCCAAAGCTCAGTTTCTGAGGGTTGGAATACTTCCTTGAGAGAAAAGCCGAACGTGGCGAGGATATTTGCGCGATCCTCCCACTTTGCTTGATTTGACGAGTAGCAGATCTTGTCGCCGGTCATAGGAAGCGACCACGCATTCCGGCCTATGTTGCTGAGCCCGTCAAATGCTTTGCGAAGCTTGGTCATGTTGGACATATCGATCTCCTCTGTTTACCAAATCGGTGTAGCAGATATGGTGATAACGTCAACCTATTTTGCACCAAATGGTCGAGGGAAACCGAGAATCTGCTCGATAGCAATGTCGAGGTATTTGCTTGCTTCGCGCAAGCTCATGTTCATCTTTGACAGGTCAGTTTCCGACGGAAGATGAATCTCAGGAAGACCTACCTTATACGCGAGAAGCCGCGCAGCATCTTCATCAAGACCTTGAAACGCCCCGGCATCCTTATGCAGCTGGATTATGGCATTGGCCGTCTCTTGAATGTTCATTACTTGGACACCTTGTTGCAATTGCCGAACGGAGCGCAGTAGGGTTCGCCGTCATCGCCGGTTGCGTAGACAATTCCTTCAACGACCTCATCGACGAAAGCGGCGACGATCACACCGGGCTGAATCTCCATCAATACTTCGTCACCGACATAGAGCTGCATGTTCGATCTCCTTTTGCTGCCTACTCACCTGTTTTAGCACAAGTAAGTAGGCAGTCAACCTCTTTTAGGCGTCCAGCTTCTTTGCTGCAATGCGCTGGGACAGCTTATTGTCGACCTTGACCATAACGTCCTTGTAGGGTGCCATGATCCGCACTTCCTTGCCCTCAAATGTGGTCACCGACACGCCACCCGAAGGGAAGTAGCGCGAGACTGTTCCGAACGCAATACCGGCGCCCGTCATGCACTGGCTGCTGTATTCCTTGTGCGTGAACATCACAGTATCGCCGACCTCGACCGTCTGACCGAGTTGGTCGACGAACTTCTTGACATTCGCCATCACTGCTTCGCGTTCGGCCGCTGCCTGACCCTTTGCCTTCTTCGTGAACTTCAGTTCGGTTGGACCATCATAGTCGAGCAGGACAGTAAGGGCAGCATATCCGCCCAGTTTCTTGCTAACATCGGTGCCATCGTCGAGGATGAACCGATATTCCGGATTCTGGTAGCTGCTGGCTTCCAATTGACCGCCAATGCACTGGCAGTCAACAACCATTTTCTTGTACGAATCCCACATCTGGTAGTGATGAATTACAGGAGTGTCGCAGTCGACCTTCTTGTATTGATTAACAAAGCCGCCCTTCTGGTCATCTTCGTTTGTCATTTCGCTGAATTCGAGACGTTTGCGCTTGAATGCAGCGAGATTGAATCGGATGATCGAACCATTTCGCGCCCCTCCGTCGATCCGAATTGCGAAGGGCTTCTCACCAAGCTGGTAGGGCTCCAGCTTCTTGATCATCTCCATCTGTATTTCTTTCGAAGCAAGCAGATCAACCCAGCGCCCGTCGAAGAAAGTCCGCAGTTCAATTTCGGTGTAGGTCATGTTTCGATCTCCGTATTGTTTGCTTCTGTTGTCCTCAACTTAGCAGAAATAGGTGAAGCGTCAACCGCTTATTCACCTATTTTGTGAAAATCCTTGACCTCCCCTGCGCGACGTTCCGCTGCGGTCGTCCGTCGCCAGCCCAGTTCCTTCATCTTCGCAGTCTGTTCCTTGCCGCGCAAGTAGGCAAACTGGTTCCGCTCCTTGTCGAGTTCCCGCTGACGCTCTACGGCGTTCTTGTGCGCGAGGCTGTCTGCGTCGTGAGCCATATTCAGCGTGGCCGAGAAGCTGTTCTCATAGGCTACTGCGCCGTAGTGCCAGTTGGTCGAGAAGGTGTGGCCATCGGGGTGCATCAGCTTGTCGCCGTAGTTGACGTGACTGCCGTCCGGCGTAATGCGGTCATGTTTGTCGACGGGGCGGAAACCCAACGCGATAGCGCGGTCGTGCATACGATGCAGCATATTGGAACCGCCGTGCCCGCCGCGCTTATAGAATCTCGCAGAAGCCGGATAGACCATCTTGCCCTCATGGAAATGAGCTTCCTGGAAATCGACGTTCTGGCCGCTTCCGAGGATCTTCTTTGCGAGCTTCTGAAATTCCATGTTCGATCTCCGTTTGCTGTCTACTCACCTGTTTTAACACAAACAGGTGAGCAATCAACCACTAAATGATCATTCGGGCAATTTCTTCCAGCTTCTGCCGGTCGCGGGTGAAGGAGATCATATCGTAGCCGCGCTTGGGATCGGTCACCGCGTAGCAGGCCTTGGCTTGCATCTGCGACTTGGGAATCGATCCGATTTCGATCCAAGCAAGCGTTTCCTGATGCTGGACCTGGACGACCGCGAAGGACTGCTCCTCGTAGGCGTTACGGCGGATGACCATTCGCAGCTTGCGACCCTTGTAGGAGAAGTGCTGCTTCATATACCAGGATTGCGACTGGTTGTAAAAGTTGGCCTGGTCGAGTGCCTTGAACGAGGAACGTGCTACCATTTTCGATCTCCATGTTTGCTTTGTTGTCCTCAACTTAGCAGAATAGGTGAAAGTGTCAACCAGTTTATACGATAAAAACAACAAATAGCACGATTGCGAAAACCGCGCTACTCATTACCAGACCAACGAGTCCGTTAGCATTTGTGCCCTTACTCACCCTCTGCCTCCCGTAGCACCACAACACGGATATATTTACCCGTCGGATGCGCCCCCTGGGTGTAGGTGCCCTCAATGACGCGGAAACCCAGCTGTTCCATGTCGTGTTCGTCGAGGCGGGAAACATTCTTCCACCCTGCGCGGATCATTTCCGACTTGATATCGGCGAGACGGTTTGCGATGAATACCTTACCATTTCGGTCAGCATATCGCACCGGCCAATCCTCGAGCGCTTTTTTGACGCCGGCGATGAGCTTGAGGGTGCGCTCATTTTCGTCGACGATTTCGCGAGCTTTCCGACCCATATTTCGGAAGGCATTCGGATTCTCGCGGAAGAAATCTGCGACCGCCTGATTTTCGGCGATGATTTTCTCGGTTTCGCGCTGCTGGTGCTTGGCGAACAATTCATTTGCCAATTCTAAGTTAACGGGCGTTAACCCATTTGGGTAGACGGCCTTGAACCGCTGGAGGAGGAATTCAGGGTTAACATTGTAAAAAGGAGCAACTTCGGCTGCGACCTCCTCCGGAGTGCCTCCCTTGCGGAGTTCCTGGATAAAGTCGTCGAACGCTTCTGCCTTGCTCATCTTCGATCTCCTGCGCTGCATTTCGTGTCACCACTTTAGCAGAACAGGAGACTGAGTCAACCAGTTTTCTGGTAGTCTGTGGATTTTCCATCCAGGATCTTGATCGTATCCCTATCTTGTAGGCCACGATTGGCCATGGCGCTGACCTCGTCGGCTAGCCGACGTTCTGATCCGGGACCGTCCGGGACAAAGCGGCAATCAATGTTGCCGCTTCCGTTATTGAGGATGACCCAAGTTCCATTGTCCTTGTCCATTAGTAGAACAATTCCCAATCGCTAGCCAGTTCGGCATAGAAGGCCGCCTCAAAGCGCGCCATGTTGTTGGACATGAAGGACGTCGACTGATTGGTGAACCGAGCCTTGTCGATTGCGGTCTTGACGATGAAGTTGTAGAGCCGGGTAACAGCTTCTTCCTCAGTCTCGGGCAGTTCTTCGCCGGCATGGCTGGCGCGCTTGTCTTCCCATCCCTGGATGCTTGCGAGGTAATAGCCGGCGACCTGCTTCTGTGCGGCCGCCTTCATGGCATCTTCGCCCCAGATGAAAGCGTGGACGGGATTCTGAGCCAGCTCTTCCTTGAACTTGTCGAGTTCACGATCGGCCTGTGCAACGATGCTCTCGAACTTCTTTTTGATCTGCTGCATGGTGGGCATATTCGATCTCCTGTTTGCTTCTGTTGTTCTCAACATAGCAGAACAGGAGATCATGTCAACCAGTTTCTTACTTGGTTGCCTTAGCAGCCCAAGATTGCGACATGCCGTAGATATCACCCAATGCGCGCTGCGACATCTTGCCACCGGAGGCTTTGACGATATCGGCAATCTGCTTCACAGCATCGATGGGCTTGATCCGACCACATGCCGGCTTCGACGTCTTCAGTGTTGCAAGCGCGTCAATGTCGGCCTGCGTGATAACATTCGAGCGAAGAAGCTGCTCGAGAATGTTGGACGAAATGACCTTGACCTTTGCTGAAGTCTTAGCAGGCTTCATAGCCTGCTTCATCTTATGATGATCGCCTTTGGCTCGGATAGTAACACCGGCCAGAGCAAGATTATCACGTACCTGCTTCGGAGAAACCTTGTAAGTCTCTGCGAGATCTCGCAGAGACTCGCCACTCTGATATCGACGCTGCGCTTCTCCATCGAAAATGGCCTTACCGAGAAGACCGGGAATGGTGAGGTTCTTGAAAGCTGCGATAGTCATAAAATCACAAGTCCTTTGTTGCACTAAAGCATTTTGCTTTTAGTGTTTGTTTGTTTGTGCATTGCTGCGTTTGTTTAACTGCCCTTTAAGAGCACGTTACCTATTCTATATACGGGAATAGGTAACGCCGCGTCAACCTATTAAAAAGGTTCGACACAGAAATTTGGCACGAAAAGAACAAGGCTCGGAAGGTCTGCAAATCCGAGTGGTTTGCCCTTGAAGCGAACAGGAATACAGTTCTCAGGAATTTGCGATTTGCTGTAGCTGTCAAGCCGAGCATAGGTTCCATGTTGGCCGACTTTGAGGGGCTCTTCCCCGACCCTGACATTACGCTTGATACGAAGCTTTGTCCCGACCTTGAATGCCTTTGGATGCTGCTCAGAGAGCAGCGCACGGGTGGCCTCCCACGTGTTCAAAGTCTTCAGGGCGTCCTGCATTGCCGCAAGCTCGTCCTCAAACTCTTTGATCTCCTCAGGGGAGAAAGGACCAGGGTGTTCGCTATTGCAGAGCAATATCAGCTCACATGTCTTGATCGACGATGTGAACGATTCGCGATAACGCTCATAGTCGCGAAGGGAGGTCGCAATGCCTCCCTCCATGAAATTCTCGATGACCGTTTTGTAGAGTCTCATCGAAATGCAGCCCGTCCCAGCTTATAGAGAATGAACAGACCGACCAGCGTAGGAAGGATGATCATGCCCGCCGATGTCAGGACATAGAGGGTTGCGCCGACCACCCAGAGGATGAACAGAAGGATTTTCACAGCCATTGCACCCACTGCTAGGATGCAGCAAATGATGATCAGGAACAGTAGACAACCCAACATTTCATTCATTCTTCGATCCTCCAGATCACGACCTTGTCGAACATTGCCGACTTTGCGGAGATCACACTGGCCCGCTTGATGGGGTCAGTGGCCTCTTCCGTAGTTATCTCGAACGGGTGTTCCTTACGGTGACGCCCGTTCTTGGTCGTGATGATCAGCTTTGCCATTAGGCGCTGACCGAGCCGGCGAGCAGCGAAGCGTTGGTTGCTTCGGTGAAGCGCGCCAGGGTGAACCAGCCATACTTGCCGGGGATCAGCGCAACCTTGGCGCCCGGTTCCGGCAGATGGTCAGCGATTGCGCTGGGCAGGCCGATCCGACGACCCGAACCCTTGACGCTCAGGTTCTTGAGCAGCTGGTCGTCCGAGAGGTTGGCATCGCTGGTGCGTTCGGTGAACCGGATCATGACGCGACCTTCCTTGACGGTCACGCGAGCCTTGGTGTTCTGGCCGATCTTTTCCGACGTCGTAGCTGAATTGAAATTCACAGTCTTATACATGAGTATCTCCTTGTTCTCTTCGGAGCACCATTGCCCCGCTTCATACTCTGAAACTAGCACCAGGTTTAGAACTGTCAACCAGGTTTTTCATATTAGGAAGTAAATCTATTAGAAAATGACCAGTATCGAGATAGGTTTGTTACTCAAAAGAAAAGATGGTTTGCGGTCATCGCAAACCATCTTTTCTTTGAAATGGAATGTTTAGGCAACGAGTCCGTAGGTCTCGCGCTCTTCACGTTCATCTGCGGTCATCATCTTCCCCAGCGCGTGGAGGTAGCCGAAGCGAGCAGCCTGACGCCATGCGCCGTTCTCGTCGCCCTTCATTGCGAACAGCTTGACCGCATCGCTGTTGGTCAGATCATTGTCTTCGCTGTCGAGACCGTTGCCGTTGAAAACTGCGAAGAAATCGCTCTCGATGGGCTGGCATACGGTGACCAGAACTTCGTCGCCGCAATAGATTTGGATGAGATGTTCGCAATCGAAAGTTGCAGTCGTCAGCGCATAGTTGCGACGTGCGATCTCGTTTTCGATGGACATTTGGAAACTCCTGTTTGTGTCTTTGTATCACCTAAATAGAGTAGATCTAGGTGAGGGTCAACATCTTTTTCAGAACTTTTTCAGGATTTTATCCATCTCTGCGATCTTTGCCTTGAGGTCATCAAGGAGGGCTTGATTGCGACGGTCCACTTCTTCCCGCTCCTTCCCGAATACCGGCATCTGCACGATGATAGCGAGCTCGGACTTAGTGACCATTTTGACGAACTCGTTCCGCAACGAGAGCGCCATCTTCTGGTTCAGCTTGTCGCGGTTATCCCACCACTGTTTGACGGGGACTGTCATCCCCTCACCGCCGCTGCATCGGCTTTTGCGGGATTGGCCTTTGCTTCTTCGGCCCAGCCAACATAGGCTTCGTAGACACGCACCACTAGCGCATCACATGCCTGCGTGAGGGTAAGCTGACGGGACTCGAAGCCGAGAACTTCCTGGACGAACATGCCGACCACTTCGTCCTTCATTGCCAACCAGGCATCAGAGGTGCGCGTCGTGTTCGGCGAAATCGTCTTTGCCAGTTCGTGTGCCGGCGTCGAGACCTGCTGAACCAGCAGAATTGCGAGACTGCCGAGACCACGGAATTCAGTTCCGCCGCGAACCAGCTGACGAACCGCATAGTCCTTGGCCCAAAGCCTTGCTTCGTTGATATCCATGTTCGATCTCCTTATTGCCTATGTGCCTATTTTAGCACATAGGTGGATAGAGTCAACCTAATATTTCCGGCCCCGCATACGAGAGTATTCCATCTTCCGCTGCTCTTGTTCAGCTTGTTCGCGATCCGCCATATATTTGCGGAGAACCGCCTTCGAGTCGGCCTTGACCTTCTCGGCCTTCATAGCTTCTGCACGTGCCTTTTCATCCGCTATGGCTTTTTTCCGAATCTTGTTGTTTAGATTAAGCAAAAACAGCTGGGCTTCGGTTTGAGTTTCGAACCGGTGCATTTCATCTTCGGTTCGGACTATGAATTGTCCGAGATTATTTTCTTTGTTGTAGCCGGACTTTGGACCCGCAATCTTCAACTGATTACAGATATCCTGGATAAGATCCTCGAATGACTCGTAATCACAGAGGCCATAGACTTTGACCTTCCATTCATTGTTAATGAGCATGATCAACTCAATCTCATCCTGTCCACCAATGACTTGGTAAATGTCTTCATTGAGACTAAAATCGCTATAAACGATTTCCTGACAGAAGTGATTGACTTGGTCAAAGACATCCTGCCATGTTTCTCCTCTCAGACAAAGGATATTTGATTGAGCAGTCGGCTCATAGGCATCCTCGAGGTATCGTTCCTTCATCTTATTCATTTTGCGCTCATAGCGATCCTCGGCGAGAAACATATCTCGCAAGGATTCTATGTCGTCATTCTCTTGTTCCTTATTCTCAAGAGGAACAATCTCAGCCTTCTTTGTTGGTGGTGCAAGCAAACTCTGTGCCACAACATCATCGGCCTGTAACTGGCGTAGATGACGCATTGAAGCGGGCATATAGTTCTCAGGCTTCGTCCACCATTCGGGCGCTGGCAATGCCTCGGCCAACGGTCCGTTAGGATTGAGGAAGAATGCTTTGCCTTCGCTCATCCAGTAATGGTCGTTCATTTCCCGCTGCTGTTCAACAGTCCAGAAATTGTTCGAGACAGCCGGAGGACCCTCGGCTTCCAACTGACGAGCAACGCGCTGTTCGCTTGTCTGAATGAGGACCAGGTTCTTCTCGATAGCTTCCTGATTTGCTGCATAGTCGTTCAACTGGGCTTCGAGGCGCTGTTGCCTGATGGCTTCCCGATTGGCAATGATCCACCAAATTTTGCTCGCCGTGATCATGAGGCCGTCTCGACCCAAGTTGATATCCTGATGGTGCTGGAAGACGGCGGGGAGACTTGCTTTCACTTCGTTTGCTGTCGGATAGAAGTTCCTCAGTTCATAGAACAGTTTCAAACCCTTTTCAGTCAACCACCAACGTGGCGAACCCTTCTCCCAAGTGTGGCCATTCGATATAAGCCCTTGCTTGGTCAGGTTATCAATTATGGACTTGTGATATCCGCTTATGCCAATTGAGTGAATCCTGTTCGGATTCAAGCATAGGTTGGGTTGCTTTGACTCTTGGATTCCTCGAACTGCACCCTCAATTTCATTGAGCTCGGCGACATTTATGGAATACTTCTCTGCCAGTTTGTCCTTGAAATCATAGACCTGACGATTAAACTCGGAAATGGTCAGACGTGCCGACTTACCAGTGCTTGCTGTGTAGCAGGTATGAAGATGGGCTTGGAGGTGCTGTCCCTTGTCAGTCAGGAAATAATATCCGAACTGTTCAAAGACGATATTCTTCCTCATGAGGGTTTTGATACCCTCATGATGTTGATCTGGCCAAAGTGGATCAGGACGGTGCGCAAGCCTCATACCTGAGAATTGCTTGTGAGATGCGCCGGAACCGTCAGGATCGATAAGTGTGATCTCTTCGGCCTGACGGATCATCATGCAGCTATACTGAGTGATACCTCGACCTTCAAGCGTCGCAACTGCCTTCGGGTATTTCATTCCTCGGATAAGATCATGAAGTTCCATTGAGCTTTCCCGAAGGTCCCTTTCTAAGGCTTGTGCGGCTCCAAATATCATACCGCAACACTACACCTATTTAGGTGAACGTCAAGCGAAGAACACAAGGTCCAAGCGCGGAACCAAATCTTCCTGTCCAATTCCACGAATGAGCTGTAGAACTTTGTCCTCGACACCCTTGTATTTGGCATGGAGAACACTGACGACTTTCTCACCAGTTACAGGTGCCTCGGTGAGACGAACAATAGACGCCTCAGGAAACTCGCAGACGCCCGCTCGACATAGGCTCCATGCTGCACTAAGCAGGGCGCAAGTGTGTTCCTCATAGTTCTCATAGACGCTCTTAAGCCCTATACGACTACCGTCATCAGCAAGATAGCTGAGCACTCGCTTACCTTGTTTGCTGAACTTCTGCCAATCGAGTCTATCTTCTGGCAAGCTCGCAATAATCTGCTCAGCAACCGGCCCAAGTCGTCCCTCAAAGACAACATGATCGGGAGCAAGACCACGACGTAGGATGCAACGGATGAACTCGTTAACGTCCAGGGTATTCTGCTCGACATGCAGATCGTCAATGAGGATCGCGGCAACAACCAAGCTATCGGCGGTGCTCTCCCGATCCAGATATTCCTTCATGACAGTCAGAGATTCGTCCTGTTCATCAGAGAAGATGGAGTCAGCGTAGATGTGCGCAAACTCAACAAACATCTCCGGGCGAGGGAGGTTAGGATTATCGGGAAGATGACTGCCCACTTAGATCTCCTGTTTCTTGTCCTCTCGATAACAGGAACGGTGAACAAGTCAACCAGTTTGTTTGGATTGGCAAAACTCACGAATAAACTGAGACCAACGAAGCTTGAACAGCATTGCATCGTCCTTCGATTTTATCCAATAAGTTCGCCAAGGCTGATGGTGCCCTATGCCCAACCAAGTCCAGCTATGGTTGAGGTTTTCGGAACCCCAGGCAACGATTTCATCATGAAGACCACGACGATCATCCTCATGCGAATATCGATTGGATCGGATGCTATAGGTCTTAATGAATTGGATCTTAAATCCAAACCATTGTTCGGTATCAGCTTGAGGAGGGCAAGGACCAACCATCAGAAGCGAAAGTCCAGCTTGACCGTGCTATCAGACCAGGCTAGTTTGAACAACATTGCGTCTTGTTTGTCCTTGATGAACACGGGAATTGATACACCGCTTGGGACACTTCTCGCGAGTGCCCATTTGCCCTTAACATTCTCCTTGAGCCAGGTCAAGATAGCAGAGTTGTCTATCTTAACAGACATTAGCTTATTAGTGTCATAGTAATAACCCCCTGGCATACGAAAGGTGTACCATTCCAAACAGCTCATCGTCCAGACAACAGGATTGCTCACAGGGCTCCTCCCCACGCGAGCTTGAACAGCATCGCATCTTCGTCTTCTTCAATGTAGAAGAATACCGCTGCGCTTTGGTCAGCCCTAAACGTCCATCTGCCACGAGTCATTTCGCCACACCAACGTCCGGCGTTCCCGCCATTGGGACTTACTATCCGAAAGGTGTGCCAGTCTCTAAAGCCCAAGGTGCTCTTATTGCTGACTGGTCTGTTTCGCTCGAGGAGTTGGACGATAGGTCCGATAGGGCTAGGCTGACTCATTCACCTCGAGTAGCATAACCCTTTCCCCGTTTCAAAAGAAAAGCGAATTACAGAGCGCCATGCTCCCATGCTTCGATTGCGGGCAGCGGCGAACCCCGACGATTGAATTCGGCCTTGTGAGCTTGCTGCTCGATCCGGGCCGCATTTTCGCGTTCCCATGCTTCGGCGGCGCGACGGTCCTGTTCGCTGTAATAATGCGACCAGTTGCGGTATTCGATACCGTCGCGCTCACTGTTGCGCTTGAGAAGGGCAGCTTCGCGCTCCTCTTCCTCCTTGAAGGCGGCTTCATAGTTGTTCATGAAGAACACTTGAGCCTCTGGCGTGCGCGGGCAGGCCGACCGAGTGCCGTAGAGTCCCTTGGCGAGGTCGGAAATGATGTCCTGGACTTCGTGGATGTTTTCCAGAGTGTAAACGTGCGTCATTTCCGATCTCCTCGTTGCTGCCTACTCACCTGTTTTAGCACTCTGGAAAACAAAGTCAACCAGGTTTTTGCTGGTTGACGATTTTGTTGTCTGTTAGAGCTTTTCCTCCCAGCGTTTGATCTCAGCTTCGATGCGAGCTTTCTCGCTGTAGAGTTCCTTGAGACGATGCTGGGCAATGAGGAAGTTCTTCCGCTTGTAGAACGCATCGGCGAATTCGGTGCCGAACATATCCTCGAGGGTGTTGATACCCTGTGCATCACATTGGGCCTCGCCCAACGTCGTGTATGCGTTGAACTCGAACGCGGTCATTTGCTCGGCACGGTCGAAGACCCCGAAGAGACTCTGGACCTCACGGACCGGAATGCTTGACAGGGTTTTGCTGTAACGCATCTCCTTGACCGTGTTCTCGTCATCAGTGAGGACGATCATGTCCATGTTGCGCGGTTCGATCATTTGCTTTTCTCCTTCAGCGGCGAGGGGTGCGGATACCGGTGAAATAACCAGTGGAAACCTTGCAATTCTGGTAGGGTTGCGATGGACGATGGTATCCGAGGTCAGTTGCCTCACGCGCATCATAGTAGGACCGGCGCTCTGACCACCCTTCACGGGCTTCCGCGATTGCATCGACCTTACTGGCGAGACGTCTCGATTCTCCATTGGTCAGTCGACCATCCCTCATTGCAAAGCTGACCTCGCGGCGGAGAATTTTGCAGTTCTCCATGATGAACGCAACGTCTTCGTAATCGCGCGGCGGCGCTTCCTCGTCGGATGGTCCGCGAGTCATTGCCCATTCTGCAGCTTTGTTTCGTTGTTCCTTCGAACCGAATGAATGTGCCCGATTGGTGTTTCCTCCTCCACAAGCCACAAGGCCGACCGAGAGGGCCATAGCGAGGATAATGTGATTCTTCATTGATCGATCTCCTTAGGCCGCGAGGACCATCTTAACATCAAAATCCAAGGGTGCCCGATTGCTGTCAGTCATGCGCTCGTTGACGATGAAACCGGGGCTGCAGGGGCACGACGAGCAACCCGCATAGGTCGAGAAGCGCAGCTTGCCCTTAAACTCCGGGAAAGCGTCCTCGATCATCTTGCGCGCTGCATTGATCTGCTGGCGGAAAGAGAGTTCGCCGAACACGCTCTGGTCGATGTTGATGTAGAGGCGCGATGCCTTGTCCCAGTCGCGCATCGTATAGCGGCGATCATATGCGGTCTTGCTGGTCGACCAGTGTCGACGGGCGCGCTGCGAGAGAGTTGCGTTGAACGTTCCGAACTTCGTTTCGCAAACCTGGCACATACTCGATCTCCTTTGCTGCATTTCGTGTCACCACTTTAGCAGAACAGGAGATCAAGTCAACCACTTTTTATGCGCTTGCAGTCTCCAGGAGGTAATTCAAATACTTTTGGCAAAAGTCCTCAACTGTATCATCGGGGTGCCATCCCAAGGAATAAGAAAAGTTTGCGAAGCCGATGTTGCAGTCTCTGATCTTAATACCAGTGTTCTTGAAGAACGTGATATTTGCCTGCCAGATAATCCGACTTAGTTCCATCTCAATATTGGCCGGAACTTTTGCACGAGTTTGCAAGTTGACAAAGGGAAGGATGTAGGGAACCCGTCCCCTCGTTTTATCGGGAAGGATTACTGAAAGCCCGCCATGTTTCGAACCGACAATGAAGTCTCTCAGGTCGACCACATCGTAATATTCAGTGCCCGCATAGTCGGCGAAGTCGCTGAGGATAACCTGTCCCTTAATCTTCACACTAGGTGGGAGATTGTTGCGGACTGCATTGATCGTTTCGCCCGTCACGGTATCGTCCTCGACCAACAGATATTCACCCTCAGGGATCTTATCAAACTGGTCTGCGAGTTCCTCTGCCCCAGGACGCGCTGCACGATAGAGGGGCTTGTATTGGGGGCCGTAGGGCGTGAAATAGCGGGTCGAATCAATCCGATAAGTGCCTGAGAAGAAGGGATCCAATGAGATTGTCTTCTGATCGCCGATGACCTTTTTGGCCTCGCTAATCTGTTTCGTAACGTCCAGGAGGTGGACTTTGTTCTTCATGCCCGAGAGCTTGAATAGTTGGGCAAATCCAAGGCGAATCGCATTTTGGAGAGCGAGGCGACGACGATCAAGAACCTCTTTGCTCTCGAAATACCGCTCCCAATGACCGACAGTCATGTCCTCTTCGTTACGGATCAAGTAGGGGAGTTCGCCCGTATCGGTCTTTCCGATGCCCTCGAAGTATTCGCGCACCTTCGGATCTAGGTGATCCAAGTTGCCTTCTCGAACAGCTTTGCTCGAAATATTCGAGCGCTCGACCATGACGGTATGACCTGGGAGAGCTGCACTGAAGCCAGCATTGTCGCTGCCATGCACGTAGAATATTTGAACGGGGCCACTGTATTGTTTCAAGAAGCGACGATAAATGTCCGTGAAGTTGATCTCCGCAGGCATGTAGCGAGCAGCCCAAGGATCGCAAGATAACCAATCACTGTCCTGGACTGCCAGTTCGACCATCGCACACCGATCCGCTGCACTGATTGCAGCCGTGCCGTTATACTTCTTGCTCACATAACTATCATGTCCGGGGCAGAAATAACCAGCTACGACGGAGAAACCTTTATCTTCCAATTGTTTGCGAGCGTTTTCCATCATTGCAATGTGGCCGTTATGGATAGGGGCCATCCCGCCAGTTGTGAACAAGACTGCAACATTGCGGGTATTGTGATCAATCTCATTGTAATTGGAAACAAGCTTATGATCTGACACACATGAGAAATCAGTGTCAAAGAGGAGATAGTCCTCTACCAGTTTCTCGAGCCCGTCATCGAAGAAGCCAGCATCGTAGAGCGCTTCGGTTGTCCGGGTTTTATTGTAGAGTGCATTGTAATAGGGATCAGAGAGAGCCTTCCACGCATAGCGGACGTCTGCGGAGAAATCCTCAGATTTACGACGATGATTGCCGTGCATACCGCAGGTCACAAAATCTGAACCCCGAGGGACTTCTAGGATGTCGTAGAGGTCACCTTCGGGACGGTGCATCTCAATGCCACATGCGTAGGTGTCGACCATTGTGGATCCCTTACTTGGCGGCTTTTGCGGCTTCAGCTTTCCAGCCGGCGATCCATTTCACGCCGCCTGCAGATTCCCCATAGGGATTCGCATCCACATCCAGACCAGCGCGGAAAGCCTTACGACCTTCTTCGGTCGAGGGACAAAAATTGATGGGCAATTCCCAGATGGGCTTCGGCATAACTAATCTCCTGTTGTCTTATCACCACTTTACAGGAAATAGGTTAGTTGTCAAGCTCTTCGCCGCACTCTTTCTGGCACTTGCATTCACACGCCTCGGAGATCGTAGGCGCGAGCAATAATCCAACAAAGAGGAACCAGCCCCAGCCGCCCGACCCGTTATAGGCCAGGACAGTGGCTGCTAGGATGCAGAATGTGATGGGCAAGAATGCAAGGAAACGTGTCATAACCTCTTTGTAGCAGGTTATGACACGCCTTGTCAGTAATCTTTCAGCGCCTTCATCATCAGCTCATAGACGCGAGCCTGCGGCGAATCGGGATAGGCCAGGTTGACTGCCATCCCGCACCGGCCGGTCGTATGACACAGGGCCGACCACATTGCGGTGTGAAGCATCTGCTGCCCAACACTCTGATCCTCAGCCGACGGCGAGAATGCTTCTCCGCCGCGATTCAGCCGGGCATAGAGGTTGGTCAGTTCCTCACGCTCTTCCTTTGTCAGGCTCATTTTTCATCCCCTGGAATCTTGAAGCAGAGTTGACTCTGAACCCCGTCCTTTTCCCGCATACGAGGCACGACCGAGACATTGTTGCCGTAATACTTGGTCATGAGGTATTGACAGCCGGTCGTAACGTCACGGAAAGTCGTGACGGAGATCACGCCTGGATCGATTTCGTTGAAAGCAATGACATGCACGGCTTTCGGCCACTTCGAATAGCCTTCAGCCGTCGAAGCCACCGACTGTTGGGTTTCTCGAATCGGAGCACCACAACCGGCCAGCAGCGCGATTCCCATAAGGGTGACGATTGAACGCTTCATAATTTCCTCCACACTGTCTCACCTTTGCGTGTGAGCTCAAAGTTCATTCCGGGTTTATCGCTCGAGGTGGACCAATGGATCAGTCCTGCGTCAAATAACCGGTCCACCCTTCGAGCAAACACTGGACCCCAGCGGCGAACATAGAATCCTGTCCGAGGCTTAATGCGCCGGAAGAATTCCATATCCTTACTGCTGATCATCACAGGATCTTCGTGCCGTCGGCGTAGGTCCAAAGCGAACCCAGCTTTTCCTTCATCTCCATGATCCGCAAGGACTGTTCGTTCGAGAAACCCTTGCCCCGCACATCATAGAGGTTCTCGCCGTCGAGCAGGTCGCAGAATGCGTTGATGAGTTCCTGAACCGAAATGTCAGTGCCACCGGCAGCGGTCAGGATTTCGGCCCGGTTCGCCATGCTGTCGGCGATCTTGATATCGAGGCCGTAGGTTTCGTTCCGGGCGTCCAAATAGTTGCTCATCTTTCGATCTCCTTTGTTCGCCTATGTCACACTGATAGCATGAATAGGTGAACAATCAAGTCCTTTTTAACCTAATTCGACGATCAGTGCGAATCTTTCCCGTCCCTCAGGAAACTCAGCGAGAACCATAGGCGCCCACCAGTCCTCAGTATCGCTGAAGCTGTATTTCTGCGATGCCGAAGTATCGACGTCCTTGCTCTCAGGGTTCCGGAGACGCTCTTTGAGAACACGCTCGAGAAGTGTGTCCACATACCCGATCGCAAAGTCGTCGATCTTGTCGAGGTGCTCAATGTCGAAGATGGCTGAATAGCTGCGACTGTGGAGAACATGCCCCCATCCATCGTCGTCATTGTCGCGAATCTCGAGACTTTCTGAGACGTCGAGGATTGGATAGCAGCCGAACACTTCAAGGAACTTGGCCTTGATCGCTGCACCGATATTCTCCTCAATGTCCTCGAACATTGGCTTCTCGCCGAAGTGATGGCCGCCGTGTCGATCACGCCACATCGAGTTTGCCCTTATACCAGGACCAGATTGCAGGGTCGATTTCGTTCATAGTTCCCATGAACTTGCGGACAGCCTGTTTGGCTTCGACTTCGGGAACCAGTCCGTCATTGCCCATTGCTGCTGCATAGGCACGACTGTAGACATCGGCGATCATCTTCTGCACTTCGATCTTCGTTTCAAAGGAACCCATGTTCGATCTCCTGTTTCTGTTATCTACGGTTTAGCAGATATGGGAATGGAGTCAACCATTTAGGTGACTCCAAATCCTTAAACGATGATTTCGACGATACCGGTGCAGACTTCGATCTCAACATCCTTGGCATTGCCGGTTTGGTCACTGTCGGTCCAGAGGACGCCCACGGGCTGGTCCAGCTGGTGCTCCGGGATGGAGTTCATCCTATCCCGGAGTTCACGGTTGGTGAGGTAGCTCACCGGTTCGAGATGTCGTCGACTGCGACATAGCTGGGGTTGCTGAGCATCGCCTGGCACTGGTATGCCTTGTGCCCGTCGGCGCGACATTCCCGATAGAGGGAATAGTTCCAGAGCGCGCTGGCGATCATCAGGAGCGGCACGATAATGAACATGCCGCCGACGAAGATGAAAAGAAGCTTCCGCATTGTGCCCTCCCTTAGTGGCGAGTGTTGAGCTGACCGCGCGACATGGCGGAGTAATACTGAGAGGGCATTGCCGACTTCAGCGTCGGAGCAAATGCAGCCTGGTAATTGTTGCCCATCAGCTCGTAACCCTTGATCAGCTTCTCACGGAGCAGATCATGCGGCATGCCGTTGATTTCGGTCTTGAAGCTGAGCTTGCCGTTCCGACGACCCCAGAAGCGAACCATCGTATTGCCGACCTTCGCAATGCCCCAGACCTTATCATTCTGGGCTGCGCCGCCGCGGCGACCACGGGCACCTGCTTCATAGTAGTGGGCTGCTGCGAGAATCTCTACCTGTGCCATGTTCGATCTCCTGTATGTTGTTCCGATAAAACAATCATAGCAGAAATAGGCGAAGCGTCAACCGCTTTTTCACCTATTTTACCTGAAATTTGCCCGGATATTTGCGATCAGCTTGTCTGCTTCAGTTGTCGCTTTCGGGAGCGGAGTGCTAACAGTCGGCTTCTCGCTTTCTGTCATGTCTACAACGTGATAGGAGCGATCATACGCCTTAGCGGCTTTAATAGCCGCTTTGAGGGTCGGCCAATAGCCGCGCTGCTGCGAGTGCCACCAGCGATTCACCACAACTTCGCGCGGGCCGGTGAACGACATTCCCTTGTGACAGGAAACAACATCAAACTTGCCCTCAGCAAGCATCTGGATCTCCGTCCAGTAAGTCTCAAATCCGGAGATCTTATCAACTACAAGGCGCTTGTAATCGTTGCGCGAAAGAGGCTTATTGTGGTTGCGCATATTCCGATCTCCGTGTTGTTCCGATAAACAGACACTAGCAGGAAATAGGAACCATGCAACCAGTTTTTCACCTGTTTTCGAGTCTGTTTAGAATTGCATCCCAATCACATTCGGGATCGAATCCGGCCTTGTCGTCGAGGAGGATGCTGAAGTAGAACTTGCTCTCGAAATTACCTGACGCGGTATTTTCGATTTCTGGATTCTCGTTGAAATAATCGACCTTGATCCCATGATGGGCGAGGAAGTCGATGATGGCCTTGTATTCCTCCGGGTGACACGACGACCAGAGGATCAGTCGATAATCCGAGTCCTCAGAGATATAACGAAGCGTAGTGATTGCGCTCGGATGGGTGAACGTATAGCCGCCCTGTTCATAGTTGGAGCGGAACACCACCCCATGCAGATCGACCGCCCAATAGATTATTGGTTCATTGCGCTCTTCTGCATTACGGAGTGCTCGCTCGATGCCCTTCAGAATGCTCACGTGACCCCTCAGAAAGCCTTGATTGCGGATTCGGCAGTGGGATGGGCCTTATAGAAGGCTGCATATTCTGCCGGTTGATTGTCATGTCCCTTGCGGGAAAAGTCGGTGATGCCGAACCGCTTCATGACCTCTTCGACCTTCCGAAGCTTCTCATCCTCGGCAACTTCGTAGGCCTTGAATTCTTCCTCGGTCGCGAGGGAGTAGATGCCGTTGCCGATTGGGGCCTTCCAAGCACCGACCCAGACTTCGCCGTTTTCCTCGATGGCAACCTGGACGCGGTAATAGTTTTCGACCTTGTTGTCGGTCTTCAAATACACCATGCGTTCCATGTTCGATCTCCCTTGTTCCGATAAAACGACCATAGCAGAAACAGGTGAGCAGTCAACCTGTTTGTAGGGCGAGGAATCGTTTTCTGGCTTCCTTCATCAGGCCGGCCATGAATGGCGAACTCTTACCCAACAATTCGTCATAGGCTGCATCATCGAAGGGTTCCCAACCCTCAGGAATATCGTAGGGCTTCCCGCCGAGCGCCAAATCGAAACGTCGAAGGTCTGCCTGAGTCTTGGTCTTGACCTGCTCGCCATTGTTCTCATTGACGATGGTAAGCAGAGACCAAAACTCAAGGTCGGACATTTCGTGGAACTTAGGCAAAGGTCAACCCCTTGCTAAATGCCGATCCGTAGAAATCGGTAGCAATGTAGCGCTCGAGGAAGGTCTGGATCTCAAAGTCCTGATTGACCATCGAGTTATGTGCATCTTCGCACGACTTGGGCGGTTTCAGGCCAACCCAACGACCGCCTTTCACTGCCTTGTAGCGGCAACCATTGGTTACCTGATTGGTCCAGATTTTCTTGCGGAAGTTCCAGACCAAGTGACCACCGACGAAATCGGGGTTCGGCTTTACAATAATATAATTATCCACGTTCGATCTCCTGTTGTGTTGTGTCCACAATAACAGAATAGGTGAGTTAGTCAACCGCTTTTTAGCGGGAAAACCCTTCCTTGATCGACTTGATCTTGATCCCTTTGCAGAGGCGACGAATTTCGGTCGGGGTGGTGTTACGCGCCTGCACAAAGTTCTGGCGGGCTTCGAAAACTTCGATACCTGCATCCTTGAGCGCACCCGAGACTGCGGCACGATCACCTGCATCCCAATTGTTGAGAATGATTTCTAGGCTACGCTTCATTGTCGATCTCCTCTTGTTCACCTGTCCATAATAACAGGACTGGTTGACATGTCAACCAGTTTCTTTACTCAATATTGCTTTCGAGCAAAGTGAGAAAGCCAAGATTCGTGAGCAACAAAAGCGAGAAAACGGCTGGAAAATGTCGGAAGATGCTAAAAAACGTTCGCTCGAAACACGTATGGCTAGAATAGCTACAGGCGAGATAAAAGCCTATTCCGAAAGTGCTTTAAGGAAGTTAGTCGAAAGTAGAAAAGGTTCCAAACGAGTTTATAGACCCGATGGAACCTTTTATTATTCGAAGGATACTGGAGTCTAAGAGCACCAGTAGCTTTCCGAGGCCACCGAGCAAGCGAAGGGCGTTCCTTCAGCTTCCTGAGTATAGCCGCCGAACCGAGCATTGCGGACCCACTTGTAACCTTCCCGAGCCGGCGGAAGATCTTCGAACTTGGTGCCCTCCGGCATGTTCATCGGGCTGACCTTGCGGTCAATGTCGATGCAGGAAATGTTGTAGAACTTGCCCTCAGCATACTTCTCCCAACGCTGGAAGGTCTTCACGTTCGTGAACTCCCGAGTGCGCTCGATCATGCGCGACGGCGTCGAATAGTGGGCGGTGATCTTTTCGACGGTTTCGGGATTTTCGATCTTCGTCAGTTCCATGTTCGATCTCCTGTTTGCTTCTGTTGTCCTCACAATAGCAGAAAGAGGTGAAGCGTCAACAGGAGATTTCACCTATTATGACTAAGCGGCCTCTTTTTCGATCCACTCCTCTTTGAGGATCAGAACCGGCTCACCTTGCCGGCCGCCATCGAGCATCCGGCAAAAGCCGAAGTTGCCCATCCAGTGCCATCCGCGACCACATTCGGTGCAATGGCTCTGCTCGACCGAATCACAGGACCAGATGTCCGGTCCGATGCACCCGCAGGGAAGCTGCCAGGTCGTCGGAATGCGCTTCCATTCAGTCTCGGTAGTTGTGGTCAATGTGATGACCATCCGCTCCTGAGTGACGTTCGACGGGAATAGTTCGTAACCCTTCTTCATGCCTTCTCCTCCTCCTGTCTCACATATTCCTTCCAGGGATCCTCGAACATTGCCGCCGGGCAAATGTCATCCTCCCCGTATTTGCAACTGAAGCGACTGCCTTCGTGACCTAACGGAGGATCGTCATCGAGCCCGTAACAATGGCGCATGTGGACACCATAATGATCATCGCCGCGCTTAAGACGTTTGTCTGCTGTCAGTCGAGCATCGGCTGCACGAACTGCATCCCTGAGCTCCATCTGAATATTGACCATTGCAGTCTTGATCCGAATCGCTGCATCACGCTGTTCGCGCAAAGCATCAACACCCTCACCGATCGTAATGGCACCCGTAGCCACCTGCAGATCACGGAGAAGATCGCTGCACATTAGCGGGACCCTCCATCCTGATATGCCTTGTAGCGGCGCTCGAATTCGTCCATATCGTCGCGATGGATGCGAATGCTGTGGTAATCGCCTGTATCGAGATCGCGGATCTGACCGCTGTATCCACGCCCGTTGTTGAAGCGCAAGCCCTCGCCGAGATTGGGATAACCCTCGAGCCGTCCGTCGATATAGCGAGAGCCGTATTGGCATTGCTGACGGAGACGTGTCCGACAAAAGTCGCCGAAGCTGCTGAACCCACCGTCATTGTAGAGGGGATGGACGATGTTGCAGAGGATGGCCATACCTTCCTCGCTTTCATTGGTGTCGATGGTTTCGCCGGTCGCTTCGACAATCTTCGCCTCAACGAGGATTGGAACGAATTCTGCGAGAATCCAGGACTGATTGAAGCCTGGCTTGGGATCACGTGCCGAGACATACGCTTCGATCTCGCCCTCGCCATGTTTGCGGGTCGATTCGAAGACGATGGAGTTGTTGAATTCGCTGAGGACGACCGAGACTGGATCGCCATTGTAAATGACTTGAACGGTTTTCATGTTCGATCTCCTGTTGTTATGTGCCTATGATAGCAGAACAGGAGACCGTGTCAACCTATTTCTCGAACACGATATTGATTGCTTTGTTGTAACTGGTTTGGAAGTCGAAGTTGTCCGGATCAGCCAGCTTGTCTGCTTCGACCAACTTCATAACCGCCTTCTTTGTTGCTTCTATCGAGAAACGCCAGTCGAGCGTCTTGATCACACGCTTGGGAAAACGATCAGAGAACTCGATGACGCGCATCTGTTTGCCATCATGCTTGAGGTGGAGTTCATGGTAGCGATCGTTGAAGGGAACGCGGAGACGATATTCCTTCTGATCCTCAATGGTTTCAAGGATCTCGACCTTCGGAATACCCGACTGGAAGAGACCATTCCAGGTATCGTAGGGAAGCTTGAGGAGTTCAGGGTTGTTCACGAATCTTCTCCAGCTGCATCAAAGCCCTGACGGAATGCCCCAAAGCGCCCCTTCCATTCGTCCCGCATTGGAACGCCGTCCATATGAAACTGGACGCCCGCATCATAGCCTTCGCGGTATTCATCCTGCTCACGTTCCCAGCCCTTGATATCATCCTCCAGGGCATCAATGTCACTCTGGTAGTTGTTGATATCCTCTTCCGAGAGGTCACCGACCATGATCGCGAATTGCTTCTCTTCGATCTCCTCGCGGGCTTGTGCGATGGATTGATAATGGATCACAGTTCGTCCTTCCGCTCGTAAAGCCAGCCCATAATGAGCTCAATATCGATTGCACGAAATGCTTCCATTTCCAAGCAATTCTTGAGGTAGGAGAGGAAGCGAACTTCGTCATCCATGATCTGCGGCATACGCTTCAGCGCCCAGAGGATGCTGTTAGCCTTCCATTCCTTCAGGAAACCTATGCCGAAAGAATTGGAATAGTTCTTGAAGTCCTGAACCAACTGGCCGTCCATATTAACCTCCCTGGCTCATCATTCGGATGTAAGCAGGATCGAACTGCTCGACCGGTTCAGTCCGAACGGGACGGACACTTGCGATGGTCGCCCAGCTGTTCGAGACCCGACGGACTTCGGTCACGGGATCCTGATCATCGGCAATGGTGATCCGGCTCAGACCACTTGCGTCTGCGTATCCCTTCGGCCAATATTCAACGATCTGCATGTTCGATCTCCTGCTATTGTGTCTCCACTTTAGCAGAATAGGTGAGCTTGTCAAGCCTGTTTGTGATATTTCATCCAGGTTTTACGCTGTTGCGCTGACATACTCGTGATGCGACTTTCTGGGACATTTATGAGCTTCTCACGATCAAGGCTCTTCAGGATCACGTATTTCTCACCATCCCATTTACCAAGCGCCCATTTGCGATTGTTCTGCACTGGCACATTGGTCAGGCAATGAATTTTGCCGTGACTGGAAAAGTTCCAGTGGTCGCTAATCCTGAGACTACCGAGAGGGGTAGTATCCCAATCCTTTTCACCGGCGTTGAGATTGTAATAGGAATGGCTGTAGGGAGACTTGCACTTCTTATCCCACGACATGATCTCCGCAACCAATTCAGCTGGCATATGCCAGGGAATGTTGTTCTCATGCACGACTTGTTTGGGATTGCTCAACTGTAGTCTCCTGTAATTTCACCTATTTTAGCAAGACAGGTGAGCTTGTCAACCACATAAAGGCGAAGCCGGAAAGTTTCCCTTCCGGCTCCCATCCAACGTCGGGCAGATATATCGTTTCACCGTCGCCTTATCCCAGTAGCTTCATCTTACAAGCCATTGGTCTGGAATACCTATCTGTTATGACCAGTCTTATTTGCTGTCAAGCAATTTCTTATTTTCTACTCGGATAAAAACATCTCGTTCTTTCTGAGCCTTTCGACGATTCGCCTGGTATTGTTGTTCATCCTTCGAATATTTTACGGGAAAGCCCTTGATAAGATCAGGACTCTGTGCCCAATATGAACCACGATCATAACCGCCACGAACCCACATAATCGATCTCCTGTTGTTACATCTCTACCATATAGAAAACAGGTGAGATATCAACCCTCATTAAAAGGAAAATGCACAACCCAACTGCTCGAGGACTTCTTCGGCTTCATCGAAGTCCATGTCGAACTCGTCGACCAGAAGGAACAACGTGGGTTGCTTGCCCTGCAATTGTGCGCGGATCTTGTCCAGCTTGGTCGTCGGAGCAGCTACCTTAGGGGCCGGGGCAACCAAGCTCTTACGGGCTTCTACGATGCGCTGGACAGCTTCATCGCTAACAAAGGCACCGTGGACGCGCCGCAGGTTGCTGCCCTCCATGAGCAGCATGTCACCCTTGCCTAGGAGGTTCTCTGCACCTTCTTCGCCGATAATCGTCCGGCTGTCGAAATTGCTTGCAACTCGGAAGCTAATCCGAGTGGGGAGGTTCGCCTTGAGAACACCCGTCACAACGTCCACAGACGGCCGCTGAGTAGCCATAATAAGATGGATGCCCGCTGCTCGCGCTTTCTGTGCAATGCGCTGCACAAGCCCTTCAAGGGCTTTGCCGGCCATCGAGATCAGATCAGCAAATTCATCAATGACCACAACAATGTAGGGCAGCTTGTTGGCGTGCTTTTCATTGTAGTTCGCAATGTTGCGAACCTTTGCATCGCTGAGCAGTCGGTAACGATCCTCCATGGTCTGGACAATCTCACCCAGTGCCTCAATGGCTTCCTTGGGATCGGTAATCGTCGGGCGCAGCAAATGCGGGATGCCATCATATATGGACAGTTCCAGCATCTTCGGATCGATAAAGAGGAACTTGCATTCCTCTGCCGAAAACTTGGAAAGCAGGCTGAGGATCATGCTGTTCACGCCCACGCTCTTGCCCGATCCGGTGGTGCCCGCGACGAGCAAGTGGGGCATGGTAGCGAGGTCGCTCACGACGGCCTCCCCAGTGATTGCACGACCGAGGATGATGGGCAATGCCGCGTTGCTCTTCTGGAACTCCGGGGCAACCAAGAGGTCATCGAAGGAGATCATCTGGCGGTTCTCATTGGGAACCTCGACCGACATTGTGTTGCTTCCCTGCGTGGGAAGGATACGAATGCCCTGCACGCCAATGCAGCGCGCAATATCGTTGGTCAGACCGATGACCTTATTGGAACGGACACCGCGCTCCAATTCGATTTCGTAGGTGGAAACCAGCGGGCCGCTCTTGACCGAAACGACTTCGACTTTGAAGCCGAAATCTTCGAAAGCTTGTTCCAGTGCAACGGTGCGGTTCATCTTCGATCTCCTGTTTGTTGTCCTCGTTTTAGCAGGAAACAGGTGAACGTCAACCGATTATTTGTTGGGATTCTCGATCACGCAGATCTTGTCGCCGTTCATCACGCAACCAATCTCTTTGAATTCCTGGGAGACCGCATTGCCGACAAAGGACACGATAGTCATGATTGCCAGCGCGATGCCGACCCACATAAGACCCTTTTCCATCGTGTCCTCCTTTCCTTGACTCTTGCGAGCTTAACACAGGAACGACACTTGTCAAGTCAGTCCTCGGATGCATCTCCAAAATACTGATCCTCGATGCTCTGGTTAGCATCTTTGCAGTAGAGACGCCGGGCTTTAGCCATCTGTTCCCACGCGGGCCAGGTCAGACTAAGCTCAAGGAAATCGCCTAGTCCGTCTTTATCCGTTGTGCTTCGAGTCATAATGTGATGCTCGTCACACTCGATGACCTTCATGTCGTGATTAGGACCAGAGAAGCCGGCCTCACGCCATAGCTGACCAACAGCTGGCTCAACCTCAGGTGCCCGATGCCATTGCCACAAGCGGATCGGTACGCGCCAGAACTTCCATGCCATCCCGGCTCCGGCTACAATTGCACCTGTGGAAATCAGAGGCATTAGTCGATGATGTCACAGCCGTGGATCAGACCGACAATAATCAGTGCGACCAACGTCGGCATTGCGACCCAGAGCCATGCAAAGTCCGGAATGACTGCGAACTTGAGGATCATGAGGACGAACGAAATGAACAGTCCAGCAACAAAGATAAAGAGTTCACCCATTAGTTAACCTTTTCGAATACGATATCTGTGCGGATGATGATCTTCTCGCTGTTCCAAGGCTTTTCAACAGCCTTGACATACGGAGCGCCATCATGGAGTAGTCGATGATCGAACAGCAAGGCTGATCCGGCCATCGGCTTGTTAGAGAACAGGACTTCATCATCGTTGCCGACGCGGTCCCAATCACTGAAATCCATGTCGGACATTGCGAATCCGGCCTGTGGATCTTTGAGGAAACGAGTAGCACCACTTTCGTTGCTCGTCAAGTAAATCACAAGACTCATCAGCGTTCGCTGGGTTTCCGTCTTCGCATAGGTGCCATCGTAATGGGCGACCAAGAGGCTTTCGTCCTCATAGCGAATGAAGCGCATCAACGGGTTAACGCCGATGGGACGCCATAGTTCGTGACCATCATGGTCAGTCGGCGTGAACGGATTGCAGACTCGAACCTCCGGCAACAGTGGCTTTATCCGGCGCCACAGAACATCTGCGAGTCCCTCGTTGTAGTTGGACAGCCGATAGTTGCCGATTTTGTCGTAGAGCTTGTTTGCGTAGCCGTCCGTGCCAACGGCCTGCCAAGCATTCTGTCGCAGACCTTGGAGCAGGACGCTGATGATGCCGGCTGGAATGAGATTGTCGATGGTGATTGCCTCGTGACCATCGCCGATGTCATGTGTCTCGTGCCTCCAGATCGGAGCGCAGAGATAGTTGCCGCCGAAATGACTACCCGAAATGATCTTGTTCGAATAGTCTGAATATTCGAAGGAGTTGACGAAGCCGCTCATCGGTCGCTCAGTTTCCCGATCGGACTCGTCATACCACAGAGGCGGAGCCATCCTGCATGATTGCGTCGACGTTCTGCATCCTGGGCTTCCAGCTGCTCGCGCTTTTTCTCTGCCCAGTAGCGATCGTTCTCCGTGAGGTCCAGCCCACGCCGGCCGTCATTGTGGTAGGTCATTCTGCGGGCCTCCATGCTGGATTGTCCCAACCATCTTTAACACCACTTTGGAGAATGTCAAGATGGACTGCGGGCGACCGGCCCAGATATTTGTGGGCATTGTAGCGGTGCATCCGCTCCAGATTGTCGCGATATTCGTCATATTGCGCACGATCCTCAGCGGTGCCATAATCGGAGACCATGCCGTCCACAAATGCAGCGCACAGGTCGCTCCACTTGGTATGCGTGAAGATCTCCACGAAATCGTAGGGCGCACCGAAGACGACCTCATCCGTGGTCGCGTCGAACATGTCGCCTGTTGGTGCGCGAGTGAGAACCTCTTCCGGAACCCCGAGGAAACGACCGACCTCGTAGACTTCCGATTTGAACAGGTCGCTGATCAGCTGGAGATCGACCATGCCGTCAGAAGCTTTGCCGAAATAGCCGAGGTAGCCACCCTCGCTGAGATTGGTCGTGCCGATGACCAGACCGGGCATTCCCTGTGCTGCGAGAACGCTGGTCACATAATAGTAGACTGGAGTCCGAGCGTAGCTGGTGATCTGACCACGACACCAGTCCGCTTTGTCCTCATTGGGTGCACCGAGACCGCTGAACAGTTCCACGTCCTGTATGATCTGCTTTGTGATCAGACTCATGTTGATTTCGTAGAACTTAACACCGAACGTCCGGCAGACCTGCTCCGCGAGATTAGCTGCGTCGTCCTGTCCCGTTACGCCGTGATTCTCACGATCTGGCAGGGTGATGGCAACAATACGTTCGATCGGACTGTCCTCTGCCCGGCTGGCCATTTCGACCAGACCCAGGACCACCGCACTGTCGATGCCACCGGAGATCGCAACCACTGCGCTCTTGAGGCCGGCTTGTCGGTAATAGGCGTTGAGCAGCTTGATCTTTTCCTCGACCACCGTCTCAACATTGAACCCACGTTCCTGTCGGACATGAGCGAGAGCCTGTCGGAGCGGCGCACTGAGGACCATGTTGGTCGAGTGGTTGCGGATTTCCATGCTGGTTGCCCCTTACTTGCTCTCGTAGCGACGGATTGCAGCTTCGGCGCGGGCTTTGCTAACATAGCCCCAACCGTTGTTGGCCGGGCTGTTGAAGCCGGAAAAACCACACCGGATATACCAGCGACCGTGCTTTTCCTCGACCGCATCTGCTTCATTAGCGCGGGTAATGTGGTTGTAAAACATGCTCGATCTCCTGTTTGCTTCTGTTGTTTTCACACTAGCAGCAAACAGGAGGGAGTCAACCTGTTTATTCGGAACACCAGCTTATTAACATCAAAGTCTTAATTTGCTTCAAATGCTCTTTCGTTACCTTAATTTCTGGCGCATAATGATTCCAGCCGTCACCGCCAACGCCGCCGACACCTCCGCCAATCCGCACCATCGATCGATCTCCTAGCATCTTTAGCAAATCGATGTCATTAACCACCCCTAAAGTATTGCTTTCGAAATTATTTCCTTTGCTCTCATATTTTACGGGAATCACGCTGCTAACCAATAAACGTCGGTTATTGCTATATCTGATCGATATACCGTAATGGTCACGCAGCAGCTTGTTAATAACCCGGAGACCGGCATTATCAATAATTCGGGCTTCAATGCGCTTATCCATTTTTCGATCTCCAGTTTGCTTTATTGCCTATAAAAAGACAATAGCACAAACTGGATTTCGTGCAACCAAAAAGTCACCAAAACTCAATAAAAACGGAAAGATTTTGATGTTTATCGGGAGCCTGAGAGCTTCATCATGAGCGCCGTGTCCTTCAGGGTCATGGGCATTTTCATGATCTTCTGGGTCGAGTTTTCCTCAAGCGGAATGCGGAGCATTTCGCCATCACCACAAGCTTCAACCAATACCCGGATCTCATCCGCGTAACCCTTGACTACACCTACATCGAGACCCTCGCCATAGAGCTTCGCAACGACCACAAGGTCGCCAATGTTGACTTCCTGATCGAGTCGATCAAAGAACGTCAATGGACGAACGTCCTCATTGAATGCGTAGACTTCACCACCCTGGTAATCGATCAGGATGGAAACAGAATCGTCCACACCACTAGCCATATAGCCGGGATAGATCGTGCCGTCCATCATGCGAATCGGAGTAGATCCTGAAAAGGAATACCACCGCAAATAGCGAGGCGCACGAGTATAAGCGTATTTCTTAGACTTGTTATAGGTTTCCCACGAGGAAAGGTGATAGTTGGTATTTTGAATGGTGACTTCGTTGACCAAGAAACGCCAACCAGTATGGTCTTTGTCATTTGTCGTGGCACGGAATATCGAACCCTTGTTGATCCCCCGATTGAGTTTCAGCCACACAAAGGGCTTCTTAACCTCTGCGATAAGGAGATCGATATTTGCTTCGCGCTCGGCCAGCTTCTTCAGATCACCCGCAGTAAGGGGATTATTGTTTGATAACGTGGAGGGGATAACGTCGTCATCGAAAGCGAATACGCTAGTGGATTTGAGCTTGATTTCTTTCATATAGGTGGGATAATAGGCTACCCCACCTATAGTCAATATTCACATCATTTGGGTTCGAGACGGAAGTCCGGATCGCCAAATTCGTTGTAGAAATGAATGCCCCAGGTATCCAGCTCACTCTCAGGAATGAGCTCAAATGACTTCTTAGAGTCAACATAGCGATGATAGGAAGGACGACCATCGGCATTAAAGTCAGTGCGCTTCTTAAACGCTATCCGACTGATTTCTGTATTGGCTCTTGCCTTTCGAGCCTCGAGGATCCGTGCCTTTGCCGGTTCAAGATCAGTTCCTGGTTCGACATAGAATCCATAATGAAGACCCTCTCGACAACCCTCCGGTTGCCAATAGACCATTTCATATTTAGGAGGCCAAGGCAATCCCGCTTCTAACCTTTCAGCCTTCATCTTCGCAACTTCAAGGTGTCGCTCGACACGATGCTCAGGAAGCTGGAAGTTATATCGTTTGGCAACCTTGATAGCTGCGCCATAGTTGGCGTAACTTCCAAAGGAGGTCACGGACATAGCCTCGTTGACTTCCCGGTCCTCTTGGCTGATCCCGTGTGGGTCGACTTTCGCTCGATGCGCGTAATATTCTGGCCAGGTCATCGGTGGCAGCTTTTCGGGCTGCGACTTCGCGAGCGATTCGTTCTCGCCCTTTGATGGTTTTGGCTTTGCGGGCTTTCCGCTTGAGTCGTTCGGGTTCTCTTTCGTCATACCATTTCATAACTTTTGGGTTAATATCTGTCAAGCCGAGATACTTGCGAGCCCGGCCATCCTTCTCGATCGCTGACTCTAGGAACTCAAGAGGCATGACTGTGAAGAAGAATCTCTTGTCCGAGTTGTAGAACGCGAGAACTTTACCCTTAGACGTATCAAGAAGCCACCATGTCTTAGTCAGCGATTTACGTCCAATGAATCCCTTCCCACTTGTTATGAGGTCCGGTAGGGCTTTCCATTCTTCATGAGAGATTACAAAATTATATCGCTGGAAGATTCGTTCGTTAAAATGCCGCCATGCTGATTTAGAGGTCCATCCTTTACCGGGCATAACCCCACTCATCATAAGAGTTTGCTTCAACGCAGGAACGATCCTGATCGAGTTGCCATCCCTTTACGGGGAGAATGAAGCCATAGTGGGGAGAAGCTGTTCGATCGTCAATTCGATAACGAGTAGCATTGGAAGGAAAGAAGTCCCAGAACTTCAAGGATCGCTCTTCGCCGTGGAACCGACAGATCAAATCGGCCAACATGAGGAAGCTGCGGGCATTTTGCCCCGAGACGCCCCTGTGACGCTCTCTGAGCTGATACGCATAGTCTGCGTAGGGCGTGGGCGCCCGACCGATCATTGCGTTCTTATAGGCCGTCTCTGCTGCTTCGAAGGATGGCGAATCCCATCCACTCCGAGGCATTGCATCTTCTATGTATTTTTGCGAAGTCATGCAGTCCTCAAGTCTGGTATCACAACTCCATATAGGACAAATACACCAAGGACAAGAGTAAGAATAGACCCAATCATACCGAACTCCTAAAGTGACAAATTACCACCTATCCTGTAAACTGGCAGGATGTCTAAGTGGGAATATGTTCTGTTCGATCTGGAGTGCAACGGGTTCAAGCCAGATAAGATTTGGGTCATCTGTATGATTGACCTAATCACCCGTGAGCGCAAGAGCTTCGTTGGTATGGAAGCCATAGCAGAAGCTATCATGATCTTGCAAGACGCAAAGTTACTCGTCGGCCACAATATCAAGACCTTCGACGTTAGGGTGATTGAGAAGATCATGGAGGGCGCAGTGTCGTTTGACCGCGATCGTGTTCTCGATACACTCTATTTGAGCAAGGCGCTTGTGAAGATGGACAATCATCGCCTCGAGGCATGGGGCGAGATCCTAGGCGTGCCAAAACTTGATACGCCGTTTGGATGGTTCAAGTTTGATCCACGTATGGTTCCCTATTGCGAACGCGACGTGGATCTAAACCTTGAGGTGTTCTTGGCTCTTTGGGCCCTAATGGAACAGAGACACGGTCAGAAAATACCACCTAAGTGGAAGATGTTGACCGAGTTTAAGGAATCAGTTGCGGCTCATCAATCCCAAGCCGCCGGAGATCTTGCCGTCCTTAAGGGTTAAATCCTGCAGACGGGCAGGTCGCCACGAATTGTGCTGATATGCTCCGTCGTAGACCATCAGGACGAGTTGCCATCCGAACATACTGCGGCGAGGAGCAAAGCAGATAGGAAGTTCTCCAGCCTCTTTGGGTTCAAGCAGAGTGGACAGGCTCATCGTGCTCAGATGCTCGAGAGTCACATTGTGCCAGTTCTTCCCAATCTCAACCCATTTACTCGGAGACATGAAGAAGGTTTTGTATTCTTCGACCTTCTTCTCAGCCTGAAGGATGATGACCGGATCCTTGAACCAGCGAGACTTGAGGGCGAAACGATACCGACCAGTGTGAGTGGAACGATAGTTAGAACCTTCAGACATTGTCGTCTGCCAGTGTCAACATTGCAGCGCGCTGCTCTTCGGTCAGATTGTGATCCTTGACGAGAGTGTTGAGACGATCCCAGATGTTTCGCTGGATCTCGTAAACGCTCTGAACGAACCGTCCGCCCTCCTTCAGAACGATAGATTCCCACCACATGAAATCGGTCACGGTGAGTTCCAGACGATATTCCTTCTCGACCTTGTTCCCAACTGTGGTCGGGACACTGATGCTCTTGAAGCTCTTGGCCACATCGTCAGGGACGATCTTGACCAGTTCACGGTAAAATTCCATGAACTGCTGGTGTTCCTCAGTCTCCTTCTGGCGAGCACCGGTGATGATGGCAATGAGGGACTTAAAAGCATTGAAGGGAATCATTCAACAATCTCCACAATGGCGCGCTTCTTACGAGGGCCAAGTTCGTGTCTACCAAGTTCGAGGGGCTTATCCCAACCGTTCTTGCGAGCCTGAGCCACAGACGGGAAGAAACCCAAGTCCACCATGAGGTGAGCCATTAGGGTCTTGTTCTGCGCCTGCATGTCCGCGATGCTGATACGGTCGGCTTTGCGCTGGGGATCGCCGTTGCTGTCAATATCCCACCAGCCTATCTTCTCACCACGTTTGATGCCCTCGCGAGCCTGTAGCTTGACTTGACCGAGCCAATCTTCTTTGGTTCGAGGCTCTCCGGATTGGAACCAACCCCAAAAACCCCAGTCATCATCGCGGATAACCTCGAAGGTCTTGTCGCCGAATGTGAACTGACCGCGCAATGGCATAAAGTCGCCATCTTCCACGATAGTTTCATCCACACCTGGATCGGGAACAATCACACCGTGGGACTCGTGAATCTCATGGACCTTCGTCTCAATGAGATGACCCATCCACCACACTTCTTCCTCTTCAAGACGAAGGGTCTTGAATTCAACGAAGCCGGGCTGAATAGCCGTGCCGGAAGGGAATAGAACTTTCATATGTCTGCCCTATAGTTAAGCAGGTGAGATGTCAACCGATTAAATCCAGGGCTTGAGACCCTTAAGGATGTCTTCACGATCCTTTGGATCAATAGGTCCGATGCCAAGTGCGGTAATCATCGGGCGAGGGAAGACAGTCTTCCCTGCATCCTTAATAAGAGCCACACCATATTTGTCCTTGTAGAGACGACTCAGCTTGTGGAGGGTTTCTTCATCGGCAACGAGACAAACCTTGGCTACTATGCCAGAGTCCCGATAAGCCTTGACAACATCTGGGAAGCGATCCAAAGCGTCAAAGACAGCCTCAGTGTAGGCGTGCCCGATCTGAGCACCCATCTTGCCACGATTGCCCTTGGACTCCTGAACAGCTTCCTTGCTCACAATACAGTAGAGTTTAAGTTCAGACATTCTCTAATTTCCATACCATTGCTGCTGCTCGACCGTTATCTCTAGCCAGCACATAAATGGTGGTATAGAAGATAGCTTCGTTGGTTGCCTTCATGATACGGCCGAGTTTCGAGTCTCCTTGGCGAATAATATCCGCTTCGGGAAAAATCCCAAAAGTTGCTAAGAAATCATCGAGACTTCCTTGAATAGCAAGCTCATGAGTATCCGAAAACGTGAATCCCTGACTATTATTGGTGAGAGATTTCACATAATCGCGCTTCTTTTCGGCACGATCTTCAAGTTCTGATAGTGTCATGCCTTACTATAGCGCAAGGTAGAACAGTTAATCAATTTTTAAGGAAGGCACAAGCTATCTTGCAACAGGAGCCACACTTGACTGCGCAGCCGAGGATCGAATATGCTTCATGAGGGCTTTTGGCGCCTGCTGCCTTAGCCTTTGCGAGTTTCGTTTCGTTGATATTATTGCAGGAACAAACGATCATATTCACCTCATCTCATATTTACATGAAATGAAAGGTGGTTGTCAAGCCAAGGTAAGGCGCAAAAGAACAGCTGATTGAACACCGTGCTTCTTCGCGTGATAGAACACCTGCCCGTCACGCTCGAACTGTTCGATGAGTGCGTGGTATTCACTCTCAAAGCGTTGCCAAGACCTATTGCCCGGATCGCCGAAACCAGTCATGTAGTCATGTGCAAGAGTCCACGTCTCTCGCATATTGCGATCGGTTGCACGATGTCCCATTTTGATATGATACATCTTAAGAGCTTCGAATGATGCCTTCATTCGTTCCCGTAGATCGTCAATAGTCATTGGAAAGCTTCAACAGCATAGCTGATTGCAACCCATGCTTCTTTGCATGATAGAAGACGTCTCCGGCACGAACAAGTCGTGTCGCAATGTCTCGATACTGGGCGGTAATATTTGGCGACTTTACAACAACCTTCTTGCAAAAGGCATAATGCTCACGCATTGATTTATTGCGTACGCCATTTGGAGGATTCATCGACTCACGATAAGCGGAATACTCAGCAAAGACCCTCTTGAGGTCCTCACGTAGATCATTCAGGGTCGTCATAGTTTGCCAGTCATCCTTAGACGCTTGGCACGACGATAGGCCCAGGAACGAAACTTCTTCAGCTTTGCATCACGAGCAATCCAGTTCTTAGTCAGTCGGACCTTCTCACGATCATACGGGAAGGTTGCCTGCTTCACTCTCTCATATTCTTCCTTAGAAGGGAAGGCGCAGCTATAACGACCGTGGGGACGACGTTCCTCGACAATCTTCCAGAACCGCCGGAGATAGTCCTGTCGATTCCACCGAATTAAAGTCTGAGCAATCGAAAGCGGTGTAAGCGTCACAGATTTATCCGTCTAATTTATGGGCCAATACATCAGCTTGTTCAGCCAGATTGAGCGCACCGAACTTTGTCCATAGCGCGGCCTTCTGAAGCGAGTCAACACCTTTTTGACCCATCTTCTCAAGTTCAGACATGGGAAGATTGCGAATGCTCGCAATGATCACGCCTTCACTATCAAGGGTCAAATCGATCGTTATGACGGGTTTATCGCTCACTTCTTATCCTTCGCTCTAGCCTGCCTGTCAGACTTCACAGCCTGCACTATAGCGTGATAGAGGAACTTCTCCAAGCCTGCACGTGGCGCATCCTTGAAGCCGTCTCGGATGGCCCTCTTTACCTCATCTGGAATACCATCCTCACCGAATTTTGCACCCTTGGATACCCAGGCCGCATACTCGATCTGAGCAATCGCAACATCAAGGAGATCAGCGTCTGGCTTATCTTGGAAGCCTTCGAGCAAAGGATGGTCGCGATATTCCATTACCGAGCCTTATTCTTGAGCATCGTTTCGAGGAACTGGATCTTCAGCTTCGGAGCGCGAGCCGGCGTAGCCATCTTGGGCTTGCTGGAGACCACCGGACGGATGCGAGCAGTCATCCCGGTCGCGTAAGCGTCTTCCATCAACTGGGCGCGCTCTGCTGCGGTCATCGGGGCCAGGGTTGCTGCGGCTGCTGCAATCACGATCGAAAACATCTGTATCTCCTTGTTGTCTTGCAACCTGGTATATAGGTTTTCAACAAGGAGTCAACACCTAATCTCCTGAATCACGCATAGATGGTTTCGCTGACCGTCCAGTCGTTTTCGTTGCACCACTGTTCTGCCTCAGCAAGATCACCTGCCTTGTAGAGATAGTCGTAATTGTCGTCCTTGAGACCATAGCGGAGATTCTCAAGTGAATCGTCCTCCTCCATGATGTCCTCAAATACGTTTGAGAACAGGACGAATACCGCGCCGTCACAATCGACAAGGGTCGCAGGTTTATCCGACATTCACGTTCTCCTCAAAGAACTGGTTCGCGTCCTCGACATAGCGGAAAGCATAGAGGATGCCATTTGCGGCGCGCCAGGTGTATCGATGTTCGCTTATCACTTCACTCGGTATCATATCGAAATGCGGAATGAACACACAATACCAAGTTGATGCCGAACCTGAACGAGTCGTGACCATACGTTCGGCCCACTTCGGAAGTGAAGCATTTCGCTTCAGATAATCCGACACGCATTCACCATGGTGAACGTCGTCCGTTGACAGATTGTCGAGAACTTCCATACGCTCGATTTCAGACTGGACGACGCGCTTGGTAATCTCGAGAGCATTTGGATTAGAATGCTCGAGGAACTTCAGCGCAACGGTGTCGGAATTGTAGGGATAGAGTTGAATTCGACGCTGACGATGCAAACGAATGAGCTGAATCGGAGCATCAAAGGAAAGATGATATGCGCCTGACCATTTCGATTTGGCTTTTACGCGCTTGTTCAGAAGAATCATACCAACTCCCAATCAGAATCCTTAACATCCAGGCGAGCCGAGAACTTCTCGATCATCACGCTAACATCCTGGAACAACTGCTCGTCACCATCCTTCAGACCGGGCAGCACATCAGCCTTTTCCTGCACCCACTTGCGGGCAAAACCGGGGTCATTGGCAACAATGCTGGGCATGTTGGACTTGATGTCGGCGAGCTTGACAGTCTGCCGCTCCGGCGTTGCCCGCCAGGCATGCTCCTTGTCAATGTCCTTCCGAACCTTGCGATTCCCGTCGGACAGCTGACTCACGTCAGTTACCTCGTAGACACCGGTCACAATCTGGCTCGCGACATCATCGCCAAACCTCTTGCCGAACGCCTCACGGATATCACCGAGTCCCTTGTGGGTATCCTCAACCACGTCATGCAACAGCGCAACAGCAATCGTCACGGAATCGTTGTGCTTGGACAACGACACCATCTTTGCAACTTGGATAGGATGAACCTCATAGTGGGCACCACTATACTTGCGACGCTGGCCTCCCAGCTCAGGGTCAGGCTTCAGCGCATGATTGCGATGTGCGTCGATCATGAACTCCATCGCAAAAATCACGATGGAATCCTGCATCACGTCATATGTGGTCTCGTTTGTCATGCTCTGTGCATAACATAGGTGACCTGTTTGTCAACCAAAAGTTATCCGACGATTTTCAGGAAATGGTCATTCCATGTCAACTTGAACCAAGCTGCGGTGCTCTTGTCAAACAATCGTATAATAATGACATGCTGCGATATCACGGGAGCCTTTGCTCCTAAAGCGACAAGATACGAATCCTTGAACTCAACCTCTCGTTTGTCGACTTTAACCTCAAAGAGAATGTTCATCCCATTAAGCCAAGCAATCGAGGGATGCTTCTTTGCCGCGACTAACCGAGCCCTGTCCCAGCCCTCGGGATTTGTTTCAAGACTTCTGATACGACGCAACTCCTCAGAAGCATCGGCTAGCGGCATATTGAGATACTTTGCCTTCTTAAGGAAGTCTCTCTCGAGTTTTTCGATCTTAACTTTGGGCGGTGGTTTGACGACCGACGAATCTAGGGCGAGAGCAAATTCTATCATTAGCGCCTCCAAGACACGACACAAATCCTTCCAGAGAAGCTTATCTGTGCGCTTTGAGTCAAGGTCATCTTCCTTAAATACAGCGTTGCCAGTCTAGAGTCAAGCTGGTAAGATCGGAGGCATAGTGAAGAAGCTCGTCCTTGCAGCTTGTTTGTTTCTGACTGGATGCGCTACCGCATCACGCGATACCTATCCTATTCGTTCCGCCACTGAAGAGATGCTCATCAGCGAAGCCGCAGAAGATGCAGCTCGTCAGATAATCATCACGATTCCCAAGGGACGACGCTGCTATCTTGATACCACAAACTTCGAGGGACTCGATGGTCGTTATGCAGTCTCGGCCGTGCGACAGAAGCTCTTAGAGCAAGGAATCGCACTTATGGAAACAAGGTTAGAAGCTGACACAATCATTGAGATAAGGACTGGCGTTCTCTCCATCGACAGCATCGGCAAGAGCATCATGATCCCCGCCATTCCAATTGGACAGATCATCCCTCAGATCACCACACCACTATCCTATAACCAGTGGTCGCGTCGCCGAGACGAGGGTATCGCCAAGATCAGTGCCTTTGCGTATGACAAGAAGACTGGAACCCTCTTGAGCGTAGCTGAGTCTGTTATTGGCAGGTCACATCGTCGCCGAATTAACGGACAACAGGTCGTCGTCTCTAAACAAGCGAACTGACGATCTTCTCCGGATCAGAGGTCAAAATCGTCCTCTCCAGATCCAAATTAGCCTTAGCATGTTTCACCAGTCGTTTTGCCTGGTGGGTATAGAACATGAGTGCTGGATCAATTGTGGAAAGGAACTTGAGCCTATTCTCCACATAGACGTCCTTGCCGTAGATACTATATTCGCGCCAGATGTTCTTGGCATATTCCAAATAATGATGGTCAGGGCACAGAAAGATGTGCATATCCGCATCGCTCATCATCTTGTAGATCAGCGATGCATCAGCATCCGGCTTATGGTTTGCGGTCATTCGAATGAGACTGGCGACCAGATTGCTCTTTGCAACGATCTTCTGATAAATCCCGCTTGCCTTGCTATATACCTCCCATTGCTGGGCCGACATTTCCTCATTGTCCTTGCGCATAACATAATAGACAACGTCATGATAGAACAGTGCAAACTTGACCAGAACAGCATCTTCGCCGTTGCCATAATGACGATTCACAAAACGGATGCACTCAGCAATGTGCTGGAATGTATGATAGAACCGTCCAGGCTCACTGTAAGCAGTGCGAAGACGGAAGAACTCTTTCAGAGACGGACGAACACCCACGGCCAAGTGGATGGACACCCATTCCTTGAATAGAAACAAATCGTTCTTCATACGTCCTCTCTACCACTATACAGGATTATTGCTTCAAATCAACAGGAGTTATTTCCTTTGGAGCATCCGGACGAGTCTCGCCGATGCTCTTCAGCTTTTCGTCCTGTTCTTTCTGTAGTTCTGCCTCTCGTTGCGCAGCATTCATGTCCATCAGGTCATTGCATTCGCCCCTCGTGAACACGCCATCGGCTTTAGATTTCAGAATGAAGATCCTGAAATTGGGATGGGTTTCATAGAAGGACTCGAACAGACTGTAGCAGGAATCTGAGGCACGTTCGTTGTCACGATGGTGGTTCATGTAATAGGGAAAGCCTACCCCAAAACCCACTATCACTGCACAACATGAAGCGAACAGTAAAGCTGATGATCGATTAGACAATCTCTTCCTCCTCAATCAACACGCCTGCTCGAATCCTCAAAATGTTGATGCAGTTCTCAAGACCATACGCCTCAATGAATGCACCGAACCGAGGACCATCACTGGATCCCAACAGGCACTCGTATAGCGCCTGGAACCAAGAACGCAAAGGTTCAAATCCATGTGCCTTGCCAACCTCATATACCTGATACTGGTAATGATCAGCCGTCATGTTGGGCAGCATTGCCTCAAGGCGAGTAGCAAGGTCGATGAACGCATCAGCTTCCTGAACCGTTGGTTCCCGACATTCACGATCATACAGACCACGCTCAGTCGCGTAGCGGATGACCTTGTTGGCCTTGATGAGAACCTGCAACCGCTGCTGGAAGTCAAGTGGTCGAGACTGTTCGAGGTAGCTGACCAGCGTTTCAGCGTCCGAAGCCTGGCTGACCACGCTCAAGTTGAGCAATAGGCTATACGCCACATCGACGATCGGTTCGGCGATCCCATTCTCAGTGAAGAACCACGCAGCATCGTTCGGAGTGAGCGGTCGCCCAAGCATCTTCAGATAGTCGTCTTCCATCTTGGGAACAAGATCGATATGAATCGGCTTAGATGCAGTCGGCTTCTGGAACAGGAAGAGCATGAGCGATTCCTTAGAGCCATAGGACAACCAGTCCTCAATCGAAAAGCCATTGCCCTTCGACTTGCTGATCTTCTTGCCCTCTGCGTCGAGGAAGAGTTCATAGGTCATGCCAACTGGAGGTGTCCCGCCGATTGCACGACAGATCTTCCGAGAAGCCGTAACCGAATCAATGAGATCCTTGCCGGACATTTCGTAGTCCACATCAAAGTGAGCCCAGCGCATTGCCCAGTCCACCTTCCACTGAAGCTTGGAGCGACCATTACCCGTTGGGCTCGTCACCGCCGTGACATCATCCCTTCCGGTTTCCCACGTGAGCTGGCGCCCGGGGATCACCATTTCGCGCGAGACACCCTCATTGAGGAGTCGTCCCTCAAAAAGCGGCATGAATGGACTGTAGGTTGCGCGGCGCTCCTCACCCAGTGTGGGCAGCATCACGCCCTGAATGGCATCGTAATTGTCCCAGATGCGATCCAGCATTTCGTTGAACTTGCCCGACCGGTAATAGTCAGAGGAGCTCACGAAGGATACGCGACTCCGATCCGGCGAGCTGCCGACCACCGAGCCATCGTAGGTCTTGAGAATGTCGTCAACAAACCGCACCAGACGATCGTTGTTAGCGCCCGCAAAGCTGCCTGCATACTGGTCGGCATCGTTGGCCACGCACTCGTCCATTTCCGGATAAGGATTTGGAACCGTGCTCAGCGGCTTGCCCAGATAATCCTGCATCCACGCGGGCATCCCATCAGGAACCTTCCGCATCGCGTCGTAGTCGTCGCTGAACATGATAAGTCGAGTCTGATACGCCTTGTCAGTCAGCGTATCAAATGCCTTCATAACCCAAAGGGTGCGAACAACTTCTGCGAACGTGCCGATATGCGGCGCACCCGAGGGACCATAGCCGGTCTCGAACGTCACGACATCACCAGGCTTCTTCCCCTTCTTCTCAATATGCTTGAGAAGTGAACGGGCCTCTTGGAAGGGCCAGCTCTTTGCCTGAGTAGTCACGTATGCCTCCTTGAATACTATCAAGCTGCAACGTATAGACAATCACACAGGTGTCAACCTATTTAGGAGGACTCAAAGATATCGGCTATTCACACCACGGAATTTGAGACCTCGCATCCTACGAACTTTCACAGTCTTCTTGAAAGCCATCATCTCTTTAACCGTATAGTTGATCTCAGGCCATTTGGCCATACGTCCATAGATATACTCACTTCGACGAGCAATGTGATTACGGTAATATACCTCGGTGCGACTGAGATTATTAACATTCTTCTTGAAAATAAGAATGTTGTTATGACGGCGCTTCATAAACGCCGTATATTCTGTATCAGTTGGATTGAGCTGTCGTAGGCGTTGATTGCGATCACGAACAGTCGTTGCATGATAACGCTTCATCGACAGATAGCCTGCCATTTCTCCATTTAGACTGGAGATCTTAGCCCGTGCATGTTCCATCCCAGCTTCCTCATAGAGCTTGATGAAGAACTCAGGGTTGCTGTAGAGATGTTCAATCGTAGGTTTCATTACGCGACCTTGGTGAGAATGCCGTAGATGTTCTTTATTGTCGTCCAGCCATTCACATGACCATGGTTATTTGAGATCTGAAACTGATCCCCGCGCACCGCAGAGACAAGATGAAGGTATTGATTACCCCTGACCTTGCATAGCACAATGTCACCCTTTTGCGGGGGAGACGAGACAGGTGCAACGGTGCAAAGCTGTCCCGAGGAGATCCTTCCAGTCATGGAGTTACCACGGGGACGAAACTCAATAGTCTCGCCAGCTTCTAGCTTCTTGATATATTGGGTAGCCCAGCTCATAAGCCACGTTACAGAGTGGCATTACCTGTAGTCAAGATGTTCCTGAAGGGCATTACGAATGCCACGCCGTATGACATCCTTTTTATTGCAGTTATCGAATCTATTACTGTATAAAAAGGGTTAATAAAAACAGAACTGGAGAATGGTATGCTGGCGCCAAAACAGCTAGACACGACCAAAGACCTTACAATGAAAGGCGGCAGAATCTATCTAGTCGATGGCGACGCGTCATCTGTAAGCCTAGGGTTCCGTGACCATCCCAATACTGGCTTTTACCGATCGAGTGATGGCTCCATGGGCTTTGCACAGAACGGCGTTAGTCGTCTGCATATCAATCCCTTGGGTGTTATCTCAGGTGCGTTTTCCGGCTCTATAACAGGGTCTGCTGATACAGCAGTCAAGCTATCAAGTTCAAGGACTTTCTCACTCACAGGGGATGCAACAGCATCTGTGACTAGCGATTTGGCAACTGGTGTGAGTCTAGCCGTTACCTTGAAAGATATCGTTGGTTTAACACCTGGAACTTATAATTCCTTGACTGTTGATCAGAAAGGTCGCATTACTAGCGGCACTGTCATCAGTTTCACAAAGTCCCTTGTTGGACTTGGTAATGCAGATAACACCTCAGATGCCCTAAAACCAATCAGCAATGCAACTCAGGCTGCACTGAACCTCAAGCTCAACAGTAGCGCATTCGTGCCTGTTGGCAATACGAGCGAAGTCATCTATAACAATGCCGGTGCTTGGGGATCGGCATCTAATTTGATGGTAGAGGGTGGCTATCTCAAACTCGCTGCCAGTCTTCCTACAATTGCAACCAACGGTGTCATACTAGGTGCTAAGGATCATGCGGGTCGAACAATGCCTGCATGGGTCGACAGCAACGGTCTTGATATAACACCCCAGCCGCATATTGGTAGGAATTGTGTAAGTCAATGGACTCCACAATTCGGCGCTACAACACTCAGCATATGGGGCATGTCAACCGCAACTGCAACTGGCACGGCAACTGCAAGAAGTCCAGCAAACACAAGTCTCCTTGCAAGCTTGCGTCGCACTGGCTTTGTGAGTGCAGGAACAAGCGGTAGCCTTTGTGGCTATCGTCAACCCACTGCCCAATGGTGGAGGGGTAATGTCGCGGGCGCTGGTGGCTTCCATTATATCCACACCTTCGGCATCTCAGATGCTTCCACGTTGAGCACGGCTAAGATGTTTGTGGGATTATCAGCTTCGACCGCGGCGCCCACCAACGTAGAGCCCAATACTCTAGTCAATAGTGTTGGACTTGGAAAGATGTCAACGTCCGCGAACCTCTGCATCATCACAAACGATGCAACGACAGGCTTCACTCCAATTGATCTCGGAGTCAACTTCCCAGGGACCGTGGTAGGTGACATCTATACCTTGACCTTATTTGCTCCACCCAACGGTAGCTTTATCGGATATAAGGTCGAGAGAGTGACAACAGGTATGAGTGTATCGGGCACACTTACCACAGACCTACCGGTTAACACCACATTCCTCACCTTACAGTCATGGCGAACAAATAGCACCATTTTGGCCGCCGCTGGACTGGACCTCATTAGTCTCTATATCGAAACTGATAATTGACTCACCGGCGTAAGCCAAAGCCTTCCCCCGAATACAGGTAAAGGGGACTCTTCCGGTATTGAAGAGTCCCCTAGTTCGGGCGGCTTATTGGATTGGCTGTGGGGTTGGATGCGCGGCAGTTAGCTGTTCTTTTTCGTCCACTTATCCAGATATTTCGTCAGTTCGGGACTGGCCTTACCCGTTCCGAAAACTCGATTTATTGCGAGTGCCTGTTGCAGATCCTGAGCGTTCATCGGCTGCGCGAACGGCTTGTTCTGTGACAGCTTGCGGAAACAGGCGTTCAGTGCGCCCTGTTCGGTCGTGAAGTCGATGCCGTTGAGCCAGCTCTTGTCCGGCTTCTCGCACAGGAATTCGTAGGTGTCGTCATCGTGATGGATGAGGCAGATCTTCATCTGGGTCAGGAAATCTGCGAAACGAGGATGGGTCAGGCTTTCAAGCTTCGTGAAGGACTTCATGGTATCTCCTTAAAAGGTATTGCGGTCCTTGTCGAAGGTAACTTCGCGGACATTCATTTGGACGAGAGTGTGGGCGCTCTGCGGCAATTCCTGCGTGTCGAAGGACACGTTGATGTTATCACGGAAAAGGAATCCGGGGCCGTGGTGAAGGGTAACGAATACCGGCGTCGTAGCAAGGGCCTGACATTCCGTCATCGTTGCATATTCGTTCGGGCATTCGTAGAGGATGGCATCGACCGTCATCTTCTCCATGAAGTCCTGGCTATTGTTCCGGACTTGAACGTCCATCGTGAACGCCGGATTGAACTGGCCGTTGTCACGTTGGATGTTGTCGATGGTGATGCTGTAGGAGGGGTCCAGACCAGTGACCGTATAGTCACTCTGCCAATCCTTGACCCACTGCACGGCGAGCCAGAGCCCCAAAGCGATCATGAACAAGCGGAAGAGTTTGAACTGAAACATCAGAGCGAAAATGGCACCGAAAATTACAAATCCGCTAATGCCTCCACTCTTCTGCATGTTCGATCTCCTTGTTGCCTAATCACACGGATAGCAGAAATAGGAGACAAGTCAACCAGAATTTTCAGATATATCGAAGACTGGATATAACGCTGAGATTCGTGAGCTGCCCGCCAAATACCGAATAGGGAATTGCGAGGATACCCTTGTCTAAGAGTTCCTCCCAGCTATAGGGAACAACCTGCAAGTAGGAAACTTGCTGGTCACTGATGTAGAAATTGATCTGAAAATCTCGATGCAATTCCCGTTGCATATTCAACCGAGACGTGAGTATCTGGGAACCGTATGTCATGCAAGCAAAGCGTTCCTTCCGAAGAAGAAACTCAGCTTTGCGGAAATTCTCCTTATCATCTTCCCAAGTCAATGCCCGGAAGGTAGGAGTGTAGAGGGAAATGTCCTCACTGGGAACCATGCAGACTCCCATCATCTTCTCAGAAATGAAGCTCTTAGAGAGGCTATGGAGGAAGATAGCCTGGCCGGTATCCCAGAGACTTTGGGTCAGCTCGTCCATGTCGAAATAGTTGTAGACGCCGTCGATGACGATGCGACGCTTCTTGTCATGTGCAAGCCATTGAAAGAGAGTTGCACGTTCGCCCATTGAGAGTGGTTCATTGCGCGGCTTGCTAGGATGACAGAAGAGCAGGAAGTCACCCTGGGGTATATTGGCCAGTGGGTAACTCCGATATGTCACTGTGAGCTGGAATGGATTCCGCTTTGCAAGTTGCATATAGACCGGATAGACATCTTCCGGAATAACCCATAGCTTGGCGAAATTTGATTTCAGGAGAACTTCGAGAGAATGACGAACACCCTGAGAGATCAAGGTATTAGGCTTGAGGTCACGGGATAGTTTCATTGCATCGAGCCAGAACTCAGCAAGGTGACAGCGGTATGAAACCTCAGGTAGATCATCGGGATGGAAGTTGCGCGGCTTGAGCCTGCTATTGCGTAGGCGAGACTCGGACAGATCGAGAATGTCCGGCTGTTCGGCGAGGATCTTCTCTTTTGCTTCGATGAAATTCTGAAGGTTCACTTGATCGTAATCTCGCTCTTAGGGTCCTCGAGACTGGCGAGGACAGTTCCATCTTGCATGATATTCCAGCTTCGTGCAATGCCATTTTTCCTCTCCCAGAACATGCTGGGTTCGGTGTAGGCCGCAACACGCATTTTCTTGCCCTTGATTTCACCTTCAAAGAAGGGCGCACCCCAGGGAAGCTGACCTTTCTCCTCAAACGCAATGTTCTCCATTGCCTCAAGGACTACAGAGAGCGACACTTGATTCGCCTCGCTGTAGAGGTTTTCCTCATTGCCTGCGTAGACACTTTCGAAGGTGGTCGAAACGTAGAGCTCTTTGAAGCAGACTTCCTGAACACCAAGCTCTGCAGCCCATTCCAAATACTTCTCAACCTCAGCGGCCGAGTTGATTCCGCTCTTTTGTAGGACGCAGATGAGACGCGACGTGATCTTCGTCTTTTTGACTTGTTCGATCACTTCTTCGGTATTCGTGTCAAGACCCATGATGAATTGGTTGACCACCGGCTCATAGTGGTGACGCGAAATTGCTAGGACATTCAAGCCATTGGCATCATAGTCTATGACCATATCGGGACGCTTTGCAAGCATTACACCATTTGTAATCAGGACGGTCTTGAACATTGAACTGCCGACTAAGATTGCCTTGCAGATTTCAGGATGACTGGCTAGGGTAGGTTCCCCGCCACCTGTTATGACGAACCGAGTTGCACCGCGATGATAGGCAGTTATCATCTTGCGGACGATGGAAGGACTGAACATTGCTTTCGAGTCCTGTTCAACCGAGACCGAAGCCTCACTGAAACAGAACTTGCATTTGGCCTGACATGCTTGACCGACTGGGAGCCAGCTAATCGAGCGAGGTTCGAGAGACTCGTAGGGTTTGAAGCCACCCTGGATAGCCATCGACATAGCGTAGATTGTCTCCACGTTATATGTCTCGCCATTCATGTAGATTGTCTCAACAGGGAAGCGATTGCCCTCGATGTAGCGACCCAGCCCCGTGCCCGTTACATCATTGGTACGAACATCGTAGCCTTTAAGATCTCCCTGCATGATAATGATCTCATCACCAGGAATGTTGAGCTTCTCGAGGAGCCGTTCGGCCTTGGCAGTTCCGATGCCGAGTTCGTGATGTCGGAGGACAAATGTCGTTCCAGGATAGGAAGACTCGGGGATGGCAGACTTATCATAGGCGCGAGCATACTTGTCGTAGGCTTTCGCAAAGTTGCTCAGCAGCGTCACATGATAATAAAAGAACATCAGCATCCCTTAGGTTTCGCACCTGTTTAGCTGATGTAGGTGTTCCAGTCAAGCGCAAAGAAACCCGCCGGAGAGTGGGGGAACCCGGCGGGTTTCTATCCTCTAGGGTTGCTGACTACAGACTCGCAGGCTTATTCGGCCTGGGACTCTTGCTCGGTCACCTCCTCAGGAGTCCCTAGGGAATCTGAGCTCTTCAGAAGTTGTTGCGCTTGCTGGATTGCCGATTGCTCATCGTTGCTCGTGACAGTGAGTGTTGCACTGTTCGAGCCTTCGTTGATGTTGAACTGATACTTCGGCATTTCGATCTCCTGCTAACCTGTTGTGCTTTTGCACCACAACAAATTGCGCTTGTGAGCACTTCCAGTCAAATGGAAGACAAAACAGGAGAGCTTAAGGAAACAACGCTCTATCCAGGTTAGATGAGAGTGAAGCTTAGACGCAGAATGGCATCATTGCCGGAGACCTTAACATCATGACCGATTTGAGCAGATGCAATCTTGTTCGAGAAGTCAAGCAATTGTGCAACCGAGATGCCGTGACCACCGTCGCTGATTGCCACTTCACCAGTCGAGCCATCGATCATAATGGAATGCGAATCAGCGAGATCCAAGCCAGTCTGGCGACAGATCATCTTGATGTGCTTTTCCTTGATCTCGTAGTTTTCCGACTCTTCGTCCTCGTTAGTGCGAGACCTATCGTCGGCTTCTGCCTGTGCTGCAATACGCTCAACTTCCTCGTCGGGCAAGCCTGCATGTCGCAGTAGAGTGCGGTAATCAGTCATGTATTCCTCCATTCACTATAATACTTATCAGTCGAACAAAGGATCTATATCTTTCAGTCACAAGAATGGGCAGGATTGCTCCTGCCCATTAGCTTGCCGAATGCCTATGTTAGGCTTCCGTCTGCTCGGTCTGTGCCGGCGTTTCTTCCTTCGACGTCACGGACACTTCAGCGCCCTCGACGTTGTTCTCGGCGCCCGCGGCGGTCAGAGCGAACCAGCCATACTTGTCGGGGCGCAGGCCGAAGTTCGACGCATCGGCGATCACGCTGTTGGCGCCCATCTTCTCGACCAGCGCGTCGGCGATTTCGACGGACAGGCCCTTGCTCTTGCTGCCCTTCAGTTCCACGAGATGCGGCGACGCCTTGCGATCCGTCGGACGAACGAAGAGGACGCCGTCCTTGACCGCGACACGCAGCTTGGCGCCGCTGCGCCCGGAAATTGCCGAAGAAGCCTGGGTATTGAAATTCAGAACACGCATTATTCGATCTCCATCTTTACAGCACTACGACCATCCTGCGCTGTTAATTCCAACTTAATGGATTGGATCCAAACGTCAATACCGAAAGTGACATTTTTCCACATTTTTAGAAAAATGCGACTAATCGTGGGAATGGCCCGAAGCGTCCTCCGGGCCATTCAAAGTTAACGGCAGCGACGGTCGATTGCGCGTCCTGCCAGAGCACCAGCACCGGCGCCTACGATAGTGCCAGTTGCACGATCGCCTTCGGTATCGATGGAGCGACCCAGCAGTCCGCCTGCTACTGCGCCGAGAATTGTGCCGGTGGTTCCACCACGGCAACGCTCGCCACGATAGCCATTGCGGTATGGACCACGGCGATCATAACGGTCATAACCACGATAAGGACGATAGTCCCTGTAGTGACGGTCATAGCGATAGCCACGATCATGACGACCATGATCCCTTGCCTCAGCGGCAACAGGAGCCAGAACCATCAGAGAGGCCATAAGACCAAGAATGAGCTTTTTCATAGAATTCTCCTTTCCTATATGTATCTAGCACAGATCGGCTTAACCTAACCTGTATAGTTAATCCTTTTTCTTTTTCTTCTGCTCGTCGAACTGTTTATAGAACAAATAGGAATGCACGCCTGCGTCCATGATGTGCTGCTCAGTCGGCGAAAGGCTAACCGCGCCGTCCTTGAGTTCTTCGATACAGCTTTTGTCGTAATATGGAAGGGGAAGATCATGGCCACTGTAGATCTTGGGATTGCTTTCAATGTCCTCGAGATCGTGGTCGAGGATCACAAAAGCTGTATAGACTTCATCATCGCCTGGATGACATACTGCCATGGCGATCTTGTTATGGCCACTTCGCATTTCGTTCGCGCCGTCAAGGACTTCGTTGAGAGCGTCCCGAAGAGCTGTTAGGCCCTGTCGTCCGCCAATCACGTAAGCGTTGTGGTGATACTTTTTCTGAGGGAAGATAGCGAGGATACGATTCTCAGATGCTTCGATGAATTCGTCACGGTCCATATATCACCTTTTAATATTGATTAGCTGTCCTGCTCTATGTATAACAAGGACAGTAGGAAAGCAAATTGTGAGGACGAAATACCGCACAAAGAATTTTCCCACTAGACTAGCATCCCTGCTCAGTGGGCCCTAAATCGGTATGGGGATACAGACCGACGTTGACCTGCCACCGTAAACGCACAGGGGCCTTTCGGGATTGAGCTATATCAATTCTCGGGTGTTGGATATCACCGCCCTATCCAGGTACGCCTACTATCCAAGGGGCGAAGTTGGGGAAGAACTTCTAAATAAGTCCTGCGGGGCAATCCGCCGAGGTCAACGTAGCCTCAAGAGCCAGGAAACTTTCTAGTCAACTGTTTCCTGGCTCGCTTTGCCATAAATACACATGACAGAGACGCCTAATTGGTATGGGCGCTTCCGCACTTCGGGCAGGCGTATCCAGTGGAAGAGTGTAGCGGGGTTCAAATCCCCGCCCTGTCACTTACGAAGCGAAATCAGGATCGATCACGCGAGGATGATCCTTGGCAGACTCGAACCCCATCTGATAGGCCGGCGTCCCGCTTTTGTAGCGTTCCATCAGCTCAGTGTGACCTTCGCCATAGTAGCGAACTCCATCCTGCTGGCCGGTCTGATACTGGGCCTGATTGGTGTCGAAAGTCAAGCTCTTATACATGAGACGTCCTTCCCGTTATACTAGGCGGCGCACTGGATTACCGTCGCGATCAATACGCTCAATAATGCCATAGCAGAATAATTGCAACTGATCCCATTCCTCGCTTAGTGCGAGGGCACGGCTATATGCCATTTCAATGAGATCCGGGATCTTAACGAACCGAGGATCCGTCGACGGAAGGCTGAATTCCTTAACGATCTTGTCCTCGAGAAGAACCGTCACATTATGATCGCGATTGGAATGGCGCGGTACATTCATTCTCTGAAACATCGTGGCTCCTTTCTTAACACTTATGACAAATACATAACAGGTGTTAAGAGAGCATTAACGGACAGCGACCTCCTTCACCTCATATTCGATGTCATAGACGTTGTCGTAGCCGACCTCTTCGAAATAGCCGCCATCGAGTTTCAGGATCTTCTTTATCCAGTCTATCCAGTTCGTCTGGTTCAGAACCGAGTTCTTCTCGACACTGTCGTAGCGAGCATCGTAGGCATGTCGTGCTGCCTTGACTTCTTCGTTGGCCGAAAACGCCCAGGACTTTGCGAGCATTTCGTCATCCGTCACAAACGGATACGATAGTTCTTCACCGCCGCTGTAATCACCATGGTCGAGTTTGCGAATTACGAGGAACATTGTCGATCTCCTGTTTCTGTTAACCTGGTTATAAGCGGTTCAGATTAGGAGTCAAGAGGAGATTGACTAGATATGATTACGGCACCGACCGAAGCCAGCGCCGTAATAGATTCGGGAAGAATCGCTGTTTAAGCGATCTTGACCGAGGGACCGCGGCCCTGATGACCCGGAATGAGGGCGAACCAGCCATACTTGTCGGCGCGGACGCCGTAGGTGCCGGCGGGCATTTCGACGCCTTCGAGCTCGATCTTGGCGCCGTTCAGCGGGACCAGGTGTTCGGCCGACTTGTCCAGGTTCACCGCCGATGCACGATGCGTCGGACGAATGAAGAGGGTTCCATCCTTGATATGAGCGCGGATCTTCTGTGCGCCGACAAAACGATCCTGCCCACGGGCAGCGGTGTTCAGAGTGAGAGTTGCCATGTTCGATCTACCTTTGTTCACTGTTCGGTTATAGGTTGCGGGATTGCTACCTACTTGTGAACAGCGGAACTTGCCGTTCACAGCCTGAATATATGTGATAGAATTTTATTGTCAACAGCTTTTCGCACGTTTTCTGCGGTTTTGACTACTCTATAGGGTGTTGTCAAGCGAAAAATCAACGATTACTGCGGTTTTTGCACCTAAAATTTTTCACATTTTTCTTGCACCATAGTATAGATGTAGTACGCTATCCAGTGTATTTCAATAGGTTGGAAGCAGGTTAAATGACCAAACCTACCATGTCGGATCTGATGAAGTTGACGACAGATGAAGAGATCGACGCACTCATTATCTGTCATGCCAAGCACTTTAATGTGGTGCAAATGAACCCTGGAGGGTTTGTAAGTGGTAGCCGAAACTACCTGCACCATAAAGCATACACGATAGAAGAAGCCCGCACAATGGCCAAAGATCTACATGAGGGCGATGAGAAACGTCGTCATATCGTGATCTATGCGGTCGCAGATATTGGCTATGTGACTAATATGAGTCGCCCCGTCGAAACTTATCCGCTTTCCAAGCCCTTTATCAGCAAAGCCGCAAAGGCTAAAAAGGAACGCGAGGAACGTTCCTTAGAGCGTCAGACAAAGCGTAAATCCTGAGAGTAAGTCGCACTACTCGAGCGCAGTTAATTTGCTTGTAAGGCTGCGATAGAGCCCCTCTGATAGCCCTTAGGGTAGGGTCAGCTTCTTAGCTGCCATGTAGTCTCTACGGTATTTCAACATCTTTTCTTTGGCTTCCTCAGTGAGTTCGTCACGCTCGCTCAGTTCCTTGCAGATATCAAGCTCTGCCTTGTATTTCTCATAGAGCGGAGTGAGGAACTCGTCATCAGCAGCCGGGCCGGTGTCCAGGGAAATTCCAGAGCTACGAATCACATCGTGCCAACGCAGCCCAACATACTCTTCACCCAAGAGGCCATTGTCCATAATGGCCTGGAATGCCTTGCTGAGACCCATGTCCGCGATTGGACCCAGTTCCTTCAATGTAAACGCCTTATCTCCAATGAACATAAAGATATTATTGTCGAGGGCCATGCTTCACCTAAATTGACTATAAGGTGATTATGGACGTATCATACCCTTAATGTCAAATAAGAACACAAGCATCTATGTTATTGGCCCACCAGAGGGGCCCTTCAAGATTGGTTACTCGGCTAGTCCTACTCATCGTCTGTCCAGTTTACAGACAGGGACGACTGAATACCTTATGCTTCATTACAGTGAAGAGACAGAAACCGATAAGGCAAAGGTCATCGAGAAGATGATCCATCGCACCCTTGCACATAAGAGGATTCGAGGGGAATGGTTCAAAGTCACCCTCGAGGAAGCGATCGCAGAGGTCAAGTTTGCATTCATAAGGTGGGACGGTGAGGATGAGCTCACCGTCCGATTTAAGCGAAAGTTGATTTAGCTAACTACGAACCAAATCCCTAGAGAAACTATCCCAATCCTCACAGTATCGTAGATGAAATCCACAATACGATATGGGATTTTGAAGTCGAAGGGTTCATAGCCGTTCTCTGAACGGTATTTTCGTAGCCGTCTATCTGCGATAATGCTTCCAGTCATCGCAAAAATGACAGCACCAATATAGAGTGTGATGGCAAAAGCCACTAGGACCTTTGCCATCACAATCCAAGTCATGCAGCGAGAACCTGGCGGACGACCGCGCTGGCCTTGGCCTTGTCGAGCGAGGTGCCGAAAGTTGTGGACAGATGTGCCATGATGGCGCCCATCTGCTTCATGGTCTTCTCGGGCAGCGTCGCAGCAAAGGTCTCAGCTTCGCCACGGATGTCGTCCTCGCTTGCCATCTGCGGCAGCAGCGATTCCAGCATGGCCAGTTCGCGGATGCTCTGCTCATGATCGGGCTTCAGCGCCAGCGTGTCGTTGACCTGTTTGATCGACTTCTGGATTGCACGGAGCGCGTCCTCATCAGTGACCACAGCCGACGCAGGATCCTGCTTCAGCTTGACCACAGTTTCCTTCGCGTTCGCAGTGGCCAGTGCCTGAACCGCCTGGAACGAGCCGGCCAGCGGGTCGCGAGTCTTCCGCAGCTCGAGGGTTTTTGCGTTCAACGCGGCGAGAATACTCACTTCGTGTCTCCTTCTTCGTATTCGATTGTGACCTTAACGTCCAAATCGCTATACAGGCTTTTGAGCCTATTGCAAGCATTTAGGACAGATTCTTTCTTCCTGAATTGCTTGGCTTGGTTCTGATCGTCAACGAGCTGCGGCAACCGCCGACCAGTGTATTGCTTCTCAATGACGTTCTCGGGACGCGCTAAGGGCTTGCGATAGCTTGCAAGGGTGCCTTTGCGTTCATGTCGAGCATGTTGTCGTCCATAACGCCTTACTGAATTATAGGAAGATCCTCGACGTGGATCATAAGGCTGACGATCAGGTAATATCGAGACCTCAATCGTCTCAGCCATTTCACCCGAATAGAACCGATGCCCTACCTTGATATAGAAGTAGGACCCCCTCGGTAGCTTCTCGTTGGCTTTAAGGCTATTGAGCTTTGACATATGTCTCACTTATAGGGAGAAAGGCGTTCTGTCAATCGCCCCAGGTCAGTCGAGCCAACACATAGTCGCGATCACAATCGAGCCACACCCGGCACATCTTGATCAGTTCGGGATGATGGTAGAAGACTGGCTTCATCGAGTCCTCAAAATTATCATCATTGGCTGCTAGGAACTTGCCATATTGTGTGTTCAACATCCGCTTGTAGACTAACGGATGCCGGGCATAAACGATTGCAACCCTGAGCAAATCATCGCTCAGGGTCATAAAGTCAGCAAATGTTTTAGGGGTAGGAAGAGGACGTTCGCCGCTGGACCAACCGAAGGGATACATCCTCTCTCCTCTCTTAGTTGCCGAAGCCGATGCCAGACTTACGATAACCCGGCTTGACCTTCAGTTCGTCCTCAATAAGGTTGAGGATTTCGTTAGGGTCTTCCACGCCCAGGATCGTGACCTTCTTCATGACCGTCGAGAAGTCACCCGGTGCCAGGTTATCGAAACGCTCAATGCGCGTCGGAGCAGGCAGCTTGAAATACTTCTCAAAGAGCTTCGCGCTTTGTTCAGGACGCATGAAGTCAAACTTCATCTTGAAGGTGAACCTACGCAGCGAGGCAGGGTCCAGGTTGTCCATCAAGTTGGTCGTGATAATGAAGGGCTGGTCGTGATTTTCCATCTGCGACAGCATTTCATTGACCTGGCTGATCTCCCAGCTCTGACGTGCCTTGGTGCGATCCTGAAGGAAGGAGTCGCCTTCGTCGATGATCAGGACCTTCTTGCCCTCACGCGCTTCCTTGAAAGCCTTCGCGATGTTCTTCTCGCACTCGCCGAGCCACATGCTCTGCAGGTCCGATGCGCGCTTGTAGAGCACTTGCTTGCCTAGGCGCTTTGCAAGGTAGCGACCATATTCGCTCTTACCCGTGCCAGGAGCACCGTAGAGGCAAAGCGAGAATGCCGGGTTAGCGGTCATCAGACGCTCAGTGAACTTATTGAGGTCCAAGTCAGTGTTTGCGCAAGACACATCGTAGGGAGTGTCCTTCATCTTCACTTCATCGAACTTGCGAGTCTCACCGAAGTTCATCAGTCGGTCGAGGCTAACGATAACTTCAGAGATGTCATCGCCCTCAAGGCCGGCCATGCCGCTGATCTTCATGGAGTTGTTGATCAGAGCAGGAACAATGTCAAAGGAGTTGCCGAAGCTTTCCACGAGTTCGTCGGACAGGTTGACGTTATACTTTGCTGCCGCACGAGCCCACATTCCCTTGCGAGCTTCCTGAGGAGGAATTTCGAAGTGAATGTTATAGACCATTCGACGCAAGCAAGCCGAACCCATCGCGGTCACGCTGTTGGTGGTCCAGATGATGGGGATGGTAGTCGTCTCAATAATGCGGTTGATGAACGCCTTGGAGAACGACGCATTGTTGTCGACCTTGAACAAGTCTTCCATTTCATCGAAAAGGATGACCGCCTTCGGATCTTTCTTGAACAGCTTCAGTGCCAGCTTGAGCGAGGTCAAACGCTGAGCACGACCCTTTTCAGCATCGTCGTTTTCCGAGATGTCGCCGACGATGTGGAGGTTCCAGTCGTTCTGCTTCGCCAGTGCAAGAGCCAGTTCGGTCTTACCCGTGCCCGGCAGGCCCCAGAACATCACGTTCGTGCCCTTGTTCTTGGTTTCCAAGCTCGTGTTCACGATCCGAACAGTGCGGTCGATTTCCTTTGCGAGGTGCGGATAATTCTCCATTCCGAGCGTGGATTCCACGTTGCTGGGAAAGAGCTTCTCTTCGAGAGATTCGATGGAGAAGCTAGTGGCGCAGAGCGCTTCCTTGAGTTCCGCATTCACGTAGGGAAGGCGATTACCTTCGCTCTCAATAAGGACACCCGACTTGAAGAGGAAGCCCTTGACAATCTTCTCCATATCCTGCGAAGGGATACCGAGGAGAATGTTGTAGCGTTGGACCGGATCCTTCATGTCCATGTGGTGCCCAAACTTGTCGAACACATAATTGTATCCGTAGGGCAGGCTCTGACGCAGTCGAATTGCAAGGTCGAGAATGACCGCTTCGTGCTCGTTCAAATCCAGCAAGTCAGCTAGTGCAACCGAGTTCTCGAGCAGTTCGAAGGGTTCCAGGACCTCAGGGAAGAGTTCGGCCATACGAGCAGCAGCAGCCTGCATGTCGTCGATGGTCATATACTTCTTGAAGCTTGCGTAGCTCGCGAATTCTGCCTTCTCGGGCGAGAGCGTTGCCATCCACTCGTTCCGACGAGTAGTGATGATCGTCCACCACTGATTCTCGTTCTCAGAACCATCCTCGAGGTTGCCGACATACATGAGATGCCGATCCATCGCCTGCTCGATAGCCGAGTCCTGATGGGTGTGGGCAGTCCACGCTCGAACGAGGTTGTAGATCATCTTGTTGTAAAAGCGATTATGCATCTGAGGTCCCAACATTAAGTCGATCTATCTTCGGACCTTGTTCGCACCTTTTAGTTTGTGGTAGGTGCTGCGTCAAGCAGGAAAATCACCTGCCCTTAATAATCTTCTCGCCATGCCAGTTTCGCCAAAACCATGTCGTAATGGTTCTCCATATAGCAGATGACCATTCGACGATTGGTATAAAATTCGATAAAGGATTCCGAGATGTCGATCAATTCCCAAGTCGATAGGGTTGTGTTCATATCACGACGACATTTGATATAACTGTAGATGTCTCTTTCGCACCAGTCATAGACAATTTCGTTACGACCGGCTTCGTAGACTAGAGCTTCCCGAACCAATTCAGGAAGTCTCTGGAAAGTGTCGAAGGGCCGGGAGATAGTGCCTGACCAGTCAACCATCTTGGCAACCACTACCGGCCCTTCCACTTCAAAGTCTGCAAGCGAGGATCCTGGGGTTCCTTCGCCCACGTGTCGTTGAACTTGCCAATCGTCAAGTGCAGGTTCCAGTTCGAGGGAATATCGAATTCGTCCCGAATCTGCTTCAGCATAGGAGCCTGAACCACAATAAACCAGTGCAACGCCTTGCGGTCGCCAGTCGTATCGCCCGTGAACCGAATGTCCGGCTCATAAGTGAACTCGATCTGCTGACCCTCATACTTGCCCCAAAGGGCATGACGCTCCTCACGAGGAACATCAATGAGGTCGTTGACGCCACGGGTAATCGTAATGTGCGGCACGTGGCTCGGAGCGAGAAGCCCCAGACCTTCGACGCCCGTCATGTTCAGCAGCTCTCGATCAACGAACCAGCGATAATAGCTTGCAAGGTCCAGATCGACCGTTGCTACCGCCCAGTAGTGATACTGGTTACGGTAACGAGACATCTGCTCCAGCTTGTCGCGGAACTTGCCACCGCCCTTGCAAGCAAGCAAAGCCCGTGCAAGGAACCTGCAAGCCAGCTGCGCGTCGACTACATCGCCGGCCGCATAAGCGTCAAAGAGCGCGATACGCTGCTGAGCAACCACATCATCAGCCGTCGGCGTTACGCGGAACTGACTCAGGTCGAGGTCATCCATGACGAACTTGTAGAAGTCATAGGCAACTCGATCTTCGCGCTTCTTCAGCGTGGGATTGCGATAAGGCTCATAATGGATCACTCCCTGTCCAGTGAGCGAGCCCTTGGGCTTTGCAGTAAGGATGCGTCTCTGTTCCATATCACCTGTTTAGCAGGAAAGAAAGACTTGTCAAGCGAAAAGGGTGGAAGTTTCCTTCCACCCTTCCCTTCCGTCAACCGTGAAGGAACTTAGGCTTGGATGAAATTTGATTGATATTTGGGAAAGAGACTGGAAAGTTAGCTCTCGACAAATACCTTCTTAGTATGATTCCAATTATAGGTTCGACCGTTCATCCTTAGGCCAACCAAAGCGTCCAAATTTACGTTACGAAATGCACCCTTCTGCATTTCCTCCTGCGTCTTGCCCTTGTTGTGGGCCGCGCTAGGGTCCAGCTTCTGCATGTCATATACAGTGAGGAGGTTGTGGTCGCTGGGCTTGTAAGCCTGGCCGACACCCTTGACGCCCTTGCTGACACCACGACGGCAATTCATTGTGCGGATGCTGCCATCGCCGCGCTTCACGAAGTCGACGGTGAAGAGCTGACCACTGGCGGTCTTTTCCATAAACTGGTCGAGGGTCATTTCCTGTGCCAAAGTGCAGTCTCCCTTTAGTTGATACATATCAATTAGCGGGAAAACTGCACTCTGTCAAGCCCGATCTAGAACTTTTATCGTTTTGCCGAAACTTTCTTCGGCTTGGTCTTCTTTGTGGGCATAGATATCCCACCATAGCCGATCCGTTTGACGCCTGCTCCTGCGCCACTGACGATCACGAGGTCATGATCGCAAGCTTTGAGCATTGCACGGATGGTTGCAAGCTGCGGGAAGCGGGTCTCGCGATACAACCATTTGCTGGTCGTCTGAGGGGTGGGGCCACCACGCTCATGCACTCGCTTGAGGGACTGGCCACTGTTGAGCATGACTGCGATACAATCGTCTCTCAGGTCTTCCAGTTCAACCAGCGGCTGACGTGCGAGAACAAACGGTTTACCTTTTGCCTTTGCCATGATATCTCCTTACAGTTTTGGCAATTCCCACTTGATCCGGATGCTGCGGATTGGCTTGCCCTTACGGAACGCCATAAATCCACGCATCAAGACTTCGACTTTCTGTTCCCTAACAAGCGAACTCAATTCGAGCAGCTTCTCGCGAGTCACATAAGCGGGACTCTGAGCATCCAAGCCGATACCTGTGATGACCTGCCCCATGAAGGTATCAGCTGCATCCTTGTCAGCTTGGCTCATCACATAGTAACAGAACCCTATCACACTTGGCGGAGCAAGTCGCTTGCTCTTGTTGCCATGCTTGTAGGGAAACTGGCTTGCAAGATCGAGCATCTTGTCGGTCTTGGCTCGCTCATAGATCTCAGCGGCTGTCACACGATTCAAGTTGGCAAAGTTCTGCCCATCATTGCGCTCATATGCAATGAGGAAGCGAGTCAGTGCCGCGAGGGTTGTGGGCTGGGTGAACCCATCGACGCTCAGATGATCGTGGGCGCCACGATTAGCCCCGGTATCCACTGTTCGCCGCGATGCGCGTTCCACGCCAAAAACAAAGAGAACCGGGATCGCCTTCTGTGTGTCCAAGACCGCGAGGCTGCGATGCTGACCATTGTTGACCAACCCTTCCTTGCTGATGATGATGGTTTCACCGTTGAAGTCCCAACGATCAGCATTGATGTCGCTGATGTATTGGTTCAGCTTTGCTTGCCGGACAGGACGATTCCCGTCATTGTGTTCCAACAAGACCGTTGCAAGTTCGGGAGTCATATCGACTTGGACGGTATGGACCCGTTTCTGGGAGAGTCTGACCTGTTCCTGATACCACGCTTTCGCATCGTCGATGTCTGTGAGGTCTGCATGAGCAGCCCGTTCAGAGGAGACATCTTCCTGGAAATGTGTAGCAGGGAAGTTGTGTTCGGGTTCTGCGCTCTCTTTCAAGCCCACAATGTCCACGAACGTTTCGCGAACCAAGTCTGGAAGTTCGCTTGTCACTTCGATCTCATGTGTCTCAGGATGATAGACACCCTTGAGATGTTGGGCTGGCATTTCCCTGGACGCCGTCGTGAGACCAGTGAGATGATGTTCGCCCAGTGAGGTCGCATAAGCAAAATTGCCTCGGTTGCGGTCACTAAGTTTCACACCATCTTCGCCGATCTTGATCCGCAGTCGGCCATCGGACTGTTCGATCCGCGCATTTCGATCTGCTTCTGGGATTTGAGAAATGAATTCCTTGTGGACTCCCAGGCTCCACACAAGGCGCGGATTGGCCTTGGTTCCCATTCGTAGGCTAGATAGCCTCAAATCAATTGCTTGGTTCATAGTTTACTCCGATCTAACTGTAGCGATGACTCGATCCATAAAAGCTTTCTCGACGGTCTGTTTGTCATTCGTAAATGCACTAAGGGCCTCGATAAGTTTGGGGTTTATATCTGGATCGAAGAACATCTTTATGACAGTGCTGGCAAGGTATTGCTTGCTCATGCCAGTTCTCTTGGCTACAAGATCGAGCGCACCACTCGCCTCTTTTGTTATTGAAACGCTTGTGGTTGTCGTCATACTGACCTCATAAGGCTATAGGAATGCAGAAGAAGCCCGAACGCCGAAGCGATCAGGCTACTACTTGCTTTTGTCGAGATGCGCGTATTGCGACCCACTGACATTCCTATCTCTCTACTGTCAGTGAGCTAACTTATAGATTGCTTATAAGAAGTCAAGAACACACTTATAAGCCGTTTATGGCTATGATATTTCACTCACAATGTCAGCCAGAATCTCATCTGCTAGAGCGAGAAGTTCAGCTTTTTGTACGAGTTGAAGCGCGATTGGTGCTCGACGATCCTGAGTCATCTTGAGTTCGAAGGAGCAAGTTCGGTAACTGAACAGGTCTTTTGCTTCAATATTTCCTAGATCGATCTGTTGCTGATTGTGGGAGAGTCTTTCCCTGCGGGCTTCAATGAGACTGTGGAACTTCTGTATGAACCACGGCCCCCCGCCATGCTTTATCATATTGTTGTCAGCGAAGAATCGTCCCTTGGGTTCACGTTTCGCAACCTCAAATGCAAGGAAGGGCGTTATTAGGACGATGTTCTTGGAATTTGTTTCGAAGCGACCAAACATCTTCGCATTTCGGAAGACCTTAGCGGAGTCAATTACATTAGGAACGAGTTCACTCATGTTCACCTCTCATAACAACGGGGAGGGCTTTGCAGCACCTCCCCGTCGGTAGCCCGCTTACTAGACAACTTGGGAACCAGGTCGGGTCGCTACAACCAGATCCTTTAGCCGTCTTTCCACACCGTCCGCCACGCACACCGTAAAGCCCTGTATGCCCCGCGAAATGTGCCCACCTTCCCTAGAAGGAAAGGCTCTCCCTCAGCAAACTACAGCCTGCAGAGTAGTGGAATTCGTAGAAAAAGCAAGACGTTTACGCCTATGCAACAAAATTTTTCTAGGTTAGTCAAGTCTTTAACCTAATATCATTATATTCAATGCAGTAGTTACATGAATGTGATGCGAATATAATGAGTAAAGTTTGCACAATGCTTGGATTCGTCGACTACGGGCCCGTAGATGGCCTCCAAGTAGGCAAAATTATAGGTCTGGTGCGCGTCCTTAACCGTTGACATTGTGAGCTCTCGAAGCTGCTGGCGATCCAGTTCAGGGTCGACTAACATGCGGAAAACTCGCTGTCCGTTATGGTTGGTGAAATTCGCGACTTTGACATAAACGCCCAGTTCGTTCGAGACGACCTGAGCGTATGTGTAATCAGCGGGGTAATCACGACAATCTAAGTGCATAATGAACCTCTAAGTAGGAAGGCTACTTCCTACTTATCAGTTGTTCAGCCCTCAGGATGCAAGGATCATAGCCTGGTAGCGGCCAGAGAAATCGTCCCAGCTCTTCATGCCGGTCGGGTTGAAGCTGATCCGCTGGAATGCAAGCAAGTGGCGCATCACTGCAACGGGAATCACGACCTCGAGGATCTTCCGCAAACCTTCCTCGGTCATCGTGTCCATATAATTGCGGTCTGCGAACATCTTGCGACATTCCTCAAAAGCTTCCTTGGACTTGTAGTCGCCGGTGAAGTTCTCCATCGAGTAGCGCAGAAGGGTATCAATTTTCGGATTCATGACCTCCTGATACTGCGGATTCAGGTGGGTCGGACCATCCGACTTGTCCTTCATGAGCGTGTGGAAAGCGATCACATCCTGCTGGAGACGGACCATAGTCGCATACTTGTTCAGACCGGCGGCCTTGGCAGCACCTTCAAGTGCGCCCATCGCTGCGCCGGCGATTGCAGCTTTGAAAATGTTCTTCAGAATTTCACGGCGGTTCATGTTCGATCTCCTGTTTGTCTCTATGCCATATTCATAGCATCAAACAGGAGACACGCAACCTCTTTTTCACCTTTGTTGAAAGAAAGGTGACTTATACGGCGTAACGAACCTCCGCTTCCCAGTTGCCAATACGCACACCGCCCTTCTTCACCTTGCTCATCTCATACGTTGCGAGAATGTCCTCGATAACCCCGTAGCGGGTGTTCAGAGCTCCGTCGATGAAGATCTCCTTATCGAGTTGCTTATTGACCAACTGCTGGAAGAGGACGTTCCCAGCAAGTCCATTCTTGATCTTCGGTTCCATCTCCTGGAACTTCTTGTGGTCAATACCCAGGTAGTCCCGAACCATAATGTTGATCGTGGAAACGACCTGCAAGGTGTGTTCGCGGCTGCAAAGACCACAGATCTTTGTGGTCTTGATGTTGAATACGTGACCACAATCCTCGTCTTCACAACGCTTCCAAACATTGGTGCGCTTCTCGTAGCTCTTAGCCGACAGTTCGCGTTCCTCACGTTCGAGGAGCAGACCCTTTGCAGCACGGGGCCATTCAATTGCTTCGACCGGACCATGCTCCTTGATGTTGCCGGCAAAATCGAAAACATAGCCGAAACGCTCGCCTTCACACTTGCGGAGGACACGACCTACCATCTGCTGGTAAAACGCAATGCTGCCGACCTTGCGGGTCAGGAAGCAGAACTTGGCCAGCTTCTCGTCAAAGCCTTCACACAGAGCGTTAACGCTGATCAGCACCTGCGTGATGCCCTCATGGAAACGCTTGAAGATGTCTTCCCGAACCACCGGGCTCTGACCCTGAACATAATCGACATCGCCAACATTGCCCTTGCCTGCCGTTACGACTTCGCACTTAATGCCCAGTGCAAGGAACTGCGCTTCCAGTTGCTTGGAGTGGTTCGTATCATCGGTAAACACGATAGTGCGCTTGTTCTCATGCGAGGCAGTTGCGAGCAGCCATGTCTTGCCAACATGGTCATCAGCGAGGCTGAGCTCTTCATATACGGGCTTCTTCAAGTCGCCTCGTTCGATGAGTTCGCTCATCGTTGCTGCAACGATCATCCGATCCCCATACCATTCTGCAAGGCTTTCGCCGGGCTTATCAGTGCCATCCCGATACGGAGTAGCGGTGAAGCCGACGACCTTAGCGTTGGGCCAGCGGTTGCGGATTGCTTGGAACTCCGACGAGGTTGCCTTGTGGGCTTCATCGAAGATGATCATTGTGGGTTCGAAGCTGGGATCGAAGTAGAGGTCGTTGGACAGACCGAGGGTGTTGGTCAACGTCTTCGGAAGCGTAACGAGCAAGTTACGCTTATAGTCGCATACCAGCTTGTGGGAAGCCTTGCCGACCAAGTAGGTCTTGATCGAATCATGCAGGGCGCTCGACATAATCTGGAAGCCATGCTGCATGGTTGCAATCGTCTGTCCCAGGAGAACCTGCAAGTTAACGATTGCAAGAACCCGACCGCCCCGCTTGATTTCCTCAGCCGCTACGTCTCCCATCACGACCGTCTTGCCGTATCCCGTAGGAGCAACGACAAGAACAGAAGGCTGTTGCTGCAAAATGTTAAACACTTGCGTTGTTACGTTGCGCTGTTCTTCACGAGGCTTGATGACCATTTACATTCCCCAGTTAATTTACCGATCTCTTGTCCATTCTTATACATAGGTGGAACAAGCGAGTCAACCAGGTATTTCACCTTTTCTCGATCTAGTTGCTAGGTCGGTACGCCCTCCTCCTTACCGACACCGAGGTCCACGCTATTCACGCTTCTGCCCTCTGAAATCCAGCTCAGTGCTACTTGTCGGCCGCCGTTCACACCTCTGCTCTAGCATTGGTGAGCGTATGGTGAATACAAAGGTGTGTCAACTCTAGATATGGGAATGGGCCGAAATTTCTTCCGGCCCAAAATCTTACTTGACTTTGCCGCCGCAACCGATGATACCAGCTTCGAGGCTCTTGATGTAGGCTTTCTGTTCCGCAATTGTCTGGCGCAACATAGCATTCTGCTGTTCTAGCTTCAGTCCACGTTCTGCCTTATCAATTGCAATCTCAGCCTTTGCGATTTCGACCGTGCAAAGAACTGGAATAGGCACGTCGTTCTGGACGACCTCTGTGTTCTCTGGCGGTTTAGGGATAGTCTCAACATGCTTGTCGCCACAGGCAGCAAGCGATAGAAGAGCTAGGATGGCAAGTTTTTTCATTCTACCTTCCTCCAATCCTTAATGAATTCGTCAGTTGTTTTCTGTTCACGATCAATGCGATCGTCTGCGGTGCCGGTGCTTGGGTTAGCTGCACGATACTTGGCCGCTAAAGCCAAGTATTCCAAACGCTTTGCCTCGACCTTAGCAGCTTCCCTGCGAGCACTTGCGAGAGCCTGATCGGCAATACGCTTGAGATCCGCAATGGCACGGTTGTTGGTCGCGATGGTCTTGCGATGCTGGGTCTTTTCCGTATCCAGAGCCTTGACATACTGCTTAAGAGCGGCATCCTGTTGCTTAATGAATACTTCCTTTTCCTTCACAATGACACGAGTTTCCTCAAGTATATTGTAGGTAGCAACCGCATACCAACCTAAGAAACCCAAACCTATCGATAGCAAAAGTGTGAGGAACTGAAATGGGCAATTCCAGGCGAACTTTGCAATTCCCTTAATGGCGTCCCAAATCCATGTCATAACTAGCTTACCAAAGCCCAGGGTCTTGAGCAGGATACTCAGCAATATTCCCATAATGACTCTCCTAAAAGGATGGTAAAACTACCTCCTATTTAGTCGAGACATGGGAATGGGGTGGACTTGAAATCCACCCCATTCTGGTCAGCGATCGTTGTCGCCGGCCTGCTCTTCGTTGGAGAAGTTGCTCGTGCGAGCAATTACCGAATCGATGAGCACATTGTCAACGGGCTTGCTTTCGGCCCTGGCAAGCTTCACAGCCAGCTTGATCACGTTCTTGATCTGACGACCATTCAGATCATGCTCAGCCAGTTTAGCGAGATCCAGACCCTGGACACCGGCAGCGTCAGTCAGGTTCGTCCAAATCTTAGCGCGCTTCTCGACCGTGGCAGCACCAAAACGCAGGCCGATGGAAATACGCGAGTAGAACGCCTGGTCAATGTTCTTCACGCGGTTGGTCGTGAGGAAGAGAACACCCTGATGGTATTCCAAGAGACGCAGGAACACGCCGACCATTGCGTTGCGGACGATGTCCTTCTCGTCACGCTCTTCAAGGAAGATGTCAGCTTCGTCGAGCAGCAGAACCGCATTCCAGACCGTCGCGACATCAAGGATGCGACGCAGAGTCTTTTCCAGCGAGTCAGGGTTGGTTCCGAGTTCGCCAACGCTGATGCTATAGAGAGGACGCTGGAGCTCTTCCGCGATGGCTTCTGCGGTCAGAGTCTTGCCCTGTCCCGGCGGACCATGCAGCAGGAAGATCGACCCGCCGCCCTTGCCGTCGATGAGGTCAGAGAAGTCACCACTGTCATCCTGCACGATGGCTTTGACTAGTGCCTTGTCCTCTTCGGGCAGAACCAGCTTCTCGAACGCGTCAGTACGGAACTCAATGTCGCTGAGACCCGAAACTGCCATACGACCCCACTGCTTCACAGACATGCTGAAGCCATAGAGGTATGGATAGGTGCGCCACAGATCGCTATCGGGAATCACGATGTCAATCTTCTTGTTGTTGCGCTCTTCGCGGTTCGATTCGATGCCGCTCTGGTAGCTCTCGTTGGAGAACTGGTTGTTGTCAACCTGCTGGAAGCTCGAGATGTCCATGATCACACGACCATCGGCGCGGAACGCCTGACTCGACCAGTAACTGTTGCGAGTCAGCTGACCCTTATACTGAATATAGTGAACGCCATTCGCATACTTGCGGTAACGAGCGCCACGCTCGGTCAGGTAAGCCTTGGTCTCGTCATCGAGGGGACGAACAGTCAGCGAGTTGATCTTCTGGAAACCAGCGAAGTAGCCCACGTTGGTTTCAAAGATGTTGTCCTTTATCGTGCCGTGGACGTTCGAGATCACCTTAATCTGGACCTTGTAATAGGTCGAGAAGAAAGTCTGAACCAGCTTGACGCTCTCGATAGTGCCGGCGATCAATTCACCGTCAGCGGAGGTAACGACTTCCTTGTCCTTCTCGAGCAGGAAGTTGAGGTCACCAAATTCAACATGGCCCTTCGCCAGCTTGTCAGCCAGCTGAGACTTGATTTCAGTCTCGTAGGCATCGATGATGTCGAGGACAGGCTTATACTTGCTCGAATTGCTCGTGAAATCGACTTCGTAGTCACCGAATTCGCGCACGATATCTGCACGGCGCCCCATCAGGACCGACAGAGGATAGATGTGAGAAAAACGCAGAGCTTCGTGGTAGCCGAGGACTCCCTGCATGATGCTCTGCATCATGTGCTTGATGTCTTCGCCGACCTTGGTGCAGTCCAGATAGGACTGGCCACCGTCATCAAAACGCGAGATGATCTGCTTCACCTGCGTCTTCTTTGCTTTGGCTGTGGTCACTTCTTTACTCTCTTTAGTTGCAACTCCACCTTAGCTAGGCTGGGTTGAAACTGTCACTAAAGAAAGTAGAAAAAGTTTTACCGGCTCAAAAGCTTTATCTGAGCGTCATCGGACTGCCAGTAGGCGTGCTGGCGTTCGAACGAAACATCGTTGAGATATTTGCTGATGAAGCCCTTGCCGGGATTGACCACGCGCTGATCTTCACCCAGGTTTTCGACCAGGTCGTGGATCAGCTCATCGAATGACCAGATGTCGTTGGTGAAGAACGCCGCGTCTTTGAAGACATCATATTCCCGATGCTGGGTGGGATAGAGCTTCTTGTCCTTGAAGTTCATTGCATGGCCGCCCACTGCACCTTCGACGAGAAGCATCCATCCCGAATTGTCGGAGAAGGTCCGCTTGATCAGCTTGATCTTGCTGCTGAAGCGAAGCTCAGTCACACAGGAGAGATGACGGGAAATCATCGCTTCATTGAAGAAGCCATCATACTTGGGGTCATCGGCCTTAGCCATTTTCGATCTCCTGTTTGTGCTTCCGATAAAACACGAATAGCACAAACAGGTGATACGTCAACCTATTTCAGGCGATCAATGCCCTGAAAGTGAGGCTGATCCTCGACCGACTATTGAAGCCGGCTTTCGGAATACGATGCTGATTACCGTCCTGGAATCCAGCTGGCATCAAGCAAAGCGAGCCCTGCTCCAGTGCGACTTCCTGAGGCTCACTCCAGGTCTTTTCGTTTGTTGCCTCGTTGAATGAAACCAACTGTCGGAACTGAATTGCGCGAGGCGTGTGGACACCTTCGCCGCCATAGAGAGTCACGATCGCAATGGGCTTCGAATGATCGATGCCTGGATCATCGTCGGCATGCCAACCGAGCCAATCCCTCGAGGTCTCGTAACCGTTCAGGAAACAGCCCTCGAATTCAACAGCCACATCCGTGTGAGCAGCCAAGGCGTCGCTGACTTCCTTGATCGACCGATGAAGTTCCTGTGCCTTGTAGGTGCGAATGCCTGCGCCACGACCATAGGTATAGTCGCGATCGAAGGTGTTCGTCCAATATTCGCGGCGAGGAGCATCTTCGCGTCGTTCCCAGTTGAGCTCATCCCAGAGTTCATAGAACATCTTCCCCGCCCGAGCAGATGGGATGAAATCAGGAATATAGACGACGGTCATGGTAACATCTGCTCCTTTATGGTGTGGAAGTTGCGGTCGTCTCCGACCTGTAAAAGCGAAACATTGAGGCCATTGTCGATGATCAACTGTCTGACCTCGAACATATCGTGGACGTAGCCATCGGTATAGACCGCGATCGGACCTTTGAAATCCTTGACAATGCGGAGTGCCGGGCAGAGCAATGAGCCACCGCCGCCGATGAATTGGAAATAGTTGATGTGATCCTGGCTCTTCATCGTGCCAATCACATGCGGGCGACAGTCGAAGCAAATGACCTTGTCGCCAACTTTGAGCTCGCTGCGAATTCGTGATATCTCACTGACGGGCAGACTGCCACTTGTATCTATGAGAACTGCTCGCACGACGATCTCCTTTCACACCCTTATAGCATAAAAGGAGATCCAGTCAATCAAAGATTCTTCAGCTTCTCAACCATCAGAACTTGCTTAATGTCATCACTGAGGAGAAGGACCTGTTCGTCAAGAACACCACGGATTTCCATTTCAGTCGTTGCGCCAATATGCTTGATCTTGACCGTCCTGGAATCACTAATGTGGGTGACCTTGCCTACAGTCAAAGTGCCATCGTTCTTGTGGCCGATAATCACGAGATCGTTTGCGCCAACTTCACGGTTGTAACGATCCTTGATGGTCACGCTAGGCTTGGTCTTGACTGGCTTACCCTTGAGGAAAACCTCCGGACCATCATAGTCAAGAAGTAGAACGGGACGAGCAGTCTTCAGAGGGGAAGACCTCCTATACCATTCTAGAACTGGCTTGCCGTCAACACTGGCTTCCCATGCTCCTGAACTAGACATGAGGTATCCAGCGAGAGTGCAATTACCTGAGGCATCATTCGTCCCATAACTGTGAGTCCTGATCTCTACCTTATCAGGATAGTCAACGGGCTGACGCCATCCATTGCTGTAACCGTTGACGACCAGTTTTGGAAACTTTGTGATCTTGGCGATCGTTCCGGCCTTTGATCCCATAGTTAGCTTGACATAGACATCTCGAGTGCCTGCAGCCCCCTCTTCAATAAGGGATCGAATAGCTTGGAGTTCTTCCTGTCGAGCCTCTGCGGCTTCCATGGCGCTAGACTTATTGCCAGACGTGGAAGACCAGTAGAAACTATTGTCGGTCGAATAGCTGTCGGGAAAGGCATTAGCCCAAATAATCTCTTTCATACCTCTTTCTATGAGGCCAGGGAAAGAGATGTCATTATTCTTATCGCTTCGTAAACACCTTTCCTGGCGTATCACAGGCATTCACATATGGGCTCATACCGCCATTCATGCTTACGAAATGCGGAGTCAACGCACCAGTGCGGTAGTTGTAGAAATACTCCGCATGGTCAATACAAACCAGGGTGTTGGTATCCTTAACAGCAAGGGTTGCATAGTTCTTGCGAACCTGTTCACTGTTGCTCAAAGGAGGTGTTTCGGTCGACTGCGACTGCGAACAACCTGCAAGTAGGAAGAGAGGGATTAGATATTTCATAGGATGCTCCTTTCCTCTTAGTAACAGGAAAGGTCACAGTAAATCAATTATGTCCGCGCAGTGGGAATCGAACCCACCCGTCTACCCTAATCTGGGGCGAAAATCCGGGAGTATAAAGCCCAGCCGCTCACCAAAGCTTACGCGGATAATTCAGAGATTCAATATAGCCTGGTCTGCGAGTTCTTTCCAGACCGGCTTGAGTTCCTCTATTATCGCGTCTATTTGGTAGCGCTCAACTTTTGATGGGACGTTGATGCTCATTGCTGCTCTCAATTCGTCAGCCATGATCTCAAGAAGATGAAATGGCCAGCGTTTCGCAATCCATGTCGGAACGACATGGACGACCATCCCCGAGACAATTGCATCGACTGCTTCATCGGGTGTTAGGACCTGATGTGCAATCTGCTCCGCAGTTAGCGGCTTTGCTTCTGGAAGACGGAACTCGATGATCTTCGCCATACAGCTATTTAGTATGGCGATAATTCGTTAGAGGCGTATGAGCTTCTTCATCGGTAGTTCCTAAAGTTGGTGGACACAGAGGGATTCGAACCCTCGACGCGAGATGTTAGAGATCTCCGCTCTAGACCGCTGAGCTATGCGTCCATGCCCTCATATATAAGAACACAGACACACTTTGTCAATCAGAGATTTACCTCAGTTGTTCCCACGCTATCAAGATAACCATTCGTTGATAGCCACTTTGCCAGCTTTTCAGAGGACTTGAACACGAATTCGTTATCGCCTTGTACGATCACAAATTTGCCCTTTTGAGAATAAACCCAGACCCTGGCAGGCATATCAGCATGACGAGTGCGCTTCTGATATTCAGCAACTGGAGCAGTATCAGCAAGTTCTAGATCATCCCAGCTTGGGATAGAATCTAGACCAGTTATGCCGTAGGTTTCTGTAGATGCTTCGTCGATTGGGCTTCGCGCAGAAAAATCGTCATAGCCGGCAAAGGTTGTGTTTTGATATTTTGTCAAAATTGCTTCAGCTTCTTCAGGGCGGGTTACTTCATACTGGTCTTCAGCGTGGAAGAAGACTACGATCTTACCATCTCTAAGAAAGACCTGAGCCGGTGCTATAAAGTTATCTTCCTTGAATTCTGCTGAATATTCGGATTCTTCTTCATTGGACCAGTCGGGGATATTATGACCGAATACCACTGGGCCAGTCCACGCGAACTCTTCCTCTTTGACGATCTCATTCCAACGCATCCTATTCTCCTTAATCTTCAATGGTTCTCTGACCATGTCTCCTTCGTGGTCTTTCTTAAATCCGAATTTCTCATACCAAGCAATTAGACGTTCTTTAGCCTTATACGCTTTAGCATCTGGTCCATATGGTTCAGGGCAAAGAGTTAGCTTAACTCTAAACTTGTCAGCCAACCCTATGAGCCATCTTAAGGCAATCGAACCCTTGCCGGTTCCAGATTGGAATTCACCGTCAGAATAAACCGCAATATCAGTTATGAAAAGATGATCTGGATCAATTTCCATCACCTTGATTTTAACACCTTTATAGTCTCGAAAGGAATCAGCCGGAGAAGTTTCTGCTGCTATAGCCTGCTTCATATGACTTGCAGGTGTCGGTTCTTCAGATATTATCTCATTCCAACGCATTACTAAACTCCAAGATTTTTGGATATTTAGCGGTTGTATCCACCTCGATTGGGGAAAGCCAAGCCTGGAATCATGATAATCTTCTCAGCATACCAATTAGTCACACACTCGAGAAGCTCGCCATTTGCCCCAATAGAACGGTCTAGATACTCTGTCATAAGCCGATTAGGACACATTGCAGGGCTGAGTAGCTGAACCTTCCGGAGAGCATCAGAGGGGCTCATTCCGTTCATCACAAGAACAGCCAAACCGATTGCAGTGGATCGACTCTTGCCTGCCGAACAATGTATGAGCAACTTGGACTCGTCATTGAGTTCCCAACTCTTGACTTCCTCAATGATCTCCTGCATGACCTTCAGACTAGGAGCGACCAAGTCAGCATATTCCTCAGGATCATCGTTCTCCACATCGTGGAAATTGTAGATCGCATGATTACTATGCTGACGATCAATAGTCGTCGCGGGCCAATTAGGTCCGGCATCATTGATGATGCTGATGATGTGAGTGGGCCAGTCCTGAGCGATCAGGGTCTTGGCTTTGTGGATTCCGAGGATCTTGATTTCAAACATATCGATCTCTAGGATGGAAGTTAGTCCATCCTAGTCTTTCACTTAACAGGAACTGCGTTGCAGATCAAGTTAGTTGCCAGTAGGGCATTGAAAGAAATGTTCCAGTCCTCTTTGGACTCAGTCCAGGCCATGTCCATCATCTTCTTGGGGATTAGGATGACAGAACCGTTGCTGCCCATGAGGTAGAACTCGTCGCCAGAAATCCACTGGACCGTGCATTCCGACATCTTAACATCAGTTGTAACCGTTCCAGCCGTGATGGGAGCCACTTTCGTGACCGTATCCAGCTTGCCAACTTTGACGACGACCATCTTTACATGGTCAGGCGGGGTTACAGGAGCCGCCGATGCTGGGGCGGCCACCATTGCAGTGAGCGCAGCTACGGCGCCGATAATCAGCTTCTTCATTGGATACTCTCCTCGACGTTCAGGGGAATACCTTTGCGTCGATCTAGTGTCCAATATAAAAGAGTTAACCGCAGTTAGTCATTATTCATTATCGGAGTCGAGGTAATAAAATGCGAAGCCCGAACCGGGGTGAGAGGCATAATCCATAATGCCCTTAACTTCGTTGTAGAAGTTCTCAATGGCTTCATCGCTCAGAACGTGCGAGCGATCAATGAGGGTGTGCTGAGGGAAGTGCCAGCTATGCTGACTGGGATCCTCACCAGCGAGGTGACGATGGAGGGCAGCCCTCCAATCCAACTGCTCGGCTTGTTCACGTTCGATAGCTTCGCGCGCTTCAGCGTATTCGGGGAGGAGAGTGACATCACCCACAATGGTGAAAACTGGAAGAACATTGCGAGCCATATCTACCTCCTGCTGTTGTTCACCTAAGATAGCAGGAGACAGGTGGAAGTCAAGAGAAAAGCCGGCCTTTCGACCGGCTTTTTGGAGGAGGGCTAGGTAATCGAAACCTAAACCGTTTTACGGGTTCCCATCGTTTTCAAGACGAGTCCGGCGCGCCTGTCCGGTTAACCCTCCAAAGCTATTGTGTCTTATTTAACACAATAGTCAGTTGATTTCAATAACTAATATAATTGAAATCCTCAACGAGGATCATCTTCCGTGCCAGCATGAACTCGATAGCTTCCTTGATGGTCGAGCAACCAGCACCAGCTGCGACGAGACCATGCCGGTCGACAATTTCACCCATCGCCTCTGCATAGTCGTTACTCGTCTTGTATTCGAGTTCGACCTCATCCATCTGAGTCTGATCCAGAACCCAGTATGTGATGTCCTCACCGCTGCCTGCGGCTTCGACCGCGATATAACCAGCTGCAAAGCCGGCAGGGATACCGGTCATTAGAAGATCCAGGCACCCAGGACGAAAGCAATCGCTGCGGTCACGACCGGATGCTCGTGAACGAAATTCTGAACCTTATCCATAATTTACTCCCTTGTTGGAACCAAAGCTTTACAGCTTCATAACCTTTCGCGCAAGTTCATAAAGGACTTTACGCTGAGGATTTAGCCGAGCCATCGCTTCTTCATGACTCAAAAAGACCGGATCAGTGCATTCATCGTTAGCTTCATAGGGATCGATCCAATCCACAAAGCCAGCGTAGAACTGCTGATAAGAAATCGGATGAGGATATTTGTAACCCTCAGGTGCCTCACCCTCACTGACCATCATCAAATAACCGATCGGAATGACTGTTGAGACATGACACCCCGTCTCCTCAAGACATTCTCTGATTGCCGCTTGAATAAGCGTCTCACCTGGGTCTACGTGCCCTCCGGGTATCTCTAAGCCACGGCGCACATTGTTGGCTAGTGCAACACACCGACCGAGGACAAAGGGTATGAGAAACGACGTGCGGGTAAGCTCGAAGGGCGCTTCCTCACGGGCTGCAACGACCGAAACGCTATTGGGCAGTGGCAGGTAGGGAAGATCATTTTGAGTAAGAAGTATCATGTCCTCTCATTTAAGGACAGTTACCTTTTTGTCAAGCTGATATTCGATTACCGTAATTCGCTCATTAAGCTTTCTCTGAACACTGAGTAGCTGACGCTGGTTTTCACGAACTTCCCTCATAAGGGCTTTGATCTCTTGCGTGTCTCGATTCTGAGTGTTCTGCAGGAGGAAGACCATAAGGAATGTCGCGATGGTCGTGCCAGTGTTGATAATGAGTTGCCAAGTTGCCGAGAAGCCAGCAAAGGGTCCCCAAGCTGCCCAGATGAACACCATTGACAGGGCTATGACAAACGCCAAAGGTTTTCCAAGACTATCCGCAATCCATTCGGAAAAGAGGTCGAAACGGTCTCGTATAATCTTTGTCATGGCGTGTCTCCTGCCATCAATTTGGTGTCATAGGACTCCTAGGGTTGTTGGGATTTGTGGTGCGACCCACGTGAATATTTAGCGGAAGGTACCCATATCCTTGAGCTTTTCACGCTTCTCCTGATACCAAGGGTTTGTCCAGAGAAGCTTATATTGCCCGTCATTCACAAATGCGGGACGATACTTTATCTTGAAACGAGATGTCTTCGTCTCGTTCTCTGCATACCATTCGGCCACCTCTTTAGGACCGGGATAGAAGCCCATCGCCTCCTTGAGGCAACCGAACGCAAACTTGTTCACATCATAGTAGGACAAAATGCCGATCGAACCGGGACGACAGATATTCCAGTTTGGCGGTTCGAGCAGGAAGATCCTGTAGCCGTTGAATGCAAGGAAGTTATAGACCTCATCAGTCTTCACTGGGGAAGATTCCACGTTCCAGAAGGAGCTCGATGGTTGCTACCTCATTGTCAGGAGCCATCATGCACTCGTGATTACCAGCTGCAAAGCCCCACTGGTATTCGCCCTGATCGATTCGAACCTTGCCGGTCTCGATGGCCTCCTGGATGATACGACCATCTGACATGCGGCTGTTGAGGTCCATGGAATAGCTTTTGCCCCAGGTCGTTAGCTCTCCCCGATAGAGGGAAATGAATCCGGCAGCAACAACCTTGTCGGGACCACCAACATCATTTGCAAGTCGATAATGCTCGACCCCGGACATCTTGCTGATGAGGGCGAACGTTCCGTCGTCGGTCATAACATACTTGGTGGACATAAGAACTCCTGAGGGCAGAAAAGGGGAGGATTGCTCCTCCCCTTTGTTATTGGTTAGGCGTAGTAGAAATCGCCCTTGTAATCCTGGCCGCCGGTCTTGATCCGGAGGATGCTGGCCAGACCGATGCTGCGGACGATGATCTGATTCTCGACCTTCAGACCGCCCTGCACATTGTCGGACTGCTTCTGTTCGGGCTTTTCGTAGCCGATGATGTCCTTTTCGTCGATGGGGTTGCCATCGAGGAAGAATTCGACCTTGCCGGCGCGCAGGAAGATGGTATCCAGGTAATACTGGGCGACCGTTTCGCCGGCCTTCGTGTGTTCGATGAAGGGGCTGTTGGGAACGCGATGGCCCCACTTGCGCGCCTTGACCTCGAAGCGCTCTTCAGCGTCCTCACGACGATCAGCTTCGCCTTCGGCCAGTGCCAGTTGAATATGCGCGGCCAGATCTTCCAGGGCTTCGGGGCTCAGAACGTCGAGCAGCAGCGCCTGCGCTTCGTTGGCCTTCGCCGTTGCCTCTGCGAGGATTTCGCCGGCGATCGCATTGCGGACCATGTTCTGGTAAGTGTTGGTGTTCTTGTTCTGGCAGATCAGAACCGTGCTGCCGGTGACGCGCTTGGTCACTCGACCCTGCATGGGGTTCTTCTTGCCGCCCTTCAGGGGCTGGACAGTTTCGATATCGAGGCCGATGAAGCTCACGCCCTTCAGCTTGGCCAGCACTTCGACAATGTTGTGAACCTGCGTCATATTCGATCTCCGTGTTTGCGTTTCCTATGCACCCACATTAGCAGGAAATAGGTGAGCGTCAACCGCTTTTATGCGGTAATTTCAATTTTGATGGATTTCTTTTGGTCGACCCGATAGTCGGCGTCCTTCGTGTGAACGTCGATCGAGAGGGTGTGGATCCCTTTACGACCTTCGCGCAGGACGACCTGTTTCACATAGGCATTCACAATGCCCTTGATGCTGGTCTTCATATAGTGGTCGATCCGGCCGATGCTGCCCTTATCGCCCGGAAGCGTTATGGAAGCCGAATCCGTGTACCAATGTTCGGTTGCCTCGGGATTGATCGGTTCCCACTGTCCGGTGGTCTTGTTGAGCTTCTCATGCGAGTTAACGCGGAAGTCCTCATATGCCGCAACAGTTACCATGTTCGATCTCCTCGTTGTGTTGCACCTGTTTTAGCAGAACTGGTGAGGGCGTCAACCACTTTCTCGCCCACGTCATCCTCTCGACTGATCTTTCTCTCTTATCCGACCTGACGAGCCTTGCGAGTCTGTGTCGGATCGCACCTCTGGTGTGTTTCTAAATTGAATTCCTTTGAAATCCATGTTATCTAGAGTCTACCCGCTGGCGGGGAGCATCTAGCTAACGTGCATTCAAGTATTCTATTTCGTAATATACCGGAGTGGCGTTTATATTATAGAGAAGAATCGCTAAGGATATCAGGAGACTCTAGGGTAAATAGAATATGACAAAAAGAATAGCATTCCTAATCAGTGACCAGCATCTAATCCCACACGGTGGCATTGGTCAATTCGCAAAAGGCTTCTGTGAGATGGCAGAGCGCAACGACTGTATCGTTGACCTCATCCTAGACACCTCTCCCCGTAATGATTTCTTCAAATGTAATGGACAGGTCATCTCTCCCGATAGACCTCTATCTATGTCAGACCATCGCGACGCATTTGCATTCTCAGATTCCTACTGTTTGGAACGAGCAATGAACTTTCGCAATGCGATGATGAAGGCATTCCAGAGCAAGCTCTACGACCTTATCCTTATCAATACTCCAGAAGCCTATTTGGGTGTCTATCCTCTCGATATGGCACGTCATATCCCGATGGTGTTCTATACCCATAATGAGAACTTGGTCTTCCGTGACGAAGCTTTTAAGGGTGTATTCAACCAGACCTTCGATGCGTTCTTCATTGCGAACCTGAAGGCAGATGATTTGATTGTCGGCACCCAGACTGATCGCAACACTGTTGAGCTCAAGGAAACTGGATGTAATGTCCTCACCTTACCAATGCCAATGCCTGAGCGCGGTCTCCTTGCACCTTGGACCGAAGAGAAGAAGGACTTGCTCTTCATCGGTCGCTGGGAAGATAGGAAGAACCCTCAGGAGTTCATTCGTGTCGCGGTCGAGACTGGCTTACCTGTTCGCGTTATGACCGCAGCATCTTCGATCAATAAGTGGAATGAAGCCTTCGCTAAGGCCGGTGTAAAGTCCTTCGATGTTCGCGGAGGTATTACGGGCCAGGAGAAGGTCGACTTCATCAGGTCTTCCAAGGTGTTCTACATGCCCAGCAAGAGCGAATCCTATGGCTTCTCCCTCTTTGAAGCGGCAGGGCATTGTCACTGTGTTGTGCTCGAGAACTATGGTTGGTCGAAGAACTGGGATCCATCGCTCTTCCACAAGGCATCTACAAAGGATGTCGCAGGGCTGATTACAGAACTCTACAAGAGGGACGTTCCTGAGACTAGTCTAGCTACTGTCCGGGCCATTGATGCTGATACGTGGTCCCCGTGGGCTTCATTGATGGCAGATTTTCAAGCACCTGTGAGCTCTAGCAATGCAGCCAAGGTCACAAGCGAAGACGACTTCTTCGTTGGTGATTTTATCAAAAGTCTCGGACGTTTTGCCTCTACTGAGGATGTTCATTCCATCCTAGGCAATCGCACAAAATTCAAGATCACTCAGACACCGTCAGGGACTTGGATGAGCAGCAAGGGGAATCCTCCCCCGGCCGACGCCGATAGCGATAGCTTGTTTGATTGGTAAAAAGAAAGCCCGGAGTTTCCTCCGGGCTTTTGTTTAGAACCGTCTCAGTCCAACTCGCTCAGAAGGAATTTGTTCTCGAGATAGGGACGAAGCACCTCAGGGATACGTATCTCTCCGCCGTCCTGATAGTTCTCGAGCACCGCCACAAGTGTTCGACCAACAGCTAGACCACTACCGTTGAGGGTATGTGCGAAGACCGTGTGGCCATCAACCTTGTAGCGGGTATTCATGCGACGTGCTTGGAAATCGCCGCAGTTAGAGACGCTGCTGATCTCTCGATACGCTTGCTGACCCGGAAGCCAGACCTCAATATCATAGGTCTTCTGTGCGCTGAAACCCATATCGCCCTTACAGAGCAACATCGTGCGATAAGGAAGATCAAGACGAGCAAGGATCTGTTCAGCAGCATTCAGCATATAGTCATGCTCGCTGACACTTTGTTCGGGCTTGCAAATCGAAACCAATTCAACTTTCTGGAACTGGTGTTGACGAATCAGCCCACGAGTATCACGACCTGCCGAGCCTGCCTCACTACGGAAGCAATCAGTCAATGCCACATAGCGATGCATCCCTAGCAGGATTTCATCAGCATGGATATTGGTCAGGCTGACCTCGGCAGTGGGAATGAGATATTGTTCGGTTGCAAAGGCATCTTCGCTATTGGCAATTCCGAAGAGATCATCTTTGAACTTGGGAAGCTGCCCAGTGCCGAATAGTGCTTCCTTGTTGACGATCACTGGAGGGATGACCTCGAGGAAGCCCCGCTCACGATGACTATCAAGCATGAACTGACCGAGGGCACGATGGAGACGAGCGACTGGACCCATCAACATGCTGAAGCGGGATCCGCTGATCTTCGCAGCACGGTCCATACCGAATTGCAGGTCAAGTTCGTAATGAGGAACGGAGTTCTTGGGAAGGATGACGCCCCATTTGCGAACTTCTACATTGCTTGATTCGTTCGAGCCATCGGGAACATCATCAGCCGCGATATTGGGACACTGTAGGAGATAGCCGTTGAGAACAAACTCACTGCTATTGGCCTGGTGCTCATATAGCTTGATATCGTCCTTCAGTTTCGCGATAATCGCTTTTAGCTCATCGACTTTCTCAAGGTCATTAGACTTCATAGCCAGACCAATATCCCCGCTGAGCTTTTTCAGAGCGGACTGCGCCTGCTGTTGCTTGGAAAGGAAGCCTCGACGATTCTCGTCATATTCGAGAATCTTATCCGTTTTTGGATCATGGCCTCGACTCTTCATAGCGTCAGTGAAGGCCTGTGGATTGTCCCTGATGGACTTGATATCGAAGTGATAATTCATACCGCTTCGTAACATTGGTTACACTAGGCGTCAAGACTAGATTGGGTAGTCATGGTGAAACCCAGTTCGTTTCCGAACCGGGCCTCATGTATTTAGAGCAGGCTGAGATTACACCTACAAGCGAGTGTCTTTGGTCATTATCCCCGGCTTTGACACCGGTTTTCTCCCGTTATCCACTAAGCGTAGCCGAAGCATTCACCTAGTAACACTCAAAACCGCTTCCAATTTATATACCGCTGGCATTTGCGGTGTCCTAGTGATTTATCGGCAGCCTCTGTTCACGTCAGCCCTCGCAGACTGTTAAGGGGTTGCGGCCCCAACAAGAACTCTTCTACCAACACCTTTGAGGTCCCCCTCTCCAGTGCCTCTGTTAGCCTTAGCCCAGAGGATTGGGTTTCTTTTCTTCCATCGCTGGAAGTCACTAGCGAGTCAGGCTTTCGATTTTTATGCGTCAAGCATAGCAAGTTTGACTGTAAACCCATTGCGATGTGCTGACTCAGTAGCTTCATTGGCTTTTGACCAACAAAATACTACACACCACGTATCTTTCGGCTTGCGACCTACTTGATGTTCTTTCAGGAATTGTCACAGGATTTGACTCCCATACCAACACCTTCAGAATGCCAATCGCCCTTGGTGCAACCTTCGGACTAATTGACTATCTCTTACCACTAAGTAATGACCATATTTCGCTGGGAACGTCGGGTTGCGAAGCCCGTTGGATAGCCGCTCGTCGCCACTACCTTTATACCAACTTGCGTTGGAACAGTTGTCCTATGGTGTCCTACCTATCTCCACTGACCTGCAAGGCCTTGAAGAACTTCCTTTTGGGAAGTAGGTTGAGACTTGCTTGGTGAGACGACATTGCTATCGCGGAACCTATTGGGTTTCGGTTCCTTTCCACTAAGTTACCCTAGTGTCACTCTGTTAATGGCCCCAAGCGGCCAAACTTTCTAACTCTGTAGTTGACCACTTTAACACCGAAGCGCCTTGTTGTCAACAACTTTGTTTCGATCGTTGCCTCTGCGGCACAACGCCCTACTTCTGATCAACTCTCATCGTATCCCGCGGTCGGGAAATCCTTTCGGAAACCCCAGGCCTTGTTCTACTCCTGCTGACCTCTGTAGTGCGTTGCACCGCGTTGGTCTAGCTGTTATATGCAAATAACCAGAGCGCGTCAACAACAAAAATAGATTATTTTGAAATTATTTTGCCCTGGTGCAAACCATAAGGATGGGCCCCAACAATCCTGAGAATTGCTGGGACCCTAAGTAGGAACTGGGGGAGTTCCTACCCCGATGCGCTATTGTGTTTGGCTCACGAAGTCCAACCGACCTTAGGCTTCGGTATCCTGTCAACGCTGCAATGCGACCTAGGAAAGCAACTCGCCGATCTAGCAAAACTTTCCAGAGAGCGCTAACAAGGATTAGCGTGTCGTATTACTAGAGCGATAAAAATTAAGCAAATGAAAAATTGCGAACTATTTGAATCTTATATTTGATATGGTTAGGGCCTTAGAAACCTAAGTCTCTAAGGCCCAACCATCGAACCGAAGTTCTCTGGTTTTTGTCACCCTCGGTTCTTTCGCCTATCCCGAAGGATTAGCCAGGGAGTGCCGGAAGGTAACAAAACTCGGTTTAGGCCAGCTAGTTCAATACCCACGAAAGGAAAGTTCTAGCTGGCCAACCAACAAAGACCTAAGTCTCTGTGGTATTCGTGTAGGTTTTCCTATATAGGCCAAAGCCACTAAACAGGACCCTTGCACAAATTCGGTTTAGGGACCAGTCAATCCGAAAACTAACTGGTCCCAACCAACAAAGACCTAAGTCTCTGTGGTTTCTGTGCCAGTGATCTACTGTTGCTATGATCCGACCGAAGTCTTCTCAGGGAGTTCAGCAGTCTTTGCACAAAACTCGGGTTTAGGACAGTTGAGTGTTTATCCGGAGATTACTAACTCAACTGTCCAACCATCGAACCTAAGTTCTTTGGTATCGGAAGGTTCTACGCGATTAACAAATCTAGTTAGCCGAAGCTTCTATTAAGTGTCACATCAGCGTGTGTGCGCTTCCGATAGCTGTTAAGTATGCGATGCCCGCAGAGTTTGCAAGTGGAGATTGCAAAAATTTTACAAAGACCTGTGCATAACTCTGTGGATTATTTCCGTTGGACCCGTCGACCTAGCAGAAGACCGGCACTCGCGAGACCAAACAGGAGAAGCATAGGTGGCGCAGGAACCGGCGTGGGATTGCCAGAACTTGTGCTGCCGCCCGATGAACTTGTCCAGTCGCCGCCGGTCGACGTTGAGGAACTGGAAGACGAACTGCTGGAAGAGCTCGAAGAAGACGAGCTACTCGAGGAAGAGCTGCTAGAACTACTCGACGACACGTTTCCAGAACTGCTCGTTACGTTTCCGCTCGAAGTTGACACGTTGCCACTCGAAGTTGAGACCCCTCCCGTTGAGCTTGAAACAGCCCCAGAGGAAGTGGACACACCGCCCGTAGACGTCGAGACACCGCCGGACGTAGAAGAGGTTGAACTTGAGATACCACCGGTGGAACTACTCGTTGAGGAGATCACAACAGATCCGCCCCCACTACCACCGCCGCCGCCGAAGAAGCCGCCCATAAATCCACCGCTGCCGCCAAAGCCTCCTCCGTTCGCGACTGGAGCAGCACCGCCGCCGCTCGATCCGGACTGAACTGAAGCCTGCACAGGCAATACTGGAACTGGAGCAATGTTATTCACGACAGTGACCTGAACGGGCTGTGGTTTAACGACCTTTGTGGACTTTACGATATGTCGCTTACGGACAATGTGTCGCCGCACTGGTGCCTTGACCGACTTCCCTTTGGTGCTCTGAACATATGCAGGGCGTGGCTTCTGAGCAACATGAACTGCGCCACCCGCTAACAGAGCACCACCACAAGTGCAGGCACAGATCTTTGCTAGAGCCATACGAACTGACATAGATTCCTCCTATATACCTGTAATGTAATAGGATGACACCTTTGTCAACATTATTAAGAACCGTTAACTATTAAAAACCCAACCCGATTGGCTTGCCCGTTCGACCAGCTTACTGGTGAACTCCTTGATATAGTCGTCTGAGTCACAATTGCACGGCCACACCATGTCAGTATATTCGTTTGATATAACATCCAAGAGATGTTCACGATCATATGTGTCGAGGGTTGGAGGAGTCTTTCGATCTTTCCAGTGTATTGCGATACGCTTTGGATAGCCGGTGATTAGCAGTCGAACCAGCTTTGGATCTTTGATTATGATCGCTGCCAAGAGTGCCTTGTTGGGAGCGACGAGACCTCGTTCACGCAAAGTATTGTCGCATATCTCGAGGTGATGGGGTGCGAGGGTGCAGAGACGAGGCATTATATCTTTCCTCTGGCTAGCAGTCGAACCCGTTCACGCGAGCATTCCTCAGGATTGGCGCGCATGAATTCAAGGATGGTCATGCCTTCACTATGTGCCCATCGAACCCATTTGGATTCAATGATGGCATCGATCTGTCGCTCGCCATAGCCAGCATCTCGCAATTCTTTGATCTCAGCGTTCTGGATCATTTATACCTCCTGTGCCTATTTCATAACATAGGATAGGAGTTTGTCAACCATTCATGATAACACCTCCGGACGAGGGGGACTCAATCCGGAGGTGTATCGGTGAGAGGGTGTAAGTTCGCGCTCCTTACACGGCGGTCGCTACAGCGTCAAGCACTATTTCATTAGCTTTGTGACTTTTGAGGCTCTTTGAAGTCAGTTCCGGTTCCACATCCGCGCTGGAGCGGAAGACCGGACAGAGTCTTCCCGCTCGGTCGGGGGAAGGTCGACTCGTCGTTCTGGACGAATTCGCAGCCAGTCTGTTTGTCCCGAAGGATGTAGACACCGCGCTGGCTGTCGAGATTCGTATATTCGAATACCTCGCCATCATCTGGACTTTCGGACACGACCTCGGGTTCGGCGGAGTTCGAGACATTCTCGGCATCCGCAAGAGGAACCTCAGAAGTAACAGCCGCTGCATTGACCTCATTCTGGATGATATCATTGAGGGCGTGGTCTTCGACCGCCTGGTCCGGTCCACGACGCGAACAGGCCGACAAAGCCAATACTGCGCATCCAATTAGTAGAAAACGTCGCATACGATCTCCTTTCACCTACCCATTACAGTAGGGTAAGGAGAAGTCAACCGTTTATAGATTGCCTGCGCGTTTTAGTAGAAGAGCGGTTAGTTCGGCCATATTGCTCACCCGACACTTGGTGTAAGCTTTGTGGATTTGGGTGCGAACAGTTGAGACCTGTTTGCCAGTCTCGGCGCTTATCTCAGCCGGTGATTTGCCCTGCGCCAATAGCTGCAAGACTTCATACTCAGCTTGGCTCAAGCGATATTCATCCTTCAACCAAGTAAGGTCGTAGGGACTATCCATGTGGGTTAAGATGTCTTTAAGCAATTGTCGAAGGTCGCGGTCTCGGACATCTTTCAAGTGCGACATAATTCGTGCCCGAATACCAGAACCAGGCATTGGGATGGCCACCGTAGACATATCGTTCGTATCAGCCCTGCTAGAGGTCTTGATAGCAACAGTATAATGGCTATTTTGCACGATTTGTCAACACCATATTCTAAATCAAACCAGTCGCAATTGCCCAGCGGGGATCTGAGACAATGGCGAGTAGTTCTTTACGATATTCATGCACTGATTCCAATGCTTCTTGCTTCTCACTTGATTTGTTCTTCGAAGCAACGGTATAGAAGGGCATGAGCAACCAAGTAAACGAACTGAACATCCGATGATACTTGTCATCGAGTTCCATGACTCGATCCCTGGCCCAGAACTGTTCAGTTGAGAAATATGTCTCAGGAACCCATGTGGCAATCTTGAATGTGTAGTGCGCCTCAGGACCCCCTAGGGCTTCCAAATAGGGCCTATACGGCGGCTGACTAGCCCAACTACGCTGCACTCCGTCTTGATAGCGCAGACGTTCTAACGTGCAACCACCGGGGCCCTCAAAGCGATGTGTCTTCCCTATCTGACAGAGAAGCGCACCATTAGCATATGGTATGAAGAACCTCTCGCCAATAGAGCCACCCGATGAAGCAAACGAGAACAAGTAGTGAGCAACGTGGCGCTTCCAATCGAACAGGTTGTCCGAGAGATGCTTGAGTGGCTCCCGATCAACTGCGCCGCGCTGAATCATGCGATACAAGGCATGTTGGCCGAGAAGAACAAAGCAAGAGGTCAAATCGCCTACAAGCTTCTTGCGATTGACGCTCGTGGTGATCTGATACAGATCCAGCATCATTTCGTTGTGTTGGGTTTCGTCCTCTTCGTCGACATTGTTGGTCACGCGACGTTCGGAGAGATTCCAGAACTGATATGTCTTTGCCTGAGCAAAGCCAAATTCCGGACCGAGTTTGGCCCGCATCTCGATTTCACGGAATGGAGAGAACTTTTCTCGGATGTTGGCTTCGATTTGATTCTGAACTTCAATGAGACGTTTGTTCGACAACGTGCCATCAATATAGAAACCAGAGGGTTGGCCTTTGATTTCTATGCCGGGCTTGAGAATCCTGCCCGCAATGTTCTGGATTGTTTCGTTATTTCGAGGTTTCACAAGGTGTCGGATCTCCTCCTTTACGAGGCCCCAAGCTAACCTATCATACTCCTCGTCAAACACCGTTTCGATCTCCAATGCAATCTATGTAGCACGGATCGCAAAGGTGTCAAGACTGGTTAGTGAAAAAGAAACCCAGTCCGTTACTTTATGGATCTGCCTAATGACCAACCATTGGATAGAAGATCAACTACATCAGATCCTTTTACTTTCTTCGGTCCTTCTTCAGGATGACACATCCATTTTGAGCCGAATTGGGAATTACCAGAACCTGTTTGATGCTTTGAAGTATTGGCTCCGATTTTCTTCTTAGCCTCATCAGTATGTTCTAGACCAGTGAAAGTGCCTTTACGACCCTTAGTAACAGTCAATGCCTTTTGGCTCATTTTCAAAAGCTGGGTGCGAATCTCTGCATCGAACTCCGGATCTTCCTTACGACGTTCTGTCTGTAGTTGGTTCTTTTTGCGAGCGCCTGCAGGACAAGCAACAGCACGATTTCGGGCACGAACTTCGGGATTGTCGTTTATATATTTGAAACCGTTTCCGCCCCAACCACCCGGTATTAGATTGTAACAGTTGTCAGACTTTAGCAGATCTTCTGTTATAAGTTCTCGCTCTTTCAAACGCATTTCATGTTCATCTTTACAATAGAACAGAATTTCCCGTTTGAAATTTTCTCGTCCATGTTTAGCGATTGCTTGACCTAAAAGTTTCCCAGATCCGAGATAACCGTCGTCAATCTTTAATGTTTGATGCATCCCGATATAGAATTTTCCATTTAGGATGTTAGTCGTTTTGTAGATTATATAGAACACAAAATACCCGCAGTCATTACTAACTGCGGGTATTTATTAAAGCGGCAGCGAGGGATGGGCTCGAACCACCGCCGACGATCTCTTCACAAGATCGCGCTCTACCAACTGAGCTACCCCGCTATGGTTGGGATGGAAGTTCTTCAAGTTTGGACAATTGCTTGTCCGCACAGGCATTTTACTTCCATCCCTCAGTGTGCGTCGCTGTAAGCTTGCACATCAGACCTTATTACTACAAGACTCTGATACAAGCGTCAACAACTATTTTCAGTCTTTCTTCACGCCCACAAAGCGGAGCAGGAAGAGGAAGAGATTGAGGAAGTCGAGGTAGAGGTTCAGCGCACCCATGACCACGATTCGACCCTTCGTATCACTGTCCATACGCGGGCTATAGGCTTCCTTGAGAGTCTGCGTATCCCAGGCAGTCAAGCCGGCGAAGATCAGGATACCCGCGATGCCGATGAACAAGTTCAGTCCAGTGCTGGGCATGAAAATGTTCAGGATCATGAGGCCCAGAAGACCGAACAAGCTGAAGATCAGGAAGCCACCGATTGGACCGAGGTCACGCTTGGTCGTGTAACCGTAGAGGCTACAGCCCGCAAAACCGATAGCAGCACCGAGGAATGCGAACAGAATCGAACCACCGGTATATTTGCTCAGGATCAGACCGAGACCCAGACCTTCGAGGATCACGAACGACCAGTAAAGGCCATGCAGCGTGGACAGTTTCATGCGCTCGACACCGAGGCTCATCGCGAACACCAAGGCTAGCGGCGACAGTGCGACGATCCAGAAAAGCAGACCGCCCTGCTTGAGAGTCTCGACCATACCGCTGATCTGTGCGAACCATGCAGCGCCGGCGCTGACGAGAAGACCCATGAGCATCAGATTGTAGATGCTCGTCATATAGTTGCGAAGGCCTTGGTCAACGGCCTCGCGTTCTGCAATATACATTCGTGAAACCTCCATTTAGACTCACTCATACCACTATACAGGGTGGTAGGAAGGATGTCAACCTACTTGAACTTACCCTTCGGCCGAACGATGGTTGCGTTCTTGATATCAAGCGATGAGAAGAAGCCGTTCCGCTTCGAGAGTTCCTCGCGAGTGACTTTGCCCGACTTTAAGTCAGCTTCGTCTTTATCCCTCGCTGCCTGTTTCTCCGCCGCCCTCGCTTTCGGGTCGAATGTTCCTACGGATATAGGCTTTTTGGTTGAGGATTTCTTCTGGTTCACGGGGATGATCCTTTAGTCGCTCGATTATGGCTTGGAAGATCATTGGCTTCATGGAACCGAATGGCGCATTGATTCCACTCAGCTCTTCAAGTTGGTTCTCACAGAACCGAATGATCTCAATATCGGTTAGTGGATATTGGGCTAGATTTCGCATATCAGTGTCCTGAAAGTAATAAGACCATTACGGTCAATAAGAAAGCCGCGACACCTTGTTTCATATCATCTTTTCCATAATAACATAGGTGCTGATAATCATAGCAAGATAACGCCAGTTGTTCCAACGCAAGGATTGCTTGATATAATACCAGTCCCTTAGTGAATCCTGACACCTCTGCGAATGATCTCGATAATCACCGTTGTGACGAATCACGTATTTCCCATTTTGGTAGCTGATACCCTGGAAGCCACTTCTCATATGCCTTCGTTCATTCTCTCGATGTGCTGCCGTTTCATCAGCATCAAAGGCAAGATTGGCGAAGATACGAGTAGCATAATAGACAATGACCATCAGACAGATAAAGGTCTGGAGGTCTCTACCGTGCATACCCTGAAGGTATCCGAGGAATAGAGCGGCGGGGAGGAGAAGAAAGATCATTTGATTTGAATTGCCGCTTGTCTACATTCTTGGAGGGAATCAATAGAAGCCCGTCCATAAGAGTTCTTCATAATCGTATCAACACATTGGAGATAGAAATCCCTTGTGGATTTCTTATCAGCAATTAGCCTATCCGAATTGGTTGGCATATCGCATGAACCTAGGACGACTAGACATAAAAGAAGACCGAAACGAGCAGAAGTCATAAAGTGACTATACTGTCGTTTCGGTCTGAAAATCAATTTGTCCTAGATGTAGGAATCGAACCTACTCGTCTTTCGAAACCCGTTATGAGCGGGCAGGCTCCCCATTCGCCTTATCTAGGATGTTGTGACGGGCAAGTAATCGCTAATGGAATTTAGCCGGCTGCTCTAACCACCTGAGCTACACCGGGCCCTAAGACCCGATGAAGGGAGTCGAACCCTCGACACGCTGGTTGGGATAACCCATCAACTACGGCCCGTCACGTGTTCTTGATATGGTAAAAGGGCACTGTTGTCAAGCGCCCTTTTACCATAATGATTATTAAATGTGGACGCCTGAGAGCAGTCCCGATTTCTGCAATAGAACCAGTAGGGCGATTACACCCACGACCAGTTTTGCTGGCATGTGGACAGGGGCCGGGAATGCCGAGTCAATGACCCAGAATGCACACCACACGATGGCCACAAAGATAACCAGCATTAGTAGAAGTGAAATGATATCCATGTCTTTTCTCCTTTTTCTGGATACTAATACTTACTAGGATAGGAGCGTGGTTAAACACATGGATCAAAATGGTGCGCGCAGTGGGGGTCGAACCCACGCTTGAGTGTCCCCAGTCGGATTCGAACCGACAACATGCGGGGTTTAAGGCCGCCGACTCTACCAGTTGGCCTATAGGGACATAAGTATTTGGTAGGCACGGTGGGACTCGAACCCACACGGATTAACCACACAATTTTAAGTCGTGCGCGTATGACCAATTTCGCCACGTGCCCATGGAGAAGTATGTCTAAGAACGAAGTGATAAAACAATTCGGCTACACATGTTCAGCTTGTAGCATATCTGAATGGATGGGTAAACCTATTTGTTTAGAGCTTGATCACATCGATGGCAATAATCGAAACAATGAATTGTCGAATCTGCGTCTACTCTGTCCCAATTGTCACTCTCAGACAGAGACATTCAGAGGTCGCAATATCAATAAAGGTGAGACTAAAGTTTCAGATGAGGATCTAGTCGAGGCTCTGACTTCGACGAAAAACATTCGTCAAGCCCTCATCAAGGTCGGTCTAACACCAAAGGGTATGAACTATCAGCGAGCTTCAAAACTTCTTAATCATCAATACCAAACGGTAGATAAGAATAATTCGCAATATGGATCAGTTTGGATCCATAATGGAACTTCAAATAAGAAGATCAAAGCTGACTTACTTTCAGAATATCTCGAGCAAGGGTGGGTCAAAGGCAGGATCATGCTAACGAAAGCCCCATCACAACGCGGCAAGTTTTGGGTAACGAACGGTCTTCAAAACCGAATGGTTACTGAGATTCCTGAAGGATGGTGGAAAGGTATGTGTTAAGTCTCTACCTTTGGGCTATGCGCGCTTAACGTCCTCAACGGCTCGACGGAGAATGTCTTCCATCAGCGTATTGAACGTAATATCCCTCTTATGTGCTTCCTTGAATAGAAATAGAAGCAATTCGTCATCCAGATCGAGAGGTATCTGAACACGGAGATCGAAGGTCTTATTAGCCACGATGGCTTCGGCCTTCTCGACAAAGTCCTCAAGCACGTCAAGCTCAACAAACTCGATGCTCGTATCTAGCTGATCAGCTACGGCATCCTTATGATCTGGATCAATCCAACGATAAGCGAAGCTACCATGCTCATAATCGGGACGGGTCACAACAGTTAGGACACGAGTGCCATGACCCTGAACTACTCCGGCGGTCATTCTCGCAGTATCCTGATTCAGACCCTTGCTGGCCTGATCCACATACCAGTTATAGATTTCTGCTTCGTTCATCTTGTTACCTCTTTATCTCACCTACTTATTAGCAGGGTTAAGGTCAGAGGACAATCTTTCTTTCGCAAACTCGATATAATGTTCATCAACATCAAAGCCGAGCCAATCAAGACCTTCGGCTTGAGCCGCCACAGCACTGGTTCCTGTTCCCATAAAGGGGTCGAGGAGGGTTCCCTCGACGTTGCTGAACCTAATACAGCGACGAACCAATTCAACGGGGAAGGTTGCCGGATGAGAGCCCCTATGAGTCCCTCGACTAGCAATCGTTTCATACGGTATAAACCACACATTGCCGGGGCAATGTCGGTCGTCTACGGGCTTGGCTGATGCTAATTTGAGGGCTAGAGCGTCCTCGAGTGCAACCTTTTGCTCTTCGGTCGCATTCGCGTCATAGTCTCGCTTATCCTTCCATCCGGCTTTCTTGATCATACGACCACGCCAGCGGCCACTCTTGTCCAAGTTTGCTTTATCTGCATATGGAACACCGACTGCCGATTTATTACAAGGGACATTGCCTGACTTTGTGAAGTGGAAGAGATGTTCCCATGTGGGATTTGCGAAACGCTCGCTATTGATGGGCTTGTAATGACCCAATTGTTGATCATCGATTGCGATGCTTTTGGTCCAAATGAAATTGTTCTGTAGGACCATATGCTTGCGAGCTTCGTTGGCTACATCCATACCAACCCAGGGATCCACATTACTGTAGCCCATATTAAGCCAGAAATGTCCATCGGGTTTGAGCACTCGTTTCACTTCTGCGAAAACGCAAGAAAGCCACGTGAGATAATCCTCACGTGGCGTTGTATCTTGATATGTGGAATACTTGATTCCAAGATTATATGGAGGGCTAGTGACGCAGATATCTAGGGATTCTGCATCCAACTCTTTCAAACCCTCGAGGCAATCCTTCAGTTCTATTCTTCCCATACATCTAATTAGCGATGTAGGAAAGTGAACTTTAGCCCAGGGTAGCGAGCTCCTCAGGGGTCAGCCGGCTCTTGATCTCTTCCACGGCTGCATTGATGCGAACCAGTTCGGGATGATCAGGCTGTTCCAGGCAGTCCAACCTCAAGCCATTCAGGCGAAGCTGGGCGTTGCGTAGGTGCTGAAGATTCGTTGCGTTGTTCATGTATTCTCCTGTTGCTGGTCACGCATCAGTAGAACACAATTGCATCCTTTGCAACCTAAAAATGTAACCGATTTAGTGACATGATTGGTTAGGAGCCTATAAGTATGCAGAAACGCAACATACCCGAGGTGGGTTACATGTTCATCCTACAATCACTTCTAGTTCTATATCTGACCGCAGCCATAGCAATGAGCGCAGCGCTCTGCAGGCATTATCCACAATTTATGGGATGGGCTAACGTGAGTCGCGGAATGGCTTGGCCAGTCACGATCTACGAAATCGTCTCAGGATTGATCGACGAATAAGCGGGAAGCAGTGGAATTGAACCACTCACCTGTAGGGGTTATAGGTGCTCATAGCTTGAAGCCAGACTAGGACCATCCTAGCTTACTTCCCAGGTTGCAAGCGATCATAGAACGTCCTCAAGAGATCGTTCGACATCTTTGCATAATAAGAACGCGGATAGTTGGTTGCAATGTGGTTGAGCTGATTACTCAGCATCTTTGCATCATCGGCTGAGATTTGACGATCATTGATCCAATCGCTTCCGTTGTGGTTGCGAAGCCAATAATTCTTATTCAATTCCCAAAGACGCATAATATCCTCCACGTTCAGGATATTTAGCGTTCTGGGCGATGCTCAACTGTCCAACCAGGAAGCTCTCTTTGTAGCCTCTTGTGAAGGTTTGCGCCTTGTTTGTTGAATCCCTTGAGATCAAAGGGACGTTTGCGGTCCTCGACGTCTAGGTAGAATTCACTCTGTTCATACCAAAGCGTCCACTTATAGATATCATCGAAGAGTCGCTGACTGATGGGGAGTTCCTCGAGGTCCATCATGCTACCGTCTTTACTCCAAACACCACTGCTGGAATAATCGGCCATCAACTTAACGAACATTGGAACTCCTTTTGAGGGCAAGTTTTGTGCTGGCCTTTCTTCCGCTGCGTCTGCCAATTCCGCCACCTCGCCCATCAACTGCCTTGGATACAACAGCAATTATGATCTTGCGTATCCATTCTTGTCTTACTGTCCTAGGCGGATTTTAGCCGGAGACCTAGTCCAAGACAGATGGTGGGGAGGGAAGGACTCGAACCTTCATGACTTTAGTCCACGGTCTTACATCGATAACCCAGAACTTCGGCCCTCAAAACGATCTAAAAGTTCGACGGGCAAGTGTTGCGAAGGACCTTTTTCAGCGTCCTATCCACTAGACGATCCCCGCACAATGGAGCGGGGACTGGGATTCGAACCCAGGTTTCCGGCTTGACATGCGATAACCCTTTGCTATCGGCCCGTCGAACTAATGACTTTATACACTGGCATCTAACCAGTGTCAAGTGCTCTAGGAGGGATTCGAACCCACAAGAGTCGCTTTAGGAGAGCAACGTCCGTCCAGTCGGCTAGAGCATAAGTAGAATATGTTTAGATATCTTCAACCCGGTGAAAAGGGCGACTATTGGGGAACCTCAAGTCTCCTTGAATGGCTTACAAAGCTTCTAAAAGGTCATGTTGTTCCGGAAGATGCAACTGTTCAGCACATTGAATTCTTTCTTCAAGAATATTATGCCAATGCACAGAAAACAGGCCCATATGCTATAATCACTTTCTATCCTTCATCTATCCGATATTTGGGTCCTGAAGGAGTAGACGGGACTACCTTTGATGCTCATCGAATCAATATCAATTACGATACTAATCGAGTTATTCAAAGTATTAGCTTAGGGTAAGTGGTCCTACCAAGATTCGAACTTGGGCTTACGCTTTCGTAGAGCGTCGTGATATCCATTTCACTATAGGACCATGGGTGACGAGCAAGTGGAGGATTCCGTGCGCTCCCAATTGAGCTAACCGTTGTTCGTGAACAACGATTGGAGTCGAACCAATGATAACGGAAGCCAATCGGCTCGTCATTTGTTTGAACCCCGAGGCCAGTTTCCGCACCTGGCTCCTTTCATCTCCGTCCATCTTCTCAAGATGGTGAGCTCGCCCAACAAACTTCAAAGATACTCGATTGGGGCGAAGGCCATCGATTGCCTAGCCTGATCCGCTCTTTTTCTGAGAAGCTTCAAGGGGTTCAGTGCTCTGAGAGAGAATCGAACTCTCGTTGGCGGGTTACGAATCCGCTATCTTACCACTAAATGACCAGAGCGTGGTTGGTGCCGGCTAAGGGAATCGAACCCTTGATTGATGCTTACAAGGCAACTGTTATACCATTTAACTAAGCCGGCATTTTCCATAGTTTGTGATCAGACCAGTGACCGCCACGGTTGAGCGTCTGTCTAGCGTCCTTCGTGTAAAAACTCTAGATACTACTGCCTAAGCGGGTAGCCTAATCCGCCCAGATTACTCCGAACGAACCAACTATGGAAGAAACAAAGAGCCTCGCAGCGCATTACTTCTGTAAACTCTTTGTTTCCGATCTGGACTCTACAGCAGTACATCCGTGCTGTCAAGTCCATAGAGGCCCTGTCGAGACTCGAACTCGACATCAGACGTTCGAAGCGTCCGGGCTAGATCCACTAGCAGGGCCATTAGATCGCCATGAACATCATCTTGAAGGTCATAGCGTGTTTCTTCTCAAGAAACCAGATCTCTCTGGTCAGAAGCTCTCGGTCGCAAGTCTTATGCCACCAAGTGTCTCCACATTGCCCGATCATGCGTTCGAACCACTGGAGACTCTCAAGCTTCATATACCGATAGCCTTCGCTCCAGTCCTTCATCGACAACCCTCTGTCGAATTTGTCGAACGGGTCGAACAACTTGTCGGTCTCTTCCCGGCTGAGCTCGAAGACATAGTCTCCGTTCTCTTCATACATGTTCATGCTTGCCTCCTGTCAACGACACGTTAAACTAGAGGCAAGCATGAAGTCAACACCAGGTTATTTGTCAGCGATTGCATCAGTGGTCGCGAAACGCAGAAGCGCAGTCGTGATACCAACAACCGAGAGCAAAGCACCATAATGGTTTCCGATTACATCCTTCAGGAAAGGCATGTAGAGCTCAACAGCACCAAGAATGGTAACTGCGGTCGAGAACCAAACGGTCTTGGATTTGCCGGCCTTGAGCAACCAGTCCTTAGCGTTAAAGCCTAGGCTCTTTAGTGCGTCAAGTGCGGGAACAACATTGTAGGCCATATCCGATCTCCTCTTTGAGTGACCGAATATTTACCAAAAGGTAGAGGGCAAGTTGTTTGACCTGGGACATTCTAGCAAAGATAACCCAAGCCTATCGGCCCTCTTGAATCGTATCTAACAGCAAATACACTTGCTGTCAACAGTGGAGACGACGGGATTCGAACCCGCACGATTCGCTTACCTAGACATTACTCCAGGCATCCGCTATGGTGTAGGAATTCATCGCGAGCCGACAAAAAGCACCTAGCGTCACTTCAAAGTGAATCGGATTTTACTCCGAACCGCGTCCTTTCCTTGCGATTGCCTGTCC